AGTATACCTCTTGATTTTTTATTGGGGATTCTCAGTCTCAAAAATGGCTTGAATGATTTTTGACAAAAAGGGATAATTCCTAATTTTGTCATTATCTGTATCTGCTACTGTTTTTGCACTACGTAAATCCCCACGCTCTAAGTAATTGACAATTTCACGTACACAAAAAACGCCACGACCATCATTCTCAAGGCTTTGAGCTTGATGAAGAAGCGTTGTCTTGTCCCTTAGAGTCATGATCTTAGTATACCTTAATTTCCTTTATTGGGGATTTTTAAGAATTCATCAATTACCAAATTTCCCTATTATTCATGATCCGTTTGATCTATACACTAATATTCTTAAAAATTATAATATGAGGCTTAAATAAATAAAATTAAAAGAGTAGGATTTTAACTCTACTCTTTTAATCCTTAACCTACGTAGGCGAAACTTTCGGTTCCTGATTCTGTTAATTCAACCGTTTCGATAGTGGTTCCAAGAACGTATTCTACTGCTTTTTGGGCTTGACTTACAGCCCATATAAAGTTCTTAGGGTTGGATTGAATCACACTCCACCACCCCTTAATGTAATCAGCAGATTGTTGAATTTGATACTCTACTCCAAGTTCTGCCATCGCGATAGCTACTCCAATTTCCGCAACCATTTCCTCAGTTGCATATTTCTGGTCTTTGCCCTCTTCCATACTCTTTCGGTTCAAGCGGTCCTTATGTCCACTACAATGAATCAGTTCATGGATGGCAACAGCCAGATGCAATTCTGGTGACTTAAACGTATCAGCGGGTGGCATAATCAGATAATCGCCACTAGGTGAATATGCGGCTTGATTCCCGCTCTTGACAGTAATGCCCATTTTTTGAATTAGTGCATTGACTTCAGGAAGGGCTTTTGTGCCATAAGTTTCAGTATTTGGGATATCCCAACCGTCTACTTGAGTAACACTAAACACGGACCACGTTTGCATGTACGGTATTGAAACTTCCTTGATAGTGCCATTTCCCATGTCCTTATCTTTTTGGAACATTCCGTATTTAATGATCATGCTTCCCTTAGAACCTGCCTTAATAAACATCGACTTGACTTGCTTCTTGGAGAATTCTTGCAACTGCTTGTAGGTGACGAATCGGTTTTCTCCATCAAATTCGCCCATCTTCCAAGTTAGAAGTAACCAATTGATTCCGCGATATCGCGTACCACTAATTGGATTCTTAGGTTGTCGTCGCATCCAAGGGCAATTCCAAGGAAGTAAGTCGCCTTTTGTCAGTTCAAGAAGTTTCTCTACTACGTCTCTCGGTGTGTCTTTCGATTGTGCCATGAACATAGTATACCTTGCCTTGACTCATTGGGGATTTCTAATTGAATCAATATTGCAATTATTCTAGATGATAGTCTTACTCTTAATTAGTGTATAGATAGACCCAAACTAAGAAAATAGGGAAAAGGAGCTTTCGCCCCTTCTCCTTAGATTTCTTAGAAGTTGATGATATTTTCCAAACCACCCATGAACAACTTCATTTCTGTGTCATTAGAAACATTCGACAATGCCGTGTTAAGTTCGCGAATCAAGACTTCTGCGATAGCGCAATCTTTGTACATTTCCTCCAGAGTCTTCAACCCTCTACGATGTCGAACCAAATTTCGTCCATAGAGTGTGAGTTTGTAACCGTCGATTAGCTTTGTAGCTTCGTCTTTGTTGATTTTGGTCGTTTCCATGATTTGAGTATACCTCTTATTCTTTTATTGGGGATTTTCCATCCCCTTAACGATACTTCATATCATGACTCATAATATGATTATCGTCAAAAACTCCTTCTACTTTACTTGTTGCAGTTGCCCATTGTAAAAGTTGCGCTTCTGTCATGAAAGCATCAACCAAATTCTTATCGAAGTTTGAGTTTAATAGTCTCATATTTTCAAGTGCAAGAATCTTAACTTCTTCTTTGGTGAGTCCCTTTCCAAGACTGTCGCGTAGAACTCGATTTAGTGAACGTCGGCTTTTCATAAATAGAGTATACCTGTTAAACAGGCTTTGGGGTTTTCTTACGTGGCAATCCTTGCTTACGGTTGTAGATTTTCAAGCCATTATGTACCGTCTTATAGCTTGTTTCGCCCTTTTCCGCGTACATAATGATAGCTTGACACTTAGCAAGCTGAAAATTACTACTCTCTTTCAGAGTCTTGATGATATGATTGACTGTTCTGCCAGAGAAAATCAAATCATCAATAATGACATACTTATACACTTTCGTTGTTGTGGCTTCAACTCTAAAGCTAGAATGAGAATCATCCCCCGATTTTCGAACCATTACAAGTTTCTTACCTGTGAGTTCTGCAATTTTTGGAGCCATTAGTGCCCCAGACATTCCAGTAAATGCAATAGCATCGCAATCTACCAGTTCCAACGCTCTACAGATGAATTTGATTGCAGCAGCATTAGATCGTTTGTCGAAAACTGAATTCAAATAGCTCGTGTGTGCCATGTGTGCCATGTGTGTAGTATACCTCTAATCTGAGTGTTGGGGATTTCTCAAACCCAATAGGTTATGTCTTTCCCTGTTTCTTCATCACAGTTGTAAAAGCTAAAGTTTGCAAGATACCGCTCAAAAGCTTCTACGCTAGGATCTTCCGAATACAATGGAACTGAAGTAAACGTATTTTCGCGAATGCGCCAACCTTCCACTTCCATTGCAAACATTCCATTTGGGTCCATATTGGATGCGCAAATGGTAAAAACGTTGTCATCCGCATACTCTCTGTTTGCTTTGAAAAGTTCTAGAGCTTGCTCTTTTGTGATCTGCTTCATGAATAGAGTATACCTCTTATTCTGTTATTGGGGAAATCGGAGTTCGGAGCTTTCGTAGCTTTCCCCATTTTCCCCGAACGTGTACATCTATACACTAATACTCCGAAAGAATAGATAAGATACATAGAAACCTAAAAAGAAAATAAGGAACTTTCTGAAAGTTCCTTATTTTGCTTAGTAACCAAAATCGGGATCTATTTGTAAAGTTCCCATTGCCCAATTGTCATCAGCCGTGCAATCTGGTTCATTTTCGAAAAAGTTTTCGAATTCTTCCCTTTCGAATTCTTCCCTTTCGTCATCATCTTCAAATTCATCATCAGGGTCACGTCCTTCTTGATCGTTGAATACTTCCCTTTCTTCAAATCGGTTGTAGTCGTCAATGCTATCTAAAGCATCCTGATCGCCATATTCGCTGAAATCTCCAAAGTCTTCCATGTTTTGAGTATACCTCTAATTAGATCGTTGGGGATTTTACGTAACTTCCCAATCCTTCTTCTGCGTCTTGCCAATCTGCTGCAAGATAATCTCTTTGCATATTAGCGTACTCAGTAGCACAATCGCAATCTTCTTTACATGGGCAAATTTCTTCAAGTTTCAACCATTCGCCACATTCAGGACACATGCCTGATTCCATTCTTTCTCTGGCATCAAGCCAGTAACCAGGAGAACGATATTCATTTTCGAAATGTGACATGATCTTAGTATACCTCCAATTCTTTTATTGGGGATTTCTCCCCCTTACGAGTGATCGTAGTAAATGTGATAACATTTCTTCTTCGCAAGAAATGCGATATCAAAAACCACACGATTCTCTAGATGCTCCGAGTCGCCTGAATTCCAAGGACGGCACGGATTATTGCTCCAAGTGTGATACTCTTTTGCAACAATGTAGTCCAATTCATCCTTTGGAGTCTCATGCTCCCAGATTGTTACAACGTTGTTACCGTTGTAGTTCTTGCCGATTAGCTTACCAGCTTCGGCAATAATCGCGTCCCTCTCTTTTGCCCAAACCTTCCAGGTTTCAGGCTTGCGAAAAGTCAAAACAGCCGACGCATAACGATTGAGAAGCCGCTCAATCTGTTGTTCCCTCGTGATTACCTTCTTAGGGGCTGGATTCTGATAGCGATTCAAACCGGCGAGAACGATGTTCGGGAGAGTGTTCATGTTTTAAGTATACCTCTTAATTTTCTATTGGGGATTATCGTAAAGCACTATTGCGATATTCTTCGAAAGTTAAAGTTGCAATAGCTGGACGATAACCAAGTTCCTGTCTTGCGCTTTCTCTGTCACAGTAAAAAAGTTTCATGTACCAAGCAATGTTTTGGTTCTCAAAAATGACTGTACATTTTTTGGCACTTTCGATAGTCGATGACAAACGCTTCTTTCTTGCTTCAATCATCTGTTTGAATGGCAATTTACTTTCATCTTCAATAGCTTTTTGCTCTTGTTCCTGTTGATGCGCCCAACTATTCAAATAAGGCGTATCCACGGTGACCTTTTGTTTTTGTGCCATGATCAGAGTATACCTCTTATTTCTTTATTGGGGATTTTTGAAGTCGTAGTTGCTTGATCGCTTCAGCAGCCAAAATATGGAAATAGTTGTCTGACTTTCGCAATAATAATTCAACGCGATAAGGTGACAATTTTGGATCTTCTACTTTCACAAACCATGCAGAATCAACATAGCTTTCTTTAATATATTTTCCAGTGATAGCTCCAACACAACGAGCGCCATATCCAGAACCATATCTTTCAGAAGGGTAAATAGATTCTATTTTTAACAGTAACCCAGCATATTCACCATGTCGGCTAGAGACTATATCTCCAACCTCAAATGGTGGCTTAGATGGTGTAATTGGTTTCTTTCCCATGAATAGAGTATACCTTAAATTCATCTATTGGGGATTTTAAGTGTACGTTTTAATGTTCCTTATTAGTGTATAGATAAGGAACTCGAACCGAAATAGGGAAACTCCGAAGAGTTCCCCTATTCTTACTTCTTTGCAGTGATTTGATAGATACAATCCCCGTTTGTGAACGTGAATTCATAATAGTAATGATTACTATCAGGACTTAGAATTGCATCTGCCGCTGTACGTAACAAATTAGCAAAATCCTCTGCCTTGTAGTCTCCACGGAGCGTATCTTGTCCAATTTCGGTTACTACACACTTGATGATCGCTTTAGGATCTGGAATTTGTTCAAACATTACAATATTGAAACTGTAACCAAATCCCTCTAGAATATGATAACTATTACAACGTCCAACTTCTGTTCTTGTGACAATATAACTTTCACCAATTACTAGTCCCGCATCTTTAGCGCGTTGAATGTCACCATCATAACCATCGTTGGCTTTAAAAGTTACTTTATCACCTTTAGATGCAAATCCATTTTTTCGTTGCCATTCTGTTGTTTGCCATAGATCGTAGTTATTCATAGTTTTCGATTTCCTCAAATATAGTATACCTCAATTAGAGGCATTGGGGATTTCCCCCTTTAGGGGGAGTCATTGTCTTATTGTTTCTACAGATGACAGATATAAACTTACTTGATTTCGCCCCGGAGATACTTGCTTACCATCTTTCGCGCATTCTCCAGACTCTTACCTGCGTCAATTCCAACCTTCTTGCCGTCGTACATTCCTGTCAGAATGTAGTTTTCTGTATCTTCAGGACGATGAATCGTGATCTTTGTATTATCCTTTTGTCTTGTTTCGGTGCCACCATCGACAAATCCGTAAGCAGTGAGTAGTCCTTTTCGATCTCTTGTCTGTGTTGAAAGTGTTTTCATGTTCTAAGTATACCTCGGTTTTCCCCATTGGGGATTTTTATTTATCAGTCAAAATTGGATTAGTAGGCAGGGGATTTTCAGGATGGATTAATGTATCCCACTCAAAATCAGCAATGTGCCAACAACCACCATCAGCCCATTGATAATGAACGTATGGCAAATATTTATATCCTAAATCTATTGCACAAGCTAGTCTATGATGTCCCTGACAATGACAGAATTTTCCAGTTCGATCTTGAATTTCGTAAACCAAAGGCATTCTAAACCCCTCTTGTTCAATGATAGGTCTAATCTCTTCATATTCACACTCTTCACGTTTTCTTGTAAGTAGTATCTCCCATTCTTTATAGGTCAACTCTTTTGAAATGTCCGTAGATGTTTTAAGTGCTTTACTATCAATTGAAAGCCAAGAGTTTAAAATCTCTTCAATTGAAACCCAATGCACGTCTTGCAGAGTAGGAAAATTAGCCATGAAAAGAGTATACCTTCGATTTTCTTATTGGGGAAAACTAGTCTGGTGGTATCAGGTATTTGCACATAAGTACACTTAGACCCAACACCAAAAATGCAATAGTAAGAACAAGAAAACAAGTATCTTGTTTCGAATTTGTTCCCCAATACATTAAGTAAGAGATTGTTGAAATAGTAAGCAAAAAGCTTGAAGTTGCATACTTGTAATTGGCGGTGGGGTTTCTGGCATTACTTCTTTTTCCTTGCTTTAGCCAGCATTTGTCCGAACGTCTTACGTGGAATTCGTGTACCGTTAATGTAGTAAGCTACCCTACCATCAGGGAAAACAGCCGCAGGACCATTAAGATTATGCATAAAATCATCCTTATACCATCGTTGAACACCGTGCTTGTCAACAATGAATCCTTGTCGAAGAGTCTTTTTAATCATGTTTAGAGTATACCTCTAAAATTCCTATTGGGGATTTAAATTAAGAAACCTAAAAATCATTTTACATAAATTCATTGATTTTTCAATTACAACAACATTGTCAATACCTTCGATTTCCTTCATTAATTGTTGTTTACTTGAACCTGAAACTAAAGCGATAGGTACAGTAAAATGTTTTGACCTAAGTGCTTTAATATAATCTACTCCATTTCGTCGTCCGCAACCATAGTCATAATCTGTCAAAATGAAGTCAGGTGTAAAACCTGCCTCAAGATCATTCATAGCAAGATCATTGTAAAGAAAACCATGTACTTCGATATCATAACGCTCTAAATAGCGAACCATACTATCTAAAAGATTTTGGTCATCATCAGATATTAAAACTTTCATGTTTAGAGTATACCTTTAAAATTCCTATTGGGGATAATTCTTAATTTATTGGATATAATCCATGAAGATACTCAACCTCATCAACGTTAACTTCTTCAATATGTAAAATCTTACGACAACAACCGCACTCTACTAAAGGACCAAATTTGCGCTTCTGAATGAAATACATTTCACAATCAGCTTTTGAATACCAAGCTAGTGTATGATAACCAAATTTACAAAGCGTAGATTGTTTACATCCAATAGCTTTGAGAATCTTCTTTAGAATGTTCATATTTAGAGTATACCTCTAATTTTTTTATTGGGGGATTCTACGCATATAAGTATCCACCCACTCGAAACCAAACTTATTGTAAAAAGCTGGAAGATCCTCTACTATGTCTATTTCATCAGTACCAGAACCAACTTCTAACTCAATAGGTAAATTATTCCTATCAGCAATTGCAGTTAATTCCTTTAAGAATCTAGTAGCGCGTCCTTGCCATCTAAACTCAGATTTAACATCAAGTCTATATAATTCAATTAAATCTGAATGAAAACCAACATCAAAGCTAAGTCCTTCTGCTTGTGATGCTTCAGTCAAACATAGTTCATCATACAGTTCATGTTGTTTCATATATAGAGTATACCTTCGATTTTCTTATTGGGTATTTTTAAAGACCTAAAATCAAAGCTAAAAGGATATTCAATCCAAAGCCAGCAGCCAATGCTGCAATTAAGGTTCCACAGATTAAACCAATCTATTCGATTCTTGCGTCACTCATGTTAGTAGTATACCAGATCCTTTTCAAGCATTGTACGTAAATTCTCCACTGCTTCTAGATCTTTACCATCAGAATCAAGAACATGTAATAGTAAATTTAAATATTTACGATCAGTGTGAACCTTTTTAGCTAAGACTTCACCATACAACGACTCTAATAAAGCCTTAGTAGCCGCTTGACGTTGATGTAAAGCGGCTAGAGAAACAGACCCACCGGTATTGAAGTTTTCCATACCGGTAGTATACCTTAATTCCCCCTATTGGGGATTTATCAAGGCTTACGACGCTTTTCTTTTGGTACTAGTGTATTAACCCCTGTCTTACTTACCCCGTAATAATCACCCCAATACCAATCATTAATGGTGTCTAGAGTGCCGTATGCTCTCTTAAAATTGGGTTTCTTCCAACTATCCGCGCCATAGATGATTCCAGTATTTTTTTCAACAAAACTGTGAATAAACTTGTCACCTTGTGCTTCTTTCCACACTTTGACAAACTTCAATCCTGGTTCACAGGTAAAGTAATAGTATGCCCGTCGTCCTGCCTTTTCCGCACTTGCTAGAAGACTGTCATAACCTTCCATATGCATTCGGTGTTGAGTTTCCTTTTCAGCTAGAGCGAGAAAGTCTTGAAGTTTCTGATTAAAGTTTTCCATGTTTCTAGTATACCTCTAATTCTTTTATTGGGGATTTTGAGCATGAATCTGCAACACTATTGGATTTTGGAAAGAGATAAGATGCTGTTGCACTTTAAATGCACCACCATTAGTAGGAGCAATCCAGAATTCATAATCGTCACTTACTGTCTTTTGCTCTTTTAGAGAGTTTATGACCCTTGCTCTATCAGGTCCTGAAATTCCACCAGTTACATATGGATTATTCGTTGTTCCTTTGACAATAACCAAATCTCCAAGATTGTATGTTTTCATGGATATAGTATACCTCTAATTTGAGTGTTGGGGAAAATGTGATAAGGATATACATTTATTTTAATAGACGCTACTCTATCAATCTTTCTTCTTTAGTTATTAGAATATTCTTTTATTGGTTACTAACCAACGTACAGCTTTTGCAAAAATAAACTTAAACCCTTATCTTTTTGGATGATAACTATTCATCACATTTAGAGTATACCTTAATTCCCCTATTGGGGATTCTTAAATGATCTTCTCCACTCCATATTCCCTAAAACCAGGAATGATAGTCTGTAGGTCTTTCAAGATACTGGCAATTGCATTGCTGATCATTTTCTCAGTTGGTTGCTTTGACCAATTACGATAAACTGAACCCTCAATGATAGTCCATTCACCATTCTCAAACTTGCTAACTGTTGTCTTGAATCTCATAATTGGAGTATACCTGTAATTCTTTTATTGGGGATAAAAAGTTAAAGGGCTGACTATACGATTTAAGCCGCACAACAACCCTCATTACCTTTCTATTTATAACCCATAAATGGGCTAAAGGATCTTCATCAGTTCTTTACACATTTAGACGATACGTGGTCAACGATCATATCATGGATATACATGGATTACCTTATCTGGGAGATTTGCCATCTCATTGGGGATTTTGACCTTATTCACTAGGGTAGATTCTAAAACGGGATAAAACTCTCACTGCATCTTATTCGTTGAGCCACAAAGATTTATCGTGTACATTGAAAGGTGTGTACGATTTTAACCCGTCACCGCACACCCTGAAAGTTACTATATGTATTCAATTCTAAATTAGTTTATAGACTTTTGGGGATTTCCTTTCAGCCACCTTACCGTCTTGTACGATCTTAGTATACCTCATTTTTGATCATTGGGGATTTTTACTGATCATTATTTCCCCATTTTCATAATTCCTATGCATCTATACACTAATATATAGGAATTATGAATCGTGGAAGCAAAAAGAAAACCGGATTCTCTCCGGTTACTCTTTTACTCTTGTGGGATCAAGAAATAACAAGGCTTACCATATAGCTGTGATAAAAGTGCAGTAGTCACACACTTTATCTTACTGAGTTCGTCATCTGGATCATAAGAAACTGAGAACTCAAAATTCATTGCATCAATTTCATGAAAGTAATAATCTTCCAGATATCGGAATCGAATATCAGGATTATAATTGATACCATAAGTTCGATAGAGAACATCAAGCTGTACCCAAATTTCTGTAATGGTTAGCTTATAGTGTTCGATACCAAATCGCGGAATGTAGTCAGATCGGTGAGCCATTCGCCAAAGGCTAATGAGAATTTCACCTTCTGTGGCAATCTCTTTAAGGTTCTGTCGATAAGTGTGAATTACGTTCATGATGCTAGTATACCTCAAATTTTTCTATTGGGGATTATAAATCCGACGACCATAACCCAATAATATTGTATCTGGATATCGTTCTTGATATTGTTCTAGAGTGAGTAAATTCGAAGTTTTTGTAATTTCCACAATCTGATCTGTTCGATTTTCGTTAATCCAAACTATCCCAAATGTAGGAATATAGACTTCTCTTTTTTCCACCATAATAGCTCTATGGGTTTCTGAAAAACACAAAGGTATTAAGTTTGCTTTTTCGAAAACATCAATGTCAAAATTTTGTTCACACCACAATTTTCCTTCTTCAATATTTCTGACAGAGGACTTAATTTGATCTAGTGGTGATGCATAAGAAGGTTTTCCAGTAGGATACACAAAAGCGGTGAAGTTGCCATGTTGATGAACGTATGCAACTTTTACATCTCTATGATAACCTTCGTTACCAAATGCATCTCTCCATTTAATCTTCGATTCAAGCATGATCTAAATATACCTCTAATTCTTTTATTGGGGACAAATAGAGAAAGGGTACCATCGGGTACCCTTTCGATTTTGTCAAAGGTGATTTACTTGCTGTAGTTCTTAGCGGCGACTACAATCATAAGCCATAAGGTAGCAAGCCAAGTCTGAAGCGTTACCGCAATATGGAGTCCAAACAGGAGGTTGAGAGCGCCGATTGTCCAAATCGGACCAATGTAGCACAGGAAAATAACTACCGCAATGACTACCAAAGCGAGAAGTCCCTTGAGAGCGGCATTACCACGAGATCGCTTCGCGGTGAAAGAGTTGGCAGTGGCGAGAATGTTCTTAAAATTCGTCATGTTCTTCATGTTGTGTTAAGTATACCTTCGATTTTCTCATTGGGGAAATCCATGAGCATATTCCATTAAATTTGCTTTTTCAAACATCTTCTTACTCCAATGCCATGCAAGTTGTCTAGGTCCTGGTACTTGAATATAAGGTAGTCTTTTGAAACCTAAATCAATTGCCGCCGCTAGGCGGTGATGACCATTGCCGTGAAAATACATTCCCTCGTGGATAATGTAATTACCTGGCACTAATAAGCCATTTGCCTTAACACTAGCTAGAAGTTTGGGGTACTTTTTATCTTCCCGCTTCAAGTCAAGAAGTTGTTTCCATTCTCTTTCGTTAAGCATAATGTATCTTTGAAAATCAATATCAATTTCTTTACTATCAACACTACCCCAACCATTTTCGGTAATATCTTCGATGGAAATCCACTCTATTCGTTCAATTAACCTTGACATGAATAGAGTATACCTCTAGTTCAAGTATTGGGGATTATGCGTATTCCATCCATTCAAGCAGTTCATGACGTTTGGCATCATTAATGTGATAAGTTTGATCTTCATATAGACTCAAGACGCCAATCTTTTGCCCAAACTCTTCAACATCGCTCATGTAGATATCAAAAGGATTCCGAAACTCATGCCAAGGATAACCTTCAAGGTCTACTAATCCACTGGTATTTCGGGTAACTTCAAGTAGAATCCACGCTTTAAGACCAAAGGTAAGCCTTGATTTAAGTTGTCTACTAACGTGTTCATCAAACACTTCATTCTGTTCTTTAACTGTATCCATGAATAGAGTATACCTTTAATTTATTGGTTGGGGATTTTCAGGATGAGCAAAATTAAAGTGACTAAAATCCTCATAAAAATCCACCCAAATATCTTTTACTTTAGATCGTTTGATATAGGGAATGTATTTATATCCTAAATCAATAGCAACAGTTAAACGATGATGACCATCTAGATGGAGTATTCTTCCCCAATTATTGCAAAAGACAAGTGGCTCATTAAAACCCTCTTTTTTAATAATCTCATAGAGTTCTTTATATTTAAGTTCTTTACGTTTGTAATCTAGAAGTACTTGCCATTCTGATTCAGTAAGCATCTTATTGTCAGGGTAGTTTTCTCCAGCACATTCGCTATCACAACTTCCCCAAGTGCTTAAAATTTCCGTAATTGATATCCAATGAATTTTCTTTCGAGACTTCATAAACCATCACCTTAATGTTAAATTGAGCCAAAAATCAAACCCGATGCAACTCCAAATAAAAGCATGGAAATACCAAAACAAAAAGTAGATGCAGGTTTATTATTTTTGTCAGTAAACATAAAGTTTCCTAGCATAAAAAGCATACCTACAATAGTCAATATAAAACTAATGATAATATTATTCATTTAACTCCAAATACCAAACAGACAAGATAAGCAACAAAACTAATCCAGAAAAGCGCAGTAAAGATTTTCTGAAAGTTTGTAATAGGCTTAGGTCTACACGATAGCACAAAACAAACCGCTGAGAAAATAAAAATCACTGTAAGCATGATCAGAGTATACCTTCGAATTTCTTATTGGGGATTTTAAATTACAAGGCAGTTTTCAGTGGTAAGCACTACATTTTTATAGACAACATGCCATTGATCTTCATATTGCTTTTGATTTTCCAATAGACAAGTAATCCAAAAAAGTTCATCAGCACTAAAAACTTGATCAGCAGGACGATGATCTTTTAGAATCTTATTGAAGCATTTAATCATAATTAGAGTATACCTTCGAATTTCTTATTGGGGATTATCTCCTTTCCTTATCTCACGAAATGAGTTTCTGTAATCTTTTTTCCGAAAATCAAGAATAGTGCTTGAACATCAGGGTTAGCAATAGCAATCTCTCTTGCTTCTTCAAAACTCTTACGAGAAAGATCCGCAATTACATTGTTATCTTCTCTAAAGATAATTGCTTCCTCAGAATTAATGAATGTAGCCAATCCTAAGAGTGAAGTGTCAAATTCAGATTGTGGACTTGCAATAGATAAATAATTTCCATCACCTAAATATAGCAACACTAACTGTTCTGGAAAATTAGTCAATGAAGATGATAAAATATCATCAGTGCTTCTATCTGATAGCTTTATAAATCCAGGTGGGTTTGGAGTGTGTTTAATCATATTGCCTATAGTATACCTCAATGTGTATCATCTTAACAAATCATTAAGATCATCTAATACGTAAGAATCCTCAAAAAGACCTTTCGGATCACGGTATTTATTCATCGAATGACCATCAGTAATACCTTGACCATGACCTTCCACATAAGCTTGTTTAATCAAAGCCAATACTTCTTTATAGGTGTATGTACGTTCCATAGATTTAGTATACCTCGAATCCCTTTATTGGGGATTATGGAATGAGAATATTGTGAGCGCAACAATACAATGCAACTAATTCACCAATAAATATAATGGCAAAAAGTATACCCCAAGATAGATTAAAGGCTTTAGTTCCAATTGGAATATTACGTCTACTGATAACCACAGACGCAACAACACATAAGAAAAAAATAGTACATATAATCATTCTCTTTCCTCCTTATACATTGTTGTAGAATGTTTGCGACTAATATAGGTAAGTTCTACACTATACTTCAAATTGCTAAATCCAATATATTCCCAATTATTATGTTTATTTGAATTTTCTTTCAAATCTTCAAGTCCTATATAAAACTTTTTTCCCCTTGGAGCGCGAAAGAAGTGAATATGATGTCCAAGACTAGAAGATAGATCATAAAGAAAATGAACATATTTATTAGTACAATGTTTATTTGATTTCCAATCAATAACAATTCGTAGATAGTCATTAGACTTTGGCATATAAACTCGCGTTTCTGTAATCGAATAATGGCAATCCGTTACGAATCTAATTCCAAGTTTCTTTTCAAGTTGTTCAATCGTCAAGTTTTCCATAAATAAAGTATACCTCGATTCCCCTTATTGGGGAAATTGAAGACCTAAAATTTCTCTTGCTAAGAGTGTTTCTCCAGCATCAGATCCACCATAAAAAGCATCATCAGTTTGACCACCAGCATAATCATCAATCATAAAATCGGGATTATCACTCCAAATTTTTCTTGTGGCTAATTTTTCGAGTTTAACTATCATTTCTGCGGAAAGTTCCATAATCAGATTATACCTTAGACTTCAATATTTATAGATTCATTAATAGCTAAACAACGGAATTCTGTATTGCCAAATTTCCATGTTTTTTGCATATGCCAATGCCCGCAAAACCATCTTTTAGGTTCGTGCATTTTCCACATTTCGTATAGTAATTTTCCTGTATTAGTTTCAATAGGATAACTACCAAATAATACTGAAGCAAAATTCATTGGGGCTTCATGTGACAAAACAACCTCAACACCGTCTTTAACTTGATCCCATAAATCTAAACAATCATTCATTTGTGACCATGATAATTCTTCTTCTTTCCACCAATTCCATCCTTCAATCCTTCTGTCACGATCTATAGACCATGCACCACGCACAAAAAAGACTTTACCATCACTTTCAGGTAATAATCCAAAATTACCAAGGAAATAAGGAATAATATCAAGTGATCTCATAGCGCCATAATCATCGTGATTACCACCAAGTATTCTTAATCTTGCAGGATCAAATTTATTAAGATGTTTATATGTATCGCGAAATCCAAAATCTCCCAATTGAATTAGAAGATCATAACCCTTGATAGTATCATCACGCTGAGCGTAATTATAGATTACTGGTTGTATAAAACCGTGTATATCACTTAGGAGACGTATCTTCATGTATTCTATTATACATAAAGATAGGTGATCACACACATAAATCGAAAATCCAAGAAAAAAAGATAACAAAAGCCAAAAAGCTGAGATACAATACGAGGATAGTACATGGCAATACCAAAATAACAAATAACCAAATCGGTATACTAATCATCTTCTATGTTTGCTCCGGTTGCTTCTGCGATGTCGAAAGCTAATTGTAGTCGAATGTATTCCATGTTTTTATTGTACCTCAAAGTTGAGCGAGAGGGGTTTTCATAGTCCTGTTGTATTCACCAGTGACAAATGCATTCACCTTTTCAGTGATTTCTTGTTCGTTCCAACCAGTTGCAATTGTAAGCTGAAGTCGAGTTGGGAACATAGTAGACCATTCTGCCTTACTGTTCATGCCTAGATGAACTTCAATCCATTGCTTAAAAGCTTTCTTACGCTTCACACTGTCAACCAATTCTTCTGGTACTTCTACGTTGAAAGTGTAGGTGGTGATATCGCCTCTAGTAATCTTAACCATGATCTAAGTATACCTCTAATTATTCTGTTGGGGATTCTTGCTTGGCACGTAGAACATCTTCATCTTCGATTGTGTCATGACCATTGCTAGACATTTGATAACGCAATAACCAAGGTTTACCATGCTTTTCCTGTATCCAATCCCAACAAATTGCAGTGACATATTTGATCCTAGCTTTTTTCTTATCGCTATATTTTCGCTTGTAAACCACTTCTTCATTAGGATAGTATTGTGGTGTTGGCAAAGTAATATCCTTAACTGGAATATAAATAGCCTCAGTTTTAAGCTTAATTGAAGCACCAGGTATTTTCAAGGTAACGATAAAAGTCTCATTCCAACCAGTACTCATAAGATACACAAATGAATGCCTACCTTCTTTGGCATTCATGCACATACCACTATACTTATAAACAGTGGTCCCTTCTGGCAAAGTAGGAATATATTTCTTGACTGTCTCTAAAATATGATCAGCTAATTTCTGATCCCATATATCTCTCTTAGGGATTGTTTCCATGAATTAAGTATACCTCTGGTTTGGTTATTGGGGATTATCCCATACCTAAGATAATCTCTTTGTCAGTGGTTACTCCAATGTCAGCACTGCGTTTAGGTGATCCAAGAACACCACCGCAAAACAAACAAAGATCTTCTTCTGTTGTATCCCAACCGCATTTTGGGCAATATCCGCATTTTGGACAAGTAACCTTCTCTCTTCCTCTACGTACACCTACTGTATCAATGCTAATAGTGGTTTCTTTGCCCTTAATTCCTTCTGTGTTACGTTCTACCCATCCATCGGGTTTAATTACATCACCAGTCAAATCTATGTCGTTCTGAATGACTTTAAAGCCTTTATCGCGTAGAGCATCTTCTATGATTTTAGCTATTGTGGTCTTACCTGTTGCCGCTTGACCTGTGATTGAAATAAATAGTTCCATACTTTATTATAGCATGTTCTCGGAGATTTTAGCATGTTGTCGGAGATTTCCCCATTTTCGTCTATCACTTCGATCTATACACTAAAACGTATAAAGGATTTGAATTATACGCTTAAATATATAAAAATGAGACTGAGAGATTATTCCCTCAGTCTCATTTCGTTAGATTGTGGCTTAACCTACAATCTGGTACTGCTCACCATTGAGTGAGATGTTACGAATGTTTGCAAGTTTGATCAAGAATACTTCAGGTACCCCTTCAGCCTTAGCGTAAAGATGTTCCTTTACCAAGTCTGAGTCAACATCTACACCATCAGAAGTGTAGAATGACTTTGCAAAGTTGTTACCAGTTGGTGAAACCCGCAAGTATTCTGTACCGTTGGTCTTATGGCGAACAAGCCAGTTTTGACCGTCAATGTCCTCAAAGTAAGGGTCTACGCCAGCAGGTTGTTCACCTTTAGCCGCCAAACGGTTAGCGTAGTTAACACCAAGCATAACCGTACTTTGAGTATGCTTCTGAAGATTTGCGAACGGGCAAGACTTCTTTACCTTTGGTTCGGTAGTATATTGCACTCCGATGATCCGTGTTCCCTTTGCAGTGTCCTTTAGCTTTTCAGCAATCGCATTTCGTGAAATTGTTTTCATTGTACTCCTAGTATACCTCTTAATTTTCTATTGGGGATTTTTTGGTCTATCTCTTAACCACTCATAACGAGAATAAATATCAGCGTGTTTGCCACATTTTGGATCTTCTGGATCATGTCCACCCCAAGAACCACAATCTTCTGACTCTAGCATCTCAATCAAAGCTGTTGCGTTTTCACGACATTTAATAGCTAATTCTAGACTACTCAATGACTTCCATTGTTTAATTTGTCTCAAATGATTATTAATCAATTTGAGTACCAAATCTCTGCTAAAGGTTTCTGTTCGCTTACTCATGCTTTTAGTATACCTCTTAATTTTCTATTGGGGATTTTCTCTAATCCTTGATTTATTATAATTCAAAGATTAATTTTAATGCACTTACTCTGTCTTGGACTTTGGATCAGTCCAAACTTGATGCAGTACCGCCATCCAAGCAAGTACAGTACAAGCCATTGTGAACATACCGAATTGATATGCATATTGCACGTCATGTGCAAGAGACGTTTCTTTCAAAGTGAAAGCAAGGGCGAAAAAAATGAATGTCCAAAGAATGCTGTTCGCGGTTTTCATAGCAGTGAGCATTACAGCCTTTGAAGGCATCATCCAAGCTGGAAACTGTGGGAATTCGTTCATTGTGTTTTTAGTATACCTCTTATTTACTCGTTGGGGATTTATGGCGCGCATCCAGTATTAATACACCTTTACTGAATCGCAAGTAGTATTTTGAGCATGATGCAATCCTAGAATAAATCCTCTCCATTGTATTTATCTGTAATTTGACGTTGATGTTCATTGAGAAGCCAAATAACTGCATCATTTTCAGCGTCAGGATGTTGATATTTTTCACGCACTACTTCAATTAACGCAATCTTTGGAGAATCACCAACGAGATTAATTTCTCTAGTGTACCAGTAAATATGTTGTGTTTCAATTGGAGCTTTATTTGTATTAACAAAAACAGCTTGAAAATTTGTTTGATTAATTGTTTCCATGATCTGAGTATACCTCTTATTTACTCGTTGGGGATTTTAAAAAATCTTTAGCAAAAATTCCAACAGATTAAGTTGTTTTGGTTGTGGAGATTGTACAGTATCCATAACTTTTTTAGGTCTTATTTTAACCTTAATAGTCTTAAAAGCATATTGTGGTGTATTAAGACAAGCTTTTGCAACCCTCTTTTTAGAGAAGGTTGCATTATTAGTATTGATCTTTTTAGACATTATCCCCTTCAGTGTAATAGAAGTCATTTGCATCAAATTCAGGATAGAACTCCGAAGGATTCTTAGGAAGTCTGGAACTGCAAGAACCTGGAACCTGATAGGTGTAATCAGTAATGAACTTCTTGTACATAGCCTTAGTGTAGCGCAACTTATAGCACCATGCCTTAGCCTCTTCGTAAGTATACATTACTGTATTAATTGGGCGATCTTCGAAGATATTGGTACTTTCTTTATCTTGATCCCTTTCTTCTTTAGGACGATTTACGCTACCTGCTGGTCGTCCGCGACCACTGGCAGTATAGCCTAGAAACTCAGGAAAGCCTTCCCATTCGTCCTTATACTTAATATTGGGAGCGGCAGGGATATTGTCAGGTCGTTTGTTCTTACTGCAAAAGTCCTGCCATTGGGCGAGACTTCGGATACCGTTCTTTCGAACATAAACTTTAGCATCCTGGTAAGACATAAAAGTGAAATCTAGTGGTTTTCTTCCGCGTGGCATGATCTGAGTATACCTCTTATTCGAGTGTTGGGGAAATTGTGAATCGAAGTTTGCCATTATGACGGATAAATTCCATGATGATACCCTGATCCGATAGTGCTTCTTTTACATATTTGTACTTTACAGATTCATTGTAGATTGGTGAAGAATATGGTCCTTCAATCTTTGTAACCAAACCCCATTGATCACTAGTATCTATTGAGTTGTTTGTGAGAAAATGTTTTCGATTTTCCCATAGAAAATCTACAATATTAGGATTTTCATAGTCTTTCCGAAAATCTGTAAGTCGTTGACCGATTATCATGATCTTAGTATACCTCTTATTCCGCTATTGGGGTTTTTGGATTTTTGGATTTGTAGGCAATGGATTTTCAGGATGAATCAAAGACCACAATTCTGAATCTTCAAATTCATGTATATCATAGTATGCTGATTGTCCATCTACAGCTTCAACAAATGGTATATACTTGTAACCCAAATCATACGCCGCTGTTAAACGATGATGACCATTAGGTAAATATAAATTTTTATTGTATGTTCGGAAAGCTAAAGGACGAAGAAAACCTGTTTCAGTCAACAAAGGTAAAACTGTTTCATATCCCCTATTTTTTCTTTTATAATTAAGTAAGTTCATCCACTCTTCATAGGTTCGTTCTTGCGGACCTAACTTAATTTTAGAACTATCAATTGATAACCATGAATTAAAAATATCTTCAATTGGTATCCATAAAATATTAGAAAAATCTGGTAAATCCGTTCTCATATTAGGAGTATACCTCTTATTCGAGTGTTGGGGGTTTTAAAATTATTGTAATTTTTTACCAAACCACACAAAGTATTTAACACTTGTGTCAATAGGTTCAATTAATACTTCAAATTCGCTTAATTGGTAATTACTACCAAAACGACTAAGGACATTACCATTTTTGTCATAAATTAGAACATCCATATTTTTAGTTTTGTTATAAACATAGATTTTACAATTTTTAAATTGTTCTTGAATCTCGCTAAAGGTTTTACCTTGATATTTTAGATTATATACCTTTTGATCTGTACCACTTCCCAACCAGTTACGACGATATTGATGTTGGGCATTAAAAAGCAAAACCATGTAATCGTTAGAAATTTCCAATATTATTCACTCCTTTTTGATAACTATAAAAGCATTGCCAAAACACCACAAAAGCACCATACAATAAAATAAATAGTGGCAACAATAATTATGTCAATTAAATGTAAACCACAAGCAGCAAGAATTGCTGACAAAAATAGCGTAGCGATAAATTTAAAACGCAAATTTGAGAAAAAATATTTTTTAAAGATTTTCCATAAGTTCATGATCAAAGTATACCTTTTAATTCTTTGTTGGGGATTTTCTACGTTCTTTATAGTAACCAATGATGCCATCAAGTAGACACAAAACACATAGAAAAATCAAGAAACTAGTAAATGCAATTTTAATACTATAGACACCTAGCATTAGAATAGAGACACATACCGTAATAGTTGCATTGTAAACGATGTTTTTAAACAGATGATAAATAAACATTATTTCTTATTCTCCATTAATTTTTTAATAATTCCTTGCATTTGATTATTCTCTTCAATTAACTCAAGAATCTTTTCCAAAGGAAAACCACATTGTCTAGTAATTCCACCGTCTTTTTCAGATAGAATTAGCCAACAAGAATAACCTTCAGGAAGTGCTTCCCTTATTTCAAATTTGGTGCCATACTGATCAATGTAGCTATAAAGTACTTTCATTCTGGATACAATGCTCCATCACCATTCAAATCATAAGTCCAGAATCGTTCGCCAGTTTTAATATCCTGAAGATGATATTTCATTTCATTTTCATCTTCTATCATTGATGATTTTACATCTGTATATTCTACACTTAATTCTCTAAACGTCCTACCACGGTTGCTAACTTGTAAAGGAATAGGTAAGATAGGACCATGTTGTTTAATATATCCAGCAAGATTAATCGCAATCACAATTACAAATGCCATGATAACTAAATTCCATTTATTAGCTTTGATAAAATTCAACATTATCGTGTTTCTCCACAACCTTCAATACAGGTAATAATAGGATTACTGTTATAGTCTACTAGGAATAACTTTCTTATCTTATTTCCTAGAATAACTTCAAATGTCACACCTTCACCTTCTACTACCTTATTTTGAGCAGTTGGGAAAAGAGTGTTAGCTAGTGTAAGGCTGAATGTTGATCGTGATTCATCTCCACAACCCAAAGATGTAACAATACTAAGAAGTAAAGCAGCAGATAAAATCCAATAACGTACTTTCCAATTCATAATCTTAGTATACCTCAAATTTTATGGTTGGGGATTTCTTTCTAGCCACTGTTCAAATAATTCTAGTCCTTGAATCGGAATAGGCTTACCTTGATGCTCAAATAAACTTCTAGCCATTGGAATATCGACTAAATGAACAGCTTGAGTTTCCCAATCAAACTTATTGGGACTTCCACCAATTGCAACACCAGTGTAAAATCTATTATTGAGAACATCGCCAACATAACCATCAATAGTGACAATTAAACCGCTTTCTTCCCATACTTCTTTAAGTGCATTCTGTTGGGGTGTTAAATGCTTTTCTAGCCTCCCCTTAGCGAATGAATAGTGATATCCGCTAAAGTGATTAAAAGGTTCTACAATCCAAATATCGTGACCATGCCTAATAATAACACCACTACAATGAGGTATGATTTCTGGCTCATCATCAAAGTAAACTTCTTTATGTTTGAGATAGAATTCCTTATCTGTAACAGTTGATAGGTGTAAAACATTCCCATCTTCATGTGTAAACGTAATCATAAACAAAGTATACCTTAATTTTGATTAATGGGGATTTATGTTTCCCCATTTTCAGGAAAACCTTTCATCTATACACTAATCAATCTGAATCCAAGATCCTGATTCATCTTTTCGTAATATCATAAATCCTGTACTATACTCAGGATGTTCTTTGTTCATAATACGAAAAGCTTCTCTAATGTTTAAAGCTTCTACATCAACATCTACTAATGTTGCATCAAAATGAAAACGGAATATATGAGTTTTTTTCTTCTTCATATATTCCGTTATACATCACTTCTTATGGTTATTGTGATAACATGGTCCTGGTTGTTCCAATTCATCAACAATTTTTCTTTGCTCATACTTTGGGATTATAGTCACAAGATAGTGACATTTTAATGGTCCAATTCCCCAAGGATGCAAAGCTGGAATCACTTTAACACAAGATGCAATCATTGGCAGTAACATTACTCCCAATATAATAGTAATCACCAATTTAATGGTGAAGTTATGTACTTTTTTAAGCATTTTGTGCATTCCTTGCTTCCCATTCGGCAAGCAACTTAGGGTATTCCTTTGGAGAATACAATGAAGCGCAACAAACTAGACCAGCAAATTTATCATCTTTATAGACGTGTGCATGATTCATTATATTACACTTAGGACAACCTGGTAGATTCTTAACTACCACAAGATCACCTTTTACTAGGTCTGTTCTACCATCGCAAACATCCAAAAGACAAGGGTGATAAATATAACTCGAATTAGCTCTTACTTTCATGATCAGAGTATACCTTAAATTTCTTTATTGGGGATATATTTAGTCCAACCTTGAGATGATTTTCTTTTACCGTTAAGCATTCTACTAAAACTTGTTGAGTCTAAATTGTTATCTTTACAAAATTTCGATTGATTGCTAACTATAATAATTTCACCATTTGGAGATATAACAAAAAATGATTTTGTAACTTTGGGTATATAAAGTCCTTTTAATGTTGTTTTATTCATAATGATTTTATCAATCATATCACTGATAAACTCAGAATATCTATCAGTCATAGAATACTTTGGATGATCACGTAATATACAAATAAGGCGTTTTATTACCTGATGATTAATATTAATAGTTACACATTCATCAGTTATACTATTAGGACGATCTGTTTGCTTGCCGACATATCCATAAGCTCGTTGTGCAAAAAGTTGTGCGTTTTCCATGATAAGAGTATACCTCAAATTTCTTTATTGGGGATTTTCAAAGTCAGCTTTACGTTGATTACAAGCATAACATAGCACTTGATAATTCTTTGGACTATCAGAACCACCTTTTGATCTGGGTAGAATATGATCAATGGTTAGAGGTACATTGTTCTCAGAATACAGAATCATTTGAACATGGTATTTTTTAGCTTCTAATCCCCACTTAACACCCTCTATTCCACAATGTTTGCAATAGGGATGAGATATTAGTAGTCTTTTGCCTGTACGTGATAGTTTCTTAGCTTGGAATACTACGTTATAAGGATTTTTCCCCATACGATAGGTAAACTCCAATCGTGTTTTGTTTAACACTAGATCAGCACCTTCTTGAAAAGAATAATCTCCTATTTTAATATAACTGCTAAATAGTTTTTTTCTTGTGAAAGCTGAATAAAATGCTTCATCTAGCATGATCTAAGTATACCTCTTAAACTCGTATTGGGGGATTCTTTCGAATCCCTCAATACTTAATAGTAGTCAATATTTGACAATACACCACCCTTGAAAGGGGTAACTTTAAATGATATAATAATTTCATCATCAGGGTAACAACTCCAAAGATAAGCATAAGGATTTGTGGTATCCCTAATGTACTGTACTGCTTCTTCTGGAGTTTCAGCAAGTACAGAAGTGTAACCTTTTGACGTTTTTTCGATTGTGTAAATATTCATTACTTACCTAGAAGTCCCATGATGATAGGATTATCACCCCATTCAACCTTTTGAGTTGTCATATTGTAGCAAACCCAATCAGTATGTTCGACTTCATAAACCGGTTCCAATTGTCCCCAACCCTTATTGGTAATCATAACTACCTTAGAGTTGCTAATTGCATCATGAGTCGTAATCAAGATCAGATTAGAATCATCGCCACAAGTTGCCACATACAACAACCATTCAGATTCTTTATTAATCTTTCGCTTATAGATTCGGAACTTATTGAAAGAACGAGTGACCATATTAGTCCAATCACGGATTAGACGATCTTCGCATTCAATCTTTACAGTACCAAATGTAGGGTGATTTGCCGCAAGGTCGTACTTTGCGTATCGCTCCAAGTTGTCGGTGATCGTGTAACCAAGCGAAGTCAAGAATTTTGTAGTAGCATTCTTAGCGCGGGTGTCTCGAATCACGTTTGCAGATGCGGCAGTCGCATTGTAAGGCTTATTGTCGTGTACTTTATTTTGAATTGTATTCATGTTCCTAGTATACCTCTCTTTTTGGTGTTGGGGATTATCTAAATTATCCCATTAATCTCTATCGCTTGTATTTTCACCAAAAACCATACCAGATCCAACAAAATTGCTGATTGTTATATGTGAAACTAATTCCTTATCATCAAAATTGTCCCACAAATAACCAAACTCACTTTTTCGAATCATAATTATTGCTTCTTCTAGTGTGTTTGCTATTACTACCGTGATTCCAGTAGAACGCCTGTAAAGTTCGAAAATCATCATGTTCCTAGTATACCTCTCTTTTTGGTGTTGGGGATTTTAAGTCCATTTTTTAATTTCATTGATTGACATTGTTAATTCATATTTATTTTTATTAACAGAGAAAATAAGTTCTAAATTATCATCGAAAATAAAAATACAATCATGAATACAATAAAATTCATATGCACCATCATCACCATTTTGAGATGAAACCATTAATGAATCTTTATGTCCCATTGATAGAATCATTTGAGTAAGATCATTGGTTTCAATTTCAAAAATACCTTTCATTGTTAGAGTATACCTACAATTTTTGTGTTGGGGAGATTCAAATAGAGTTGATGCTCACCACTAAATGCCTCAAAGAAATTATTGACACGAAATGTTTCTTGCAATTCTGATTTATCTTTTTCAAACACTAACTGTGATTTAAACTCCAAGACATAATCTTTAGAGACATTGTATATAGCCACTACATAACTATGTCTTTCAAATTTTTCATAAATGTAATGGAACCAATCATGCAACTGTTCAATCGTTCGAAATCCCCAATAATGTTTATCTTCTACCTTCTTATAGTTGTTACATCCTGGCAATTCATCATTTCTGCATGAAGGATGGGTTACAGCATCATAAAGTATTTGTGGTGCATTACGTTCTATGTAGGGTCCTACCCCGCTAACTGTCTCTACGCGATACACAATCATGCATGGATTTTACCCCTGATTCTTGATAAAAGTCTAGGGGACATTGTGTTTTTTTTAGGATCGTTTATGTGGCAATCTGTAAAATCAGCAGGAGTTAATTGTCTACCTAATCTTTTTTCAAGATCTTGAACACATAACATTCCCTTATTGCTACCAACTGCTTGCATCCATAGGTTGGTGTGAATAAAATAATGTTCACACAAACCTTTTGATCCACAATCTTTACCACAATCAAGGCAATGCCACTTACGTCTATTGTTAGCCATTATATTTGTTCTCTACAAATTGAATTGCTTTTTCTTCAGAATCAAAAGGTTGATAACAAATTGGATTTTGACTTGTTTTGTTTTTATGTGCTTTAAATTTTGTTCTCCAAGTTAATTGATACACACTCCAATTATCCCCATTAATTGTTGTTGTCATTTCTCTAAAATTATTAGGATGAATAATCTCTTTCCATTCGATTTTAACCATAATCTGAGTATACCTCGGTTTCCCCTATTGGGGAATTTTACATAATGATTCTATGATCTAGAATACAACAAAGTGTATAGAACGAAATGCCTAAAGCAATAGCAACACAAATCAAGAAAATCAAAAGATTCGTTAAAAATTTTGTCATATGTTTAGTATACCTAATATTATGAATAAATTGCGACCAAAGCTTCAACAATCTGATCATATTGAGGCAGAACTACAGGAACATTCTCATGGAGTTTCTTTACATCAAATTTCAGTCCTTCGATTATCTCAATATTCCTAGTGATAAAATCTGCATTAATCTGATCATCAGGAGTGTACTTCTGTTCCAATAGATAATCTGCTACATTCTTATTATAGTCAGCAATCTTTGGTGCAAAATCACCTGTCAATAGCAACTGTTCTGCTTGACATAGAATACGGATACCAGCTACAGAAGCTTTTCGAATTCGATTCCTTGCATTAGACTTATCTAATGCGGTAGGATCTTTTTCGACTTTCTCTAAAAAGTTTTCTAGCTGAGAATCGGCATAACCAATATGAGCATTACAGATACCCTTTGTATTCAAGAACCAGTGCTTATTGTCTTTGAATACTTGAAAGTCTGGTGACGTTGTGTATTGATCACTCCAAAGGATTTCGTATGCGGTACCGTTGCCTCCACATAACATCTTCAAAAAATGCCTTAATTCAAATTCTTCAACATCTTGTCCATCTTCTAATACCTTTTTTTCTTCAGGTTTAATAAAAGGATCAAGAATATCTTTCAGATCCATTTTATAAATCGTTCGATAATCATAATCAGAATTTTCGGTATTTAATCCATGCATTCGACTACCAACAAGGGAACAGTGTACGACATTCATAATGAATATATTATACCCTTAAAGATTATCGAAAAACTTTTGACATGGGTTTTTAGTTTTAGATTTTCGCAACACACTATCATAGGTGATTTTCGAATTTACAATATTTGTTTGATGTACACTAAAACCATCATGGAAAACATTTTTAACAAGTCTGAAAACTTCACCGTTCTGTGGTAGTGGTTGCTTATAACCGATTTTAACGATTGAATTATAACGTTCTATTTTTTCCATAGATTTAGTATACCTCGAATTCCCCTATTGGGGAAATATCCTATTTTTAATCCCAGTTCTCAGCTAGAAACCACCCACTCTGTTTTAACTTTCGAATTCCATCAATGTACTTAAATCCATTAGGGGAAAGTTTCTTACCCAATCCTTTAACAATCAATGGTCCCTTAATGTTAAGTTCTGGTACTTCAAAATAAGAGAATAAGAATTTTTCTAATGCAATCACAGTTTTTTCTTCTTCATTAATGTGGATACCAATGGATGCCGTTCCCATAGACCCATTATCATACAAAGCAAAGAGATACTTACGTGCAGTAAAATCTAAACCTAGAAACGGATCTAAATTCTTCAATTGCAAGCTTTTAGTAAGAACCTTTATATCAATTTCGGTTTGATATGCTTTCGACACCTTAACTAACGTCCGAATCATGTTTACAGCGTATCTAGGAGTGCCACGCACTAGATTAGACATCTTATAAGCCAGTTCATTATTAATATTAACATCGAATTCACTCGCAGCAGTTTCTACGATAATGTTAGTAAGTTGATTTCGAGTGTAAGGGACCATTTCCGCAATGTCAGTAAAACGGTTCTTTAAGGCTTCATTTAGATCACCTACATGAGTAGTGGCACCCCATAAACTAAACTTAGGCAGTTTATAGGTTATAGCACTACCTTCAACGATATCATCAAAAGTAAAATTCTGTAAGATGTTATAAAAGTTATTTTGGAACATAGGTCTAAGAGCATGAATTTCGTCAATGAAGATAATATCATTCTCTTGAACTCTAGAAAGCAGTGCGACCACTTCAGACCACTTCTTAATACGATTACCTAAAATCGGATAGAATGGCAGTCCTAAATCAGCCGCAAAAGCGTTAGCAAACTTTGTCTTACCCAATCCTGAAGGACCAGTGAATAGCCAGTGCCCTACACTACCCTTAGAGTTGTTATAGGCATCTATTTGAATTTGTAACATCTCCTTTAGATTTTCTTGACCCTTAATTGAGTTAAGATAACTTACCTTATTACCAGTAGAAGGAATTGTATCCCGTTCTTGAAAGGTGGCTAGTTTCTTCTGCTTCACAGGTAGTACTACCTGTGGAGATTTAAGTTTTGCTTTGGTTAGGGTTCCAACGTGGAATCTTGAACTCATAAGTGCAGTATACCTTTAATCCAATCGTTGGGGATTAACCAATAAGCGTAACCAAAGCAATGGCGATTGCGATCACCAAACTAACAGCCCAAACCATTGTCAAAACCTTCTTCATCTTTGGATCATCGTTTGACCAAATCTTATCTTCAATGTGTGTGTTCATGATCAGAGTATACCTGTTATTTTTTTATTGGGGATTAATTTTCCACTGATTTATAGCTACCGCTAATATCAACTTGTTTACCTTTATCATCAGTACATTGGGCAAGACCACTTTCATAGAAAGTGCAATCTTGATACTGATAGGTTCTACCATCAATGGTAAAGGTGTAAATTATCGGTGTTACATTAACGGAATCTTGAGTACCAAAACTACAACCAAATAGCAAAGCACCAATAATGCTAATAGTCATAACGAAGGCAAATACTTTTTTTGTCATGATGTTATTATACCATAAATCTCGCGTCCCGAACAGGATTCGAACCTGCGACCCACAGCTTAGAAGGCTGTTGCTCTATCCACTGAGCTACCGGGACAAGTTTCTAGTATACCCTCAATTCACCTATTGGGGATTTTACGTGGACAACAGATGTTGACAAACCAGTTAACCATAGCAAACAATAATAATAATACCCCAATGCCTACAACCCAACCCAATACTAATATTGTCATGGTGCTGACTGCAACCCCTATCACGACCAAAAACAAGCCCACTGCTTTAGCTGTGAGTAATTGACTTATCAATGCTGGGATTTCGGAGGTTTCCCCATTTTCGGGGAAACCTTTTATCTATACACTAATAGAGTAGATGGTTCTCAATAAAAAGCTAAAAAATTAATTCAGGGAATTTGCATTCCCTGAATCTTAGTTTTTGTCATTTGGGAGATTAAGTACTTTTAGTGTTTTATTAACTGTACCCTTCATTGTGCCATGACTAGCGAACAAGATGACTCTTTTGGACTTGTGCAAGACCTTATCATTAAAGCATAGCTTACACTTAGTGCAAGTAATCTCTTTATTAACTTGATTGCGACAAGGGATACCGGTGAATCCCTCACCTATATCATAAGGCTTATCAGATTCAAACTCAGATACAACCATTGCACTTGCATAATCATCGCTATGTGCTTGCTTGACTTGCGCGATAGTCTCACAACTACGTAAGATACTCACGCTACCCCATGACTCACGTTTAACATCATGAGCATGAGTATAGGTCCAAGCGATTTTGCCATCTTTTGACATAAAATCCTTTGCCGCATCTGAAACAATCTTAGCTGTTTCATCAGTCTTACAATCCCCAACCGTATGGATTCTTAGATTGTAACAACCTGTCAAAGACCGGATTCCTTCAGCTTCTGCCTTAGCAATCTCAACAATGTCAGTAACGCCACTTCGGTTTAATCGTTTAGTGTGAATACCTGTTAGACCCAAACCTGCATAGCAACCGTTATTATAGAACATACAAGTCTTAGGACAAGATTCTTGCGAAGCATAAGTAGTAGATGCAATTCCAATTTTCGAGTTGGACGATTTTTCAATTGCTGCAACCGATCTAAGTGTTTTCATGTTGGCAGTATACCTCTTAATTCTTTATTGGGGATTTTTAAAATCACTCATGAACGTGACCACAATAAGCACATATCAACTCTCCAGTATGATTAAAATGTTTATATTGATGGTCGCAAAAGCTATACAGATTATTAATCTGTTTAAGAGTGTCATTGATGATTCTCTTATTCTCTTTTTGATTTTTAGACAATTCAATCAATTGCTTATCTAGCTTCTTAATCAATTGCTTCTGTTCAAAGGTTAATCTCATATGTCCCATAAAATAAATATACCTCGAATTTTTCTATTGGGGATTTTTAAATCCAACCCTGAACAGTCATAGTGATTAAATCTTCTGAACGTTGTAATTCAATAATTTCATCTGTAATATTAATTATTTGACCACCATCTTCAATGCCATTAGATAAAGAATTCATTAACTTATCAAATGTACTTGGATAATAAAATTGAATAACAGTAATTTTATTATCGGATTTATCTTTTTCGTGATTTCTTCCCCAATGTTGATATCCATCAAACAAACATAGTAAATAATCAATCACTTTAGAATTCTTCATAAAATTAATATACCTCGAATCCCCATTGTTGGGGATTTTCTTAGAATCTAGACTGTCAGTGAGACTTGAACGGTATCCTCTAGTTTTGATTCTTGAACTGTATTTGCAAGTGCCTTAGCTTCTTGATCGACTACCCAAAGTCTTAGGTATTCCTTCTTACCCTCAACTGAATAGCTAAGATGCTGCATTAGTGGGAATTGTGTAGCATATTCAACACGGATATCTTTAACATCTTGTGAAAGAGTTGTAGTGTCCTTATTGTGTGATTCTGGCAAACTCACTCCGATCTTATAAGCCAATCGCTGGAAAGTGTAGTAATCCATCTTCCATTCCCAGGTTGAAGGAACGATAACGTCAGCCTCAATCTTTGTAATCTTCTTGCATATGTCACCATTCTCAGTAACCGGATTCAAAGCCAACACTTCTTTGATCTTCAACAATTCTTTAATTACATTAGTCTTGAGATAGTCCTTACTTGCATATTCCGCAAGAGGATACTTATCAAGATACTTCTTTAGTTCCACCTTGAAAAGATCATAAATGTTTACCCAAGCATCTGAATTTTCGACTAGCTTCTTAGCAGGACCACGAACGCCATACACTGTTGTAACATCGTAGCTAGTGCATTCTCTCATAAATCGCACTACGTTATCGAAACTAGTGATCTCTTCATCTTCAAATTGTGGCTTTTGTCCCTTCAGGTCAACAAAGTAGTAAACCGGTTCGCTCTTAGGTAGAACGCAGTCGTCCCAACGATAGTAGCTTAACTTCATAATGTGCTTATTGCAGAATTCGATTTGATCATCAAAGTCCAAATTCTTATCCCGTCGCATTCGTGGAGTTCTTACAGGAATGTCAAGCGTTGAAACCCTAGTGATCTGATCTTTTGACAGTCCAAAGATTCTTTTAGCATCCCTGAAGCTTACCCCGTCAATCAATACTACTTCATTTGAAGTCTTATGAGTTCTAAGGTGGAAGTTCATTCGACTATGCGTATGTTGTGGCTTTTCAAGATCATTGAAATAGAACGTTGTATTACGGGACGAATCTCCGATATAGAAACTTGTAATATCCTGTTTCTTGTGAAGCTTCTGATCGTGATTTCGGACATAAAGTACCATTGGTGTCTTAGTGAACTTAACACGATTATTCCAGAGTAGAGTCATACCGTGATATTTGAAATCATGTCGCTTAACCAGAGAGTGAGACTTTTTGAAATCTGCAACAAGATGTCTAGCTTTCCAAAGACTACCGGCATTGTTAACCTGTTCCTCTAATGAAACAACAATGCTCTGCTTAAAGTCTTCAATTCGCTTGACAATTGCGGCAACCGTGTTGTTGTCCAACTCCAACTCTTCACGAGATGCAGTAAAGTTGACTTCGCCAAGATCGCATTCGAAGATCAAATTGCTATATTCTGCAATCTCTTCAAAAGCCTTATTAGGACCATCATAACAGTTCACCTTATAGGCGATATTCCCCATTACTACATGGAAGTAACCACGACTAAACAGATTACCGTATGTCTGATCTGACAGGAACCAACCGTTACCCTTAGTTTTACCTTCCATGTAATTGGTATAAGATACCGTTTGTCCAGTTACTACAGGACGCTCAGCCTCAGTCCAGAAGGAATAAAGTTTCTGTAGTTCGTTTCGGAACGTACCAAAGTCGTAGACATTGACTCCAAAGCTTACCTCCAATCCGGTGGGTTCATCAGAAGGTTCACTACCGACTAGGTTAACGTTTGGCATATCACCATCAAGGTACATAGCGTACACTGATTTTAGACCATCAAAGTAAGAGGTTACAGTGAAAGACGTAACATAAGCAAATGGGGATTTAGTACCCAATCCAAGACAACCAATCTGATCTGCCTCAGATTCCTTAGTTGAAAGAAAATACGTAGTGTAAATTCCTTGAATGTCCAATTCCTTATCGCCCATAATTTGCAGTTTAGACAAACCTGGTCCAAAGTCACGGACCACGAAATGAGGATTAAGATTGTTAGGAAGTTGAACCTCGAAAGGACGGTCAACATTGAACTTGCGATGAATGTCAATTGCATTAGTGCTAAGTTCACGAATTGGGGCAAGAATCTTATTCTTATAAATACCCGATGACAAAATCTTGAATGCTTTCGCGGATGCAAGGATTGCAAATCCTGATTGCGCGTTCATTCCTACTACTGTTGCGTTACCTGCTGTGTCTTTTTGAATCATATTAATAGTACCGTTCAAAGTCTCCTATTTTTCTTCTCGTTACTGAGAATGTTTCTTACATTCCCAGTATACCTTGATTTTCCCCATTGGGGATTTTTACTTAGGTAGGAACCTACCCTTACTGTCACGTTGTGGCAACTTATTTGTTGTCAGTGTTACCCCATTAGGGAATTGGTTAGTGACAACATGAAGTGCATCATATTTTTCCTTAGAGATAAAGTGCCCCTGCTTGTCCCGATACAACTTCTTTTCAGTTGCAACAACTGGAGTAGGAGTTGGAGCCAATTGTGTTACTGTTGATTCTGCAACAAAAGCAGGAGTTACCCCGTCCTTTCCAGTGACATCAGCAATAACCAAGTATTGACATACACGCATCTTTCCTGCATCAGACTTAGGTACAGATACACAATCCGTTGGGTCTACCTTTACAAGAATAAGCTTATTGTCATAATTGTTACTAAACCCATAAGCAAACTTGTAAGTTCCAACATGAAGTCCATGAGAACAATCTTCATCTGCATTATCGTCGCATTCGTTACGATCCATCCAAGGTGTTGCACCTACACTATTGTCAAACGTACCGGTTCGCAAGTCAGTGTAATTAGACCTTACCTTCTTATATGCAAGGAAGTAACCATCATCGGTAATGTGCAAGTCGTTCTTCTCAAGAAAGTTGAAAAGTTCAATTTGTGCCCTTTCTGAAGGGTTAGCTTGAAGTCGTTCGAAAAACTTAATAAGGTTGCTGATCGCATATCCCTTATGAAAGAATTCTACAATACGATCCGCCAAGGTTGTGTTGATGACGGTATCCTTGTAATACAACTCATTGTCAACAATGGTAATGTAGTTACTGAGATGACTGGTCAAAGCCGCTCTTACGTCAAGTGCGACAAGTAGATCATCAATCTTAGTCGCGGTATCGCTTTTGAGAATTTCCATAACCTTCTCATAGTTTGGCGCTTCAGCGTTAACATGATAAGGATTGAAGTTCACATAAACTGTAATGTTGCCGTTTCGGGCGATTGTATATGCTAGTTGTTGAATCATTTTGTTTTCGTATTCTCCGTTCGTTGTGTTTAGTATACCTCAATTTTCCTTATTGGGGATTTTCTAGGCAATATTTCCGACTAATTCTTTTGCAACGCCAATAGGTATATTAAGATCAATATGCCAATTTCCAGTTTCATCCATGCTAATTGCACTAACCTCTAAAGAAAGTTCAGGTAAACCTAACTCTTCCTTAATGGCGTCAAAAATCTTATAACGCAAGTCATACTGAGTAATGGTAGTCATAACTCTGACTTTACCAGGTTGATTACAACCTGATAAATTAATTAATTGGTCTTTAAAAATCTTCATGTTTCGAGTATACCTCAATTTCTTCTATTGGGGAGAATTTCTAAGTGTATATAAAAGTGTTCTTCTAACTTCTGATAATGGTGCTAATTCATAACCTTTCATAACTAATTCAATCGGCGCTTTACCATCATAATAATTTAAACCCACATGATTACACCATGATCTAATTCCGCTATCACAGGAACCTACAGTATAAGCATCTTGAAGAGTAACATAAAGATGATTATTTTGTTTTACTTTTTTTGACAACGATGAATTAATAAGTTTTAATCCCATTGCTAATTTTTCTTCTTTAGTTAAAGATAATTTTCTTTTTAATCCAGAAATAGCAGAACTAGATGTCAATGCATGACATGATTCATTGTCTTTTACCGCAATAAAACCTTTATGGACATTTAAATTATAACCACGACCTTGAGAAATCCACATTGCAGAATATAATTTAAAATCACCTTTGGTTTCACAAGGAAAAGCGTCTAATGTAAACATGTTACCTAAATTACTAATTCCTAACTTATCCACTCTTAGTCGCCAATTACTAGGTACTGTAATAGTGTTATAATGTGTTGTCTCTGGGTATCTTCCACCATAATCAGTAGTAGAAGTATGAGTTGCATTAAACTTATTTGGGTTATTAGATAATACAATTTTTAGATTAGATGTTCTAAGAACATTTTTAACATTATAACTAATAGTCCTAATTTTTAAATCATTAAGTTTCTTAACTATATTTGGAACTAAAGTATATCCCTGTTTTTTAGAATTTATCTTTAAACTTAAATTATATCTATTTGTTCTAATTTTGTTTTGAATAGAAACATATTTCAAAATTTCTTTAAGATCTTCTCTCTTTAAACCAAAAGGCTTAATGTTTTTATCAAAAGCACCTAAACATCCTTTTTTAATACCGTAGCTATCACATAAAGAATAAACTTCATTAGCTGCTTTAATTAAACTAATTTCACGAGAAAATGTTTTTGTTTTCATGATCAGAGTATACCTCAATTTCTTCTATTGGGGATTTCGAATTGTTCGAATAATTCAATTAATTAGTGTATAGATAAACACCATCCAAGGAAATAGGGAAAATAAAGGAGATCTCAACGCTGAGACTTTCCCTTACTGAATGATTTCTTCAATAGGAACTAAACCATCTTCTGTGTTAATGTATTCATCACCATCTAAATAGATATTAGAAGTGAACATATCACCAAACTTAAATTGTAATGGAGTGAGTGGCTTTTCCTTAGATGATTTCTTTGTTAAGAACTGAATTTCTTCATTAGATACTTCCGTGAATTCCCTATCAATAACACCATTTGTGTAATTAGCATCTAATTTTAAAATGTACGCATAAGTTCGAAACATGACTATTCTCCATACTGGGAGTATACCTCGAATCCCAGTATTGGGGATTTCTTTTAAAGCATTATAAAATCTTTTACCATATATACCATTAGGATATTTTTTGCAATAATTAACTCCACCAAACATAGAAGGAACAACAAAACGATCTATAATATTGCTGTTGTTATCCCAAATTGTGATTCTACATCCACGAATACCATTAGCCCTATTGCCGTTCATTTCAGTCACTCTTTTCATATTGGGAGTATACCTCTTGTTTGTCTATTGGGGATTTTCAAGTAAAGCATAACGAGTAGCACAAATTAGTGAAGGTGCTACTTCATTAATTGGACAATGAGCAAAATTTGCATATTCAATAATAGCTGGAATAATATGTTTTAGTTCATCTTCGGTAGGAACTCGAATTTCTTCCAATGTCAATCTACATGCTTCAATAATTAAATCTGTTCTAAAAGCCATTTTTACCGTCTTAAAAAACGTTTGATATCATCAGCCCAAAATTGCTGACCTGAACAAAAATCTAAAGTTCTTTGGGTGTTGATAATCTCATGTAGTGTTTCTTCGAATTCTGGACTAAATTCAATTAAATCATCTATTATCTGCTCATAACTAACAGGCAAATTTCGATTTTTCAAATTATAGTCTAGCTCTATAGTTAGATCATTACTTGTAAATCTTACCTTGTTATGTAGAGATAAACGTTCGATTACATAGATATTAGCCATTTCATTATCCTTGTTCTTCTGTTTTTGCAAGCACTTCATAGTATACATCAACTGTTAGCCAATCCACACCTGGTAATTCTCTGTGTATTGCATCTAATGTAATATCTTCGAAAATCGTATTTTCTGGATCGTCTTGAAATACATCAACTACAATTCTAGTTTCTTGCACAATGGTCTTTTTAATTCTTACTATATACTTCATCACTCTTAATATACATAAAAGGATGACCTTCTGGATGATTACCAGAACCCATATAGACAAAATGACGTTTAGTTGGCTTATCATCAAAAATGAGTGCAACATCCTCTCCAGGGAAAAGTGCATTCAATCTTCTAGTGATAGATGCCATTGTCGAATTCTTATCTACAGTAAGTTTAATCATAATCTCCCCTTTGTGCCTTTCTTGCTTCAAGTCGATTGCTAACACGATTATGCTTGCTAGTTCCCTTAACATGAAGACCGTAACCGCTGTAAGTAGTGTGCGATCCACCAGCAAATGGATCAACAGTAATTTTGATGATTAGGGTTTTCCCTCGTTTTTCGACCTTCGCTTTTTTCATAGTCTTAGTATACCTCGGTTTCCCCTATTGGGGATTATTTAATTATATGCACTGTCTTGAATCAATTCCGCTCTCTTGTAATAAGCCTCATTGCGTTTTGCAAAAATGTTTGCAATTCGAGCCTTTTTGGGCATTCTGTAAAGTGTTGATCTGCCGACTTGTTCTCCCTGCACTGTGGTTGCAAACTTTGGGCTTGAATTAAAGCACACGATCTTTACCAATTCCATGCAAGGCTTCGAAGGGTATCGGCGAGTTGGCTTGCTCCAAGTTACTCGAATTACGGTTTCGTCAGCATCATTTTCGAGTGCATTTTCAGCTCGTTCAAGTTCAGTGAGAACATTCTTGATTGCCGCTGCTGACTTAGCGCACAAATTGTAAACCTCTTCGACAGAGGTCACTGCATACCCCTTCCCCTTGATGCTGATAATAAGACTTTCGCCTAGTTGCTGAGTATTTGGTTTGAGAGTGTTTTCCATTAGATTCTCCTTGCCGATCCTTTCGGCTTATGGATTTATTATATCACGCTTTTCGTGATTTGCAACCTATTTTGTGAGCGAAGTATATAAATGCCTTTGATTATCCCTTTTTAATTCAATGAATCCAATAGGAGTTCTATTGCACTCTTGAGGGAAAATACCGTGGGTCAAGTTTGGGTCCACGATCAGAGTATACCTTGATTTTCCTTATTGGGGAATTTTCTTCCCACAAAGAATACACACGTTCTCACCATCATTGAATTCGTGAATGCAATACCTTTGAATTTCCTCAATTCGCGCTCTAATCCGTTTAAGAATACGTTCACTACGTGTGATATATCCTAGATGATCCTTTTCACTAACTAGGAGATTATCAAGCCGTTTAATTTGAGATTTAGATAGTCCTGTCATTATAGTGTCACCGCCATTTTGTCATATTGAAACTTAGTACCACCTTCATTCCAATCTAATTTTTCAGTAATCTCAAAAGGAACACCAATAAAGACTCCAACTAGATCATAGATACTGTCTTGTGCTTTGTCTTTTGTTCCATGTTGAGAATAGCAGTTTTCGAATTCATCAATTACTGAAAATGGTTTATCCATGATTAGAGTATACCTTTTATTCCTTTATTGGGGAAATCCAAAACGCGCATTAGCTTCATCAATTCGTGCATAGACATTAAGAATATCTATAGCTTCTGCTGCATTAATCCAACCTGAAACAAAAGCAAACCAATGTGTTGTTCCCATTAATCTCTTGCGTTGAGTTTGGTCTAAGGTGGAATTATCACGCTGATTATCTAAGCGATTCTGTTTAATACGATCCATAAGCAAAGTATACCTCGGTTTCCCCCATTGGGGAAATCAAATTAATAGACGAACTTTCGTGCATCCTCAAGACGAGTCGAGTCAAGCCAAATCTCAGTTACCGTTTCCTTTGGAGTAACACGATAAGGGATTGGACCACCTTCAAGCTTGGAATACTCAAGTACCTCAAGAATCAAGGCGATGTCAGGACTGTCCTTTGGAAGTCGATAGAAGAACGAATACGAATCTGCTTTTAGATTGGATGCCATGTTGTTTTGTTTTTACCTGCTTTTAGATTTCATCTCAGAGTTCTTGCGATGATGATTTTATTATACCCTATTCTGTATAGTTTGGGTTGTGTCTACCACAAACTGATTGTGTATCTGGATGAATTTTACATACTGGACAATCTCCGAACTTGTCCAAATCTGCACGATTGCAAAATGATTCATCATGATACCAAATGAACTTATCTGATCGGTGAGTTAAAGCCTTTTCTTCAACTTCTTCAACTACAACCAATGGTCGTTTAAAAAATGCCATTAATGCAGTTGAATCACTAAAACTAACTACATTTACTAGTTCCCAACCATTTTTACCCACTTCATCAATTGTTGAACTTAGTTCAACATAGCCCATTCTTAAAATTATATATTCCCACTGTTGCATTAGTTCTCTCCTGTTAACTTAGCTCTTTCTTCAAAAGGGCTGATATATGGAGGATAGATTGACTTCCAAATACCAGCGGTGAAATCCTTACCATCAAGCCATGCATACATGTATGGTGCAACATCCTTAGCATTAGCCTGAATCCACAATGCTTTATCCTTTCGCTCAGTTAAACCTGCGAACGCAAGTCCCATCTGAGCAATCTGCACCTTGCTTTCAATTGCATCAAACTTATCCTGAAGTTGTGTTTTTGTTTTAGTTGCGAATTCATAAAATTCATCTGGTAAAGCAGATGCAATTTCTTCTAGAGATTTTCCATCTTTCATTAATTCCCAAACTTTTCTAGAACTCAATCCTGTAACAATTCCATGAAGTGACATATAAGTTTTCATCTTCAGTTTCATACGGAAACCGTTAGAAAATCTAACAACAAAACCTTCTTCATTTGGAATGTCTAATGATTTCATTGTTTCAATATCAAGACCATCATATCGCTTAACAATATTGAAATGTTTAGGGAATTGATCATATTCAACTTCTTCTAATGTTCGCATATCATACATTGTTAAAAGAACAACATCGCTTTCTTTATATAACACCACAATACGATTTTCTAACCCGATATATTCGAAAATATAAGTGTAATTTGGATCAAAATCATTAATGTTATACTTTTCTTTTAACAATAAATGAGCCATTTGTGATTGCGGTGATTTAAATGAGCCACGAGTGTTCACAAGAAGTTCATCACCTAATCGTCTCACAATGATACAAGAACCGTCCAATTTTGTAAATGCATCAAATGGAAGATGATAAGGAATTAAACCTTCAGTGACTTCGAAATCATTAAAAAATTTTTCCATAGGTTTTGAAATGATATTGTATTCATTATCAATAACCGTACCACGACTATTAAGAGTTTCAAAATTCCACACCTTTTTGAACGCAGCCAAAGGCGTATAATTTAATAGATGATATAATCCATTTTCATGAGGAATCTTGTGAATATATCCCTCAGTAACCATTTTCTCAAGATTTTCTACATTAAACATTTGTTGTCATCGCCTTTTCTATATCCCAATTTCGATATATCCTTTTGTTTAGTATACCTCAAATCAGGGTGTTGGGGATTTTTATTAATCGACTTCAATTCTAAGAATTGTAAGATCCTTCATGCGTTCATACATATCAGTATGCATTTTAGCCATGTCATCACGCACTTCTTTATCAACACTATCGTTAGCTAACCATTTCATTGCTTGTAGAAGTTGATATGTTTTAGCCGAATTAAGATATTCATCTATATGTTGGATAACACCACACAAAGCATCATCTTTCATGTGTTGTCCACCACCTTTTGTATATACCTTTTGTTTCTTGGGGATTACAAAATTCCCATCAGGAATTTCAAAGGTCACTCTAATCATTATTCTGCCTCAAACAAAGATTCATCATATGAATAGAGTATACCTAGATTTTCCTTATTGGGATTTTAAATACTACAACAACAATCATCATTAGAAATCTCAAATGGACAATTATCACCGCAAACACTTCTATTACTACGATCATACACAAAGTAGATAATAGAATCTTCCATCTCTAGTTTATCAGTATCACCACCTAAACCAGAATAGAATAAATACTCAGTACCTGGGAAACCACCAAAGTCTTTAGGTGACTCAATTACCCAAAGACATTTTCTATCTTTATTTGGATAATCTCCAAAAGGAAAATCATAAGGTTGATCTTCAGGATGCCAAATTCTAATACAATTTGGCTGCACTGAAGATTCTTTAACGTCGTATAAATCAATGTTCATGACTTATTATAAGTCTTATGATTCAGAATTGATTACCTTCATCCAATGAATAGCGGTAACCCCTCTTCTTGCTCTAAATCGTTTTGCACAGCGTTCTACATCTGTAGCAAATTTCACTGTAACTTCTCTAACAGAAGCATGAGGATGTTTCTTTACCCATATGTACCACTTGTCAATACGTGGCTTATAAGGTTCCTCATTAAGTAAAATATCTATGTTGCGATCTGCATTGTATAACCAATGATCAGAATGATCACTTAGTAATTGGAATAACCCCTTACAACCGTAATATTCATCTTTTGGATTAAATTCAGATTCATGCCAAGCATTAACCCAAGCGCCTATAATAGCCCTCTTGTCATTAATACCTCTCTTACGAAACCGTAACTCAATCTTCTTGGCAATGTTCTTGCGCTTGTCGAATGTTTTACGGTCATCTATCTTTACAACTTTAGAAGTTAACTTCTCATAGAGTAAATGCGTTTTCTTTATTGGATGAGCAGTAAATGATAATTTATGTGTTTGACCTTCGGACAAGGTACTTCCACAAGATAATGTCAATAATGCAACCACTGGTAAAAATTTTGTCAATTTCATTGTTCTCCTATCGTTTGATCCAACTTCTTATAATCGAAATTAAATCATATTGTTGTGCAACACTGATATGACAACACTCACTTACCTGGGAGCGTCGTTCATATTCTTTTGTGTGCTATCCCTATCCTCATTGATAAAGATTAGTTACTAATAAATTAATAACTTCTATTATTATACCCCAATGAGATAGTAAAGTGCAAGTAGAGAATTTTTTTAATCCCTAGCTTGCACTTTATTGTTGTTATTTACGCTTGATTAGGCGACGTTTGCAGCTTCTTGCTCAGCAAGAACTTCAGCAACTACGTCAGGAATATTATCAATGAGATTGATAAGAACAGCATCCTCAATAGTCGTAACATCACCAGTAGCAACTTCAGCAGCTTCATCTCCAACAACTACAGAAGCAGCATAAGTATCAGCAGCGTTGAGAACTTCAGTAGTGACTACATCAACTACTGTATTGTTCTTGCTACCAAGAGGACGACCACGACCAGAAGCAGTGTAACCAAGGAAATCAGGCATTCCAACCCAACCATCCTCACGATAAGTTAGACCAGGAGCAGCAGGTACACTCTCAGGTCGCGCATCAGTCTTGCACCACTCATTCCATGCCTTGATAGAAGTGATATTTAGACCCTGTACATATGCCTTTGCATCCGCAAATGAGAGAAAACCGATGAAGGTTAGAGGCTTTCGCCCACGTCGAGACTTTTCCGTAACAGTTGTAGTATTTTCCATTGTGTGTCCAGTATACCTCAAATTTTTGTGTTGGGGATTTTCTTTAGTCGCCTTGACTTCCGAACATCCCCGCATGAGATTGTTTTTAGTATACCACAAATTAATCATTTGTCAATACTTTTATTGACTTTTTTAAAAATCCCCAACACTCAAAATTAAGGTATACTTATATCATGAACGAACAACTAAAAAAACTTCAGAGACTCTATGATCTATTGGAACCATCTAATGTGGTAGGATCTACTGCTATTTTACTTAAAGATGCACGATACGTAACCAATTGTAAAAATTAGGGAAGCTCTAGCTATTAGTATTCTGGGATGGTCGGAAAGGGATGAAGATGAATGAGTTTCCCCATTTCCCCTAAATGATTTTATCTATACACTTATTACTCAACGTGTTTATGATAACCTTCTGAATTAACCGCATTCCAATTGCGCTTAGTGTTCTTATCTTGCTTATACTCTAACATTTTAATTAACTCATGAGGCGTGAAACCTGCCCTATGTACTCCATCAAATGCTAATAGTATTAAATCAATCCATTCTTCTAAGTCATCAGGTTTAGCTTTAATCTCTTTTATCTCTTCTACAATATGATTGAGAACACCATCAACAGTAACTGTTGGAAATGTTTCTTTTGACCATCTATTCTTTCTAGCTAAAAATCCAAATAATTCCATTATTTTTTATCCTCTATAATAATTCCAACCTCAAAATAATTAACATGACCTAATGTTGCAGGACGTGGGGTTTCACTACGCCATATTAATTCACCTGTTTCATCATTGTAATGTTCTTTAATTCCACCTTGAGAATCAGCAGGTAAACAAGTAATTTCATTAATGTGGATTTTACCACTCATTCCTAATTGTGAATTTTTGACAATTTCATCAGTAGTGATAGTTTCCGCATCTGAAAAATTAATTTCATAACCAGCTTTATTTGCAGCTTCAGTAAACTTAGCTAATAATTGTCTTAATAAAGAATTCTTAACTCTTTCTACACCATGATTATTCCAAAGCTTTACCCAGTTCTCTTTATCATCAAATTTAACTGTGGGATAACAAGCAATTTCTACTAATGGAAGAACTTTACCTCTATCTGCATTAGTGGCATACTCAAAATGAGTATTACCTAATATACAATCTAATGCTTTTAAATAAGGCTCCATTGCTTCATTAATTCGTTTACAAAATGATTGAGCTAAAAATACACGTCCATTAAGAGTTGTCATATAATGACAAAATTTTTCTTCAATACTTCCAGGTAAAATACCAATATCATTCATACTCTATTATAAACACAAAGACCCTAACTAGATAATCCTAGTTAGGGTCTTTTCGAATTTTCGAATTTCTAAATCTTTCGATTTTCGAAAATCTAAATTAGAACTCTAAGAGTTCTTAGAACTGGCGTCCTACTGTGAATCCAACAACAAAGTTCTGGAATTTAAGAGTTTGCGCTGAGAATGGCTGAGTAACGTCCCAACCCTTATATCCACCAAGTAGATTAACTGACCAACCACTTAGAGGCTTGCCTAAAAGATCGTACTGTAAAGCACCACCAACCCAAGCTTGACTTGTAGTACCTGTCTTAACCAATGGAGTAACAACTAGAGCATCTAGGCTCAAACGAGGAAGCAATTGTGTAACTTGACCAGTTACACCAACCATACCTTGATAACCATCATGAAGATAGGTTAGACTAATTCCATTAGAATTAGTGGTAACAGCAATAGACTGTTCCTTGACTTGTTGATTTGACTTAGCAACATAAACAGTTGGCTTAGCATTTGTTGTGGTCGTGACAACCTTTGTTGTGGTTGTTGTGGTTTGGGTTGTTGTTTGGGCAAAACCCATAGCTGACAACGCGAGTGTAGCGATTGCAACGAGACTTAATTTATTCATGTTTTTATTTTTCTCCGTATCTTATTATAATTCAGTAGTGAGTTAAACTACATACTGAATTTGAGGATTGTCAATATTATCTAATAAGAAAATACCAACAATTGGATCGCCCTTAGCTTTAGCTTTATCTAAAGCATCATCTAATGTTAATTTAGTGACCTTACTCCCAGGTGGAACATCCCCAACTAAGTGATCCATGTACATTATAGCACGACCTTCTGACGAAAAGCAAGCTATACCACGATCACCCTTATGGAAATATAATGCATATAAATTGCCAGGGTACTCAATCAAATATACATGGTTGGGAAATGATGGACCAAACAAACTATCAAAGCCGCTTGGAGTATTTTCAAAATCCTCAATTCCTGGTCTTACTTTAACGTGGGGATCTGCTACTAACATACAAACCTATTATACCGTATCTTCAATGACTTTATCTTTCGATTCTTTCGAATTTTCACTTTCTAGAAGTTTACTTTTATTTAATAACTCTTTTATAAAAGGTTTAGCTATTTGTAATCCTTCCATCTTAGAACAAATGAAATATACATTTTGACCTTGACGAAAATAATACTTAGTGTCTAATGACTTTAAAAAGTTTTCGAAATCTACTGCTGTGGTTTCATCATTGCACACAGCAGTATATTCATATAGATTCTTAATCTCTTTCTTGAGTAACATAATCTCCTATTTTCCCTAATCTGATTATACAACCAATGCTAACTCTTGTTCACTCTGATTGTAATATGCAACACTCTTCTCTTTGATCTTGCGAATCAAATTTAATGTCTTGCGATAATCTAAAGATAACTCTGATGCTACCTCTTGAGCATTCATCTCTTGCTCAAAATGATATTCGAATATCTTACGCTCAACATCTGAAAATGTTTCTTTCATGTTATTAATCAAAATCCGCAATGTTAATTGTTCCTCATTTAAAACGTTTGGATCTTCAATTAATAATTCATGGGACTCTTCATCATCATTATCCATTAAATCAGAAAACATAGCTGGAGAATCTAATAACTTTACACGCTGTAAAGCTAATGCAATGTCACTGTCATTTACCCAATTGCGCTGACGCTCAAATAACTCTTTCTTCTCAGGATCACTATCATAACCACCAGCAGCATATTTAATGTCTTGACGTAAATGAGAATTGGAACTTACCATCCTGGCTGAATAACGCTGGTTGTTTGCAAATGGATAAGCGTTGCTATGAATCCATGTGTTTAAACTACTACCCTTCTCAATTCCTGTTTCGAAATCGTAAGTTAAAAGAGCATATAAAAATCCCTGACTTGCAAAACCTACGAAATCCGCATACTCAAATTCATGGGGATTAGAATGACTTAACTTGTGAGCAGTCTTGTGAAAAAAACGATCATACTTTTGAACTAAGTATTGTAAAGCAATTTGACCATTTGGATGATCATACCAACGAATGAAATGATACCATACTTCTATATCTTTCATCGTCGCTAAAACATTAGCACCTGGAATGTGATTGCTGTAACTAGTAGGGAAACCCTTTACTTGATAAGGGGCTTGATCCCCTTCGGATTTTATGATACCACGTATCTTTGAATTATTTTTCATTATTTTCCTTACTTCACTGTTAAACCTATTGACTTTAAAAATCTGCGGTCTATATTGGGGAAGCCTGTTATTTGTACAGTTTTTTCTAAAGAACTAGAATGAATTTCAACACCTTTATCAATTTCTTCTATGTCAGATAAAGTAATAATACAATTACCCCTATCTTCCTTTTTCGAAAAATGAAATCGTTGATTAGAACTTCCAGCTATAGAATCTACTGTCTTTAAATTTTCTACAAATTTCCCGTCAATTAAAACATCAAGCAGTCCTAGTAGTTCTTCCGATCTTTCGAATTTCTCAACCTCTTCGATCTCAAAACCACTATAACAAATAATTCCGTATTTTAATATTCCTTGTAATACATATGGCTCTAATTGAATTATTAATTCCAATAACGCCTCTCGCTGTAATAATGGCTCACCACCACTAATAGTTAAACCATCACAACCACTCGCTAATATATCTTTTACTAACTCTTCTACTGTCTTTAAATAACCACCAGTAAATGCCCAAGTACTAGGATTGAAACAACCAGGACACGCAAAGGGACAACCCTGTACCCAGAATACATAACGACCACTCTCAGTTGGACCATTTACAAAAGATTTACTAATCTCTGAATGTAATTGAAAACTACCCAAACTTAAATCTCCATTTCGCAATACCACTCTTCCTCAGTACCTATAAATAAACTCTTACTTAAAGTTACTTCACGATCTTTTTGATAATCTATCTTGTAATTAAACAATATGCACTCAACATCAATAGATAAGATATCATTAACAATAGGTGTACTGTCATTGAATATCGTTATCCAATATTTACCAGGATGTAATACTATTGGATCTAGTGCTGTGTAATCTGAGGATATTAATTCGTCCTCTAAAAGAGGATATAATTTAGTAACTCCTTTCGAATTTCGTAATTCTAGCCATACACCTTCAAGGATTTGTAAGGTGGGGAAAACTCCGAAGTCTGTTAACATCATCAATCTATTATAGGTTCAATCAACTAAGATTTACCTTAGATGCGTTCAATAACTCAATGATTTTCGAATCTTTACCCTTGATAACATTATTTAATTTTGTGACCGAATTACTTAACTCAATAACACTGTTCTTTAAATTATCTATTTGAGTTCCTAACGTAAATTCAACATTCGCTTTCGCTGCGTCTTTCTGAATGACCATATTATTATACGTAGTCTGAAGCGCATTACGTTCCTCACAACGTAATGATTCTATTAAGGATATCTCTTTATCATAGTCTGATTTTAACTTTGATATCTCAGCAGCATGAGCGGAATTTAAAGCGGCAATTTCAGCAACATGAGTATCTATTGCATTTTGTAAATCAGTAACATAAACACTAATGGCAGAATTAATAGCATTTTGCTGATTACCACTTATTGTGCCAATTTGCTGAGCCATCTCATTTTTTAAGTCCTGCAATTGTTGTGAAAGTGATTCTACTGTATCAGTTATTGCCATATTCTACTTTATACAGATTAATACTTTCGATATCAGACCATCGTGTGTTTTTTAATTTTTTACGGTGAACACGAAAAGTACCCAAGAACTCCAAAAAACTTACAAAGTTTATATAAAAACAACCTCTCAAAAACCTTATCCAGTCTTTCGAAATTCAATATTGTTTTTTGAAAAACTTTAACAGTAACAAGTTCATTTTTATATAGTCAATTCAAAAAATTACATTAAAATTGCTCCGGTAGCATCTATTAAAGTTATTTTTGAAAACTTTCTCTCATTTTTTGAAAAAACAACGTTTTCGCAGTTATATTCTCTTGATACCTTAATTTCAAAAAATTTATTATCTTAGTTCATATCAGTAATATCATTTTTTAGATCACTCAAGCTTAAATTAATACTATTTTTAATACATTCTCAGCAAATCTATAAAATTATATAAACTTCAACGTCTCGGAGTTGAATTTTATATCAACTTTATTCCCATGTTTTTCCCATGAAATTCCCAGATTCGCCCAGGATTTTCCCAGAAAGTTTTAGGAGTTCTAAGAGTTCTAGGAGTTCTAGGAGTTCTAGGAGTCTTCTTGATCTTCTCCATTTTCTGAATTAATCATTTCATGTAGTTCATCAGTAAATGCCACATTATCAAATTGGTTCCATTGAATAACTTGATAGAATCCTTGATCACTGATTGGTGTTTGCAATCGGAAGTAAGGATTCATAGGATATTCTTTAATATACCTATCCATGTATTTATCAACATGTTGAATAATCTTATTCATTTTCATTTGCACTTCAAGTTCTTGTTTAGCTTTAGCTTTCAGTGCTTGTTGTCCTATGAAGTCATCAATATTAATAGTGTTGGTTGTATTGGTTGTATTGGCGGTCATCATAATAATTATACTATCTCGCTTACTAGATTTCCTAAAGACCTAGTAAATACTCCTAATACTCTGAAAACTCCTAATACTCTGAAAACTCCTAATACTCTGAAAACTCCTACTCTATTCTACTTTACTCTACTTAACACGCTTTTATTTGTTCTGGAGTATATTTTCTAGTGAACACGAGATTGATACCATTTTCTCCAATCTGCATTCTTTACAGTTAGTGCATCCAGTTCTTCGATCATTTTTTCCACAGTAGTTTTCTCAGGAATATTTGGTTTCACATAGACCCACCACGGACCCTCATATTCTTTATCAATTTCGATATTGACTTTATTAGGTCTAGCGAATCTATATTCCAATTGTCTTTTAAATTCATCTTGATCATTAAATTGATAAGGATTCACTTTAAGTTTACATCGAAATTTTGAATCAGGTCTAACTCTAACATGTCTTCGAATATGTTTATAGTAATAGTTTTCAATTCTTTCGATTTCTGCAATCATGATTGCTAGTTCTTTATCAACCCATGCATTAACCCAAGATTCTGTTGTTGTCATAATCATTCTATTTCCTTTTCTTTAGTTTGCAAAAATAAAAAGAATAACAGCGATAACCACTGCTATAATCAGTCCAAATTTTGCATCTTCTATCATTTATGCTTTTGTTTTCATTTACTCCTACTCTATTCTACTTAACACGCTTTTATTTGTTCTTGTTCTGGAGTATATTTTCCAGTGAACACGAGATTGATACCATTTTCTCCAAAGAGTTTAGTCAGCATTTCTTCTTTCTTCTCTAGTGTAATTAGTTTACTATCATTAATGTTAACAGCTTCCGAAACCCAATTCAATGACCTTCCTGTATCTTCTACATCAACCAAGAGATTAATAAATTCAAGTTGTTTATAATCTTCTGGAAAAGTAATTCTAGATGGTATTGTCACATATTCGTTTAGTTTATGTGACAACGATGGTAGTAGTTGTTCTGTAGCAAATCCAAGACAGCATTTCAATCCTTTATGATTTCTAAGACATGTAGGACCGAAGTTGTAAGAATTCCGTACCCCTCCTGTTCTCCACTTAGGTCTATCAATTGTCACTGTAGGAGTATTAGGAGTATTAGGAGTATTAGGAGTATTAGGAGTATTAGGAGTTATAGGAGTTATATCCATTTAAACTTTAATCCCTGCTTCTGTAAAAGCTTTAATTTGTTTCTTTGCTTCTGTAAAAGCTTTAATTTGTTTCTTTGTATAGTCGCCTTTAAAGACAAGATTGATACCATTTTTCAGGAACAGATCGGTAAGCATTTGTTCTCTCATTTTCTGAGTAATGGAATCATTATCATTAATTAGAAAAGCCTCTGTGATCCAGAGTTTATCATGTGGTCGAATTCTGCTATCACAATATCCCATTGATGTACCTGTAACAAAATCAAACAGTAGTTTACTATTTCGATATTTGGTCACATTTTTATAATCGAAGTTAATATCTTCTGGTGTTCCGACATCTTGGATATCTTTTTCTTTAATTTCTGGCATCAACTGTTTACAAGCAAATCCAAGGCAGCACATATGTCCTTTCGTTGTAAGTAGTGCAGTATCTCCAAAGATTTCATCTAGATAACATCCTCCTGTTCTCCATTTTGTTCTATTAATTGTTACTGTAGGAGTTGTAGGGATTGGTTTTGTATTCATGATTAGAGTATACCTTAAATTTGATTGTTGGGGATTTTATCGAAACGATTGACTATCTGCTTGTTTAAGTAGATCAATCAATTTATCTGCATTGGCTTCATTCTTGCTAAGATTTCCTTCTTCAGCGAAGAAGCAGAATTGTTTATTATTGATATAGACATAGACAACTTCTCTATTATAGTCTTTGGTAAAAACGGTTGATTGTGGATTTTTCATTTTTTTCTTTCCTTAATTCCTTTAAAGGAACAGAATTGTCCAATTACTGTATTGCCCTTTTCTGGACCCACCAACAGTTTAACTTCCATTTTCGCATCTTCGATAGGTTCTTTAGCGATATGCAGAAGTTCAATATTAGGAAGGTTTTTAAGATCGGTTATCATGTTCAGAGTATACCTCGAATCCCCTTATTGGGGATTATCTCTTCTCTTGTTTTTTTTGCTATCCTATCCTATCCTATCCTATCCTATCCTATCCTATTCTTTTAGTGCTTGTAATTGAATTTTCGTATAGTGCTTGTAATTGAATTTTCGTATAATTGCCAACAAATTCAAGATCAATATCATTTTCTTTAAACAAGTTAATAAGTTTTTGTTCTTTTTCTGGCAATGTCAAATCCAGTTGATCATTAATTTCAACTGCTTCTGCAATCCAGTTCTTTTCCATAACTGCATTACCTTCATCATAAAGATCAAACATTAGTTCAATATTTTTATATCTTCCTGGTGACGAAGGAAAGTCAATTTTATATGGCATATCACAAGTTTTCAAGTGTTTTACTGAAATAGATGGAAACAGTTGATTTGCGGCAAATCCAAGGCAGCACTTATATCCTTTTTCTGTAGCTAGAGCGGTTCTACCGAATGCATAAGCTAGTGATTTAGCGTCTCCACCCATTCTCCATCTAGCACGATTAATTGTAACTTTAGTCATTTAATTTTATCCCAGCTTGTTCAAAAGCCTTAATTTGTTTCTTTGTGTAGTCTCCTACAAATTCGAGTGTGATTCCATTTTCCTTAAACAGTTGAGTAAGTTGAAATTCTTTTGCTTCGATTGATTTAGCTGCACTATCATTGATTCGAATGGCATCATCAATCCAAGATTTCTTAATAATCGAATACTTACTTTCATCATCTGAATATCTATAATTATTATCTTTAAAATCCGCAAAGAGTGGAAGATTCTTATATCTTTTACCAGGAAGTGGAAAAGCGATTTCTGCTGGTTCTGTAGCATCATTAATGATTTTATGAGTCAATGATGGCATTAATTGCTTACATGCAAATCCAAGGCAACACATATAGCCTTTTTCTGTAACAAGGCTAGTAGTGCCAAAAAGGTCTTCTAGGACATGGTTTTGTCCTGTAAAGCCTGTTCTCCATTTAGCACGATTAATTTTGACTGTTGGGGTTTTCTGTAGATTAGGATTAGTTTTCATTATGCTGTTTCTCATTATATCGTTTCAAGGCATTACCAGTAAGTCGAACATGGAAATCACCATCATTTTTAATAATGTTTTCACAGATAGCAATAAGTCGATCTTTTGGTTCAAGATGTTCATATAAAAAGCTTGCTTTATAGAATACTTTATTTTTAAAACTACCGTTAAGATATTTAGCTTCAAAAGCATTTTCGATTATATTAAGTTGTCGCCTAGTAAAGACACCATCCAAACTTGAGACAAGTCCATCATCCCCAATAATTCCACTATCTGAAAAATCCTCTTTCAGATTTTGGTCCACTTTACAATGGTTGAACTTTGCAACTTTTACAACGAATAAAGCACCTTTAGCACAACAATTACAGTAAGGAAGCTCAAGAAGGATAGTTTGCATATCTTCCCCAAACTGAACTTTATTAAAATTATAATCCGCAAGGACATATGATCCTACTATTGGATTTATAAATCCAACTTGAATAGCTTTAAGTGTATCCTTAGCTACAGCAACTCTACGTTGTGCAGGGGTCATTTTAGCGAAAGATTTATTATTCTTAGTAATTTTTTCGCTAAGGTCTTGGATATATTTGGTGGTTTTCATTAAGCAGAGTGTACCACATTTTCAGTAGGTGTCAATAGATTTTCAGCCAACAAATCAATTCTGCTTGAAATTCTTGCAGATTCTTCAGCGGTTTTCTTTACCTGTTGTTTTCTTTCTTTCGTTTTTTTAATTTTCTGTTTCTTAGCATAGACTACATCTTGATGTCCTTCAAGAATATCAATAGGAATATCTTTAAAGCTTTCTGAGCCTTTAATGCTCACAGTAGTTTCAGTAACGATCAGATCGCCTCTAATGACTACACCTTTACGAATACTGAATCCGTCTTGAATCCAGTCTTGTATAAATTTATAACTATTCATGTTCTCTTAGATTCTCACACATAAGTCTAATCATTTCAAGTTGTGTTTCATTAGCACCTTGAAAAATTCTAGTAGCTTCGAGTTGTCGCAATCCATTTCCATTTTTAGTTTTTGTCTGTTGGGGAAGTTTTCAAAAATAACAGATTACCTTAACTATGGTTTCGTCTTTAGCGGCAAGCCATCTATGATGACCGTCTATAATTCTATATTTATCACCAATTAATTTATATATTCCAATAATATCGCTATAACTATAAGATTCACCATTACATCTTCGAAGATCAATTGGTGTTAAGATATCACTATATTGAATATATTCAATAAAAAATTCAGTATTTTTTAAATCATCAGAGATATAACCATATTCCTTATTTAAGATAAATCTAATTTTATCATTATCATTAAGAGCTAACATTTCTCTTGCATCATCATAAAATTTGACATCATCGTTATATGCAAAATAGGCATCACCTAATTCTTGACCATAATAACCACCTTCTATGGCGATATCGTACTTTTCTGGTTTGTATAGTTTATGAATAACAAACAATCTTTCGATACAATAATTCTCTATATCTGACCAAATAGGCTTAGGTCTTTTACCGGGTTTTAATGTTGATTTAAGTTCTTTAATTATTTCTTCATTAGGAACTTTTGTAATGACTAAATCTACAATCTTACCGCATCTACAATAATCATCTTGACAACAACTTGAGCCATGTTGACATTCATAGTAATAATCACAATTATATTCAAAAGCGTAGTGGTTCATGATTATAGTATACCTTAAATATGTCTGCTGGGGGATTTTAAATGGAGAGAGGGTAGGTTCGAACTAATCTGTATTAAAATTCTACTTTACTAAACAAATATATAATTGAGACTCTAACTCACTACTGCTTTCACCCATGAATTGCTTCATGCTTACTTTATGCTATTATAACCATTAACTAACTGCTTATATATTCTTCCCTCTCGGAATTGTCCGTTAAATCGTTCCAGTATGTTACCATTTAAACAGGTTTACGACATCGTTACAACTCGGAGTGGGCGCTAGAGGACTCGAACCCCTGATCAGCTCCACTACAACTTTATGTCATAGTGGAACTGCCGTTAACCAACTTCGGCAAACGCCCATTTTCTCGTGAGAAAGATAGGAATCGAACCTATACACTCTTCTTTTTCTATTGAATTTAAAGAGAAACTTCTGCGCTTTCTATGTACCACTTATAGCTTTCTTTCTCGTGCGCAGGAAAGATTATTTCAGCTTTCCTATTATATACATTAGGAGTTCAGCCTAATTCATGAAATAAATTTCATCCTACCATCAACGTAGTATATATATCCGTCTCGTACCCGATGAAGGTAATGCAATTAGCCTTTCCGGTTCCCATTTCGGAACTTGACCATATTTATCTCGTTGGCTTATGGATGTATTATACCTCGTTTTTCATACTCTGTCAAGGAATCGAAAAGGAATCTTCGATTATTTTAAGAAGATAGATTTATGAACACTCCATTATCTAATAATATATCAATAGAATATTTAAATCAATTTAAAGGTGATCCTCAAATTGAATTAATTTGTTATGCTTGTAATTTATATTTTATAAGAAAGAAATCTCAAATAAATAAAACTCTTAAAAGAAATCAACCACTTTATTGTTCTACAAGGTGCATGACATCACAAAAAAGTATAAAATATAGAGTTCCTAAAGAATGTTCATGTTGTAGTAAAAAAATAACAGTAAGATTAGGAGCAATAAAAAAATCAAATACTGGAAGATTTTTCTGTAATCATAGTTGCGCCACCACCTACAACAATAAAAACAAAACACATGGCAATAGACGATCTAAATTAGAGGTTTATCTTGAAGAACAAATACAATTACATTACCCAGAGTTGAATTGTGAATACAATAAACATAAGGCGATTGATTCAGAATTAGACTTTTATTTTCCAACACTGAAATTAGCTATTGAACTTAATGGTATTTTCCATTATGAACCAATTTACGGGCAAGATAAATTGAATAAAATTCAAAATAATGACAAACAAAAATCTATTTTATGTAATGAAAATGGAATAGAATTTTGTACTATAGATTCATCTAAATGCAAACACTTAACTCAATCTCATAAAGATGAATATTGGTCTATTGTAAACAATTTAATTAAAAATATTTACAATAGACATATTTAACGCGAGCCCGATGTAGGCATCGAACCTACACATCAAACTCACCAAACACCACTACGTTACTTACTCATTATCTTAGAGGGTGATTAACATTACGTACTCTAAGCCTCACTTGCTTTCTCTTTATGCTACTGTCTTCTTTATAAATAACTGTGTTAATCTCAGTTATCTATTTTCCATTCAGCGTGTCCCGTTATTCTTCTCATTGCGCAATGAGTGAATCAATATAGACATCTACTTGTTAAGTCTGCGTTAACCCAAGCTATCGGGCGCTTGCTTTCTTTCTTACTCATTCATTATACCTATCTTGAAGTCTTTTGTCAAGCTTTCTTGAAGATTTTCCTGATTGTGTTGTCTAGAGTATACCTCTAATTCTCCTATTGGGGATTTATTTGTTCGATCTAATAAGTTCGTACATATTATCGAACATTAAATTATCTGGCAATTCATTAATATCAAACCATTTCCATTCTGAGAATTTATCTGGTTCCATTCTGACTACATCAGTTGACCAACATTGATTAGTTAGTTCGCAACCAATATAAAGTGTAATGTAGTGTGAGTTTTCGAAAACATTGCTTGCCCATCCTAAATCCCAATTATCACTAATGATAACATCTAGATTGGTTTCTTCTTTCGTTTCTCTAACAATAGCATCAATTGGATGTTCTGCGAATTCCACATGACCACCAGGGAAACCCCACTTACCATTAGCTCTTTTACCTGCTCTTAATCCAAGTAAGACACAGCCATTATGCTTAATCATTGCAGCTACGCCAACTTTAGGTCGATTGTCTTCATTCATGACTTGATTATACCGTTCTTCCACCAGCAACTTGTGCTGTACATCTTGCATCATTAGCAACACGATAAGCATTATCGGCTGTTTGTTGCGCTCTTTGCGCCTGTCTTTCTACATCATTAATAGCCATATAGATATTGGATATAGTATGACACATACCATTAAGTAAAAATAGTTCGTTTTCCGTAAATGAGTTCAGTTTGGCGTCATCGAATTCATAAAGATCATAACCAGTGGCGTCTTCTTCTGGTCTAGGTTTATAAAAACTTAAATTCATGAATTTAAGTTCACTATAGAATTGCTTTTTAATAGATTCCACAGTAATAACATCCTGTGCCATCAAATGGCTATAAAGTCCACACATAAGAAGATCACGAAGAAATAATTCATTTCTTATTTCTTCTGGTGTTCTTATTTTTTCAATTCTTTCTTCAATTCTTTCTTTAGGTTTCATTGTTTATCACTAAAATATTCTTTCTCAAGTTTTAAGAGTTTTTTTGCTGCAAAAACACATGTAGTCAAAAGTACAATAGTAATGGCGAAACAAGCTGGCATATGATATAAATTTTGAAATCCGTGTTTTATATACGCAGCCCCACATATAGCTAATAGTGTACCTAAACCGTAAAGAGCAGTTATCAAAGTTAGGATGCGATACCACATTATTTGTCCCCATTTATCTTTCATAATCTTAGTATACCTTAATTTTCTCGATTGGGGATTCCCCAAATAATTATAAACCGCTTTGTTTATCCAATCGAAGACTAACCATTTTACGAACTTTTTCTGCGATTTTACTAGTAACATCTTTAGTAGTAAGTCCATTAGATTCTAATGTGTCGGTTTCTTCTTTAATTACATCTGCCATTACCCAACGAATGATATCACCCATTTTTTGAATATCTAGACTATTTTTACAGACAGTATCAATAGCTTGATCTAGTCGATTTTCGGTAACAGCATAATCAATGAATTCATTAATTCCGTTAAGCTTTTCAACGTCTACACTAGCTAAGGTTTTTACTTTACTTACTGAGTGCTTTTCACCTTTAACCTTAAAGATATAACGCTTTCCATTATGAATTGCTGACCATACAGCACCTTCACCCGTACCTGAGAAGCCAAAAGCTTTACCAACTGGGCATTCATCTTCGATTCCAATTGTAATATCAATTAGATCATTTTGTTTTAAAGCTGGGTTATTAAAATCAATATCCATAGTCCAATTAGGATAATCGAAAATATTATAAATACCATTATCAATATCTCTATATGGAGTAATATCAATCCACTCACGAGTAATCTCTTCTTCATTTGTATCAGAAATACAAATATCAAAGATAAAGAAAGATTTAGGAAGGTTAGCAATGGCTACACCCTTTTGAATGTTGCCACCGCACCATTCGGCGTACATATAAATCGTTTTTTCCGTAGGATGATTTGTTAAAATTTGATCAAAAATATTCAAAAACGCTTCTTTATGTTGCATTACAAATGAAGCAAATCCAGCATTATCTTTCTCTGGTGTAATATTTTGTGTACGAGATTGAATTGCAATTTCACCATTATGATATGCAACGCAACTATTGGTTCCGTGAAGCTTGACTGTCCCTCTAAAAGTAACAATTGGCTTAGGTTTAGTGCGATCATAAACTTTATTTCCATCTTCATCTAAACCAATAAATTCAGCCTGACTAAAATCTTTAATTACGGAGCGAAATTGTTCGATTGACGGATATTCCAAAAACTTGATCATTATATTTTTATTTCCTTATATGTTTTGTTGGTTTTAATTCCCATTACTATTAGTTTGTGGGCGTTTTGTGTCATGGCTTATTATACCTTATTGGGAAGTTAAAGCAATCTAAAATCAAGATGCCCAACTACCATATTTTGTAACATTAATTTGTTTTTTATAGAATGCACCACTTTCTTCAATACCAGGATAACCTATTAGTTCCTTGTTGACCATTTTTTTACTTTCATTAATCAATAAGGTGCCTATACCCATTCTTCTATATTCTGGTTTTACATAAATACTTAATCCGTAACTATCATAATGTCGATAGTATTTACCAAATATTACACCAACTGGGATTTTATCATTTAAAGCTAAAATAACAAAATCATTCTTTTGGGGATTTTCCAATGAAGATTTCAAACCCCAATTTACATTATGATACAAATTATGGTTTAATGCCATCAATGCATTTTTTGCATAATCATTTTTTAAGATTTCAATCATGAGATTAGAAAGATTATACCTTGTTTGGGAAGTTTTTAATTCGAAATACTTCTAGTTCATCTGCTAGTTTTCGTAAATTTTCAGGAGTAAAACAAACTGCATTTAGATTTAGTGATACGGAATTACAATAAGACTGCAACTCTAATTCTTGATTAATACAAAGTCCATCAATTAGGTCACCTGTATCTGCATAAATCGTTGATAAAGATAATTGTTCCCCACCATTATCTTGTGGGTTAAAAATAAAAACATGTATGGCTTCTTTAGCGGTTTTCATGGATTTAGTATACCTCAATTAAGCCGTAAATAGTTTTCCTTCAGAAATTCCCTTAAAAAGCGCCGTAGGATCTTCTATAGATGTTTCTCTATCATGATTTTCTCCACGACCAGATGTTGCCACAATATCGTTTTCTGCGGTTAACAGATAAGCATATTTATTTGGCACACAACCAATTAAAATTGGACAATGTGTTTTAATTAATAGAGTTTTAAGATTTGGATAATACAAAGAAATTCTTTCAAACAACATTCTTCTTTCGATGATATTAAGCCAACGTTCCGGGAATGATATTGTGATATTTACAATATCATCTTTAATGATACGTTCTTTAAAACAATTGTGCATAATACCCAATCCAACATAGCTTTCATATTCAAAATCATCAGCCAGAAAATCAGGTCGTCTAAGTACGATAACTTCTACTTTATCAAGTGAATTAAAATAATCTCTTACATCAAACATTATAATCAGAGTATACCTTAAATTTGATTGTTTGGGAAAAATGTGAATCTTTCCCAAGGTGAAGTTCATCTAGTGGAATGTGTTTAATTTTAATATCATTCGCATTAATGTAAGCGTATCCATAGTCCCCAAAGGCATGAATAAAAAACACAGCATCGCCATCTTTGGTAATAAATTCTGCTTGAGAGTAGCGAAAAGAAGTATTAGCCTTGACTAGCCTTCGCTTATATTTCATTTTATGGCGCATCGAAATATAAGTATTTCTTTTAACGTTCACATGATACCATTCGTCTTTAATTAATTCCATTATTCACCTTATTTATTTGAGAAATGATTATCAAACTCTACAGGATCAAAATTAGTGTTACACCAATCTTTCCCTTCACAAAAATCCTTAACTTTCTCATATCGTCTGACACCAACTAGCCAAGCATAACCATGAGGATAAAGTTCGGCAAACGTGTCACCATGTTTATGAACATAAGCAACAAGTTTATCCTTGTAATAACCTTGTTGCTTGCCTTCCTTTGTTTTCCATTCAATCATATTATCACTTCATTCTAATGTAGCTACACTTGTCATAGTATTCATCCATGTATTCCACTAATTGCACAAATAATGGATCATTAACGACTTCTAACAAGTGCGGTTCAGTATCCCATCCACAATAGATATCCTTATCCCTAAGATCACTTTCCGTAAATGTATTATAACTATTAGGTCTTGGGGTAGTAAAACTCCAAGAACCCATACTGTTATTGAAATTCTTTAGAAATGGATACTTAGTTTGAATTTGACCAACAAGATCCTTTAGATAATTTGTTGCCAGTTTGGTGATCTTACTTTGAAGTTCGTCAATTTCTTTTCCAGGGTGTGTCATTTATCTTACCTCATTTTTACGTAATCGAATTAATGTGTTTCGATCATATTGTGCAATATCAATATTAATTGTTTGTTCAATAAATCGCTTCGCAACATCGGAATTCGTCAATGATTCTTCAACCAACGGCTGTAATAAATTAAATATTTCATCTGTCAATTTACTTTGTCTTTTATTTAATCGTTTTAAGCGTTTAAGTTGATCATCTGTCATGGTTTAAGTATACCTAAAACTGGTTTGTTGGGGATTTACCAACAAACCGAGATGATATATTCTCCTGGTTGAATATGACCATTAATGCAAAGGTCATGAAGAAGTGTGCTGGTCATATAATTATCTGCACTATCATTTTCCTTCCATTCGTTTAGTTCGTCTTGCTCATAGTCTTCTAATTGTTCATTAACCACTGTAAAGGTGTGTACGCTATCATTACCACATTCATTATCAGCAATGAAGCTATAGCTTTTAGTGCCATAGACACTTTTAACGAATGCATCAAGATCAAATGCGTTTACTTCAATAACGGTTTTAATTTTCGATTTAAGTTGTGGTGTTTCCATATTTATCTCATTAAGGCGTTAAACTGGTCTTGAATTTGTTGTCGTCCTTCTCTAATCCCCTTATCTTCACTTCTTTGAAGCATGGTAAACAGTAGATCAGGGTATTTATTTAGTGTTTGAATCAGTGATTTTTCGCAGAATTTTCGATATTCCGCATCGGTTTTACATTTTTTAGCAACTTCAAAACCCTTACCAAAGATAATAATACTTTCATTACAGAAGCTAAGCCACGCTGTTGGTTCTGATCTGTGTCCATCTTTAGTCCAACCATTTGTAGAACCTAGTGACAGATTAAATTTATCATCCTCATATACTCTTCTTGTACAAGTAGCACTACCTTTAGTATATACGTATTCTTTCTTACCGATTTCATAGTTATTCATTGATCAGAGTATACCTTAATTTTCCTTATTGGGGATTTCTGTCTTTGGAAATTCGTCATAAGGAACCAATTGAATCATTCCTTTTGCAAACATCATTTCAATTTCTTCTACAACTTCAGTGACAATGTTGGCTTCTCTCCAAGTTTTGTGATATTCTTTGAGTTGTTCATCAGTCCAATCTTCTCTATAAATAAAACTATTTGGATTGTCACCAGGGATGTAGTTTTTTAAATAGCCCTCTTTTTTATTCATCCATAGGTAATAACATCCAAACTCTACTCCATTTTTGTCTGGTGCAGGTTGATACCAATTAAGATGCTCTTTATTTTGAATTGCAAGAAAAAACACATAAGAAAGATCATGAAAATCATCTAATTCTACATAGCCTTCATAATGTTTCCAAATTCTCAATTCTTGACCGTGCTTTGAACCATCAGGATTTTTAGCGTAGAACTCATATTCACGAGCAAAAGCCTTACCATATCTCCAATTCAGAGATTCCAATTCGTCATAAGTACCTGTAAACTTGACAAAATACTTAGGTTGGTTCTTTTCATTCATGATCGCAGTATACCTCGAAATCCCTCATTGGGTATTTTAATCGAATTTTACTTTTCGTTGTGCAAACATATCATTAAGGAATTCATCCATTTGTTTTTCGCACAATTGTTTTAAATGTTCTAAATCGTTATGATACCCATGTGTTATTTCTTTATTTAATAAACTAGAAAGACAACTATTTGTAAAGCCACTCCAGCCACAAATCCAAAGATCACCAACAGAATAAATATTAGCTATTCGGATTTTACCAACAAAATAATGATATTCTCCATTATATTCAATCCAATATTTTTTAATATCTTCCTTTTTAAGTTCTTTCATGTTTAAAATCCTCTACTCGTATAGTGTTGCAAAAGTATATTTATTACTTGTTTAAGTTCATCTAAATCACTTCTTAAACTGGTTACTTCATCCAATAATGCTTGTGTAAGATCACTACTAACCATTTTAGTTTGACAAGTTTTACAGAAGAACTCATTATCTTCAATGAATTCTCCTGTATCAATTATTTCTCTGTCTTTATGACACTTTCTACACCAAGCTAACATGATAGTATTATACCTCAATTGGAAGATTAAGCAACCGTCTTTCTTCAGCTACCTTAGCTTCATTACCTCAAGATCATACTCTTGTTTGAGTGCCAATAGTCGATTCTTATAGCCATACAAACGTGTCCAAGCTTCACTTGCATCATCATCATAAAGACTAGTGTAGGTATCAATAAAATTAAGTACCAACTGATTGAATACTGAAGATGTTTTCCAATCAAGTGTATTGGATTCAGACATTTGATATTTGTAACCCTTTAATAGTTCAACTACTTGCTCAATAAATGGAGTGAGATTACGGCACTGTTCTAAAGCCGAAATATGAAGACCAGTGATTCCAATGCCATCATGCAAACTAATACTTTGTTTATCTGCATCAATTGTAAGTTCGCAAATTCGAGTTGCATAATAGACTTTTGTGCCTGTTTTAAATTCGTTCATGTTTTGAGTATACCTGATTTTCGCGTGTTGGGGATTTCCACCCCAATCTTATTTAGTCGTAGCTGTAACCGTTAAGGTTATTAAGTGTCTCTTCGATAGCTGCAACGATTGCAGGATTACCGACAACATCAATACCTTGCTCAAACAGATTAGTAACCAAGAATTCGATTACGCTGACTCCATCATTCCAGATGTTGTCATTGTCATTTCTGACGAATGCAACACGAAGGTCTGAGGTTACAGTCTTATTATCTGGTGTTAGTTCTACACTAATGTAGTTACTATTACCTAGAGGTAGTGTGAAGTTGCCGTAATTCATTATCTACGACCACTCCTAGAACTTGAACCTGAGCTAGAACTAGATGAACCTGAGCTAGATGAACCTCTCCAACCGCCGCCCATTGAGCTAGAACTAGAGGAACCACCACGCCAACCGCCGCCACTTGAACTAGGAGTTGAACTACGAGTAGAAGAACTACCGCCTCTCCAACCACCGTTACTAGAACTGGAACCTGAAGAACGACCTGTAGTACCAGCAGAACGAGCCATTGTAGTACTTTGTGCGACACGAGTGCGATAACCAGTATAAGATGAACTTACACCATAGCTACCATTGCTACTACGAGAATAGACGGAGACTCCAACAGCAGGAGTAGAATAGATTCGGACGTATGAACCACCCTGCATAATATAGACAGGATTGGCGTTATAGTCATAGACGGGCTGCTGATAAGCATAACCATCATTACCATAACCATCGTTATAGTTAGATGTACAGCCAGTGACGAAAACGCTTGCTACAACAGCAAAGAGTGCGAGAAGTGTGAGTTTGAAGTTTTTCATATTTACTTTCCTAGTATACCATATTCACGTTGAGATATTCACCATATTGTTCGGCATATTTATCTCTAAATTCTTTCCAATTCGATTCATTGCATTCATCGAAAGTAATTGTCTTAATCCAAGGGAATTGATGATTCAATTCTGGAATGATTTTATCGACAGATGATTCTAATTCAGCCATATCTACAGTTGTTCCTAACATGTATTCTGCAAGTTCTCTAATACCCTCTTCCTTTTTAGGAGCAAGCATATGATTTGAACATGCAGTTAAGATATCGCCAATATGGAATTTCCCTTCCACAAGATAAGTTTGGCAATTATCCAATTGCTCTGTCAATTTCTTATCTTTTTCAAGTAGTTTTTGATTTTGTTGATATGACTTATAAGCAATAAGTACAACAACAATCAAGAGTGCCAAAACAAAAGCCAGTAATACAATCGCCATATTTTAACTTCCTGTATCTTTACGTGGACTACGATCCCCAACCTTAGTTGGACCCTTTTCACTAATGTTTTTTTCGCCAGTGTCTTGTTTACCGGGAATATGCATATTAACGTCTAGTTGAGTATTGGGGTAATTCTTGGGATTGACAGCCGCATCATTAACATTTAAATCTGGATCGACATACATCTTTAAAGCATTATCCTGCGAATACAAAGCTTGTGATTGATTCTGTTTATATGCAGCTTTATCAAGAGCATGAGTAATAAGTATAACACTTACTAGAAGACTAAGTACGTGAATTATTTTCATATCTGCTATTATACCTCAATTCCGGCTAGTTTGTGTTAAAACTCTCTAAAAATGTAGTAAGTTCAATACTTGGCTGGTGTCATTTAATCGCCCTCAATGTTGTTAGTGCTTCTTCAAGAAATCCAATACGCATCTTTCTAGCTCTTTCATAAGACCCTCTACATAGAGCATCACCGTACTTGTCAAGTTCTTCAAATTCTGGTTTTGGCTTCATTGAATTCATCTTTTCCTTACTAGTCATCTTAAAGAAAGATTTACATACTGGAAATCGTCTTTTAGAAAATTCAAGATCAACAAATTCAGGTACATCTTCAAGTGTTAAACTCCAATCTTTAAGTATTTGTTTTGCGGTTTTGCCACCTTTGACAATACTCAGAAATCTTTTCTGAAAAATCACGAGCATATTGATTATAAGCCATATTTTCATGACCATATGGAGTGTTATTGTAATAGTCCAAAGATGCTTGCATGACATCAATCATCCCTTGTCGCCAATCAGGTTGAATCAACTTAGGATCAATTTCAGCATATGCCCAAGATTTCTCACAGAATGGATAAGGTGCAAAAAAGTTTCTACTACCTGCATGATGCTTAATAAAATCACGATGGGTTTCTACTTCAATTAAATACTTAGGGTTAACCAAATTCAATTGTTCGGGTGCGAATAGAAACTCATTTTTACCAAAAATTTTAATATGAAACTCAGAATTGTCTTGAACAAATATGCCATCTTTATATCTGTAATTTCTTTCAATAGATTCGGATAAGAGTTCTTGTGGCAAGTCGGAAAGAAAACCCTCCCATACTGGTTGGGCATTATAAACAGTATGAAGTAAATCAAAATTTTTAGGATCAAGAATGTTTACCTCAATCCAGTCATCGGTAAAAAACCTATCAATATCAGGACCTGTATATTTTTCCTTACCATATGGCTTGTCTTTTACTCTAGTCCATTCACCTTTACGCTTAACACTCTTTGGGTGAACCATATAACCACCAGTTTTAGAATCGCCAGTTTCAGCCCATTCCATGCCATTACCGAGTACTAAAAAAGTATGATCAAGAACGTGCAATCTAGATATTTCATAATCAAATCCGACATATAGACCAGGATATCTAGCAATATTATCTTTTACATAATCTTCGAGTTTCATTGTCGTTAGTATACCTGAAATTAATCAGTTGACAACACTTTGTGAATAGTGATTTTGAAATCATTTGCTTTCATGTAGTTAACCACTTCCTGATAGGATTCCTTAGCATCTTCCATATTAAGAGAATTGTAATAAAATTCTACATCATGATCAAAATACATTTTATACTTAATTGGCAGTGTTAACTTCTTGAGATTTTCAATAGCTTCTAATTCTTGATTAGCAGATTCATTTTTTTCGTAAGCAAAAATAAGTGGATAAATTTCGTAATTTTTGTTTTTACGATCCTGAAAACAAGCTTCAATTGTGTAGGCATAAAACTTAATCATAATAGAAAAATTTTCATTAACAATCTTATCAGCAAAATTACCAAAAAAATTAAATCCATTTTGTTTTAAGTAATCATACAATAATGGAAATTGTTGATATCTCTGTTCTTCTTCGATTTTAGCTAATTCACTTCGGAGTGATTTCGCCTGTTCTTCTAGACTTTGCTTCATGTTTTATTATACCTTAAAATTGAACATTGGGGATTTAGAAACCATGCCTTAGTAAAGTGAATTTTGTTATTTGGGCATTTCCTCATTTTGTTAGTATACCTTATATTAAGTTCTTCTTACGTAATGCTGTGCGAATCTCACATTTTTCGAATCCGCAAATTTCCATATTAAGTGTTTGTTCACAAAATTCTAGACCTAATTTGTCATCAGCCATCGCTTCCTCAACAATAGGTTTTAGAAAATTATATGCATCATCAAAAACTTTATTCCACTGTTTATCTAACCTTTTGAGTTTAATCATTTCATCATCAGTAATAACAGGAATATGATTATTGGATAACTTTTCAAAATCTTGTGGAAAATCGTTAATCCAAATGCGTAATTGAACCCTATGCCACGCACCGCATTGAACCAAAGACAATTGATCTAGAAGATATTTTGCTTCTTCTAATGTGCTAACTGTTTTATAAGCAGATTCAATTAGATCATGTATTTGATTAGATAATTTTGTGTGTTTTTTATCTAATTTTTTAATATGAGCCAATTGATCTTCTTTCATGATATTAGTGTACCACAACCTGTTGATTCGAAACTTCTTTTAGTTCATCAATTGCCGCTAAAATTTCCATGATTTTTATGCCAGGAAAATTCTTTTGATCAACACCATATTCTTTAAGGTCTTTATCAATTTGCTGTTGTGTTAATATATTTTCAACATGACGTTCCACTTCTGCGGGTGTGACCATACAAGCTTGCACTTCTTTATAAGCTTGATTGTATGCTTTCTTTAGGTCATTTTGAGTATAGTTTGACATTGGTTTATACCACATTAGTTGCCTCTTTTAGTTCATTAATTGCCGCCATTAATTCTTCAAACTTAACACCTGAAAAGTTCTTTGGCTGAATACCGTATTCTTTAAGGTCTTTCCTAATGTGATATTGACGCGAACAGGCTTCTAGATATTCCTTATAGGTCATAACTGAACCATCTTTAATTAATTGTTGTGGTGTTTTGCTCTGATATAATCTTGGCATTATTTTCCTCTTTATTCACTTTTAAATCATACATAAAATCAAACAAATATGAATTAGCCAAAGATCCTGGTCTAACTTTACAATCACCAAAATCAAACGGAACTAAATCGTCATCATCCTCATTATCTGTAGGTAAATCAAAGGGATTCGTATCTTGTTTCCAAGGAATATGCTCCCATTCTTTACGATCTGGAATGTGTTTACATGGTCTACCACAATTAGTGCAAATAGTACCAAGTTCTTCTTTAAGATCAATCCAAGAAGGTACTTCACCTACTATTTCAAAAGGTTTAGCTGTTCCCCAGGTTCCGTCTCCAGCGTCATAGTGATATTCTGTAGCCAAGAATTCATAATCAAATTTATTACGAACGCCAATAAAACCTTGTTGACCATCGAAGACACCAATGCTAAAATTTCTTGCTTTAATACGGTATATTTTACCACGTTGGCAGTCTTCCAGTTTGATATATTCCATGACTAGATTATACCACTTCTTTCTGTAAATCATCTTCACAGATATGAATATTTTCAACAGATATTCCAACTTGTGATTTAATATCTTTAATCATGGTTTATTATAATGATGTATTAACATGTTAGTTTCCTTTGTTGTCAGGTGTTACGTACTGTAATCCTGGTTGTATAGTGATGTCTTTAATCTTAGGTGGAATCACATTATATTTGACATCAGTTACAACATGATAATAGTTTTTAGTAGTGGTTTTGGTGATAAAAGATTCCTGTGGAAACTTATAAACAGCATAGTCATGACTGTAAATTGGTTCTGCTCCATTAATCTTAAACACTACACCATCGGTAAACCTTTGATATTCGAATTGGTTTTCAGGAATAAATACAGTTTCTTTATCTGCATAGATAAAATAACCATAAACACCAAAACCCAATAGTACATCAAAAAAGATAATCATCATTCCGAATGCCGCTTCAATAGCACCATCTAGTTCGCCTTTTTGATAACCATTACCAATACATATAAAACCTAAAATCAAAAGTATCCAAGCAATTATCACATTCTTAGTATACCTTATTTTGTCGTAGTTGATGCTTCCACGTGATAACTAGTCCATTCATGGTTATAATAATTGACGTGAACCGTTTTATAGAATTTTACCTTTTCTGGATGATTACAAATTGCATAATCTGTACTGGTAACAAAGACATCAGGTGGGAAATTAAATACTACACAAGAATCAAACTTGGTATATTTGTATTGGTCTTTAGTTAAAACATAATCAATATGTTTCATATCAGACAGACCATATAGGATAAATCCCCATACGATATCCAACATAATAATCATAATACCAAGTACGATATATTCACATTTTTCTATATCTATAAAGCAAACAATAAGTCCTATAATAAGAATTACAATCGGAATAATCATATCTTATTCTACCTTAGAATCCACAATAGATTGCAATTCTGCACGTAATTCTTCTGCTCTAGACCATTGTTCTTCAGTAAAATTATCACTAACAGAATGGATACCTTGCACTTCAGCAGTTAAGACACCAAAAATAATATATTCATCGCCTGGTTTTAATGTAATCATAATTATTTTACCTGTGTTGCTAGTAAGGAATATCCAAACACCCATAATAGTGATACGAGTGCAATCAGTATTTTAGTTTTTGGTATACCTATCTTACTAAATAGATACATCATCAAAATATGTCCACGCAATATCAGCCAACCACCAAACCCCAAACCAACCGCAGTTGCTATTATAAAAAGAACCAACCAAATCATTATTCAACCTCCACAATATCTGAAACATAAAAAAAGCTAGTAAATGATTTACCTGGAGCAATATCTAGACAAAAAAGTTCATACATATAATCAATTTGCGTATCATGTTTCATTAAGTAATTTTCAAATGTGCCCATTTCACCTTCTTCAGCATCTGCAAAATAAAAAGTAGCATTCTTAAAAATTCGATGAAAAACATATTCCATACGATTGTGAATCAATCCTCTAATAAATTCTTTACGTTCAACTGACTCAGTTGAGAAAAATTCATGCCATGTTTGTAGTGGAATTTTAGCCATGTTTTTAGTATACCTCATAATCCCACATTGGGGATTATTTCACTGCTCCCCAAGCGTAATTGTAATCAGTAGACTTCTTAATGGTATCAGCATAAAAAGCCTTAGCACCTTGATTGTATTTGAAAAAAACCCAATCCTTATCAATTCGCTTAACAGCCTTAACAAGTCTTGCACCAATACCCTGACGCCGATACAGAATACCAACATAGGTTCCAATCTTCTTCTGTCCATTACTAAGCCAGTCATCAGAAACATCTGATACCATAGACCAACCAACCGCTTCATTAATTCTTGTATCAAATGCAACATAGATAATGTAATTATCACTCTTATTTCGCTTTAGAGCGGTATACCATTGATGCATAGATGCACAGGGTCCATGCGTCAAACTGAGTAGTGTATATTCCAACTTTCGATTTTGTGAAATCTGATTGATGTACATGCGTTTAATCTTAATATAATCTGGTGCCTTTTGTGCCATGAATGATAGTATACCTATTTTTTGTATGTTGGGGATTTATGAGACGCCAAGTAAATCTTTAAGACTGTCTAATTCAGAATTTAGTTTTGCCAATCGTCTATTCGCAAAATCAGCACAAGCTTGATAACCTTTAGCAAAATCATCGGTGCTATCATCTTGCATTTGTCTTGCTGAAATAGCCAAATCGCTCATAATGTTTGACAATCTTCTTATTTGATCAGGTGTAAAATCTTCCATATTAACCATTCACCTTAGACCAACTATAATTAAATTCAGTGGATTTCTGAATAGTTGCACCATAAAAACTGTCAGCTTGATTGTTACCTCTCCAGAAAAGAAACTCTTGATTAACCTTTTTCATTGCTTCTACTAGTTTAGCTCCAATACCCTGTCTTCGATAATATTCATTGACATAAGTTCCAATCTTATTTTCACCATTATACAAATGAGAATCAGGAATATTAGTAGACATAATCCAGCCTACAGGTTGATTCTGACGCTTATCAAAGGCAACATAGATAATATAGTCTTTCCCACCTTTACGTGCCTGTATGAGCCATTCAGCCATAGTGCCATAGTAATTTGTAAGAGTAAGTAGTTTATCATAGATGTTATTAGCCATTGTTTCAGCATACATTCTTTTGATAACGATATAATCAGGAGCAACTTGCATTATTTACCTCTTCTTGTAACGACAAATTCATTATTAATATAGTTGATTTCACCCATATGGTGTGTTTTCTTACTTGATGGATTACGCCACTCTACAGTGACTTCATGAGTTGTGAAAATGTCCCAATATTTATTTACAGCATCTTCAATAGCTTTTTCGTGGCAAGCAAAAGTAACAATGCCACCATCCATTTCAACAAATAGATCAATAGTAGGGTTATTGGATACATACCAACATTTGGTGAAATCGCTCCACATAATTGAGAACCACAACTTATCATTGATGATTTTTATACTAGACAGTTTTTGAAATTTTTCTTGCCAATTCATGGTCGTAAGTATACCTTAATTCCCCCTATTGGGGATTTATACGGAAATAACAATTCCTTTAATATATTTATCGTTAATATCATCATTAAATCTAATAGATAAATCATTTACTTTTATATAACCATAAGGTGTCCCTTCCCGTTTATAAATAAAAATAGGAACATCCAGATATTCTGGATATTTTTCCGTCAATTGTCTAAGTGTGATTTTCTTGTTCATTATTGACCTTTTCTTCGATATCGTGTTGAGCCTGGAGTCCAACCAGTTTTAATACGCCATTCATCTCTGCACTTATTGCACATTGTTTCATCATCCATGATTGCACTAGACATCAATTGATACTCTGTAAATTCTACATCAACACCACAGTCAGCGCATTGCTTTATTACTGGAATGTACTTTTCTTTTTTAATTGGTTTAGACTTCATGCCAACCATCCGAAAGGAACTAATTTTGAAGGTAGATGACCGCAATTAATATGGTTAGCATCATATTTTAGATCAAGCCAATGTGATACAATAGCAGCACCTTTATCAGTTAGCTTGTACCAATTCTTAAAATAGTGATTACCATCAGGTTCCATTCATAAATAGAATATACCTCGAAATCCCTTATTGGGGATTTACCTGATTCCATAGGTTGTTGTAATATATTGAATTAGGCACGTTTTCCTTATAAAAATTTCTTGCATCGTATTCACCTTTCCAATAAATAAAACTCTTTTCTTTAGTCTGAACTTGTCTAACCAATGCAGAACCAATTCCTCGTCTTCGGTAATCACGATCAATGAAAGTTCCAATTTTATTTTCCCCATTATAAAGATGCCAATCAGAAATAGAAGTTACACAAACCCAGCCAACGATTTTATTGACCCTTGTATCTATTGCCATGTAACTAATATAGTTCTTACAACCATTTCTTGCGCCATTCAGCCAATCAATCATAGAACCACCATCTTCAGTCAATTCTGCTAGTCTATTGAATACACCAGCAGAAGCAGAACGAATATAGATTCTTTTAATTTGAATATAATCAGGTACTTGTTTCATGTTTAATATGTATTTTTAGCAAAAGGATTCGATTGCATCTTGTGACGGAATTCGTAATCCCTAGAGGTTAAAGCGTCTTCTAGTTTCATTTTGAGTGCTTCTGTAATTTCTTCGTCTGTCTTGTTTTCCCATTTCTTCATGAATGCCAATACCTTAGCTAGTCCGCTCAAATTAATATTAAGATTAGCAACCCAAGGATACTTAGATCCATTCTTTAGAATTAGAACACCCTTAACAATAGGAACACTTGGATGATCTGTTGCAAAAGTTCCATTGAACACGCTTTCTTCATCATCTTCAATTTCCTTCATAGCATCCCAATCAATGCCAGCGTCAATATCAGCTAATAGCTTCTTTGCCAAATCAACGCTAAATTCAGGACCGCTACCGTAATAGCTCCAATATGAATCTCTATCAGCTTTTCTAAAGGTAGTCATTTCATAATCAAAAATGCTCTTTTCCTTAGTCTTACCGTATGGATTACGTGAATGCACCCAATCACGATAATCAGACCAATCCATTAGATAGACAGGACCACCATGCATTAAAGCAGCAAACCAACAGGTTCTCTTAATTGTTTGTGAAATATTCATATTAAACCGCCTGAAGATCATGATAATGACCTTGACCAATACACACTGCATCATCATAAGTTGGCTTACGATTAGGATCAGTAAAGACCTCAGTAATCTCCACAACTGTACCATCTAGCAATTGATAGAAAACCTCTCTATACTTTGCCCTAGATGCGACCATCTTAGCTTTGTGTGTAGCTGAGAACCAACAATACTTTGGCAGATTCCAAGGCGTCTCAAAAGTTTCCTTAACTGCTCTCAGTGCCCGACGCTTAATTCTTTTCATAGGTGATGATTTTGACATGATCGTAGTATACCTCTTATTCCACTGTTGGGGATTTTACCAATCCCCTGAGAAATACAATGACAATCCAGATTTGACTTCGTGTTCAGTCCATTCATTCAGGTAATCATCATCGGTATATGGTGTTTCTATTGTAATAGTATCCCAACGTGCTGGAATCGCCCCAAATATTTCTGAAATATCAGTTTTATCTTCTAATTCTGTATCAAATGGTTCAATAATACCATGTGACCAAAACTTTTGAAGTCGTCGTAGTTTAATGACGACACCATTATATGTAACTTCTGTAGGAAAGAAAGCCACCTTTTGACCGACTGTAAATTCACTAGAATTTGTAACAACTTGCCTATCATCATTTACGAAGTGGCAAACATATAAACTAGTATTAGGAATCGGTTCAACAGTTTTAAGTGTTTGCACTGAGGCATAAAATCGCCTTACACTTTCATGTCGAACAAAAGTCTTATTTTCTTCTTCACTCCACCAACGCGGATTAAGGGTTTTCATGATACGAATTGCGTCTTCTCTATCGTTTGCAATAAATACACGACCACCAGCCCAACCCAAATCCTTACTATAAATCTTCATGCGTTCAGTATACCTTCTTTTTCTCTATTGGGGGATTTCTATTGCAGTTAATTCTTCTATATGAGTATGAACAATAAAATAAATAACAACATTCCCTCGAAATCCCTTTTGGGGATTTGCCGCTTGGCGCAATAGGTGGTATTCTCCTATTTAGCAGCTTGCCCATCCGTTTTCATAACCTATTTTAAATTACCAGTTTAAAAGTTAAATCGGTTATTGCCACCATTTCAGGTACGGACTCGCAAATTTAAATGTGTTTTAAAAATTAAGCCAATCTCCGTTCGTCAAGAAAATCATAAAACTTGTTTACTTCTCCAAAATCTTCGATGAAATTTTCAACCCATTTTGGAATGAGTTCGTCATCATCATGGTGTCTAAACCATTCATCTTTAAAATATTCATAATCACCAGCATAATCACTAAAAATAGTGTCAGTTGGACCAAAATATGATCTACCCGTATCTAATGTGGTACAGAACCAAATTGAGCCATTGCATATACAAAATTCATTAATATATTCATATTTAGCAACAATTTCATCAGCCATATCCTGAAGGTGTTTATGTGCCAAATCAATTACTTTTTCAAGTTCTGTTTCAACCAATTTCATTGAGTTTTTGATATTCATGATCGGAGTATACCTTAGATTACGTCATTGGGGATTAATTCTCCCTTCTTACGTAATCTATTAATTTTTCTATTCAACTTCTTTTGTCCTGGTGCGGCAGTTCGGAAAGACATATCATCAAATCCATGTTGTTGCGCTACTACCTTGTCGCCACCAGTTGTATATGGCATCATATTAATTGTGGTTAAGACATTACCCATATACATTCGGATTTCTTGATAACAATTGAATGGATCTAACAACTTAAAGAATGAATACTTATTGAGGGGTGGATTCTTAATAATGTTTAAGCCACTCTTACCTGACTCACTCACAACAAAATAAGGTGCATCCATTTCAATAAAGATTTCACTAGGTACTACCACTGTTTGTAAATGCTTTTCGAGAGCAATCAGTCCCTTTTCACTAAAGTTGAAAGAAACATTTCTCCAAGTCTTTTCAGAACCATTCACGAACTCTAGTGCTAATCGGTTGTGAGGCTCTTTAATTAGAATGGCGTGTTGTTCTTCAATATAGTCCGTAACAGTGCCATACAGAGCAGTACAGCCCCAAATACGCACTAATGGATATACTTTACCACAGAAGAACAAGAAGTAAACCGTGTTGTAATAATCATGACATAGACTTAGAATACTTTGGATGTATTTATAATCATTACGTGTTTTGGGAACTTCGATTTCCTTAGTTTCGCGCACAAAAAGCAAATCAGGATCAAATCCGTATTGCATTCCTGAGTCATAGTAGTCCTTATATTGGGAAATTATCTTTATTTTTATTAACCTCGAATTTCCCAATAAAGGAAATATTAATCACCATACCATATTTCTTGCATTTTTTGCCAATTATCTAAATCTCTATTAGCATCATACCAAGCTTCACGCCACTTATCATGTTCATCAGATTCAACTTCATAAGGATTAGCAGTAACCGGTTTACCATCTTCAAATGCGTGATAACCTTCCAAGAAAATATCTGTCATAGCTTAATTCTACCCTTATGATCTGAATGAGTTCTAGTGTTTGCGTTCTTTTTCCACTCATAAGTTGTACATTCGATGTCGCCAAAGGTGACTTGAACCTCACACCAACCACAACCCTTATGAATCCACTTACCAAACTTCTGAATGGTGCCAACAAAAATATCTTTACCGGAATCAGCTACAGCACACTTATCGCCAATATTAAGCACTGTACCTCTAAAATCAGTAACAGGATGAAGTTCCCAATATTTTTCAACTTCTTCGACATGCATTAGTACATCTTTATTATTAACGGTTTTAAGATAAACCATAATACCAGAAACTTTAACAACTGTTGCATAACCAAAATCTGTCCAATCCAACAATGTCTTAACATTATGCTGTTCTTGCCAAGTACCTGACATGCTCAAAAATACACCAGCTTTAATATCGTCTCTATTCATGATTTGAGTATACCTCTTAATTATCTGTTGGGGGTTTTGGATGTTCTACAGCCGCATCTAATGCACCCATCATCCATTCATCGTATTCATTAGATTCATTAGATTCATTAGAATATGGATTATCTAACGCCCACATATTAATGTTTTTAATATTGGGGGCATCCTTATATCTCTCTAAACACAACATATAAGCATCATATCCTTCTTTGCGCACAACTTCGTTTTTCATTTATCTCTTGACCTTAAATTGATGTTCCTCATAATTTCTCAATACAAGCCAAGCGATTGCCAAACCGATAATTACCCATCCAGAATGAAACACAAATAGACCCAATAAACCCCCAATCCAAAGCCATCCAAGAATTGTAATGATTAGTTGAAGGAATTTTAACGATTTAAAATATTCAGGTTTTGTAGATGTTGTAGATTGATTGTCCATAATAATAGTATACCACATTGTTATAGTTCTTTGTTTAAAGATTTATAAATTTCATATAATTGATTATGAGTTAATTCATCACCAAATTCTTTAGACTCAATAATTATAGTAAATAAAGAATCTAAAGAAGCCTTAGTAGGTCTAACACTATGTGAAACTCTATAAAGACATTTAGTGTAATGTTCTGGACCAGATACAATCAACCAATTTCGAAGCGAAATCATATCATCTTTCCATTTAAATGGATCAGGCATTACTTCATTTTTTTCTGTATACCAATCTTCAACTGCTAAATGATAACCAGTAAGTTCTGATAAAATACCCCAATGCCCCATACAACATGTACGATATATTTTGCCATCAGGAGCAATACAAGCATTAGCATTAAATCTCATGATCTGAGTATACCTCGAATTTCCCCAATGGGGAAATATTACTCTCCGTTTTTTAGCAAGAACTTATTAGAAATAGTCTTAAAGGAAAATCTTCCGATTTTATCATCTTTAGACTCAACTAATGGTCGCCAAACCAACCCCTCTCTTTCCTGGTTAGGATTTAAAGCCGATGGACCTTGCGCTAACAACAATAGTTCTTCAACTGTGGTGTTTTCAGTAATAACATAATCCATCACCCAAGGACACCACTCTAAACCTAATTGTTGAGCAACATACTTTGATTCAAGATCATGCAAGTATTCATCTTTATCAATATCAAACACATTAAACAATCTAATCGTTGTTTCTCTAAGATTATATTTGTTACCTTGAATGCCAGGACCGATTAGTTCGCCTTGGATTGCAAAATTATAATCTGGGAAACAATGTTTCATCATGGCTTCAACTTGGAACTTCATAGCTATTTCCCAGAAACTATTACCTTCAGTGTGCTTTAAATTCAAATTTCTAGAACATACTCCAAAATCACCATTGCGAATATACATAGTACAACTACTGCCGTCGAGCTTTTCGTGTCCTCTAATCGTTGTACCAATGTGTCTTTCTAATAAATCAGGAATAGCCTGAATCCGACATTCATCCGTCTTATGCAACCAACTTGGAAAACCACCTCTAGCTACTCCCCGTAATTGTGCAGGTACAACTGGTTCATATTTGGTTACACCAATCCATTCAGTAACATCAGTTCCTTCAGCAAGAAAAATAGCAGGATTTGAATCATTATTCATATCTTGAAGTAATAGCAAAGGCGATTCTTCATTCCACATATCATTAATGTAATCATAATTATCATCCAACACTTCGTCACCAATAATTTTGATGTTATCATTCCACTTTAAAACTGACAATGGAAATACAATGCCTTGGCTTACCTGCTGTTTTAATCGAATGGTTTTGATACGATAACCAGTCTTAGAAAGAAATTCATATTCAGGTCTAGCAGGGAATAAACTGTCGATTTCAGCGTATACAACTAATTGCCCAACTCTATACTTTCCTTTTTCTACTACGACCTTCCATCCCAAAATTGTAGCTGTTTCAATACGATCCGCACCTGGAATTGGTTCCAAGGCTAAAATCCTTTGAATACTAGCTAATTTTCTAGATGTTTCATTAATTTCTTCTGTAAATTCTTCCATGTTTATTAGTATACCTCATTACCTTTTGTTTTTTACTCTAATTTCCCAAAACGCCCTAGAATGTCGGCTACGTGTTTTTCGATAGATTTTACCATTAAACAGCCAACATAATAACTTGGCATAATAAAAATTATCAGTAGCGAAATAGCGTGTATTAGTTAATTTTATAACCGATGAAAAGCCTAAAAGTGTCATCAACTTCTGTTTTAATTTATAAATCATTTTCTTGCTCTCCAATCTGGTGGTAAATCCTTTCGATAGTCTTCTACAAACTGCATTCTCAGTTTTACCAACTGTCCATTATAATCAGTATAGTATACCTTATTAATACCACGATCAAGCAATGCGGTAAAACAAGTTTTACATGGCTTAGCTGCTGTAAATAACCCTTTACTATTAACTCTTACCACCATTAAAGACATTCCATTTAGAACATCATCAGGAATATTAAGTAACACATTCATTTCAGCATGACGAGTTCCATATTCATTATACTTAAGAATGTCAGCGTGAATTTTAGTATTATTACAAGCAGTTCGGAAAACGCTTCCACCCTTAAATAACACCGCTCCCATCTTAAATAGATGGTCACTCTGCATTGCTGCACTATAACCGGCTCTTAGAATCGTTTTCGTTGCCATGACGACAGTATACCTATGAATCCCCTATTGGGGATTTTTTAGATATAAGAAAAAATTTCCATCAAAAGATCATGTAATGAATATTCGCTACCATCAGATATATCAGTAATGATCCAATTGTTTCCAACATCATTCTTTAATGTTATTCTGGAATAACCAGGATCTACGGTGTATTCTGAATAATAATGTTCGTCTTGATGTTCAATAACAATATCATAATTAGCTGTTTTAGAATATTCCCAATGATATGAATGATTCTTTTTGAGCCAATTAAGTGCCCATCTATTAATTTTATTTTGTAGTGTTTTATCCATTTTAATTCTTAATTACGATACAATTTTGAGATTTCATCTGAAATCTCAATCATGCCCAAGTCCAATAGTTGTTCAACCGCCGCAATAGCGCGAGGGGTTAAAGTGATGTTTCGATATTTATTTCTGTATTGCTGAATTTCTTCATCACTTTTACCTGAAGTATGCATTTTAATGGCAACAATTTCAGGACTATCCTTATGGTTTTCTTCACCATGATGCATAAATGTACAATCTTCCGTATTTACATAAAAATGATAATTTTCATCAGTACGTTCAAAAAAACTATAATACAGTCTCTTCCATTTTAAATGTTCCTTGTTTTGAATTGCTTTAACAAGTAAATATGAATATTCTTGAAAGTCATCTACATCAACATAACTACCACGATGTTGCCATACTGAAATCATTTCGCAACCTACAACATCTTTAGTATAGAGTGAATAAACACGATAATTACTAGCAAAAGCCTTCCAAAAACAATAACCGAGTGGCTTTAAATCTTTAAACTTCCCAGTGAATTTTACATAGTATGATGGTCGCATAATTAGAGTATACCTATGGATTCTTTGTTGGGGGTTTTCTAGATATAAGCAAAAATCTCCATCAGAAGATTGTTCAATGAATAATTACTATCGTAAATATCTTGAATCATCCAAACTTGACCATCATCATTTTTTAACATAATTCGGGTATAACCAGGATCTACGGTATATTCTGAATAATGATGTTCGTCTTGATGCTCAACAGAAACATCATAATTTGCCGTTTTAGAATATTCCCAATGATACGAATGATTCTTTTTAAGCCAGCTTAATGCCCATCCATTAATTTTATTTTGTAGTGTTTTATCCATATTAATTTATTTCCATTTTTTCTAACACTTTCATTTTTTTACATCTTAATTTAAAACCATTATGCACTAATGCTCCAATATCATCTATATGGATTTTCACTTTATATAATTCTCCTTTATTATGATATTTTAAAGCTTTATCATATGTCCAAGCTGATAATCCAAAACTATTTTCATTATCAATATTACAATTACAATGTGCTTCATATTCTTCACTGACTTTATATTGATATTGATAATTATAAATAGAATATCCATCTTCTCTTGTAGATTTATAAGCAAGAATATAATCATCAATAATTTCATATAATCCACATTTCTTGATTATTGCTAATTTTTCTTCTTTAGAAATATAATTCCAATTATTAATTGGTTTAGTTAAATTGTATTTTTCAATGAATTCTTCAGATAATTTTTGATTACTGGAAATATAAGCCCAATCAACTTTATCTTGATATTTCTCAATGAATTCTTCAGATAATTTTTGATTATTGGAAATATAAGCCCAAGTAACTTTATCTTGATATTTTTCAATGAATTCTTCAGATAATTTTTGATTATTGGAAATACTAGCCCAATCAACTTTATCTTGATATTTCTCAATGAATTCTTCAGATAATTTTTGATAAATAAAAATATAAGCCCAAGTAACTTTATCTTGATATTTCTCAATGAATTCTTCAGATAATTTTTGATATTCGGAAATATAAGTCCAATTAACTTTATCTTGATATTTCTTAATGAATTCTTCAGATAGTTTTTGATAAATAGAAATATAAGCCAAATTAACTTTATCTTGATATTTTTCAATGAATTCTTCAGATAGTTTTTGATAAATAGAAATATAAGCCCAATTAACTTTATCTTGATATTTTTCAATGAATTCTTCAGATAATTTTTGATTATTGGAAATATAAGCCCAATTAACTTTATCTTCGAATTTGTTAATAGTACAATTAAAATTAAAAATTTTAATTAATTGTTTGATTTCTTGTTCTAATGTCTTTGTCATGTTTATAGTATACCTTAATTTCCATCATTGGGGATTAATCGCAATTATCCCAAGTCAAAATCGCTGGTCCAGCTAATTCGCCACTTAATACATTAATATGCACAAAAGCTTCTTCGATTTTTTCATCTAATACTTCAACATCAAGACCGCAAATTGATTTAATTGCTTCTATGATCCAAGTGTTATATGTAGACATTGGTAGTATATCTTTAATTGCAGCTTCTTGTAATTGTTTATGCAATATACGATGTTCTTCGAACCAGTTTACGCCAATTACAAATTCATGTTTATTTAAATCAACACCATAAGTGTCTTTAACCCACTTATGATGAATTTCAAAAGGACAAGTGTCATCTTCACTATAATCAATAGTTTTTAATACTTCCATTGGAATTGGTAAGAATGTATTATCTGAAAAAGTGGTATGAACATACCAAAAATCACGATTAAAAATCATATATTTCTGTGCATTATTAGTGGTTGATATTTTATAAAAATCACCAACGACTTTATGGAGATAACAGCCACAGCCACATGTCTGCAAAGAAATACCCTCAGATTGGTGTGGAGAAAGTTCTTCACCCTTAATAATGTATACACCATCAGGGTAATTTTTAACTTTGGTGAGTTTTGGTTTTGTCATTATTTACCTGCAAACTTTTTACTTAATCTTTCGAATTCTGCAAGTTCTTTAGCTTCACGATTTTTAGCAACTTGTCTTTCGAATTCAATTTGTGCTAATCGTGCTTTTTCAGCTTTAGCTTCTTGCTCTGCAACAAGGATGGCGTCCATCTTGTTATATAGTTCCTTTAGTTCTGGTTCTAAATAATAATATGAAGTTGAAAAAATATCAGCATTCATAAGACGATACTTAGGGTGCGTTGAAGGTTCATCAAAATCATATTCACCATCACATTCACCAACGAGAATTCTAATATTCTCATAACCATCTTCACCACTTTCTAGATCGTGATTGTACTTGTAAATCTTAACAAGCTGTTCCAATAGTGCTTCTTCAGTAATATTTTCTTCTGAAATAAACTCACTAGTATAACTAGCCATGTGACAACCACGACAGTAATCTGCACTGCTAGGTTTGTAAGCGTATAAACAATATAACGTCGTATTCATATCGTTAGTATACCCTAAATATTATCCACCCATTGTATTTTTGCTGAAGGATAATAACGAAATTGTAAAACATATGGCGAAAAACGCTTAGTCCAATTACTCACATAGATAATGTGCGAAAAGGAATAAAGACCAAAAACTTTATATTCAGCAAGATGTACAATGACATCTTCATCAGGTTTCCAATCATATCTAAAACGAACAACTGTATAACCTTGACGGTTATACTTCTTTCTTCCTATTTTATATAAAAATCTATTTATTAATTGCATTTGCACTCGTAATCCCAGAGGGATTAATCAATCTTAGTTAGGATCAACGATGTTCCTTCTTTCTCAATACTAAACTGCATGACTTTAGCTTTATAAAATCTCCTGAGATAATCCATTAGAAATTTACAATGCATAATGGATTGACGCTCATTCCATTCCATGCGAAACGATCCAAGTTCTTCTTGATTAGAATAAATCAACCGAACCTTGCCGTTTGTCAAGCCAACCTTAATATATTGATAGCTCATGATTTTACTATCACTAATTAAAGGTCCATTAAAGAACATATTTCCATTTTCCCTAATAGACAATCTATTAGGGATTTCTGGAATTGCGGTTTCTAAATACACACTCTTGAAAGACATTATGCTCCTAGATTGATAATAAAGGCAGTGTTTTCACGAAGTGTAGTGACTTCAATTTGCGTATGATTGAATGTCTTAGCTTCAGTCATTAGCTTCTTCAAAACTCTTTGAAGACGTGGAGAGGTAATACAACCGATTGAATTGATAGTCAAACGCTGGTTGTTCTTAGTGACGTGTCGTATGAATGCCAAACGATTGTTTTCCGCATCGTAAGCAAAATCAAAGTGTGGATACTTTTTGGTTTCCATTTCCTTACGCAATCCAACACCGAAATACACAGTGCCAGTACGAGGATCAATACGAAGATGATTTTCTATTCGGGTGATGTCTAATAGTTCAAACATGATCTAAGTATACCTTAATCAATTATCAAATTCAAGTCTTTCAATGAAAGATTTTCAATTTGATCTTGTTCTTTAACCATCGTTTCATAAACTAAACATTCTTGATAGTGTTGCCAAAAGTCTTTAAACCAACTTTCCTTAACATAATTAATTCTCTCATTATAGAAAGAAATATTATCTTTTTTTTTGGCATTTTCCATATTTTCAATAAGATCCCTAATCCAATACAATGCCCACTCAGGGCGATTATCTGGTTCAGTATAAGCACCTTTCAGAAAATTTCTTTGTTCAATTTCTTTTTGTATTAGCATAATTAATCTTCTTTGTATCCTTCAGACGAAATACGATCATCTGAACCTTCGCTGAGTTTTCCATAACTATCAGGTACAACTGGTGGAAGGGTTAGCTTAACATGCAATAAATCATGAAGCTTGCCACTATTACCATGAAGATAATGAACAAAAGAATTGAATTCTGGATTCTTACTATAGACATTCCAGTTGGCAGAACTAACTGCAAAATCTTTAACTAGATTAGATTTCCATAAATCAATGACTTCTAATAGTTGCTCTTGAGATTCAAAGAGTCCGCTGAAATTAACGAGTAGTTTTTCTTTCATACTTCTATTATAGCTTTTTCTGATCGTAAATGGTTAAGGTTTATCCTGAAATATGAGTTCCATGATAGCTAAATCTTCCTTAAATTTTTGCATTAAACTACAGTCGTTCCATCCAATTTGTCAAGTTTTATTTTCTTCTGAATCAATATCATAAGGATTATCAGAATTATCTTTAAAAGCCAAATAGCCCTCATTATAAATTTCTAGTGTCATCATGTCAATAAGTACCTTCTAGAGTCGGGAATTTACTATCCCACTCTTTTTCAAAATCCTTAAATTCAATCATGCAAAACCCCTTCTACAATATCTAACCATGTTTCAAGAATTTCAATTTGGATATCATCATCAAAACCGTCCCATTCTTGTCTCCAGCCACGTCGATCTGTTACATCATCAAGTAATTTGAAAATTATAACTCTAGATTTTGGATAATTAGTATTTCCACCAATGTAATCATAATATTGGTCCATTAAATTTAAAACTTTATCTGCTGCCATATTTAAAGTATACCTTATTTCACTGTGATTTCTACAGTCTTTATAACTTCCATAATAACTACTGGTCTTGACATAATTTCTTGTTTATGTTCTAACGAAAAACAATCATTAGGTTCTTCTTCTTCTTTTCTATCAAAATCACTTTGATAAAGTTCACGATATTCATCACCCCTAGTTTCTACAATATGCACAAAATCCGAATCAGCAGGATCAGTATATGTGGTACAACCCATAATAGTAGGAGGATTAGTCCATCTTGTAACCATTGCATAACCTGTAACCTTGGGTTTGATTGGTACTGATGGTGCATCTTTGATTAGATTAAACTCATTAAATTCATTCATACTAGGATTATACCTTTAATTTACTGGTTAAAGTATTGGTGATTCTAGCCTTAATATATCCAAGGGTGTATTTATGCACCTGAATCAATTCTTCCATAGATAGAAACGGAAGCCAAGCACTTGGAATTGGTTGACCTATTCCTGGTTCTTCAGCGAAACCAGCAGCAATGGTCTTCAATAGCAAATCGTCGTGTTTATAATGTCCCATGATCGTAGTATACCTCAATTTACCCTGTTGGGGAAATTCTTATCATTAATTAAATTTTGAGATAATTGTTTCAGTGTTTCTATGAAAGATTTTGAATCTTCAATGTATTTTAAATAATGATCCATTTTACCATCAACAACATCTTGTAAAGAAAAATTATCAGTCCAACCACCTTCACGATGATTTCCTACTTGACCAGATACTTGATATTTAGATGAATGAGTTTGACGTATTGTTACAGTGTTCCATATGCCATCAGTAAGTGTAAAAGTTTGATTTTCTTTATGATATTCATAAACATATTTCATAATTTAAGTATACCTCAATTTACCCTGTTGGGGAAATTTTCAGGATGCCCATAGTTCTTGATAAAATATTCAAATGTACTTGAATAGCCATTAGGGGAATTACGTTGAGCATTTGGATCAAGTTCACCATTCCAATCAAGGACTGTTTTATCGTCTTTCGTGAATTCATAAAGCAATCCATCAACCTCTTGATAAGGTGCAAAAGAACTAGGACGCTCCATTACTCTCCTACAACGTGTAGAAAGAGTTACACCATTGTATTCACAAGTAAATACTTTAGCATTGTAATTGCTATCCATTTTCTCCAGATTATCTCCAGTCAGCCAAGCACGTAGAATAGCTTCTTTGTCGATAATCATTAATTTGTTGTTCATGATTCGAGTATACCTCTAATTGAGGCATTGGGGAAATTTATCAAGATCGCCATAAGCTTCTAAAAATTTATCAAAAGAACCACGATAGCCTTCACATCTCATAATATATAGTTAACACATGATTAGATATATTCCTTTGTGTTTAATATATAATTCTCGCGGGCGGGTGGGACTCGAACCCACACGTTTTTCAACGAATCTTTTTAAGAGATTTGCGGCTACCATTACGCCACCACCCGATTTATTTAAATACACTTTAATTTTTCAAAAATGCATATTTCTTATTAGCTTCTAGTTCATTTTCTAGTTGCGCCAACTTCTCTATTATACCACTCAAAGCAACGTTAATGTTGATCACTTGATCACAATTATCACAGAAAAAACCATAACCGTCATTTGTAGTCAATTTTGTTTTTCCACCGCATTTATCGCAAGTCACTGTTATCATTCGCTTTCCCTTATTACTTCTTCTATTGTAACTGGAATTTTAATCCAAGGATTTGTATCAACAATAACTATTCCACATTTACTACAAGTAACACCAGAAAATCGTTTATCTGTTTGTACATCATGTTTACAACGCTGACAATACATTGTATCAGGATATTCCCAACTTGGTTTATATTCGCTTACATGTTCATAGACCATAATCCTACTCCTGTATATTTTTCACAATCATTAGCACGTTGCATAATCTCTTCAATTGTAATGTCGTCATTTACAAAATCATTCATTAGTTTTCCATTGAATCTGTTTATCCATCCTTTTATCCATCTAATACTACTATGAACCCAAACGCCTTTACCAATAAATATTAAATCATCAGAATATTTGCACTCAAGATTTTCGGTTGGTGTAGCTAATGTACAGATTAAATAATCTCCATTTTTATCACAGTAAGTTACTGTACCATATTCTTTTTCCATTGTAGGAGAATACCAACAGTAAGATTCATTTTCGATTTTATATCCATTTAATGCCATATTATTACTCCATATCCTTTACGGTAATGGAAACACCATCAAAATATGGATCGTTGTGTTCATTTATACTATAACCAGTAAGACGACTTCCATACTTCCAATTAAAACTAATAGTTTGCAATCTGGGACTAAAATTCCCAGCTTCTGTAAGCTTCTCAGTGAGAAAATTTTCCAATTTAGTCTTATCTAAAGTATACGTAGTTTCAGTTGATTCAAACATTTTTTTTCTTTCCTTTCCTTTTTTTATCGTTCTCTGATGAATATTTTACCCAAAGCTGAAGGTCAAAATCTGCTATGCAGAGATTATTTTGTTCACAATATTCAACAAAAAGTTTTTCTAACTGCAAATATCGTTTTCCGCTTGGGGTTTGCTTAGGTGCTTTGGGGTCTAAATTCTCTTTAATAAATTTCAAAATATGCGTATCAAGTGCCGCAATCCTTTGATTAGGGCGTGAGTGTAATATAAAAAATCTAGACGATTTAGGACCAATACCTTTAATCTTTTCCAAATCCTCTATCGTACACGTATGCAAATCTAAGCCACTATTCACTAATTGAGGCAAAGACTGTAATAATAACTTATACTTACCGATTTTAGAATGCAATAAAGCACCATAAAGTACATCATTATTCATCAACTTCTGAATGAATTCAAATGGCATTAGCTGATCATTTATGAAAAGAAAATGATCTAATTTAGGTGCCATCATTTTAGCTTTTTTACCAGCAACCATAATAGCAAATAATAGAAAACACTGAAGTTCTTTTTCTGTGCGATTGTAGTTTGTAATATGATCTGGATCTATAAGCATTTGCTAAGTATACCTCATTTGCGGATAATTTCGCCTAACATGCTTGAATTATACCTCTTTTAGACTATCTAATTCTGCTTTTGCTTCCTTAATTGCCTGGTTTAAATCCTGAAGTTCTGCTTCTAATTTCTGTTCTTTGGTAATACCCTTATTAAATGTACGGTATGTCCAATATGCTAAAAACTTAAATAGCAATTTAAGCATATAGAATGGATATAACAATAAAAATTCAAACACATAGCTTTCGTCAATGTCTTTAGTTTTTACAACTTCTAGTCGATTCGTAATAGGATTAATTTCTAGATCGTATTCTTGAGACGAATCATCAATTTTGCATTCAGCGAATTCATAAGGGTAGAATTTTAACACCAGCACAAAAGAAACTAATACAAACAATACATATAAGATAAAGTAAATCATATTGTCAGTATACCTCGATTTCCCCTATTGGGGAAATATTTAACCGCCCTTCGTGAAGAAGAACACATTGACGACATAGGCAAAGAACCACATAACAGTGATAACCATAATACCAATACCCCAAAGTTTAACGAAATGCCCAAGAACATCCCATCCTGTAAGCAATTGTTCATCAGGAATATTCAAAGCCTTCTTAATCTTATTAAATTCCTGTTGAGTACTAACGTGCAACACATAAAGACCGGAAGTGATAAATCCAGAGAGTGAACCGATAGCGGCAGCGTGCCACATAGTAATTGCTTTTACGCCAAAGAGAACAGGCATGAACCAATTCCAGATGTCAGCAAAAACATAAGCGTTGTACATTGTCATGTAATACCAAACGAACGGTGTAAGGCATAGACAAAAGATTAGAGTCAAACAACCAGAAGCTTCCATTTGCTTTTCAGGTGTGTCTGATGTTTTTAGATTTAGATTTCCCATTTGATCTTATTATACCTCAGTTTTCGTTTCTAGATCAATTTCTTCATCTTTTTCTGATATTTTGGGTGGCATATTATATCCATACTCTTCGAAATATGGCTGAATATCTAAAATAGCTTGTTCGATAGTATCACCTTCACCAGTTAGAACAATATCAGTTGATTTTACTGGGAAGACAAAGAATTGTGCTAGATACTTACCTTTAATTTGTGGATTTTGACCATCATTGATAAAAGTGATAATGCGTAAATCATTATCCAAGGCTGCTTGTAAAATTTCTATAGCTGTCATCATGCTATTATAAACAGTTTTGCCCCACCTTGTGGGTAGGGCAAATTGAAATGAAAGGGATACAATAACCAAGCAACTACTACAATTGCTCCAGAAGATTCTTACAAACAAATAACAGAATGGTAAAAATGCAAAAGCGTTCATGGTAGTACATGACTCTTTCTTTTGCGGTTTAGTGTTGATGTTCTTTATGTTTTGTTAGATAATCCAATCAAACAGTCTGTAAAAATCTCGTGGGATATACCCATTAACGTCGCTCCCGAAACCAACTATGTTTGCAAGCGGAATCTGCGATCATATAAATCTCGTTAGGAATATTAATTCCTTTCACTATAATTCGAAAACTAACTATATAGTTATAGCCGTTACTTTATTTTGGCACCAGGTTGTTTAAAAGCCGATAGCTCTAGAGCGAGTGTTATTCCATATTCAGTTTTCAATTTAGAGATTCATTAGACTGTATGTTTACCCTATAAAAACGGATAGGCTATCACCCTACAGCTAGGTACGCAACTTATAAATATTGCGGTTTTGCCACCTAATAAATCTCGGAGTGCTAGAATTAATTAATTTTCCACAACTAAGTTGGTGTACTTTTATAGTATTTCTAACATCTCGCAAGGGAAGTTTGCCACCTTCCCGATCTTGACATCCTTAATTCGCATGGGTGCCCAGTGAACTATTATTTCTAACTTCTTAATTCATCGTCACAACTACTGTTGCAGACTCCAAAAGCGTTTATTCGGTCTATCCCATCCCTATTTTGTTTTTCAACAAATCTCGTTGGAAAATTAATTCCAAGATACGTTCATATTTCTATTTCGTACCCTACTTTAATATGTATCGCGTCGGTGGACTATCTTATTCTTTCTTTCCCCTTAATGATAGTAACTGACTAAGCAGTTAATGATTTCCGTATTATCTATTTACTTTCATGTTTTTACCTGATTAGGTGACGGATTTAAATTTACTAAACTTCAATTTTACCGTTCTTTTCCGATATTTATTGAGCGCGGCTCATATTCAATTTTCAATGTTCTTTTGTATAACTTATTATACCATCATATTTTCTCGTTTTCCCTCATTTCTGAGGAAAATTCGCAAAATAAACTACTTACGCCATTTATAATATTTGCACTTTTTACTTTTACGCATAGTTAATCAGTCGCTTAAACTTGCGGAGTTGGTCAACCCAATCTCATGGGACAATTATTTTTCGTTTACTTTACTTCATACTTCATAGTTGGTACCTGGAGTCCGAGAACACCCCACTATTTTTCTGCGTGATCGTTAGACGATCTATCTCGGAAGGAGCTTGTTTTTTCGAGAACCCAACAAGCAAGGCAATGATTGAACTTAAAATCAACTCTCGGTTCCTAGTTTTTCGAGAACTTCTACCAGGAAAGAAGCCATTAATACACCTTCTCGGTTCTTAGTTTTCGAGAATCCTACTAAGAAAGGTTACAATCGCTGAAATCGAACAGCCCCTCGGTTTCTAGCTTTTTCGAGAACCCCCGCTAGAAAGAGGTCTGCTAAGTTATGGGTCATTCCTCTCGGTTTCATGTTGGATTTTTACAAGGAATCCAACCAAACCTTTTTAGGAGGCTCCAGCTACAGTCTCTCAACCCTGCAACGTATTCATTATACCCATCTTCCTAGTCTTTGTCAAGCTTCTGAATCAGATTTTTCACTATCTTTTTCTTCGTTCTTGAGATTGATAAGGTCCTCATAATAAAGGAACTTCTTCAATCCTCTCAATTGATAAGATATTGGATCACGTAGAAGATAATGCAAGTCTCCCCAATTAGCCAATACTCTGATGTAGCCCTTTTTATTATCTACATCAACCAAAACACAGATAACACAATCCTTCTTATGTTCTGGGAAGTTCTCAAATAGCTTATCGGTTCCACCGTTGCCACTCTTGTTCTTAAATTGAAATGCCCATGATTCTGGTTTATCACTTGGAGCATAAGCCTTAACATGGAAATTCTTATTTCCAAGTCCTAATGACTTATAGGGGAAGTCCGCATCCCAACTTTTGGTATCTCTAGTGTAAATGCGGAAGTCTGGTTCCATAACAGGTTGTTTCAAATGTCGTACAAGGAACTTAGCGGCAACTAGCTCTCCTAGTTTTCCGAAAACAATCTGTTGTTTGATTCGATCTGAATCAGTTTGGTTGCGCTTCCAATAGTCGTTTGTAGAAGCATCTGCGAATTCTTCACAACGCTTGATTTCAGCGTCTGTAATGGAGAATGTGTATTCTTTATCAAATGTATATAGCATATTATGGGTAGTAAATTGTCGCGTCAATATTTAAATGTTCAATATCATTCTGAACGTGCATTAAACTAGTTTGACCATCATCATATTGTACTTGGTTCCAATCAACATTGGGATATCTTTTTTGCAATTCATTAAGAAAACTAGGTTTTCCAATTACTTCTGCAAGCAAATCATAAATCTTAGTTCTTTCATTAATTCTTTCGTTGATTTTTTCAGAGCTATAATAATTCTTCATGTGAACAAGTATACCTCAAATTTTCTCGTTGGGGAAGTTTAAACTTCCCATTCCCTATATACTGGAACATATTCTGGATCATATTCGTGGTGTGTAATATATTCTTCAATAATATTACCAGCTTGAATATCTGGATTATAAACTGATTCTACGCTCATTAAGCGCACTGGTCTTACTGAAATATCAATTTCACAGTTTGCAGAAATCCTTAGTCCACTATCCCACACGGTAACATATTTAGCTTGAATTTTCTTCATTTTCTTCATTATCGTTATTATACACCTTATTGATCATCTTCCCATGCAATTTCCCAACCTTCATCCCAACCATCATTTGCCACTAAAACAATATGAGGATTATTTTCACGTAACACAGCTTTATGATAGGCTTCATAGCCTTCATCCCATGCTGCATCAAAAATAGCATTTTCTTTTTTTGTGAGTTTTTTCATATTTTTCTCGCGTCTTAGCGGAGATTCGAACTCCGTTATAGGGATTTAGAGTCCCTTGCATCACCAAAATGCTTCTAAGACATGCTTTAATTATACCTCACTTTGATAAGCTTTTATCCATTTTCGAATAGTATTATCTGATACATTGTATTACCATTACGTAGTATGAGTTCGAATTGTTCTAGTTTGTGGTGTTACGTATTTTTGATAGAAATCATCATCAAAAGAGTGATCGACTTCCTTAATTAATTGTTTTTGCATAAGCTATTACATCATCCAAATCTATAGTTTCTGGTTTATTACTAAGAATAACTTGTGGTGGCATAGATTCCAGCCAAGATTCAATGCGATAATATTCTCCGCTTGGGAGTTTAACGTGCGAAGCATTAAGATCGTAGGCGTTTTCTGTTATAGAATACCTTAATCCGTTTTTGGTAAAGCATATGTCTGTGTTCATATACGCAAGTATACCCTAACCTGCGAAGTGAATTACAACCCACATAAAGAGTAAACCAACAAAAAACATAATACTTGTTAAGTACTTAGGATGTTCATGGTGACACTCAGGGATTAAATCAGATGCACCAATATAGAGAAAGAATCCTGCAAAACAAGCTAAAACCAATCCCATAACATGTGCAGATAACACAATGAACAAAGTAAGAATAACACCAACAATTGGAGCTAATGCATCTATAAACAACCAGTGTAAAGCTTCCTTAAAGGAACCACCATTTTTAATCACCATATTGGTTGTATTGATACCATCAGAAAAATCATGTGAGATAATACCACATGCCATTGCAAGACCCAATATTGGTGAAACATGAAATGTCAAACCTAAAGCAACGCCATCAAGAACACTATGAAGTGATAAACTACCTGCTCCGAGAATGGTTTTGTGTTTTTTGTTTTTACATTCATCATTACTGTGTGAAGTCAAACTAATCCAGTTACTTATAGTAAAGTAAATTCCAAAACCAAATGCCATCACTAATAAAACAGTACTGAAATCGTAATGCCCTTGGGTGGACACTAGTGCTTCTTTAAGTAGATCAAACAAACAGACACCAATTACCGCTCCTGCACTAAATGCACGAATAATATGCCTATAGTCTGAAAACCTCAAACTAAATAGTCCACCCAATATTGTTGCTATAGCAGCAAGTATCGCAAAAATGATCATTATCTTTTAATTATATTACCACAATGAGTACATATAGAATGAACATATGTGCTTTTATCTTCTTTTGTTTTCATAGCCATAATGTTTTCAGTAGAAAAATTTTGAAATTTCATACCATCTGGTATGTAACTTTTATGTTGTGTGTCATATATTGCAACGTAATTATGATGGGTGTCGTAGTTTTTACTCCACCTTCGCTTTCTAGGAATACAAATTTGTTCATTCATCTATAAAATCCTCCGAATTGGCATTTGCGGTAAGTTGTGTAACTTCAGGAATATATAAATCACCTTTTGCAAACAACACATGATTTAATTCTAATGATGATATTACACTACCACATTGTTTGCACCATTTAATCACTGTAGATTCTCCATTGCCATGATCTTCTTGATGAATTTCTACAAATTCATGCATATCAAAACAACATCCAGTCAAAGGACGTTGTAACTCATGTAAGATGTTATGCAGGGGTGCCTGTATTCCATTCATACTGTCCTCCCTCTGTGTATTTTTCAATCCATGCTAGATAATCATCTGACTCACCTTGTGTTTCATAGGTGTATTCTTTACCACGACAATCAATAGCTTTCTTTTCAACCATTGGACAACCAGTAAGTGCCCTCACCATTTGATCATTGCACCAATCTTTATGATGACTACCATCATATTGGCTACACCGGAATGACATGTCTAGTGCTTTCTCAATTCGTCCATCAAAACCACCTTTAATAGCCCACATGCTATCACTAACTATATCACGTAAGACTTCAAAATGTTTAACACGACTATCGAAAAATTCAACATCTTTTTGCAGAATCTTGATATCATCTGGATGATCTAAAAATTCTGCGGCTTCTGCCGTTTTTACTTTATATTCCAGGTTTCTTGCAATTTCTGCACACAAAGATAAATACAATCGCTGTTTCATGTCTTTTAAGATGAACATGGCATCTTGAAGTGGATCGTTGGGAGATAGACGTTCCTTTTCTTCTTGGCTGATTCTCATTTCTATAATCATAGATTGAGTATACCACAAATTAGCTTGCATGTACTGTTCTTGTGATTTCTGGACACTGTAAATCGCCTTTATTCATCAATCTTCCATCACATTCAGTAACAATGATTACACTACCACACTCAGTACACCATTGTACTATTTTGTCTGATCCATAACCATTGTCAACACTCATAATATTTTTCCAACAGTGTCGCCCCTGATAACATCCTTTAATAATTTTTTTCATTATATACACAGAGTATACCTCAAATTATCGTGTTGGTGGAATATATGGATTGATTTCGTAAGACGTATATTTTGTGCCATAATGATTGGTTTCTACAACATACCAAACAACAGCCTTATCAGGATTTAAACAAGTCAAGTAATCTTTTGTTGTTTGCTTATTTTCCTTATTAAAAACAAAGGTTACACCATCTTTAAGTCGTTTAATTTCATAATTACGTGGAGAAACATAAGTGTAAACAGTTTTATCACCATCAGGTTCAAACCCATAACCACAAAATCCACCCGTTACTACATTCATGAAACCACCAATAAGTCCAAGCATAGCAACATAATCCCAAAAATAAAATTTATTAGATTTAGGATTATAAGTCGTGTTATGATGTTGAGATTGTTCGGCACCCAGAATAAACAAAACACCAAAAAAGAAGAAAAGCAAAACTACTGTGATCATTTTTTTAGTATACCCTATTTGAATTCTACTGTATACTTCTCTTTTTCTGTCATTTGATAACCATATTGATTATAAGAAATGTTTTTAACCAAAATGGCTCTTTCGGGATTTAGCTTACAACGATAATCCTCCGTAAAAGCTTGTTCATGAGGATTGAAAAGTAAAATCCCTGTTTTGGTTTGGAAATATTCATATTGTGAACGTGGAATTTCTACTTGTTGTGTTCTGCTTGTACAAGAAGTACCATAAATTAAAAATCCAAAAAGTAAATCTAATACGACTAAATTGATACCTTGACCGTATAGCTTGTTTGACAATACTTTGTCCTTAGAAACCCAACTAACGATAATCAATAAAATGCCAATAACTAATAAAATGATAGGAATAATCATGCTTTATTATAGCACAAAGATTAACTGTGTTGCCAAAGTTCTACAACATCACCAGCTTGCATACCTGTCATTGTAGGTGTTCCCGAAACTGAAACCCAAGTATTAGGTGAACTTGCAGACACTAAAGGTAAAATAGTAGATGTTGTTCTAGTTGTTGGTAATTGAGCCGTGACGACTTCGCTAAGACCACCAGTAGACTTATAGAAAGTACCACTAAAATTTAAAATTGAAGGACTTCCAGCAACACCAGTTACTCTTAATTCAACTGTATCTGGTAAGACCCAAGTAATACCTGAAGGTGAAAAAGGTGAAGTACCTGTAAAGGTTCCAATTTTTTGTGGCAATTCCGCATTCATTGCATTACGCCATAATGCGGTAAAAGAAGATCCCCAAGCTGGAGAAGGTGTACCTGAGAATGCATAAGTAGCTAATGTACTTCCGTATGTATTCTTAAAATAGTTATTAAGAGCTACACAGGCATTAGTTAAAATACCAAATAAAGCAGTTGCTACTGGAGCGTTTGCTGTTGCTTGATAAGTTGGGTCAATATAAGCATTACTAGGTGAAGCAGGAGGGGTTAAATTCTTTTCTATTGTTCTAACAGCAGTAAGCAAAGTAAGGAAATTATCAAATGCCGCAGCTTGTTGGACTGTAGGAGAATCACCTGGATTTGGTAGTAAACTCTGTAGTTCACTACGTGCTGTAACCATAGCATCTAATGCGTTAGTTAACACAGTAGGAGTTAGTGCATTAGTGTAAACTGCATAAACTGCTCCTAAATCGTTTGTAAACGATAATGCGTCGGATGATGATTCAATAGCCATACTTTTATTTTAAAGCATAGCTATTGAGTTTCCTTCCTGAATCCATAATTTCCACCCAATAAATTTCAAATCACTTTAACATTGATATTGCGTTGCATTTGTTTTAGAATATCAAGTTTAACTCTGTACATCGCTTCTAAATCTTTATAGATATCATTGCCTGTTGTAGCACCATCAACCATTGCTTGTTCAATCAATGAGTGTTGATTACCTATTGCATGATGCAATATATCATCAATAGTAGCTTGACATCGTTCAGTGTCATCATTAGGTAGCCAATCGTTTTCGTTTACTAAAAAGGAAATTTTAATCATTTGATATCTTATATTCGGTTGCCGCATCCCATATTTCGCTATTTATATCTTCACCAAAAACACCAATGATGCCATGATTCACTAGAATGCTTTGGTAGATAACATAATCTACTTCGTCATAGAATATTCGTCCAACCACTTTATTGTAAATTTTTGTGGAAATGCTGGTGTTATTCCAGCTAAACTTGTCTCCGTTTTTTAATTTTTGCACTAATTCTTGTGTCATATATTTTCCGGTTCTGTAATGGAATATGCGGTGATTGGCAATCTCTCCCAATATTCATAATCTTCTTGAAGATCAGATAAAATCCTTTCTTTAAGACATTTTTTAATGTTATTGAATTCAGGTTTTGTACCTTCAGAAATAACAAAATATTCATCTCTTTCAAAAGTGATAGAGAGTCTTTTCTTTTCAATTTTCATTGAATTATAAAACCGTAAGAAATCTTTATATTTATCAAAGTTCACATGATAAATAGGGCTATAAGGTCTTTGAGTGGGACATATACAAACGTTAATATAAGGTCCAAGGGTAAACCTGTCACCAATCTCAATATTAACACCTAATGTTTCAAATTTATAAATTGAATGCCCTTCGTAATTGATAGTCTCTGTATATCCAGCTTCCAATAACAAAGTTCTAATTTGTTCACCCCAAGTCCAACCCTTTTCTTGTTTTTCTAACTTTTTTAAAGCCTGTCTGTTGGCTCTCAACTGTGCATCTAACACACTTGATTGATCAATTAATGTTTGTTTATCCATATTACTTCTTATTATAGAAATCTTTTCTATATTCTGGTGGAATTTCCGAAAACATATTGCGACCATGAAAACTATCCCATAGTTGATATACATGTTCTTTGGTTACCTCTTTATATCTTAAACATTCATTATCTAAAATGTTACCAACCCAAGTAGCAATTCTGATATATTCACCAGCATCTTTAAAACACTGATCAGATTCATCTTGATGAACTTTATTGTATTTCTTAGATTTTTCCATTAAGTAAGTAGCACAAAGATCAAGTACAGTGGCAGTTTTCCCATTACAAGAACCAGACATGATCTTAATTTTTGACCACATTTTGCTTCACATGCAATTGTATAGCTAAGTTTATCTTTGTTTTTTAAATGCTTAATAAATCCAGTGCTATCACACTCTGATTCTTTCCTTCGATGACAATATTCACCCCAAGGAATGCGTTCTGTATCCCAACTATTTTTAGGAAAACCACAGGGAATAATCACCTTGATATCATTATTTTCTTCCTGCCATTCTCTAGCAGTTTTACAATCCCAATTAGGCTCAATATTGATATCTCTACCTATTTGTTCTAATGATGGTATTTGATAATTCAAATCATCAGCAATAGTTTTAACCCAAAAATAACTAGATTCACTAAATGTTCTCTGACCAAAAATCTTTTCGATCAACATAGTTTCTTCGTTTTGTTGTGAATAAACGTTATAAATATAATCCAACCATTGTTCAATGTGTTGAGTTGTGGGTTTCAGAGAATAATCTCTTTCGTCACCTACAACTAGATTAAGAAATCTATGTTCATAAAAACCATCCATGTGGATATTATACGCTTATTCCACAAAATCAAACAACATATTTTGATAATCCAAATCTTGCAGTCTAAGAGTAACTTCAAGACCATGTAAGTCTGTTTTAATAGCAGGAACATGGGAAACATCATAATGCGTAGCATTCATATCTCTATCTATAGTAGAGTGATCTTGCCAATATAATGCACAAACCTCTTTGTGCTTATCTGGGAACTCAATTTCAATCAACCTTCTTTCTTGAGTCAATGGCTGATCATCAAGAAAGAAGGTATAGATATAACAAAAATCAACTTTTAGTTTTTTCATTTTTTCTTCGCTGGATATAGGGTGACTTTATATTTTGCACCCAAGTTTGTAAACATTGGAAATACATTAGGATTGCTTACAGTAAAACCAAAAGTAACCCAATCATATTCCGTACCTGATTGTGCTTTGAGTTCTACAGATAAGTAATCTTCTGACTCTTTATTAAGCTTAGTTAGTATGTATTTACCACTTGAATCAGCTTCGGTATCAATATACCAAAATTGACCAGGTTTAAATTCACAAGGTTGACCATACTTAACACTCAGAGACATAGAACCACTTGGTGTATACTTCCAAAATGAATTATTTTCAGTCTCAGGATCTGGACTGTAAGATGCATTTAAGTTGACTTTGGACCAAGTTCGTCCTTCTTCTTCGTTTTCAAAGCCATGATGGGCTTCGACAGTGACCGACGATACATAAAATTTACAGCGTGTTATTGACATATTTATTTTTCCTTGCAAGTCTTCACGCTGTTAAGCCACGATCTTAGCATGTTTATTATACATTATCTTCAATCTTTCTAAGCACCCAATTTGGTGCATATGTTCCATGCCCGTTTGTTCTGCCACGGTGATCAACTATATAAATAATATTATTATCTTCATATTCTAAGTCATCAATACGGAGTTCAATACCAGCATAATTATTCAAACTGATTACGGTTGCTTTATCTCCCTTATCTGTTTCATAGACTTCATTATCGGAATAGTCTTCAATAAACTCAACACGATCCCCGTCTTTGAATTTAGGATTATATCTAACTTCAAAGGTTATGCTATAATCTTCAGGAATAGTGTAATTTTCCTCTAACCATTTTTTTATTGTTTCTAGATTGTCTGTTTTAAAATTTATTTCCATAATTACCACTCCACATAGAACTCAACGCGACGATTTTCACCTTCACCAAATTCTGATAAGAAATACTCTAAGATTGTCTTTTGGAAATCTTCTTCACATGTTTCAAAATCATAATTACTCAGTTGAAAATATCCACCATTATTGATGCTATTATTTTCAACAATCCAATGCCAAAAATCTTGATATGGAGGTTGGAGTTTTTCGTATTCATCAAAAACATTTCTAACACTAATCATTAATTTATCGCTATCTGGATGACTAGGGCTAAAACCATTACGTATGAGTTCATAAGGATGACCATGTTTGACACATAGCTTTTTAAGTAAAGCATCATTCTTTTTAGGATGCTTATAAAATCCACCAAAATCACGAATATCACACTTATATTTATTTTCGATGTAGTCACGGCAAGCATTATAATCTTGCGATTCTTTAACGATTTTACTTGGCTTTTGTAATATTTTTTTACCCATTAGTTTCCCGCCTTTGACATGTCTTGAAGATCCTCATTAGCTGACCAAATCTTAAATTCTTCAAACTGTTCATCATTAAATTCAAGAATGGTATCCCAATCAACATACCTATTGGTTTGCTTGAGATTGTTATCTAGACGTGCAAGAAGAACTTTTTCTTGTCTTCCTGCACAATTGAACATAACAGCCTGATAAGTCGTTCTGCCGTTTTTAATTTTAAAATAACCATGATCCCAACCAATCATTTGTCCTGCTGTCATTGTTGCCATTGTAATTTTAGTATACCTTATTTTAACTCATTGGGGATATTCCCAGTAACACTCATTTCTAGCAATAATTCTTGAGCATAGCTCACAGATAAATCATTATTTTTAAATAATGTTGCAAACTCAGTTGGAGATTTCTTCGGAAAATGTAATAAAAACATTTCTTTAGCTAATTCAGAAGTGCAATTTTTAATTTCTACATGTTTATCAAATCTACCAGGACGAATCAAAGCTGCATCTAATTTATCTTTATGATTAGTAGTTGCAAACAAAACAATACCTTCTTTAGAAGTTAAACCGTCTAAGCTATTTAAAAAATCACCAAACACTTTATGTGTGGTTAATGTTGGGTTTTCAGTAGTAGGAATAGGTGTGTTTTCATCAGCCCTGGACACAGTAAATGTATCAATTTCTTCAATTAGAATTAAACATTTTTCATCAATATCAATAAGCATTTTCCCTAATGAATCTGCATGAGTGAGATTTACAACATAAATAGGCAATTTTAATTGCGATGCAATACCAAACACTAAACTAGTTTTTCCATTACCTGGTTCACCATATAGAATATAACCTCTACGCCAAGGAATTCCCTTATTTCTATATTCTTCTTGTTTCTCAAAAAAACTAAGACAATCTTGAGTTAAGTCTTCTAATATATTATCCGCATAAAACAAAGTTTTTATAGGTCTTGGAGCCTTTTTACCCGATAATCGCCACCAACCATCATAAGTATAAATTGATATAAAATCTTTATTAACATTTTCTTTAAGTTGTTTAATTTCTTCTAAGATTTCATTAACGTCTTCTCTGTTTCCACCTAAAATCTTAATACTTATCTTTTTATTGATTGCTCCAAATACAGTTGGATCTAAACTTGAAATGGTTAACATTAAAATTTTAGTGTTCCATCTTAAAAAATAAATTCCATCAGCAGGAGAGGTTTCTCTATTATTTGAAGTGTAGTTAACATGATTTGTAGTTGTAGAAAATCCTAAACTTTCTAACCACATTAAAATATGATGAAAACCAGGATCGGTTGAAGATGCAGTTAATGAAGCACATAGTTTTTTCCCAACACAGTCAACTGCTAATGATAAGTTTGTTGCTACGGTTTTTTCAAAAACATCTAATGCCATACCAAACTTTGAGATTTTATTCATGCTCTATTATACGTCACAATGCGTTCATGGCTTCGGTAATTTTATCCATGTTATATTGATGGAAGGTACGAATTTCATTCATAATAGCTAAAGCAGAATTACAATTTTTAAGACTGCATAGAAAGACGACTGTGTATTGTGTAGACCGAGTATTACCATCAACCAAAACAGTATGACGCCAATTAGCAGACTTAATCAAAGTGCCAACACGAAAAGTTTTTAGCTCTTTAGACCAAACTAAAACTCTACTACCTGGAACAATATCATTACGATCACCTAACATACAATCAGGTGCCATTTTCATGTATGGCGAATCATTGGAAACAAGTTCACTGGGTTTCATGGGTTTATTTTACCTACTATTTTCTCTAAATATTGACAATAACTACAGTTTTCTCCGCTTTCTGGTAATTTTTCTTGCGCGATCAAATCCGCAATCTCACCTAAGAAATCTAAAAATCCATCTTCATCAACTGGAATATCTAAATATTCATATCCACCAAGTAAACAAACCTTTTGTTCAGCTTTCTTAATCATGAAATTGTTAGGTTCAAAACAAATCAATCCCAATTTATTGACAGGTGTAATCAATGGTGAAGGTTTTCCAAATCTATCAGTACCAGGATGTTCCAAACAGAACTTATAAGCGTGTTGTTGTCTAGCGTATTTTTGAACGTGTTCTGGTTTTGGTTTTGTTGTTTTATAATCAAAAATACCATAACCTGAACCATCAACAAATTCTGATAAATTGTCAAGTTTACCTAGAATATATAAACTAAAATCATATTCTGGAACTTGAAATGGTTGAGAAGTTAAATACTTATCTCCCCAACCATCTAAACTACGTAGAGCAGGTAAATCTGGAAAATATACAGACAAATCATCCTTACTAAAAGTTTCCTTCATAGCACCATCAATAGCTGTAAAGATGTTTGCTAGTGGAGTTCTAGGTGGAGCTATATTAAGCTTCACCTTCCGATAAAAGCATCTTTTGCATTCATGATACAAAAAAGCGAAATCAGAAGGTGACAATTTGTATGATATTTTAGACATGATTTATTATACTTCAGTTGAAGTATTTGCTACATTTATAATCCTTTTTGCAATCCAATAAGCTACTTGAAATTCGGTGCAATCCATATCCATATAAGTATTTACTTCACTTAGAAGTTCATCAAGACACGCTTGAAGTTCAGCAGAAGGATTCTTTAGATTGCAAACATCCAAAATAGCCAAGACCATGAGAAAACAAACATCTTCACTAACAATTTCCGCACTTACTTGAAGAAAAGGTGTCATAATCGTAATCAATTCCTTTCGAGTCATGTTGCCTTCGTCAGTGTATTCGCCAAGCATATCAGGAATGACAGCCATAAAAGTACTATCAAAAATCTGATTAAAATCCAGATCGGGAATTAGCTCAAGAAGAATATCTCCCAGTCTCCTACCGATGTTATATGCGTCTTGTCTACTAGTTGGCTTAGTGCCAAGAATTTGTGCCGTTTCAATTTTGGTTAGTTCCATAACTCTAGTATACCAGATCCTTTTCAAGCATTGTACGTAAATTCTCCACTGCTTCTAGATCTTTACCATCAGAATCAAGAACATGTAACAGTAAATTTAAATATTTACGATCTGTGTGAACCTTTTTAGCTAAGACTTCCCCATACAACGATTCTAATAAAACCTTAGTAGCCGCTTGACGTTGATGTAAAGCGGCTAGAGAAACAGACCCACCGGTATTGAAATTTTCCATACCGGTAGTATACCTTATAGATCGTCCAAGAAGTCGTCTAGATCATCCTTGCTGATTTCATTTGCACGAGACATATAAGCTGACCAAAGACTCTTAACCTTCGCTTCTGGAGCATCTAGCCCAGGAGTCATAATCATTGAAGCTGTAGCTTCAATCTTACGCTTATCTTCACCCTCAAACTTCTTAGCTGTATGAGCTAGAGCAGAAACAAGGTTATAACCCGTCTTAGCATCACCATAGAAGTTATGGTAGTTCTTATACCATTGACGTGCAACGTTCTTACTGATAGATCGTTCCTTAGCAAGAAGGAAAATCAATTCTGGAATTGTCTTAACCTTAATATCCTTGAGATAATTAAGTTGAGTAATCAAGTTTTCACCTTCAGTAAGAACCGTTTGAACAACCGTTACTGCACTATTTTGTAGAACAGCACGATCAATTTCACCACGATGCTTAACGTTAATCTTAAACTTAGAACTTGTCTTTTCCCACATAAACGTATTACCAGTGTTGGCTTCGAAAATACCAGGAGCAAGAACAAATGTGTACTTAGTAATTTCGCTGTTCTTGAGTCCAACAATAACACCATACTCAGCGTTTTGATTTACCTTAACATAGTCAGGGAGAATGATATCGCAAATCATATCATCACCATTATCATAGCTGTAAGATGTCCTAGCATCCTTAAAGCTACCAGCAGGAAGTGCCTTCTGTAGAATTTCAAGAGTTTCGATGTTGTTTAAAATCGCATATTGATCGGTAACGACAACACGACAAACCGTATCGCCCTTGTCATCAAGTCGATTTCGCATCAAATACTTCTTAGCATATCGCTTAGAATCTGAAGCATCAACGGTAGCCTTACGAGTATCAAGTCCCCAATTAGCTTCATAAGCAAGACGACCAAGGTCAGGGTGAATATTCATCAAATAATCAACTACCGTGGTAGGGATAACAGTATAGCCAACCAGTGACTTAACTGCAAAATCATTAAGATAAACGCCATTTGGAGCAACCAACTTGTCGTTCTTAGCTGAAAGTCGTAGCCATCCTTCAGTTGGCTCCATATAATCGCTCTTATAAAGAGAATTTTCACGAACTCTGTTCATGAAGATATCAAGAGGTACGGTTACCTTTTCAACCTTAATATCTGTAATGCGCTTTTGCGCTGGTGTATTAATCTTGACAGGTGTTCTAATTCCTGTAACGTCTGTATAAAGTGAGGGTTGTGCCATTTTAATATCTTTCCTTAACTGTGTAGATCAGTATACCACATTTTCAGCTATTGGGGATTTTTATTGGACTTGAGTTGATTTTACATTGCAACCACCACTATCACAATCTGCTTTTATTTGTAAAATTTGTTGACGGTTATCTTTTTTTGATATTCTGGCACTACAAATTGTGCCCCAACCCTCACTACAAGTTACACCAATAACAGTGTAATCAGGATAGAGTTCTGACATAGTTTTTTTCATTTGCTTAACTGCAAATGAATCTTGTTCAACTTTTACTTGATCCTGATTTATTTGATTTGCATCAGCTTTATATGCATCTGAACTATCACAGCCTAGAACACCAAAACTTAAAACGGCAAGAGGGATTAATATATATTTATTCATAGTCAATTCACTTTATTAATAGATGGCACACTGTCTTTATAAACAATGCGGAAATTTTGTTGTTTAGAATTCTTTTCGATTTATATGTTATATGGGAAATAATGACCTTCTAAGTTCTTAGATCTAGCAAAAGCATATACTTCTTCTTTGTTTTTACCTTTAAGCGTAATAGTTTTATTGAGAGCATTATCTTGGATAACATACTGATAAACACCTTTTGGATTTGTGGCAACTATCATTTTCACAGTAAACCGACGTTCTGAATAAGGAAATCCATGATTATCCACTAAACAGGCAACAGAAGCAGCTTCTTCTTTCGGATTAACAAAATCAATAAAATCTTGTTCACTTGGGAGATTATTGATCCAATCAGGCTTGTGTGATGGTGAAAATATTCTAAAACTTTCTTGAAGACAATTTGCTAATGACTCTCTTTCTCTAATGGATTGAAGTTCTTCTTTTTCTTCAAATCCAATTGCATGACCATTAGCCCAAGCCAAATGTACAATTGCAGTAATTTTATCTATTGCCTGATTAGTGATATTGTCACCAATGCCAAGTGCAATAATTTCTCCTATTGTGTAGTCTTTAACGTCTTTCATTTTATCTTGATTCTCGCCTAGAATATGAAAAACGCACTAGGGACACCCAATTTTCATAAATCGTGCCTAGAACACATTTTATTACTTATCAGCAGTATAGCAACGCCTTCCATATCTAGCTTCACATAATTGCTTTACAGGGACACCCAACTTTCATAAATCATGCCTAGAACACGACTATTACTTATCAGCAGTATGAATAAACAACTCAGAAGTAGTTATGCTTGTATTATACCAATCATTCAATCAAAAGTCAAGCCTGAAGTGCTTTAAGTTGCTTTTTAGTATAATCCCCTTCAAATTGAAGAGTGATACCATTTTGATCAAATAAATCAGTTAGCCTTTTTTCTCTTTCTTCTAAGCTATACGAACTATCATCATTGTAAGCAATAGCCGTTGCTACCCAATCTGGATCAATATTTTCATCAACAATCAACAAATTAGCATGTTTATATTTGCTAACAGGTAATGGTAGTTTTATCGAACAAGGAAAACAATAATTTAAAATATCATCATTTTTTAATGAAGGAATAAGCTGTAAGGACGCAAATCCCAAACAACATTTATATCCTTTTTTATTACAAAGACATGTGTCTCCAAAAATATCCCTTAAATTTTCGTCTACACCTACTCCACCAAACCGCCATTTTGCTCTATTAATTTTTACTACAGGTTTACTCATTTGATATTTCCTCATGCTCATTGTACCAAGTCCAATTATAATCCTTTTTGCAATCATCGTTACGTAGTACAGCACCATCTGCAAAAATAAATTCTAATACACCATCACCATCCCAAAAATAACGCATTGTGATTGTTTCATTGCCAATACGCTTACAATAAACTTTCCAAATATCAAAATCTGCATCATTGACAGGTTGCATACCCAATTCGCAAACACCATCATGAAGTTTAAAGATTGAATAACAACCTCTTCCTACATAAGTGTCACCATGATACTGGACGAAAAATTCATTACGCAAATGTTCACCGATAACATTCGGTTCTTTAGTTGTGAGTGTGTATATCTTCATTATTTCACCTTACCTAAAGCTTCTTCAAGCCAAGAACCAATAAAATCAATCTTATCGTTTTGATCCTTATTCTTTCTACAAAATTCTCTAATGTTTGTTAGATAATTCTTTACTTCAGAAATTTGTTCAACGAGTTCTACGTTTCTTAAATTGGCATCTTTTTGGCTTGTAATTGCTTCTACAGCGGCTTTTGCCACTGCTTCACTAGAACATGCCACGTACCAAGTTGGACGACTTGTATTGTCATTCCAGCGTTCATACAAGCCTTGATATCGACTTCCTGTAATCTCAATTGTTGCTAGTTTAGCTTGAGTATACAATTCGCCATTTGTCATAAAACTACCAACCTCATAAGAATTCAAGGTTAATGAAATTCCATCACAAGGTTCATCGTTACCAGTAATAGAAATCCAATTCCATCCATGACCCATATCTTTAAAACGACCTTCGTCTATACTTTGAAGTAGCCAAGTCAAATGTGGAGTAACCCAAAGATCACCAACCACAAGCGTTTTGTTTTTATTTGCCAAAGCATAATTTGTTCGATCTATTTTCATTTTTGCTCCTGTGGTAAGTCCTTTGTGACTTCCGCTTTAACAACAGCACCTTTAAATGCGGCGTTAATATTGATACCAGGAATTAGGAAATCAACACTATACTGATCACTACCATAACAATTCCTGCCAAGTTTGCGTTGAGTTTCCCCAATGAGCAAGTCAATAATCTCTTGTTTGCTCCATGAAACGATTTGAATATCTTTACAATTTATCAACATGATCTGAGTATACCACAAAATTAGCCCAAATTAACATAAGCACATTTATCATGATGACATTCAATTTGATCCCAATATTTATCTGTCAATAAGATCGCTGACACAACTTCAAAAGAAATACTTTGTGTATGTAAATTGCCAATCGCATAAGTCAATGTAGCGCGATCTGAACTTTGATGTTGTACGGTAAATGTTTTTTTGTCTAACCATTCTATAACCTGTGATAAAACTCTTTTGGCGAGTTCTTCACTATCACAAACCTTATAATTTTCAAATTTAGTTTCTCCAACTTTACGGAAAATCCAAATTTCTTTAGAAACTGGAACATCATTAGCTGGAAAATGTTGATGATTCATAAAACCTAGACCATTAACACTTAAACAATTTTCACATAATAGACCACCACAGATAAAAGCACCTAAAGTTTCAGGGCACTCACGATTCGCTTGTTGACCACAGCGACACTTCAAGCCTTCGTGGATTGAACAAAATTCGCCTTCAGTTTCAGCATTACAATAGCCACGCCAAGCAATATTAAATTTACACTTATTCATCATCATTCTCTTCATCTGAGCGTACTCATAAAACATTTTTCTTATGTTTCTCCACATATTATACTTGATACTGTACAAATAATGATATGGACATTACCCTAGACAGCGTGTATATCTTATGGAATAATGATGGCATTATTCTGTCTCACACTTCTAATGTGTCTGGATTAGTATGTTTTCGCTCAATGATAGATTATGAATTCTTTTTAACCAATAGTATGCGGCTATTTAATGATTTTAATGATTACTTAGACTATAAATCACCAATCAATTTCGATAGTTGTTCTATAGATGTAACTCGAATTGACTTTAGCTTGGCTTCAAGATTATGTAAATGCTTAGCCTTACCGTGTTTACTTTGTTACAATATAATTTCAAAATCTTTTGAAATTATACATTTATAGCTTCAATGCAACAACATACAATATATTTTTAATATCTATTGGACCAAAATCTCTTGAATCTATCGAATCATTAGTATTGTCACCTTGTAAAAAACATTTATTATGGTCAACCCTAGTTTTATAAATCTTGCCAACATAATGACCATCAATCAATATAAGATCACTCTTGGACAATTTTTGTTTTAATTCATCATAACTGTAGCTTGTATTCATTACACCATTGATTTGTGACATATAGAAGACATCATCAGGGAGAAATTTTATTCTTTTAATGATATTATTGACCACAATAAGATTGCCATTTGTATCTAAATCCGGGGAAGGATCTTTTGTAACAATAATATCCCCTCTATGAATAACACCATTAAATGGCTTAATCACAACCAAGTCATTATTTAATAGTGTAGGCTCCATGCTGTGCCCCTGAACTTGTAAGATTCTATAAGGCTGATACCACGCAAACAAAAGCACCATCAAAATGATGGTAAAATTTCTTTTAGTTAAGAATGTTTTTGTTGATATTTTTTTCATTTTAGTTCTTCATATCTTTAGAGGGAAGCATGTATGGATATCTCTTTTTAAATTCCAGCAATTGATGTGCATTTTTTAAAGAGTTTAATACTGTTTCTTCCCATTCCTCAAATTCATTAAAGGGATATTCTAAAATTACTTCATTGTTATCTTTTTTATCTCTATTGTTTTCCACTTGTGCCGTCACAAACAATGGTGTATCTGATTCATATATTTCATTCTGTCGTCTGTGTGGTCTTTGTTTTGCAACATCAAGCGCATTCAAATCTTCAAAAGAATCCGCATTGTTTAAATTTTTCATCTTATTATAAGTTTCAAAAGGCTGATTTGCAATACCACTAATATACTCTAATGGTACATAACGCTTTGTTGTTTCATATCTTTCTTTTGCTCTGTTTACAGCATTATTGTGATCTAAATGTAAATATTTAATATGAACGTTGTAGCCTAATTTCTTTAAATGATGAATAACACCTTCAATATAATTAGCGTTAGCTCCAACTAGTGGTAAAACTAAATTACTACCTTTATTAGCCGCTTGGGTAAGTGCAACATCACCTAAAGCCATACTATCAGGATGAGCTAAAGAAGATCCATATCCTTGAGAATATTTATGGCTATATGGTTTAAATAAATCAACATCTATTTCTAATCCTCCAATTTTATTAGGATCAATCAATCCAGCAGCATCAGCATATGTAGATTTACCAGAACCTGGTAAACCTAACAAGATATATGCTTGCATTTCATTTTTGGAACGTCTAGTATTTAAATAAGCACCAGCAATATCTGAATATTGTTGACTATTGTATGAAGGCTTCAATAGAGGATGTTCAACATGGTGCATATATTTCATAAATTGCTGAATAACTTCTATAGGTAAAGTTTTTTCAGAAATTATATTTTTAGCTTCTTCTGGTGAAGTTCCGTAGTGTTTAGATACGAACTCTATCAATTCGGGTAACATTTCAGAACCCTTTCGCCTATAGTTCATTAACAATTCCTTCGGATTTTGAAATTGTTGAATCCCAGTATTTGCTTTGCGATACCATGCCATATAAATATGTTATGAGTCCAAGAAAAATATCCCTGTTAGAATAGGGTATACTCGCATCATATGTGGATAATTATGAATGATAGTTTCGTTAGTGTGGTCAAAGATAAGAAATCAAGCAATCTATTGAAAGTGAATATAGCCCATCAAAAGATGAACATTGGACTAAATTAGATTATTAACGTTATAATATAAATATGTCTAATGTCATTACGCCTGAAGAATTCTATGAACTTAAAACAGATTTTACTCGTCTTGTTTTTAAAGATCAAACAATTTCTTTGGAAGAAGTAAAAAATAGAGGATATTACTGTGTTGATCAAGCACAAATTAATGCTAAAAATTCATTACAACAAACTATGGATATTTGTGTTTCGGCAGAATTAGTGAGAAACATAAAAGATATGCATTTCAAAGAAGTTCTACCCAATTATCAAACTGACATTGCAAAATATATTAAGACCCAATAACATTGGGTGCATCTATTAATTTTTGTCTCATTCCATAAAAATCAATATCACGCTTGTCTTGACAATCTTGTTCAATAAATGCTTTTAAGTCATGATAGTATCTAGGGTCTGCACTATCGTCTGTATCTGGATTATTTTTAGAATGGTCATAACCATACATGACTATCATGGTACATGGAAGTCCATAACCATCAATAACAACAGCCTCATGTTCTTCTGGCAAATCTTTACACATAACAGAACCGTGTAGTGCCAAAACATTCTCTACTGGCATTTCAACAAATTCTTTAATGCTTATTGTGTATTCGCCCTTACTGAGTCCAAAACCATTCCAGACAGCAATTGGTGAATAAGAAAAACTAGCTAAGCTTCTAGCTTGAATTGGCTGATTCTGTAAGGTAAGCATAAAAGGCTTACCTTTTTGATAGTGTTCCATAATCAATTTTGTATTTTCGGGAGAAAATCTAGTGGCAACGTTATGAACACTAACAGTGCGATATCGCACTAGTGGTATTGTTTTCATATTCATAACTTTAAAAAATTGCTGTGTATTCTTATGAACTTGTGATATACCCCACAACACCTTTTCCTTAACTTTATCAGTAGCTTCTCCGTTAATTATTTTATCATCATTCCAGCCACTGGTATATTCCATAGATAATTCATCATCTAATGGATTAGGTTTACATATTGCAGAAGCAATATGTATTAATAATACATTTTCATTTTTATAGCCACTATCCCATTGTCCAAGGGTGTTCTTAATATACCTACTAGTTGGATCATTCGGATATTTATCATCTAAAGCTATATCACTATGATCACCATAGTATGTTTTTATTGCACTCTGTAGCTTTTCATCATCATAGTATTGAGGTAAATTTAAGTTATACTTATGCTTAAAAAATGCTAAAAATTTAGTTTGAATTTCTTCGGGCATATAATCAGCATCTGGATCTTTATTGAAAAATTCTGGTAATTTCTCTTCTGAGATTACACCCCATAGTTCATGATTTATTTTTAATAATTCTGGTTTTTGCTCCAATAGAGTAGCCATTCTATCTTTTTGTTCTTGGGTTGCCTGTGCCATAACCGCAGCAGGTATCGCACCAATCGCATATGAAACACCATACAATTTAGGGTCCATTATTTGATCTAAAATCTTATTACCATATCTTATTTTTAAATTTCCACTAGCGTCTTGATATTTATTAGAAAAATGATTAGCAAAATATGCTTCGATATGTGCATCGTCTATTTTATTAAGAGCAGTTAATGACATTGATTTCAACATACCAGGATCTTTTTCAGCAATAATATTTAATTGTTCAGGCGTAAATTCATCAATTATTTCACCAGGTACCTTGTCTGCAAAGTTTGTCTGTAATAAATGTTGCCATGCAAAGGTTGGTCCAGCTTCTAATTTTAAAAATGAAGGGAAGAATTTGTAATTATTCATATGGCTTTCAAGGTAATCAATTTGTTCTTCGGTTGTTAATAAACCCCATGTGTTATATGGCATATTTACTATATTACTACCAGTATAAACCTGTGGAAATAAAGGTAAAATATATTTTCGCTTTTCTTCTTTAGTTAATCGAAATACATGAATATTGATAAAAACAAACATTGGATCAATATTATATATATCACTAACACCTTTATCCGTTAACTGTCTCTGAATATCAAAAGATACGCTCTGTCCATTATTAACTAAAGCTAACGCTAAAGGATTTGCTATTGCCTGTTTAGTCTGAATTGGTAACCAAGCAAACTCTAAAGGGTTTTTTAATACAGTATCCACAGTTGCACTAATTTCATCTTGTGGCTGTGGTGTTTCTTGTATTGGTTGTATTGGTGTAGGTTGCACGAATGGTTTTATTATTTCCTCAACAGGTAATGGTTTTATTATTTCCTCAACAGGTTCTTGAGGTTCGATATTTGATGCTTGTTTATACCAAATCATTATTCATCACCACCAAACTCTTTTAAGAGTTCTTCATCACTTAAATCAGGTAATTCATTTTCTGAATCACTGTCCTCTGAATCATCATCGAAATTAGACAATTCGCTTAAATCAGGTAGTTCAATTCCACCTTCTACACCACTTAAATCAGGTAGTTCAATTCCACCTTCTACACCACTTAAATCAGGTAATTCATTATCCGCTTTGGCTCTTGGTGTTTCAGTAGGTTTTGGTTTGTGTTCTGGTTTAGGCTGAGTATCGAAGATATTATTCTTAGTAAACTCAGTGTATGGAACTTCTGCTTTATTAAAGAATTTTTTATCTCCAATGCTTTTTAAAATATTAGAGTGTACTTCGCTGTAGCTAGAAGAATTTACATCTATATAACCATAAGTAATGACCAAAGTACAAGGTAAATCATAAGTGTTAAAAATAATAACTTCATCTTCACTACTATGATCATCTAACATACAAGAATTTTTTGCAGCCATAATGTTTTCTACAGGCACATTAGCGAAGACCTTAACACTTAATGATTTACTTCCTTTAGATCCACCAAAAGAACTCCAAATCGCATTAGGATTATACGTAGCACTTGCCATAACTCTTTCATTCATTGGGGCGTTTTGGAAGGTTAACATAAAAGGTTTTTTAAGTTGTAATTTAGCGCGAATCTGATTGGCAATTTCTGGTGGAAAACGTTTATCTAAATTTTCAATAGACACACCTTTGAATCTAGCAATAGGAATATGAGTGATGCCCATTTGTCTAAACATGTCTTGTGTATTTTGATATACTTTCTTTAATCCCCACTCTAATTCTTTTAAGGTTTCTGTGCCTTCTAAATCATTGACAACATCATAACCGTCATAACCGTCCGTATTATCAAAATTTTCTTGATCAACAGCACTGGTTTTACCAACTATTTTATTGGCAGCGTATAGTAATTGTTTTGTGCTACTAGTACGTTTATATCCACTATCCCAAGAATCTAACACACTATGAATATCAATATAAGGTCCATGTCCAAATTCTTGTCTGAATGCGGCATTAAAATTTGATTTAGTTTCAGGATTAGCGCGATAGAACGAAGAGAAATTTGCTTCAATATCAAGTTTCTTGAAAAATTCAGGTAAGTTGGCTCCATATTTTTGTTCTAAATGCTCACTATAGCTCTCTTGTTTGTCATGTGGGACACTTTGAACGGATGGTTCAGAAGCAAAAAGTTTTGCTTCTTGAGCAGGTGTTTTAGCATATTCCCAAAGTTGGGCTGGTAAATCTGTGCCATATTTAACCGCTCTATCTAAAATGTAGTCACGTTCTTTATCGCTTAATTTTTCAATAACTTCAGCAGGTAATTGACTAGCAATATAAGGTATTTGCGCGACCTTAATATTTTTAAATACACTTTTACCCATTTTAATTTTAATTGAAAGTGGTATTCTGGAATAATTTTTAATATCTTTAGCTAATAACTGTTTGTAAAATCCCATACCTAAACTTTGTGCTTGAGCCCAAGGTAGTTGAGCAAGATATATTGGACTAGCAAGAATCAGTTCTTTTAATTGTTCTGGACTAAACTTAGGGTACAAGTCTTCATGTAACACGTCTTTAAAACCTGATTCTTTTTCTTTTGCAAAAATTTGTTCAGGAGTTAATAGTGTTTTAATGTAATGAGACATATTTTGGTATGGCGCATGTTCCAAGATCATTTTTTGTTGTTTTTTACTTAGCTTGTTAAACATATATGAATTCATTGAATCTATAGGTGCATATTTCAATCCCGCTGGGCTATACAACCATTTTTTAAATTGTGATATGGCAACCTTCAATATTGAATCATCAAGATAATCATAGTAATAACGCATAAGATCAGTGTAAAAACTTGGATAAGTATCTCTTAATTTATCAAGACTTTCTAAATTCAAATATGGATAGATATTGTAAGATAAATTTCTAATAATATCTGGAGTTAAGTATTTATTTATGATTTCTTTAGGTATTTTATCTTTAATTTGAGAACCTACATATTGAAGATCGCTAGGATTTTTACTAATCATTTTTTCCCATTGGTCTGGTGAAATCTGATCAATTTGTTCAGGTTGCAAATATTGCATACTGCTCAAATCCATACCATCTACATATTGCATCAAATTAACTTGTTCTTTTTGGTCCGAAGTCATCCACCCCAAAGTTTTATTAAAATCATTCTGTAAACAAGTATTTAACAACTCTGGAGTTGATTCAACTTTGTGATGATAAATCATTGACATGGTTTTTCCGACTAAACTAAGACCATCTTTAGTTATTATAGGGTTACCTTCTTGAATAAAATTGATCATGAATTCTGGGGTAAGAATACCTTTAGGTAAGGTATCTAAACCACTAAGACTAGAACTTATTATTCTTTGTTTTACTAAGTCAGGAAACTCATAACACAACTCAACGGTGTTAGTCAATTTATGTAAAGTAGTGTCCTTATCATATTGCATGAGCGATTCTAATAGTTTTGGATCTTGAGATGTTTTGTAGTCTTCAATTTTCTTTGAGAAATTTGAATAATTTACGTCGTACTTCGTTTTATCTTCATACTCTTGATCATAAGCGCCAAAAGCCTTGAATAATTCTAATAATTCTGGGTCAAGTGGATCTTGCTCATACATCTTATTCGTTAAATATTTTGAAGGTTGTCCATCACTATCAGCATTAGAATAAGAATCGCCATCACTGTAATTATTACCGCCATCACTGTCATTAATAACTTTGTAATCATCATGTTGTAATTTATATCCATCACTTTTAAGTAATTGAAGCTTATCACTGATAGGTGTTCTACTTGGTGTAGCAACAGAATTAGCTGCTGGAGGATTCATAACACTGTCATATAATTGCGAATTTTTATTAACAGGTACTGGTGTTTGTACTGGTGTTTGTTCTGGTGTTTGTACTAGTGGTTGTACTGGTGGTTGTACTGGTGGTTGAGCAGGTTGAACAGGAGCAGAATTCATCCAAGTGTTATTAACTTTTGGCTTAATGAATTGCTGTACTGTTTTTTTGAAATTTGGATTTGCTAAACGATACCACATATAGCTTTATATTCTACAGTTAAAACATTAAATCCTATGAACGTGGTACAATATCAGCATGAAAGTTTGGAGTTTTCAGCCTAAACACATTGTTGATCTTGTCAATGAAAAAACATTTTTATTAGCAGACGCTAGTAAAGGTGATAATTGGGAATTTGAATTTCCAAATGGTCATATTTCTGAAGGATTTCAAAAACCATATAAATGGATGAAAGAAGTTTTCACTGAACTACGCGGCATTGAAGTGGAAGGCGATTTATGGTGGGCATTTGCTAAAAGACCAGATTTAAGAAGTTGGCGCTATCGTTTTCATGGTGAAGATACTGTCTTAATAGAGTTAGATATTCCTGAGTGTGAAGTATTGATTTCAGATCATGGAGCATGGCACTCTGTATTAAACGGTAGCCACTGTTCTTTAACTCGTGAAGATGATGATTTGTTCTATGAAACCTATTACAATATCAACATTTCTGATAGAAAAGACTTTCAACGTACTGTAATTACTGAAGAAATCAAAGCACAAGGTGAAGAATTGAAAAGAAAATCCTGGTATCAAATCTTTGATCTTGAGGCTATTCAATCCTCTGAATATTTAAATGGTAATAATCGTGAGTTGTTATTACAAGCTGTTTTCCCAGTTTTACGAAAAGAAAATATCGTTAAAGTGATTCATTACAAACCACAATGCCCAAAGGATTGAGTATACTAGATACATGGTCTATACTAAAACACCAAGAAATAATAGCTATACAGTCGCGTCACACGCTAAAGAAGTCATTGACTTCTTACACTGTCTAAATCCAAAATTGGATCAGTTAACAATCAGAAATCTCATTGGAGATGTTCTTGAAAAGAAGGCACCACTGCCATATCACAATAATGACCATGTTTTTGATATGTACAAAATGTACGAAGCAAACCACAAGACCAATATGGGTAATCCAATTGTAAGTTACTATATTCCGCTATTAGCCATTCTATTTCATGATCAAATATGTGTTGCTGGGAATACCGACAATGAAGAAGCTAGTTGTGAAGCGTTAATGGAATTTTTATCCGCTTTAAATATTAACGCTACTGATACTAGTCTTATTTTAGATCGTGCTATTCCTTTGATTATGTACACCAAAACACACGATCTTTTACCATCTTATGCCCCTGCCTACGCTAGACTATTCATGGAATGCGATCTAGCAATTTTAGGTGCAGACAATGACAATTATGTTAATTATGCAAAATCTATTCGTTCTGAATATAGCTATTGTTCCAATGGCGAATACCGCAAAGGTCGTTTAGCATTTTTGAACAAGATGAAGTCATATTACTTCCAACAATTGAGTTTCTTAAATGAGCAATTTCAGAAAAATCTTGATTGGGAAATTGACAATCTACTAGGTGATTCTGATTTGATTCTTAGTGAAATTGAATTATATATCCCTCGTGTAGCTCAACTTCCAAAACACTGTATACGTTGGGAACAAGCCGCTTTAACCTTCCTTAATGATCCTTACCTAGAATGTCCACAAGTATATTCACCAGTATATTCACAATGTATTTATGCGGGTAGCTTCATGCCAATCACCAACGGACATCTACACATTGCGAACAAGGCAACTAAGATTTTTGATAACGTTCTTATCTTAATTGCTGATAATCCTAAAAAGACTGCTCAGATTACACAGAATATTAGAAAGATTTTAGTGGCTCTAGAATGCTTAAAGTATCCAAGAATTACAGTAGATACAACTAGTGGTTATGTCGCAAAATATGCTGAACAAATTAACTGTAATACGTTAATTCGTGGATTACGCCCAATTGGTGATTTTGAAGGTGAACTACAGTTAGCTATGGCAAACAAAGCTATTAATCCAAATCTAGAAACCATTTTCATTCCTTGTAATATCGAAGATTCTTATGTTAGTAGTTCGCTCGTGAGAGAACTAGCTATGTTAGGTAAAGGCAAAGAATTTGTACCATCTTATGTAAACCGTTATTTGGAGCAACAACTTTGATTTCACACAAAATAGCTATTTCTGGTAATATTTGCTGTGGCAAATCCACATTCTTAGCCCTCCTAGCAAAGCATTTTGGAAAGGAAAATGTCATTTCCGCAGATGAAATTGTTACTAAGTTATATGAAAACGAATTTATTACCAATCCAATTGTAATGATGATGAAAAAATACAATCCTGATATAGACTTTCCATTTTCTAAAGATCAAATTAAATCTCTAATAGGCAACAAAGAATTTAAAAAAGAAATAGAACACTATGTTCATCCTCTAGTTAATTTGCGTATTTCAAACAGTACAGCCTTATTTGTGGAAAATCCTTTACTTTTTGAAACTGGTCAATATCTAAGATATTATGAAAGTTGGCTAGTTGCTTGTGATCCTGAAATACAGATAAAACGACTAATGGAACGCAATAAATACGATGAAGAAACTGCATTAAAATGGATTTCAATGCAAATGCCATTACAAGAAAAAATTGAAAAAGCTGATCGCGTTTTCTACAATAACGACACAATAGAAGAGTTAGAAAAATCAATAATAGCTATCAAAAACGAAGTTATTTACTCATGATAAAGGATATTAAATACCTCTAAAGAATATAAATAACAGAGGTATTTAAACACACATGAACATTTTAAAAGAATTAGCAGACGTAGCTTATGCACTAGATGAACAGACTCTTGCTACTAAAAACGACCAATTAAGAGATGTCTTACAAAGACAATCTAATAGAGTTACAAATATTTTCATTAAACTTGCACAAGATAATAGTTTTCTAAATAGTGGCTTCAATGAAGATGAACCTCAATCAGACTTCCACGAAGTTCATGAGGGTAATCCTAGTTTTGATCCTGAAGCATATAGCCAAGTTATGGGCGAAATGAATCAAGAAGAAGACGATCAAGATCCTGTTCAATATCTTATTGGTGTTGGCTACAGTATGAAGGATCTTAAACAGTTGCCTTACGACAAAGTTGCTGAATTAGCACAGAAAGAAGGCATGGGACAAGATACTGGCGATGATTTCGGATTTATGAGTTCATAACAAAGCCAAGGACAATCTTCACAATTTTCACAACCTCAATGGTAAATAATTATTACATATAGAATAGATGCGTTTAAAAAGTTAAAAACTTTTTAAACCAACAAGGAAATAAAATGTTGAATTAAGAATAAGTTACATTATGAATACACTTGAACAATTAGTTAGAGATGCCAATAAAGCAGATAAAGAAGGCAGGTATAAAATTGCGGATAATTTTGATAAACATATTCAAAGATTAGCTTTAATGACTGCTGCTCCAATCGGTAATCCTGGTTTACAAAGCACCACAACTACACCATCAACCGTTCAACCTAATACTCCAGCACCATCACAACAACCTAATCAAACACAGCAGTACAATAAACAATATCCTAATCAACAATGGGGAACACAACAATTTAATCAGCAATCAAGACAAAAAGCAAAAGAAGATGGTAATTTAATACAACAATATATTAAATGGTCTGGTGGAGATAAAGCCAAAGCACTACAACATGCTAAAGATAATATGCAATCTCCACAATTTATACAAGCTCTCTCTAATGCTATGCCTAATCAACCAAATCAACAACAAAGAAAACCGGGTATTACAGAAACTCAAGGTCAAGGTGCAAGAGATGATGGATTCTTGCAAAACACTGGAGATGCTTGGCAAAACAGTGTAGAGGGAATAATGAATGGAATTGGGCAAATTGGTGGTGGATAATCAATTTATTCTTATAATAAAACATGAACCAAAAATACATTAGATGTTGTAAAAAGTGCGGTAATAAACTCAATCATAAGTATGATTGTGAATTTTGTAAAATTCCCTTAGCTGAGTTTAAAACATATTTAAATCCAGAATATAATCCAAATATCACAAGACCATTATATAAAATAAAGCACGTAGATCAAAAGTGAATAATAAGCGTTGAATAGCTTGACATGGTGATTTTAAGCTGGTATTATATCCCTAATGAACAAAATCACTCTCGATTATTCTTCTGTCACTGAACTTGAAGGCGGCAAACGGCTTTCATTGATTGTTAAAAAGCCCCACATTAAAAAACTATATGATTCTGGGAAAACTATTCCCTCTCATAATGTGCGCGGTCCTAATGTTAATGAGAATAAAGAAATAGAAAAGGAAATTAAGCAAAACGCAATTAAATATCCTGAATATTTTCAATATTTATCACAAGGCGTAACAGGGACATGTACATCATTTAAAATTAATCATGCCAATAAAACGGTTGATCTATTTTTTGGTCCTAACGATGGTCAAATGAATGGTGGACATTTGCTTGAACAATTTATTAACATGGCTCAAGATCCAGAAATTCCCAATGAAGCTGGAATTATGATTAATCTCGTTGTTGGATTACCAGCTAATATCTCTAATTTGATGCCAATCACTTTAAATAAGACTAGGGCTGTAACAACTACAACGTTTGATTTATATAATGGTAAATTTAATAAAATTAAACAACACCTTGGGGCATTTGGTGATAAATTTAGTTGGATCACAAATAAAGGTGAAGTTAGTATTACTGAGATTTTTAAAAATAGTGGTTTGATTAACAACCTAGTTACAACATCGCAATCATATCGAAATATGACTCAAATTCTTCCTGCGCTTGTTGGGTTTAATGATAAAATGTCACGAACTTTACTAGATGTTTCAGCAATTAATCTTTATGAACAATTCCAGTTTATGGATTATGTGCAATATGAAATTTATTGTGGTAATAATACTTTTAATTATCCAATCAGAAACATTGGTCATCCATATAAAAGACAAGACGTTACTAATCTCGTTTTGTGTAATGCGAAAACCGGAGAGTTTTTGCGTGGCGGTGGTGTAAAACGTAATCGCAAGCTATACTTCATTAATGAAATTGTTCCATATGAATTTCCGAAGCATCTTTGGAATCCATTCTTGTTCGCATTAGGTTATGCTTTGGTAGATAATCAAGGTAATTGGAAATTAGGTTCATTAGATCAAACTAAAGATTTCTTTAAGTCTAATGTGAAAGATATCGTTAATAGTATGGATGATATATTATTGGCTTATACAACATCTCAAGGTCGTCGTCAACCTAAAAAGTTGACTGTATATAATGATCCCAAGTACTTTGCAGAAACTGGTTATGGTGAGAAACCATTGTGTGATTTAGTTCAAGGTTACTTAGACGATTACATCAAGTCGTTGCCTTAAATATAACGGCTTGGATGAAATAATTAACGTTAGTAAAACCGCAAGAAATATACTTAATATTTCTTGCGGTTTTCTATCTATACATCCACATTTTTGAACTATTTCAAGGAATACACTTAACATATTCATAATTAATTAAACATGGATAGTATTGCTAGAAGTTTAGATAAAAATGGATTTCACCACCTTGCTGATGAAATAGATCGCAATATGATTCGTACTGCCCAAAGATTCCTTGATCCAAATAACGCATTCAATCAATCGCCATCAATGATTTCACCTACACAAAATATAGATCCTTCAGGTGGGAATTCTAATATTTTATTAAATCCAAATATGCCAAAAGGTACACCAGCACAAGGTGAAAGCCTAACTGATCTGGGTTCTAAAATTGCTTTTGGTGATTGGAATAATCCAGGTGGACTAGCCAGAAGTGTGGCAACTAGAGAATTATTAAAATACGTAGAAGCTTTATTATTAAAAAAATATCCATCTTTTTACAATTTAATGAAAAACAAGAATGCTGTAGGTTTAGAAAAATGGTTACAACGGGGCGTTAATATTTCTAGAGAAGCTATAGCTTTTTTTGCGGCTGGAGGTATGGGAAGCAATGAAAGCCTGGTTATGAATGCTCTAGCTAGTAAAATTGGAGCACAAATTGTTTCCAAAGCCACTCAAGATCCTGAATTTCTATTAGTATATAAAGCTAATCCACAATTAGCACAAGCTATCACGCAAGAAACACAACTTGCAACACAAGCTGCATCTCAAGCAGATGCAGCATTAACACAACTTGCCCCTGCCGCTAATGCGGCTGCAACTCCCGCTGCTAATGCCACAAATACTACAAATGCTGCTGGAGATTTAAAACAGCAAAATTGGGCAACAAGTATCGCAGAAGACTTAAATAAAACTGATAATCCAGAAGCACAACAAGCCGCTATTCAACGTCTACAAGCTTTAAAAAATAATGCAGAATTAATGAATAACCCTCAAGCCGCACAAGAAATTGCTAGTTTAAGTGCCAAAGCTGAAAATCTTAGTAATGTTGCTGGTGAATTAGATAAAGCTGCTGCGGCGGCAACTAAAAATTCAGAAGTTGCTAGTGTAATTTCAAATGCATTAGCTAAGATTAGCGCATCTATGCCAGCCTTAAATGCTTTAAGTAAATTCACTAAATATTTACCTTTTATTGGTTTAATTATGCAGGTTCCAGAAGCGTATAGTTGGTGTCAAAAAATTCAAGGTGGAGAAATTGATTTAGCTAATGATGCATATACAAGAGCTAAATTTATTGGATTTTTTGCAAACTTTCTTGGTAGTATTTCAGCTATTATTCCTGGTTTACAACCTATTGCTGGTGCTTTAGGTGTTATTGGTATTGGAGCAGATCAAGGTGCTGAATTAGCACAATTTGCTGGTGATACTGGTGGTGGTTTAGACATTCTTGGTAAAACAGTCGTTCCACAAAGTCAACAACATAAAGACATAAGAGATACTAACAATATGTCTTTGAACACTCCAATGACACCAGTCGTGGCACAAGCCGTTCAAGAAGCGGTTGCAATGGGTAAACAAGGTATTAAACTTAGAGATGCATTACCTCAATTAAGAACTAAATATCCTTGGTTGGTTGGTAGCGTTGATGGAAATCCTCAATTTGCACAATTTGCAATGAACTACAATCAACAAATACAAAGCTATAGATCAACAAGTCAAGCACAACCATTCGTTAAAAAACCAACCATTCAACAATGGCAAACATTCTTAACTAATAAAGGCTTCCCAGTCGCTATTGATGGTATTATTGGACCAGAAACAATAGCAGCAACAAAGAAATATCAAGCTTCTAGAAGTCTTGCCCAAACTGGCAGCATTGAGCCAAATGGAACCACCGGTAACACCGGAACAGGAACTAGCCCAATTGATAATCCAACAATCGCCAAGGCTAAAACCGAAGGGTTTACATTCTAAGTACAATAAAGTATGAAGCGTGAAACTGTACTAGAAGTTGTTAACCAAGAAAGGGTTTTTCAAGAAGCTAAGATAATCAAAAAAGGTTGGACTACCGACAAAAGATTAGGTGAATTCCTTATTATTTTACAACAAGAACTAAACGAAGCTTGTTTAGCTTATGTTAAAAATCCAACTGGTAGAAATTCCATAGAACATGAAATCGTCCAAATTGCCGCTGTTGCAGTTGCAGCATTAGAAACATTACCAGAAGAATCTGCAATTTTCCTCAAAGAATATTCCAATCCAGAGACATACTTGGTATAATATATAAGTAAGCAAAGTAGCTTCTCCACAGAGTTGTACCGTATTGGAGAATATATGAAAAAAATCTTAAAATCTTTGTTTAGCTTCCCTTCGTTGGATTGTAATTGTTCAAAAGAACAAACTTGTAATAGTAGTATTTTTGTGGGTATGGTTAATGGTGTGCCATTTGCTCTATATACAAAAAAGGATAACTGCACTGTCGATTATTAGCCCGTTAGAACTAAAGGCTCAAAGAATTTACTTTGATTAGTATCAGGTATTAATAAATTCTTTAATATCTGTATGTTATCGTTGATCTGTTCAACTAATAACTTTTTCTCTTCGATGGCGCTAAGGAGTTGATTTTTCTTATCTCTATAAACTGGTAAATTAATTTTCTGAGTAAGAGCGCGAATGTCTGCGATAATATTCTTTACTTCACTGGTTAATTTTTGGATTTTTAATTTTAGTTTATTGTTGTCCACACCCTTTAGTTTCTTTTTTTCTTCTTCTTCAAACATAACAGATTTAACTGTTTGTGATCTTCTTGTTTTTTGATCCTGTGTTCCATACAAATTAATAACATCACTTATTTTCTGCATTTGTGTAACAGTTCTATCTTTGATTAGTTTTTCAATTTGTTCTTGAGTAGGTGCGTGACCGTTAATAAAATAATTCAACACAGTTGAATTAGCTAATGTATTTTCATTACGACGAACGTTTAAATCTAAATTTTTATCTATTAAAGCATTATTTTCTTTTTCTAATTGTCCAGGTTTTCTATGTTTACTCCAATCTATTTGAGCAAGAATTGCGTGTGTAATTTGATCAACTGCATCAGCTTGATATGTCATATTATTTTCATCAAACTCTTTTGCCAATAACATAACTTCTGCAATTATAGTTTTCATAATTATTTTTTAAAAATTAAGGATAAATAACCTGTTAAATCGAACATAAAATTATGAAAATCGCTATTTTTGCTATACATGGTATCGGTAATAACGGTCCTGACTTCGCTAACGAGTTTGTAACCTTGCTAGAATCTCAAACTAAGGATCTTACCAATGTAGAACTTAAAGTCTTCCCTTGTTCTTGGAAAGATTTAGTCCGCACTACTGAAGATCAATTAGATAGTAAAATTGTTAATTTAGGTTGGAAAACACTGCGTATGTTTATGATTGAATTTGTTGGCGATGCTGTTGCTTATCAATTATCTGACACTACTAATGATGTTTATAGTGCCATTCATCAAAGAGTTGATTCTGTGTTAAGTGAAGCTAGTGACTGGCTTGGCGATGATGGTGTTTTACTTTGGATAGGACATAGTTTAGGAACTATTATTACTAACAATTTTATCTGGGATGTACAGAATAAAGACTCTGATGGCAATAAATACTACACAGCTTCTTTGAAGTCACAGAAGGCACTACAGAGCTTAAAAACACTATTCACCATTGGTTCACCAATCTTGGTTTGGAGTTTGGCAAACACTGGTGGCGGTGAACCCATCAATGTTTCTAAATGGTTAAATATTTACAGTGATTATGATGTTATTGGGTATCCAATAAAAAAAATTAATCAAGCCTATGCTAAGGATGATAGAATTATTGATATAGAATTAAACGTTGGAGGACTAATCAGTAAATATTTTCCAACATCTCATATGTATTATTTTACTAATGAAAAATTTGTTAATATAATTGTTAATGAATGTAATCGTATGCAAAATAAATTATAAAAATTATTATAATAAATTATGATTGAAATATCGCTTACTAAAGGTAAATTTGCTTTTATAGATGATGAAGATTGGGATCTTGTCAAAAACTATAAATGGTATTACAATAATAATGGATATGCCGAAACTTCTATTAAACAAGAAAATGGTAAGCACAAAACCACTGGTATGCATCGTTTAATTATCAATAATAATAATCCAAAAATTCACATAGATCATATAAACCATAATGGCTGTGATAATGAAAAATATAATTTGAGATTATGTACGCACCAACAAAACCACATGAATCAATCTTCAAATAAAAACAGCACTAGTAAATACATGGGAGTTAATTGGGAAAAATCAAGAAAAAAATGGAAATCACAAATTGGATTTAATAATAAAAGAATTTTTGTAGGATATTTTATCAATGAAGAAGATGCTGCGAGAGCTTATGATAATAAAGCTAAAGAACTATTTGGTGAATTTGCTAATCTTAATTTTAAGTTATAACGAAAAAAGCCTCATATTTCTATGAGGCTTTTTTCTAGGGACGCTACGTTTCCGCAGGTCCTCCACCACTTATTTTACGTTCAAAGTAAGAAACTTTCCGAAATGTCGGACCATTTGCTTTTAACGCGAAAACAAAAAACAACTTACATTATACTATTTATATTAACCTTATGCACTTTTTAAAGCTGAAAGTACGAAACTTCTCTTTAAGCAAGCAAAGATCTTGAACGATTCAAGATGTTCCCTGCTTATGATTTATTATAGCACTTATTCATTGGATTTTGTCAAGCCTCTTCAAAATATTCTCTAGCTTTTTGAGCCGTTTCTTCCGATTCTTGATAAATAAAAGTAATACCATTGATTACAGCTTTTCTTAAATCAAATACTTCTTCAAGTGGAATACCTAATATGTATCCGTCACTACGTAGTGGATAATTTGGATCTTCCCAACCTATGTATCTCATTGCACCTGTAAAAAATGTATCATTTTCTTCATCAAATGTTCCTTTAAATTCTAATTCCATAAACTCCTTATATCCCTCGGTACCAGTCTATTTTCCTGGTTGTCATCCCACTAGGTAGGGATACCGGAGGATTGAGGTTGCTCCCTATCACTTACTTTGCCACGGTTTAAACGGTACGTATTAAGCTGATCCTCACTATCGGGAACTCTTAACAACTAACTAATTCAGGTCTACTAACTCCTGAACCACTCATTTTGCGAATGTCGATTTCATAATCTATTCCACATTTTAAATCTTCTTCATTTTTAGTGAAAGGTTGTGGTGTCCAATAAGTGCTTTGACCTTGCCACCATAACTTATCCCCTGCTTTAATCTTTAATGAATTTTCATTACGCTCTACATAAACTGCACACTCTTCATGAGTACAAGTTGGATCTTTACATCCGCTAATCCTATAACAATTCTCTTCGCAGTTTACCCAAACGAGATTACCACAATCAATGACTTCTTTTACTTTACCGCCAACCATGTCTATATTATACTTACAGATTCAGCTATTGCATCTTTTCCTTTAGGAGTTAATACGACAATTAAAGTGCTTAGTAGGTTATGGAATTTTAACAATCCCATTTCTTCTAAATCTTCAACATCGTGCCAGTCGTAAACTCTATGACCAGTTTTACGATTGAATGCATATTTGTTATTATGCATTCCGAAATTTGTCCAAGAAGAATCACAGTACTCTAATGGAGTATTTTTTAGAATGTCAATTTGTTTGTCAGTTAGTTTTACTTTTATCATATGTGTACATTCGCCCCTCTTGCGTCAAATCAGCTTCATAAACATTCCTAGGATTCAATAATCCTAGTTGCTGCAATTCTTCAACTTCCTTCCACCAGCAAACCATTGTATTTTTTACAGTAACAGCCCAAGGCTCTACCTTTTCATCATACCTCACTCTAAAAAGTGGTGCTTGCTTGAGTATATTAATTTGTCTTTCAGTCGGTTCCATGTTTGATAGTATACCACATTGAAAAAGGATATGCAAACAATTATATAGAAATGATAGTCATGGCTGATATAAGCATTACAATTAATTACACAATTAACTCAGTAACCGTCACTGGAGTTGTAACTGTAGTAAACTTTACAATGTCTCATACTGGTACAAGTTTAACCCAAACTCTTACTAATAGTTTTTCTACTGTTAATTTATCTTATAACGTCAACACTAGCGTTGATAATAGTTCTACTAAATTAGCTAAGTTCAATACGAACTTTTTACTTGCCGCACAAACACAATTTAACACATTTGCTCAACAAGTAAGATTAGCACAAGATTCAACAGATTTAGGATTGTTCCCAAGTTATGTTGGAATTGGTACATTCAATAGACCACTTACACCAAGCATTCAGGCTCATTTAGATTCTGTACCTATTTTCTCTGGTGAAGTTACTATTGGCGGTTAAAATATTTTTCTTTCTTCCCTCTGGTAGCCCAATGACTTGTATTGATGTCGTCATAACACACAAAAGCATCTAAATCATAGAAATTACCAAGTGATTCAATGTGTCTTGGAATAACTTTTGTATTTACTGGAATAAAATGATTAGCATCAACCCCAACATTAAGCATATTAAGCTGAATTCGCCATGCGTTATGGACATGACCAACTAAATTAAAACAGTCTTTTTTACCACAAGTTGGGTAATGTGTTAGATAACAATCAATACCACCAAATTCGATATAGATTCCTTCGCCTTCTGGAATGATTTCTTGAAAATAAGGTGAGAATTCTTTGTCTGAAATTCCGCGATCATGGTTCCCACGCAAAAGAACCTTGGTACCGTTGAAACGAGATACTTGATCCAGATATTCAGGATGTTGACTAGCACAAACATCACCTAACATATAAACATGTGCATCAGGAGCTACTAATTTGTTATGGTTTTCGACTAATGTATCAATCATTTGTTGTGGGGACGTAAAAGGTCGTCCCATAAGTTTAAATCTGTCTTCTCCGCAGTGCCAATCGGCAGTAAGCCATGTGTCCATATCTGATTATACCATTATACGTATAATAATATCATGAATAACGTCAAAGCTTGTATTATGGGTGGTGCGGTTGGAGATGCATTAGGCGCACCAGTTGAGTTTAAATCACGATCTGAAATATTAAATCAATATGGAGAAAACGGAATTACAGACATTCACCCAGCTTATGGAGATGATGGTTGTATTACTGATGATACACAGTTAACACTATTTACTGCTTATGCATTAAGTTTGCCATGCGACTCAGAAGAACAAAGACTTAACAACGTTCGCGAAGAATATAAGAAATGGTATTTAACTCAAAAGAAACAATATAATTCTAAATTACACACAAAAGGTCTATTACAATTTCAAAGCATGTGGGGAGATAAATCTGCTGGACATACGTGTTTAACCTCATTTCAATATCTCATTGAACACAATGCTGAATTCCCTATCCCAAATGATAGAAAGGGTTGTGGTGCGGTTATGCGTTCTGCTCCAATTGGTTTATATTTTGAACCAGAAGATGCTTTTGATTTTGCTGTAGAAGCCGCTAACCTATCACATAACCACCCTGATGGTATTTATTCTGCTGGAGCGTTCGCTTATTTGATATCCTTATTAGATAACCAGACTGAACCATTTAAAGCTGTAGAACAGACGCTAGAGTACCTTAAAAGTGTAACTGGTGAAACCGACACATACTTCTATTCTAAACATGCTTTAAACTTTGCAAAGAAAGATTTCAATATGCCTATGCTTAATATATTAGGTCAAGGTTGGATAGGTGAGCAAGCGTTAGCAATTGCTATTTACTGTGCGCTAACATCAAAGGATTTTGTTTCAGGTGTTGTCAATGCTGTAAACCATGATGGTGATTCAGATAGTACAGGTGCTATAGCTGGTAATATTTTAGGATTGATATATGGTTATGAAGCAATCCCAACTAGATGGGAACACAAACTAAACACACTAGCAGCAATTGAATGGACTTGTGATGAATTAAATAAAGTATTATAAGTCACAGTCATCGCAGATAGAACATATACTAAACATAAAACCACCTTGCCAAGCTGTTTTACCATTTGGTAATGTATGGTCACATATTGCGGAATTAGCTTTTTGTATAGCGTTATCTTGTAAATCTAATTCTGTTTTTTGTTTTTTAAGAATATTAATTTGAGTCTTAATTTGAGCAATTTCTTCATGCCTTAATTCTTTTGCTGATTTGATGTTATCAATTTCGATTTGAGTCATGCTCTATTATAAAAAGAAGCCTTTGGAAAATTCCAAAGGCTTTCAATTCAATATAAATACAAACACAAACACAAAACTCTCGTCCCTTAACTTTTATGCGGGAAAAGCCAGAAAACCCTCAACTCTTGCAAGTATCTTAATGATCGTTTATTCTTTTCATTTTGATCCATTCGCTCAAAACTAGCTTAACTACTGCTGAATAAATTCTCGTCCTCTAGACTTTTTGGGGGAAGCTAGAAACCCTCAACTCTTACGAGTATCTTTATTCGATCTTTTATTCTTTTCATGTTGTTCAGGATTCAACAACACTAAGCCTGATTACTGCTAAATAAAATTCTCGCAATCTCTGAGTCCTATTCTTTAAAGATTTTCTAACTGAAAACCGAATTTTAACCAGGTTTTCTCAGAGCAAGTCTCGTGGGTGCGTGTTAATAGAATCGCACTATTCTGGACAAGCTTATGAAACTTGTGAGTTCACTAGAACTCTAAACCGCAAATATATTATACCCATCATCGTTAAGATTTACCACATTTTTTCATCATTTTTTATTATTGATATAAATCTTAGAGGAACTTTTATATTAGATATATAATACAAAAATATGAAACAAAGTAAAGCAGCTAAAATTACATTGACATGTAGTGTTTGTAGTAAAGAATTTGAAAGATTATTGTGTCAACATAATAATAGAAAAAATAAATGCAAAGGTGAATATCGTCCAGTTTGTTCTCAACAATGTCTCAATAGCCAACTCAGAAAAAAAAATATAATGACCACTTTAATTTGCGAAGAATGTAAAAAGTCTTTTGAAAGAAATCAAATTCAAATAGATTACAACAAAAAATATAAAAAATATGAACGTGCATTTTGTTCTCATAGATGTTTCACGATTTTTAAAAATAAAAATCAAGAAAAAACAGAAAAAACAGAACCTCAAATAAAATATCCAATGTATCAATCGGTAACAAAAGGTGATCTTTTTGCATCAAGTAAAAACTATGATGCAGCAAGATGTTCGATTCAATCTCATGCTAGAAAAATAACTAAAAATAATAGTAAATTTAAATCATGCCAAATCTGCGGTTATGATAAACATTGTCAAGTATGTCATATTAAAAGTGTAGCAAGCTTTGATAATGACGCCTTAATAACTGACATTAACGCCATAACTAATCTTATGGCATTATGTCCTAATCATCATTGGGAATATGACCACAATTTATTAGATACAGATTACAATTCTTCACCTGGTGGCAAATAAAACCCAAGATCCTTAGTTACTTGATTATTATGGTGAATAAACTTAATTTTATAATTTTTGAAATCATATTTAATACTAGGATGTTGACTGCACCCCTTTAATACTGGATCTTTCCATTTATCATTTTCGTCAACCCAATTCCAATAATCCTGTTCAACACCTTCACACATTGCCATCATAAAGTGCTTCAATACCTCTTCGGACTGAAACTCTAATGTCAGTTTATAAGGCGTTTCAATACTATTTTCATGCGCTTCTAACTTCTTGCGCATTTCTTTTTCTTCTTCTGGTGTAACCATGTAATTAGTTTACCTTAGATTCCACATATTTCATAGCCAAATCTAGAAGATGATAATAGAACTTAGTTTGGATTCTTCTTTCTAATGTTTCAAAATCAGTAAAACTAGAACTGTATTTATCTCCACTAAAAGTATTTTCATTTAATAAGGTAATTGTATAGCCGTCTTCAACACCAGAATTAACAGTAAAACCCTCATTATGCTCTAAGTGAAATATTAATCTTTTGCATATATTATTTGTATTAACTCCAGGCTCATTGTTGATAACACTAACCTTAAATAAACTTCTCACTTTTCTTTCTGAAGTTGAATACCAACTCCCACCCATAATCATTGGAATATCAATCATAAATTAGTTTACCTTCTTTACGACGCCAATTAGCTTATTGTGTCGAATAACAATACCTGAGAACGTATAGAGTGGATCAACAGACCATTTATCAGAATCTTGTGGATCAACTGTTGCAAACATCAATGAACCTATTTTAAATTTAACAGTTAAGTGTGGTTCTTTATTCCAATTCATTTTACGCCTAAAACTAATTTTATCGCTCAAGAAATCACCAACCCAAGCGAAAAATAAATAAATTGGTGCAACAATGGGCAAAAATACAAAAGCTAAAACATCAGTCCAATCACTAGCATCTTGTAATAAATACAGCACGTAGCAGAACCATACATACAAAAACAAATAAATCATATTAGTAATCTTCTCCAGAAATATTAGTGAGTGGATTATAACCGGTCAAGGTACAGCTACGCTGTTCACCTGACCATATATTTTTCAACATACTATGAATTTCATCACCATTTAAATTCGTAAGAACTTTCATGATTAAATAAGCATCTTCATCGCTTATAGGAATAGTGTTAAGATCCTTATCATTTAATGTTCCGTATACTTCACTATGCTTACCTAAGATTTCCCCAAAATAAACATCCCTACCAATAAATTGTTCTATTGTTTGTGAAGTTGAAATAAATACACCTTCAACTCTTCCTTGTCGTCCACAATCCCAATTAAATCTGTAAACATTTAATATGTTGGGAGCCACTGGTAACTCAGGTAAAACGTTATCTGATAGTTTTTGGCTTTTATATATTTTTTGAGCTTGTACCATTCTTTCGTATTTTTCTAATACATCTTCATTATCTAAATTTTCAATCATTAACCATTTACGACCAGTTCTAGATTCATATTCTTTTATATGCTGTAGTGTTTCTTTATTATTCATTTCTTATCCCCTTTAACTGTCATACCTGCTTTCTCAGCGGCATTAGCAACAACATCATATCTTCTTTTTTTAGTTGATTCTGCCTTCATTAGATTGTCAACAGCTACATCAATTAATTTAGTGTCTTCGAATTTAGCAGGTTCTTCGCTTTGTGCAATAGCAAGCTTATTTTCAATTGTCTTAATTTTTTGTTGATATTCTTCTACACCTTTTTCAGTTGGAAAGCTTTCTAAATAAATCTCTTGTAATCTAGTTAATGCGTCTAGATCCTTTTCAAGTTTTTTAACGTATTCAATTTCCTCAATAATGTTATCTGTCAATTTACCACCAGTTAACATAGGTCTATAAAAAAAAGGATTAGGTTGGGTGTGCCCAATTTTTGGTTCCATTTTTCTCTTAGCTTCAGCAAGAGAAGCATTAGGTTTAAGAAGCTTAATAGCAATGTCAATTGCTTCATCTAATGTTGGTAAAATGAAACCAGCTAATTCTCTAACCATTGCGTGATCATGAAGATTTTCATTTTCCATAACTAGAATAATTGGTTTACGCCATGCATCTGCCCAGCCTAATTCAATCATTGTGCCTAGTGTGGGTTTCTGTGCGCCCAATAAATTAACAATCAAGGCATCACAGGTCATGACATCGTTTCTATCCCTGGTGACGATACCTTTCTGTGTAGATAAAACACTTCCACCTTGAGCAGATACAATACTTGTTTTACCAAGTAAATATTCTTTGCTGCGCATTGGTGAAAAACCATCAATATTGAAATTCGATAATTCTTTCTTAGCATGTTCTCTCCAATCTGTTGCGCCTTCATAAGAACAACCTGAGATGGGACCGGCAAGGTAAATTTTGGGATTACTCATACTTTATTGTAATGATTTTTTATATCCTTCGTATTCCAACCACCAATCTATTTCTTCTTTTCTTAATTCTTTAAGTTTGCAAAAAGAATTATTCCAGTCATAAGTGCCATCAGGCTTAGTGTTGTAGTTCCATAATGAAACGTTCATATTTAATAATCTATTGATTCTTATATCTTTAATTTTTGCTTTAATTTTTGCTTTAATTTTACTGAACATTTAACTCTCCAAAATCAATTTTAGGATCTTTAACTACTCCAGAAAGTGCTAAAGCGTCTCTAATTGGTTTTACCATCGCTTCAGATAATTCTTCATGACTACAGTTATAAATTGGTTTTTTATAATTAGGCATATTTGGATCTTCATTTTGTGCAATAACTTCGCCATTGGGAAGAATAGCCCTTTTAACTAAAATTTCATGAGGAAATTTGGTTGGTCCAATATCAACACCTGGAACAACGTAAACATCTTCACCCTTACGCTTAGTAACCACCCAACTGTTAACTTCTATATCTCTTTCATTAAAATGACCATTTACGAAAGATTCTCTAATCTTGTCATTGAGTTTAATACGATAACCATCATCAATTAATTCAATTTCTGGAATACAAAACTCTTCTGGTTCAACAATAAAATTCTCTTCAACTACGATTGGCATTCTACCCTTGTTTACACCAATAAGATAGCTTTTACCTGTGACATCTCTTTCATAAGCCGCTATACGATCATAGACACTATTACAACCTGTGATTAAAGATTGTCCAGCGTGACGCCCAATATATGTATTATTAGATCCGGTACAGATATAATGTTTCTTTTTGCTACCTCTCTTGTAAAATTTATCACTTTTCTTAGTCATCTTAATTATATTATACAAAAAAGCGGGTGCCGCAGTGGACCCTACGACACCCTATCAAGATTATATTGTTATTATTGGTATTCCTTTAATAAATTCAGGACGATATCCTTCTACTTTTATTCTACTGGGCATTGTATAGTTAAATTCTTGATTAACTTTAATTTCTCTGGAATATCCACCATCTGAATCTTTAACCCAGCCTTTTTTTTGATTGTGCAAAGTACTTAACCAATCAACAGATTGATCCGTGTGGCTAACTGGTTCGATAGGATATTTATCTAATATTAGCTGATAATCTTCATCAAATGAATACTTAGTGTTTACTAAATAAATTAACCCTTTATGTTCTATTAAGACTTCATCATCATATTGATGCCCTGCATATTTAGCAGAAAGCTTTTTAAGTTCATATTCTAGTGTTTCAAAATTAAATAATGCCTTATTGTCATATTCTTTAATCCCATCATTTTGTGCTTTCCAGATTTTCAGAATATCAATCATAGTTTATTATATACTACAATAAATCATATGGACAAAGTAAAACCAATTTCGCCAGCCGATATTAAAAAGCTTAAAGCAGAATATACACCACCTGATTTTGTAGTCAACGTGGTTAATGATCTAATTAAGCAAAAAAATTCTACTTACTTTACAATCAAGCAAGATGCTATTGTTAGTGCCCTAGAAGCACTTGGCTATGCAAGATCAGAAATCTTTGATTCAAAATGGCTAGACATTGAACCTGCATTTAATAAAGTCGGCTGGAAAGTAACCTATGATAAGCCTGGTTATTGTGAAAGTTACGACGCATTCTTTCAATTCGAAGCTAAGTAGAGAGTTAATCGTAACTCTCTACTTTCCACGCTCTTAGTTTCCCAATTGTCAAAATCCCTTCCTCTGGGAAATCCTTCACACTCTCAATTGGTGTACCGTTCAACCTCACTCCCTTATGTTGAACCAATCTTTTAAGGTTATTCTTGCTTTCTCCTGGTAAAGCTTCTTCAAGAATTGTCATCCAAGATTCATTTGCATCCTCTCTAGAAAAACCCAGAATTTCAGTAGGCATTACAATCTTATGAGTAAACCTATTGATGAAATTAATTTTTGCCAAAGTTGCTGCTTCAAATCCGTGGAATTGACGTACAATCTCTTCAGCCAAAATTAATTTAGTATCTCTAGGATTTTCCTTCTGTGCAGACTCAAAAGAAATATCAGTAAGCAAATGGAACCAGTTAGGCATAGCACTATCTGGAATCGACATCGTTTTACCAAACATATCTTCAGGAGTATCACGAATACTAATAAAATTACCAAGACTTTGGCTCATTTTATGCGTACCGTCAACACCTAAAAGCAATGGGAAAAGTAACGGCAACTGAGGTTTCATACCCATTTGCTTCATTAAATCTCTACCCATCATAACATTAAATAATTGATCTTCTCCACCAATTTCAATATCTGCCCAAATATGTACCGAATCCAAAGCCTGACAAACAGGGTACATAATTTCATGTAATCCTACGGGTGCATTGTCTTCTAAACGATTCTGGAAGTCATTACGATTCAAAGCTTGTTGAACAGTAATATTTGCCATAATACGCATCATTTCAGCAAATGACTTACAAGCCAACCAATCAGAATTAAACTTAACAGAAGTCTTTGTAGGATCTAAAATAGTAAAAATCTGTGGTAATAACGCATTGACATTATCATTAATTTGTTGGTGTGTCAATGGTACACGAGTTTTGCTCTTACCTGTAGGATCACCAATGCCAGCCGTAAAATCGCCAATAATTAATGTGATACTGTGACCACACACTTGTAAACGCTTTAGTTCGCGTAAAACGACAGCCCACCCCAAAGTAACCTCAGTTGCTGTAGGATCGACACCAAGTTTACAAACAAGCGATTTTTCAGTCGTCCTCAATAGCTTAAGCACTTCTTCTTTTTGTGGAAATTCTCCGATTCGTTTCATAATGAAAACAGTATACCTTAGATCAAATCTTTCTAGCTGGATGATCTTTAAAATTATCAATAAAATTCATTAATTTCTTAAATGATCCGATTTCCCAATCACATGATTCTCCATCCATCAAAGGATAGCAAATACTGTAATTATCTAACACATAAATTGTAGTTTTATAATCATTAAGAAAACAATAACAGTCATCATTGTATTTATCATTACCTTCAGATGAATTAATTTCAAAACGAATATTTCTTTCAGATAAAGCAACGAGAAGTTGTTTCCATAATTTAATATTCTTTTTGGAGTGTTCAATAAATGTATAATTTTGTCCAAAAATACAACAACTATAAATTTCGATATCAGTTAAGATCATAAAAACAGCATACCACATTGAGTTCACGAAATGTATAATAAAATTATGTTCTACCGAAGCTATAACCATGTTGATGACTTTCCAAATGACATCAAAATTGAAACAAACGACATCGGATTGATTGGATTAAACACGAAACATGGATTGGCTCTTAGAGAGTTAATTGCACATGGCAATATAATCCCACCAGAACACAACCTTTGCCTTTCTATAGGTTATGGTAAAGTTGATTTGTTAACATCTTTACTTTCAGAGAAAATTGAAGTATTACACCCTGAATTTACAATTTTTGGAATGTACGATTTCTTTCATGAAGGTGTATTTAAAATGTCATTTGATAACAGAGTCTATTATTTTGTATCTATTAATTTAGAAACTGCTGGGGGCGCATATGTATTCTGCCAAAGTAGAGACGATCTTAAATACATTTACAACTACTTCAGCAAAGCACAGGTTTTAAATGAAACCAATTTGCACTTAAAATATGAACAAGGATCATGGGCACCACATAATATTCCCTTTGTGGATTTGAATGAGGTTTTATTACCTGCCGAAATTAAAGATGCATTCTTAGAAGACATTGATAACTTTTTTACAAATGGTAAAGAAGTTGCAGAGAAACTAGGAATTCCACACAAGAGAGGCAGTCTATTGATAGGATCGCCGGGTTGTGGTAAATCTAGCATTCTTAAAGGCTTAGCATCAACTGGTAAGTATCAATTTAGATATATAACTGGAAGACTCGGACCTTCTGAACTACCAGATATTTTTGATACATTCAAAAACCCACCACATTGCGTTGTTGTTTTTGAGGATTTAGACGTTTTATTACAAGAGGCAAACTTGTCTGATTTTTTAAACATGTTAGACGGTCAACAAGAAATCAATAATACTTATTTTATTGGTACCACAAACCATCCTGAAGATATAGACGAAGCTTTACTTTATCGACCTAGTAGGTTCGATAGAAAATTTATTTTTGGATTACCAACACAAGACGATATTGAAAAGTATTTCAAGTATTATCTTTACAAAATTAATGTTGACTTTGAAGATGCAGAGAAAATTATAGTATTAATCAATAAGCTTTCAGAAAAGAACGTGTCTTATGCTTCTCTAAAAGAAATATTCACAGTGGCATCTTATAAGCACTATGAAATACCTGATATGGTTGAATGTTTCAAATACGCATTAGACATTATGATTAACCAAACGATGAAAGATGTTGATTCAATCACTAAAGAAATGAAAGGTAAGAATTCAAGACGCAGGACTGGGTTTAGAGATTCTGAATATTAACTATAATGTGGTATAGACATGCTCAAAATCTAATAAAAAATGTAAATTCCTTATCAGTTTCAATTGTAAATTACATGGAAAGTAATTATCGTAGTGATATTTTAAAAGCAGTTTTACAAGAATATTGGTACGATAATGATAAACCATTAAAAACATTAATTGAAATAATGACACCAGAAATAAATAAAATAATAACACAAAGTAATGTGTTTAAAAATCCACCAAATATAATATTATTATTCTCTATATCTAATGGCACAGTTGGTGGAGAATATGATCAAGAAACAAATACAATTTATATGGCAATGGATATACTAAAAAATAGTAATTACAATTTATTTAAAACCGATTTGGCGCATGAATTATCTCATGCGATGCAAGATCAATATAATCACATAGATAGATTACCAAAAGTCCAAAACATAAATAAGGCTCTTAAATCAATGAATAAAAATAATCAATCTAATTATCATGATGCAATATATTACAACGATCCACAAGAAAGACAGGCTCAACTTGTAAATATAATTAATGATTTTCCGCCTAATGTAAAAATTGTTTCATATCAAGATTTAAATAAAGCTCTTTCTATAAATAACCATTGGCAAGCAATAGATAAATATTTATATCCTGAAAATAAAATTAAAATTAAAAAAGCACTTTTTAAACACTTTACAGAAAGTGTAATTAATACCAAAACTTAAATTGTCTTGGCTTCTTACCGAGAAGCTGCCTGAATGGGGAAACTATTTTACCCCATAAAGTAATTTCAATAGGCTCATAATCTGCTTTTCTTATAATAACTTCAAAATCACCCTGTTTTACATCTTTATACGTTAGACCCTTAACATTAGCAATAAACTCAGTAGAACCGGCATCTTTCATAAGCCAGCCAAACCAGATTAATCCTGCATAAAAATGAGTAGCGGTACCAGGATCTGTTTTGCTTAAATCGTGATCTTTAAGCCATTGAGTTAGGGCATACTTAGTATATTGCCCTAACTTTTTATCGGGAATATTATCAATATCTTCTTGCGTCATCATGCTTAAATTATACAACATTGAGGCATTTTTTCAAGAGTAATTGATTTTGAAATAGTGTTGCTAAGATTATCGTCTCCATATTTCAGTTTATCATTAATATCATGCAATATGTCGTCTGTATTATCATTAATTGCGTAAAATAGAATATCGCAATTAATGTGAACCACATAAGAAGCTGGCACTTGGAGTTTGCAAAGATAGTCAATGAATTCCTGTTGTTCTTCAACGGAATACACATTTGAATTAGAGAAGTCTTCATCTTCTTCTAGGTTGTAAAAGAAACCTCTTACTGCCATTTCTTCTGTATCAATACCTACACAATACTGAATAGGATCTGAAAAATTTTTAGAATATACATCCCATTGTTCTTCGTGTATAAATCCATTTGAAATCAGAAAATCAACCAATAAACTCCAGGGGGCATATTGAAGCTGCAACTTCATTGTTTCTAGTTGATCTTTTTTGGTTTTGAGTTCAAGTTCTATTTGTTCAATTTCTTTACTGAGTTTATCGTTCTGAGTCATAACTATAGTATACCTTAAAAAGTCCACCACGCAAGAATTTTAAGCTTATCATTAGGATCATTATCGGTGTTTTGTGATTGACAATAATTCATAAAAACATCCGATGTTAAAAGGTACATTTGAAGATGTTTATAAAAGAACATTATCAAGAGAACAAAAAATTAAAAATATGGGTTATAAATTGATAACCATCTGGGAAAAAGATTGGAAATTATTAAATAAAACTTAATGAATTATTCTTAATTGCCGAATATCTCCAGTGTTTACTGTCTTTATTAACATGATTTTTTCTAACCCATTTTACGATACACTGACTAAACTCACTAAAATGAAATGATCTAGCCACGCGAATAACATAACCTTCCATTTCATCTCCATTTTCTTTTACTGGAGAGTATAATGAATGAATGAATTCTTTATTATATTTACCTTTATATAAAACAGGAACAGTAGTTAGACCTAATAGTTCACACCATTCTTCTGTTTCTTTCCAAGAAAGAGCATTATTATTTTCATCCCAAATAGAATAAACATATATAAAGCTGTTTAAATTTTTATAAACAATAGAATGTTGTCGCACAACGTTTTCAGCGCAAACACGCCAACCTTTGGGTAAATCGTACTGTGTTTGATTCGCTATCGCAGCGGCAAGGCTTCTATCTTCCCCTCCCCGACCGCTTAAACTACGTGCATGATAATAGCCATCTGAATACCAAGTTAGTGATTCTCCGTCCATTTTTTCAGTAACTACAATTTCTTCATTTTCAATAATTCTCATTGATTCAATATATTTATCATCACTAGAAGTATTAGAATACCACAAATGCGGTGTTTTTGGATATTTGAGATAATCATCAAAAAGATCCAATAGATTTGCATCCTTTAAAACCTTTTGAACTTGTTCAGTCTCAAACAGTGGACCTTTTAATCTTCTATTGTTTGTTAATACTGGATTGAGCCATTTATCAAAATCTGTATCGTCACCAACACCTTCAGGAAGCACCACATTCGTAATACCAGCAGCCAGTCTAATTTGTTTCGCACTGATAATTGTTTGTTCAGCTTTCAGATGGCAGTCACCACATAATGTGGCACCATTATCCATAACATAGCCACCATCCACAAAAAGTTTGCGTTCGATAATGTGATGAACTTCGCTTGCTGGTGATTTACACATGACACATTGATCTTTGTCACGCTTCCTTACCGCTTCATTAAAGGCTTGTCTATCTAGTTTCATCATATCACCTTATTGCTTGTTGAGTATTCAAATTCCATCGTTGAATCTTTTCTTCAAAAGTCAAATCTGGTTCTTTTAATTCTTCTGATGAAAACAACATAGGTTGATCAATTTTATAATGTATTTGTTCGACTTCACCATTAATCAACTTCTTCTGATAGTTGATGTTGTCATGACCATACATCTTAATTAAGATACTACGTGCTTGTTCTGCACTGTTGATTACTCCACGGATTCTACCATTAACTGAAGCCCTTTGTAAAGCTTCTTCGTCAGATAATGATCTGACTTCATCAATGGCTTGCCTCCAAGGATTTCTCATGAATTAATTATAGCATATATATTAGATCACTTGTCTATAGAATAATCTAAATTACCAGGCACAATGTCTTTTGTTTTGTTTATATTATTTTGATGCCAAGTGTCAAAATCTTCTTCTTGGCTTTCATTTTTATAAAAACCAGCCTGTTTCAAAAAAAACTTAAAATAATCAATAAAATATTGATCTAAAAAGTTTTCATAACCCTTATCTGTCGCTGAGAATTTAAAATCCGCACCAGAATCTTTTAGAGCTTGTCTTCCTACATCAAGTAATGCAACTGGCAACACCATAAAACATTCATTTTGTAAAGCGTCTGCTTCTGCTGGGTAATGCGTTTTATATTTACGCCAAAAATCCTTAACTGCTTGTTGTAATCTTGGACCGTATTTAGCATTATTTGTCTGTTGTAATTTTTGTTGAGTTGGTCGTGCCGCAACTCTCTGCATAATATTAGTAATAGCGTCAACTTCTTTTTTAAATTGGGGACCATCTAACTCGTTAGCGGCATACAACAAACATTTTAAAGCTAATTTTTCATTCATGATTATAAAATTATAAGTTTAAACACAACAATCCTTCTCATAGCACAGGAACCACAGCAATAGCTACAGGATAATTGAAACCACCTGTAATGATATCTTCTAGCCACCAATTTTCACCAGGTTTTAATGTGATTGTTTCTAGATCATACCAGCGTCTAGCTAAAAGAATAGGCGTTAAGACATTTTGTGATACGGTTTTATATGCAAAAATCAAATTACCGCCTCTTGGAGATAATTTTATAATATATTTTTTAGATTTATCACTCACATTATGGATATCAAATCTATGTGTGATTCCATAAGAACCGTTGAATAAATTCATTTTTTCATTACCAAATTCGAAATAAACCTTTTTAGTGTCCATATTGAAAACATGAGTAACTATAGGATCATTAATTGCAAATCCATTAACACTAGTAATGTTTAAACCATAACCAACAACTTTAGGATCTATATAATTGAAATAATTAACCCAATCTGTCTTCCTAGACTTGCCTTCAATAATACCAGACAAAGTATCACCTTTAGGTAAATATATCTTAATGTCTTTAAGTGCGGTTTGTATACTGTTGTTAAAACCATTAACAGCTTTAGCTCCAGCTACACCAGGATCATAATCAACTGCATAACCAAATTTGGCATCATACATATCAACTATTGCAATAAAATACATACCCGCGTGTGTTTTATTGCAATAGTGAAAGAAAATACGTGTAGACTTATCTTTTTCCAGAGTAGAGAACACATGATAACCAGGTTTTCTAACGCTTTCTGGCGTATTCAAAAAGAGATAATCAGAATATGCCAATTGCGCATATAACATCGTTGTTAATATACAGAGAGTTCTTAGTAGCCCCATATATTTCGTTTAATTAAAAACAAAATTATTCCTTTGGTTTTTTAATAATTTCTTCTTCCTTGCGCATAATTAAGAAATTATAGACATCGGTCTGGAGTTTATAGAAATTTTTATCTAAAACTACCTGACCGAACATCTCTACATAGGTATGCTTCTTTTCAACAATTAAAGCATCAACTAGCTTACCGCTAATAAGGGTTAAAACGACTTCGTTCTCACTAAACATTTACTTAATAAGAACGACTCCACCAACTGCAACAATTGATTCTTTAATCTTATTTGCTGTTTCAATGGACACCGCTTCCTTAATAGCTCTAGGCACGTTATCAACTAAATCTTTGGATTCTTTAAGACCCAAGCTAGTAAGTTCACGAACTACCTTAATGACATTCAACTTAGAATCACCAGCACTAGTTAGAATTACATCAAACTCTGTCTGTTCTTCAACCTCTTCAACCTTTGTTACAGGTGTAAATACAGGCATAGCTTCATATTCTTTGATGTTAAACCTTGCATACAAATCATCTTTTAGTGTCTTTAATTCACTAGCTGACAATCCACTAATTGCCTCAACAGCCGCACTCACTTTTACATTATCTATCGTCATTTTTAACCTCTTTGGCTATTATAGCCTATAAAGGTTATACAGGTTAACCAGGGAAGTTATATCTTAATTTTTCCATAAGTTCATCTAATGTTTTTTGTTGTTTGTCTAACTTTTCATTAAGCATGGAATTTTGAACTCCTAAATCATGTTCTTCTTTTGTAACTTCAGCAACGTTTGTAATAACTTCAGCAACATCTATAATAAGTTCATTCATTAAATTAAGTTCTTGAACAATCATTTCATGATCTTGCTGAGCGCGAACTTCGGACCATCTTCCAGTTAATAGAGTTCCAACAAGAAGAAGTGGTAATGCAATAAGCTGTACAAAATTAGAGTAGTACAAAAATGTATCACGATATGGAGCAATGGCTGGCACTGAAGGCAAAAGACCATACACAAAAAATAACCAGAACATCCACATTGACCCAAAACAACGAACAGCCCAAACTGCTATTTTTTCATTGTGGACACTAATGAAGTTCACTAATTTACTTGCTGGGTATTTTATTATTTTCATAAGTGTTTAATTATGAAAATTGAGTCTAGTTCCTTTGATTATTTAAATTTTAAGTGTCTTAAAATAAATCCCCATAAGCTAAATCCCTAATATGTTCCAATACCCATAAATTATCTTTAGGTGTTATGACTTTACCATAAAAAACATAATAATGTTGTAGAGGTAAAATGTTTTGTTGAAGCATACGAAGCATTTCTGGATTATTATTCATTTTCCAAGTCATTGCATCGCGTATTTTACGTTTAAATTCTTCACTATCCATGTAAAGACGATCTGTAACACGGAAATTTTTACCAACGCTTTTTGCTTCGTAGCCTGACATTAAACGTAATTTATCTCTATCAGGATGATCTGTTCCAAGCCAATACCAATATCCTTCTATTGATTCAAAACAACCATCTTCCGTTTCAATGTAAACAGGGTAAAAATTACTAAGAAACCTTCCTAGTTCAGTTTTACCCTTTGAATACACATTGATATGTGTGATACCATCATCACTTGGAATAATCATTATTTTCCTTCATACTTAGCTTTTAATCTAGCTAATTCAGCAATTTCATTTTGTTGCTTATTGATTTCATCTAAAATAGCTTTACCCTTACGAATAGCTTCTTGCTTTTCTTTATGGATATCACGCATTTCCTCTAGGACGCGCTTAATCTTCGTTACCTCTAAAAGAATAACATGAGAAAGCTTCCGTTCCCTTGATTCATCCAAACCTTCCCCTTCATCATTTTCATCATTATGGTCATGATAAAGAATGGAATAAATTTCTTCCCACGCTTCTTCTTGCGTCACCGATTTGAGAGCATAAGCAATATGTCCACAAGCCAAGGTGTAATCACACCCATTATCCTCAACTACATAAGCAATCCAATGAGTGTTTTCATCATTAACACGACGATCTATTAAATTCATTAATCTAGCTCCACTTCTAAGCCATAGAGTTCTTCACCTTGAACAGATTCCAAAGCAGCATAAAATGCATCATATTCTTCATCTTTAAACATAACAAAGCGAATTTCGTCAAGCAATGTACATTTATCTGCAAAGTTTTGTGCCGCCAAAAGCATTCCCATTACTGCAAGCTTAGACGCTCTTTCAATAGGGAATCCAAAGATGCCAACAGAGATACCAGGAACAGCGATGGATGTCACGTTCATTTGATAAGCGCATCGAAAGACGTTGTAATAAGCGGAAAGCAACTCAATGTCGTCAGTTACCTTACTGTCATAAACTGGACCAGCTACGTGAAGAATCAACTTAGTAACATCACTTAGCAAATCACAGGCGGTAGTAACAATACACTCTCCAGTCTTCACCTTATAGGGCGCGGCTTTTTTAAGTTCAACTAAAAGATTAGGACCAGCAGTTTTATGAAAAACTGCGTCTAAACCGCCACCTCCGCGCATATGTATATTTGCTGCATTCACGAGGACTTGACAATCCTGTTCCAAAACACTACCTTGTACCAACTTTACTTTACTCATTGCGTCTATTATACCTCATGCGTCTTCTTAGGTGGGACATTAATGTAGCATCCAATCATAGAATTTTTCCTATATTCCAATAATTGAATAGTATGGAAAATTTCTTTAAATAATATTGGAGCATAATACAAAATAATATGTTCTGTTTTATCCCCATTTTCTGATATTAACTCATGTTGTATGGTGTCATCATCAGGATTAAATTTACTTCTTTCAGTACCTTTAACACCATCTAGAGTTTTATATGGTCTTTCTGTCCATGTGACAGGTGGAGGATTAACAAAGGTATTAAAGATGAATTCACCACCCACATTTAACATTGTTTTAATTTTCTTTAATTGCTCAATAGTAAGATAGTTTACACTACCACGACATACAATTAAATCATATTTATTGGTCGTATCCCAATCAACCTTATCATACATCCAATCAGGTTTTTTATCAACAAATGGATCAAGCAAAGAAACTTTTAAATTAGGTTGATTTAGAACCTGAGTGCCTTCGGTGCCACCGCCAATATCTAAAGCAGTGTTAATATACCAATCCTCAATTTCTTCTGATAACCACTTGTCAAAATACCCTTCTTCAATGTAACGTGTTGGGAAAGTATCACGATAATTACTCCACATATTTATCATATTTTCCTAACATTACCAATAAAATCAACACAATCCCTATAATCTTCAAAACCAGCAAGATACCCATGATGCGGCAAAATCCACATAAAATGATCAGCATCTACTTTATGAGCGACCTGGTTATCTTGTGTTGTACCTGGGAATGCGTAATCATTATATTGATAATTTGCATCTGCATAAAATTTATGATCATGAATCAAATACTTGATATTAGGATTCAATCTGAAAGCCATGTCAAGAAGTGGCGCATTTAATGTTGCCTTTTGACTGGCATACACAGTTAATGTATCATGATCTACTTTTTGAACATAAGCAGTGTCATGTTCACCAGTTTTCTTTCCTCTAGTTGTTGTAATAAAACCATCATCTTCCCGATTGCGAATAGCAAACGTGCCAAATGTCATATCCATAATCTTGGTTCTTGGATAATTATCAATAATGTATTTATCATCTTGATTGGTTGTATACCAAAATTCATCTAAGATTCTAGTACCATAATGTTTTAGGTTTAACATTTCTTGAATTAACTCAACATGTTGTTTAAAGTCAACCTTGAATGTTGAACCATCAGGCGTAACTACAATCTTTTGATTTTTAGCTGTAATAGGACTGTTTGCAAACACCACATTAGCTTTGCTATCGTAAAGAGTATGTCTTGCGGCTTCAATTAATTCTTCTTCGGTGCCATCAAATAGCTTATAGGCAATCAATGTAGATGTTGGATACTTCGATTTGATTGCATCAATAACTCTAGGCATAATCGTAAAATCAATAGAGAATACATCGCCCTCTTTATATTTATGAGAAGGGAATTTACCTTCTATTGGATTTAATGGTCCAAGATTAGCTACAGCCGCTGCCAAAATGTAAGCATCTGCTTTAAAATTCAAAACCTTATTATAGTAGTCATAAACATCATCAACGTACAAGAAGTTACTTGGGCTATGCAAACCGTCAAAGGCAATTCCTGAATGCTTCCATGCTACAACGGTAACATCGTGTCCATATTGAACTAAATCTTTGGCTAAAGTCATTGCTAAACCGCCCTTAAAACGATTAGTAATATATTTTACCGAATCTAATCTTGCTGGAATTGGACCAGCAGTTAACAAAATCTTTTTATTCATTTAACCACCCTTTAATTTAGCGTAGCAGAACTTTTTTCAGCTCTTCCGCCCGGTTTTTTTCAGCCTCAGTTAAAGGCTCTTGATTGGAAATATAGTAACGACCGATCCGTTGGATCTGCTCAGATCCCCGGCTGAGAAGCCGTTCCCTAAGTTCTAACTTTACGCCCGCCGAGCGGACTACGAGTGAAAGGATCGTCGCATCATGAGCAGTTAACAAAATCTTTTTACTCATTTAACCACCCTTTAATGCTCTAACTACCGATTTTCTAAAAATGTATTCACCAATGTCTAATGTTGGATTTGGTTTTAATTCTACAAATGAATCCACAATACAATTTTGACCTGCATTGTAAATGCAAAATTGATCGGGTTCAACACTAAGTTCAATTAAGCGAATAAACCAATAATCATTAGTTGTAATAATTGTAATCAAATCTTGCTTTTGTGCTTCTTCAATCTTATTCAAAACCCATTCGATTCGTTTGGATTGAGGCTGTTCTTTATATTCTTCTTCATCAAGATTGTTGAAATCTTCAAGGTATTCATCACTCTGATAAGAGTCATCCAAATTATCAAAATAGAAAATGGTAAATTTCTTAAAATTCATACGATAAGTATACCTCACTTAGCGTTGTTATATCTCTTTTGTAGAAAATATCTACCATATTTTTCAGCATGTAAATTCACTTCTAACCATCCACAATGACCATCCAAACGATTGAGTTCGCTATACCAAATCCAAATAAAATTATGCTCTGGAGTTGGTAGCGTGTTATAAGGTTCTTTCCGTTTTTGATAATATTGCATTGAAGCATTGTAATAAGACATTATTACAGCACTCCATTTTATAGGTAATTTTTCGGTGTCCATTTTATGGTTTATACTGTTTTTTATAGGCTTCTAGCAATAAATCTTTAGTTAAAAATGTAATAGTTTTGTCTTCGCAAGCTTCATATGCTGTTTTATATGGTCCACCTTTTTCACAGATAATTGAACCCTTTGGGAAACTCAAAGTACTATATTCATCATTGGGTTCATCAAAAATAAAATTAATTCCACCAGCTATATTTTCCTCATAACTATTTGCTAAAAGATAAGTGTAGCTTGCGTCTTTTCGTTGTGAATTCAGAACACGAAAAATATAAAGAGGCTTTGATAGTTCTCTATGCAAGAAATCACTAGATAAAAATTCCGCTTTTAATCTTTGAGTAGCAACAGCATTTTTTATATCTTTTATGAATGAACAAACACCAGATATAACCACTAACGCACAAATAATACCGCAAATCCATAATTCAATTCCAAATTGAGCATCCGTCATAGTCTTATTATACCTGTTTACTATTCTGATACATACTAAGCATTTTTTCTTGAGTCACAAATCTATGAACTTTGGGATCAAAATAAAAGTCTCTCATATTTCGATATGGTCCACCACACCTATTAATCACAAGGTTATAAGGAAAAGAATGCACAATTTGACCATCTGTATAAAATTCATTCATATGATTATTGTATCTATAACCTTCAGCCATAAACTCCCAATGACCAGCTTGATAAATCATATTACTACCACTTTGATTCACTTGATAAATATATAATGGTGCAGGGAAATTATCATTTACATATTCGCTATTTAGAAATTCATCCAAAAATGCTTTCCTTTTTGCCTCTTCCTCTTTTCGTTTGGGGGTGTTTTGAATGATGCCAATAATTACAATAATTGTGATAACTATTGTAATTAGTCCAGTAATAAAAAGAGTAAATTCACGTTCAGACATATCTTATTCTACGTCCTTATAAATCACTCTTGTTGTTGGTGAATGACTTTCTAGAATACAAGCATCATAAAACAACATGATATGTTCATGAACATAGTGCGCTATTTGATAAATACGCAACGGTTCATCGTAATCACTTTTAGCTTGGAAGCTAATAGCATATTTAGGTTGATAAGATTGCGTCTTAATTGTGACATCCCAATAGGTTTCATAGAAACCTGGATCATAATGATTTTCGGGATTGGGATTAGATTTTCCACGTTCGGTGGCAATTACATCCCAATATCCACGACTAGCATCCTTTAATTCCCAGTTATACTCTCTTTTCATGTTTGAATTATACCTCATATTTCCAGAGTTTGTATTTTCTAAAGAGATTACGACGATCTATTAATGGTTCAGTACAAATAGCTGTGTAACCCATTTGATCGTCAGGCTCAAAAAAATTAATAAATTTAATTTGATTCATTTCTAATCTTTGAGCTACCTACAAAAGATCGTGCTCATTCTTACAGCTTAGTAAGACCAAATGACAATTTTCAGGACATCCAAATTTTGCACCTGATTCTTGACAGGAATGACCTGTTTGGACTATTTGATCGGCAAGAGGAATATCTTGCCGGACAAATATGTAAATATAAGGTGGTTTATTTTGATGCATTATTCCATCCTATAATATAATATAAAGCATTTTGATCATCAATATCTCCACCAGATGGTACACAAGCTTGAATTGACTTAATATTAACATCACCAAAAATATGCTTATTATATTTGCCATATACAATCATATAATAAGCATTGGTGTATGATTGATATTCACCACAACCTCTTAATAAAGCTTTAGTTGAAGATAATGGGCGAAAAGCTTTGAACAAACTTTTGCCTCTCATGATAGTATATAATAAATTATCAGCTACGGTTAATTCTACGCCATCTTTACAAGCCTGTTTCCAATTAACGACCATAGTTTTATAATTAGTGTTGATGAAAAATTGTTCTGTTTGAGTTTTATTTAATTGTTTTAATAGTTCCATTTTGTTTATTTCCTTTGAATTCACACGAGAATGACGAATTGCGAATGAAATAAACAATTTAAGGAGGACGTGATTTAATAATGTTCTACAACATGTTAAATGCCCTCCTTACTCTGGAAACCGATATTTTTGATGTTACCTATAGTCTCATATTCGTATTATACCCCTAACTTTGCGAATTTAGTTGCTCTGACTCAAGATTTGTTACATCATTTGCTAAATCAAGAAATGCATTGCCTAAGCGACGAAGACCTTCTGGACTTGGCATAAACAAAATAGTTCTCTGAAGAAAAGCGCCATCAATTCTTGGCATTATTTGAACTACATTATTTGAACTACCTTCTGGTCCTTCGATTTCAACAAGTTGCAAATCAAATACAACGTTGTCAAAATCACTAAATTTACCTATCTTATATTCTGATCGAATTTTTTCCATAGTTCATTATATCTTGCATTTATATTGTGTTGCTTCAAATTCTTCTCTCATTTTGAGACATTCTTTAGAAATGGGCGCATCTGGATTCCAATGAACAATAATGATGTCATCATCTGGAGTGCGATTACGCCATTCACCAGGAGCAAACTCAATACCTTCAGGTTCTATACCCCTTTTACAATCAGGACACCAATAATAAGGTTCTCTGCAAACTCCGTTACTATAGAAATAATCAATTTCATATTCATGAGGACATGTAATTTTGTTTATTTCAAGACTCCACCATTTTTTAATATTTTCAAACATCTCTACCCTTAAATCTAGTTTTTAGTTTCAAATACAATTGATAATCTTTTTCTTCTTGGGCAGCGTCAATTTCCCGATAACGCTGTTTACGCAGTTCAATATCTCTATCTAGCTCAGCACTAGTGGCGTTATCATATGTTTCTCCACAAGAATGACACAGTAAATATCTATCAGTGTGGTATTTAAACCAATACTCACCAGGATCAATATTTGGTGAATCACAACTTGGGCATTTTTCTATCTTCCTGCGTTCCATTAACTTAGTATACCACAACTTGAAAAATGTCGGAAGTTATTTACAAAGTCCGACACTTTTCAAGCTTCCAATGTGGTATAATTTTTACTATGATCAAAGCGGAAAAACGTGCTGAAAAGAGAGAAAAGGATAAATACTCCCAAAAACTCTATCACGCTTCGCCTACTAAATACAAACCTGGAGATAGAATCAATCCTTTTCATAACAAAAAGAACTTCTATCACTGCGGGGAAGTTATTTATATGACTGGGCAAGAAGCGCCACATTACACAATCTGGAAAGAAGCTTTTGAAGGCGACTGGGATGTTTACGAAGTTAAGCCTTCAGGCAGAATTCATTTTGGTAGTTGCTGGGATGAGTACTTTACTGAAGAATTTGTAGAAGTGGTTAAAAAAGTTGGTAGTGCAAAAGGATTGGCTATCAAAGGAAATCTCACTCCTAAAGATCGTAGAAAAATTGAAGAAGCTCTTGAACAAGCCAAGGCTTCTCTTAAAAGAGCAGAAGAGGATTTGGCAGAGGAATTGGCTAAAGAAAACCCAGATCCTGAAAAAGTAGAACAAGAAAAATACTGGATCAACGGTTACAAATACACCATTAAGTATCCTCTAGTTAAAATGAGTAAAGCGCACAGTAGACATATGGGAACCATCAATTGTAATGGTGGTTCAGCAAACTTTAAGAATGGTGGATATACAACCTATATTGATGTCCCCAAAAACAGTAAAGCACTCAAATAAATTATAATACTAATTATGTCTATGAAGAAAAATGTTTATTTAGGACCAGTAATTCAAGTATTTAATTCAAGTTATGGAGAACTTGCTGCATTTGCAGAAACGGTATTGCTTCAAAAATTATGGGTGTTTTCTCCTAAAAATAATCATTTATATTTACTGCCTAACTATAACGGCGATTATTACATAAAAGATCATGAAAATAGTGAAGAACAAGTGTTAGAATTAAATTTAAATAAAATATCAATTAAAAATTTAGAACAAGCTTTTCCTGAAGAAATTAATAAAATTAAAAAAACTTTTAATTGCGATATCACAATTAAATTTCTAAGCTATTATCTTTAATAAATTTGTATAATATCCTTATTGGTAGGACAAGAATGTACTATCAATAAGGATAAAAATGAATAAAGAAAAAACTGAATCAGTGGATCAGACGATACACTATCACAAACAAACCACACAATTCATTGTAGATGAATGGATTAAAATCATAGAAGATGAATGGATTAAAGAATTAGTAGGAAAAGGTAATTTTCAATCCAAAGTTCTATTACAAAACAAAAACCAATGTTGCTCAATTGAGGATACTGAAAATTTACAAGTTCACCTTCAGTATATTATTGCTACACAACGAAACAATTACACTTTAATCTTCAACATACCAGGTGACGACATGACTGGCATTGAGTGTTATGCAACTAGTAGAATTGCTAAAGCATCTGAAAACACATTAGATTTTACTAAAATATATAACGGTTCTTTACATAAATATTCATGGGATAATCTTGTTAAAACCACATTGAGCTACGAACTAGTGCCTCTTAAAAAAGATAGAAAACCAACATGGATGGAAAACTTTATTGAAGCTAATAAAACATTAACATCTAGATATAATGTTTATTACAGCATAAAAGATTTGTTTATTGGTAGTAGCCGCACTTCTTTTAAAATGATATTTGATAAAATGCCTGGTGGATCAAGTGTAAATGAAATTATTTTCACCAGTAACCCTGAATGCGTAATTAGTTTTAAAAAAGGTTTACCACCTAATACAATTTGTACCAATGAGCCAGCATATGGACCTAGCGCAACAGAATCTTTAAAAAGAGAAATTGATGTAATTTCAATTATATCAATGTTTTTCAATAAAAAAAATAACAATTTATTGTTTTACAAAAAAGATGGTTTTACTAATGATGAAATTAAAGACATTATCATACATCTAGAAGATGTTGAAAGGTACTACCAAAGAATTATAAGTCAATTACCACAAGAGTCATTTGTAAGTTTTGATATTGAATTACTGTATGCATCAGGAGTGATTATACCTAAAGATATTAATTCACAGGCACTGGCTGAAGCTATGCAAAGTAATCAAATGAATTTAGTAAATGCTATTCTAAAAGCCAGGGAAGAACGCAGAAAACATGTGGCTAGTTTAATTGAAAATCATTTTCATATTGGTGGGGCACAACCTGTACCGCCTATTAATTTGAGTACACATATTCAAGACACACTAGAACATGAAGATATTGAAACATTAAATGTGGACGTTATTACCGCTGAAGGGATATACGCAAAACAACATTCAATTTGTGAGTGTTATGATAAATTTAGCTAAATGTAATTTTAACCAAGAACAATTAATAGAATTTTGTCAAGCCATAAAGAATAACATCCACCTTAATTAAGGTGGATGTTTCGCGGGTGGACCCGACGGCACTCGAAGCCGTTTCCATTACTGATATACCAATAATTATTTTTTATGAGCGTAGATTTATTTAATAGGAAGCATGTTGGTATAAATCAAACCGCTGCAACCGGATACTTGATTAATTTAACTATTTCAGGTCCAAGGTCCACCAACCCTAATAGCGTAGTTGAATTTTTTCAACGCTCAATAAAGTGTCCTCAACTAACCTTTATTTTTTGCGGTAGGAATTAACCTACATAAGCATATGATTTGCCGTTTATGTTTTCTACCCATTTTTAGAGAGCCAAGGGTAATCTCTCACTCAAGTTCATCAATATATGCAACATGTCGATTCCCTTACGAGCCCACTTGTTATCACGTATCTATTATACCACCATCTTCACAGAATTAGTCAACCCTTACCAACGTTTTTCATCATATTCTTTCTTAATTTGTTCTTTATGCTCATTCATATATGTAATAGGATCTTCCATCAAAATATATTTAATGGGCATAAAGTATTTATCTCTTGGGTGGTAGGAATTTCTTGCTATTACAAGACCGTGTTGAACACCCATGCTGCTACTATCCAGCCAATAGGTATTATGTGTTATATCTAGATAGCATTCAAAAATCTTTTGAATGTAATACAGATTTTCTTTATATAGATTCAAACATTGTTCCAACTCTTTTAAAGAACCCTTTCTTTGGGGAATTACTTTTTCCATAGTCTATTATAGAGTATAATAGAGTTATGTGGTTTACTTTAGCATGTCTCGTCCTTCTATACATTGTTTATCTTATTCAAAGTAAGCAAAGAATTTTTAACAGCTATTTGCACAATAAAGCAAATATGATTATAGATCGTCAAATTATTCTAGAAGAAAAAGAACGACTCGAAAGAGAAAAAGAAAGTGTTAGTCTATTAAGACAAGAAATTGAACTAGAAAGAACCCGTTTAGCGTTGCCACTACAAACAGAATTAGACCTTCTAGAAAAAATCAATAAAGCAAAAGCTAATGCCGCTATCATTGAAATTAACAGGGTTCAAGGTTTAGCTGATATTGAAATTAAAAAGCAGAAAGACCTTGCAGATGTTGCAACTAAGAAGGCAACTAAATTAGCAAATATTCAAGTTGAGAAAATCCTTGAAGAAAAAATGCTTGATTTTGATGATTATAAATTAGCAAAATGTACAGCAATACAAGCCACTTCTGCCGCCCTACAATACAAGATTGAAGCTAATGCCGAATATGTAAAACAATTTATGCGCCAAGAAGATTTTAACGGTAAACACGATGATGATTACACTATTCGCACTCCAGAACCTCCATATGAGGTATAATTGAAGTATGAAACTATTTAGATATGAGACTTCTTTAGACAATCTTTATAATGAGAAGGTTCCTATAATTTTCCTCGCTGGAAACACCGTTCGCGGAAATCAACCGCACTTGACTTCTTGGCGCATTGAGTGCGTTGAAGAGTTTACTAAGCAAGGATTTGAGGGCATTCTCGTATCTCCAGAATTTACTGTTCGTACTGAGAGTGATCTTGGCAAGGGCTGGATTCCACGATGGGAGTTTACTGGTCTTGTTAATGCTGATGCCATCTTGTTCTGGATTCCTAGAACAAGAGAGCTAATTGGTTTAACCACTAATTATGAGCTAGGATATTGGATGGGACGTAATCATGAGAAGGTTGTCTACGGTAGACCTGATGACGCCTATCGCATGTCTTATCCTGATATCATGAATAAGGTTGATGCAGAGGATCAGGGATATGACGAACTTCCTATCTATAACACATTATCAGATACAGTAGCGGCTTCAATTGCATTAGCTCAAAAGCGTTTTGATGCTGGAGTAAGAAAGACAACTGCTATACAATATACAAACCCTTATACGTATAATAAGGTATGAGAAAAGTAAAGATAATTCGTGTCTATGGTGAAAGATGTTATGATTGCGATCATAAGAGTCCCTCAGATGATTTTAGCGACTGGGAAGAAGTTAGTGAAGAAGATTATGAATGGTTGAAAAAGTGGGCACAGCACAACTATGACTATATGCTCTATGATGATGTAACATCACAACCATTCATACAAGAAAAAATAAAATCTATCAAGGTTTTCGTTCAAAAGCAAAAAGATGATGAAGAAAGAAGTCGAATTGCTAGAGAACTCAAGAAAACTGAAGCAGAAAAGAAGCGACAGCAAAAAGAGTTAGAAAAGAAGCAAAAGATGCTTGAACAACTCAAAGCAGAATTGGGTGTATAAATATATTGACATTGCAAAATATGCCTTAATAGCCTTTAGTAATATAAAAGCGAATATATCAATCGTTAAGATTACACTGGAATACTAGTATGACAGATTATGTGAATTGTCAAAGGTATCTATTATGAAACAACGTGTTATTCGTAACGCTGTCTGGTATCACCCAGTAGCCTTTCATCTACTTCAACGTGATGATCGTACCATTGAAGAAATCGCCAACCCTCAAAACTGTTTTTATTCAACAGACATTTCTGCTAAATCCTATGTTCTCAACAATATTCCCAATAGTATTGGAAATAATGAATTACGACCTCAACCTATAGAAACTGAACAACTTTTTGTACAGTGTCGCACTATTGCCTCAAATCCTATTCTGCAAAAAAAAGAAGTTCCAAATTTAGTTAAAGCTTATGGAAGTCTAGAGAATGTAGAAAAACAAATTATTGAACGTTTTAAAGATAGTGTCAGACGACAAATAGACACTGAATTATTTATGACAATTAATGCAGCAGTTCCAGGTGAACACTGTATATCTGTTGTTGGAACATTACAACCATGCAATCTTAACTTAGCTTTATATTTACTAGACTCTCACGAACAACCTCGTGGAGCAATTGTAATGCACAGTGCTAGATGGCGTGATATTGAAGATTGGGGAGTTGGCACCGACGAAGAAATTGTTCCTCTAACTTACACTAATTACGATATTGAAGATCCAAATATTGATACACCACCCATTTGGGGACATTATAAAAATGTTCCTATTTATGTATCAAATATGTGCCCTAAAAACGCCATTTATATATTAAGCAAAAAAGAGTATATTGGTACAATTCCAGTTGAACAAGATATTGAAGTTGCTCCAGTTGAATTTATATCCACAGTACGAACTAATGAAAGTGATATAAACCCATTACGATGGCATAACACAAAATTGTCTAAATCATCTAATGGTTATCAACTTGAATGCACTCAGGAATTAGCTGACACTTTAGAAAAATCTTGGATTGTATCAGCCAGAGTTGGTGTTCATGTTATGAATGACTGGACTATTGCTAGAATTTTAGTTAACTATTCCACTAAGGAAGAATCTGATCTTAAACAATTAGAAGAAGAAAATTGGGAACTAAAACATGAGATTAGAAATTTAAAGCGTACAATACAAAAACTTGAAACTAAAATATTTGACGATGAAATAGAGTAGGAATAATAAAATATGTAATGTCAGTGTATAAATACATTGACATTACATATTTTATCTTAATAGCCCATCGCAATAAAACAGTGAAACATCCAGTAGCTAAGATTGCATGGAAATAGCTAGTATGTTATTATTTTGTAAATAGTCAAGGAGTTATACAAATGAATATACGTACTATACCTGTTAGCGCACCCTATAATCCGGTGGCATTTCATATTTTACAACGTGATGATTTCACAGAAGCGGAAATTAAAGAACATCATAAAATAAAACAAGATCAACATAAACATAATAATGTTCATCTTACACTTACAAACGAAGAACTTAAAGAATACTATGATAATCTTAGAGATAATTATATTCGTATTTATCATATGAGAGACATAGCTTCTAAAGCTTATATAATTGGTGGTGATCCGTGCGGAACAGTGCCAGTTGTCAATATAAAACCAGAGGCTTTATCCATACCCACTGTTACTATGGCTAGTTATCCATTATTAACAAAAAAAGAATCCAGAGAGCTATATAAACATTTTAAAAGTAAAGAGCTTGCTCATAAACATATTTTAGAAAGATCAAAAGATGCTTTAATGAGACAAATAGATACATTAGTATTAAATGTTGTTAATGCAGCAGTAGAAGCTGACCATTCAATAACTGTAATTGATAAATTGGAGCCAGAAAACATAAATTTCGCTTTGTCATTAATTGATCAACATGGACTACCTCGTGGAGCAATTTTAATGTCCCCTTGTTTGTGGAGCCATGTTGAAAGTTGGGATCACGAAGAACTTATTAAAACTAATTACGATGTTGAAAATCACGAAGTTGGAGTAGCACCTATTTGGGCTTATTATAAAAATATTCCAATTTTAGTTTGTACTATATGTCCTAAAAATGCTGTTTATATACTAAGTAAAAAAGAATATATTGGAGTAATTAATGTATTACAGGATATTAAAGTATATGAAAATAAATATATCGAAGGTAAAAGACCTATAGAGTTAATAGACACACTGGCTTACGCCAATGAAACAGGTTTTTATCCAATTTTTAATTCTGAAAAAAATATAAATATTAATGAAATTGAAGCATCTTGGACTGTATTGGCTGACATGGGAGTTGGCATTATGAATGATTATGGCATAGTTAAGATATTAGTTCATACAGAAAATAAATGCTTAAATCTCAAAACACTTAAAAAAGATTATCAAAAATTATTGATAGAAAAAGAAAAAATAGAACATGAACTAAAAAGACAAAAACAACGAAATGACGCAATTAATATTACCCTTAGACAAGAAAGAGATAAAAATAAATCACTTGGCTCATGCGCTGACCAAAGCATTTACAAACAAGAAACACCATTACCACTCAACTAATAGGTGGTGGCATCAGAGTGTTAGGGATTTTCTTTGAATATCCTTGATACTCTTCGAGAGATAATGCGAATATAGTTTCCTTCATCTGCCATTTATTATCTCTAGTGTGTTTTTTAAACACCTTAACCAGAGAGTAAGCTGGGCTATCAGGTAAACAGTTCACACAATAGCAATCATCTGCTGCGTAATAATGATTGGTGTCTAAATAGGTACCACAGTGTACCCATGAAGCTTCAGCTTCTTTGCTAAATATATTTCTAAGGAATTTAAACATGACTTCATTTTTATGTTATAAATAAGCTATATTTAAACCTTTAATCAAAACGAACTATGAGGGTCCCCCACACGGAACAGTGGTAATCCTAATGAATAAACTAGTTCACAAACCGCTTCGCGGTCGTCGAACCAACCTAGAATATTAAAACGATATTGTAATTTTGATTTATAAAGTTCTTCCTTCACAGTACTATCCTTTCTAGAGTCATTCATCGCCCTCATATGCAATTCAAAAAACGGAACTTCATGTTGATTAAGCCATTCAATAGTTAAATCACGGCAACAACCATCCCTACCAGACATAATAATGATTTTATTTGTCTTAGCAAGTTTTTGAATTAATTTAACTACCGGAATATTTGGTAAATCTAAATTAACCTTATGCCATTCGAAAGGTCCACGAATTCCTTTCATTAAAGATAATGTTTGATCCATATCGCACACGTACACGTCCTCTAAACCCTCTACATATTCAACAGGAGTTGGCTTCAACAAAGGCTCTACAAACTGTCTGTACATATCCTTGATAATCTTCTCACCAACCGGATTAGGTCGCTTATAGTTGTTTGCCAAACAATCACGTAAAGGTACATGCATAAAACACTGAATCTTAAATTCAGCACCATACTTCTTCGCCAACGTCTTGTATTCGTCTTCACGCTTAGGTGACAAATTAGTGTTATCAATAACAATACTAAGACCATTATCAAGGGTTTCCTTAATAACTCTGTTTCGCTCAGCATCAACAGCCTTAGTATCATTCTTATCAAAAACGCGATTAAACATTTCAAGTCTAATTTCATCGTTATTAGTGCGAACATAACCAGGATTATTTTTAATAAATTCCTTTGCCCAAGTGCTTTTTCCACTGCCGGGGACGCCGCGTAGCATCCACACCTCTTGAGATTTTGATTTCATCATACATTGATTATACCAAGCAAACGTATGATAATGCTATATTTACCAGAAAATATAATCTAATTCATCAACGCTAAATTCTTTTCTACTTAAAATATCTTCTGGGATTTCATATAGTGAACCGTCTTTATTATATGCCCTACCATCACCAGCCAAGACGTTTGACGCGGAAACGTGAACTTTACCGGTTTCAGCTTGTCTATAAGCATAATCTAAACCCCAATGAATTGCATATCCATCTGATGGGGCTTTTGGATTAGCTGCACGAATATTCATATAATGTTCACAATCCCAAACATTATATTTATTTTCAAGCCAAAACTCTTTAGAATATGCATTCATACGTTCACACTCAGCTACCGCTTCATCAAATGTATATAGTGTTTTATCTTTAATTTTTCTAACACCACCAGCTTCCTTGAGGATTTCCTCAACTCTCTGATTAAGTTCTTTTTCAGAAGGAATTGCATCAATTTCATCTAGAATTGCAGCAAGATCATTATCTTCATTTTCCATAATTCTAGTATACATCAAACGATCATCAAAAATGGATAATAAATAAAAAAGGATATTAATAATTGCAAATTTAAAATAACAATACTATGTTAAGCAAACAATCAGAAGAATTTCTTTCAGAATCAAGTGTTATGTATAAGGGTTTTGACACTCCTTATTCTGTATACAATAAAGCTCATACAATTGATGCAGATAAATACAATTTTGTTATTCGTTACATTTCACCAGATTCAGCTAATTTCAAGAATAAAAGAGTTGAAAGTAATGAAATCGCAGGATTACACACCATGAAAATCTCTTGTGGATTTGTTTGGGAAGAGGGTAATACAGCAAGTACATTTACTGCTTCAAATGCTAAATCACACGCAGAACAATCTGTAGCTGTTTTAAAAGCACTAGGTGTTCCTGGTGACGTTAATAACCCTAAAATCGCTATTTATTTAGCTATTGATGTTGACCTTCCCGCTGAAGGTGCTGTAGCAGAATATTTCACTATTGCTCACCCAATTATTAAAGCTGCTGGTTACCTAGTTGGTGTTTATGGTTCTGGTGAAGTGTGTAGAGTATTAAAGAGTAAAGGTTTGGCTCATTATGGCTGGATGGCTCAATCTCCTGGTTGGGAAGATTCTAAAACATATACTGATTGGGACGTTCTACAAGGTCAATCAGAAACAGTTGTTGGATTAGATGTTGATGTTGATCAAGCTAAATCTCTTGTTTCATTCTGGCAACCTGCGGTATAATATACGTATGCTAGATTATCAAATTAAAAAGAAGTCTACAGAAAGTAAGGAAGTCCAAAATAGATATTTTAGTTATTTTGGATATTTTCCTGACTATGTAGTAGGTCACTATATGTTTAATCAACAAACTAAATCAATTGTTGCTATGATTAAGAAAGAATTGGAAAATGAAAACCAAGATACCATTGAAGAGGTTCCAGAAGATTTAGAAAACACAGAGGTTATATGATTACCATGACTACTCGTTACGAACATTTTATAGGCAAAAAACTTGATGATGTCATTGATGAAATCAAAAAGAATTGTGGATTACTAACAGAAATTAGAAAACCTGGCTTTCTATATGCTGAACAGTACAGAAATGATCGACTTCAAATCCACATTGATGAACATAAATGTATCACCGAATTTCATGTAGGCTAATTAGTTTTACTAATTTTTTGGTGGGCGAGTTGATAAACCACATTCTGAAAATCAGGAAATGCGAAATATGCGCGAATAAGAGTTGAATCCATTTCTCTTAAACAAGACATCATATTTTTACCACCTTGAGAATTCAGTGTATGAACAACAATATAATCAGGATGTTTGTCTTTTTGTAAGTGGATTAATCGTTTAGTAATATCATATCCAGTTTCTTCTTTACATTCTATTTTTGTATGATCTGCTTGATCTAGGGTGTTTAATTTAGTGTAATGTTCTGCACTTAAATCATGATCCAAAAAGAAAATGTCATATCTTGGATTTTCAAGCATCGGATAAAATTCATCAGCATTTTTAGCCCAATCAACTTCAATATCTGGACGGTTCAACAAACCCATGAAGTAGTCATAGCGTTCAGGCATGTCATCTAAAAATAGTATTCTCAAGTTATTTCCTTATTAGTTCAAATGGTGCGTATCTATCTCCGTTGATATCACAATATACCACATTCATCTTAGGTAAATCCATTGACTTATCCATATTTGTATTGTACATTGCAAAAAGATGGGAAGCATTGATTGTTTTATAAACAAAGCCGTCAACGCATCGTTCTAGATAAAAACCATAAATTTCTTTACTACCATCTGATAAAACTGATGTAATAATAATACTGGAAATTGTTTCGGTGATATCATCTATACGTTTAATTATGTGTTCTCTAGTGACTGGCAGTAACCCTTTACCCGCTATATAAATCACTTCTCCAAAATCATTGATCATTAAAATCGCTTTATAGCTCTTATTATGTGAATTTCCTATAACAAAGGATAAAGATTTACTACACAAATCTTCAATTATCTCAAAAAAGTCTTGTACTACCATCACTACTATTATACACCTAAGCGTAAATAGTTTGTTTAATCGTTATAACCCAAAATATTAATATACTTCATTACTTAATGAAATTACAGGTTTTTTGAAAATTTCAAAAAATAAATTCCTCTTATATTTATATCTAGCTTAATTTATTATATGCCTTATTATGTATGCCAAAAAAGAGAATGATATCAGACTGAAACGAAAGAAATCGTGAACGTATAATAAGTTATCATGATGCCACACAACATTAAAGATACAATCATAATAAACATTTTTGGCGGACCTGGAATTGGTAAATCAACAGTTGCTGCTGGTGTATTTTATAAATTAAAGGTAAAAGGGGTTAATGTTGAGTATATTCCAGAATACGCAAAAGACTTATATTGGACTGAAGATAATAAAATAAAAAATCAGTTATACGTTACTGTGAAACAATATATGCGTCAAATGATTCCAGTTATTGGTAAAGTCGATATTGCCGTCACTGATACTTCTATCTTAATGGGAACTATCTATAAAGGGTTTGGTTGTACTTCTTTGTTTGAACCATACATTGTGGAAATTTTCAATGAGTTTAATAACTTCAACGTGTTAATCGAAAGAAACTTAGATTTGGTAGCTTATGATGAATCAGGTCGTTATCAAGATTTAACTAAGGCACTAGAAGCAGATGCTGATATCAAAAACGTATTAGATAGAAATAGCATTACCTATCATTCTGTAAAAATGGAAGGCGAAGACACAGTAGATCAGATTGTTAAAATGGTATTAACTTACAAACAAGAAGAAGTAGATCGTAAGAACTATGAAGATACTCTTGAGGTTTTTGATAGATATGGACAGAAAAAATGATTAGGTATCCTTGTTACTGGAATAAAACTAACTCTATTGAAGTACCTTCACGATAATGTGAGAGGAAGCCCACGGTCTTCAGCCGTGGGAGGAATCGAACCAAATATTTTCAATAAATATTTACCAAAAAGAAGGAATATCATTAATTAATATGTATAACACTAATAGTGAAGAAAATATTGAAGATTAAGCTAAATACAGATGATAATCAATATCGTGCCCTCTTGGGCACGATGAATGTCTTTAATCAAATTTGTAATGAATTTTCTGAAGAAGCTTTTAAAGTTGGGCAATTTCATAAAAATCAATTGCAAAAAATTGTTTATCATCCTTCAAGAGAAAAATATAAAGAATTTTCTTCTCAATTAACCATTAGAGCTATTGACGTTGTATCTTGTTCTTATAAAATAAGTAAACATAGAAAATATCCTAATTCATTTAAGAAAACTTCTGCTGTCGTCTATGACGACAGAGTTATTACTTTTAAAAATAATAAAATAGTTAATATTTGGACTATTGAAGGAAGAATGAATATTCCAATCCAAATATGGAATAATGAATTATTTAAATTTAGAAAAGGTCAAGTTGATCTAGTACTTCAAAATAATAAATTTTACTTATTATGTACTCTTGATATTCCAACTCCAACTGAAGAAAAATATAATACTAAAGGAATTATTGGAGTCGATTTAGGTGTTAAAAATATTGCTACTACTTCTGATAATACTATCTATAGTTCTGATAAAATAGAAAATAAGAGAAAGAAATATCATGATCACAGAACGAGATTACAGAAGCGTGGGACACGCTCTGCAAAGAAAAGAATTAAAACTATTGGAAATAAAGAATCAAGATTTAGAAAAGATGTTAATCATTGTATTTCCAAAGAAATAGTTAATAAAGCTAAAGGCACTCAATTTGGTATAGCTCTAGAAGAGTTAAAAGGAATCAATAAAAGAGTAACGGTCAGAAAAGCTAATCGTAATGAAAGATTAAGTTGGAGCTTCGCTCAACTTAGATCGTTTATTGAATATAAAGCCAAGGAACAAGGTGTTCCTGTTTTTCTTGTTAATCCAGCATACACGTCCCAGACGTGTTCTCATTGTGGATATTGTAATAAGAAAAATAGGAAGAATCAGAGTGAATTTAAATGTTTATCTTGCAGCTTCGCTGCTAATGCTGATTATAATGCTTCCTTAAATATTCAATGTAGGGGATTAGTCAATATCCCTATTGTTCCCGCGCAAAGCGCGGTTGTAACAAGCCCACTGCTTTAGCTGTGGGTAATTGACAAGAGGCTTCTATATTAGCAGCTTCATTAATGGCGTATATTAATAATGAAACTCCAGCTAATAAAAAGATTTTATTTACTTCTTTTGCTAGAGAAATAGATATGTTTTTATTAGAATTAACTAACCAAAGTGATAGTCCCACCAATTAGTTTTTTAAGTGCATTGTCTCTATTAAGCCAACCATTTAAAAAGACTTTTTGACTAGGCGCAGATGCTACTCTTGCATATCTGAATGCAATTCTATACTCACAAATTCTATTGGCTAATAATCCTTGATCTGTTTTTGCTAATTTTGCTAAAGTAGCTGGATCAATAGCACCATCTTGTGCAACATCTAGTGATTTTTGAAGCCATTTTGCGGCTCTACCGGTCCCAAAATTAACAGCGGTATCAAACATTACAATAGCTAATTTTGTTTGATATTTATCACATTTGGCAGACAACCAATAACTGTTTTTATAGATATCTTTAACTTCAACTATTGTAATTAACTTAACAGATTGTTCTGGTAGTTTTTTAGATTTTCTATAGATATTATATTCAGATTGAATAATTCCATAGTTTGTAGCCCCACCTGGATCATCTTTATTTAAACTATATGACCCCTCAAAACTTAATGTGAATTTGATCGCAGTATAAAAAATGTTAATATTATTTAATTTCATAACAACTCCATCCTTTATGTGATTTTCTTTTACCTTGCGCAACTAAAGACATACATCCATCTCTTAATTGATTATCTCTACAAAATTGAGATAAATTTTCTATTTTATATTCTTCCCCATCAGGATTTATTATTATCCATTTTTTAATTAATTTGTTCATAAATTCCTTATTGTTTAAAATAGATATTTTTTGTTTTTCTCTTGTGTCTTCGCTTATTATTTTACCGCGATTACCATCACCAACTTTTCTTTTATGTTCTTCTGTTAATAATTTTCCTTTTTTAGATTCTGAAATTTTCCTTTTATGTTCTTTTGTTAATAATTTTCCTTTTTTAGATTCTGAAATTTTCCTTTTCGTTTCTGGATTGTTAATTATTTTACTTAAATTGTTTCTTAAATTTTCCAATTGTTCTTCTGTGTATGTTCTGTTTTTTACAGATTCACTTATTTTCTTTTTAGTTTCTTCAGTGTGCTTAAAACCTATTTTATAACCTTCAACTCCGTTAATGTTATACCCATTTTTATTATTATGTACATTTAAAAATAACATCCATGATAATTCTTTTTCTTGGAGTTCTTTAGTGGTTGCCCCTGGCATAGATTGCAATATTTCAAAATCAAAAACAACACTTGAATATTTATTATATGATGCCTGTAAATGAGGATTAGAATGATTATTATTTTTTAACATTTTTCTATGTTTCCACCATCTATCTTGTATATCTGTAGAACTTCCTACATATGATTTATTGTTTATTTTGTTTATAATTCTATATATTCCACTAACTTTTATATTCATAATTTAATGTTCTAGATTATTTATATAATCACCTTCTCTCAAAACACAGTTATTATCAATATATTCAAGAAGACCAATTACTTCGTTCTTGGTTTTTGTTTCTATATCTTTTAGTTCAGCTTCTGTGATTACTTCCACACCTTTGATTCTAAAATGAACACGGTTAAGTTCATCATCAACAGCACGATAAGTCATTTTAAGAGATTCACGTAAACTGTCAATCTCATTGAGCATATCTGTAGTGTTTTTACTTGAAGATTTTTGAATTGCCAAACCTAGCTCTGTATTAATTTTATCTATGGCTTGATTGTGTGTTTCTTTAATTTGTTCTGTGGTGTTTGAAAACCTATTAGTAAAATCTATAACATGGGTATCTATAAGTTTGATTTTTGAATCATAATCACTTAACTTACTATCTATAGTATTAGATTTTTGTTGTATTAGTTTTTCTGTTGCACTTATTTGTTCTGAAAAATCATTTAAATCATGAGTTAATGTACTTTTGATGTCGTTTTTCGCGTGATCTACATAAATATGTAGATCGTCAATAATGGACTGTATGTTTTGACGTACTAATTCATCAATAATAGGTTTAAATAATTTTACAAGCCAATTCTTGATAAACTTCATATTCTATTTATACAATAGGTTATGAAGTTTATAGAACAAATTGGAAATTCTTTGGATTAAATGAACTGGTACTGCCAACAGAAGCGAGAACAATTAAACCAGCCATAATTGCTGTAATTTCATAGCAAGGATAAGTCATGTCACCTTTCTCTAGTCGGATGTCGCCAAGTTTTTCGTGAACCAAATTTAATGGCAGATCATTCATCATAACTAATTGTTGTGCTGCTGCCATAATTTTATTACATTCAGCAAGCTTCAAAATAGCAATAGTAATTTCATCTAGAATCTTGTTGTTTTTGGTTTCGTCAACAATAGCATCTATATCTTCTGAAACAAATGATTCTGTGATAGGTTCTTTTAGTGCAACAGGAAATCTTGAAGGTGGAAGTGTTAATAGTCCTTTAGCAATGTTTGCCGCTTTCAAAGGTTCTACTTCGTTTGTGTCAACATTGTAAATACCAATATTTTCAATATCTACAATATTTTCATTAATAGTAGTGCAGATGCCATCAAAATGTCCTCTAAACCAATCAATCATTTTCTTTAATTTCTTATTGAGTTGATCTAGTTGCATTGTCTCTGCAAAATCAGCAATTTCACCTAAGTCGGTTCTTAAATCAGCACGTTCTGGTTCTAGTAAATAGCTAGACTGTGGTTGCTCAATTGCGATTTTCTCTTGACGCTCTTTTCTTTCTTTTCTTAGGCGACTTTGTTTTCCCATGATGTTCTTATTATACTGCTAAACGCTATAATGAAAACATGAGCTATAATGAAAACATGAATGTAATTAAAATTCCCCCTCGTGATTTTTCTAATCCTAATGAAGATTGGAAATCAAATTTACCTCACATATATGAAGAAGAGGGTATTTGTTGTATTGGTGTCGGAGTGGATGAAAATGGTAAAGTGTACAGATTAGATACTCCAGAGTATTATTATAAGGGCAAAAGAATCACCCAAGAGCAAGTTGATGCAATGTTCAATTCTCAACCGGAAATTATTGGAGTATAATAAAGCATGACAAATACGTACATATTAGATGCGAAAAAGAAGTTTTGGGGTTCACCTTATGAAACTCCAGCTACTATTAAAAGTTTTATTCCTGAAAAAGTCTCTACAGAATTATATTCAACCACGATAGCAGATTTTTATTCTCAAGGCATTGGTGGGTATTTTGAACAGTGTTGGGGCGATCATGGTGGATTGGTTATTACTCCTGATTTACTTTGGCAATTAGCATTTTCTGAATTTGTAAAGATTGTTGTCGCACACCCAGAAGAGTTTAGAAAGTATTTCACGACCTCACAAGAAAAACAGGATATTATAGTGATGGGTCCGCTTCCTATTGGAGCATTTATAACTTCTCTTATTGCAGGGGTTAAAGAAAAGTCACCTTTTGATGTTTCAAGGATTACTCCTGAATTTACTACATCAACCGGTTTCAGCTATTTAGCTAGTTGTGCTTTAACCCTTGAATGTGTTAGTCAATATTATAATTACCGTATGTTTTGTTGTGGTTTTCCTTCTATTACAGTTAAGGGCGATAGAGAAGATTGGGAAAAGTTATATAAAGCTTGGTATAGCGTTGCTAATATGATGCTTGACGTTGCTGAAGAATTTCCTCAACTAAAAGATAATGGTGAATGGGCATGGAATCTACTCATGTTTTTAAGTGATAAATTACTGATGAATTTAGAAGATCAAGATTTTTGGTCTAATATGTACATTGGTGAAAAGTGTGGTTCTGGTAGTGACTTCTATGTTTCTGGTTGGATTACTAAGTTCATTTGTGAGTTAGATGAAGATTTGATGGGTAAGAATTTCCCTCATGGTATCGCCACTGTAAATTATAAAAACTTAACTACAGATACGGATTATAAAATCTTTGCTGGTGTTATTGGTTCTAATAAGCTAGAACAAGAAGATGGCACTGTTATTCTAGAACCTGTGCATGGCATGGTTGTAGTTGGTGATCATGTTGAATATTGTGGTTGTATTGGTGCAACAAAGTGGGAACCACCTGTTAAGGCAAGTAAAAACGATATCATTATCATTCCAGCCGAAGAACCTAAAAAACTTCGATTAGAAGTGAATGAAAATATGCCAACTTGGAAAGTTTATGAAAACCCTTGTCGTTTTGTGGATTTAAGGGGTGATGGAAAATTTATTGATAAAATATCAGAAAAGAAGGCGGCATAAATGCAAGAATATGAAGAAGAAATAATAGAAAATTTTATACTAAAAAATAGAGATTTAATTCAAATGTATATTGCCTCTGTCGTAGAGGCAAGTCAACCTTTATTGAATCAACGTAATAATACAAACATTAATACTCAATCAATGATTACTAATTTATATATTGATTTAATGACAACACTACATGATTGTGTTAGGAATAATTGTTTTAATGTAACAACTTCTGGGAATGGTTATGGAATGCGTTTAACACTAAATGACACGTGTGAATGGGTTTTAGAAATATACCCTCATATTCGTACACTAACATTTCCATTTCAGAATATGCCAGAAAACCTAATCAAACAAATTCAAGATAAGCTAGAGGTTGAAGATAAAGCAATTACGTAAATATCAATATGTGGTATAGACGTATTAAAACAGCTATATTTGATACTGACGACAGTTGGAACCCCTTTGAACATCATCATGATTTACAATTATTTCCTGATGATGACGAGTATGATGACAAATACCAGTCTCATGATGAATTACAACGCGGATTAGAACAAGGTAAATTATTAGTTCACGCTAGAAAACCTGATAATACTGATTTTAAATATGGTATTTATCCTTCCGCTGGTGATTTTCTTAAAAGTACAGAACATTGGCAAAATGTACAAGACGAACATGGTGATGGTCCCGAATTAACATTTTTTAGCGATGGTCCTTCGTGGGCTAAAAATCCATATAATCAAGCTATATTTGTTAGAAAACATCCTAGCATTCAAAAATCATTAGGTAATGGTTCTGTTGAACTTCATGATGGTCAACAAGTTAAATATCACTATAGTCCAATGGCTGATTACGATAATCCATTATTTAGAGATGAACCAGCAGGGGTAGAAAGTGGTGATTGGTATACAAATAAAGATCAATCTGTTGTAGGTGTTGTCAATAGAAAACCAAACGTATAATAAAGTATGAATGGCACACAACTAAACGATAAAATAAATTCTATTACTTCAGAAAATTTAGCATCAATAAATATTCCCACTATTAAACTTAAAACAAGTGGACTATGGAGTATTGAAACAGGTATATGGTATGACTACGAAAAGAAAACTATTTACGATATGTGGAATCAGGTTTTTCTAGATGTAGATATTTCCGATGAAGAGAAAGTTACTAGAAAGCAACATCACAAGGAAACATTTCGTCAAAGAAGATTTTATGTTGTTGATAGAAATAATCCAGAAAAGAGTGGTAAGGTTAGGTCATCAAGGCTTTAGTCTAGTATTAGAGTAATATGCTTATAAAGTCTAAACAAATTTTAGCTAATGGATATATGAATATAATTATTGGCTACACGATACAAGAGCAAGTGAGATTTATATTAAAAAATAAATCGAACCTTATGACTCCTTGTAAATTATTTCAATTTGATCCACAATTTGAAGGTCTACTCGCTGAGGCTTCAGGTGGTATAAATACAAAATTTAATGTTATTATGGAGTTATTAGATGATCCAGTTATAGAATATATGAATTATAAAATAAGTCAAAAATAATCTAGAAAAGATAGCAAAAAGGAAGAAACAAGAGTATAATAAGATCGTTATCAAAATGCTTAGCAATTAAGTTAAGTTTGCCTCCGAACTCCATCTCAATTCAGAATACTTTTTCAAGGATTCCGCTTTAACTTCACTGTTCGAGGTATCTAAAGCGGCTTTGCCGCTTACTGGGACAATTGATAAATGCCCCTTATTATCTAAATCTTGTCTAGATAACAATGTTCTCATAGCTATATTTCTAGCTCCAATCAAATCAGCATGTAATTTAAAATTACAATTACAACAAATAAAATTCAAGCCACTTTTAGGTCTGTTTTCTTTAGAAGTATAACCACATTTAGTACACATTTGAGATGTATAATGGGCATCTACTTTAAATATTTTACTACCATATAAATTAGCTTTATATTCTATTAATTGTTGTAACTCATTAAAAGACCAAGAAGCTTTATTACGATTAGCTTCTTTTCTTTTTTTGCTATCTTTTTTACTGCTATGTCTTTCTGTTCTTGTTCTAATATCTTTAAGATTTTCTAATCCTATATTTGAATTAGGAAATCTTTGTAATATCGAACTTGCTGTTTGATGATTTAATGATAATCTATACCGTCTCTCTTGTCCTTTAACTTGGATTAATTTTCTAGTTATAGAACGAGTGCCTTTACCATTTTTCTTATTCGTTTTAATCTTTTTTTGAAGACTACTACGAACTCGTTGATATTTTCCAACTTGATTAATACATTCCTTACCAGGAATAAACAATGTATTATCTTGTGTATCAGTTACCACAGCCAAATATCTTTGACCCAAATCAATACCTATTGTGTTAATTTGTTTTTCTTCTTGTGTTTCTATTTCTAAACTAACTAAGAGATAGAAAGTTTTCTTAGCTTTATCATAATAAAGTTTAGCTCCACCAATTTTGGTATTTTCATCTTTAATTAAATTAAGATGTTTATTCCATCCTTTATAATCTAGAAGAATTCTTCCATTAAGAGTAATAATACTAATTTGTTGATCCTTCTTGAATGTAAAATCTCTACCATATTGAAACATAGTCGTTCTTGATATATATTTTGGAGCTTTATTCAGTCCTTTATAAACTCTCTTAGTTTCTTTGTTTTTTCTTGCTTTAATATTTTTATTGGTAATTGTCCACAATGTTTTATAAGAAGCAGTAACATATCTAGAAACGCTACAAGCTAATTGTGATGGTAATCCAAATTTATCACGACATTCTCGATATATACTTTTGTGCAATAAGTTAGCATTAGTAGTTTTGTCTAATTCAAAGGCTTTATTAGAGCCAAAATTCAAAGCGCCACAATAAGCTAAACTAAGATTAGTTAATTCTTTAAATTGTTCTTTATTTGTTTCTAATTTTAATTTAGCTGTAATAATTTGTTTCACACTAAATATCTACAATGTCTATATGAATAATTCCTTCTTTCAAATAATTTATAGAAATTATGGTTAATTTCATTCGGATCATGCTATAATATATACGTGAACAAGAATTCTTTGCAACTACAAGGTTTAACAAGCCTCCTACTATTAGGAGGAACCCAACTAGCTGCATAAGAGTACTGTATTTTACTTGTTAAGCCTGGTTGGGATCTGATCCTAATCAGGCTTTTTTTTGTTGTTTTAAGTATTGTTGTTACATATCCGGGTGTGGCGAAATTGGTAGCCGCAGCAGGTTTAAAACCTGCCGTCGCAAGACATGGAGGTTCAAACCCTCTCGCCCGGACGAGAATATGCGGGGTTGGCGTAATGGTAGCCGCGATGGGCTAAGGTCCCATTCTGTCTTATCAACAGGTGAAAGTTCAAATCTTTTACTCCGCACGAGAATATGGGCGAATGGCGAAATGTAGACGCAATGGGCTTAGCAAGATCAGAATTTTGCTAACCCATCGACAGTAAAATGTCATCAGGGTTCAAGTCCCTGTTTGCTCACCGAGATATTGGAGAATTAATATGATTATAACAAGTCCTGAAAAAATGAAAATAATTGAATCAGCAATGAATACTGAAGAAGGTCAAAAAATGTTTAGAAATATGATGGGTGCATACGCTAAAGAAGTAAGTGAAAACAAAGAAATGAGAGATGCTTTATTTAGTAGAGTAAGACAACTTGATTCACAAAATAAGAATTAATTTCTTATACGAGAAATATCCCGGTGTGGTGTAATTGGTAGATGCGGCAGACTCAAAATCTGTTGCCTGAAAGGGCGTGGTGGTTCGAGTCCACTCGCCGGGACGAGATAAATGCTAGGGTGGATAACGTGGAATCGGTAGACCGTTTTGTTTTAGAAACAAAAATCCTTGAGGGTTCGAATCCCTTCTCTAGTACCGAGATTAATATGCTAGGGTGGATAATGGGAAATGGCAGACCCACTTCGTTAAGAACGAATGATCCTTGAGGGTTCGAGTCCCTTTCCTAGTACGAGATAAATTTTATTATAAATTTGAACCTATACCTTTAATTAAAGGTAATTTAGTGTATCTTCCAGTATATTAATAGTATGAGAAAATATAAAGAAAAATACACAAAAGACATATTAGAAGAAGCGGTAAATAAAAGTTTTTCCTATGCAGGGGTTTTAAGAAATCTAAATATTGTACAAGCTGGTGGTAGCCAAACACACATTAAACGTAGAGTTAATTATTTTAATATTAATACAGACCATTTCAATAGTGAAAACTGGATGAGAGGCAAGAAAAGTGTAAATCGTAAAACTGCCGAAGATATTTTAGTAAATATAAAATTTGGAAATAACAGAGTATCATCTAAATTATTAACTAGGGCTCTTATTGAAACTGGAAGACCTTATGAGTGTGAAGGTAGTGAATGTTTTGTCAATAAAGATTGGTTAGGAAAGAAAATAACATTACACGTTGATCATGTTGATGGAAACTACACTCATAATACACAAGATAATTTAAGATTTTTATGTCCTAACTGTCATAGTCAAACTGATAATTTTGGATCTAAAAACAAATTATGGGCAAAACATTTATCAATAAAAGAGGTTAAAGAAAGACAAAAAAAAGATTATAAAATTTGGGTAGATGATAATAATTTAACCAAAGAAGAACTCCAACAATTGATTAATAAAAATGGATTAAAATTAATTGGCAAACAATTTAAATGTTCTGAAAGTAAAATTATAAGAATATGTAAATACTTTAATATTGTATTACCAAACTCACAAGATCGTGCATTAAATACACGAAAAGCAGAAAGACCATCATTAGAACAATTAATTGAAGATTACAAAACTTTATCAATGGTTAAGATTGGTAAGAAATATGGAGTTAGTGATAATGCTATCAGGAAGTGGTTTAAGGCTTATGATTATGATTATAAAATGACTTATAATAATATATGAATTACTTTAAAAATGTAAATGATAGGATTGAAGCAACTAAACAACAGGAATTAGTTATTCAAGAAAAATTTGATGGTATTACCAACACTTGGAAAAGTATTTTAACAGTCATAGATTCTTCATATATTAATATGGACGTTGTGGCATTATCTAATAGTCGCTTTCATATACCACAACAAATTAAAACAATAGACTTAGACAGTATTAAACCTATTGAAATAGCATGTTCATTAGCAGTAAGAATGCGTGATCCAAAGTGTGATTTGCCTTGGGATGAAAGAATGGGTGCTTTATTTAGTGAGTCTAGTGCAAATAAAGCCATTAGAAGCTTATCTAGACAATTAGATGTTTATATTTATCAAACACTTAATCAGGCTGGTTACAATCGCCAAGAATTACTATTTGATGATGGCTTAAACATGTTTGAGGATGCTCACCGTGAAGCCGTATGTAAAAATATACAAGTTTATGGTGATTTACAAGTTAGTAAAATTAAATGTTTACCTGCCGATGATGTTCGTGGGCATATTTATTTATATGATGATAATGATCAACCTGTTATAAATGAAGATGGAGAGCATGAATATGAAATTAATCCAGCTTTAGGTATTGTTGTTTATTTTACTATTGAGTCACTTTGGGTTAAACCCAAAGTGAGAGTAATAATTTAACCTCTTGTTCTATGATAAAATCAGGTGCGTTCATTTGAATAAGTTTTTGAAGACGATTGATATGAATGGTTAATAGATTTTGTTCCATATTAACTAGGATTCCGCAATCCTAATTTGTTACATAATTTAACGAATACTTAGATATCTTTCTCTTAATTGCCTGATATCATCAAGAATCTCTTCATCTGGTGCCCCTCTATCTACCATCTGAAAAATGGTGTCGAGTATTGCGGATTTGCATACGTCAGTTAATAGCACATAATCTATAGTATCTTTACTGTATCTATCTAAAATATCCATGCTACTGTTTATACAACAGTAGCCATCTTTTTAGTTTCATTTGCATACAATTCACCTAACTGTTGAATTTTAGCCTTTAATCCAAGTTGTATTATTTCATTATGCATGTTGTAATATCTTCCGCATTCATCTACAATTTCTATACACTTTTGATCATATTCTTTATATTGATTTATAATAGTAAAAGTGCAAATATGATCAATGTCATCAATTTCAGCTTCATTTAAATATGGAGTTAAAGAATAACTTATGCAATCTTTAATTTCTCCAATTTTATGACCTTGAAAATACACATAGGTATAATCTGTGAAATTTGGTTCACTTGGGCTACGATCTCTATCTGTCCATAATGGCTTCATATCTCTATTATAAGTACAATAATGATATGAAAGCCAAAGAAGCTAGAGGATTAATGCCAAAAGTGACAGCAATTCCTGTAATAGAAAAGAAACAACGTCAGGAACAAATCGAACAACGTTTTGCATCGGTTTTTAAGCGAATTAGTGGAGCAGCACAAGCTGGTAAACGGAAAATAACAATCAGTCAACCAACTTACGCAACTCATGATGATGGTAGTTTATTTGCCGCAGAAATGGCTATTATGGGCTACGAAGTCCATTATTGGACTGAAGATGACATAACTTATGCAACTCTTATTTGGTAATTATCCGCGTTCAACTTTTACTTCAATATCATCTTGTGAATCAACATTGAGAATTTTGATGTTAAAATCATGAGGTACGACCCAGGTGAGTAGATTATCATTTTTTAAATCTTTTAATGATTTAAGTATTTCTTCCCTTACTGAATCCAGGTCTGACTCACTGGCATAACGATGTCTATTACCAAGTTTAACAAATAAAATTTGTTTTTCACCTTTACCGGAAGGTTTAATGGTTTGAGTTTTATATTTATTAGTTTTAGGCAATGTGGGATCGTTAGCTAATGCGGCTAATTCTTCTTGAACTGCTTCTAAATCTGCTTCAGATGCAGGATAATCGTCACTACCAACTTTTACGATCTTAATTTCTTTAGGGATTTTATTTGTATTTTCCATAATTGTATTATAAGAATTATTGTAATTTGTGTTGATAATTAATTAAGAGAATTTTACGTGTCATAAGTCTCAAATAGCTACTTTTTGAACTACATCTTTGTATATTAGAGTTGACTATTCTAATTTCTCTATTTATTACTTTGAGTATTTTACGCTTAGAAACCATATTTTATTGTAAAGGTTTTTAATTGTGGATTGCGTATATTGGTTATATGAATCAAGATTTAATTTTAGAAATGAGTGCTAGATTAGATCGTGAAGGATATTCACAACACGCTGATATATTTTTCCAACACGCTATCAAATCTGCCGCTCTTAAACAAACAGGTATTCGTCTTGCTGGAAAAGATGGTATTGATAAAGAAATTATATCTGCCAAACACATGAAAGATGGTGAAGATTCTTGTGTTTTGAAATACGAAGTAGCATTAACCAATAAACCAACCTTTGCTCACATTCATATTTACCGATAAGTATAATAAAGCACCACAAGGTGCTTACGAGTTAGAGAGTTTAAGAGTTTATGCCTAAAATCCCCGATACACATGGAATTGAAGTTGAATTAGCTAAACGATTAATTGAAGTTAATTGGAAATTAAGTGAAATAAAAACAAAAACAGTTAAACAACGTCATCCTTGTATTGAGGAAAGTATTGGTATATTAGAAAGTTCCATTAATGGTAATAAATTTAGAAGAAAACTATTAGAAATAGAAAATTGGTTAAACTCACTAAAAATGTTTAAATATCCTATTAGAATATTTCTTTTAGATGATGATTCCAGCGGTTTTGGTGAAAGATATATGTACTATTACATATATCTTGATATATGTGAATGTCATTGTCTCGCAGATTATGTTGATAGATTGGGACATGAGTTGGTTCACTGTTTACAAGCAGGATGTGTGCCAGATTTTCATGCTGATTATGATTTGTATATTACTAATTTTCAAAATGAGTATACAGAAAAACGTAAAGACAAAACATATATCAACATCTATGACATGGGAGAGTATGCGTATTTTAACAATCCCCTAGAAGTTCAAGCTTTAGCAAAAAGCTTTATGTCGTGCATTGATGTTGACTCTATTAAGCTCAATGGTAAAGCAATAACTAAAGCAATTAAGAAACATTCTTTATATAAAAGAGTAAGAAAACAAATGACGCGGAAATCTTGGCAGAAGTTTACTGGATATATTACTAGAGAAATTATTGATAGAAAAATGGTATAATCGAATTATGTCTACTTGGTATAGAAAAGCACAACAAGAAAAAGAGTTAAGAATAATTCGCGGACTTCCCGGTTCTGGCAAAAGTTTTCTTTCTAAGCAATTAGGAAAAGGTGGAGTTATTCATTCTACTGATGATCTATTTATGGTTAATGGTGAATATAAATTTGATGTTAATAAACTAACTGAAAATCATAAAGAAAATGAAAGAAGAACTGAAGTGGCAATGCAACAAGGTATTACTCCTATTATTTGTGACAATACAAATTGTTCTTTTTATGAATTTCGAGAGTACGTAAAACTTGCTCAAAAATATGATTATAAAGTTAGTTTTCATGAACCTGAAACACCTTGGAAATTCGATGCACAAGAATTAGCTAAAAGAAATCAACATAGTGTACCTCTTAAAAGTATTCAAAATATGATTAAACGTTGGGATTATGATCCAACTGTTGAAAAAGTTCTTCAATCTAAAGCACCTTGGGATAAAATCACACAAGAAGAGAATCTGATTAAGTATAATAAACTATGAACAATGATGAAGTACGCATGGAAAAAGTCACAGACAAATCAATTCAAGACGCTTTCGATAATAATGAATATTTTAATAGGCTAGTTAAGGTTGTAAAAATCTTACCCGCTATTAGTGCAACCAATATCCCAAATAATCTAGATGAAGTTATCGCTTATTTTGATTCAGTGGCAACTCCTGAATATATAGATTTCATCAAAAATGATGCTAAATCCACTTATGAAATGATGCCACATCATGGCTATGGTACTTATATGCGCAATACCTGGGGATTGTGGCATGACTCCGTATTAGCTAAGTGGTTTAAAAATTTAGGAGTACTTCATGCGGATGATATGACTGGCATTATATCTAAAGCTTACTTCAACCATGTTAAAGGATTACCTTTTGATTTAGATGCTGAAGTTAAACATTATAAAAACTATTGGGCGAAATCACCATAGAAATATGCTACAATAGCTTATATGGCTTCAAAAGGAAATCGGTGGTCAGACGAAAATCCATTTTATCAAAATGTGAAGGTCGTTGACCCAAATAATGAAGTAGTCTTTTACACAGGTAGAAGTATTGCTAATCTCTTATTGAGATACGAAAAAGGACAAATCGTATCGCAGCAACCTTGCGTATTACAACTCAATAAGAAACCAAGTGACGAAATTTTAAATTTGACTCACCCAATCTACAAAACACCTAGACAAACTATGTGTGTTGTTTGCGGTAGACCAGATAATTTAGACAGGCATCACGTTATTCCTAAATGTGTACGTAATTTCTTTCCTGTAAAGTATAAGAAGTTTGCTGAAGCACACGATTTAGTGTTAACTTGTCGTGAATGTCATGAACTATATGAACAAAAGTTTGCTAATCCTTTGAAGGCAAAGCTAAAGAGTGAAGTTGAACATACTAGTTTGGTTATGAGAGGCACATTTAAGAAACAGTGTTTCCATTTAGTTTATTCAGAAACTTCAATGAATAGCTATGAATGGGTAGCACTATGGAATAAGCTTGAAAAGCAGATTGGTGCGCCATTGGATCTTGATTTGGTTTACAAATATGCTAAGGAAGAATATGATGCTAGAGAAGAAATTCGAAAGAGCATGTCTCCAGAACTAAAAGAAAGCATTAAAAAGAAGAACCAAAACCTAAGCAAGTATGTATTAAAGAAGCGATATAAGGAACAGAATACTTGGAACTTAATTGTAGCTAAATACACACCAGAAGGAATGATTAAGCTTTGGCGAAATCACTTTGTGGAGTGTATGAATCCTCAATTTATGCCTAAGCATTGGAATCCAGAGTTCACCACATACGTTGGTGGTTTTGTAAAGAGTATTATTGAGGACAGAGTAGTTCTCTTATAATAGGCTATGAATAATTGCTTAGATAATATCATATTTAAACAAAAAGTAGCAGACGATATTGCTAAAAAAGAAAACAGAATCAAGGTTCTAACAGAAGCCTTACATAAATTAAGGGCGTTTCTTTTTAACGTTAGTCCAACCAAATACTTTAGTGGCTAAGAATATATTAATTTCTTATATTGACATTTCTATTGCTGTTTTAGTTTCCATTGTTTTCCTCTGGTGCATAATTTCTTATTTCTTTGTTTTGATATTTAGGTGCCGAAAGTTCAATTCGCTTATCTAAGGGTTTTAACATGTAAGAATCTCTAGGATTATCTTTGTAGTGTTCATTTAGATATTCTTGATACTTCTCACATAAATTAATGTAGAACAACAAATCACGATTAAATTTCAATACTTGTCGCACAAGATCAACATCATGATCTGTTTCATACTTAACAGCCTCTTCAATAATAATTTGCCAATTGTGGTGCAATGAATTTAAACATCTATAGGCTAATCTATGATCTTGACCGCTTCTACGTATAAGATGCATCCATTGAGCATATTCTTGAAAAAAATTCAAAATTAAACTTGCTACTTTCGCCCATTCGTCAACTGGTTTGTTATTTCCCTCACTATGGATAATGTCGTGCGCTAAATTATGCACAGGAAAAAAACTTTTACCGCATAATATGAAATCTTGAATATCACTTGCTGTCCATCCGTCAATTTCAGAAATATCACGCTTAGCTTCAACTTCTTGTTGAACTTCTTGTTCAGTCTTCTTTTTATTCCAAAACATTATTTTTCACCTTCTGCTTCAAGTTGAGCATAAAACGCAGCATTTTCATCATTGTATTCTTTCAGCATTCTACTAGCTCTTTGAATAACAAACTCAGCTAGTGCTATTTCTTGTCGCTTACTACCGTGTTGGCAACCATTGGCTTGAGGACTCCAAAATCTGTTAGATAGGAACATTGCCATACTAAGATGTTCAAGATTTGCTATATCTTCAGCGTAAAGTTCAAGATTATGACTATACATTTTCTCAAAGACTTCTCTAATTTCCCATCTGGAACTTTCAAATTGAGAGAAAGAAAACAAATCCATATTAATAGAACTCATTGAAGGCTTTTTAAGCAATGCTTTGATTTCCGCAAGTTCTGGAATGTCTAGATGATCAAATTGTTCATCTTCTTTTTCATCTACTTTAAGTCGATTCACAATAGAGTCAATTTTGAATTTAGCACTCCAAGTGTTTTCCAGAATGTTAATAACATTTTCATCCGTTAGAATACCAGTAACTTTTTCCAATTTATTGAAAAATTGAATAGGATTAAAAATACTTTCGTGACATGTGTCGTTTACATACAACCTACCCCAAGTCCCATCGCTCCACCATTCCACGCCTGGATATCGTTCACAAGTATATAGGCGATTATATCTACCTTTGGTTTTGTCTTCTTTAACGAAAAAGAAATTACAAATATTGAGAATGTCATCCTTCATATCATAAGAAGTAATACATGCGAGATTATCTTGATAATCTCCATAAAGTGTTTTTTTGGTTAATTCAAAAGCTTCTTTATTGACAAAAGTGCCAGAGAGTTTAGAGTTAGGCAAACCTGGTACAGAAAAATTACCTGGTTCATCTATGATATCTTCAATAGAGGCACCAAAAAGCTTCTCAATTGCTTCTACGTTGGCGTTTCTGACGATATTTTCTAGTCGCCCATAAGAATCTACATTTCCAAATACTGGACATGCTACAGGGGTAAATTGACAGGAAGAGTAAATATAAAGATTATCTCCCATTGGCAATTTGCCTGATGCGTCACTACAGATCAGTGGAATCCACAAAGCTTCATCCGAATACATTGATACGCTTGATAAATTACAAGCTACATTAAAACAACCCATGATTTCAGTATACCACAATCATTCTTGATTAAAACCACAAATTAAGTGATCGTTTTGTTATAGTAGAAACTTCTTCTGACGTAGCAATTCTTGGTTCTGCTGTAATAAATTCTTTACTAGCCCAATATACAAGTGCTTTATCTTCGCCAACACGATGACGACGATTAAATGTAATAGAGCCATCCAAAGGATTACTAACATGAATCATATTTGCTGTTTGGCTATAAACCTGTCCTTCAGTATACCTCTTAATACTTGCATCACGTAAATTTACAGGTTTAATTGTATTTACATCAATACCTCCACCAATTCCTGGTTTAATAGAGGCGCGAAGATAAGGACAAGACATTTCTTCTTCATCAGTTTCTTCCATAATGACATTATCAACCATACCTGCAATAATCACACTTTCAAAATCCCAAGGATGGGTATGAGTAAGTGTTACATTTGGGACTCTAAAGTTAGAATCCCAAACATTGAGTCGGAATTCATCTGTTAGATGAAGTCTTAACATTCCAAATCCCTGTAAAGTCCAAGTGTAATCTTGTGCCTTAACAAGATAACCTTTAATTGATGCTTTTAAATAATCGTGACTTACCATTTTAACTCCTATGCTTCATTGTTGGGAAAAATATTACTTGCCTAATTTGTGTTGCTCCATATAATACCATTGCCAATCTATCTAGACCGATTCCCACGCCCGTTACGGCAGGGCAACCGGAGGCAAGAGCATAAATAAAATCTTGATCATAAGGTTGTGCTTCAGCGTCTCCACCATTTCTTTGAGCTACTTGATCCTCTAATCGTTCCTTTTGTTCAACTGCATTGTTTAACTCAGAATAACCATTAGCGATTTCATAACCATTAATATATGCTTCAAATCTATAAGCACGATCAGGCTTCCCTGGTGCTGTTCTAGCTAAAGGTGAATTACTGATATGATGTTCTGTTAAGAATGTGGGATATAACAGATTAGGCTCAACGAACTTAGCGACTAGCTTTTCTTCAATCTTCCCCATAGTATCTTGATCTGTTACATGGATTCCATTTCTACGAGCATGTTCTCTCATTTTCTCAATAACATCAAGATCATACCAGGAAACATCAGGCACATAGGTTAAAATAGCATCACGCACAGTAATTACATCCCATGCAGGATCAGCATCCCACTTTTGCATCAAATATGAAACTAAATCTTGAACCCTTTGCATTTCCTCTTCTGGTGTTGAATACGCACGATACCATTCCAAAAGTGTAAATTCTGGATTATGAGTTGCGTCAGCACCTTCATTGCGGAAAACCTTACCAATTTCATAAACGGCAGGAATATCACCACAAATCAACTTCTTCAAAGGAATTTCCAAAGAAATACGAAGATGCATATCTAAATCATAAGCATTATAATGAGTATCAAATGTCTTAGCACTTGCTCCACCAGCAACCTCAGTTAGTAAAGGTGTTTCAACTTCAAGAAAATCTTCTTGATCTAAAAATCGCCTAATACAGCTTACCATCTTTGAACGTGCAATTAACATCGCCCTATTATCTGGATTGGCTACAAGGTCAATATGACGATGCCTAAGCCTAATATCTGGATCTACAACTGCATCAAAGACTTCCCCATCCTTCCTCTTACCAATTGGTAAAGGGATAAGACACTTACTTAGAACCTTAATTTCTGTAACAAGAATTGACTTCTCACCAGCTTGGGTAAGAAATGGATTGCCAGTCACGCCAATATGATCACCTTCATCTAGGTATCTTAATGCCTTATAAGTGTCAGCATCCATTAGGTTCTTACGGAAAACAGCCTGGACCTTGTGAGAACCATCGGAAATATCAACAAAAGCCATATTACCCATAATACGCATAGAAATAATGCGACCACATAAACTATGTGTATTATCAAAACAAACAGCATTAATCAATACATTAAAAGTATCAAGATATAACCCAATTGGTGAAGTCATCTTAAATCCATAATTATCAAATGGATTTAAACCAGCTTCTTGTAGCTTTTCTAAATGAATTAAACGATCTGTGTCAAACATGGAGTTAGTATACCATAACTGATTCATGTAAAAGCCATCAATATTTCCTTATAATAAAGCATGGTAGAAGCAAATGTAACAGCCCAGATTCCATCAAATATTCCAGTTTATGTATATTTGATCCTTGACGAATCCAGTTCAATGGAAAACGTCAGACTTGAACTCATTGAAGGTATCAATGAGTATATCGACACCCTCAAGAAAGACGTTGATGTAGTTTATTATGTCACTCTCGTTAAATTCAGTAATCAAGTAACTACAGTTTATGCAAATAAGCCTCTTAGTGAAGTAGAACCATTAACAACCAATACGTACGCTCCAAATGGCATGACTGCATTATGGGATGGTATTGGTATTACGGTTTATAGAGCTAAGAATGAACTATCAGGCGAATATAAATCTGTTGTAGTGGTTAACACTGATGGTCATGAAAATTCTTCTAAAGAATATAAAGATACTACTAAGCTTAAAACTTTGATTTCAGAATTAGAAGCTACTGGACAATGGACATTCACTTATCTGGGTGCAGACATGAACGCTTGGGGTGTTGCTCAACAGCTAGGTGGAACACAAGCTAATTCATTTAATTATAGGAAGGGTGCAACAAGAGCTATGTATAGCACTGTTGGACAAGCAACCTCTCGTATGGCTTTAGCTGGAGCAGCTTGTATGTCAGATGCATCATTCTTCAAGGATGAAGATCGTCTACTTTATGCAGAAGAAGAAGCTAAAGACTTATCTGACAAGAAATAAACAATTTAGCCCAATCCTAAAAAGATTGGGCTAAATTATGTCTGAAATTAATCAGCAATGATTTGCAAAAGACCCTTACTAGGAAGCGGAATGGTCTTAAATTGAGTTGCGTTAATATTGTGCTGTTTCAAACCAATTCTGATGTTGCCATATTGGTCAACTGTATTAGATTGAAGTGCGCTAGGATTTGAACCAACCTTACCAACTTGAATGGTGCCGGTCTTAGAATCAAAACTGATGTCAGCATAATCGTAAGGCTTCAAACCAATTTGTCTTGTAAGCTGAGCAGGAATACGAATTCGTTGCCATGCATCAGGTGTCAAGCTAGAAGGATCGCTATTACGCTTAGTCTTAACCAAAGTTGGTGTAATCTTAGCTGGAACAACGTTAGCTGGTTGTGAATTCTTGTTAGTAGGCTGATTAACTGTTACAGGTTGAATCTGGTAGTTATAAACGCCGATAGTGTGAGGATGGAAAACAAACGCTGATTCTCCATTGCCTAGCTTATGGTAGGTCTTAATATAAAGATTGCCCATACCACCATTTAGATAAGCATCATGAATAGCTTCACGAACTTCATTGTGAAAAACTGGAACACCACTAGCTCTAATAGCCAAAGTAATGTCAAAAGCGGTGAAGAGTTCGTTGTTTGCGAGTTTGGATTGAAGAATCAATTCCATTAAGTTTTGTTGAGTTGGATTCATGTTACACATATTACCTCATTTACAGAGCATTGTCAACCATTACGGCTATTATCTCTTAAACTATTATAAATAATTTAGCTCATGTTGAACAACTAAATTTTCTTTTTCTTCAGGAAATTTAGAAAAAACTTCTTGCCAAGAATATGTGGTTAAACCTTCGTGATTTCTAAGGGTTATGCTGTCCGGTGTGGAATGGTCAATAATAGATCCACCAACTTTACGATATGATTTAGCGGTTGCTCTCAAATACCAAAACCATAATAATTGATAATTAATCACACACCAGAAAAACCCATATAATGCCAACATTACTATAACAAAAATAAAAGTGGATATATAATTCATCGCGAATCCCTTTCGGGATGATAGTTATTACTTCTTAGCTTTTGGCTTAGAAGATTCTAGGAGTTCAGATGGGAAGTTCAACATACTGCTTCCAGAACTTGTAACAACTGGACCGACACCGTTCCAAGTCTTAACATATTCTGTGTATGCCGCAATAAGTGCTGTTTGGTTCTCTAGCTCTTTTTGCTTGAGTTGAAGATTGGTAGCAGCCTGACCTTCTGGACTTAGCAAGGTCTTACCGTACAAAGCCATAGCTTTTGCTTCCTTCTCTTTCTTGGAGTTAATGGAATCTTGATTCAACGCTTCTTTAGCGGTAATAAAACTCTTATCCATTGTGGCTTGGACTTCTGGAGTTGTGAACTTGAGTTCACCCTTTAGACCCAATACTGTAATAGTTACACCACGCTCTTTGAAGTAAGGTAGTACATCGGCACTAACCTTGTCCATGATCTTGCCCTTTGAGGACATCAATTCATCAGTAGTGTACTGTTCTGATTCATTTACGAATCTAGCACTGATACGACTATAGATTTCAGCATCCATAACCTGTTCTAGCTTACGAGAAGCGTAGTAATAGAGGAACTTAGGAGCGTCATCTTCTTGAATTTGAGCCGCAATGTTCATTCTGGCAATAAAACCTTGACCATTCTTGGTGTTCGCACCAATAGCCTGATTTCGTTCTGATGTTCCAGACTTGTCATCTTCTGTCCATTCACGAGTAACAGTAGCACGGTCAACCTTGATAACACGCACAGTTGGAAGATATTGCACAGCCCACCAACCACGTCCAACGGAAACTTCACGTTGTGAAACTTGAATACGCTTTGCTGAAACCATATGTTGTCGCAACATATCTTCAGATTGCATCTTAGTTTGAGTAGTCGCATCACCCTCAAGAGGGATAACGAAAGCTGTTTCGGAAGGACCAACGTCTTCGAATTTAGGTTGCATATAAGGCTTGCAACCAGTAGCATACATAGCTACAACAGCGAGAAACATTAACGAAATAATTTTTTTAATTTTCATTTATTTTGTACCTTTTAGGATATTTGGGAGCCAAATCACAAACAACACAATGAGAACTGCTACCAATCCCCAGCTATGCAAAAATACTAAAGTTGTATCTGTGGTAGGTAAAGCATTATGTGCTTGAGCCAAAGAATTAGCTGTTTGACTAACAGGAGTGTAGAGTGCCATAAACAGAGCGTATGCTATAAGCATAACACCACTGAACAACTTTTTCAATGCATCATTTTTCATCAAACGTATTATACTGACATGGACTATATAAAAGTCAAGTCTCGTCAGACAATAATAGCTTTAATTCTTTCTCTACAATATCTTTAGGTATAAAATAATTTCTAGAAGGACACTGATAAGAGTTTGCCACAATTAGACCAATGACTTCACCTTTATTATTTAGCGCAGCACTGCCTGAATGACCTGGGCAGATGATAGCATTTGTTTGCATTGCGTCTACCAAATAAGGAAATCCATCATATCCAAAATTTTCTGATTCGCCTGAAACAATACCAACAAATACAGTAATTGTTGATTTTCCTAAAGCATAACCTGAACCAATAAGAAAATCACATAACTCTGGATTTTTATTAGCTAAAACTAAGGGGTTCCTTTCTTTTTTAGCTTTAATAGTTAGAACTGCAACATCTGTAAATTTTGATAATATAGTCTCAGCACTTTCTTCTTCACCATCTGTAAAAGTAACTTTAACAGCATAACTTACGACAAGTTTATGATCTTTAGTTTCACTTACGACATGTGCCGCTGTAGCTATATGATTGCCATCTTTATAAAGCCACCCAGTACCAGCGGGAAAAAATTCTCCATTTTCTCTGTGTTTTACAGAGATTAAAACAATAGCGTCTTTAGTATCATTGATTATCTGTTTGTTGTTTGGAGTTTGTGCAAACACCTGGCAACATAATAGAACAATGAATAAGTTTATGAATACTTTACTTAGCCCCATAATGTATTTTGACGATATGCAGGTATTTTTTCCTGCTTTATTTAAAAAATACAAATAAAGCGCAAGATCACAAAACTATGCACATACTGTCAGCATCTTTTGTAAGGATAATAGGGCATTATCCCTATAAATTAGGGAATTGTTTATTTCATCCATTGCATTATTTTCCATAAGGCTTCGGCATTGCCTATAGCGTCTGTTAAAGCCTCATGATTGTGTTTTGTATCTCTTAAATTCTTCCATTTAGTGGCTGTACTAATATCTTTAACATATCCAGAATACAAATCACCAATACGTCTTGAAGAAAATCCAAATGGATTACTTCCCACATATCTATGGAAATAATAATTCATATATTGTCCATCAAATTGGTTATTATCGCTCCATAAAGTAGCCCTATCATTTCCTGTGGTATTATTAACCCACTTATTAAAAGCAAGCATAACCTTTTCAGGATCATCATACGTTAAGTGTTCTGCATAGGTTACACCAATAGCATCATAAGCACCTTGATCGTATAATTCAGTAATTGGTCTAACTTCACCTTTGAATGTTACTTGATTTTTACCGTCTACTAAAACAGCCCCAAAACTCACCATACTATAAAGACCGGGGCAGGGTCCATTAGCTTCTACGTCTATAATAAAATTTTTCATATTTATACTCGTGTATATAATTTTAAATTTCTATATTTAATATTATTATAGATTTTTGCTGTAGTGCTTGTATGTTACTCTTAGTAACATACAATTATTTTACCATCATGATATCACCACATATTCAGTATCTTTTACGTAACCAGGACCATCCACTTCTTCGTAATCACCCTTTTCCAAAGTGATATATTGCACAGGATAATTTGTATATCCGTCTCCATAAGAAGCGGTTTCATCATAATCGCAAATTACGACTTCTAATCGCTTTCTATCTTCTTCAGAATACTCTCTAATCATTTTATCAATCAAGTCTTGCATTTTCATATCTTGATTATACCTCAACGAATATGACCTTATCACGAGGAATGGAAATAATATCACTTCCATTCCTGCCTTTAGGTCTGACTGTAATATTCCCATTTTCCGCATAATGATATGCTTTTCCAGCTTTATTACACAAAACTATTTGATCATAGCTTTTGGTGTCCCAATGATCTTTACGTATCCAATACGTTGAATTATACGTTGAATTATACGGAGGAAACCCTAACATTTTTGTTCTAACTTTTAATAACATTTGACCCTAGAAACACAGTAGGTATACTTACAACAGGCTGTTCTTTAAGAACTTGACGAATTAAGTAAGGACCTCTACCGAATTGTTTAGCTGCACTCATAAGTGCTTCGTCATGGTTCTTGAAAATATTAATTAATTTACGTCCTTTAACCAATACAATTAATCCATAATAATGTTCCAACCATTCCTCTAGATTTTCTTCATAAAAAGCTATTTCTTCTTGTAAGGGTAAAACTTCTTCTATGGTGTTGATTCGATCACTTGACCACTCAGTTTTATCGTGACCGTACCACTTATTACGGCTATTAGTCGCCTTATTAAAGGCATTAAGAGCATCTAAAAGGTACTGAGCTAAAATAAAATCTGGTGTATTACTAAGATTTTCTTGACTATAGCTATTGATTAAATTACTTAATGCGTGTTCAAGATCAGGTCTTTGTTCAATTTGTTCTTCCATACTTTATTTTAGTGATTCTGTCTTTCTAAATATTCATATTTGGAGATAACTTTTCCATAAAGTTCCATTTCCATACGTTGTTTAAGTTGAAACACAGATTCTCCAGCGTATCTTTTCCGCACACAAAACCTATTATGATCTTCATCATGTTCATGTGAATTTGTTTCTTGGTTTCTAGCTTTTGCGGCTTGATTTTTAGATTCATAACATCCACCAATTGAAAAAGTAACATTACGACAAGCACTACGATGTTCGTTGGCTTCATAAAAATAGTCAGAAACACGAATGACATGCCACCAAACTCGTGGGGCGGGTGGATTTTCACGTTCATAACGCTCACGACGCAATTCCCAAGGTGTTTTCTTTGGTTTGCGTTCTTTGAGTTTTCTAGCTCGTTTCCGCATTGCGCGGGTTTCAGCCTGTTCTTGAAGTACCATAATGATTTATTATACCTCAAGAACAGGCTTGATCTTATCTACCACCTGGTGAGAATTCGATCAAATATCTAGGATTGGCTTGATAAAGACGTGGAACGATGATTTCATCATTCTGTACGCCAGAAATACCAGCCTTAGCCCAGAAACTATCATATCCAGCAGGAATATTGGATTGTAAATACTTAGGAGTATAGTGCTTGCCCATAGCTACATCACAAAGGAACATAAAGCAATTTTCGTCCTTGCCTTTAGCATCCCAATATCCATAAGAATAATTAAGAGACTTTGTGCTTTGGTTGGCAAAATACAAACCGTCTCCAAACAAACGACCAGCCACAAAACTAGAATTAGAAGGTGGGATAATCATTCCCTTATAGAGAATAGAAAGAATATTGGCAACTCTTGAACCGTGCCACAACTCTTGAATACCACCAATTTGCTTACCCTTATTTTCGAAAGCAGTCTTCATAGCACCAATTTCTAATTCATAAACACGCTTAACACCAAGATGGGAACACTGATGACCACGATTCATTGTTGATTGATATTTGGCTGTAATTCGTTGAATAACAGGAAGATCATCAACCACATGAAGCTTAACATTAAAGATGTTCTTTTCAGGTTCAACAGATGTTGTAGCAGTTACAGGGGTTGCCTTAGCAGTTTGCAAGCTGACTTCAAGTGAGTCCAAAAGATCATTTTGCTTTACAACGGTTTCCTTATTAGGGAATAGGTCTTGAGGTTCTTGACGATATCTACCGATAACTGTAGGAACGATTCTAAAATACTTATTGGTGATTCCAGCAAAATCCTTATTTCCAAAGTCTCTATTGAGAACAATAGAATTAATGGACACTAGAAGTTCTCTAGCTTCCAAAATCGCATCTTCATCAATAATTCCTAATGGCGTTGAAAACAAACCAGTTGTATCGTTATAGCTAATATTACTGTTTGCGACAATGCTATGAATGTTAGCTTTGGTAAGCCTTGAAATCAAAGCATCTAGTTCAGGTGAATTAGTTTGAATCTGTCTTTTAGCAATACTTTCAAGATTGGATGAAGCAACGGTTGTTTGCTTTACGGTAGTATTGGATTCAATGGTTCGTTGTTCGGTATAACCCTTCTTGGATTTTTCACTACACTTTTGATTAAAAAAAGCAATTGCGGAAGTTTCAGATCCATGTGGGAAAGATTTGCTTTGTTCTTTGTCGCCAACACGTCCCCAACGTGTAATTACTGTATGATCGTCATAGCGGTCAATATTCCAGAACTTATTGTTATTCGCCTGGATATCCGTATAAATGTATTTCTTACTAGCGAGAATGCTACTCATGTTGTTATAATACCTCCTATTCCTCAGACTGTCAAGCCTATTCACAAGGTAATTTATTATAATTAATTTTATTGTGTTTGGACTGTTTTTTAATCCGAAGGTAAAAAACCTCAAAACGGGTGTATAATAGAATTGTCCTTGGCACTCGCCATTAAGGTGCCGAATCACGCTCTCATGAGGACAAGAGTTAGGATTATAATGGTTAAAAATATGTATAACAAAAACTTCGTGCTTGCTATCAAGCTCAAAAATCAAAACGACTTTCTCCCAGAGAGAAACGATCATTCTGTACTAGTTCCATTCGGATCAGAATATAGTTTACGCCTCAGAAACAAAAACAATCGTAGAGCCTTGGTCAAAATTCATATTGACGGGGAAAATGTATCCGGTGATGGATATATTATTAACGCTAACAGCGCAATTGATCTTGAACGCTTCTATGAAACCAACAAATGCTTTAAATTAGCTGCTTTAGACAGTAATGACGCTATTGATTTTGGAAAAAATGGTTCTAATGAAGACCGCTCCAAAGGTGTTGTTGAAGCCTTCTTCTGGTTAGAAAAAGAAAAACCACAACCAGTCTACATTCCAATCGTAGTAGATCATCATCATTATCATGATTATTCATATCCTTGGTATCGTGATTATTCATACCCTTACAAGCATTACCCTAGACGACATGATGAAGTCTGGTGTGGTAGTAATAATGCTTTAATTGGTCAATCTTCCATGAAAAGCAATGTAAGAGGATTATGCTCAGATTCAGTAAATTCACTGAATTCATTAAGCTTTGGTTCTCCAACATATTCCGCTTCAAGCATGTCAATGGATTCTTTAGACTCATTTGCGAATGCTATGCCAAAATCTTTAAATGAATCAAGAGAACAAGATGTTTGCACTGTTGAAGGTAGCAGATCCAATCAAACCTTTGGTCAAAAAGAATGGATTGATATTGAAGATCATGCAACAAGTCTTACTCTTATACTAAGAGGATATGTACCAATCTTGGCTACAGAAATGCCTAAAGCAGCTAAAGCCATAAAGAAGCATGTTGCTTTAGAGACTGTTGCAGTGGAAGAAGTTGATGCTGAATTCCAAGCTTTGCTTAGAGAAGAAGCGACACTTAAAAAGAAACTTGAACTCCAAAAGCGCATTAAAGAGCTACAAGCCGAACTTGCTCAAGTATAATAGCCATATGGCTAATGAAATTGAACGCAAGTTTATAGTGCGACCAACCCAAATTCCTTGGGAAAATGTTATAGAATGGCATGACATTTCCCAAGGATATTTCCCTTTAATTAAAAATCTCAGAATTCGTGAGTCTATCATTACCTATGAAGAATTATATTCAGATGAAGACCGCACATACGAATTGACATTCAAGAAAAACAAGAATAAACAGACCAATTTAGGACAGGAAGGAATATAACTTTAAAATCCCTAAATTTGTCTTTTTCCCGCTTTGGTATCTTACACCTTGGATGACTAAAACTAAAAAAACACGACACATTATTCCAACAGGAGAACAAATTAATGAATATCCTGGTCAGTATTATGTAATCGTAGAAATGGAATTTGATTCTCTGGAAGATGCACAAGCTTATATTCCTGATTTCAAGTACGTTACAGAGATTACACATGTGCCTTGGGCGAAAGAGCCATATCTATCAATCACACCCTGGAAAGAAATTGAGGAAAATTTAAATAAATTCCCTGGTCTTGAGTGGGGTCCTGGTAAATGAAGTATACTAAAGCATGGCTAATGAAATTGAACGCAAGTTTATAGTAAATCAAAATGATATTCCTTGGGATACTCAAACACACAACGTATACATTTCACAAGGATATTTTCCATTTTTTAAAAGTTGTCGCATTCGTAAAACATATTCAGTTTCAAATAAATGCGAATTAACTTTTAAATTAAAAACCTCAGATCCTTTGGTCAGAAAAGAATACAATATTAAAATCCCAATTTTTCTTTTTAATTGGTTTTATAATTACAATTTAATACCAAAAATGAAAAGAGTTGAAAAACGAAGAACTTTTTTATCTAGCGGTGAAGAAATTAATGAATATATGATCCATAGACATTATTTGCTTAGTATGGAAATGGAATTTTCTTCTTTAGAAGAAGCTGAAGCCTATACTCCACCATTTCCTGTTATACTAGAAATTACCAACTTGAATTGGGCAAAAGATCCATATTTAGGGAACACTCCAAAAGAAGAAATTTGGGATAGAATCTTAAAAGAAACAGGTTTTGATGGTAAAAGCAAAAAAACATGGTAAACAATCAAAACATTGGGTATAATAAACGTAGCAGGTTAAAATGAAATTAGTCACGTCAACATCAACATCAAGTACTACCAGTTCCACAAGTTGTGGAAGCTGTAGAAATGCTGTTGTCGGGCAAGCATAAAGAAAACCAAATAGAAAGATTCAACAGGAAGTCCGACAGACCTAAGTCGGACTTCCTGTTTTTTATTTACCGAGAATTAAAACTCAAGCACATTGAAAATTGAATAGAGAAAGATTGTAATGAAGAAGAATACCCTGGTATAATAGGTCAATCTATTATGATGATGAAAAAAAGTAATCGCAGAGAATTCCCACCCCTTAATGAAAGACTCATTAAGCAATTTACCGAAGTAACGGTCATTGACGCTAATAACAAAAATATTGGTGTAATGCCCACGAAGGATGCAATCCAAATAGCATATGATGCTGGTTTAGATTTGTTGTGCGTATCTGATAAGGTACAACCACCTATCTGCAAAATCGTAAGCTATGGCAAATATAAGTATGAAGAGGCAAAACGTGCAAAAGACAACCGTAAAAAGCCTCAAGAACTTAAAACACTTTGTATTAGCCCTAATACGGCTGTACATGACTTGGATACGTCAATTCGTAAAGCGGTTGAATTTATTGGGAAGCATGACAAAGTGCAGTTGGTTTGCAAGTTCAAAACAAAAGAACTCGCTCACCCTCATATTGGAAAGCAAAAGTTGGAATATTGTTTGGAAAAACTAAATGATATTGTAACTGTAGATAGGGAAATTCTCTTACAAGGGAAACAAATGACAGTAATGCTCTTACCTAAAAAGTAAGGGCATTGTTAGGGAAAAGAACATGATTAAGGATGAACGTGAATTTAAAAGAATAGGAAAGTTTATTTCGTTAATATTGCGACATGAGCCACAAAAGATTGGAGTTGAAAAGCTTGATCTTGGAGGTTATGTATTCGTAACACAACTATTAGACGGTTTGAAAAAGTTTAATATTAACATCACAAAGGCTGATTTAGATCAGTTAGTGACGGAAAATAATAAGCAAAGATATTCTTATGATGAATCAGGAGCAAGAATTAGAGCCAATCAAGGTCATTCTTGTGAAGTTGATCTTCAGTTAGTTCCATTGAATCCTCCTGCCATTCTTTATCATGGTACAACATATGATGCTGTACCAATGATTTTAGAGGAAGGAATTAAGAAGATGTATCGTCATGCGGTTCATCTTTCTGAAAACATAGAAACAGCAATTAATGTTGGTTCTAGAAGAGGAAAGTATGCACTATTGAAGGTGGATTCAAAGCAAATGGATTTGAATAGATTTGTTTTTTATCGTTCTGAAAATGGTGTATGGTTAACAGAATATGTGCCACCAGCATATATAGAGGAAGTCAATGACTGAAGTAGTAAATTTATATCATCTCAACAAGGGTTGGGAACAAGATTCTGAATATGTCTACATAGGTAGAGCAGGGAAAGGACAGAGTGGATATTTTGGCAATCCAATAGTATTATCTCCAGGTCAAGTTCCTAGTTCTACTTTACCAGAATATGAAAAATATCTAAAAAATAGATTAGAAACTGATTTAATATTCAAAGATAAGGTAAAATCCTTACATAATAAAAAATTGGTATGCTTTTGTAGACCTAAAACTGGTTGGGGCGAACAAGAAAGGTGTCACGGTCAGGTTTTAGTTAGATATGTAGAAATGTTAAATGCTAACGTCCCATAGTTGATCAATTGGAATGCACTCGTAATGCATCGGTGAAAACCTTCGGGAGTTTGAATCTCCCCGTTAGCCGAGATAATGGAAGGTAATCTAAAACGGCGATTAGGATAGTTTGCTAAACTATACGGACTGAAATACGTCTGCGGTTCGATCCCGCTGCCTTCCTCCACGAGATAAAATGCCTAGTTTGCATAGCGGTCGATTGCACTTACCTTGTTGTGTTAAAAAATAGAACAAGTAAGAATACAAACATCATCTGTTCGAATCAGATACTAGGCTTACGAGATAATATGGCTTTAAAGCATTGTGACGATGCAGCGGTTTTGTAAACCGCAGAGTAGAGTTTGATTCTCTATTGAGCCTCCACGAGATATATGCGCTTAAAGTTCATGTGGGTGAACGATTGCTTGGTAAGCAATAGGAAATTGGTTCGATTCCAATTTGGCGCTCCGAGATAATATGGAAGATAATGTCTGATGGTGATGACGGCAACCTGGAAAGTTGTTCGCTCGTGTAAAAAGCGAGTCCAGTTCGATTCTGGTGTCTTCGAGATGTTTAATTGTTAAGTCTACCTAAAATAGAATCAATAATTAAACAAAGTTTGTCTTCATATTCTTTGAATCGAATTCGAATATTTTACTTACCGCGAAATAATACGGGAGTTCTGCCATTGGTGACGGTAAACTGTCTTGAAAACAGCTAGGCGTGTAAAAAGCGCCTTTAGAGTTCGAATCTCTAAGCTCCCGCGAGAAAATATGCTATAATACACTTATGAATAATTTAGAATTAACTCAAAATGAAACCAAGGTTTATATTGCTTATGGTTTAAATAAATCTTATCGTGCAATTGCTGCTTTTTTAGGTATCACAAGAAAAGAAGTAGATAATACTCTCATACGAATTCGTCGTAAGGTATAATAGTTACAATGAACATCCAAGAAGCAAGAAGATTAACTCAAGAAGCTAAAGAACAAATTGAAGCAAGAAGACTTGCTCTTGAAGAAGAAGAAAGACAATTCGCTCAATCTGAAAAACTACGACTTCAACAGTTAGAAATAACTACCATTGATGAATGTAAAAAATTAATTGAAAAACATGCCAAAAGGGGTGAGTATGAATGTCATACGGAGACATTATATAATTATCAAATTGCCTGTAATGTTAAAAAGTTTTTTGAAGACGAAGAATATGGTGTTGTTCTTGTAAAGGATCGTGAATACGAAGGATATGAAAGTTATGAAAGTTATCAGTTAACAATATCTTGGTAAAGGAAATGAATATAGATAAAACATTAAAAATATTAAAAGAGTTTTTACAAAATTGTCCAGATGGATTAAGTAACATGGGTGGAACGAATCATATGACTTTAACAATGTCCAAAAAAGGCAATATTAAATTTAATTTAAATTTTCAACCTGCTGGTAGAGTGCAAATTAAAGGAAGTACACTACATGAGGTTTTTGAAAAATTAATACCATCATTAAAACAGAATTTATTAATAAATAATCAAGAGAACGAAAAATCGGATTGGTACAAGCAAAATCGACCAACTTATAAAATTAAAGAATTAATTAATCTGTTAGAGTTGGATGATAAAGATGATGAAATTTTGTTTAATTGTAGTGCTTACACTGAAGAAAATAGAATTGAAGATATGAGAATGTATAACGCATTTCATCCAAAGTGTTCATGTTCAGAAGAAAATAAATTAGAATCAAAACTTAAACAAAAAGAATTAATTGATTATTATGCTTCTAAGGGAATATGTTATTTACCAAAACATCCTCTTGTGGAATCATTATTTAGTAAATTAAACGACATTAAAAGTTGCCAATCTAAAACAGCAGATAGTGCTGAACAAATTAAAGAGCAAATTGAAGAATATGATAAATGGATAGCGGCTCAAAGTGATCCAGAATTAATGAAGCAATATGAGGTATAAAGAACCTCAGCGAGATAAATATGCGCGGGTACCAGAGTGGTTAATTGGAATGGTCTGCAAAACCATTATTCGGTTGAGTTCGATTCTCCCTCCGCGCTCCGAGAGTTTGGGGCATTGGCGAAATGAGAATCGCGACGCACTGCTAGGTTAATGATCTAGCAAATGCGTTATGAACTAGTTTGATTCTAGTATGCCCCTCCGAGTACTTATGAACAACAACAAAGCATATGATATGGCGATGAAAGCTGGTTTTTTATTAATAAATAAAGATATTAATAAAGAAGAATTTGATCATATTTTAAAATTAATCGTCTCAAATACTGAATTAATAAACTCAGGCGCAAAATTCACCATAGAAATCCCAATTCGCAATGAAAAAAATTCTTCACAAAAATAATCAAACTATAGTTTTTCAAGGCATGACGCATTTTGACACTAAAGAAAAATATCAAAAAATACAAAAAGATATAGAGTTTTACACCAATCAAAATTACATTTTTCTATTTGAGGGTCTATATTATGGTGATGGTAATTTAAGATACAAAACTTTAGATGAAAGAATTTTTTGCATTTACGATAGATTTAAAAACATCAGTAACTCACGCAGGTTTTCCAACAAACTTAAATTCCAAAACCAAACTTTTGAATATCTAGACTTTGGAGAAGGCAACACAATTCAACGTTTCAAAGACAATAAATATATTTTAGCGGATATGAGTTTTCAGGAACATGCAGAAAAAAGCATAGCTATAATTGTAAAACATAAAATTATTTACTGGTTATTATTTGCAAACTACAAAAATATTAAAAAATTATTTAAAATGCTACCTGATTTTATGAAATGTTTTTTAATGGAATTGATTGATACAATTTTATTTATAATAACATACAAAATGGTTCTTTACGAAAGAAATGATATTTTAATTAAACACATTAAAGAGCAAGAAGGCAATATGTATATCCATTACGGTGCAGCCCACTGGAAAGATTTATGCAAGAAATTAATAAAATTGGGCTGGGAACTAAAAGATTGATTTATAATAAATTATGAGAACTTTTGAAGATTTCCAAGAAACAACAAGCCCATATTTTGAGGAAAATTATAATCCCGAAAATGTAATGTTGCATAATTTTGTTAAGACAATAAGCGATCTTAATTCACATAATGTTGATTTTGAAGATGTTTCTAAAATGGGGTTAACTTTAAATTACGGTTATAATACCAGGGAGGGTAGTTTTGATGTATGCGTTAAACGCGACCAAAAGATTTTATTCTGCGGCTGTTCTCATAGAGCAGGATATAATTGTTATTGGGGTATGGAAATTAGCGATTCTGACAAGAATGATGTTTATTTATTGTTTAAACGCCTTAATAACAAACTTAAAACCTGCGTATAAAACTGGTATTTTTACTCATAATAAAGCATGAAGACAAATGTCATAAACGAAAATCCAGCCAAAACACACGATCTTAAATTATTTCAGGACGTTCACGAATCTCCTAAGATGATCTGGTGTATTTAATAATATGAAAGGTTCCATACATTGAAGTTCTAAATAAGAATATAAATTCCTTTGATTCTCACATAGCCCTCCACGAGTGAGGTATACTAATTCAATGAAGTCAAAGTTGAAAAACAAAATCATTGAATTTATTGGTTGGATAGGTGTATTTTTTGTAATACTTTCTTATGCATTATCTAGTTTTAATGTCATTAATTCCAATCAAGTAATTTATTACATTATTGTTTTAATGGGTGCTACTGGCGCATTCATTCTAACTTATCATAAGAAAATTTATCAATCTGCAATCATCAATATAATTGTCGCTACTTTTGCTGTTTTTGGCATTATCAGGATTATTTATTTACATCATTAAATTTCTAAAAGTCCCAAAAACAGGTATTCTTACGTGATTATTGCTCATAATAAAGCATGAAACCAAATATCATAAACGAAAATACAACCAAAACACACGATCTTAAATTATTTCAGGACGTTAACGAATCTCCTAAGATGATGTATGTTGAACAAGATATAAATTCAATTTCACAAATGGATGGAGAGATTACTGATCATGAAGCTAGACATTTAAGATTGCTTAATGAGGCTTATCAAAAGGGCATGTTAGCTGAAGAAGAGTCTAAAGCTAAATCAAACACTCCAGTAGTAGAATATCATGAAGATTACTTATAATAATAGCATGATTGAATATCACGATTTAGCGAATTACGACTTACCAATCCTTGATTGTTATGAACGTGATTATTATATTTTCTCTAATTTTTCTGCATTTCAACTATATTGGAAGGGTAAGATTTATCCAACATCAGAACACGCTTATCATTCTGAGAAATTTGACGATCCAAAAATCAAAAATATGATTAGAAAAATGCCTTCAGCACATGCTTGTTTCAAATGGGCTGAGGAAAATAAAAATATAAGACGTGTTGATTGGGATGAAGTTAAACTTGATATTATGAAAGAAATTTTAAAAGAAAAAGCAAATCAACATCCGTATGTTATGAAAAAACTTAAAGCTAGTGGTGATAATGCAATCGTAGAGTGTAGTTGGCGTGATAATTTTTGGGGATGGGGACCTAATAAAGATGGACAAAATCAATTAGGAAAATTGTGGATGGAAATAAGAAAAGAATTATTTAGTGTTAATCCAACTAAAGATAGTACTTAGGATTGTGATAAGAATAATTTTATTTATATACCATAAACAAGTAAAATTACTAGTATTTTAAATATAATATGATTTGCAGACAAAACTCATTAACAAACCGAAGGTATAGAATATATAAATTATTAAATTATTATTTGATATGAAACACACTGTTGAAACCCTAGAAGAAATTAATTACGAATTGAATGAAACTTTAAATTTACTTAAATTTAAATTAGAAAACGGAAAACATTTAGATGTAGAATTGCGAAAAACCATAATTTTACTTGCTGAAAAATTACGAAATTCTGTGCCATTAACAGAAAAAATGGTATTGGAAGAATCTGAATTTCTTGCTCAATCTGTTAAATTATTTAATAGTGGATATTTGAGTGAAAAATCTTTAGTGGAATTAGTTGAAGTTTCTGCTAAATCATTAATTAAATAATACATTATATACTAATAATGTATTCGAGTTTTACAATGAAAGTATATAAATTAAGAAATAAAGAAACTGGATTATTTTCTACAGGTGGATTAGATCCGTTATTTAACAAAAAAGGTAAAATATGGAAACAGTTAAATCATATTAAAGCGCATTTAACTCAGTTTAGAAACATTTCTTATTATGATCCTCAAAGAAATGTTTCTAATAAAGAATATTTAAATTCCGTAGAAATTGTAGAGTACACGCTATCTGAACAAATTCAATATAATAAAGTTATTGAGGTTGAAGGATGAATAAAATGATTGATCGTGAAGTTAAAACAAAAACATATAGAGTAGTTGGTGCGGAAAATACGGATAGAGAAGGCGCTAAACAATGTTTTTATATTGACACAATAGATATCAATCCAAATCGTCAATTCCCAGGAGGTCCTAATTTATTCACGACGTTTGTGTTTTGTGGCGAAGAAGGGGATTGTAGATCAGAAATACATATGCCGTTTATAGAAACAGAAGATTTAAGAGAAATAGCAGAATGCCTTGTTGGTATGGCTAATAAAATTGATCAATACAATAAAGAAGCAAGTGAGGTGAGTACTGTAAAACACATAGAAGTTGCGGCGGATTTTGTGCTATAATAATCACATGGAAAATCAAAGATTATATGTAACTATGGTATGTGGACGTGCTGTTGGTATTTATGAAAGACCACATAAGCGCCTACTGGTTAAATACGAAAATTCAGGAATTGATGGTGGTGATTATGCTTTTACTGCCGACTATGGTTCAAATGGTGTAGAAGACGTTCTTTCCGAATATATCAGAAAATTAGTATCTACAAATGAGGAATTTGCACTAAAAACCTAATCATTATTGGGCATAATATATGTGTAAGCGGGTGTCTTATAACGGCTATTATAACTTCCTTCCTTTGGGATAGGAATATACCTAAAGGAAGTAGTAGATTGGGTTTCGACTACCCACACCCGCTCCGAGTAAAACTATGATAGCAACAAGACAATTTATTGTCAATTTCAAAGACTTGAAAGCTACAGAAAAACTACATTGTCCAAAATGTAAAAGTGTAAGTTTCCATGATATTTTTCTTCATAGCCTTATTAGGTTCATTGGAATTTCATCATTTTAGTTCTGTTTTTCTAGAATTAATTGCTTTGATATATTTTGGCGATCAATATGGTAAACCACATTAAATTATAAATCGGCGGGTTCGAATCCCGCTATTCGCTCCACGAGTTATATATGAAAACTTGTAAGTTTTGTAACAAACACTGGAATTGGCATTTAAAATGTTTTAAGCTTGTGTCAACCCCCCGGAAGGATATTTCCATACTAAATGCTTAAAGGCAAAGAAATCAATACAGCAAATGGCTCAAAATAACGCCCATCCGCATCTTCATCTTGCCGAATTTCATGAGTACACCCATAAACATATCAAGAAATAAGGTACACTTTCATCATGAGTAATTTTTATAACACACATTTCACCACTCGTGTTCTGCCAATGTGGATTGTTTTTGGTGGATACTTTCTTTTAATTGCAAGTGCTATTTTCCATTGGGTACTTGTAATGGGCTGTATTTTCACAATATTTATGTTTTATGTGCTAATTTTCCAGCCTTATTGTAAACGAAGACATACGCAGTTTTGTATTAAACATAAGATATACAACGTATGGGGTGAAATTCCAGAAATGGAAATTCTTACTGACATTACTGATGAAAGACTACAATCCCTTATCACTTTGTATGCAGATGAACGAAGCAAATATGATCATTTAAGAAGTGATATCTTAAATAATTCTCAGTAAATTTAAAGTGCAAAGGGATAATAATAAGGTATGAAACAAAATCTAAAACTTATTGCTCTTTGCTCTATTCTAGCTCTTTCTGTTAGTGGTTTAGCTCAGCGTCGTGGTGGTCATCAAGAATCACGCAGACCCGCAATTAGACAAGAACAAAATCGCAGACCAGAACACTCTAGAATTCGTAGATTTGAACATTATAGATTCACTCCTACTCGTGTTTGGCGCATTGGTGAAAGACCTAGATGCCATTGGGTTACAACCTACGTTATTGGTGATGTCACCATGTTTTGGTATGAAGGTGGTGGGGTAGCTTATTATGAAAACGGTCCTATTGTTGGTTATTATGATCCAGAACCTGTAATTATTGTTGATCCATCAGTTTCTTTTAGAATTAGACTATAATAATCTATGCCAATACGATCAGAAAGAATGCCATGCAGTTATAAATATATACCAAATTTTACACCCAAAATTATGGTTAATAAAGATGTACTTGACGCACAAATGGAACAAAATAGAAAATTATTTTCTTTAATAGAGAAATTAATTTCTATGCCAAATGGTGAAGAAGTCCTCAATATCATTAAGAATGATATTGAATTTAGCTCAGATCCTAATATTTCACAATTAATTAACGCCGAACAATACACTCACAAAAAGGTCAAAGCGTCTTAATAAGTGGTATAATATATTCACGCGGATATAGTTCAATGGTTAGAACATGGCGTTGCCTGTGAGAAATATTAAAATATTTACTTAGAGGAACGCTAAAATGCGGATTCGAATTCCGCTACCCGCTCCACGAGTAACACGAAAAATATTAATGCAATTATTCAAGATATGAAAGATAGAGAAGCTATTATTGATCGTGCATTAGCAACACTGGAGGGTCAAGCAACTTTAGCTAAATATTACCGTAATCCACCTAAAGTGTTGTATTTTATAGTCAAATAGTGTTATAATGTAAGCATGTATATCACATATAAAAATGGACCATATATTTACCATGTTAATACAGATAAAATTGTAGGTATTGTAACTTCGTTCAATGATAGTCAGTTTAGAATATACACAGATACTGAAAAATTTCATATTAACACTAAAGCTTATCGTAAGCTAGTAGAGTTATTACCTAATTTAACTAAAGTAGTGGATCTAGACAATGAGTAGATTCTTTGTGGAAATACCTGAAAAAGATTTTAGAATTAAACTTCAAAAAGCTAGAGATTCTGATGAATTCGGTTATTATCAATACCCAACACTTACCACAACTATCACAAAGGATTTAGCAAAAGTTAGCTTTGATTGTGAGAACGTAGAAGATGCTGAAGATAAATTCACACCATTAACGGGTATTCACACCCTTGATAATGGTTTAACCTTTTTAGGAGTTAGTGCTGGTGGAGACTGGGAATATCCGGTGTTCTTTATTATTTATTGGGACGGAAGTAAACTGCGTGGTTATATTCCAGAAGATGGTAATCCTTACAATTCAGTAGCTAAATGTGCTTACGGCAATAACGATAGAGAAATGGTTAAAGTTAATGGTAGTCTTAAATATCTACCCATGACAGGTCCAGATGCTGATACCGTCAATGCACGAAAACGTTTTGGTATTGATGTTGAGGATGGTTATCAAGTCACAGATAGAGTACGTGCTGACTATGCCTTAATTGAAGCTGATATCAGGAAAAGAATCGTCAAGAAATGATTACACAAATCCAAAGCCATTTAACACAAGATTTATTAAAACCCCAATTCAGGGGTCATTCTAATCCTTATTGGGGTCATTGTTATGTGGCTTCCGAGGTAGCTTATCATCTTAAATATAAAGAATTGGGTTTCAAACCATTCATTTTAAATGTCGATGGTATTACTCATTGGTTTTTAAAAAATCCACAAACACAAGACATAGTTGATATCACTAAAGATCAATTTGATTTTGATTTAGATTACAATAAAGCTAAAGGTTGTGGCTTCCTAACCAAATCACCATCTAAAAGAAGCAAAATATTAATGGAGCGAATAAAATGAATAGATTGGATAGACTGGATAAAATTATTGTAAATTGCGATAAAGAAAAAATAGAAAAATTATATTATTAAATAGCATGATTGGTATATTAGATCGTCTATCTAGTACGCAAACCAGTAAATTAATCAAAACAGATTATGTCTCTGCACCATTAGAACGTCAAAAAATACTACTTGATTTAGCTCAACAAAACAAGCTATAATAATCATATGAAAATTATCCGTGTGTCTTGGCTACCTGGAGCATGTCAAGCTTTTGCTTTCAATCCAGTGATCGTTGTTAGAAAAAATCACAATTTTACTGATGCTATTTTAGCACACGCAACAGTGCATGTTGAACGTCAAAAAGAATATGGAACGGTAAAGTGGATTTATAAATATTTAACTAACGCACAATTTAGACTAGATGAAGAAATTGTGGCAATTCAAAAGGAATTTGAAGTTAGTAAACCTGAAAATCCATACAATTCCGCATGGAATAGGGCATTAGACTTACAAGAATTTTATGGCATTAAAGCAGACACCGCAGATTTAACAAGATTAATTCTAAAAGTTAATACTGATTAAAAGGAATGATTACCAGGTTTGTAGAATTTGGTAATCATGAACGCAGATAAACTTATTGAATACGCAACGGCATATGACAAAAAGGGTGAATTTAAAAAAGCGGACTCTGTTACTAGAGTTGCTATTAGATTAACAACTGCAAGTACTTGTACTCATGCCGCTGGAGAGTTACGTGATCTTGCTTCTGTTATAGAACATGAAGTTGATGATACCGATTCTAAACTACCACAAATCTTAAAGACCATTGAAGGGTTGTGGCATTTAATTTATAAGCCTGACGCTACTCAACAACCATTATTGCAACAACAACCAAATCCTGTTGCCCAATTTCACACAGATTTAAAACAAGCTATTGGTCAAGAACCACATGACACATTTTAATGCTTTACAATAAAGCATGAGTATGTACAGTGGACTTGGAAGTGACAATTTAGAATCTATCATTTCATTATTAAATAAATATGTTGAAGTTGCCCCAGAAATAGTATCAAAGGTTTTGTTAACTAAACATCCAATAGATACCGAAACAGTAGAAAAATTAGATGGTTTAACTTGTGGTCTTACTTGTATTGATGACAAGTTTTACATTTCAGCACTAGGTTTAATTAACGGTTTGGTTGCAATAGTTAGTGATAGTAATAATGTTATAGTTGCAACAATTGAAGTAGGTGACGAAGATGAAGAGGGTGACACTAAAACAACTGACGAAGACGCAGAAAGTGACACTGAAATAATTCACGATTTTTTCCTTGGCAAATTAAGTGACTTCTATATTGAGGAATAATATGATTAATGTTCCCGCAGAAGAAGCTTCAATTTTAACTGTAATTGCACAATCTAATGCCGCACAGTTGAAATTACATGATTACACTGGATTAGATTATGTACTGGAAGATGTATCAAAAGATGTTAAAGCAATAGGAATGTATATGCTTCATGGAACACCAACTAGAAAAGAACTGCAAAAAGCTGGCGATGATTTGATTTCATGGACAAAACCATTACCTAACAAGACATACGGCAAAAAAGGTATAATACCATTATAATGTTATTGCCCAAAGAAAAACCAAATACATTCGGTTTATTGTATAGTCAAGCCAATAATGAATTCGTTATAACGGAATGTTATGTTTACGAATCCGACTGGACAAACGCTACAGAAGATGTAATTTTGCCAAATGGTAAAGTTGATTTATTTGTTGTTAGACTTGGTAAGTACAATTATAGACATTATAATCCTTGGGACGTAAAACATATTTTGATTGATAATAATGTTAAAACACTTAAAGAACAACTGGTTATCATTTTAGATAAAAAGAAAAAAGAATTAGCTCAACAATGCGAATATCTAAAAGATAATATTCGCAAATACGAACAAAACTCCAAAAATCCAAGAGTGGCTAATTGGAAAGAATGTCAAGTTGGTATGCTTAAATTAGCTCTTGAAGAAGCTGAAAGGGGTTAATATAAAGTATAATAAACGCATTATGCGCGATTTTCTATACAAACCAAATTTGTTCGATATTGATAACTCAAAGTTACCAAATCTCATGATCTTAGATACGATCATTAAAAACAACCCCATAGAAGTCAATGAGGACAATGAGGTTGACTACAATAAGCAAATTAAGGATTTCAATAAACGATTGATGGGAGCGCAACTACATCATTTCAAAGACACTTTGAATCATCCTCGCATTGATGAAATGCTTGTGCATATTAAGGATAAAGCATTTATTCTATCTGATTTTGCTAAACATTTGAGTTGTATTGCCATTTCTGACTATGAAATTCCCTTTGAGAATCCAACTCTTTTTGATGATGATTTTAGATTGTTTTTAGATCATTATATACCTCTTCTTGAAGGTGAGAATGACATTTCCTTAGAGTGGGTTCAAACCACAATTAAAGCATTATGTGTAGAGTTGGGCATGAAAGTCAAGAACATATCCATTAGGCTCCAAATGGCTGTTACAGGCTCGTCAATGGGTGTTAGTGGTTGGCACGTCATGTCTTGGATTGGACCTAGCTCTACGGTCAAAAGATTAACAAGGGCGTATTTTTATAACCTCAAATCATATACGATTTGAGGTATACTTCTGATATTATGAATGATTTAGGCATTGATACTGTTAAATATGAGTCTGAGCAAGTTTGGGTTCATCATTATTTCATTGTGGTTAAGGGAGTCAAATATAACATTCAGGAATTACTGGATATATTTAAAAGTTTTGAACATCGTAGATGGGGACATGTTTGGAATCCAGCCACAAGAGCTATGTTACAAGACTTAAAAGTTATTGTGCATTCGAATAAAGGTAAATATCCAGAGGTAAATCATTCCATTCAAAATGCCGATGTTAATTATGATAAATTTATATCTTTTCTCAATGAAGAATTAACGACTTTAATCTATAAAAGTCGTTTAGCACACATAAATGACTAATTAAGGTATACTCAGATTATGCCACAATTAACCTTAGATTTGACTAACGATTTGCCTATTAGTAAACCAAGACTTGAACCATATATAGCTTATCGTTATTGGATTACTATTAACGATGTTGAATATGATCTTCAAGATTTATTCGAACTTTTAGAAGAGTTAGAAAATCATGATGCTTATATTTCTGATAGCACAGTGGGCAAAATGCTTATTGATTTAGATGTCGTTACTTCTTGTGGTAGTAGATCATGGGCACCTGAACATGGTTTGAATTTCAAGACTTTTAAACAAGAAATTGATAAACACTACGAAGATTTATATCAAAAATCCAAAATCAAATCTCCTAATACTGAATTAACTGTATAATTCATTATTAGGAGATTAATATGAAAAAAGAAAAACCAGTAAAAGAATCTAACGTCGTTCCACCAATTCCTGCCCCAGAACCTTATTATCACAACTCACTGTTAAAGATGCCTATTGCTCAAGTTTTGCAATATGGATTGAAGGTTTCAGGTAAAAAATCTTTAATTGAAAAGATGGATGGTGAAACTTGGTCTGTTTTGTACCCTGATCGTTCCAGAGTTGAGTTTGCATCATTTAGCGAAGCTATTGATGAATTCTTGGCTACACTACAGTAAGAATTATAAGAAGGTTTTCTAATATGGTTATTAGCCCTATTTCGAAAATAGGTGTGACGGTAAATAGCCGTTAAGGACTCGATTTCCTAGCCTTCTACTGATTCACTCCGACGAGTTCTAACCTTTTTGGTTATATTTGGGTTCATTTGAATTATCATAATATATACCTATGAAATCAATTACATACGAACAAATTAAAGACACAGCTTCGCAAAGCATAGTCTTATTTTCTGCCCCTTGGTGTGCGCCATGCCAAAATCTTAAAAAGCAAATTACAGACGATATGAATGTTGCTATTTGTGATATCGAAGAAAACATGGAAGCCGCAGAATCATTTTTTATCACTACCGTACCTACAGTTCTAATCTTTGATAATAAAGAAATTAAAGAAAGAGCAATGGGTTACATCGACTGTTTGAACGTTATTAAAACAAAATCTCCTGCCCTTGCATAAATAGCATAGATTGTGTCATAATAATTTCATCATGAATTTAGAAACTGAAGTTTGGGAAATATTGGTTCCCTATAAAATGGGAAGGAAAAATGTATTAGTTCCCTATCACAATATCTGGGATGATTATGTGAGAGATATTGCTGGAGGATTAACTATTCAAAAAGTTTCTAAAGGGCAATGGGTTAGTCCCACAGGTAAAATCCATAAAGAATTAATGATTCCAGTAAGGATTGCCTGTAACGAAGAACAAATTAAAACGATTGTGGAATTCACTTTGAAACATTATGCACAAGAAGCTGTTTTTGTCATGCGAATCAGCGATAAAGCTTTTATCATAAGTAAGTAATTACATAGGATAAAAGCTTTATTTTTTGAATGATTCAATATGGGCGTCTCTGAAATGCTTCTTGATATGAAATGTTCATATAATGTTACACCAAAAACATCACAGCATTTTATTTATTTTGGTCTTATTGAAGTTGAACTATTGATAGGCAGAAATAATAAAATACTTTATATTGATTACATCAAATCAGATCATGAATTTAAAGGCTTTGCTTCTAGAACTCTAGATGAAATTTCCTATTACGCAGATCGTCATGGTGTAACCTTATGGTTAGAAGTTAAACCACTTCCTTTATATGATCATGGAATACCTAAATTAAATGAACAACAACTTATCGAATGGTATAATCGTCATGGATTTGTAGTTGAAAATTTCATAAACCAAACCGGCAAAACTCGTGCAGAAATGGGCGGTTACATAGATATGATTCGTATGCCAAAATATGGTATAATAAAACCATGAAAAGAATTACAATCTCTATTCTTACCTTATCCTTATTTTCGTTAATCATGTGCGGTTGTGGAGCAGATTACACTGACTCCAAAGTTACGGTTTATTCAAGTGATGGCAAGATTCTCAATCAATATACTTCTGATGGAGAAGTTCATCTCTCAAGTGGTATTTATTATTTTTGCACTAAAGATAACCATAAAGAAGTTGATGTTAGCGGAACAGTAACAGTAGAATATCAATAAACACATAGAAATTCAGACAATTTTCCTCTAAATGCTGGTATAATAGATACGTAATGAAGTCAAACTATCAAATCTATAATGATATTTCCCAGAACTCTCCTGCGTTTGGCTTCATAAGTATACGCTAATTAGCGTATACCAACCCCACACCCATTACAAACACCCCTTTGTAGCTCAAGGTAGAGCGGAACCGCTTATAACGGTTCGGTCTGAGTTCGATTCTCAGCAGAGGGACCACGAGACAGGAGAATTATTATGTTCAGATTGCATATCGACATCCCATTATTTACAGACGAAAAAGAATCAGCAGATATGGCTGAAACACTCATGGAAACTATCATTAGCGAATTCAAATTTCGTTACGAAGGCATTGATAAATTAAATTATCGCCTTATGAGTGATGAAGATCGTGGTGCTAAGAATTATCTATTAAAAGACGCTTTAGGTCATTGCACTAACAATAAGTGTAAAGTTGATTTATAATAAGTCATGACTAAAGAAAAAATTCTCGAAAAAGCCATGAGTGGAGATAGATCCCTAGAAAATAAGTATTGTGTTGATATATTTACTCCTAATTCAGCAAGAACATTTTTCCCTGAAAATTCTTATCAAGTTGATACAGTTGAAGAATGCGCTGAAATCATTAGAAATTGTTCAAAACCTACTGCTGGTATTGCGAAAGTTGAAGTATGGATTCCACAAAGTCAGGTATCATAACATCATGAGATTTAATTGGAATGATTTTACAAGATTCGTCATCGGTTGTGGTGTTTTGTGTTTTTGTGTTTTTGAAGTTTGCACTTGTACCGGAATACAACAAAGTTCAATAGAAAGAACCACTCAAGAACTAGCTTCGCATGGTTTACTACGTAGACATCCGCAAGATTGAGTTTTCCCGTTTTTTAAACTACATCCAGAAATTAACTTTTCATTTCCACATTCACACTTACATAGCCATTTGGAGTTTTCTCGTTTTAAAACCATTAATCTTCCAAATTTTTCACCAATTAAATCTATTAGCTTCATAATATATAATTATATATTATGAAGCTAAAACCCTCCAATCTACTTGGTTACTGTGTTCCTATCGTTCTTTCGAGACATCCATGCTCTACCATTAGGATTGGTTTTAGCAATATCTAGTGCTTCGTCAGACCAAAGACGAGCCTTACCCCAATCTTCACGATCAAAAGCAGATTGTGCCAATCGAATATACTCATTAACGAGTGTGCGTTGTTCACGAATGAACTTGTTGCCAAGATCCTTCTTGATTGTTTTAATTTCAGTGAAAACTGTTGAGAGTCTTCGTCCGGTGATTTTTTTTTGGATTACTTCGTCATTAACCATGTCTCTATTATACCCTAATTGATATGTATAATAAGGACATGAACGAAATTAAAACTGTGCATTATAATGTTCACTCTTTCAAACACTTATCTTTTTTAGAAAGATTCTGTTATGGTTGGAACGTTTTATGGTCAAAATCGGCACACTACAAATTACCAGAAGATCCACTTAGTTGGGACTATGAAAAAAACGCAGTTGAAGAACTCAAACAAAGATTCATTACCGATTATGATGCCGCAAATAAAACTTTAAACTCCATGACACCAAATACTACAACAACAATCACCATTACAGATCCTAAAAACACACTTACCCTCACAACTGGTGCGGCGAGTACTGGAACATTTACAAAAGATGATATTGAAAACATCAAAACGTATCCTATTGAAGAATTAGCTCAACCTGGTGATCCTATTGATGATCAAATCCTTTCTATGTTTGCACAGTCTCAATTAGAATCAGAATACAATGCATTAAAAGCAAAATGGGAAGCTTTATTAGAAGAAGATGATGACAACTGTGACGCTAATGATTTAAGTGTACTAGATTTACAAGCTATTGCTGAAAATCCAGAGTCATCACCTATGGAAAAAATTCTAGCATCTTCAGCAGCTTTTCATCGAATGAGAGCAATTGCCCTATCTAAACTATTATTTAATTAGTGGCAAATAATTTAAAATTAGGGTCTAATGTTTGAGCAGTGGGAGTTGTCGATGTTGTCGGAGTTGTGGCTCCTTCTCCTGGTGTTTTAGGTTGATTAAATTGGTTCTTAATTTGATTATATCCAAGATAAGCTAAAGCACCGCTTTTGGCAGCATTTAAACCATTTAAGCTGTATTGATTTTGGAAAGCACCATTATTACTATCTAATACACTTTTCTTAATAGCGTTCGATTGATTAGCAACAATATCATTCTTTAATGATGAAAGTTGATTGTTAATTATAGTTTGTTTATTTTCTAAAAATTGCTTATAGTAATTAGGATCTGTAGCTTCTGGTGCCAATGTCTTCCCTCTATCTGCTAATTCTTTTTCAAATTCGGATCTAAAAGTACTAAAAGGATTAGCACTAGGATTAGCTATTTCTTCTGCCAGTGCAGAAGAATCTTGTACTAACTTAGTTACTGTGCCCGTTTGACCAGGTAAATACTTTTGAACGAATTGTAATAATGCAGGAGCATCTGAATTAGTCAAAGTTGAAGTTGCGTTAGTTAAAGCACTCTGGGCGGCTGGTTGAGCAAAAGTTTTTGTATTATCTATGTTCTTAAAAAAGTTTTCGCCATATTCGCTTGCTGGGCTTAAAAATTGTTTTAATTTACCTGCATTTTCCGCAACGCCACCAGCTAATTCACCAAGCCAACCAGCTAAACGAACTGTTTCATTAAGGACGTAATCGGAATCCTCACTATATCCGTCAGCTTCTAGCTTTGCTGCAAAGCGTACTAAACCAATTAACTCTTCTTGAACCATATAAACTTTTTCGGAATTATTAGATAACGAATCCTGCATTCTATTCGAAACTTACGTAAAATGAATAAGGACCTGAACTTCCCCTCAAGGAAAACATGGCGAATCTATACAATCACAAAGCACTATCTTTTAATGATATTCTATTAGTCCCTCAATATAGCGATGTTGAAAGTAGACTTAAAACCGATGTATCAACTTATTTAACACCTAATATTAAATTAGATATTCCAATTATATCAACAAATATGTCAACGGTTACTGAAGAGAACATGTTGGAAGCTATGTATAAAACAGGATCATTAGGGTTCTTACATAGATTTATGCATCCAGACAAAATGGTAGCTACTTTAATGGACTTTAGGGTAAAATATCCTAATTCTATTATTGTTCCATCTGTAGGAACTAAAGATGAAGATTGTGAGCTAGTGGATAAACTCATGAATGCATCTTACGGCTTTCCTGACGTTCAACTTAAACCCGATGCTATTTTAATTGACATTGCGCACGGTCACTCAAACTCAGTTAAGAAAATGATCAAATACATTAAAGATCATTATGATATCGAAGTTATTGCTGGAAATGTTGCTACAGGTTCAGGTGCTTTATATCTTGCTGACGCTGGTGCTGATGCAATACGTTGTGGAATCGGTGGAGGTTCAGTTTGTAGTACGAGAACTCAAACTGGTTTTGGAGTTCCAACACTTACATCAATTATAGAAGCAAAAGAATCATTAACGAATCGTGGTTTTAATAATGTCAAAATTATTGGTGATGGTGGTTTTACTACTTCTGGTGATATTGTCAAGGCTTTAGCTTTTGGTGCTGATACTATTACTTTAGGTGGCATGTTGTGTGGCACTAGTGCCTCTCCTGGCGATGTTTTTGAGTCTGATGGCAAACATTACAAGATCATGTATGGAATGTCTAGTAAGACCGCACAGGAACATTTACGCGGTGGAATGAAAAAGGGTATTGCCGCTGAAGGTGTTGATAAACAAGTTCTATATAAAGGCAACACTGAAGATGTAGTAGAAGAAATTGTTGGTGGTATCCGTTCTGGTTTAACCTATTCTGGTGCTAGAACAATTACAGAACTTAGAGACAATTCTGAATACATTATTCTAACACCAGGTAGTATGAAAGAATCAAAACTTCTTTCTTAATTGTTTTTGAACTGTAGGAATATCAAAGAATTCCTTCAATTCAAAAATTCGAGACTTCACAGGAATATAAGTTAGTCCTTTTTTCTTATAAGCCGCTTTATCAGTCAAAAGCCAATGCCATCTTTTTGGATATTGTGGATTAACCCTGGTTCCTTCTCCGTCAGTAACCACTACAACCATACTTGGATAATTACAAGATTCAGTTTTACATATATGTTGAATTTTATCCTCAATAATATGAAAATGTGTTCCACCACCACAACGTAATATAGTTTTTTTTAAGTCTATTTCTAATACGGTAGTATCAAAAACAAAAACCCTCAATCTAAAATATTCTTCTGGAAAAGTTTTAACAGCTAAAAGAAAATGTTCTTTAAAACTAATACATGAACCGGAAACATCTAAAAAACACCAAACATCAATAATGGTTTTCTTTTCACTAATTTCTCTGACTTCATATTCTTGAGGCATTAAATTTGTTTTAGGCAACATATTCATGCGCCTATTTTTAAAAACAAACTGAGGTTTAATTTTATAATGTAGTTCGTTGTGTTTATACTTAAATTTTGTAACAAGATTAAGCCACTTTAAGTTGGGTTTAAGTTTTGGTAATTCAATTTCAAATTGAATTCCGCTTGGACCATCACCATGTTGTTGAAGCTTATCATTAAAATCTTTAAGTTCATCCACGTTTAATTGCTTTTTGACTCTTTCAAGAACTTTCTCAAACGCTTCTTGCGCTTGTTCATCTAAAAATTCATGACTATCTACAATTTGTGGTTTAGACGAACCTTTACCGCCATCAGATCCTTGTGATGAACCTTTATCGTCTTCGGAAGATTCTTGATCACCCTTATTGTCACCCTTATCTTGTTCTTCTTTATCGTCGTTTTTATCTTGTTCTTTCTTTAACAATAAAGCATAATAACCCTCAAAGTGTAGATCATCAGGGATTTTATCATCAGGAAAAACCGTATCAACCCAACAATAACTATCAGCATCTTTAACGTTATCTCTGTCAACACCAAAGCAATCAACCAACATGTGATTAACGGCAAGATCCATAGCTACATTCAAAGTCTCTATTTTCCCACCAGATGCCAAAATTTGTTTTCCCCTTTGACAATGATTCAAAAATGAGTGTGCAGTTTCGTGTTTAATAATAAAAAGTTTAGTATCAAAATCAATTGACTCCCAAAAATCTGGGTTAAAAACATACTGAAAAGGTTTACCAGTTTCTTTATTAAATCTTAAACATGCTCTAGGTACAGATTTATCGAAACTGACATAACCAAATTCAAATATTTTAGAAAACACAATATGATAACGCTCAAGAGCGCGAAGAATCTTTGTGGTTTCCACTGGATTAAGGAATTGCATAATTAGAGTATACCAGATTAGAGGCTAAATTTTAGCCTCTAATCTTATTTCAAAAACATACTTTTAGTATGCTTAGCTGAAGTCAAAGACTTATTACTTTGTTCAACGTGTGGACAGATTTTCCAAATCTGTTCAGGAGTATAACCATGCTTAAAATACAGGGTTGCAGCAAAAGTATTCAACAAAGAAACAGATTTATCAAATTCAGCCAAGAAGCCAAGTTTGGCAGATGCCAATGTATCCATAACATACAGACCGAATTTAGCATCATCTTCCGAAAGATCACCTGGAACATAAGCACAAAGTGCCGTCCATGTTCCTGCTTTATCCTGATCATTCTTATATTCGAAATTATTAGTTTTTACCTTGAGGGCAATTAATCGTTCTGTGAAAGAATAATTAACTTTACCTGTTGGTACAGAAACATAAAATTCCGAACAAGCTAGATTGATATCAAAAACAATCTTTTCTGTCAAAACTCTATAAGCTGGATCTTGAATAAATGGTGTTGTTACCCAAGCTTGCTTAATTTTTGGTTTAAGATCAGGTTGAAAATTGATAAAATCATCAATGATACTTCGATTAGGACCAATATTGATATTACGAACTAGATTATCTAACACCACTTCTGATTCTCTAGCCCAACCCGAAATTACTTCAGGACGTGCCAAAGGAAGGAAGTAGTTTAGCCACTCTTCTTTTGATTCAATAATACTTTTAGCTCTGAACAATGTATTAGCAGTATTCAAAAATGCTTTAGTAGCATTTTGATCTTGTCTAGTAAAGAGTTTTTCAACCTGAACCTCAATTGGATCAGCCGCGAGAGTTGTTACAAATTCAGTGCAATTAATATTAGTGTCTTTTGGCATCACGTCTCTAACGTCTCCACCAAGCAAATACCAACTAACTGCATCATGTAATGTTCTAGGTGGAACCAAAGCCAAAGTATTAGGATGATCTGTTGTCAACTTAGTCCACCACTCAATAGAAGTATCCGCTATATATTTACCAAATACAGCTTCAAAATAAGCTGGACAAGGACGATTATCTACGAAATGCTTAATAGGGAATCTTCCCATCATAGCAGGGTCAAGACGATCAACATCATAAGTGCCATCTTCATCGTAAGGGTTAATTGCAGCCCAAACCATTTTAAGATTGTGGTATTTCTTACCGTTGATACTCTTAAATTGCACGAACTCCATAACAGCATTACGAACTTCAGGACGTGCCCTATTGAATTCATCAATAAACACAACATCAATTTCATCCTTAGCAAATTCTCTTTTTTGAATAAACTCTAGGAACGTATTACCATCTGCGTCTGTATGTTCACGAGGAACACCAATAATGTCAATATATGGTTCAAGCGTAGGTGCAGAAAAATATTTGCAGCGCAATCCAAGTTGTTCAAAAAACGACATGATAATTGCGGTTTTTCCTACACCAGTCTCACCAATGAACAAAACATTCATTTTGTGTTTTGCCCACATTGCCAACTTATCTGGCGGGATTAGATAATCTTTAGAGGGATCGTAATTAATTAGGTCTAGCACGGGTGCTTTCATGTATCAACTATACCACAAGCTGTACAATAAAAGTATGTCTCTCATAATAAACTTCTTCGGAGGACCAAGCTGTGGAAAAAGTACGCTCGCTGCTGGTCTATTTTATGAATTAAAATTAAATAGTTATAATGTTGAATTAGTTAGGGAATTTGCCAAAGATTTAGTCTATGATCAGGATGAAAAAACAATTAAAAACCAAGCTTATGTTACAGGAACTCAAATTCAAAGACAAATGCAACCGCATGGACAAGTGGATATTGTTATTACTGATTCTCCTATCTTACTTGGTATTTTTTATAATCCCAAGCCAAAAAAGGCTTGGAATAATTTCATTTTAGAATTATTCAATGAATTTGATAATTACAATATTCTACTTACCAGAAATCCTAATAATAAATTTGAAAATGACAATAGATTACATGATCTAAAAAAATCAATTGAAGTAGATAATGCAATCGTAGACTTTCTTTGTAAATATGAAGTCTCTTATAACCCGGTTTTAGTAGAACACAGAAAAACTCTTGAAACGATTTATCCAATGATCGAAAAAGAACTAGAAAAACGATCTATTACCCATTATTAATGCTATAATACAGGCATGTGTATGCAATGTTTGACCGAAGCAAAACCAGTAAGAGATGATGAATCCGAAGTCCTTCCTGGTTATTATTTATATGTGGCTACTGAATCTTATGATTCAGCAGACTATGGATGGTATGAAGGTGAGTTAGGTTTAGTTCGAATGAATGATCCATCTTATGTTATTACCGCCAAACCTTTACCAAATCCACCTGATGGAGATGAATACACTCAAGAAGATAAGGATTTTTGGGAGCAAGTAGATATTTTAGATGACGATTTACAAGGTGATCCCATGAATGGTTACAATTTGGTAGTGGCTTGCAAACAAGCTGGTTATGATCCTGAAGTTGACGGATATCGTATTGCGGCGTGGCTATTAAATCATCTGTATCAATATATTAACAAACCTATTGTATAATGTATGCATGTATTTAATTAAGAATTTAGAATTTTGGGAACAGCTAGTCAACGATAAAGCTAAATACAAAAACGGCTTTATCGTTGATCTAAGAAAAAGTTTTATTAAAATTGTGAATAAAAAATTTAAAAACGAGTATGAAATCTTACAAGATATTTCATTAAGAACCAATGAACAAAATGAAACATTCTTAATTATAAGAAGTAAAAAAACCACATTTGGATTCAATATTAAATGTGGTGGTATAGATCAGTCTAGTGTTTTAGATGGTTGGACTTCTTTTCAAGCAGATGGTGGAATATACTTTGCAATCAAACCTAAAACGCCTTAATTAGCATTTGCGGCAGGAATTACAGGTTGTCCTGGTGTTTGTTGTCCTGGCGTTTGTGGTTGTGGCGTTTGTGGTTGTCCTGGTGTTGCTGGTTTTTGTTGTGATGTACCATTAAGTTCTTGAGCATAAAACATTCTATATTGCTCATAAATAGGTGGTGGCATAGTTTGTTTGTGTTCTACTTGCCATGCTTTAACTAATTGTGGAGCAATTTGTAACCAAGGCGCTTTAGCAGCTAAACCATTTTGGATAATACGTTGATAGACATCGCCAGCACCTTGAATCGTAGACATTCCGGTTGGCACGATTTCTTCATCTAATTTATATTTATGAATAGTACCATTAGCATCAACAAAATTGGCATCTTTACCGTTTGTACTAAGCTGTCCACCATTAGCTTGACTTTGTGTTGCCGCTGTTTGTTTATCTTGAATATACTTACTTCTTGCCGCTGGGTTTTGAGAAATTAAAGACTTCAAGGCTGTAATATTAGCATTAAAGTCAACCATATGATCACCTAGTTTTTTAAAATCCCCTGCATTACTTTCAATACGATTAATGATATCACCAATCATACCAAGAACTTGATTCATAGAATTTTGTTGATCGTTAGTAATTTGCGGTTTTTGAGCAGGAGTTTGTGTTGGAGGGGTTTGTGGTCCAGCAGGAATTGAAGCAGGATCAACAGGAACACCAGCAGTATAACCTTGTGCTAAAACAATATTTCTAATACTAGCAGAAGATTTGAATTTAGGTGGTACATAGTTATCCTGATGCATTTGATTAACATTCTTAGTCGTCATCCCTTTTTGTTGTTGTAAATACTGTTGATACACAGTAGATTGAATTGCACTGTAATTTTCTTTATATTCTGGATTTTGCACTTCGGGTGCCATTATATCTAACATAGTATACAAATACTGACAAATATAGTTTTTGTAAGTTAATGGCAAATTAGGAATATTTTGTATTCCTTGATATGCTTCTTGAATATTTTTAAAGATATCATCGAAATTATCACGAAATCTATCTGCTATATTGAGTCCAACATGATTCAAAGCATTCCCACCATACTGGGATTCTCTCATTAAATGTGTTGCCATACCATCAATGCCCTTTAGTGTGGTATAGTCTATAGAAGAGAGCTTTACGGGGTTGAGTATATTTTTATATAATGGAGCAGGAATTTTGTGTTTCATCTATAATATAATAATTACCTTTGCACCATTGAAAGTCCTTCTTGCGAAGTTAAGGAATGTGAGAAAATGCTAAAGACATTAAATATAAACGAAGAAAACACAGACAAAGAAAATCAAGTCCTAAAAGATTACACTTCTTTGGCACACGAAATTACATCTAAGTTTAAATCAGATCCAAAGTCTGAAGATTATAAGGATGCATTTCAACACGCCCAGCTTGGTATTCTTGATGCCCATAGAAAATATGACGAATCTAAAGGCGTTAAGTTTATTACGTTTGCATGGGTAAAAGCATACAATGCTGTCAGAAAGCATTTGCGTGGTGAAACCGGTTTAATGCACATACCTCACAACTCTAATGAGCCTATTCCTGCATACGTAGAATTGCCATTAGAACACTCTTCTAATGCTCATGAGGAATTAGACCTTATCACCATTAAATTAGTTCTTAAAGAGGCTTTAAACACTCTTACTGATGATGAAAAATTAGTCTTGCTTGCCACATATAGCGAAAGAGAAAAGGCTTCAGATATTGCCGAACAATTAGGATGGGAAGTTAATAAGGTTTACAAAACAACTCAAAAAGCGTTAAAGAAACTAAGATCCAACTTCGATGGTAAAGATATTACTATCGAAGATTTCCTATAGGTAACAAGGGCTATCTTGTATTCGTTTAGAATGAGATTATATGCCTTGGTACAAGATAGCTCAAAATTTAGCAACCGACTTTCCTGAAGTTGCAGAACTCACTCACCATCTTCCAGATGGGTTAGAAAACTATGCAGTTGCTCTTATGAGTAATATGCCAACACCTAGCTATGCCCAAGGTAAAGTTCTTGACTATATCAAGAAAATTCATCCAGTTGATGGGCGTGGTTTTCGAGTGCCAAAAATGCATAATCACTGTAGATGCGATTTGATAGAAGTTGGTGCTATTCCTGAAACTGGTGAAACTATTAGCTACTGGAATATTAATCCAGGTGCTTGTCCAATCTGTAAGAAGATGTCACAGATTTACAATCAAGCCAGTACTCAATATCTAGAAGATACATATCCTAAGCAAAATGGTGGAGTTGCCGCACCAATTCAAATTGAGCAACCACAAAGTGGCGTTCAAGAAAATGAGCCAGTTGAACCAATACCTAATATCCCACCAGATAAACTATATCAACCAAAACAAATTTTAGAACCAGCATCTAAAGCCAAGCCAAAGCCACAATTACAACCCGTACAGCCTATGCCAGCACCTGAAGAAGAATCTAATGAGTCATTATTAGATAAGATTTTAGCACCCCAAGAAACACAAAACAACAATTTTACCGTTAAGAAGCTAAGAACCCGCCCTTTTAAAAGTTTTATATAAGAAAATTTGTATAAAGTGTGTAAGGAGCTAATCAATGTATAAAGTTACACTTAAATCTGACTTTGAACAACCATATGATAAATATTTCACTCAAGATGGAGTGGAATTTCAAAGGATTTCTTCGGGTGGACCAAATAAAATTCAACAATTTGAAAAGCTTAGAAGTTTAGGGTATTTCGTACCCCAACATGGTATAGTAAAAGAATTATCATCGCAATTCCCGACATTGGTTGTCTATACGGATATTAACCAACACGAAGGCAAAGGTAAATTACTTTTACCATCAACTGTAGCCACTGATTTATACCCCGATAATTTCTGTTGTGAATTTATAGAATGTTCTCAACAAATAACTACTTCATATAAACTATTACAAATAGGCAAAAGGCAGTTTATTATTAGATATAGCAGTGATCATGAATGGATGGCTAATCAGGGGCGATATGCGGTAGATATACTTGCGGAATCACCACTAAAACAATATATTGATGCTGTGCCACAACCTATTTGGTCTATAGATTATATTTGCGATATAAATAAAAAAGACATACCAGTAGCTGTGGACTTTAATGTAAGTCCTAAATTTAATGATTTAGATTTACATTTTTTCATTTCAAATCAAGACATTGCACATGAGGTATCTGATGCAATAAACTATTACAGTACACTTTCTTAAACCATGTTATTTACTATCGCTATATTATGTTATAATCTCAATGATGCACTTCGTGCTAATGAAGTGATTATGGATTTACCTGGATATCAAAAAATGTTTATTTTTTATGGTGAAGACATTGAGGAAACAAAATTAAATTGGATCACTAAACCAAATTTTTACTTTATGATACCAGAAGATATCAATAAAGATAGTGAAGCTGTAGCTATTAGGGCAGGAATTATTTTACCGTCTTCTTTAGCTACATTATTTATAAAAGGGGCTGATTTACCTGCTGCAACGACAATTTGGGAAGGTTTAAGACAGCTTACTAAAGATCCAATTGTTATTCAAAAAGATTTCTGGGGAGTTCGTAAAGAATTCATTATTCTTAATGGTCTAGAAGGTTTACCATTCTTTGGTTCTCGTATTCCCATAGAAAATGACAAAGGGGAATTAGAAACGTTCTCAGAAGCCACTCCAGAAGACATCCGTAAGGCTATAACAGGAGATGTATCTAATGAAAGTGGTATTGCTAAAGCTATTACAGACACTATACCCATAACTAAAATATATTCAGATATCAATAATAATGTGGTTAAAATATTAAGTCACAACACAATGTTTACAAATCAATATAGTGACGATGTAACACTTTATGTTACTGATAACTTAATGTCTAAATTAGATGTATTAGCATCATTAAATAGTAGAACCTTCATAATGATTGTTGGTAGTATGGATGAATTACCACACAATATCAAACCATTAAGAAGGTTCCGTTCTGAAAACAAAGACTATTTAATTTTAAATGCTAATATCATTAGAATGTTAACTAGTGTTAAGAAAGACTAATCTTTTTCCCATCCTATAAATTGTGCCTTACGACCATAGTTATCTTTATAACCAGTTAGTCGAAGCCACAAGAAAGGAATTAAACTATAATAGAAAGGTAACGGAATTGCTTCCGACCATGTACCATCAGGATTTTGCTGATAATTTTTACCTATATCATTACTCATATTTTTACCTATATCATTACTCATTCTGGTTCAGCACTCCCTTCAAAAATAGTACCACTCAAATCTACCTCTACACCTAAATCTTCTGCAATTCTCTTTCTTTCATATGGACTTGTTTCTGGATATTCGGCATACCATAATTGTAGTACATTACGAAGATGTTCAGCATATTTATAGTGTGAACCAACTCCTGTTCTTAATTCTGCTTCGTAGATAAAATGATCTGCGGAAGTAGTGTGTTCGAATGGATATTGATGACCTAATAACGTCCAATAGATATAACTGGCATCACCAGCACCTAATTTTTCTAATGCAATATTTGTGGTCTTAGTTTCAACAAAATTCTTCTTAGCTAAATACTTATCAGCTTCAAGTAACTGATCATCAGCTTTGTAAAATCCTCCAGGGCATAAAATACAAGACTTCTTACCTGTTCTATGGCGATTAAAATCTCTAATTTCCGCAATAGAAACATTATCCCAACCAAAAGTCACAAATTGGTTAGATAAATATGGACCAACTGAAGAATATCTATTAGTTCGTTTTTTAAGATCGAATGATACATCAAGATCACCATCTTCGTTACAATCAATTGGAACTTGTCCAGATTGTTTGTGAATTTGTAAATATGCACCATCAGATTGATAATCACTAGCTTGATCAGTTGATACTGATCCAATGTAACATTGAGCATTTCCCAAATTAGCTTTATGGGTTTCAATCATAGCCTCATGAGGAACTGCATGTTTTATAGATCTTGGAGAAACCAATTCTAATTCAGACTTAATTTTATCACCAAGCAATTGAAACTCTGGAATAGGATGACTCAATAATTGAACACAAAGACTAACCCATGATCTTGCAGACATAACCATCATTACATTTGTTTTCATAGCAACCGGAATGTAATATCTTGATCTATCGAATGCATAATTGCGCTTCATTCTGTCAACTTGTTTTTTAGCTTTTTCGGAAGTATCTTCCATTAATGTCTTAGGTATTCGCATTAATTCAGGATGTTCTTCGCCATATTTAGTCCAAAACTTTAATTGATCTTCATAAGCCATAACAGCATCATTCATATTTTTATACCATTCTTGATGTTCTTCTTTGTTAATACCAAGTAATTCTGGGTCTACTAAACCATCTTTTGTCATTTTAACGTATCTAGTACTGCTTTCTTGACCACTGGCGGTTGGACAAACAGACCAAAGAAAATAAGCTAAGAAAACACTGATATCATCCATAAACATAGATACAGGAATATTATCTAATATTGATTGGTGACCAAAATCCGTGTACTTAAAAATAGTATCAACACTTTTATCTGGATTATTAATATCTATTTTATTTAAAATATTTTCTAATCCTTCATTATTTCGGGAATATCTAGCACCTGTTGCGGCTAACAATTCAGGTGTTAAAGAGGGACGACCAGCATTCTTTGATGCTTCAGTTGGGATAATTGATACTTGTGTTACTTTCATTCGACACCTTTTAATAAGCCTTTGTTTTGTAGTTGTTGTGGAATCGCCTTGATTAATACGGTCATAATTTCGTTATGAATACTGTTAATATTACGCATATCATCAATTTCAAGTGGGGCACCAGCGGCAAGAGTGTGTCCACCACCACCATACATTTTAGCGATATCATTTGCTCCAATACCTAATAGTTCAAAAGTTTCCTTATTAGACCTAATAGATAATGAACCTCTTTCTAAGTTGACCATAACAGCCCAACCTAATTTGTATTGTTCTACTACCGTGGCACCTATTTCTGAAATTGGTCCAAAAGAGTACATACTATGTAGCCAAACTGATGTATCACCAGGTAGTTTAAGTTCACCTGATAGACGAGTTCTACCAGCCATAGCATAGGAAATTTCGTTTGTTCTTTCACATTCATCATGATAACACTTAAATTCTTTTGGAGTATAAAAATCGTAACTTTCCGAAAACAATACTTCTCCATTATAGTCATAACCAGGTCCAAATGCATTGTCAAAATAATCAACAAAATAATTAAAGAGGAATGGAACATCTTTCACTGCGATAACTTCTGTTAACAGTTCACCCATTGGTTCGTCACGAATCCACAAATCTCTAGAATGAGTATATCTTGTCAATGTTCTTAGACACTCTTTAATCCAATCATTTTCTGACATATAAGGTTGCATTTTGTTGGGAACAAACTTATTAATTTCTTCAGACCACTTAGAGTCAAACAGTTCAAATGCCATATCAGCGGCACATTTTGAATCATCATCTGATAATTCAGCCCAAACATTAGGAAAATCACTTCGAAAGGCATCAAAAACAGCTTTAGAATCCTTATGATGATCTAGAAATACGAAGAACTTTTCATCTTTTGGAAGTTTATCTAATAAAGAAGTAGACTTCCAAGAAAGATCAGTGATAAATAAGCATTCATATTTGGAAACTAATTCCAATAATTTAGCTTCTGAATCAGCGTAGTCAGCGAAGTAAACATCTTCTGAGTTGATTTCATAAAGATTAGGTTTATTTTTTAAAGCGTGATAAGTATTTAATGCGGCAACACAACCATCTAGGTCGGCGGCGTGGCTGAGTACACAGGTTTTCTTCATATTCTATTATAAGGAGAATCAGTCTTGATTGTAAAACTCGAAGTTGAATTCTATAGAGAACCCCGTCATGCCATTTCACAAGGTATGCAATTCAACTATGGATATTGTACACGCTCCATATCAAAAAATCCTTCTAGTAAAAGGAATCTTTAAGACGTTTTCCTAACTTGTTATCTAGGGATTAATAAAAATGAGTTACTATTCAACGTTTAAAAAAAGAATTAAAGCATCTGGATACAGTGTGGCTTCAGCAGGTAACACTGTTTATCTTACAATTTTCAATTGGGAGAATTTTTCTGTATTAAATCAATTGATTGTAACTGCAAACCACTCTGTATCTAGTCCAACCTTCACAATTGTAAACCATTCTGGTGAAGATGCAAATAATACTAATTTGGCTATGACCTGGGGCGCGGTAACAGCAGGTAGTTTAAATGAAAATATTTTTTTTAATGAATTATATGTTGAAGATTTATATCGAACTAATTGCTTGTATATCAAAATTAATGCTTCAGCAATTACACCTGGAACTATTTTCAATGTTACAGCAATTGGTGAAGGTAGAGAACCTAGTACATTAAGTGCTACTGATACTACGCCTTGGTTAAACGATATTAGTTTCAAGAATTTTGTAAATCACCCAGATAACAGTTTCATTGATTATACAAGAGAACTTAAACAATCAATGAACCCTTATGGATTTCCTGTATTGCAAAATAGTACTGATCAATGGTATATGGCATCATTCTCTCCTATTACCAATTTATTCTTTAATAAACCACAAACTTGGAATACCGCTGGTGTAACTATTCAATATTGGAATGGTGCCTGGACAAATCTACCTACTGGAAATCTTATTGATGGAACATCTAATAATGACAGTAGTGGTTTGGTACATCTTGCTTACAGTGGTGTTATGAGAATTATACCACCAGCCGATTGGGTACCTACAGAATTAACACAAGATCCTGAATATGCAATTCAAGCTGCCGTAGATGCTAACTTAGCAGGAAGACATAGCGACAACTTACTTCCTCCACAAGTTATTGTCTATGGACCACAATACTGGTTGAGAATGTCAGCAAGTAGTGGATTACCTATGAATTTTATCACTTTGAAGGAAGTAGTACCTGCAAATCCTGTATAAATATATAAAATTAGCCTATAAGGATGAAAGATGGAACCGATTAAGAAAAATATTAAACGTATAGTGTATTATTTGCCAGAAGGCATGATGGAAGAATTTGATACACACACAAGAAAAAACAATATATCCAAAAAAGATGCAATTATATTTGCATTACATAAATTATTAAATCAAAAAAGTGCTAAAAGAAAAATAATACATAAAACTAAACTTGAATATGACAAGATTTCCGTAGTGGACTTACCTATGGAACTTTTTCTTCAAATGGATAATTTTAAATCAGATGCTTTTTCTAGAAAAAAAATTTCATATTGTAGAATAATAACATCAGCTATTTATTATTTTGTTTTACACAAGGAGTTGAAAGTTGAGACAGAATAAAATTATTGAAGAAGATATTGAAGAAGATATTGAAGAAAGTCGTAAAGATTTTGAACAAAAGGAACAAGATATTAAAAATGATTTAGCTTCTGAATCTCCCGATATCGTTATGCAAAGAATTGAAGAAGCACTTGCCGCAACCTATATTTTAACTGAAGGAATGAGTAATTCAGGAAGAAACAGTGAACTAGGGGCTATTTTACTACACGGAATTGTGATACTAAGAGAAACACTATCTAATACACTTAATTGGTTTCAAGAAAATTGTATTGTAATTTATGACAACCAAGATATTACAAACGAAGAAGTATCAATTGATAAAAAAATTCAACTATAATGATTACTAATTTAAAAAATACACACCCGGAGTTTTATAAAAAAATAATAGATAACCTGTCTGAAAATTTTACAGAAGAAGATTTATTTTTACTTGAAGACACCGTTGTTGGTGCTAACAACGGTAAACTTAATAAAATTTTTGGTTGTCCATTTTGTTTTTTAGAACCTGTTTATTTTAATGGAAGTGGGCTACCATCTATTCGTAATATTCCATTAGAAATACCTAATGATGTTTCAGATAAATTACCACTAGAAATTAAATCTAATATTTTACACTGTCCTAAATGTAAAATATTAATTAATTTAATGCCTAAATATAATACATTTTTATTAAATCAATAATAAATCAAGGAAATATCATTACATGAGGCGTATACTTATATTATGTCTGCATATAAAATCATTCAATGCGATCTTAAAATCAAAGAATTTCTGTTGACAGGTTTAGAAGAGTTAGGATTTAAACCAACTGTAACAGATACTAAAGTAAAACTTAAAGGCTTTATGGGTGATGAAAGACCAGAAGCTGCTAGTATTATTATACCAAGACAACAATTAAATGCAATTTTTACAGGTGCATCAAATGATTTAGGTTTTGAATGGGATGATAAAACACAAAGTTATCTAATGAAAATTAGTGATTACGATAAAAATTTAGAAATTGATAAAAGAGTAATACAAGCTTATGCTAAAGCTGGTATTGAAAAAGCTTTATCTATGAATAGATTTAAAAACACTCGCACTACTAATCTAAAACAAAAAGCACGGGTAAATGTAAGCATTATATCATCAAAGGTTATTTAAATGGCAAAAAAAGTTGAACTACATATTGAAATTGATAAAAATGGACAAATTCACGTTAAACCAGAAGGTACTGAAGGTCCAGAATGTTTGAAGTTGATGGAATTTTTAGATAAAATTCCTGGTTTTAATGTTATAGAAACACACAAAGAAGATGACTACTATAAAAAATCTGCTGTAAAACCACACGTTCAAAATCAAACTAAAAGTTAAATCGCACTTCTAGATATCTCACACCAAGTACCTGCCCAATTACCAGCAGTTCCAATGCTATTGCAAATGTACATTAATACTAATATGTTGTTTTGAGCAGGTACCCAATTAGCAGTTAATAAAATATTTCCACCTGATACCAATATAGGATTTGGTGCTGTAACCGAATTAACCCATTGTAATACTAATGTTTGAGTGTGATGCCCCTTATTTGTAGTTAAAGCCATTCTATCAGTTGATAACCAAGGACTTCCAGTAGTTAATTGAATAACCACACGTCCAGTAGGATCAATTGTATTATTAGTGGTAGTTAAAGTGGCTACAATACTACCAGCAAAATCTAATAAGGATTTACAAGCTAACTGTTGACTACTGCCGCTTAATACAACGTCTTCACCCTTTTCTATGCTTCCAACATTACTTACTCCAATATTAGTAGCTTGAATATTTCCTAAAACAGTTAGTTTAGTGGTTACTACATTAGTTCCAATACCTACATTGCCACTATTATCAATATAAACACCTAACAATCCAGCACCTGATAAAGTCATTGTATTAGTTGAATTAATAACTAATGGACCTGTATTTGTACCTTGTAAAACGCCAACAGAACCAATAACTGTTGATGGTAAAGCCGCAATTAAATTACCACTACCATCTGAAGTAACTAAATTAGCACCTGGTGTTGTTGCTGTAGCTAAACTAGTAGCTAATAATGCAGTTGATTTAACTGTTCCAATAACCTGCAATGCAGTACTTGGAGTGCTGGTACCAATTCCAACTTGTACACCTGAAGTTGTTTTAACTACAAGATTTGTATTTTGAGTAAGAACACCAGCACTACCAACAAATAGTAAACTGCCAGTGTTTGGACCTCCCGATAAAGTACCACCAATTGAACCACCAGTTGCATTTAAAACGACCCAGGAAGAACTGTAGTATAATTGCAATTCAGAGTTACTTGTATTGTAATATAGATTACCATTTGTTGGCGATCCAGGGGCTGATGCAGCCAATGGAATGATGACGCTGGATAAAGTGACAGGAGCGGAAAAAGACACCGCTAAATTGGATTGTACTACATTTGTTGTAACATTAACAACAATTTCACTTAAACCAGTATTATCAATACTTATACCACTGCCACCAGTAATGGATAATGCACCATTTTTGGAGTTTACATTAGTTACAAATAGTGTACCTAAACTAGAGGCTAATCCTCTTGGTGGTATAATCAAATAGTTCATATTTTATTTATTCCTTAATTTGTCTTAACATCCTGTTTCAAATACTGATCTAATCGTTTAAAATATGTATCATAAGACCAACGCACTTTTTCTTTTGAATATTGGTCATAATGTTTCCAATTTTTATCGGTTTGTAATTTAATTAAGTTATCATAAGCGTCATAGTAATCTTGCTCACACCAACAAACGAAGCCTGTTTGCCTATGAAGATTGATTTCCGGTAAAGCACCACGATTAGAACTAATAATTGGTGTTCCCGATAACATAGCTTCAATCACTACAGAACCAAATGGTTCATTGTATTGACTTGGGACCAATAAAGCTTTAGCTTTAGCAAGTAATTCTTTACGTTGCTCCACGTTGATAGATCCAATATATTCTACGTAATCACTTTGTGGCTTGTAATCGCCAACACCCGCAACAATTAACTTCATTTTGGCATATTCCGCAGTTTTTATAGCTAAATCAATTCCCTTTTCAGGAATTAATCGCCCTATAAACAATAAGTATTTTTCAGTCTCTTGAGTTGAGTCAAAATCTTTAGGATCGAAAAACGCAGGAATTACAGTGTCCATTTCGTGTGGTAATTGTTTGTTTTCACTACCATATACAAAATTAGCCCAAGAATAACTTTCAAATATTCTGTAGTTTTTATCAGTAGAAGCAATATGACCAATACTAAATTCAACACATGGCAATTTTGTATGATCCCTGACTAAATCATGATAATGCCCCATAGGACATAAGATAACATCACCATCTTGTTTATTGGTTTCAATAGCTCTAGCGCAATTACTGTTGAATTCACGCCAAGGTTGTAAATCGTCATAATCATATCCAACAATTTCAGGATTATAAGGATAAAAATGATCAAATGATTCATTACTTAAACATGTAATATTGTTTGCATTAGCCTCAGATCCTTCAACCCCATACGTAAAGACTTCATAACCTAAAGAAGTCATCATATCTGCCATGTGATAACATTTAATAATAAATGGATTTGAATTGTATTTTTTACTAATAGGCGCATTTGGCAAACCCAATAAATGAAATCTCATAATACCGTCCTATTAACTCATACTCACCCAACAACGACGACGAACAGCACCACCACCGCCACCAGTAGCCGCTAAGAAACCAAGAATAATACTTGTGCAATAAAAGTTTTGAGAAGAACCTCCAGAGAACGCTTGGCTACTAGAATAAGTGCCTGTAGAACTCTCAATTTGGTATGCTAACTGTGTTGCGATAATAGCGGCACCACCACTATTTGTTGTGCTAATAGATGTAAACGAATTACCAGGTGAACCACTTGCACTATATCCAGAACCAGCAGAACCATCAGCGCACATAAATGCAATCACTAAATCACCAGCAGTGCCAGTTGTCAAGCTCCCTGTAGATGTAGTTTCTGAAATTCCTGTTTGTAAAGCTTGTGCATTTGTTACTGGAGAACCATCAACAACAGTAGAAGTACTTAGTCCAGACCATTCTGACATTTGAATACTACATGGTTGACCAGAACTAGCACCAGTCACAGTAAATGTTAATGAAGTACCTCCAGTTCCGCTTACAATTCCATAATAAATATATAACTCATATAAACCATTACTTGCTACAGATGAAGCGAGTGTCCAAGTTACATTAGTTAATGCTAAAGAAGAAATCGTTCCAGCTTTAGGCACCATCAATGCTAAAATCAAAACATTTCCACTTGTTGCGGCTGTAACAGTAGCCGAAATACTTGATGGAGAAGGTCCTAAAGTTGATGTAGTATAATTATTATTAACTAATGTAATTGCCATATTATGCTTCCTCCAACTCTAACATAACTGTCCAGTTTGCAGTACCCGCAATGGTGACAGGGGTAAATCTAACTTTATTACCACTTTGAACTGTGGACGTTGTAAAGGAGGAAGTTGTGGAATTTTCATATGTACCCGTTGTAAGTGTTGTTGTTCCAATAACAGTTGCTGTACCATATGCTGGAAATGCAGATGTTCCGGTGTAAACCTCAACAGTAACACTACCACCAGTACCAGCAGTACCAACTCTAAAATCAATTCTTCTTACATTATAAGTTATTTGAGTAGTTCCATCACCCTTATATGGCACTACGAATTCACAAACGTCTCCAGTGCCCGTACCTGTTGGAGTGTAACCAGCACACATACAAATTGAAGCTTGATGCTTATTAATTCTCTTAGCTGTCGTTCCATCATAGAACCAAAGAATTCCGCTACTATCATAATAGGTATCACCATTAGATGGTGAAGTTGGGGCTGTACCAGCAGGAATATTTAAGGATGCATAACCTGTTGTAGAGGCAGCAACTGTTGTTTTTGCATTATTAATAGTTAAACCATTAGTTACAGTTGCCGTGCCAGTAATAGTTAAAGTGCCTGCACCAGAACGGAATAAACCTACATCAGCAGTGTATGCAGAAGTGCTAGTTCCCCAAGATAATCCAGTTTTAGCTGTTCCATCAGAAACCAAATAAACTGAAGCACCTGATGAAGAACCCTTACTACCAATAACATCTATATATAAACCAGCAGCATTAGTTAATGTTCCTGAAGTATAGTTACTTTCAATACGAACACCCATATAATTAGTAGTAGTTCCTAACCAAGTAGCTAATTGTGTAACTCTTAAACCTGTAGCCTGAGATACTGTACCACCATGACCTGGACTATAAAAAGCAAGCATACTATCAGTGCGAGCCAATGTAGAGCTTGTCATTGTAGCAGTGGTAATAGCATCGGATCTTAAACCAGCAATTCCAAAAGTATTCGCTTGGTTAGAATCATATTTGACCTGTTGATAATAAGCATAATAATCAGTTGTTGGGGCACCTGATGGTTGCCATGTATCAACATCGGATCTACCAGCATTTGGAGCAGTACCTGTAATAGTTAAAGTACAACTTTCTAATGTGTTCAAAGTAAAGGTTCCACCTGAAATAGTAGCACCATTACTGAATGTAATAGTAGCACCAATAGAAGTGGTGAATGTAGGAGCGGTATTGGCAGCGGTACCATATAATAATCCACTAGCACCAGTAACAGTGGCAAATGCTCCTGTGGAGCTAGAACCAGTTACTAATAATGAATTAGTAGAGCCAAATGTATTATTTCCTGTTCCACCGCCCGCTACAACAATTGTACCATAAGCCAAATCAGCACCAGTACCTCCAGAAATGATGGCTACGCCAGCGGTGGAGGATGGTGCAAGCCAAGTTGGTGTTGGGGTTGATGTTGATGCAACTAACGTTGCACCACGAACTCCTATACTTAATTTAGTCATAGTAGCATAAGAAGTAGTACTACCATAATACATGTCACCCAACGCTGTTGGGGCGGTAGCTGACTCTAGAACATATTGAGTAGTGCCTGATTGAACAAAATTATGCTGAGTAGCAGAAGTACCGGTGCCAGCACCAATAGTAAAATTACCTATTGTAGTATTCATGGTCAACGTTTGACTGTTAAGGCTTAAAGTTGAATTAGAACTCAATGCAAAAGTAAAACTACCAATAGTGAAAGTTCCTGCTGTAATAGTTAAACCATTAGAAACTGTAAGTAATCCACCAGTGGTTAAGGTCATTCTATTGGTGTATGAGGCAGTTCCAGTATCTACTGAAGATTTCCAAATAAATGTACCAGTAGGAGTAGCCGCAGAAGTAACTTGAAGTTCACTTCTCATTCTTACAAAATTATCAGCCGCTGTAGCGGTTGTATTCCAAGCGTGACCAATATAATCTAAAGCAGGACTTTGTTGTAAAGTACTTCCACCAGTTGATAAAGTGCTATTAACAATTTGGGCAACCGCTGTTGATGTTGTGGTAATTCCAGCTTTTGTTACTATCAAATTAGCCGCATTTGAGACTGTACCAGCCAATTGCAACGCTTGGTTTCCATAGTTATAAGTCAAACCAGGATCTTGAGATAAGGTTGGAGTTCCTATATTGGTAATGTAAAGCATGTAAGTATCTGTACCACCAGTAACCGTGCTACCAATAGATACGCTAGAAGCACTTGCGGCAGGTACAGCCCAAGCAAATTGATATGGTGCTGTTGATGTACATGTTAAGAATTGACCGGTTCCACTTGGAACGTTAGTTGGTAGAATATAAGCTTGAGTAGCACTTACACCCGCAGAGGCTGTAAAGGAAATTGGATTACCACTAGCAATGTTGTTTATTGTTATAGTTGTTGTAGCAGTAAAATTACCACTTGCATTAATATTAGCTACTAGAGTACCATTAACAGCCCAGTTTTGTAAATTAGCTGTTTGACCAGTAATGGCATTAACATAAATTCCAACATTACCAATAGCGGTTGTAACTACATTTAATTGGTTACCTGCGGAAGATGCGGCTCCAACACCTAATAAACCACTAATTGTAGCATTATTATTGACAGTTAAAGCTGTACTTGCGGCTGAAAATGTAGTTGCACCAGAAAAAGTATTTGCTGTTGTTCCAGTTTGAGTATATCCACCAGAAGTTCCGATATTTCCAGAGGTATCAATGGTCATTTGGGCACTAGAACCAGCGTTAAATGAACCCTTAACACTCGTTAAGCCTGTTGAATCAATTCGGAATCGCTCAGTTAAAGCATTAAAGGTAGAGCCACTTGAGCCAGCAGCAGCAGTTTGAACTGAGAAGAATCCTCCAGCAGCAGTTCCTGTACTTTGACCTGGAGCGATAGTGAAATTCGCTCCAGCCGTGTTCGATGCAGAGGCACCCGTTGCGTGAAGTGTTACACTTTGGGGAGAAGATGTATAGATTCCATTGCCTATATAAGCATCAGCAACCGAGGATGTTGTGCTTCCAATTACCAACTGATTTGCGTAAAGCCCAGTCGCCCCCGCTCCTATTAAGATACCACTATTCACTGGGTTATATGTCGTTACCAATGAAGTATCAGCCGTGCTATCTGTGTAAGAAGTTGTTATGTTATCTCCTATTGTTGTTAGCAAGTAAAAAGTAGATGTTGATGATCCTCCTACTTTTGTTCGATACAATTTTCGGGTGGCAGTATACGGACCAGTATAAGTTGGGATACCTGTTATTGAAACCTGAGAGTTTGAACCCGTTGTTGTAACGCTGACAGGGGCATTAACTATACAGTTTGGATTGGTTTCATTAGAGTTGACAACAAATGTGACCATGTACTGATACACACCAGTATTCAAACCAGCGCCACTCGTCGCTGTAGCAGTGAACGTGGCAGGACACACAAAGTCCGTACTAGTACCTAATGCTGTAATATTACTTGAAAAAGAGTTTTGGTTTAATGAATTATATCCAATACTTACAATACTTGATCCATTTACGTTATAGTCACAACAGCTACTTCCTATTGCAGTATTATTGCTGCCAACAATACTACCCTGAAGTGTCTTGTGTCCCATTCCGACATTATTTTGTCCTGTTGTAACTGAAACTAAAGTGAAACATCCTACTCCAGTATTGTAACTTCCTGTTGTTAGGGCGTTGAGTGCATTATATCCTACAGCGGAATTTCTGGTTCCTGTGGTGAGCGAGGTATATGTGAAGGGTCCGAAACCAACATTTGAAGTACCAGAAATATTGTTTATGTTCTGGTTAGATTGACCAAATATAGTATTTGAAAATCCTGAATATCCGCTAAATTGGGTTCCTACATAAAAATAGCCAGCGGTGGTGTTTTCTCTGCTGAAATAATTTATAGTACCTAGTGATCCATCAACCGTATTATCTGTATAGGAGGTGGTAGTATTGTCACCTATGGTCGTTAGTAAGTAGAATGGTCCACCCGAAGCACCGCCAGTAGTCGTTCGATAAATATTTCGAGATGTGGCATTGCCTGTTGCGTCTGTTGGAATTGCCGTAAGACTCACTTGTTGAGATGATGGAGTAACTACAGATGAGACTATGCCAGCATTTGTTTCACCTTGGGTAGTAACAAAAGTTACGAAATAGTAATAATTTCCCGTGAGTGATCCAGCAGAGCCTGTTGCTACGGTTGGTGCGCTTGGGTGTGAAAGTGTTGTAAATCGAAAATGTCCATAGCCAACATCTAGTCTTTGGACTGGACCCTGTGTACCAACACCAAGCCTAGTGTTTACTTCATCAAAAGCAGCATTGGAACCAATTAAAATCTTACCTTTGGTCGCATTCGAAGTCGAACTAAGCGTTAGGGTTCCACCAGAAGAAGAGGAACCATAATAAGTTGGTGATGTAGTGTTACCAGAAATTAATGCATTATTCGTAACTGTTAATGCGGTTCCCGAACCAGAAAATGTGTATGTTCCTGGTAAAGTATTGGCAAAAGATGGGACACCACCTGAAGAGGTTGTTTGCAGAATAGCGCCTATAGCACCAGATGCTGCCGTAACCTGAATGGCTGAAGTAGTATTACCATATAACACTCCGTTAGAGGTAAATGTTCCAACCCCTGTTCCACCATGTGATACGCTTAAAAACCCCGATACATTGGAAAAATCAGCCCAACCAAAAATCTTGGTTGTGGAGGTATAAAAATTAAGATTAGTTCCATCCCACCACATTTGACCAGCAGATAAAGAGGTTGGGGCTGAAGCAGATACGGAAAAAGTTAATGGTGCGCCATTGGAACCACCAGTATTAGCTAAAAATAAAGAAGATGTTGCAGCTAAAGTAACTGCACCACTAAAGTTTGCGGCTGTACCCCAATATCTCCAAGGTAATGTACTGGAACCCATTTCATAACCAGATAAACCTGGTGTAATAGTACCGGTTATAGAGTCTAATATAACAAACAAGGAATTACTAGCTGATGCATTTGCGGCTTGACCTGGATATGGCAATGCAGATTGATTAGGATTAGTACTTGCTGTTGGGGCTGTTAAGCCAGAACTAGGAATATTAACTCCGTCACCAGCAAAATACAAAACACCTTGTGACTCTCCTTGAATACGGACACTATTTTGTGCAGCAAGGTCATTGTCGTAAAAGACAATGTTACCAGTCAGTGGCGTTATAATTACATCGACTTGAGCCATAATTTATATTCTTTATACAACAATTAAATTAATGGAATATCAGGACACTCAATCAAATCCATTAAATTCATTATTTTAACCTTGAAAGCTGCAAGACTATTAGCTTTTTGTAGAATGTTTTTGAAATCCTCACCATTAATAACTAATAATCTTTTCACTAGAACATTATGATCATTGTCTAATAAACTTAAACAACAGCGAATACCAGCCATGAAATGGAAATTTCCTTCTTCAATCATTAGCTTTGTAGCATCTGGGTATTTGTTAGATTTAATATTTATTAAAATCATACATCTTCCTCAATATCAAAGTATTCTCTAGCTCCAACTAAGACGTATTCAAATTTGTATGGTAATCTAAATAGTTTCTTAAAGAAGTTGGTGCATTGAACATTGAAACCATTTTCATCCTTATCAACTAATGTCATATTAGAGCCATTCCAACCAGTTAAAGTAACTGTGTAATCACCCTTAGCAACTAACTTAGACCAATATTCTGGTAAATCAATTCTAACTATTCCTTTACCTTCTACTGTTCCTCTGTGATAAACACCATGTTCTGGACCTTCAAGACATCCATAAACAAGGTTCTTTTTGGCTTTTGTAGGGTGAGGGATACAGAAGGACTTAGATGAACCTCTAATCACACCACTACCTGTAATAGATGCCTTTACATTACCAGTAGAGTCAGTAGCATTAAGTAGATATACTGTTCCAGAACCATCATCAGTTACATTTGTTTTAAGTGTAATAGTGTTAGTTCCAGAAGCTTGTGGTGCAATAGTTACATTACCATTAGCTGTAGTAGTAAATCCTCCACCACCAGCACTTAATGAGCTAGTGACTGTTAAAGCACCACCTGTAGTCAACGTCATTCTATTAGTGAATGAAGCTGTACCGGTATCAACAGATGATTTCCAAACTAAAGTTCCAGAAGGCGTAGAAGCTGAAGTAACTTGAAGTTCTTCTCTAAATCTGATAGTATTATCAGCGGCGGTAGGAGTTGTATTCCAAGCATGTCCAATAAGGTCAAAACCAGGACTTTGTTGTTGTGTAGCACCAGATGTAGAAGCAGTAGTATTTTGTAAAGCAAAACCCTGAGTTGATGTTGTAGTCAAACCAGTAACTGTATCAATAATACCACTACCACTAGAACCAGTAACTGTTAACTGATTGCTTCCATATAGGAATCCTGCACTGCCAGTGATAACACTAGTTCCACTCCAATAAGTTACCTGTCCAGCGGTACCTGTACCAGTAACGGTACCAGTAACGTTTGTAATCCAAGAAAGATTTCCAGCGTTGTCTGAAGATAGAATTTGACCACTAGTTGGTGTGGTTGTTGGCAAGGTGTATGTTAATGAAGGGGCACTAGCACCAGCTTGTATTTTAGTAGTGTTAGCACCAGTTCCATTAGCTAAGATTAATTGTCCTGTAGATGTTCCTGCTACACCAATTTGTACAGAAGTATTAATAACTGGAGTAGCTGAGAAGCTAGGTGCGCCAGCATTAGCAGTTAGAATTGTATTAGTTCCACCTTGAGCCGTAATACCTACAGCGGAAGTTCCATTACCGTAGAGAACACCATTTAATGTTAATGTTATCGCACCAGTTCCACCACCCGCGACAACTACTGTTCCATAGGCAACGTCAGCACCAGTACCACCAGAAACAACGGCTACGCCAGCAGTAGCTGATGGCGCAAGCCAGGTTGGGGTTGGAGTTGCACTATTAGCAACCAAAGTTGCGCCACGGACACCAATACTTAATTTAGTCATGGTAGCATAAGATGTAGTAGAGGCATAATACATATCACCCAACGCTGTTGGTGCTGTAGCAGATTCTAGAACATATTGAGTAGTACCAGATTGAACAAGGTTGTGTGTGGTGGCAGATGTACCAACACCAGCCGCCAAGGTTACATTACCCATTGAAGAAGTTAATGTAAAGGTTTGGCTATTTGTACTTAGTGTAGAAGAAGAACCTAATGTAAAGGTGAATGTAGCCAAAGCAAGCGCACCTGATGCGCTATTTAAGCTTAATGCAGCTTGAGCAGCATTAGTACCTTGTATATTGTTAGTTAATAGTATACCACCGGTTGAAGCAGCACCACCACCAGCAACAGAAGTAGACAATGAAGCATTAGTGGCAACTGTAACACCAGAAGAGATTGATACTGTTGAGGAAGCGGCAACCGTAACAGGTGAAGAAATTGAAACAGCAGATGAACCAGCAACTGTAACACCAGAAGAGATTGATACTGTTGATGAAGCAGCAACTGTAACAGGTGAAGAAATTGAAACAGCAGATGAACCAGCAACTGTAACGTTTGAACCAATTGAAACAGTTCCACCACCACCAGTAATAGTAATAATTCCAGAGTTAGTAACAGTTAAGGAGGCTGTATTGGAAATTGTTAATGTTCCACCAGTACCAGCAATTGTTAATGTTCCAGAGTTAGTAGCGGTTAATGAAGCTGTATTGGAAATTGTTAATGTTCCACCAGTACCAGTAATTGTTAATGTTCCTGTATTTGTAGCAGTTAATGAAGCTGAGTTGGAAATTGTTAACGTTCCACCAGTACCAGCAATTGTATAGGTTGCAGTTCCAGCTTGACTCAATGTTAATGTATTAACGTTTGTACTACCCGCTGCTAATGACCAACCTGATGTATTCTGTGTTAATGTGAGTGTTGCGGCAGATGCTGAAGTTACTGTAAATGTTGGATTAGTGTTATTAGAGAACGGAGAAACAGCATTACCACCTAAACTAAATGTTGTTGATCCAGATGTTATATTAACATTAGCACCTATAGTATTGGTACTCTTTTGAAGTCCCATAACAACAGTAACATCAGCAGCACCAGTAAATTGAGTAAACTGTGGTGTTACAGCGGCACTTGCTGCGGCTGACGCAGGATTAATAACTGAAGTATTATCAACTTGAATCCAACCAGTTTCAGCTTCAGTTGCTCCTTCGTCTATAAACGTGAATACACCTTCACTTAACTGAGCGGCGGTTGTACAATCTAACGCACGAGCAAAAGCGATAGTATAATTAGGTCCACCACCACCAGTGGTTACAACAACATAAATACCATTAGCTGAAGAACGCAATGTACCTGGAATTGCATTATATGTAGCAGAGTTGGAGAAATCTTTAATTAAGACACGATCACCTAAGTTCAATGCTGATGAAGTTCCACTAGGTGAGTCAAATCCTGTATAGATACCACCAGAAGTAACGGCTGAAGTACCTGGTGTATTATTAGTAGTTGTAACAGTGGTTGTAATATATCCAGTGTAAGTAACACTATTCCATGTAATAGTAGAGTTGGTATACCAAGCACTGCTAATACCACCACCCAATAGTAAACCACCAATTAATGATTCAAATGTTGGTACAGATGAAGCTCTAACTGATCCACGAACAGAAATACCTTGTGCTACATTATCAACATAAGCTTTATTGACAATATCTGTAGAGTTAATTGGTGTAACGGTTACACTATTGGTTCCACCATTCAAAGTTATACCAGCAGTGAATGTCATAGCGGTACCAACTGATGTTACAAATGTTGGGGCTGTATTGGCAGCGGTTCCATAAAGCAATCCTGCCGCACCAGTAACTGTAGTAAGCGGATTAGTAGAAGTTGAACCTGAAACTATTAATGAGTTAGTGGAAGAGAAAGATGAAGCGCCTGTTCCACCATTACCAACTGGTAAGGTACCAGTAATTATAGAAGTTCCACCAGCTAAGTTTAATGCTGAAAATGTTGGTGCGCCTGTACCAGAAGTTCCTGATACAAGTGGAATACCAGCAGAACCAGCAGGGGTATTAGGTAAGAATGCGGAAGCAGAAGAATAAATTACCGCACCAGCAGAAGCAGCAGTAGTAGAGTTAGTTCCACCATTAGCAATAGGCAAAGTACCAGAAACCATTGTAGTTAAGACAACTGCTCCAAAAGTTGGGGAACCAGCAGCGTTACCAATTAATACTGTAGTTGTAGTACCAGCAGCAGTAGATGCATATGCTGAAGTTGTAGTAGCATAAATTACACCGTATTGAGTTGGTGCTGATGCTGTACCTGTTCCACCATTACCAATTGGTAATGTACCTGTTACAACAGAAGAACCACCAGCCAAACTTAATGCTGTAAACGTTGGTGTTCCTGTACCAGAAGTTCCTGACAATAAAGGAATACCAGCAGAACCAGCAGGAGAGTTAATCGCCATTGTGGTTGTACCATTAGTATAAACGATAGCACCAGCATTACCAGTAAGGTTTGCTCCAGTACCACCTTTATTCATTGGTAAAATACCATTAAATCCAGCAGGTACAATGTTAACTAATCCAGATCCATCACCAAAAAATACAGCATTTTGACTAATATATGCTGAGTTTGCGTTTGTTGAAGTGCCACCATTAGCAACAACAGTTAAAGTACCTAATGTAGCTGTAGCACCATAAAATTCTGCAATATTTGGAGTACCTGTGGCACTTGGTTGAAGTCTTAAACCAGCAGAAGATGCGGCACCTGAAATAAGTTGCTGACCAGCAGGGGTAGAAGTGATTAAGGTTCCAGTAGCAGGTACAGTAACAGTTGAACCACCAGAAGCTGGGTTAAGAGTAAGGGCACCAGCACTACCAATGGTTAAATTGCTGTTAAATGTTATTACACTTCCTGTTGAACCACCAGAACCAAATGAAGTTCCACTATAAAATGTTATTTGATTTGCGGCTGTTTGTCCATGACCAAGTTCAGTTGAAGTTCCACCATACATTGCAAATCCAGTAGTGTTATTAGTTAAAACTAAACCATTAAAGGTACCAGCACTACCTGAGTTTGGTGCGCCACCAGCAGGTTGTGCAATTGCGACAAAGTTTGATGCTTCAACAGTGCCATCAAATGGCTTTAGATAAATTGTAGGTGCAATACCAGTCCATGTTGAACCCGCTCCACTAGCTCCACCATAAACAAAAGATCCACCAACTGTTGGGGCGCTTAATGTAAAGGATGTAGCACCAGTACTTGCATTATTCCAAGAACCACCAATTGCTAAAACTGGTAAGTTAGGGTTGTTTGTCCACGAAGTACGAGTGGAGGGCCACTCACCATGATTAAATAAAGAAACCTTAACTTCGCCTGTCGTTACTGGCTCAGTATCTGTAGTTCTAGATATTTTAAAATCAAGAGAGCTATAGGCAGCGGCAGTAGAACCAAAGGAACCATTAACCCAGCTAGTAATTATTTCAATATCTTTAGAAATAACACCACCATTACTGGTAGTAGGATCAGATGTAATACCAGTACCTTCACTAGTACCAGACTGCATAGTAAAATCTAACGATTCTGCTTGAACGTTTGGTTCTTCAGTTGTTTCAACTTCAACCTGTTTACTACTAACTAATTCGTCAACTAGTACATTATCATCGTTGAAAGTATTTTGTTCGCCCACGTTTTTTTTGCCCTTATTGTTCGCCATACTGATTTCCCTGTTATACTATTTCTTAATTAGATATTTAAATATAAAAACCTTTATTATTGGAGTCTTTTTAGATATTTAAATATAAAAACCTTTATTATTGGAGTCTTTTTAGATATTTAAATATAAAAACCTTTATTATTGGAGTCTTTTTATGTTTTTGTCAGGTTCTTCTAACGCAAAATCAATGTCTAATCGTGCGCCAATCACAATAAAATCAAATTTCACTTTTTTATTGCGAATAAACCAACGATTCCACCATTTTGACTTGATTTTTACAAGAAAACCCATTTCATCTTGGCTATACTTATACAGATCATAATCACCAATTGCATCAATATGAGCAGAATAATTTTTACCAACTAATTTAGCCCAATAATCAGGTAAATTAACCTGTATAATTCCATTAGATAGGTATCCTTCCACTTCTCCACGATAATAAATTCCGTATTCAGGTCCTTCAAAACTACCATGTAATAATCTGGTATTGGGTTTAATTGGATGTTTAATATCGAAGGATTTAGCAGTAGCTCTTAAATGCCCAACACTATCTATGGAAGCCATAACAACACCGTTAACAGCCCATTCTTGAAGATTTGCGGTTTGCTCCGACATTGCATCTACGTATATACCAATATTACTAGTTGAATTAGTAACAACTGTTACCTGAGAAGATGGAGAAGTTGTAGTACCAATACCTAAACTTCCAGATGTTGTAAATGTAGCTACTATATTACCATTTGTTTTAATGGATAAACTATTATTATCATTAGTTCCCAATGTGGCTAAAGCACTAAAACTATTTCCACCTTGTAAATACGCAGTAGTAGACAAAACAGTACTAACACTAGACCAAGTTGGTGAACCTGTACCACCAGAAAGTAATAATTGTCCAGAAGTTCCAACTCCTGAAAGTGCCATCGCTGATGACGTACTATAAACAATGGAACCTGCCGAAGCAGTTAAGTTAGCATTAGTTCCACCATTTGCCAACGGTAGCAAACCTGAACCACCCAAATTAGAAAAATCAGTATATAACAAAGTTCTTCTAGTTGGTCCTGTAGTTTGAGTAATATATAGACTAGTTCCATTCCATTCCATAACACCAGCTACAGCAGATGTTAATAAAACTCCAGAAGTAAATTTAAGCATTGGATTACTTGTGGTTCCAGCAGCAATTTGTAATAAAGCGGTTGGGTTAGTGGTTCCAATACCCACATTTCCAGAAACATAAACAAACGTGGAACTTCCTGTTATGGTATCTGTTCCACCACCATAAGCGATTTCGTTATTGGTAATAGTTCCACTAATTCCAATAGATGACAAATTTGACCAAGCTGGAATACCGCCTATAACTGTAAGCACTTGATCTGTAGAACCAATAGGCAGTGTACTTAATACGTTTGTGGCAGAAGCATATAACATGTCTCCAGTCGTATATGATGTTATTCCAGTTCCACCTACCGCAATAGAAATTGAAGAAACACTAGATAAAAGACCACTAGAATCAGCTACTACAAAACCATTTAACCCATTAATAGTTGTAGTACCACCAGCAACAACTAAACCACCCGCAGATATCGTTATTCCACCACCAAATCCAGCACCTTCAGCTAGAGACAATCCTGAACCTGGGGAATAAACAAAACCAGGATAACCCGCTATTGTAGTTGATCCAGTCCAATATGCAATATTTCCAGCAGAACTACTACCAGTAACACCAGTTAGTGCCAATATATTCACATTAGATGAACCATTATTGAAATATAAACCAGTTCCATCCCACCAAAAATCTCCAGAAACAGGAGAAGTAGGTGTTGTGCCACCAGAAGAAGGAATTCTTAATGATGCATAACTAACAGTAGCAGTAGCCACTGTGGTTTTGGCATTAGTTACAGTTAAACCATTTGCAAAAATATGTAACCCATTCCAGGTTGGAGTAAATGCAGACGTTTGATCAACTGCAACAGTTACAGTACTAGATCCAGAAATAATTATTCCAGTACTAGCAGTAACTATACTGGAAATATAACCCCAACTTGGAACACCACTTCCACCTGATTTAAATAATTGTCCCGATACACCTACGCTAGAAATAGCCAGTGATGTTAATGTACTATAAACAACACCACCTAATGCAGCAGTTAAGTTTGCATTAGTACCACCATACGCTAATGGCAACACACCTGAACCACCTAAATTAGAAAAATCAGCATATAATAATGTTTTTCTAGTTGGTCCTGTGGTTTGGGTCATATATAAACTGGTTCCGTCCCATTCCATAACGCCAGCTAATGGCGTAGTTAAAACAGATCCAGCATTGAATTGTAACATCGGTATAGTTGTTGTTCCTGCTTCAAGATGTAATTTAGCAGTTGGTGAAGTAACACCAATACCAACACCTTCAAAACTCGAAGACATTTTCAAGGTTAATAAAGCCGAAGAAGAAGCTCTACCAATTGATAATGTATCTATTGAAGATGCACTTTGGTAAACGATATCTGTTTCGGTTCCAACAGTTACATCATCTATGGGATTAATAAACCTTATCGTGCCACTTTGAGCAAGTGTTACAATATCATATGGCAGTTGAAAAGGTACTGGCATATTTTATTTCTACAAGAAAAATACTTATTTTTCCGGTATTGATCTAGGATCAACAAGGGTCAAATAATTTTATTTATAATACATGTTGTATGATGTTAATATGTGAAAAATGTAATAATGAATTTGAAAGAAAAAATAAACAAAGATTTTGTTCAAAAAATTGTCAAAAAGAGTGGCAATCTCAAATAACATGGGAAGAAAGAATAGGGAAACAAAGAGCAAAAGAAATACGTCAAAAACGTTCTAAACAGGTAAGCGGAGAAAACAATCCATCCTGTCGCCCTGAAGTGTCTCAAAAAATCAGTGAGAGTTTAAAAACTTATTTAATTAAAAACCCCAGAATTGGTGAATTAAATCATTTTTTCTCAAAAAAACATTCTGATGAAACTAAAAAACATCTAAGTGAATCTAAAAAGGGTAAATGGGCATATACAAGTAAACAATATGAATTGCTTTGTCAAAATTCACTAAGTGGTGAAAATCATCCAAATTGGAAAGGAGGAACTTCATTTGAACCATATTCCAAAGAATGGACAAAAAAATTAAAAACTCACATAAAACAGACATATGATAATAAATGTTTAATATGCAATAAAAATAATGTTAGATTAGCTGTGCATCATATAGATTATAATAAAAAAAATTGCACAGAACAAAATCTTATACCTTTGTGTTATTCATGTCACTCAAAAACTAATTATAATAGAGATAGTTGGATTAAAGTTATTTCAGAACTAATTTTATTGTACAAGGAACTACACAATGAAAAATAAAGAATATATTTCCGTACTCGGCATAGACCTTGGAACTACATTTTCTTGCGTAGCTCACGTTAAAGATGATGGTACTATTGAAGTTTTAACAAATTCAGAAGGCGACAGAACCACCCCTTCGGTTTTCACAATTGTAGATGGAGAAGTTCTTATTGGAAATTCTGCTATTGAACAAGAGGCATTTACTCCCGAAAATGTTATTCGATCTATTAAGCGATATATGGGAACTAACAAACGATTTAGGATTAAGGATAGAGTTTTAAGTCCAGAAGAAATTAGTTCAGAAATTCTTAGAAAGCTAAAAAATGATGCAGAAAGTTTCTTAGAAGAAGAAATCACAGATGTTATTATTACCGTTCCAGCTTACTTTGATAATAATCAAAGAAAAGCCACAATGGTTGCGGGTGAACTTGCTGGTTTGAACGTATTAAGAGTTATCAATGAACCTACAGCCGCTTCATTAGCTTATGGATTAGGTAAAAACAAAAACGAAACTATTTTGGTCTATGATTTAGGTGGTGGAACATTTGATGTTACTGTTTTGAAACTTAGTGATGATGGTGTTTTTGAAGTCAAATCCACTGCTGGTAACACAGCTTTAGGTGGTGACGATATTGATAAGTTAATTATGAATGTCTTCATCAAAGAAGTAAACAAAGAAATGCCTGATTTAGACTGTAGTGATGTTGCAGTTCTTTCTCGCCTTAGAGAAGCTGCGGAAAAAATGAAAAAGCAATTATCATTTAACCAATCATACGAAGTTAAAATTCCTTACTTTTTCGGTGCTAAACCCTTTAGATATAAAATGTTTAGAGCTAAATTCAACGAAATGATTAAACCGTTGATCACTGAAACATTAATGTCCGTTAAGCAAGCTTTAAACGATGCTCACATAGACTATAAAGACCTTAATCAAATCGTTTTAGTTGGTGGATCTACAAGAATTCCATATGTATCAGATGAACTCAAAAAGTTAACTGGATTAGAACCACATAAGGGTGTTAATCCAGATGAAGCAGTTGCAATTGGTGCCGCTATTCAAGCTGCAACGATCACTGGTAATCGAAAGAGAGATATTTTACTACTTGACGTAACACCACTCAGTTTAGGTGTTGAGGTTTATGGAGAGTTAATGAGTGTTATGATTCGTAGAAACACTACCATCCCTCATGAATTCACTGAAAGATTTACCACTTATGAAGATGGTCAAGAATCTGTTGATGTTAAAGTTTTCCAAGGTGAACGTCCTAATGTTAAAGATAACCGTAAACTTGACGAATTTAAACTTACAATAGCTCCAGCACCAAGAGGCGTAGCCAAGATTGATGTTACCTTTAAGATTGACGTTAATGGAATTTTAAGTGTTAAAGCATTAGATGCTATCACTGGTACTGAAGTAGAAATGCTTATTACTGGTGGTTCTTCATTAACTCCTGAAGAAATTCAAGATATTCTAAAAAATGCAGAATTACACAAAGAACAAGATCAATTAGAACTGACCATTAAAAATGGTCAGGCTGTTCTATTCTCACAACTCATTCAAATTGAATCATTCTTACGCAATAACAAGGCTGCATTTACACAAGAATTTATTGATGAATTAGAAGATATGCTTGCTTCATTAAATGATGCAAAAGATTCTACGAATATAGAGATCCTTAGTGAACTATCAAAGGAAGTTGAAGCTATAATTAAGAATGCTTCAGATGATGTTTATGTTTGGGCAGAAACCAAAGTAAATAAAATTGGAGCGACTATTGGAGAAACAAAATAAAGAATTTTATGTTATTCACCCAATGTTTGACGAACCAGAAGTTAAATACGATGGTGCTGAACTAGGGTTAATGAAACTAAGTAAAGGGACTAAATTAGCTCTCTTTACGTTACGAGTATACATATTATTAATGATCGTGTTACTACTGTATCATATAATTGATTTATCAATGCACTTAAAAAAATGAACGTTTTTGATTTTGACAATAGTCTTAGAGCTAAATATGGACCCAATATTATTGGGGTTGATGAGTGCGCAAGAGGTAGTCTGGCTGGACCCATATGCGCTGGAGCGGTCATATTTCACGCAGACACAAACATAAAAGGTATTAAAGATAGTAAGCAACTAAGCCCTAAAAATCGACTAGATCTATATGAGGAAATTACAAAACAAGCTATTGCTTGGCATGTTGCCTTTATACAAGCAGAAGAAATAGATCGCATCGGTATTAATCCATCTAATACTAAGGCTATGGAAATAGCTATTAAAGAAACCGTTTGTGCATCAAAATTAAAAATTGATTTATACGTAATAGATCAATCTCCATTAAAAATGAAAAATATGTTAATGATGCCAAGAATGGATTCTTTAAGCGCGTCAGTTGCGGCGGCATCTATACTTGCAAAAGTTACACACGATAAATATATGGATGAATTATCTATAACATATCCAAATTACAATTTATCCGACAATAAAGGTTATGGTAATCCAGAACACATTGCTTTAATTAAAAAATATGGTAAAATTCAAGGTTTACATAGAATGTCGTTTAAAATTAAAGCTTTATCGAATTATACACAGGTTTCTTTAAATGATTTGGGTTAAATATATATTATGGATAATTTAAAAATACCAATTGGTGCTGATTTATTTACCTTTGAACGTAAACTAAAATCTATTCAAGATTTACAACATGTTGCAATAATAGATACTAAGATTGTCACAGATCCTGAACATGGTCCTTTCATCTTAATAATGACTCCATCCAAAAAGTTTATTCAACCTCTAACTGTTGGAGATGCCAATTATTTAAGTTTTTACTATGCTGAATTACATTTCAACTCATTGTTACCTACAATTTATCAGCTATACATGGAATATATGAAAAACTGTGGAAATTATATAGATTCCATTACTGTAGAATCTGTTAAAGGTGACATTGTGTATTGCAGAGTTGTTTGGCGTACAAAGAGAAACAAACTCTTTTCTAGTCAGTGTAGTCTTGGGGATGCATTGATATTTGGTAAACTATCAACAGTAACACTCGGTGTCGTAAAAAGCGCATTAGATGAATTTGAAGCATATGATAGTTCAAGTTCAAATTACGATTTTTACGATGATGAAAACGATGATTGGTATGATGATGATAATGATGATAATGATCTAGAAGAACATTAATAAGGCTGTCCAACCCAACAATGGAATTCGAAATTAACAGTCATCTTATCTGCTGCCTTCATGTGAAAATCAGCTTTTTTGATAACGCACTTGCTAAAGTCAATTATGGAATTGGTACCATCTAACGTAAACAAAGGTATCCATGCTCCAGTAGTGTTTTCATTTTCTGAAGCAGGAACAGAGTCAGATGGTTGGAAAATTTCCATTGTAAAGCCTGTAGGTTCCCACATAACTCTACCTGGTCTTTGTAATGTTAGTTCACTTTGTTCGTTTGCGCCTAATGATACGTTTAACGCTTCATTAACTGAGTTGTAGTCCCCATAACCAACATCTGTATTTCCAGTATCAATTTCAACAGCGGCTGTACCACTTCCAGTGATACCAACAGACTTTACCATGATCCAAGGAAACTGAGTTCCAAAATTATATGTGTTAGAACCACTTGGTAAGTCTGTACTGCCCGAGAAAGCGCCAGGACCATTAAAAAAATAAAGGTTTTCAGTCTTAACGTTAACATCTAAAGATAATTGTTCAAGCCAAAGCTGATATCTTCCAATACCAATGCGGAAATCGTACCATTTTGCAACTCTCGTTGGAATATTGGCAGAATTAGCAGGATTTAATACAGAAGTTGAAGGATCAACTTCGCCTAAAACAGAGAAAACAGAAGGATTGATGATACCATCAGAAATCATAGTAATAGAAGCCTTACATTCACCTTTGCTAACATTTATATTGCCTCTTTCTAAAATTGGTAATGTAAATGTTTGAGTTATAATTTCGTTAATCTTAGTCGTTAAGAGGGTACGACCATCTAATGGCTTACCACCACCAACAAGAATAGGAACTTCTACAGTATACTTTTCGACAACACCACCGATGTCCAAAACCTGAGTTAAAATGGTACCTTTGATAAGGTCAACATCTGAAACTTCCATACTCTTTGCTCTTGTAAAATCATCAGCAAGGTATGTTTGACCACTTATTTGTAATTGTCTGAAAGCACTACTAAATTTATTACCTATTGGCATATTTAAACCCCTAATTATAAATTAAACATATGAAAGAGAATTCCTTCCTGTATTTAAATAAACGTATAGAGTTTTACAGAATATATCCAGCGTTTCAATAATTAAAAAAATTGAATCCCGTATTCTCCATATAAAATGGTGGTGTTATATTTGTGAAAGTTGCGGTTCTCTTAATCAATTTAGGATCTATGTTTTGAGTAGACACATTAAACATAGGCGTATAGTAGATAACCTTTAATGGACCAATTTCAAAAGTCATATTTTGATTTTGCATGATACCACCTTGAAGAAAACTGCTTTTTTCAAGTCTTTTCTTTACAAACTGTTCATATTTACCACTAGACTCCCAATTATTAGCTGAAATGAACTGTGCTTGATCACTTCTCATACTTATAGGTGTCCCTGGTGGATTGATAAAAACATCTTCAGTAATAGTAGACTTCACGTTAACTTGAAACATACTAATTGGTAATCTAGCTTCATATCTATACGCTTTACAATCAGCAAAAACCAATTCTCTGCCAGATAAATCTATGTCATCCAAACTGATAACGTCACTTATATTTCTAGAATCAATAATTCCACTAATATCACAGCTTAACGTTAAATTACCACCAGAACGTCCCTCAATTGATAAATTAGATATTAAACAGGTTGTAATATTCAATAAACCAATATTGTTACTTGCCCAGCCATCAGCAACAACATATGGAACAACTGAAGGCGATAAAAAGTGATTGGTACTAATCTCCAAATACGTATTGTTGACCTGAAATTCAGCGCATCTTAAAATAGATATAACGCCAGGTAATAAATCACCATTAATATCTACTCTTAAAGGCATGGATAGCTTACCCTTAATTACACGCAAACCAATATCGGCAATATTTGCTCTAGGTCCACCTTGAATCAAATATTTAATTTCAAATGTTTGTTCCCAATTTAAGGTACATTCATTAATGGGCAAATAATTATAATTTGCTTCGTCGTTGGTTTTTAATCGAATACTTTTAGACGCACTACCAGTAGCTGGTTCTATTCTATATATCATTCCTGGGGTGAGCATATCTTATTTTTCAATAAAATCATTGCTCACCCCTTTATTTTACAGAAGGACATCGTTGGGATTTAAGACCTTACTACCTAATACAACTGTTTTAGATTTAGCAGTCATAGGCTTAGTGGCTTTACAAGCGTCAAATGGCAGAATCTGAATATTACCTTCTCCGTCCTTATATTTAATACAGTCTCCCACTTTGATTCCCGTTAGATTACCATTTCGTCCTGGCTGAATCGTAATTGTGTGTTTTGGTGTTGCGGAACGAGTTTCTTCTTCTAGTTCTTTAACGTTAACAGTAACTACAAAACCTAAACTTGTATTAAAAATAATTCTCTGCTTATCATTAACCTTAAATACAGCCGCTAAAGAATCATTATCTATGTGCTTCATAGCAACTACACCTTGTGCTGTTCTTGGTCTAGGTGTAATTGTAGACTCATTATATCTAACCAAACATCCTTCCTTACTGACACAAACTAAACTATCATTTGTGTTTATTACATCTAGGGAAACAACTTCATCGCCATCTTCAAGAGGTTGATAAGTGAATATCCTATTCTTTTGAGTGGTTTCATAATCAGAAATAGAGGTTTTCTTGATAAATCCAGAGGTTGTGCCAATGACTACGTACTGATCTTCTCTGAAGTTAGACACGAACATATGAGCAAGAACATGTTCATCTTGAGGTAGATCAATTAGATTGTGGATATGTGCGCCTTTAGCATTCTTAGCTGTCAAAGGAATATCAGCACATAATTTACGATACAATAAGCCTTTATTTGTGAAAACAAGTAAAGCATTTGAAGAAGTTACAGAATAATCACGAGAATAATCCTCTAATTGTTCACCTAATACAACGCCATCACTAACATCAACCTGATTGACTAGCTGTTTCTTAACGAATCCATCCCAAGTAACATTGATCTTGAATTTTTCTTCAATAATAGGAACCTTGATGACGATATTATCAACAGGTGTGGAAATTTGAGTTTTCCTGTCATTGCCATACTTCTTAGATAGTTCTTTTTGTTCTTTAACTACAAAATTATAAATATTTGTATCATTAGAGAATAAATCATTAATAAAATCCATTCTAGAATTCAATTCCTTTTCTTCATTAAGTAGAGTATCAGTCTCCAGTCTGGTCAATTTGCTTAATCTTAACGCCAATACAGCCTTCGCTTGAATATCAGTTGTCACATATTTAGCCTCAATCATACCAGCAATAGCTTCATTTGGGGATTTTGACTTCTTAATTAGATCAACAACCGCATCAATGTGCTTAATAGCACTAATCAATCCTTCAATAATATGCAATCTGGCGTTCACTTCACCTAGTTCATTTTTGAATTTCTTCGTAAGAATATCTACACGATAATCTACGAAGCTTTCAATGAACTTCAAGACTGGAACGTTTTCTACCACCTTATTATCAATTAAAACTGTTTGATTGATGCTGATTTTAACTCTTAAATCTGTGCTTTTAAGGATATGAGCCAAAGTATTATCAACATTTGCATGTTTTGGTATCTCTATAATAATAGAAATATTGATTTCTTCTTCTTTTCTATTGGAGTAGTCTTCTACAAGAATGGTTTCAATAACTTTTGTATCAGATAATGCACGGATTTGAGTTGTAAGTGCTTCAGGGGAAACCTGATAAGGAACTCCTGTAATTTCAATAATATGTGTATCTTTAGGAGTTTTCTTTACATTATAAACACCTTCTAACACGACAGAGCCTTTGCCGGTTCTGTAATATTCCTTAACACCATCTTGTCCACGAATGACACCGCCAGTTGGAAAATCTGGTCCTGGCATAATTTTCATTATATCATCTACGCTTAATTTCTTGTTTTTTACATAAGCTGAAATCAAATTTGATATTTCAATATAGTTATGTGGCAAAATATCAGTAGAAAAACCAACAGCAATACCTGACGCACCATTTACCAATAGATTAGGAAATCGACTTGGTAAGACTACAGGTTCTTTCTTTTCATCATTATAGGTGGGAATATAGTCAACAACAGTAGGACTTAATTCTTCTAAAAGTAAATTACCAAATTGTGACAATCTTGCTTCAGTGTACCTCATTGCCGCTGGTGGCTCTCCATTAATATTTCCGTAATTACCCTGCCCCTCAATTAAACAATGTCTACAAACCCAATCCTGAGCCATTCTAACCATAGTTGGATAGACAACACCTTCACCATGAGGATGATAATCACCCGAAGTTGTACCGCAAATTTTAGCAGACTTAGAATACTTACCGTTTGGTTCTAATCCTAAGTCTTTCATAGCAATAAGTACACGACGCTGAGAGTGCTTTAATCCGTCTCTCATGTCTGGTAAAGCACGATCTGAGATAACGTAATCAGCATAAATTCTAAAATTCTTTTTTAATACATCTTGCAATGAAGATGTATCTATTTTTTCTACTACTGGTATTGATAATTCCGTTGCTGTTTTACGTGCCATTAATTTCCATCCTTTGTGTAATCTATAATCATTGCTTTTCTTGGAGCAGCATCCTTACCCATTACTATACTCAATGTTTCGTCAGCTTGTTGGGCATCAAGTGCTGTAATCTGAATTAACTTCCTAAAACGCTTATCCATTGTAGTAGAACCTAGCTCTCCTGACTTCATTTCACCCAATCCCTTAAAGCGTGTTAAAAATGCCTTTGGGTTTTTATTTAAGTGCTTTTGCATCAAATCTTGATCCCAAAAATAATTAATATCTTTACCGAGGGTAGTTTTATATAAAGGTGGTTGAGCAAAGTATATTTTACCAGCTTCCACAAGAGGTTTCATATATCTCCAAAAGAAAGTCAAAAGTAAAATAGCAATATGTGCGCCATCAATATCAGCATCAGTCATAATAATGATTTTATTGTACTTACAATCATTGATATTGAATTTATCATTTTTGTCAGTCTGAATTCCTGTACCAATCGAAGCGATCAGTGATTGAACTTCTTTATTAGCAAAAAGAGATTCAAAATCAGTCTTTTCGGCATTAATAATCTTACCCTTAATTGGCAAAACAGCTTGTGTATAGTTATCTCTACCATCAGTAGCACTACCAGCGGCTGAATTACCTTCAACTAAGAACAATTCTCTCTCTTCTGTCTTTTTAGAAATACAATCTTTCAATTTCTCAGGTCTATTATATTTTAAGACACCCTTTTTCTTTTCATTATCAAAACTTTTCTTAGCTGCTTCTTTAGCCTTCTGATTAGTAATAGCACGTTCTGTAATAGATTTAAGAATAGAAGGATTCTTTTCAAAGAAAGTAGTTAACGCCTCTCCAACAACAGTATTTAAAGCTGTTTCGGCTTCAGTTGTAGTTAATTTGTTTTTAGTTTGACCCTCAAATTGTGCTTGTGGTAAACGAACACTAACGACAGCTAAAATACCGTCTCTAATATCTTCACCAGCTAATTTAGCATCTTTTTCCTTGAGAATATTTTGCTTTAATGCTTGATTGTTAACCACACGAGTAAATGCCTTCTTTAAACCAGAAACGTGTGAACCACCATCTATAGTTCTAATGTTGTTTGCAAAAGAATGGATATACTCACCATCCTTATTGGAATATTGAAAAGCAACTTCAACAGAAATAGTGTCCAACTTTCCTTTAATCATTACAGGCTCAGTTGGGTATACACCATCAACATTAACCATTAATGATTTAACGTAATCAGAAATACCACCTGAAAATTGGAATTTTAATCCTTCTGGGTGTTTTTTACTAACAAAAGTTAAAATCAATCCAGCATTAAGAAATGCGGCTTCTTGAAGAAAATCTTTAATTTTGTTTTCGTCAAAGGTTAAGCTTTTGAAGTACTTGGCACTTGGTTTAAATTTAACCAAAGTACCTTGTGCTGTGGCTTCTTTAATTTTACGAACATCTGCACAGGGAATACCTTCTTCATACTTTTGGTAAAAAACGCCTTCACCTTTACGTTGAACAACAACCTCTAAAAATTCAGAAAGTGCATTAACACACGAAATACCAACTCCATGTAAACCACCAGCACCACCCTTATAGGAATCGTTATTGAATTTTCCACCAGCATGTAAAGTGGTTAAAATGACTTCAAGCGCACTAACTCCACGGTCTGGATGAATATCAACTGGAATTCCACGCCCATTATCTCTAATTTCTATGGTTCGTTCATCATCATGTAGCTTAATGTGTATGCTTGTAGCATAACCATTCATAGCTTCATCAATGCTGTTATCTAGAACCTCTTTAAAAAGATGATGAAATCCTCTTTCTCCAGTATCGCCAATATACATTCCAGGGCGACGTTTTACAGGGTCTAACCCGTCTAGAATTTCAATATTAGACGCATTATATTTATTAACTTTGTTTTCGTTCATGTTCTATAAGTCAGTATAGCGATTTTTTCCATCACTGTGCCTTGTTTTAACTGATTTTTAAGAAAAAATCTAAAAAATAAATTTCATTAGTGACTGAAAAACATGGTATAATACAGATATTGCCTCAGAAAACAACACCATGAACAAAAAACAGGCTTTTACGTTGATCGAATTACTGACGGTAATCACAATTTTGTGTTTATTAGCCGCGATTTTGTTTCCTGTATTCAGTAGCGTCAAAAGACAAGCACTAATGACGCAATCAACCTCTAATTTAAAACAAATCGGTTACGCTTGGCAACTATACAATAGTGATTATGATGAAAACACAATGCCATTTGCCATATTTGATGACTCCACCAATACCTCTATATTTTGGTGGGCTAAATACCAAAATGGTGTATTAGACTATAATCAAGGAATTTTATCTCTTTATACTAAATCAAAAGCTATTAATCAAGATCCATTATTTAATAATCACATAATGGACTGGATTGGATTTAATGGTTATGGCTATAACTATTTTTATCTAAGTCCTCAATTACCAACAATAACCTTAACTTATAAAGGTGTAGGTTTAGAAGAAATATCTTACCCATCATCAACAATAGCTTTTGGAACTACCGCGTTAATGAATCAAAATCAAGTAATAGGCAATCCTTATTTTATTCCTTCTTCTTTTGGAAACCCTACATTCCAAGCAAGAAATGGTGCAAAGGGACTTATTATGTGGACTGATATTCATATAACAACAATGACTCCATCATATGCCAATAAAGATAATGTTGGCTACTGCAATACTAATAATGATTTGAATTCAGATCAATTTTTTAAATTAAACTAAATAAGCGGCAAGCATTCTATCTACTAAATCGGCTGAACGCAATTTATTACCACGATCATACTTGCTTGCTAATTTATACCAATATTTAACACTGGCAGTAGGCATTCCTCCACCACCAGCAGCAGGGGGTGGGGCACCATAAGCTTTTTGATAAACAGGATTTAAACTTTGTGCGGAACTAATCAACATACCTTGGCAAAGCTTTTCCAGTGTATTAAAAGCTTCTTGTGGATCTGCTTTATCTTGAGGATCATCTGAACCTAAAATAACTTGTGCAATATTTAAACCTCTAGGTAATCTATCCCAACGAGTATCTTCAGTAGATTGTCTTTCTGCTTCAATTTGATCCTCTGGTACATTTTGATCAGGATCTCTTTGTCCTACTCTACCTGGTACTACTCCACCTGTTTTATCACCACCATAAGCTATCCAAATTTCTTGAGCTAATTTAGCTGGATCTTTACCTGTAGTTTCTACTTTTTGCTGAATATCAAAATCGTGTAGTACTAATGCAACTTCATTTAGTGGTCCACCAATTTCTTGACGATCAGCACCTTGTGGGTTTGCCATTTCAGCAGTTCCTTCACCGCCTCCACCCATTCCCATATCCATTCCACCTGGTGGTGCGCCTCCAGCACCGCCCATTGCTGCCATTGGATCTCCACCGCCCATTGCAGGATCTCCACCCATTCCCATTGGGTCAGCACCCATTGCTGCCATTGGATCTTCTGGCATAGGTTGTTGTGGCGCTTGTGCCTGTGCATATACTAAACGTAAATCAATTAAACTCATTAAACTATATTCCAGTTACTTCTGTGTTTTCCACCAACTAAATTCTCAAAGCAATCTTCGAGTTTATTATTGTCTGAATTATGCAATTCGTCGTGAATAGTATAATTTTCATCATCTTCCACGTCTTCATCACGATCATCAACACCTTCTTCGTCAAAGAAAACATGTAAATCTTTATTGTCATCCACTAAGTCAAAGCCAATATTATCTGAGTTTCTATAAGCCTGTCTTAATATACGATCTAAATCTTTTGTTGAGTTATTAGCAATGACAGATTTATCTTCATAAGTATCTAGAGCATAAAGTAACGAATCTACAATTTGTGATTCTTTAATTTTAGATGTAAGCTTACCGCTCACCCTTTTATTAGATGTAATTTTATTATACTTAGAGATAGCTAGATGTATGATGCTTTCTTGTTCATCAAACCCATCAACATCTGGTGCAAGTTCCATCAGTGTATTTAAAAATTCTTCCTTCAAATTAGACATTAGTTCGCATTGTCCTCCAACTATTATTTCTATTCTCAAACCATCATTCATTTACCTTTTATTAAATAGAATTATTTAAAGTTGCGTTTAATGTTAAGTGATAATTGCCATTTGGTGGCTGTTGATAGCTCATTAAATACCTTCCTGAGTATGATTTTTGATTTACGTCCATGCTAAACGTGCCATTTGTTAAAGCATTATCAGAAATAATAGGAGCATAATTCCAAAAATTCAACATCAAAGGATTTCCAAAAACATCAGATATATCAACGTAATCCGAAGGGTATAAAGTTTTACAAGTAAAACCAAAAACGTCATTGCGGAACACAAAAAACGGATGCCAAATAGTAGTGCTATCTGTCATTGTATTTATTTCCCATGTAAACCAATAATAGTTGGTTCCATCATAATAGGTTACGTATCTAAAATCATATATAGGATTAAATAAATACGCACCTTCAGTTTTTAATACTGTGCTGCTATATGGTATGTAAAATTGTTTTTGATCTAATGTTGATGACTCAACATAGTAAATTGTAAATGTAGTATTGATTTCACTTGCTGTAGGTGTTGCGGTAGCCGCCCATTGTACGAAGTTAAACTCTGGTGGATTGGTTGTTGTTAATACAAAAGCATTTGGAAAGCCTGGAATAGCAGGAGATGGTGGTGCAATTGTATCGCCTGATACTGGAGTGTATTGTACTGCTTCATAATGATTAAATGTGTTTAAAGACACCCTAAATGGATTAGTAGAATTACCTAGAGGATCTACCACCTTATCATTAAGGTAACTTACTGTATAGCCTACTGGTATAGTAACGCTACCTGAAGTAAATGAAGACACTTGATCAGTGCGAGTGTATACACCACTTTGAGTGTATACATATTTCACTACCATGTGCCATAAAGGATAAGGATTATGCTGTTTAAATATAGCAGATGATCCAACACGTACATAATAACCGCCATATGGTTCGGAAGTGACCAATATAAATGAATTTTGACCTGTGAAACTAGAAGCAACCGTTGTGGTGTCATATTGATAACAAACCGAAACACTATTCCAGCCAATTAATGCAGTATTGTACACTAAATCATTTGGAGTATAACTGCCACCTGTTAATGCATTTTCCGCACTAGTTAAACGTAAATTAGCCACTAAATATTCTTGAGGAACACAAGAAGCAAACAAGCAACTTGACAAACCTTTATTTACACCTTCGCCTGAAATCAAACTAAAACCAGGTGCTAAAAATTCACTAGTAGATGTTTTTCTAGACAAATTACAAGTTTGATTAATGGAATTAACATTCGTTACCAAATAAGACCCATTTTGTATAGTATTAGTTTGACCAGAAAGAATAATTTCATCATTATTACTTAAATTAACACCTTGTTGGCGCAATGGAAGATTAACAGTATATAAATCACTTAAATTATCAGTTGTTAAATTCGTTTCAATATTAATAGAGCAAGTAGGATATGGAACATAAGCTTCTGTTGGCTTTCTTAGTTGATACGCATAAACACTGATCGCATTTGCGGCAGACGATAAACTGGAAGCAATAAATTCCATATTTAAAGGATTAAAACTAGCACTTGGGGATGGTGGTGAAAATTGATCAACAGCACAGAATGATAACGCCCAAAACGTATCAGCGTTCGTAGTTCCACCATTCACTTGTATCTTAACATCAGTTAAATAATTAAAATGTGTACTAAAGAAAGGGTGTCTGGTAAGTGTATACGTTCCAGAACCATGATTTAGAACATAAACACCATTAGTAATTGGATCGTGTACACCTGGAAAACCTTGATTTTTAAGTAATATAATTTTACTGCCTGTTATTGATGTAGAAATGGTAATACCATCAATAATAAAACTAGCCGCTGTGACAGGAGTCCCCAATGTTGCATATTGATCTACATTACCTGTTTCAAAAAATGGATATACAGCCGAAGTTGCATAATCTACTTGAAAAATATATGGTGCATCTAAATCTAAAGCTTTAAGCTTATAAAAATTCAATCCTGTGGTATTACTAATTGTTGTAGAATCAATTGTAGGAAGATTCGAGTCAGGAATGTTATCTGTAAACGTAGTAGTTGTGTTGTCTGCAATCGTTGTTAAATAATGATAAGTTGATCCACCAGCAGTGGTTCTATATATATTTCTTGCAATAGCTAAACCAGATGAATCAATCTGAATAGCTGATATATTAACTTGTTGTGCTGTAAGACTAATACTGCTAATTCCACCCAAGTTTGTTTCACCTGTTGCGGTCACAAAAGTAACAGCGTAAAAATAAGATCCAGTCAAAGAACCTGAACCGCCAAAATTTAATGTTACCGACCCTGCTGGTGCAGACAGCTTAGGAGACATATCAATAAATTTTAACGTATTTCTATCAATAATGTTTTTATTTGCCCAAAGATTGACATTACTAAGATTCGCACTAACTGCTTGAAAACCAAAAGACACTGGTGTAGACCATGTAGTACTTGTGGGTAAGGGAGAGTCTGTTGTAAAATTAATATAATCTACAATTGTAGGATTAGTGCCCACATTCGCGCTATTATTATAAACTACCCAATTAACACCAATTGCCATAATTCAATTATACACTTTAAAGATTTATTTTCTATAAAGTGTATAAAAATTACCTACCTTGTGCTTCGGGAGAAGAGAAAATCTCACTAGCAATAGCAGCAAGAGGACTTCTAGTAACTGATTTTAATGTTACACAACCGCAAATATCTTGTGTTTTAGTACCATTCATAGCATGAGCTAAACCACAACTTTCTTTATCAAGATAATTGTTTTCAATTTGAGAAACGTCACCAAGTAAGATGATTTTACTACCCTCTCCACAACGTTCCACAATGTTTCTAGCTTCTCTAGGAGTTAAGTTTTGTGCTTCATCTACAAGAATAACGGTTTTAGGAATAGATCGTCCCTGAATATAAGCCATTGCTTCTACTTCAATTAAACCATCCTTAACTGCTGCTTCAAAAGTGTCTGCACCATGAAAACCAAAATTACCACATAATTGAGCGAAGTTGTCGCTAATAGGTCCAAGCCAAGGTGCTAATTTTTCAAACTTATCACCAGGTAAAGCACCAATATCTTTACCACCAACTGGAACAATTGGTTTAATAACAATTATTTTGTTAAAGACACCAGCGTTTATTTGATCCATTGCAGCAGCTAGAGCAAGAATTGTATTATGAGTAACAATGAAATTATCTGTAACATATCTATGACTTTCGTTATTAACATAAATACATTGGCAATCTATGTTTCCAATAAATTCAACATCGGTAATATATCTTGAAGGTAAATATTTAGATTTATTAATATAAAGATTATTTTTTCTACTAAGTCTGAATGGACTGATATCTATCGGCAAGCTTATAGTTAATATATGAGATTTTTTACCAATTTTCATTTCACCTTTATATTTGTATTTTTTATATTGATTGGTGCTTTTAATAACACCACCCAAACTATTGACAATAAACTCCATATCTTCTGCTAATCTAGAAGATACTGTTGTAAAGATTATACTCTGACCAGATTTATCACAAGTACCATCAGAATCCATTAGTCCTTGCAGTAGTTTAATTCTGTTTTCTACAGAATCGAACTTATATTCATTAGGGATAAATTTATCAATAGAAGAAGATCCTTTTAAATTAAGTCTAATAATTTCTTGCTGTATAACGTTTTCCTGTTTAACTCCAGGTGTTTTTATGTTATTAATTCTATAATCATATTTATCAGAGTGTTGAAGATAATAGTTTTTTGGCAATAAGTGTTTAAAACTTTCTAAAATTTCACTATCAGAAGTGGATAAATAAACACCATTAAACTTCATGCAACCATCACCCAATAAAACCCCAAACAAATAAGGATCTATTACATGCTGTTTTTCATCAAAAATAACAGGTTTCACTAATGGTATGGAATAGTTTTTTCTACCATCATGACCTTTAATTTTTTTCATTATTTCTTTAAGCTCTAAATCACGATATTCTCTTTTATAATTTCTATCCTGCTCATCTTTTACGGACCAAATGTGTTCATCACAAGAATCTGTAAAAGAGCCATCTGAAAAATAAACTCTATAAATATCTTTTTTACCCTGTGGGTAAATATCTAAAACTTCAGCAGGTAAACCATCGTCACCAATTACAAAATCTCCTTTATTTAAATCACCCATTTCAACGTATCCACTTGGAGTTAAAACCTGAGAATATAGAGGTTGTGCTTTTCCTGAACCTGCTTTTCCTGACAAACAAACCATGTGGATTCTTTGATCAATTAACAATTGCATTGCGCATTCTTGTTCAATGTTTTTAGGCTTAATACCCATAAATGTATCTGTGGTAGCCGCAACTTCATAAAGAAATCCATCAAAATGATGATACACTTTAGAAGTTACAATTTCTTCTGCCTTTTTAGGAGTTTGGAAAATCACAAATTCATTAGGATTCAAGTTGTCTAATTTTACTTTAAGTTTTTTATTGATAGATTAAACTTCAACCTTAGCTTCAGTTGGGATCAAAGTTGTAGTAATATATCTGACACCAGAATATATTCCATCTTCAATTAGATCGGAACGATAGTTTTCAGTAAGACAACCATAAGCTGCTGCTCTGACTCTCAATCCTGTATCTTTTGTAACAATAGTTACCTTTTGATCTGGGAATTTAGCTTGCAACACAAGACAGCAGACAATTAATGCATTATCTGAATTCATGCGTGTAATGTTAGGGGTTTCGCTTTGTTTATCATGATTATAGATAAACAATTTACCACCTTCTTTATTAAGGGGTATGCCTTCATCTCCTATTTGATCCAAATTCAAAGGTTTTAGTTGTCTAAAAACCTCTCTTGCGGACGCAGCAACAGCTTCTTTACGAGCCTTTTGGTCGTCAAGATCATCAATGACGGCTAAAGGTAAATAAACATCATTGTTCTGGAATTTGAATAAAGATTTAGGATCGTGTAGCAATACACAAGTGTCTAAAATATATATATGTCGTTGTGCCAATATAATTCCTCCTGGTGGACGGGACGATTACCAGTCATTAATAAGAATATGTTTTTTATCCCTTTTAACAACCACATGATGATTAATCTGGAATTTTTTGTAAAAACTCAGATTTAGTAGGATCAGGTTTAAATGTGTAAACCTTTGTCTGTAAAATTGCCTTCAATAAGTTCTGATCCATTTGTTTGATTTGCTCAGTGTCCATCCAAGTGGTACGTTTAGCTTCAGTATCTTTCTTTTGTTGTTCTTTTTCAAGCGTTCCATTACGATACTTTTCCAAATCATGAATCAAATTATTACGAAGATAATCTTCAGCAACTGAAAGTTGCGTTGTTTCTACTAAATCTATATCAGAATATGTAATAGCTTTCATATGACCTTTCATAGTGTATGAGCGACTATTTCCTTTAATTTCTTCGTCATTTGCTCTCAATGGCTGAATACTTTTACGAGGGATATATATATAAATTTTAAATGGCAATGATGTTGCAATTTTACTACTATCTGTAAGTCGTAAAACTTCTTCTTCATCTGGTACGACAGCAATAGCTAATTTGGGAATTTCAGGAGATTTAACGAGATTACCATTGATAATTGCTTTAATTTCTTTTTTAAGAATAACAAAATCCCAATTATAAGAGTGATAAGGCTCAGATGGGTAAAATGCTGGAATTAAATTCAATTCGTCAATGATGTCACATACGATGGCAAATAAACCATATCCAATAGTATCTGCTGTAGTACCTTTTCTATAGTTTCCTAACTTATCCCAGTCAATTTCCCAATCACTGGTACCATCTTCTATCGTTCTTGGTCTATATGTACCGCCACTATCATACATTTTACGCATTAAATGGTCACTAAGAACGGTGTGTGCCCTAATAAGTCTCTTAAAGTCTTCTTCTGTGCCACCATTATCAGGATGACAAATGATTGCACTTTCTCTGTAGGCACGATCAAGCAAATCGGCAATTTTTCTCTTAGAATTTGGGCTTGTGTCTTTAGGAAAGTCATCTCTCTTCAAGCCTAATATAGTGTAATAGTCTACATTATAATCAATAATTCTATCTGGATCAAATTTTCTATTTTGCATACTTAAATTATACAATTTACTTTACAATTTGTTTGGCTATCTTTTCTATAATGGGTAACAATTCGGTATTAGGAATTTTATATCGAATTTTCTCAATGTCACCATAGCTTTTCTGAATTTGATTCAAGATTTTACGTGTGAAAACTTCTACGTCTTCGTCATAGATACGATACTCACCCTTACTAAACAAAATTCTTTTAACAATTTTTTTAGTTAATAAAGAAAGTAAAGTCCCATTGGGTCCTTTTTGTTCCTCTACTTTCTTTATCTTATTAGTTTCATCAGGCGAATACCACATAATTATTTTTTACTGGATGCTGTGGCTTTTTCCTTTAATTTTTCGTCTATCCTTTCGACAATATTTACGTCATAAACAGCGGCAACATTTCCACTAGGTATACTGGCAATCGTTTTAAGACTACCATTTTCGAGTTTAACACCTACTGTGTGGAAATTAGTGTTTGTTCTTAAATAGCCAATGAAATTTGGAAGCGCATTACCATCTTCGGGCTTATAAAGTATGAATTTCCAATGACCTTGACCGGCACTTTCGTCTACATTATTATTATTGAATTCTTTTTGCATTTTATTCTCCTTTTTGTTTTTTAGAATACAATATTTCATTCAAAAATGTTTTTTAAATTCCTCTTAGATATTAAATCTAGCTTAATTTATTATATGCCTTATTATGTACGCCAAAAAAGAGAATGTCTTTTAGGTTGACTTAGAGGCTTCAAATCGTTTATAATGAACCTAATGAGTGTAGAAACACAATCTCCATCTAAGACCGTTAAAGGTGAAGTTATCAATGTAATTCGATTTGATAGCGGATACGCTATCGTAACTTTACAAACCAAAAAAGGCACTGTTAAAGTTGTTGGCGAATTATCGAACCTAACCAATGGCGCACAAATCACTTTTCAGGTTGAAGAAGTTCAACACCCTAAATATGGAAAGCAATACAAATCATTATCGTATCAAGAAAATGGTTTTTCCACACTAGAAGGTATTACCAACTATCTAGTTCACCTGTTTGCAGATGTTGGAATTGTTACAGCAAATGCTATTGTTGCCCATTTTGGCGATAAAACGTTGGAAGTTTTGGACCATGACCCTAAACGAGTCTATGAGGTTCCTGACATCCAAAAGCATCGTGCCGATTCTGTTGCTGAAAATTGGGAAGACAAGCGTAATGAAAATCAAATACTTGGTAAAATTATGGCATTAGGATGGTCTGCAACTATCGCTAAGCGTATTATTGAACGATTCCCTGATCCTATTTCTACAATTGAAAATTTCCCTTACGATCTTATCAAGGTTAGAATGTTGGGTTTTGATAGGGTTGATAAATTTGCCTTATCGCGGGGTGTAAAATATAATTCCCTAGAAAGAATCGTTGCCGCTACAGAACACACGCTAGAGGCTCACAGTAAGCAAGGACACTGTTATATGATGCAAGATGCTCTTGCAGATAGCGTTATAAAACTTCTAGATTACGATATTACGGTGTCTGAGTTTAGCTCTGCTCTTACTAAAGGTATTGATAAAGGCGATTTCGTCTTTGACAAATATAAGATTTTCTTAGCTGAATTGTACTACGCTGAAAAAACTATTGCTGAACGTATTTTTGAAAATGATCACTATCCTAATGTTCCATTGGTCAATTCTGTTGAGGAATTTAAAGCAGCAGTTGAAAAATACCAATTAGTTACTGAGGGAATTACATTGGATGATGAACAGTTTCAAGCACTTTTTGAAGCAATGGTTGAGCGTGTTAAAATTCTACGTGGAGGACCAGGTACGGGTAAATCAACAATCACAAGAACACTATGCCGTGCTTTTGAACATTATGGTGTGAGTTTTAGTCTATGTTCACCAACTGGTAAAGCTGCCAAAAAGCTACGTAGTGCTTCAGGCTATCCCGCTAGTACAATTCATAGACTTTTGAAATATGACAAGAGTGGTAAGGCAGAGTTTAATAAATTTAATCCATTGCCAACTCAATGTTTAATCATTGATGAATCCTCTATGATTGATGTTGTCTTAGCTGCTAAATTATTTGAGGCACTACAAACTAATACTCGTATTATTTTTATTGGTGACTCAGATCAGTTACCTCCTGTTGGTCCTGGTAATGTTTTTAAGGATCTTATTGATGGTGGTTTTATTTCTAAGACTAAATTAGAACGAATTTACCGTCAAGAAGCTGGTTCGTCTATTATTAGCGTTGCACACGATATTATTCATGGAAGAGTCCCAACTTTGCCTTCACCTAAAGAAAGCAAGGGGCAAAGTTGTATGTTCGTATCTGTTTCCGACATGGAATTACTTAAAAAATATTTAATAACTATGATTACTGAACAAATTCCTAAGCTTGGTATTCCAACGTCGGAAATTCAAATTCTTAGCCCCATGAACAAGAGAGGATTAGGCGTAGAAGACTTAAATCCAGTCTTACAGCAAGCATTAAATCCACCCAGCATATCCAAAAATGAATACAAGAATGATTTTAGGGTTCTTAGGGTTGGGGATCGTGTTATGCAAATCAGAAATGACTATAATAAAGAAATTTTTAATGGCGACACTGGTGTAATTGCAGATATTGTTAAAGTAGGTAATGATAATGTAGATATCAAGGTCCAATACCCTGATATTCCACACCCAATTTCCTATGATAAAAGTGATGTCATAGATATTGTTCACTCATTCTGTTGTACTGTACACAAAGTTCAAGGTAGTGAATATAACGCTGTAATTATGATTTTACATCCTTCTCATGCTAATATGTTACAGAGAAATTTGTTTTATACTGGTGTCACTAGAGCTAAAAAACTTTGCATTGTCATGGGCACACAATCTGCTATTGATGCGGCTGTAACCAATGATAGACAACAACAACGTTCTACTAATTTGAATGCTCTCATGTACGAAATGTATAATGAAGTTCCAGTTTTTAAAAATTTACCATTCAAGACTTGACAAATAGCTTTAATGCTGGTACAATTAAAACATGAGCAACTATAATCAGAACAATCAAAGATTGGAAATCGTACAGGACTTCGACAACGCCTACAAGAGCGGCAAGGTCATTACATTCGGTCTTTTAGATACGATTATCAACGGTTTTGGCAAGTTCATGTTTTTCATGATCACCTTGTGCGGCTGTTGGAGTACGATTTGGGTTCTTTTTGCTAGTGACAATGCTTTAATCACTCATAGTCCTAATGCACTTTATGCTTTGCCTGTGTTGTTTTTCCTCGTGTATGGTTATCTATTACACCGCAAGGATGTTAATAGAAGAAGAAAGGAAGCAATTGCCTTCACAAACGCAAAGGATATTTAACCAGATTATTTGAAAATAAAAGCATGAAGTATGTTGTAGCTAATACACAAAATTTATGCGATTTACCAGAAAATCAATTAGAAGAATTTATTAAATTGGCAAGACCTACCATTGTTACAGACAGTGGTAGGGTTATTGTTGGCTATAAACATAACGATACAATATATCGTTTTGCAAAAGGACCACTTGATTATAAAATGTGGAGAGAGTTATTCCACAAATCTCCTAAATTCAGAAGCTTAGTTTATTCTTTGTTTTCCACATTTGGAAAGTCTCAAGACGTTGAATCTTCTGAAATTCTCAATGAAGTTCTGACCGATCAAGATGGTAATAAAGCACCTTATTGGTTTTTGTCTAAAATGCTAAATGGTCATACTAATTTATTGTCTGATCCTAATGTCCGCAGTGTTTTAACTAAAACATTAAATAGTTTTATTGGTAGTAAGGGCAAATTTGCAGATACCGCTTCATTAGCAAGCACATTTACACAAGTTGGAATCCCTGCTAACGAAGCTAATCAAATGGCTAGTCGTTTTGATCCTACAAAAAATCAAATGATGACTGTTAATGATGCTATTCGTATGTTAAACAACATTACTCCTACCTTTGTTCCTAAATACCAAGATGAACAAGTAGAAGCAAAGATGGAAAAAGCTAAATCAAAAATGATTGCGTTAGAAGAGGCTTTGAATCAAATGTTACCAGAATTAGCTAACAAAAATCCAGAAGAAAAACTTTTTATCAAAAATAAATTTATAAACGAACTTGTTTCTACAGGTTTATTCAATAAAACTACCGCAATTAAATATATAGAAAAAGTTGCACCTTCTGATAAAAAAACACAACCATTATCAGTACAAGAAGTAGTGAAACCTTTATCTAGACCTTTTGTGGGCAATATGACTGAAACCGGAACACCTTATATTCATGATTACTATAGAGCCTTTCAGCACTTTATAGACACCCATCCACAACACGGACCTTCAGTAGCAAGAAGTGTTGCAAGAAGCATTTATGAAAACCCATCCGAAGGTTTACCTGCTACTTTAACAGAACATCCTTATCCCGCCACTTACATCAAACAACAAGGGGACGAAGCGTTAAAGAAAATCATGAGTGAAAATAACGCTTTTATTAGAGAAGCTAGTAAAAATAATATCATTGCTGATGCTAATGCTAGTGAAGATTTTTATAGTCTTTTTGGAGTAGGTTTAGACGAAGCCACTCGTGTTGGTAGAGACATATTGGTTGAGAATGCTTTGAATGAATTTGCTGGACACCACCTTTACACTAAATTTGCTTTAGCAAACGAAGGTAAAAGACATGCTGGTATGGCTCAAAGTATTATGTTGGCTATTGAAGGTAAATTTAGAGATTATTTAAATGCTCTCAAGCAAGCGTATATTGCTGACAGAACAGTGGAAACTAGAAAAACTTTCCCTCGTGGTTCTTACACTAAAAATTTCCAAGGCGTTATTGAGAATTCTAAATATCAAACAATTGCTTTCATGATTGAAAGATTAGGATTTAGAGCTAAAAAGCACATTAATCATCTTTCTGATGTTAATAGTCTTTCACACCATTACGCTAAATTGGCTACTGATAAACTTAAAACGATGGGTAAGGTTGGAATGTTTATTTTAGGTAGTTTAGGTATTGCTGCTGGCGCTCATGCCGCTGGAATGGGCGTACAGCCTAATTTACACTCACCTGGTATGTTTCAGCCTGTAAATACAATTCCAGCCCCACCAACACCACCTGTTCCTCCTGTTTCAACTGCTCCATTTACTGGTGCATCTAAAAAGAAGGAAAATGTGCGTGTTAGTCAACTTGATCCATTAAATTCATTGGAACAACAAACAACACAAGAAATTCAACAGATTTTACAACAATATGGTAAAAATCCACAGGCACTTCAACAGGCTATGGCTCAATTAAACCAAAAAGTATTATCTCAAATTCAACCTATTTACAATCAAATAAGAGAAAAATCTTCTATTACAGATATGTCTCCTAATTTAATTGACGAAATGAGAAGTCAACAAGGTTTTGCGTCCAAGATGGAACAGGGTGGTATGAATGGATAAAAAAGAATCATTAGAATTTTTAGAAAGATTTGCATATAAATTAGATCGTAAAAATCTAGACGTTGAAGCTGATGGAATAACTAGAGTAATGGAAAGATTAGCTATTTTTGATAATTTATGGCAAGGCGAAAATGGACTAAAAGCCCCTGTTAATCCATTCCAAAATGCATATGATACTAGCTATGGTTCTCAATTAATGGTTGATAAAACTGATCATATTCCAGGTGGTGGTTATCATGATAATAGTACACCTGATTATGGTCCCATTAAACAACAAAAATATATGGAAGGTATGACTCCACAGGAAGTTGCTTTAAGAAATCAAGCGATGGAACAAGGTAGCCCAATGCTAGAAAGAGCTAAGCAAGAAAAAGCCTATCAGTTACAATACACTCTAAATGCCGCAAAACAAAAATATAACAATATGCCTGAGAACTCACTTAGAATTACATATTATCAAGATTTACTTACTGACACCACTAAGCCAATTACTAAACAACAGGCTATTATAAAAGCAGAAACTGACTCTAGAAATGATATAGTTCAGTATCTTGTTAGCAGTTATCAAGCTCAATATGATAAATTCACAAAATCCACACAAAATACATCTAATGAGGCATATCAAGAAAACATAAACGATGAAATTAATTCACCAAATACATGGTTGACAAATAATTACAATTATTAAACACCTTGAACGGTTTAAGATCAACCGTTTTTACTGTATAATTTTAATATGAAAAAAATAAAAATACTTTCTATACAACAGGCATGTGCAGAATGTCCATTTTATGTAATATTTGACAATTCACAATATGATTGTGTTTTTAAAAACATGGTGGAAGAAGAATTTGATGAAGACAATAAAAAGTTTGTCAATCCTCTAATTGGTGTTTTTAATGATATTGTCCCAAATAAACAACATTATATCAATAATGAAAAGTGGGATGAAAATTGTCGCGGTAAATATGAGAACTGTGTTTTCTTACACAGCATGTACGATTGGAATTCCGAAGAAGACGTTGTGATTGGTAATGAAGTCGTTGAAGATTATCAACCTTATCGTAAAAATGATGATGAAAAACCACAAGCCTACAAGCCTAGTATTGACAATGTGAAAATTTCTGTTCATTTAGTCCCTTCTCCCTATAAGGTTAAAGCTGATATGCTTGTATATCCAAATAACAACCTATTAGAAATTCTTGATCCAGTATTGCAAACTTTAAGTGGTTTTAAACTACAAAATCAACTTAATAGAATTAATGAAAATGGTGTTCCTATTAAAATGGGTCATGTTTACAACACTGATGCATCTAATATTCCAGAATTACCTTTCAAGAGTGTTGCCCACGCTATTGTATCAGGTGGTGGAGGATTAACAGAAGAAAAATACATTTCTACTGCAACTAACCGTTCATTATTGTTAGCTGACAGTATACAATGCAAGAGTTTAGTTATTACCCCTATGGATTGCGGAACTCTTAATGTTTATCAAGGTGCTTTAGCTCAAATTTCTGCTGTATTAAGATATTTTGAAGAAAACCAAGAATCTCAAATTGAAAAGATTTACTTTGTTGTAACTACAAGAGAAGTTTTTAATACTTATGAAGAATATTACGCTAGAATCTTTAAAAAAGAGAACCCTGCTCATAAAAAATATGTTACCGACGAAGAGTAAAAGAGGTATGGTTCCTCTAATAGTTGAATAAAACTATTGACCATCAGAGGAACCATGCTAACAAAAGAAATCGAATTTACTAAACAAACAGTGGAAATCATTAGAGGCTTACTTGACGTAAAGCAACATCCAGCCGCTGTTATTGATGTACAATCACGCGAATGTTTATTCAATGACAAATGGAGTGAACATATTCAAAAATTTAAGAATTTAGACACTATATATTCAGATAGACCCATTACCATAAATAATCAAAAATATAAAGTAAACAGACAATACCTCAATCACGGTACTAAGTGTTTAATGATTGAACTCATTCCTTATGACGAGTCCATAGATAGACTTAAAACTAGTACACAAAAACTAGAACAGATGCTGCAAAAGATTGGGGGAAAGGTTAATGAATAATGAAGAAAATCTTAATTTAATTACATATGAGAAGATAGCCGCACAAATTGAGGCTCACGAAAAATTCGCTGAAGCATTAACCAAGGTGCTTGAAATCCTAAACAGATTACAGGTTCTTATTAAAGAAAACCACGGTGATGAAAAAGAACAATTTTTCCATCTTACAAATGAGTTAAATGATATAAATACTGAGCTATCTGTTTATAGGGAAGTTTCTAATAAAATTCTTACAGACATGTTTGATACTGTTAAGCAAATTTTGCAAAAACAAGATAAAACAGAAGGTTTATTGCATGTTAGCGCAAGTAAACTTGATTCTAATGTATCTATTATGGCTAAAGTTGAAGAAAAAATGGAAAAGGTATTGCACCTTAGCCAAACCAACGAAAGACTATTGGAAGATTACAATGATTCAAGCGACAAATATCATGCAACTTTATTTGAAGAAATAGACGAAAATCAAAAGAAGATTTTTCAAGAAATTGCTACATTGAAACCTATGATTAGTAATATTAATGCTATTAATGAAAAATTACCTCATTTTCAAAAAGTATTTAAGAATATTGCAGTTTGGGGTGGTGGAATTCTCTTCTTAATCTTAGTACTCGAAGGTCTGTCTCAGTTTGGTGTTCTCAAAATGAGCTTCTTTGGTCATTAAAATGTGATTACTATTCTTAATTAAAAGAATCTTCTATGGATTTAATACCAAGAGAATATAATCCTATTCTCAAAATGTTTAGGGAAGCATTTAGATCACGATCCATAGAGAGTCCACAATTAGGACAATTATGAATACGATCTGAAAGCTTCTTTTTAACTCTATAACCACATTTACTACAATCCTGGGTAGTATACGCAGGATTGACTTGAATTAATAATCTACCAGCTTCTTCCGCTTTATAGATTAGATAGTTCAAGAATAGTTTCCAAGAAGCATCATGAATACTTTTTGATAAATATCTCATGTTTTCTTTCATTTGATTAATGTTTAAATCTTCAATGCAAATAATTTTATATTTATTGACGATTGATCTCGAAAGCTTATGACAAAAATCTTTTCTCTTATTTTTAACTTTAGCATGACGTTTTTGAATAGCTTTCTTTAATTTTTGTTTTTGATTACCATTAGCTTTTTCTTTTCGTCTTTGTAATCTTCCAATATTCTTTTCTTCTTGTTTAAAGAATCTAGGATTATCAATAGTTGTATTATCTGAGAACACTGCAAAAGATTTTAAACCTACATCAATACCAATCTCTAAATTAGTAGAAGATTCATAAGATGTTGATTCTGCTTCATAAGTAAAAATAACAAACCATCTATCACTTTCTTTCTTGATAGTACATGTTTTGATAAATCCAGTGATTTGTTTATGAATAACAACTTTAACATTACCTATCTTACATAAATATATTTGTTTATCTTTAATTTTATATCCGTAATCAGTTTGAGGATAAGTGAATGAATCATATCTACCAAAAGATTTAAATCTAGGATAACCTGGATTTTCTTTATTTTTAATTCTACGAAAGAAAGCCTTAAAAGCTAAGTCAACTCTAACGGCAACATTTTGTTTAACTTGAGCATGAATATTATATTCTAGTTTATCTAGATAATCTTTAAAATATTTTTGCTGATCATAACAAGAAAAGGATTGCTTATCTTGTTCCCATCCTTCTTTTCTTTGATTCAACATTTGATTATAAAGTAGTCTACAACCTTCCAAATTATTAGATAATAATTTAATTTGTTTATTGTTAGGATATAATCTATATTGAATAGATCTATTTATAAGCATAAATATAAATTCTTATGTATATATTAAGATTCCTGCATTAATTTAAAAATATTTTGTATAATTGCTATATGATTATCGGTGACGATCATATAGCAAAACATTTATTCCAAGAAGATAATTTTACAATTTCTTCTACTCAAGATTTAGTATATTACTGTGACACACAACCACCTACCGAATCTTGTTATTGTTGGTGTAATAGTAAAGCATTCTATAATGCTAATGAAGCTATCGCGTTGGCTAAAAAATATTCCGATTTATGTCACTATATTATATTTTCTAACATATATTGTCCAGTGACTAAGCTTATGAAGGCTATTTTAATCGAACATACTGGTAAAATAAATTACTATGATCTAGATAAAATAGCCATCAAGCACTTAAAGGATCTTACTAACTACAATACTGCATTCAATAAGCCATTTTACCATTAAATGGGCATGAAACGACGAATAAAGTCTTTGTCTGTTGAAAAAGTTGGTGGTTCTACGACTTTCCATTTAGATCGAATAACACCTTCTTTGATATGTTTTTCACCAGTTCGCTTATCTATGTATTCGATATCCTTTTGTGTGGAAATCTTTTCGATAAAACGACCACGCTTTTCGCCAACAGTATAATCATTCCAATTGACGCCTTTTTGCCACATCATCTCTTGCATGTCGTCAGAATGCTTATTTTGCAATTCTTTCTGAGAGAACATTGATTGTGCTGCCATAGAAATACTATTTTTTACACAATCTTGTTGTCTCCAAATTAAAACATTAATAACTTCATTAGGATCAGCTAAAGTCCATACACGGCTATCAAAATTAGCTTTTTTAACCTTTAAGGGGTCAAACTCGCTAGGATTTTGATCGTAAATGTATTTACCATAATGAGCATTGAACGCAGATGTTGCATAAGAAGCTGAAATTGATGTCATCTTCTGGATATTACCATCAAACCATGCATCAGTTTCGTAATCTGTAACCAAAATAGTAATTTCATCAGATTGAACATAAGCAAACTTGGCACCTTGAATTGTAGAACATGTTTCTAATGCTGTTTGATTCATGATATTCATTAAATCCGTATCAAAAGGACGTTTGAATCCTTTTGTAAAGGTATGAAAAGCTTTTCCATCAAGCCTAATCATTGTATTTGTTCTACGCGGAAGTAAAATCCGTGTTCGGTGTTCATGATCCTTCATTCTGTTGCCTAAAGCATCTTTATCTTGTTTCATGGGATTATTATAGCATATAATAAGTTATGTTTCAATCTCATTCAGGAGTTGCTATAGCTACCGCTGCAAATTGCATAGTTCATGGTGGACGTGGAGCATATTATGAGTTTGATAAAAAACATTTGAACTGGGATTTAATTTATATCCCTGATGAACAAAAATATAGACTCACTTCGGATTGGATTGATAAGGTTTATTATATTGAATACAGAACCACGCCTGATTATTTAAAAATCTACTGGCAAAAGAAGTATGTTGGGTATGCTGAGTATCTTCCCGATAAATATTATATCGCTATAGAGGACTTAAAGTACGAAGGTGATGAATTACCCGTAAAAGTACATAAGAGCGTCAGAAAAGCCAAAATAACGCCTAAAACAAGGCAAATGACGTTGGATGACATTTAATACTCGGTTCCCAATAAAATAATGGGAATAGTGTCGAGATAGATTAATTTCCCTTTATTTTATCTAGTGATTCTCCTTCTTGCGTGTCCTTAGTACATGTTTGATCAGAGATTATTTGTTTTTTCTTTGTGTCTCCTGATAATGTCTTAGCAGCACCTAAAGGAGTAAGAGTTGCGCCAAAAGTATTAACAGTTTCTATATCTTTGTCTGCACCAATAACATTAATCACAACAATAGAGTAATCATTAATTACTCCTGCCCCAAGAATTTCATAATAAAGATTTTCATCACGAATTTTTCTAATTTCAAATTCGGTTATTACATCAACATCTTTGTCAATTGGTATAACACCAACTAATTCAGGATTGCTTAACACAAAAACTTTATTACCCAAAAGAGCAGATACATATATAGGGAATTCTTTAAAAGTTCCCCATACTGGATTAGTTTTCTTTTCTTCTTCGGATATTTCCGTAAAGAATCTAAGACGTGGATCATCTAATAGTTCATAAAACTTTTTAGGTGACATTACTATTTTATTTGGCGGAACTAAATGATTCCATAAAAGACCAATAGCAGTCATTAAATCAGAACAAGTTAATGTTTCTCTTGTTAATGTTTTTCTAGCACCAGTTTCTAGTACTTCAAATATTAGCGTATCTTCTTCTATATTGATACCTTGGCGAGCTTGCGCATCTATTCTTTCTTCTAAATCATATTCACAACTATAAACTTCTTGCCTAGTCGCTGTTGCAACAGTTCCTATTGTTATAGTTTGTATAAATAAAGATTCATGTTCGACTATCATAGTAGGGACTCCCTCCCTACATTTTTTTCTCCAGGCTTTACAAGATATATCCCGAGAATAATATTTCGTGTCCCCTTTTGTTGTATGATCAACAAATAGTAATTTCCTTCCAATTGGTATATAAGGAATGCTTGTTTTAATTATATTTAAGTTTTTACTCATATATTTCCTGAGTTTTCTGCGTTGACTAATATTATTTAAAAACAACCGATTCCGCGTAGGATCTACGACATTGTTTTTGATAATATTTTGCTTGGATAGTACTCAGTTTTATTTATACAGTAACTATTTTATTTTACAAAGTTAAAAATCCACTGCATGTGATTAATACCATAATTGCCTAAAATTCTTCTTTAATAACTTTAATGCTTTATCAACTTTTTTAACATCTTCAGGTCTATCATTAAAATAAGTTTCTTCATTAGCTATAATTCCAAATCCTTCTTCCATTTTTTCCAAATCTTTAAGAAGCTTACTGTATCTTTCGTAGTAATGCTTATCTTCAGTAATACCGCCCCATCTTACAATGGCTAATTGACGATATGCTTTGATCCTATGATATAAGAAAACACCAATAGTGTAATCTAAAGACCATAATTCAATTTTATTAACTTTAGAAAGCTTTTTATGAAATTCTTTATATTTTTCTGTATTGGTTTTCTTTTTAGACATGTTATTCATATACAACTATTTTATTCCAAAATTCAAAAGCCATCGAATGTGATACTCCACAACATTGGGGATCGCCAACTTCAATTACAATCCATTCTCCAGAATCAAGCTGTCCAATATCTATAGCAATTAAAGGTATTTGTAATTTTTTAGAAATCATAATAGCTAAATTATCAACTTCTTGTTTTTCAGAATGACTTAATTTAGATAACTCATCTTCTACGCCCCAATAATAGCCACTTGTTATAATTTTATTACAATACATCAAATAACGATATTCTCTACCTATAGGAAAATCACCAGGAGTTTTTTTAACATATTTTAATGGGACATATTTACGGCAAACAGCTTTATTTCTAGACCTATAAGTTTGTTTCAAAATTGGATCTACTAAAGTTTTGAGTTCTTCTAAATTGTCTGCTTTACAAGCTTTAATACCTTTTTCTTTTTCTGATTTTATTGCACCTTTTACAAATATGGGAAATCCTAAAATTTTAGCAACAGTTTTACAAGACACAATATTAGTTATAGTTACGCTTTGTGGTGTGTATTCTCTGATAATAGGATAAAACAAGTCAAATTCCATAGCTTTTTGATGTTGTTTAGGATCATTAACTAAATAAATGTTTTTATTCTTCAATTCTTGATAAAGATCATCGTATTTGTCTTGTAAAGGAATGTAACCGATCCAAATTGCCTTTTCAGGATCATCTTTTGTGGGAATATGCCATAGAAGTTCATCGTATGTTAAATCGTCACGATCTGGAATATGATATACGTTATTCATTCCCATTCTACTAGCGATCATTGATACTGTATCATTAATATCTTGGTTTGCAGCATCGTCAAGTATGATAATCATATCTTATTGTAGTTAATACGGCAAGCTTATCGTACTCATCTTTACATGTATCATACTTAACATAAAGTCTATTTCTATATTGATAAGCTTCTTTAGCTTCTTGTAAAATCCCCTTAATTTCTGGATCATTCATTTCTAAACCATGAGTTTCTGTAGTGCCCAGTACTGTTCCATCATCATCTCTAATAATCCACGTAATTAAGGGACTTATTTTTCGGTGACGAGGAAGAAGTTTAATTGTTTTGTATTTGGCAATTTCTAAGTCTACAGGGTGACCTAGATGTATATTATATTCAAAATTATTACAGCACATACTTGTGTTTATACATATAAAACTTGTCTTAATCTCGGTAGGGGCACAGGGAATCGAACCCTAGTCTAGAGATTTTGCAATATTCCATGAAATACTCCAAAAGTCTCCAGCTTTAACCACTAAGCTATACCCCCTTACATCTCGTTTTGAATTTTGGTGTGCTACTACGCCAAAGTCTCTAAGGGTCATTAATAACATTGTAGAATATCCTATCCCTTACCTTCCTCTACTTAGTTCGGTAGCTTCGCCTACCAAACATATTATTAATACTGCACTTGTCCTTCCCCTGTGGTTCTACGTCCTCATGCTGGGATAGCTGAGACACGACATCAGTACCAACCGAATTTCAGTATTAATCTACCGCGCACGATAGATTATTCAGATTTCTCATACCTATATTCGTCCTGATGCATTCCACTTGACACTCATTATAAGATAGCTGTTTCTAAGCCAACTTCCCAAAATTCAAATTGCTCTCGTAGGGACATGGGGACTTGAACCCCAAACTTACAGATTAAGAGTCTGCCACTCTACCAATTGAGTTATATCCCCATATTTCTCGTGGGAACACCGGGGGTCGAGCCCAGGTTCTGAAGGTTAAGAGCCAACTGCATCACCCTTTATGCTTTATTCCCATATTTATCTCGGTGGGAAGTGAGGGAATCGAACCCTCATTAGGAGATTTAGATTCTCCCGCTCTACCATTGAACTAACTTCCCATATTCTCGGTGAGGACGGAGGGAATCGAACCCACGCCTTGAGCTTAAAAGGCTCTAACTCGACCGTCGAGCTACATCCCCATATACTAAAAATTAAAGATCACTACACACGATGACCTCTACATAAGTAAATAAGATGGAAAATATTATGGACTTTTTGCAGAGGAATTCTTCCACTCCGCAAAATTTGGGAGAGAAGAAATTAACGCTTACGTTTAAGTTTCAAGTCCATAGTTTTCATAACACTGATATTATATCCACAATCTCTGAAGTTTGTCAAGGGTATTCTTAAAAAACCAGTTTTTGTTTGAATTTTTCCTGAAAACGCTTTTCTAAGAATAACCATTGTTCGCGTACTTGACAGGCATCATTAAGTGCATGATGTTCGTTTGGCAAAGTTGGCAATTCAGAATCCTTAGCACCAACTATCTTCTTTAACATTTGTAGATCATTACAATACATAGGAAAATTATCAGGCAGATCAATCATTTTACCAAATATTTGACATAACACAATATAATCATAGCTGCAATAATCTGACACAAATTTCGGGGATTTATCATCACCAATAAATTTTAAAATATCTGATTTAATTTGTTTTTTACTTCTTTGATTTGTTTTATCCTCCAAATCAATATGTTTCAAGACGTTTTCCTTGAGCCATTTATTTTTATTGGCTCTAGTGAAGTTAAAATCAGAATTCACAGCGTAATATTGTTTATTATCATTTGCCACGATAGCAATGGATAATAAATCTATTATTTCTCCGTCTTCGTAAAATTCCGAATCAACAAAATACACACTCATGCTCTTTTTATACAAAAAAACCTACAATAAGCTATGGAATTTAAAACCTATATCGAAAATTGTAAGCGTACAGAAAGTGTACCTGATTTGATTGATGACAAAACATCTATTCGTCAACTTCATGCTGTCATTGGTCTATGTACCGAATCTGCGGAACTCTTAGATCAAATGAAAAAGCATATTTATTACAAAAAACCACTAGATTACGAAAATCTTTTTGAGGAAGTCGGAGACTTAATGTGGTATACCGCTATTTTATGCGATGCTTCTAATTTTGATTTTGATAAAATCTTAGATGCGAATATTGCCAAGCTAAAAGCTAGATACGGTGAGAAGTTCTCAGTTGAAGCAGCAATTAATCGTAATACTGAAAAGGAAATGGCAGCTTTGGGATACGAAACTCCAAAAGAAGAAAAGAAAACTAAGAAGAAAAATAAATAAACAAAAAAAGAGGGAATAGAATCCCTCTTTTTTGTTGCTTGAGAAACGATAGTTATTATTCTGCGTTTTCTGGAGTACCAAACTTCTGTTGAGTATCCCAAAGTTCGTTGTAACCTTCTGGGTAACGACCAATTGCAGGAGCATTGATACTGTCGGCAATGTAAGCTGTAGTTTGTTGTTGGAATCTATATAATAATTTATTGATAAATCCAAGTCTACGCACTAGTCTATTAACTGTAATATGATTAACTGAAAGGAACCATTCTTGATTAGGAACAGTGAATTCACCATTAGTCATTTGGCTTAAAATACCAGTTGAGTTGTTGATAAGAGAGTCGGTTGTAGTTAAAACTGCTGATAAAGCTTGCCAGTTGGAGAAGTTTTCTGCAACATTTTGGTCGATATGAAAATCACCATACATATCTTGTACTGGTGCTTTCAAGTCGTTAAACCAAATTTTATCGGTTGTAACGTTATTTACTGTAGTAGGTAAACCTGATTCGGTATCGTAATAATTTTCTGGGTATCTTGACATTGTAACTCCTGTTTATTATGCTGTTTCTCAAGCACTGTTAATATGTTCCAGTATTGGCATTTTTTTTCCTGCTTATTATAAAAAAAATGTACAAAACACTGGGTTAAGGTTTATAGCTTAATGATTTGGAATTAGTAGATAATGAGTAATTTTAACGATGGTGCATATATTGTTCCAGAAAGAAGAATAGTTGCCAATATTGGAGGAATGTCTTCTGGTGGGTATGTTGCATCTTTAAATGGACTAACTGGTGCTGTTAATGTTGCAGAAGGTGACGGAATTGTTGTTGCAGTAAATTCCGATACTAATCAAATCACAATTTCATTGGCGACAATATCAGGTGGTCTTTACGTTCTAAAATCTGGCGATTACATGAGCGGCAACTTGATTTTTCAAGGATTAACCACTAATGAATTTGGTTTAGGATTATGGTCTACCAACACTCTTAATGAATCCTCTATATCAAATCAAATTACTGGAGCAATATACTTTAATACATCTACTGATTCTATTAGAATTTTTAATGGATCTGGATGGCACAATATCAATTTAGATTCTTTAACTCAAACCACAGGAGACGCTAGATATTTGCAATTATCTGGTGGAACTATGACTGGATCTATTATTATGTCTAGTTCAAGTGTTATAACACTATATAATAGTACTACTCCACCAGCTACAACAGCACCAGGTAGTGTTTATTTTAACAGTAATACTGGAGTTAAACAGCTTCAATATTACAATGGTACATCATGGGTTGGAACAGGTAGCGGGTCTGTAACATTAATTAATACTAGTAATGGTATTACAGGTGGACCAATTAGCACTACTGGAACTATATCACTAGATTTAACTTATAGTCCAACGTGGACTGGTGTCCACACTTTTACCCAACCAATTGTATTTAGTAGTAGTCAAAAGCTATTAATTGCAGACCTTGTAACGAGTTTAAGTTCCTCACTTGATCAACCTGGCGATATTATCTATTTTGATAGTGGTACTTCAACTTATAAACGATTAGCAATAGGCACTAACGGTCAATCACTTGTTGTTGTTAGTGGTATTCCAGCTTGGACTAATTCAAGCGGTGATGTAGTAACCATTGGCTCACCAAGCAGTCCACATATTGGATCTAGCAACTATGATGATGGATATTTTGGTGGATATCCAATAAATCCAGATGGAAGTAATCAATGGGCTAATGGAGTAGGTAATGAATGGATATCTAGTACATTAGCAGCAAACGCTTTTGATGATGTCAACCAAACTTTATGGTTATTATCTGGATCTCAAGCTGGTTTATTAACTGGTAATAACTTAACTGACAATATCAACCCAAGTTACATGTTTACCGCTACATTATCGGCTGGTTTATCAAGTACTTGGACTAATACATCATATCCCGCTGGAACAATTATAAACACTTACTATACATCTGATGTTACAAGCTTTAACTTGAATTCACCAGTTAATACATTCCGTTGTGGTAAAGCTTTTAGACCATATACCTACGGTGATCTTCAGCTTAAAACACAGGATAATACACTTACTTCTACAGTTCAATTAGATTATGACATGACTTCTACTTTGAATAGCCCTATATCAACTGGCATTTACACTCTTAACGTGCCAAGTGTTAATAAATATGGATTAGCTTGGGCAGAAGGATCTGCGGTAGCTAGTATTAATAGTTCTAGCTTAGATGGTTATAGTGCTTATCAATTCATACATCCAGAAGCTGGAACTTCTAATTACTTACCACTTTGGCGTGATCCAGTTACTGCTGCAAGTTCTACACCTACATTTTCAATAGCTTCTAGTATTGTTAAAATTAGAAATGGGGCAATGCAAAAATTTCTTAGCGGATTAGAGTATCACGGATACCAAAGCGTATTTGATGTTGCTTTTGAAGCATCTGGTGGTACTGGAGCATCAGCTATTTTTAATAGATGCTACAATAGTCAATTTATAGCAAAAATGTTTGCTCCTGCTGGCTTGGACAATGTAAGTATTCCAAATCAAGGTGTTAATCTAGATGCTAGTGAAAATATATGTCTACCACCAGTAACACCACCTAATTATAATGCACCATATACAAGAACTGGTTCAGGTGGCACACAAAAGGTCAGAATTCGCCTTAGCGTCCCTAATCAAAGCTCTATGCTTAATTATATCACCACAAGCATATATAAGGCTACAGGAGCCACCACACCATCAACAGCCACTGCTCTAGACTTGACGAATACTAATGCATTAGCTTTTTGTACATTTGGCAGTACACCAACTGATGCAATAGCATGTATTAGCACTCAATCAAATACATATGCCAATCCAATCGCTTTAACGGGTACATTGTATTCAGAAAGGGGATATGAAAACTTTACTGATGAATATTATAGGGTTATTGCCACTTCCCCTTATACTAGTGCATGGACTTCAAGTTTGACTAGTTTAATAGCTGGTATAGGTGCTACAGAAGCACAAGTTCGTAATGGCATTGTAAGATATCCAGTTTCTTCAGATTATTCTGCATATAGTGGAGCTAGTGGATCTAAAACATATTGCCGTAGTTTTACTTTGGTTAGCGCCTCAACTGGATATCTCACAATTTCACCATTTAATATCACCACTAATTTAGCTACTGAATTACAAACAACAATTAGCACATACAGTAGCGGTGATTACAATGCTATGTTATATGTTAACGGTGTTTATTATGATTTGGCGAAAAATTTTAATGAATCAGGTACAGATGGTACTACTTTGTCTACAGCATATGGTGCAAGAATCAGTATAAACAATAATGTAGTTCATTGGTCGATTGGAACTAATAGCACTGGAAGTTCTGGTGTATTTTATGTAATATTATTTTTTAATACAGCAAATATTGGTATTACATCAATACAAAGTGATAGAAGCATATCTTAATGGATAAATAAATGAGTTGGACACAAGAAAGTAGAAGTTTTAATAAGAGTGTATACAAGAGATTAACAGATAGTGCAAATAAGTATTATTTTAATGAAGTTTCTGATTTAACACAAAATATTCACATAGGCGAAGTGTGGATAGATCCTATTCCTGTTCAACCCAATGGAACTTTTGGCTCAATTGAATTATATACTAATTTTGCTTTAACTATAGATACTACTGTTCCTAGCAATAACACTTGGTACGCGGAAACTGGTGGAAATAGATTAAAAGATTGGATTCCTGATAAATACGATAACGTATCTCTTTCTGCATATCAAGTTGTGGTTAAAGGGTATGATGGAACGATTATTCCCGTTGGTGATGATGGCTGCAATTGGTTATTTGATTACGAAACAGGCATTTTAACTTTTGCAACTAATCCACCAAGTTCATATTACTCTGGTGGCGCAATTACCATTACTGGATATCGTTATGTTGGAAGGAAAGGAGCAGACACTAATGTAATCAAAAAACCTTGTCGTGCTGCAACTACATCTTCTACATTTAATAGCAATTGGTCTTGGAGTAGTACAAATTCAGGAACTATAACAATAGTCAGTACAACTACTTTAACTATTGACGGTGTAAATATTAATGGTAATATCAATCCAACTGGTACACCGAATTTTAATCTAGTAGCTGATAGAATTTTAATCAAAGATTATACTAGCAGCGACTTATCTCAAAATGGTATTTATGTTGTTACTCAAGATGGTAGCACGTCTGGTACTTGGAAACTTACCAGAGATAATGATTACAATTCAAGTTCTTTAATATATCCAGATGCCATTATTTTCATAGAACAAGGTACAGCAAATGCAAATAGTATTTGGTGTATGAGTAATTATGGTTTTACCACTCTTAATGCTTCTGGTGTTACTGGCGAAATCATCTTTTCTCAAGGATTAAGCGGTTCAAATGGTACGCCTAACTACTTAGCAAAATTTTCAAGTAATGGAACCGCATTAGTTGATTCAATTTTAGAAGAAATCAATGGGGAATATATTTACGTAAACGGTTCTTTCCTATCTCCATATAAGTCTTTCTGTATACCTCACCCCACTAAAGAAGATTACTATCTTATTTATGGATGTCTTGAAGGTCCAGAACACGGAATATATCATCGTGGTACTGCTGAAGGTACAGGTTGTGTATTTGTTGAGTTACCTGACTATTGGCATAAACTATGTAATCAATATAGTGTTTGTGGATTAACTGAATATGGCAATTACAGTCTTTACATTGACAAAAAACAAAAAAACGGTTTTCAAGTAAAAGTAAAAGGACCTTTTTGGAATAATTTCAAAAAGGTAAAGTTCGATTATTATGTTGTAGGGGAAAGAACCCCAATTGCCATTGAGGTTCCTGTAAGCCAATTGAGATTACATCTTTAAACTGCGTCTTTGACGCTAATACCATTAAAATCATCGAAACCGTTTAAACTATGCAATTTCTTTTTGACGTTATAAATTTCTTGTAGTGTAATTGGTCCATTATCGGACTTATTACGTCTGGGTAGGTGCATATAATAAGTTTTTGCATATGAGGTTGCCATACTGATAGCGAAAACATCATTACATTTAGCACATTTCATAACAACATACACTGTGGTTTCGCTTTTGGGTAGATAACCCAAAAAACTATCTTTTGTAAACGGATGTTTACATTGACGATTACCGCAATAAGTATGGATTCCGTGTAATGTTTGATTGTACATCACTTTATTATTGAACTTTCTTAGCCTTGTTTCCTGTAGAAATATTTAATATTTTAAAAGCTCTCTCATTTTTTGAAACTTTAAGTCTAGCATTGGAGTGTTTTCTGAAAGTTGCGTGTGGATGGAAGAAGTCTATAACAATTGCTTCTGTTTTAATCTTTGTTTTACGAAGCACTCTACCAATTTGCTGCATAGTTGTTGATGCCGAAGAATTAGAGCCAGCCAAGATTAATACGCCCAAATCAGGAGCATCAACACCGGTATACGCCCATGAAGTTGCTATGAGAACAATTTCATTTCTTTGACAAGCATCTAACATTCTGAAACGATAATCTTCATGTTCGTCTGATTCTTCATCTACATCATCGCCCTTATCACTACCCGCAACAAATACAGCATCTTTAATAAGGCTTTCTAATAGTTTACCATGTTCTATTTGCTCCACTAAGATCAAAACAGGTTTACCCATTTCCTTAAAACCTTCCGCAAACTGTTTAGTGCGATAATTCTTTTCCCAGTGATTAACAATATTCAACGAATAATCATCTGCATAATCTTCACCTTCTTCACTTTCAGACAATTTAATGAAATAAACATAAGTATCACTTAGATAACCCATTTCAATTAAATCTGAAGCACTTATGTAAACTAGAATACGTCCAAATGCACCCTCAATTCTAATTTCTTGATTATCTTCTCGATATGGGGTCGCTGAGAGTCCTAGCTTATAATATGCGTTCTTAGCATGTTTTGAAACCTGTTCAATAACAATGGCTGCAATATGTGCTTCGTCAACCATAAGCAATTGTGCGTTTTCAATAAGTTCTTTGATGACCTTCTTATTATTTAAGTTATCAATACGTCTTTTGAGCGCATTTTTAGCCTTAACAAAATTCTGTTGCAAAACCTTGCATTCTGTTTTAATTTTCTTTTCTTTGGCTTTAGTATCTAATTCTTTATATTGATTACCTAAGAGAAATTCAGCTTGTTCTAACTTAGTTTTAGCCTCATTATATTCATTTTGAAGCTGTTTATTAGTCTTTTTAACACGTTCACCAATAAAATCTTCTTCAACAATCTTATTTTTAGATGGGACGAATTTTTCATTAAAAGCAGATAGACAAGATTGCCATGTAATAACAGTAATACCGTCTAACTTGACATCGCACACACCATCACCAACCATTCCAACCTCAATAGGTAAATTATTAAGTTCTAAGAATTTCTCAAATTCTCTTTTAGCTTGTTTAAGTAATGATTTAGTGGGAACAACGAATATAACAGGGGCACATTGGGTTCTGGCAAATATCTCACAAGCAATTGTAGTTTTGCCAGAACCAACAGATGAAGCTATAATTCCTCTACCTTCTAATTCTTCCTCACTCTTAATTTCAAGAGCTTTCACAACAGCATGTTCTTGATAATCTCTAATTTCTCTATTATGCTTCTCTTGATTATTAACAACTTTAAAGTTCTTTTTAGGTTTAGGTCTTATATCCTTAATGATATAATCAATATCTAATTCATCAAAAATTTCACCACACCTAACAACTAAACCAGTTGGAAAACTTTGTGTTCTCTTAGAATACAAGCTAACAACACCATCCCACATACCTGTTTTAAATTTATCACTCCATTCAGCAGCGGTATTATGATAGCCTAAGCGTTCTCGTAATATATTATGCAACTCATAACCTGGTTTGGTTTGAGTAAAATCACCTTTAATATAAGCCGTTGCGTTATCGTATTCAATAGTTAACATGCGCCTTTTATTATAGTTCAAACTAAATATCAAGGTTAAAATAAAATAGCGATGACATTAATCATCGCTATTTTATTAATTCTTAAAAAAATCCCATACGGGCATTCCATTCAGAATGTACTGTTTTCTTTTTAGCTTCTTCAGCAGCAGCTAATTGTGCAGCGGTTTCAGCGTCAGCAGCAGCCTTTTCAGCGGCAATTCTCTTTGCTTCAGCTTTGGCTGCGGCAGCATCAGCAACGTTTTTATTTGCTTCAGCTTCTGCGGCGGTTTTTTCTGCGGCTAATTTAGCAGATTCAACTTCATTTAAATCAGATTTAGTCACTACGCCTTCTTCACTTTTAACATCAGCATCAACCTGTGTTTCAACTTGAGCAACATCGGTTTTGACATTAGCTTCAACTTGAGCAACGTCAGTTTTAACATCGCCTTTAACCTTAGTTACGTCTCCAGTTTTAACATCACCCTCAACTTGGGCAACATCAGAACCTAATTCTTCTTTAAGTTTTTCAACATCAGCAACTAGTTCTGTTTTTAGGTCTTTAACTTCAGTTTCAACGGCTTTTACACCTTCTTCAACCACACCTTCAACTTCAGCAACTACGCCTTCTTTTACATTTTTTGCCATAATTTTTCTCCTTATCTTTGTATGCTAGACACCTGAAAAGCCTTTACTGTTCTCTTTGGATCTACACTGAGCATTTTTACTGTTTCAGATGCAGCTTCGTGAACTACAGATTGTTCTGTAGAACTGAGTGTAATGGATTTTAAGGCTAATTTTTTATTGACAATTTCCATGAACATATCATACATCTGCCCTGGAGTCATTTTGCCGTTAGTATTGATTTCATCTAATGCAGCAACCCAAACTAGTAAAAGTGCATCAGCTTTTGTTCCTAAATTTTTACCAAATTTTTCTTCAACAAATTTAACACAAGCTTCCACTTGTGCTATTTTTTGTTTGTTCAATTTCTGAGCAAATACAGCACCAATCACACTTGCAATTCCTACTAACCAAGGAATCCAAGTGGGACTAGTTTCTATTAAAAAAGTTTTAGTATCCATAATAGTCTAATTATTTTTCTTTGTGAGAATTGCCAAATTGGTTTTTGGTATCTTCATCATCATTGAGTAAATCAGCTACAGAACGGGGAATGTCGCCTAATCTCTTAGGTTCTTTTTCGTCCTCTGTTTTATCAACGATTTTGCCAGTTGTTGTACCTCTACGAATCATCATTTTATTTTTCCTCTCTTTTGAATGCATTCAAACATGCCTTTTGTCCTTCAGTTAAATTCTTAGGGACATTAAACTGATTAACGTGAATTAATAAGTTCGACTTGTCTATAACATTTTTATACATACCTTTTCCTTTCACAGTTATAATATCATTTAAATCTGTGCCTTCTGGTATATTAATATTTATTTCGGAACCATCCAGTAGAAAAACCTTCTTTTCTGCACCTAATATTGCATCAATTACAGAAATATCAATACTATGATGTAAATTCATGTTTTGATCTATCTTAAAATTAGGGCAATTTGACATATCATATTGTAATTGAACATAAAGATCACCAGGTGGCTTACTTAAATTTTCTTGATTACCCTTACTTGCAACACGTACTTTTTTACCCATTGAGCCTAGTGGAATATCAATTATTAATTTTTCTGTAATGGTGCTACCACCTTGACCATGACAGGTCTTACATGGATTTACAAAGCATTGACCTCTTCCAAAGCATTGACTACAATGTTGAGCAGTAATTACTAAACGTCCATTTTGATTGACAAAACTTTGAACTAATCCATGACCCATACATTTATCACACAAAGTGTTACCTTCTCCACCAATACCAAAACACGTTGAACAACAAACACTACGCTGAATTGTTTGTGTGATTTTGGTTGCCTTAAAAGTATCTTGTGGTCTTAAACTCACCCTTATTAAAATGTCGGTATTTGGTCTAGCATTTTGTTGAGCTAATTGCGGGTTGTCATATTCTTGTCTAGTAGTAGGATCGGAAAGTACACTATAAGCCGCTGTTATGTTTTTAAATTCTTCTCCAGTCGCTGGATTGACATCAGGATGTTTTTCTTTTGCTAAGCTTCGGTATGCTTTTTTGATTTCTTGTTGTGAGGCTTTTTTATCCACACCCAGTATTGTATAATAATCCAACATATCTGTTATTATACTGAAAATCAGGATAACAGTTTTAACAATTTATTAGAAGGCTCAATTGCTCTCTGACCAATTCCTAATTCTGCATGTTTACCTGTCACTCCAATAACACTACCTATTACTAAGCCATCTTCATTAATAACCATTCCCCCAGAACTACCTTCTAAAATATCCGCATCTATGAAGATTACATTATGCCAAGCTTTATTTGGGGCAAATTGCCCTAAATCCTGTTCAACATTACTAACCCTTCCAAAAGTTACCGTATCATGCCAACCTTCAGGAGAGCCAATAACTGCAATTTGATCTCCAATTTCAACAGTATCACTATTTGCCATTTGTACAAATGGTATGTTTTTTGGCATGTTCTGACAAAATAATAACGCTCCATCAATATCTTGTATTGATTTTTTAACAACAGCTTTTATTAAGTTAACACCATCAAAAGTTATGTTTAATTCATGAGGTTTGTTATTTAATTCAGGTGGTGCAACGTGACTATCAGTTATAACGTATCCATTACCAACATGATATCCTGATCCTGTCCATTTTGTATTATCAGCAAAAACAATTATAGTGCAAGAAGATTTAATTGCTTTTTGCACTATAATTTTCATTGAATCGTCTTTTTTCTGAGCAAGACGATTCAATTCTGCCTCTATATATCCTAGATTTAAAGGATATGGATTTTGATTAAGCATTTGTTGTTGGTATTACAGGTGTTGTTGATGTTAATGGTGGTACAGTAGTAGTTACTGTAGTTGTGGTAGTAGAGGAAGACGTTGGTGTGGTAGTAATTACTGTAGTTGTTGATATAACTGTCTTCCAAGGCATATAGTTGGCAAAATCAGGGATTCCAAAACCGTAATCCTGTTTAACTAAAACATTATTAGAATTACATACTTCAGAAAGAACTTTAAGCATATCTTGACAATTGTGAATTTGTTCTGCTGTAGGAGTTTTTCTAGCCCAAGCTAATAACAAAGCACATACACCAGAAATATAAGGTGTAGCTTGTGATGTTCCTGATAGTAAGGCATATTGATTATTGGTATAGGTTGAATAACAATCCACACCAGGAGCAGCCGCTTTAATAGCATCACCACGACAAGAAAAATCCGCAATTTGACCATTTTTGTCAATAGCAGATACTGCAATAACTTCAGGATAAGCAGCAGGATAGTCAACAGCACCATGACTGTTTCCAGCAGCAGCAACGATGATAACTCCAGCATTAAAAGCTCTTTGAATAGCATCTTGAAGCTGTTGGCTGGGCTGGGGACACCCTAAGCTCATGCTGATGATATCTACCTTGTTTTCTACGGCTAAATTAATACCATCGGTAATACTTTGGTAGCTACCACTTCCACTATCATCTAAAACCTTAATAGCTAAGATTTTACACTTAGGAGCAACACCAATAACACCAAAACCGTTCTGCAAAGCAGCAATGGTTCCAGAAACGTGGGTTCCATGTCCCTGATGATCATAGATGTCTGTTCCTATAGTACTTAAACCTGGTAACAAATTACCATTTAAGTCAATGTGATTAGGCATTCCTGTATCAAGTACAGCAACAACAATGTCTTCGCCCTCTGAATGCTTTTGGGCGATTTCTACGTTTAAAAACGTATGTCCCCAATCAACTACCTCAGATAAAGCAGATACAATATATTCAGCCATTAAAGCTTCAGGTGGCAAAAATTGAATTAACTCTTCCATATTCATTCGTTCAAATTAAAAACCGTAATTCCTCTATAATTATGAAGTTAATGTCACAATTGTAATTGGTTCGCTAAATACCATTGGACCAGGCACACCATTGTTAAAAGGTTGCGCTACACAATAGTATGTTGAACCAAGCACTGTTTGGCTAGATGGTAGAATTGCATTACCATTAGTATTTACTGGCGTATTATTTGTAGTTAAATACCAATTAATAGAATATGTGACATTTGGTGGACTATAAGATGGTGACATCGTGATAGTTGGTACCAAATCTTGTGTTTTTAGAATTTGATATTGCGTTGTGTTATTAACTGTCTTAATAACCACATTATTAATAGCTAAGTTTGTAATCACAGGAATTGAATATCCTAAGAATTTAATAATATTTGATTTTGTTAATGTACCATAAACTATACCATTACTTGGAACTACTTTGACATATACAATGTCCCCATTTTGGAATAATCCAGAAGTTTGATCTGCTGGCAATGACAATATTCTGCCATCATACACTGGGAATGTACCAGAATTATAAGTAGTACCAGTGAAAGACGCAATATTATTAACATGTATCCTCTTAAACCATAATTGGTTAGCTGCATCAAACTCAGAATAAGGTGTAGTACTTGAACCAGTAAAACCAGGTCTTCCAACCCACCATGTAATAATAGACCCTTGCTCTGTGCTACCATCATTAGTAACTACAACGTAATTAATATCTAAAATATTTTGTCCAACACTAGCTGGCTGAGGACTTAATACAACTTGATTGTTCATTAAAGAAATAGATGAATTAGTGGATAATAATGCGCCAATAGATTCATTTTGAGCCACACTATAATACATACCAAAATCATTAATAGACACATCTTGAGATGTGTAATTTAAAACTTGTGCGCCTATTCTAAAATAACCATCTGAAACAATAAACAGTTTTATTATATCAGTAACTAGCCTTTCTTGACTAAAAGTAACAGAACCTTCAGATGGGTTCAACCAATAACCTCCACGAATTAATTGTGGTGTACCACCAAAAGATGTTTGTAAGATGACATAAACTGTAGAATCATATACCCAACTACCATTAACAGAAAAATACGTTCTATTGTCTTTGGTTATGGTGCTTTCACCAACACTGTTTGAAACCTGGGATGGCGCATTAATATCTATATGAAATATAGTACCTGTAGGTAGTGGAGGACTAAATGCTATAGTTCCATTTACTCCATCAAGCTGATAAACTTGGACACCACCTACATTTTGTTGCATAAGAATAGCACTACCGTCTGTTTCATAGTTTCCATTTAGAGACGTTGTAATTTGAATCCAAATTTGAACTGTATCTAATAGTGACCATGAAGCTGTTATGGTTTCTGCCTGATCGGTGTATACTTGAACATAGTCATTAGCTGCATTAATTGTGTGTGGTAAGTCACGTAAATTAACAGGCTGAGAGAAGGTAATGCTGTTTTGTCTATTAGATAAAGCACCTTTTCTCCTTGTGTAAATACTTTCAAAATCGTTCCAATTGATTGAATCACCTCTAGCAATTCCCCAATTGACTTGGCAAGATTGTGGAACTGTAATGTCTGCATCTAACAAATATTCAAATAATAATCCATTTACTTGTGTTTTAGGAGTAACTAAATATTTAACTGCTGGAGTAACCACTATATGATATAGTTCAGAGATTACAGGTTGTTGACCCCCGGCTAAAGCTTCTGACATGACAATGTTATATTTAATAGCTAAAACTTGCATATTCAATTGATAAGTATATGTTCCGCTATTATCGTTTAATTGTGAAGCAATATTAATCCATGAAGTCCAATTGGTTCTATCTAAGGTGTACATGAACTCAATATTACATTTTGCTGAATTTGGACCAAAAGCCTGACCATTTGGTATTACATTAACAGTAGCAATAATATTACTTATAAATGTAGGTGTTTCAAAATCGTACTCCCTAGCCCAAGTGGATTGGAAAATATTATTTGTACCTTGTGGCAAGAATGAATTACCGAAATTATCCCAATCTGAACCTGGTATTAATAATCCATTTTCATCCATTCCTGTAACCAAAATCGAATGATTACCATTGGATAATTCAGACATACTTCTTAGATTTGGTTGATTACTTCCAGTTCCTAAACCACCACTATATATACTAAAACCATAATTATTCCAACCAGTAAGTGCCACAGAAGCAACATCTGTAGGAGCGTTTAGACTATTACTATCATCACCATCTGCTAGAACAATTGCCAAAGGAACAAAGCTATTAGCCCACGCTGTTATAACAGCAGTAGTTATATCTAGGTAAGGTAATTGATCAGACCCATTAGGAGTATATAAATCGGAAGCAACTAGCGTATGCGCTCCTAATTCTGTTGCATATTGTGTTTGTAACCAAGATAATCTCAATAATCCTTTACTTTCCATGTAAGTAATGATTGGTTCAACAAGAGCTTGATTATAAACTTGGTTTGGTAAATTAGGAACAGGCAAAATAGAATCTATGATAGATTGTGGACTTAATCCCATAAACGCAATAAAACAAGTGTCTACTAAGTTACTATTTGTACCTCTTGTTATGAAATTATTAATTGTATTTTCTAGGTCAACAATACTATTATCATAAACAAACCCAGGTGTTAATTCAAGTTCGTTAACACCAAATTGCCAGTAGTCCAACTGTGATCTTCCATTACACTGAGAATAAATCTTAGAATATAGATCGTAAATCATAGGTCCACGTTGTTTAAGATCATCAGCCCAAGAAATAGATTTAGAATCATCTACAACAATAGAAGTAGCAACCTTAAAGTCAGTAGTAAGTCCACCAGCATCATTGATAATTGCACCATACATATCACCTTGATCAAATTCACTGGTTCCATCATATTGTCCAACAACAACAATAGTATTAGTTGGCACTGGTGGAGAAGCGTAAAATACCGCAAACAAAAAGTCTTGTGGTAATGCGGTCCAAGTAGAACCATCACTTGAATATTCTGCGTCTCCCCCTACAAATTCATCATCAGAAGAAATCGCCCATTCAAATACAGAACCGTATTCTAAATAGTTACCAGAACTAACGCTATAACCATTCATAACTGATATAATTTGTTCACTGAGTAATTCAGATCCAACTAAAATATATTGGGTATTTGCTGTTAGCGTTAAAGATCCTGAAGAACTTGGAACGGCATCCATGTACCAGAAAGATGGGTAATTAACTTCATATGCATTAATTGCGGAATATAGAGTTTGTAATGTATAAGTTCCACCATTAATAGCGTATAATCTACAGTCACCTACTCTTAATAATGTTGGATATGAAGAATGAATATCAGTAAAGGATATTCTCCAATATTGATATGGTGTTGATGTATTAGTTAACAATTCAGCAGTACGCCACAATGGTACACCACCTGCATTTTGTGGGGCATATACGGTTGGACTAGTGGCAATAGCAGTTGTCCATGTAGAACCATCGCTTGAATGCTCAATATTGACATTTAACACTTGAGTACTCATAACTGTAAAATCAACTGCATCAACTTCAACTGCATTATCAAATTTATATAACAACGTCATAGCTGAATTATTTGTACTGCCACCAACCACTTGATAATATGTGCTAATATCATTAGGTTCGTTATCCATAACTTGAGAACCATCAAACAAATTCGTTCCAGAAGGTGTAACTTCATAACCAACACCCCAGTTTATATAACTTTCAAAACTTGTTAAGCTTAATGCAGAACCAGTAGGATTACCACTACCATCTGTGGCGTATAGTGCCAACATTAATTTATTGTTAGCAGCGGCTTGATTCATAGCATCATCAACAACTCCCGTATTTGGATTTACTAAGGTTCTTCTTGTAAGATAAGCACCAAATTTAGTAATATCAATTGTACTTGGTGTGCTTGGAGTTGTAAAAGTTTGTCCTAATTTTGGATAAGAGAATGAATATGAACTAGTAATTTCTCCTGGGAAGAAATTATTAGGTGACAATCCACTTGACAAAGAAGGTCTAATCCAAGTATAACCACCATCAGTAGTCATCCATAATCCAGTTTCTGTAGCAGCGATAACAACTAAACCTGCTGAATCCATTATTTGTAAATCATAAACAGGAGTAGGTTCATCATTAATCCATTCGCATCTTTGGAAGTCCCAACCATTATTTATAGATTTAAACACTCCAACGTTGGTACCAGCGTAAACCACAGAAGCATAAGGTGAAGTAGATGTTACTAAACTAGTAACACAATTACAAGTATAACCAGGAAGTACAACCTTCTCAATATAGAAATTTAAAGCACTAGTATCTGTTGGATCTGGATCACAATATCTCCAATTTTGAATGATTAATATTCCTTGATTACTTAAAACCATCATTGGTGCGCTAGGAGGATTTGCCGTGCTATTATTTGGCATTAAAGCAATCTTATAAACCCATAATGGATTATTGATACCAACCCTGGTTAATTCAGATGCTGGAATCATATTTCTACCTGCCAAATATGTAGGGTGATTAATTCCAACTCTACCACCTGGTGTAACCGCCCATAATCCTAATGCCGAACCAATATACATTGCGTCTACAGCAGTAAAAGTAGGTGGAGTATCTGTGCCAGCCCTTAACCATTGATCTTTATAAAGAGTATAAAGTTTTTCACCGTAAAGTGGATCAAAATTATCAGATACAAAGGTGTTAGTTGATGGATCAAATTGAGTAAAGCTTAAACCGTCATTTTTAGCATAAAAAGTTCCTGTGTATGAAGTATTCCATGAACCACTCCAGTAATCAAATACAGCTTCATAAAATGTAGGATTTGCTACCCAATTATTACCTTCAACTTCAAATAAACCAAGTTCAGTACCTACCAATTGTGCGCCACTTGGGTTATCAACTGGGTAGATGAAATATGTTCTTCTGGAAGAATTTAATTGGCTTATTTGCGTCCACATATTATCTCCAGAGCTAAATTGCCAAATTCCTTGATCAGTACCAACAATGGAAGTTGATGAACTTAAATCTAAGTTGTAAACAGCTTGTGGTGCGGTTGGTAACTGTGATATTGGTGGATTATATTCAATAGCTAAAGAGTTAGCTGAAGAAACATCTTCAAATTGGTTCTCATTAGTGTAGTATGCGGCATTTTGAGGACCACGAGTGTCAAGAGTACCTTCTAATGGCATTGTCGCATAATTATGTAATAAGTTAGGGAACATTAATGTGGAATCTGATTTTGTCAATTCTAAACAACTAAGATTAAGTGAAATTATGTTATTTAAGAAAGAAGAATTTTGATTATACATTTGACCTGACATGAATTGAGATACATAATCTTGTAATCCTGGTACGCTTTGCAGAACAACTAGATAAACAGGTGATCCAGCAGCGTAGGTTGGCATAACCGTTTGTTGAACTCTTGGTTTTGCCAATTCTATATTGGAAGTAATAGGATCTTTATAAATATAGAGAACTTCGTTAACTGTACTACCTATTGATTGGCTAACTTCTATCAAAGAATAACCACTAGGAATCAAAGAAGGTGTAGTTACCTGAATTTGATTTGCTAAACTAGCATTTGCAGATGGGAATTGTGCCGCTAATGTAATATTTGGTGAAGTTGGACCATTTTGTACTACAAAAACACTAGGTTGTTCTTCGTGTGGTATTGTACCAACATTGCTAATAAATGCACCAGCAAGAATAGCCGTAAATGTCACAATATCATTTGGACCTAATGAATTACTAAATATAATTTGTCCATTTTGAGGTACGTAAGTAGGAGCGGCTAAAACGTTGTTAACTTTAACAATAACAGTTGCTAAAGGATTCCAAGGTTTTACAAAGTATTCAGTATAGCTATCTAGATATAGGTAATTATCATATATTGGCTGTTGATTAGAAAATTCAAATATTTGTAAATCTTCATTGTAATATAAAACCAATGGAATATTACTTGTAGAAGGATACGCTGTTGGAACTGCTTCAAAAACACTTACAGGCATTGCTTGAGATAAATAATACTTTTCACCAACCCATAAGGTTGGAACTCTCACAGTATCTAATACTGTAAATTGTGGATTTAAGCGCATCCAACTACCCCAGCCTACAAAATCCTCAGTATACCACGCTCCACGAGTGCCAAGGGCAATAAAAACATTAGTAGATACATTATTTATGGAAATATCAAGGTAAAAAGCACTTTGTGGTAAATATTGTCTATTATTCCAATATATTATTGGAGTAAATATTGGCATTATACCAATATTTTGATCAGTAATAATCAAAGGTGCCGGTAAACAACCTAAAAAGTACTGTTGAGTTAATTGAATCAAAGAGGCATTAGTATATTGAAAATCTTCTTGACCATAATTAGGATTATCAGTACGATCATATAGATAAAAATATAAATTCCAAGAAGTTGTATTAGGGTTGGTTGGATCTGGACCATTTGGCAAGAACCATTGTGAACCATACTGTTGACTATTTGTAACTTCTGTTGCTGGAGAATTTTGAATAACTTGAACCTGAACATTGTTAGTGACTGCAAGTTGAGAACATACTAAAGTTCCTGTATTTATACCGTCTATAATATCGTTATTAACAGTTATAACTTTATAAATTCCATTTTCATAAGAATTATTTTGTTGTTTAACTAAAATTAAATCATTTACCGCCCATGTCATAGATACAGTATCTATCTGTATTGGTAATATAAAGTTGGAACTGCTTGGAGTAATACTAATGTTAGTAGTGGTAGCGGCTTTAACACCTGGTTGACCATTTGGGTACTCAAAAATATTTGGAACTTGTGTTAGAGGATGTACCCATGAATAATAAGCAGTTACCGTATCGTTATCACCAGATACAGTGTAATCTGTACATACTGCGGAGTGCGTTAGACATAGTTTTTGATCACTGTAATATAGTAAGCTGTTTTTATTGACATTTTCAGTTCCAAAATTAACCCACTTAACACCATTAATACTTAAATCCATGCCTGGATAATTAAATTGCGCTCCATTAACAAAAATTCCATTATCTGTTGCTGTATATACTGTAGCGTCATAAGATTGATTAGTAATAGCTAATGAAGAACCACTATAAGTGATAGTGCTATTTAAAGTTGCAATAACGACTACATCATTAATCGACTCACCTTGATTTGAGCTTGGTGTCCATGCCCAATCAGTGGGCGCGGCGGGATAAATTACTGTTGTAAATAAACCTTGTGCTGTACCTACATACAATCTAGTAAAATAACTATAAGTGGTAGTCTGTAAATCACCTGATGTCAACTCCATATCTGTGTAACACCAAAACGCAGTGGCAGATAATGGGGAGGTAATACCTTCAAAATTTGTAAACTGAGGCATTCTTAATGTTTTCCATGAAGCACCTTCATTTGTTGTTTCAAAGATTTGCCCTTGTTCAGTTCTTACATACAATGTTTTGAATACATTATTATTTGGTTGTACGGCATTAGGATCTAACGGAGTTTCTGGCATCAAATTATCAATTGCTTGTACCGGTTGACCATAATCAACATTCCAACTAGATTGATTAATGATATTAATCATATCATCAGTTGCCATTAAACCTCTTTTAGTACCTAATAATGTGGAATTAGATGGTAAATTAATAGATTTATAGGTGAAATAAACTTCAGTTCCATATTGGAATGGAGAATTTGGTATTTCTGGCAAGAATGTTACATGATCATCTTCAGCAAATACTCTTTGAGTTGGTTGTAATAATGCAATCTCATTTAATCTAGTTTCTCCAACGTGACTAATCTGCCCTAATCTAGTTGGATCTATTGTTCCAGTAATAAATGTACTAGCATCTATGCTTCCAATTCTCTTAGAAGATAATGTATTGGTAATTTGATATACACGTTCCACTAATACAACAACCAATTGAGATTCTGTTGTTGGTAGTGTTAATCCAGAGCTACTATAAACCGTGATACATCCATTAGTAGGATCAACCAAATATTGAGGTTGTGTTACATTTAAAACAATTAAGTTACCATTAAAGTACACTTGTGGAGTCATGTAATTGTCAGGATTCCACCTAAATGTTCCCTGATTACCACTGCCACCTAAGTCTGTTGTTCCATCAGTTAAATAAATAGGAACATCTAATCCATATGCAGTAGTGTTTGTTGGAGTCAAGTTAATTTGTGGTGCTGCTGGAAATTCTAGTTCTATAACTGAATTAGCTGGAATACTATTTTGCAAATAAATAATTCCAGTACTATAATTTAAATAATATTGATCGGCTAATAATACTACATCATTAAGCGTTACTACTGGTTTACCTAATGTGGTAGGTAAATTAGTTGCTGGCACAAAACTAGACCCACTACCTGTACCTATTTGGAAACTAGTGGCATCGGGATATGTTGTACTTGGATAAGCAAAATACACAATAACTGTGCTTAAATTGATCTTAGTAGGCATTTGACCTACGCCAGTATGAACGTGACCACGTAATAAGATTTTAAGTGCATTTTGAAGTGCTGTAGCAAATCCAGCAATAGTTACTCTTTTATCTGGTGTAATTCGTATTGGATCAATATAAAAACCATAACCAGCTTCTGTATTGGGCAAAACATCTACTGTAGCTAAAAATGTAGCTAAATTAGTTTGATCATAATTATAGTCTTGGTCTAATGGTGCAACAACTTGAGCAATACCTTGAGTTATTAAACATGGACCAGCTTGAAGCCACACATAGTAAGTTCCACCTTGAGTGTAAGCAAAATAAGCTGTATCTTCGGTATATGCTCTATAAGAACCTAAAATTCCTGTACCTGGTGTTACTCTGATAACTTGATTCCAACTCACATTGGTAGCTTGTGAGTCTAAAATCCAATTCATACTATAAAGCACATTAGATAAACCACTTGGTAATGAACCGCCAAAAGTGTAAGTATAACCTGTTGGCTTCATGAAGGTAAAAATGGTATTACCATAATTAACACCCTTTAATATTTGAATCTTGCTTGGATTTAGAATGGTCTGCCCTACAACCTCATTAGATACCGTTGATGGGGTTAAGGTATATGTTCCATCTAAATTGACAGTTGTGGTGTAAATACCATTATGAGCTATAATTGTTTGATTGGTAACTAAAACTCTAGAATTAGCCACTAAATCAGAACTTCCTAAGCCATCAAAATAAGAAATATTAACACTGCTAAAATTAGATATATTTGCAGTAACACAAACTAAACAAGGTGCATAAGTATCCGCTGGCTTACCCATATTTAGATATTGTTGCGCCAAGTTTATATTAGATTTTGTTAAGTAACTGCTATAAAGACTTAATCTTTCACCCTGATAAATTACTTCTTGTTGAGGATCGGTTGATACAATTGGTGTCACTACCCACCCTGTTAAAACACCTGAACCAATAAAATAAGCAAGCTGTGCAAGCTGATTTTCAGTTATTTGCATATTTCTTTGATCATAACCCGGATATAGGATGTCATTGGCTTCTACGTATGTATACTGGTAGTGTTCCGTGGAATTCATTAATGATAATTATACAATTAAGTTAGATTATATTTTTGTAAAGCATAATTTGTCATGCTATTTAAATCATTAGTTCCAAGAACCGTATCAAAGACCAAAACTTCCTGAATTCTACCAAAGAAATTATAATATACACTTGTTCCAGCGGTATATAAGGTGTCATTAACAGTTCCGATATGTAAGATTGGATTACCTGTGTACAATTCAACTCCAGTTGCTGAGCCAATTTGACTACCATTTTGATAAATTGTTAACACTCCACTGCTACTCAAGGTAATAGTAAGTTGATAAAGAGTGTTTGGTAAGAATGCATAGTTGTATCCAGTTCCTATAAGGACGGTATCGTAATTCACACCATTAGAAACGACTCTGAGAATGTTGGAAGAATTCGTGTCAGAAACTTTAAGAGCAATTATTATATCATTTCCAGTATCATTACATAACAATGTATAGAATTTATCATTATCTAGATTATCAGGTGAAAACACGAATGAATATGTAAATGCACTTCCGTTCAGTGTTGACAATGCTGGTAAATTCACTTTTTGTCTATTAGCATTAGGTCTTACATTAGGTTCGTCTAATAACTTAATTCCAAAATTACCATTATCAACCACATTAGAAACACTGTCATATCCTGGTCTGTTTAGATAAATATTTCCATAAACGTCAGTTGCTGAAATTGTAGATGCTGGCTGTGATTGATCAACCCAATAGTTAGTTGCGCTTTGGGTTATATAAACTACATTACTATTAATACGAGTAGCATCTAACCAAAGGGTAAATGATCCTGTAGGTAACACGTCAAATGGTTTCCAGAAATTCATCATCTTAATATCTGTATTACCAAAATCAAGCATAAATCCAAAGTCATCTATTTCGGCTGGTGTACTTGTTGTAGATGATAACATTGCACCAATTCTAATTTGATTTGTACCAGATGGTATATTGAATGTTGTATTAAGGTTGATTGGTATATACTGCGTAAAGTCAAATGTGTTTAAATAACTATCATCTGTAGTATATCCAAATTCGACTCTACCGTTGTTAGATAAGTAATCCGCACTAACAAATCCTCTAACTGCTGATGGTACAGTTCCACTAGTTATATAGTCAGCAAAATTAAACATCTCTGTGAAGAAATATGACGATGAAGTTTCTTTATAACTTAATCTAACTCTATAAGCCGTTGGAGTTAAATTATCGGTTGCAGAAATGAATACAATACGATATTGCATCCACAACTGATTATATACCGTTAAGTCATATCCCGGTAGTGTTTCTACGGTAACATCTTCACTAGTATCAGTATCGTAATACGCAATAGTTACTGAAGAAGGAGTGGTTACATCTGACGTATTAAGCGCGTTAAACGTTGGGGTTAATAATGTCCAGGGGGCAGCATTGAGATCGGCTTGATTATCTGCGTTACGGATGTAAATTTCTATTTCAGTACCATATTCTAATCCAGATCCAGAAATAGCTACTCCAGTTGGAGTGACAGCCTGAACACCAATACAATCCCACTGAGTTAGATTAGCTACATAATATGGTAAGGAATCATAATTAGCTGTGTTTCTAATAAGTCTTGTGCCAGTTAAAGCGGGAGAATTATCAGCAGTATCATATACGTTCAACGGAGTGTTGTTATATGCTTCAATATGAAATAAAGTACCTCCAGTAGTTAGCGTATTACCACCTTGTGTTGGATCTTGAATAATGTCATCAATACACTGAGTTGCAGCAGATATATTATTAGCATTGTCTTTAAATCTTACGTATGCAATTCTTTGTGTTGTGTCTAAGTGTGCATAATCAAAACTATAAACTTTTCCATCTGTAAAGGAAGTATATATTAAATTACCATCATTTTGAACACTGGTAGGTTCATAAGTGGTATTAGATAAGGCTGGAGTCGTTGCAGCAGTGTTAGTTAAAATAAATGGAGCAGTATTATCAACTAGAATATTTTGTAAAGCTAATGAAGAACTAGACCATTGTAATGAGAGGATGATTTGTGTTTGATCTTCAGTGCTTGGATTCGCAGCATATTGTGCTAATTGGAATGGAATCCACTGACCAGCAACCATTGGCATACTGTAAGATTTAGTACTTGCAATAACTGAATCAACCCTATTATCAATAACCATTTGTTCACCAATTGTTAGAATAGCTCCACCGTTATTGGTTAAATCAAATGTAAATGTATCACTATAATTGGATCTAATCCATCCTTTCCACATAAAGTATTGCTGAACACTAGTTATGTTGTTAATATCACCAGAAACATATGTAAATAAACTTTGCTCAGCAGTTGGTTGCACATTTAAATCATCTGGTGTTCCAACATAGGCTAGATTCCTATAGTAATTTGAATCCAGAGGATTAGTAGAACCAGTAAATCTTAGTTTTTGTAAGCCATATTTATAGAAGTAAGGTATAGCCAAAGATGTCATCTGACCCGTAGCTATTTTATAGGATGCTAGTTGATTTTCTGACCCTGTAGTTGCTACTATAAACAATCTATCACCTGTATTATTTACAACACAAGATGTATATCCAGTATAAGGCTGAGCAGATTGAGCGCCCCAAGATGCAGGAACTAAACTGGAACTAAATGGCAAAGAAACTAATTGACCAGAAGATAAACCTGCAACTAACTGATTAACAGAACTAGAATATACAAGGAAATCTACACCATCTCTATTAGTGATATAACTTTGACTCCAAGCACCACCAGAATATACTTCAATAGTACCATTTTTCTGACCAATATCGCCACTTGTACCTATATATATGTTATTACCAACTACTGACATGTTCGATAAATCAACATTTTGGAATGTATTTTGAAAAGACAATGGAGATAAAATGTTTGGATTCGTATTGTATTTATAAATGTAACTTTGGTTACCAACTCTTGAAGTTCCAATATATAAATAGTTTAAATAGGAACCCAATACTGTGACTGGTGTATTAGTGCTGTTAACTTGTGGTAATGTACACACTAGATTCAAAGCGGTGCCATCAAGTGTACTATAAACACTTCCATCTGACATACCAAAATATAAATATCCATTATGTACAACAGAACAATTGACAGTTGGTATTGGACTACTACTATCAAATCCCACTACAGTATTAGCTTGAATTAAGTCACCACTAACTGTATTTATTTGGTAAATTCTAGTACCTGGAGATGATAAACTTGATGTACCAACAGCGACTAACGTAGTAGGGGCATTCACAATAGATAAAAGAGGATCGGGGGTAAAAAATCCATTAGCAATACCTGGAATAGTCTCCCAATACCACTGTTCATTAACCATATTCCAATTATTAAAATAAGTACCACCAAAGAATGTTACCCAACCATTAATATCTGAACCTGGCATATCATTAACATCTCTATAGTCTGAAAAATGAGACGCTTGTAATGCGGAACAACCACTTACTGAATCTTGAGCAAAAATAGTAATAGTACCAGCATTTACCTTGGCGTAATAATCACCTAGATATCTAATTCTTACTGCGTCTAACAATAAAGATGTACCAAATGTATATTCAACATAATCTCTATAGATAGAACTAGATTGCATAGTAAATGCCGCAATCCAAGTGCTGTTTCCTGTTGGTAACACTTCAATGACATAACCTTTTGGCTGAGTTGATGTACATCCCACAATAATTGTTTTCACAGGTAATGCTGGGGATGATTGCATTAAATATTTTTGGAAAATTAAGGCTTGATTATCACCAATAACTTCATATTCAAATTCATTACTTGCTCCACCTAATGTTGCTGCATCTCTCAGATAATTACCTAAATCATCTGCTAATTCATTAACACCAGGAAGGGCATCAGCACCAGGTACAGCCGCACTCAATGAATAAATGAACGATGATCCTGTCTTAGCAGACCAGGTTGAATTAGATGGTTGCAAAGTTGCCGCAACACTAGAATAAGCATGTAAACTATTGGCATTAAGAACCGAGACTACTTGCACGATAACAGGATTTCCATTAACATCAGTAGACTCTTCAGTTTGATAGAGTACAAACCAATATAATTGATTTGCATTAAGAGTTAATGTTGGAAAGTTAAAAGTAAAATTAGTTACCTTGGATGTTGATAAAGAAGCAACTGGTTCATTATTGGTAGATTCACTGAGTCTATTATTTGGAAGAAAATTCAAATCATCATAAATAAATAATTGTAAATTACAATCTACACCATTATCAATTGCGGCTGACAACACATCAAAAGAAAGAGTAACTGTATTGATATTGATATTATTTAGGACGGAAAATTGAGAACCAATATACGGAGTATAAGCAGTAACAGAGTCAATATGTGGAATGTCAGTCGTATTGGTGATAGTTGAATCACTAAATACGTCAAATGCATGAATTTCAATACCGCCCTTTCCTAAGCTTGCGTTGATAATACATTCGCCTTGTGGTGGAGTGTTATCAACGGTAAAACCATAAGTTGGCACCCCGTAAATAATTTCATATGCATTACCTGTAGTTATGGTTGAATAACTGCCAGCTTTAATGCTTTTAATCCATTTAAGGGGGTAAAAAACGCTCATATATTTCTTTATACAGATTGATTGAAGTGAAAACCTAGCTTATCATTAAGCATAAGAAATATTGCCTTGTTCACCCACGAAAATAACACTATTTTGATATCCAATAGCGTCATAAACAGCAACTATACTTAGTCCATTCTCTAATAATCGACTTTGTGGAACTGGCTGTGGTATCCAAGCTTGTTTATCTGCTTGATACAAGAAGCTTTTCACCATATTGTCGTCAGGATTCATAAATCTATCATTTGTAATGCCCATTCCGTCTGTCATTACGCATATGGTTCCACCTTGATAAGCAAATGATTTTGCAGCGGCAACCGATGGTAGTCTCCAAGCTAATTTGAAATCATAAATATCTCTTGTGATAGGTGGGATGCTATAACCTTGGATGAATTTTAGAGTACCATACATCCAAGCAGAACTGTAATTAGATGCCAAAGACACATTAGATTCATTTGGATCTACATATGTCTTTCCAATCTTGATTTCAATATTTGCAGTCGGATTAACTAGTAAATTATTTTCATCTATTAATGGTCTTTCTGACTGTCCAAGCCATACTCTTAGTCTTGCGCCGTCTCTAGCAATTCTTAATGAAGTCAAGGATTCATGATAATTTCTCAAAGTTTGACCATCAACACTTGCAAAATTAGGATTAGCTAAGAAATTAACTCTACTTGTTACAGCTATATAATCAACAGCCGCAAAACCGGTATGAGGATTTGCTTGTGCGTCTACAAATGTTCCTTGTGGACAGTTAACAAATTCAAAAGCGAGGAATTTAACACCACGACTCCAGGCAGGAGCAAATACGTAAGTATGGTATTGACCATCTAATTCTAAGTCTTGTTCAACCCAAGACATTCCTTGAACGTCTACGGTGTCTTCATGGCTCCAAGTCATTCTAAGTTGCGGTTGATTATTAAGATTACCTGCAACATTTTGTGGAACCTTAACTCTAATTAGAACCTTAGATTGGGTGTCAATTTGCATACCATACTGTAATATACTCTGATCTAATACTGTATTAAGTAGTGGATTTTGTGTGGTATTCAGTGCTGAGTTTGCTATATTAAAATCAGTATACAAAATAGGATTAACTCCTAATGTCGCAGAAGCATAATTCAATAACAAAGAATTACTATCTTCTATCATTGTGTCTGTAGTTTCTGTTTCAATAATAGTACCTAAAGTAGCCTCATTAGTGACCAACCAAACATCGGTGCTATTTCCTGTGGTGGAAGGTCCACCTATCCAATAAGGTCCTCTATCTTCTCTGTCTGTACCCTTAGCGAAGTTCCAAAGATATTGAGTTCCATTCTGTGGATACTGAAGATTAGGTTCTAGAGAAAGCATACTTACAGTAGTATTAGTGTTAGATACACCACCTAATAAATTAGGTGTATCTAAGTTGATAGTTCTAACATTACTACCACTTGTTAATACTAAGTTACTGCTTGAGAATTGAATATTGTAATTATAATTACCATCACTAATTTCAATTCCTTGATATCCATTACCAGTAACTTGCATAATCTCTAAATCTAATGTGTATTTAGAAGGAGAAACGTTATTAACAGGGCGCATAACTTGCTCCCAATCACTTCCTGTACCCAAAATAAATATTGCATATTGATTAGCTACACCATTAACAATCATAGCCTCTCTATATCCATTAACAGCATTAGAATCACTAATACTTGCCCAATTAATATTAGCATTATTACGTGTATTAGAGTGATAATAAAGCGTTTGTGTGTTGGCTGGTAGGTTCAAAGGAACAGCAGTACCATAAAATTGCCAAGGGGCTGGATCATAAATAAAGTCACGATTAAAGTTAACCTTGCTCCATAATTCGTTATATAGAACATTTTTCCTAAACTCTTGACTATATGCCCATATTTCTGGCTTATTTTCAATAGTTGCCAACACCATATTACCAGCAGTTTTCATATCATAGATTGGTAATGTAGCATCAGGTGTTTCAGCGTCTCCTGCGAAAATATTGTAACCAATGTTTGCGTTTGTTATTTGTGAACCAAATAAGTATTCTTGTTCCACAAAACCAGCAGAACCAATTTGATTCCTTGCGTATCTTAAAATCCATTGATTACTTGTTCCCAAGAATAAATAGTTATAAGCAGACACAGCACAGGTGTAATCAACATTAGCTGGTAAACTAGCATTACCATTAACAAACGTGACTGGTGTCCAACCGTAATTGAAAGCAGCTAATTGTATAGGGCTTCTATATAGTCTTGCGTTGATAGAATTTGGCGTATCACATGCGGTTCCAATATAAACATATGATTGAGGTTCGTGCTGGAATTGATGTAACCACAACACTGTAATAGGTAAACCATTAGGTTCTATAAAGACAGGAGCGGAAAGTCTACGTGTATCGTATGTCCAAACACATCCAGTGCTTCCACCAATAAACAGCGTACCATTAATAGCTAACAATGAAAGCACACATCTTTCACCTTGTGAACCTAAATCAATCACCTTAACTAATTGTTGATTATTCCACTGATAAATAACTGCTGAATCTCTAATTAAGTTAATGGTAGAAGTGTTGTTTAACAATCCACCGGTTAAAATAGTTCCTGAAGTTAACGCTTGAGATAGTAAAATATTACCAGTTGTATTATCAATATAGAATGTAGTACTAGATGGATCTAGTGTACTACTACTGGATCTAGTCCAAGCTACACTATTGAATGTTACTGTATTAAAATAGTCAGTAGTTCTGAATAGTACAGGTTGGCTATTAATATCATATGCAGTATATTCCAAACTATTAGTTGATGCAGACAATAAACTAGCAATAGTATATGTTTGACTTTGAATACCAGCAATATACACGTAATCATTATTTAAATAAGTGTATCTGGTTAGTTTATTAAATAACAATTTAATGAAGTTAGTACCACTGACAACATTTGACTGTTGTGCAGCGTCGGTAATCATATCAACATTAGTTGTCTTTTGGGTTATATTATTTCCATAATCTCTAAGTTGTATTTCCACTCTTGAAATACCATCTTGAGCTAAATAGTCCTCTGTTAAAGCTACTAGTTGAACAATAGGTTGCCAATTAGACCAAGGTGGGTTTTCGTTATTGTAAGGTCTTATTCTGAAGTCTTTAATATCACTAACTACATCATAGGCATTCAAAACCATATGAGGATTATAATTACCGCTGTAATATGGAACGGATACGCTGTTTTGATCAATAAATTGAACACCAGTAATCACAGGTGGATTAGTATCTAATAACGCATAATGTCCAGTGTGAATGATGATTTTATTGCTTGTGGTTACATTACCAACATAGTCTATTATTTGAACCTTAACACTTCTGGCATTATCGAATCCAAAATTTTGATTTAAGATAGAAGTGTCTTCTATACCTAATTTGGTTTTATTCCATGTCCCATTGTGGAAAACACTATATTGGGCAACATTTGATTCCGTGGTTAAATAGTCTACCCAAGGCATCCAAGGTCCAGTGATATTAATACCATCATCTATCTGTTTGATTACTCTAAAGGCTAATATTGGGGAACCTGTAGCCTTTTGCGCAGTAATCAATAATTGAGTTGCGGAAACATTAATAGCTATTTCGACTTCACCATTACATTCTTGAAGTAATGGTGCGTCACCTACTATTGCTGGAGCATTCAAATCAACCAAAGCATCATTAGAAATATTAGATGCAAATGAGCGATATCTAGCTTGTGATTCGGCTAAAATTCTTGTTTGAATATCTGCGCCATTAACACTGTTTGAAGACATAACAGAATAATGTCTATAAAGATTGTGCCACAAGCTTTGAGTGTTGCACCAAGAATGTGATGGTGTGCTATTAAAGTTTGAGCTATTAACAGGATCTGGATAAGCTGGACCTAAAATGCCTTCAATATTTGCATAAGCGGATAGTAAATCAGCACCTTCCGGTACGTCTATTGCAACCCAAATATAGTCATTAGAGTTCGAAATTGTATTGTAAATTAGATTATCAAAATTAAATTGTATTAAATTATTATTAGCAACTAATGAACCAAGTCTAAAGTTAGCGGTATTGGATCTGGTATATTGAGTTTGATTAAAATTGGAATTAAATCTACCTATTTCTAATGTTCCAGCAGTAGACCAAGCTGATAATGGTGCATTAATATTGTTATTGTTATCGGAATAGAATCTTGCCTTAATAACACCCGCTCTTTGAATTGGATTATTAAATCTTGCCTTAACTTCAAGTAGACGTAAATCAACATTAAGTACACTACTGATTGCATTTTGTATTAATGCTACTCTTTGACAAATTACTATACCGTTTCTCTTGAAAGTATTGGTTAATGGTTTATAATACCACATACTCATATTATTGATATATCCACCGGCATTAATGTCAGCCTTAAACATACGATGATTAACTGTAATAGTGCGTCCAGTATAGTTGTTGCTACCAAAATAATTTAATCTATTAAGTGTATATGCATTTTCCGATCCTGTAACTTGATAAAGATCATTTTCAGCGGAATTAGTTTGATCTTTGACCAAGATAATCATTTTGTCATACACTGGCATGTTATCAACAGTTGATATATTTGCGGTAATATCAATATCTGTAGTTGTTGCAAGATCAGCAATACTAATCCATGTGGTTACTGTACTTAGAGAATTGAATGTTCTGGGTGCCCTTTGCGAAATCGTACCTGTACTAGCCACATAAGGAGAATAGTATCCATAAAAATTTACACTAGCTGTTTTTGAATCTTTAAGACTTAATTGGAAGTATTCGTTATCACTAGTGTCAGCCACCAATAAATCAGTAGATAAATTGTCATTACGTATTAATTCTTCAAAAACAGTAACTGGTTGGAGAACTAAGGCATTTAGAGTCTCAAAATCATTAGTTTCAATTAGTACATAAACGCCGCGCCTTGTAGTGTTGACGGTACCACCATACAATAAACAAGTACTTCCAATTGTCAATGCTGAACCATCTAAATTAGGGTTATCACTACTATTTGTTGCATTTTGTAAATATAGAACGTTATTTGATTCAAAGATATTAGCATTATCTGCTGAGGTTGCTGACTCAACAAACATAGTATCTAATTTTTGAAGATAATACGTAACTGCGTCAATAACGTATCCTGTTGAATTGTAAACATAAATACCAGGAGTTAAAGCATCATCTGCATATGTTATTCCACCTGTATGTCCACTTGTGTCAGCAGCCCATCCACCTGATACCATTGATGTAATAACAACAGTATCACCATTTGTATAACCCGCAAATGAAGCAATATTAACCCAAACATTACTATTGGTATCTTGTGCAAATTGAGTAACATTTGTAACTTGAATTGCCTCTTTTGCATTGACGGCGCTTAGTTTGTTAACATAAAATGTATGGGATGACTTCAAAGACAAAGTATAAACTCCATTTTGAGTACTATCAGATTGATTGGTGACTAATACAACGTCTCCAATATTAAAAGTATCACTTCCATCCGTATATGTTGGGTGTGGGTCACCAGATCCGGGTATGGTGAAATTAGCAATGTTATGATCTACTGCATATGTTGGTAAATTAGACAATTGATAATCTTCAACCGAACAGATACTAACAGTACCACTCTGGTTAAATAGTTTATAAACACCTTGATGCGAACCAGTTGGAACTTGAACATAATAATTAGTATTTACTGGTATAGTAAATATAACCAACGTACCCAATGGTCCAACCACCTTTAACGTACCAGAATTGGTGGGTCCAGCAGATCCAATAAAGAATTTTTCACCAATATTAGCTGTTGTAACTGTTGGATCAGTGGCTACTATATCTGTTAGAGTCATTCTTAACCAGTTAGAAGGATTATCTTGATCCACCGGATTAGCAAATAAATAATCATCTTCATCATTAAGTGAAGAATAACAACCTTGTCCTACAATAGATTTGAATTCTTGTTCAGTGTATGAACCTTGAATGAATTGACAGGATAAAGCAGATGAATCTGTACCATAAGGTTCAACTTGTGGTAAACCTTGAACTTTTACGCAATTTAAAGTGACATTTGTTGTTGATCCAACCGCAACATAATAACCCAATCCACCAGGTGCTGGGGTCATATAATTTCCAATAAATTTAAATCCCTCTTGTTCAACAACTTCTGAAGAACCACCATATAGTGGTATTTGTTTTCTTCTTAAAATGATTTGAAGTTGTGGGGCAGCTTCTTGATTATCTAAGAAATCAAATTCAACAGACCATGTTTCACCGTCATTTTTAGGATTAAATGGTGCAATAGTTTGTGTATCAACATAACCTGTTGGTAACATCTGTTGAATATAGATAATTTGTTGAACCTGATCAAACACAACAGCTAATGTGTCTGGTATACCAGTAAGACCCAATCCACCAGGTGCTAAATTCAATCGTTCAATAAACTTTATTTCTTCTTGGGCATTTAAACCACCATTTACAGCATAAACATTAGGTGTTTGATTACTGACACCAATGTAGAAATTTTGCGCTGGAGGATTGATGCCGTCAACAAAAGTTGCTTGCACATTAACTTCAAACTTTTTAGAGAACGTGCTATTTGTAGCCACCAATTCACACGAATTCAACACAATACCAGTACCTAAAATTTCATATTGATTAGCTGTTGTTGATGGATTACCTAAATCATCATATGTAAACCAATTCCATCCATTTAACTGGGTACCCCAAGAATTGCCGTCTGTAATAGTGCTTGGGAAGGAGTGTGGTACGTAATTATACTTTCTACAATCACCTAAATCTGCATCTAAAACGAAACTACCAGTTGCTACAGCACAGTCTAGTAAGGAACCACTAGAACCATTAAGATAAAATCCAGTCTCTGCGTATAGATTTCCGGTATACAAATTAGTTCCCCAACCAGTACAAACAAAAGCACCTAAATAAACACTTTCTCTGCAATATTGAACTGATCCAATAGGTGTTTCTACCGTCATTTCTGTGGCGTATGATTTAATAATCACTTCACCATTACCTAATTGTTGCACATACATTTCTAATAAGAATCCAGTTGCTAACTTACTGGTTAGATTTTCATTAATTCTAAAATTAATACTATCTGTAACTGTTGTGATTGAAACTCTTTCAATAGTAACATTTAAACTACCATCAGAATTAAGACTCAAAGTTGTCTTAAAGTAAATGCTAGTTGTTTGTGGATCAGCCAAAGACAAAATACACCAAGTTTCAATGGGTAAAGAAATTGGGAGATTTGTAAACTTAAATGCAGCCTGAACTACAGCATCTTTATTTGTAGATGTTACAGGGAATGGCACGGAGCTATTAAATCTATATTCTGTAGATTGTGTAGTTGGTGTAGGTGGACTACTAATAGTACTACCATAAGAAGGTTCTCCACCAGAAAACCCTGTAACCTGTACAGAGTTATTAAAAGCTACTTGAGTGGCGCTTAACAAAGGAGCTACGGTTCTATAAGACACTCTACCTGCCAAGACCGTACCAAGACTGGAAATAGCAACATTTTCATCATAATTAACAAGAGTATTATCGTATGGATCAGAAACGCCACGATATCTATCTATTGTTCCCAATTTGCTGGACCAATTGTTGGGTTGCTGATTTATTCCTGAACTTTGTAAAGCATAAACTGCATTAAACGAATACATATCACCAATGTATTTTGAAATACCATTTTGGTATACGCCAGTTTGATTATCTAATGAAGCTCTAAATCTCCAAGCAGTAGTGGCACCAGTATACAAAGTATAAGTTCTAGGATCACTGTTATTGACTAAATAGGGTGGAATTAATAAATTCTTAGATAGTGAATATATTTCTGGAACACCAGGAGTTGGAGTTCTTTCAGACTGCCATAAAATTTGGCTAAATCCACCTACACTATCAGGATAATTAACTGTAACCCAGTTGGCTGTATTATAAGTAGTAATACCAGATGCGTAAACAGTAGGATCTAAAGTGAGGGTTACCTTAAAATAGACTGTTGAAACACCACCATTTGCTGACAATTGCCAATTATCTACACCAAAGTAGCCTGGTGGCAAAGTTGTTTCATTATATCCAGCAAAATCACCACTATAACTAGTTCCTGTATATGCTATAGAATCAAATAGTGCATCTCCAGAACCTCCACCACCACCTACATTAACAACATATAGATTGTTACTGTTATAATGTGCATTTGGGTCATTTGGATTTGTAGGATACCAAGCTGAAAAAGGTCCGCTTGAAGCTGGTTGAATAACTAATGTTTGGGCGGTTGCAAAATTGGGATCATTAGAAATAGATAAAGAACCTACACCAATAAATGGAACATAGCTGCGGGTGTCAACATCAACAACTAAAAATTGAAATAGCAATAAATTGCTGTTTTTCGTATAAGCAGGGGCAACTACTGGAATTTCGCCAAAGAAAGTGGTATCACCTTTGACATAGTTAGAACCACCATCAATTAAATAATCGTGCTTTAAATATTGATTGCCGATATTATCAGCAAATAGAACCTTGATTGCATAACCCATTATTGATTTTTATACAAGAGTTTTAGTGTTTTTTCATTTTTATTTAAAATCTTGCAGGAATTAATAAGGCACTTACAGTAAGTGCCATTATGGGTCGAAAATTTTCAGAAACAACATGCAAGGTTGATATTATTAAGTTATCACTAAACAATAAACAAATCAAACAATGTTCTCATTTATTAAAAATTGCTGGGCAATGTTATTCTGATATGATCTCTGCTCATGTTGAATCTAGAAAAGATAAATGGTTATCTAAAGGAGAATTACAATTTGAATTTAAAGGAAAATATGATATCCATAGTCAATCAATTCAGGCAATAGCGGAAAAAATAGAAAGTAATATCGAGTCTGCAAGATCAAATAGGGAAAAAGAATTAAAAGAAAATAATAAAATTAAAACAGAATATCCTTATAAATCTAAAAAACTATTTTCAATTACCTGGAAAAAATTAGGTATTAAAATTAAAAATAATAAAATACATTTATCTAATGGTAAAATTACAGAACCTTTAATATTAGATTTACCTTGTAAATTCATTAATAAAAATATTAACATAGCTGAATTAGTTTTAGATTCTAACGTCTTTTATCTTCATATAGTTGTGGATACTGGTATTATTCCATCAGATGTATTGAGACAGATTAAAACGATAGGAATAGACATGGGAGAAATTCATATTGCCTATTGTACCGTCGAAGACGGGAAAACTATAGGAATATCAGGAAGACAACTAAGGTCAGTAAAACAATTAAGAAATAAAAGACATAAATCATTAGAAGAACTCTTGAGCAGATGTAAATCAGGTAGTAAAAGATATAAAAAATTAACTGATCTTAAAAATAAAGCTTCTTCTAAACTTAAAAGACAACAAAGAGATATACTTCATAAAGCTAGTAGACAAGTAATCAACTTCTGCCAAGAAAACAAAGTGGCTAACATAGCTATTGGAGATGTTAGAAATATTTCTGATAATGTTAATTTAGGAAAGAAAGTTAATCAAAAAATAAGTCAATGGACACATGGACAATTCTCTAAATATGTTAAAGAAAAAGGTAAAATGTTCGGTATGACTACTAAAATTATTAACGAGAGTTATTCTAGTAAAACCTGTTCCAATTGTGGACATGTTAACAATGTTATAAATAGAAATTATTGTTGTTCTAATTGTAAATATAAAATTCATAGAGATGCTAATGGATCAGCTAATATTTGCTCAAAGAGTAGATATGGTCAGTATTCAAAAATAAAAGTGAATTCAATAAAGTATCTACGACCTACCAAAGTAGGACGTAGTAGAACCCTGGAAGTGGGTCATGTGGCTAATGCCACATGTTAATGAGTCAGTATAGTTGAAATAGAGCTAATATCATAAAGTCTATTTATAGACTAACTTCAAACACTTAATTATGTGGTATTTGTTTGACAATATCCAGAAATTGAAGTATTGATTACCATAGGTATAAAAACATTAAAATACATATAGCCATCTATAAATTGATTGGAGTTTTCCTGATTGAATATATAATTACAAACATAAATTGTATGAGTAATCAATGACGTATCTGTGTTTGTTAAAACAATATCTGAACCTAAATTAACCTGCGATGGGGCTGTTACTCTTGTAACAGGAATATTGACAGGTGGTTGCAACATGTCTTCTCCACCTGGTAGAAAAATCTGAAATAATATTTCAGTGTCTAAAGATGGTGGAATGTAATCATTTAGTATAATTCTAAATTGAATTTCAATAGATTGAGGTATATTGAAATTATCATCTGTCGCTAATGCTGTTGGTACAGGAACTGTGGAAACTACAGGTATACCAAAACGTACAGGTCTTTGTAGTAAACAACACTGTGGATCGCTCAAAGGGCGATAATCAAAAGCACCTAATGATATCGAAGGAATTGCACTGATTGATGGCACATTAAATTCTGTATATGTCGATGCAGTGAAAGATTGCATTGACATTGCTTCATAAATTTGGATTTTTAATTCCGTATTGATAAAATGTACAGTAACTTCTGAATTAAACTTATTGAATTCAAAATAACCATCTTCAACTGATAAGTACAATCCATTTTTTAACTTAATCAACTTTTTACTAGATTCTTCAATATCATTATCATTAAATTTCAAAATAAAAGAATTAATGTCATTTGATTCAGAAGCAGATGCAACAATAACGTGTGTTCCATCAATATCAGAAAGAGATAAAACACCAAAATTACACTTAACTAAATAAAAGTCAGGTGTATCTATCATTAAATCAGACCAACCAACTATATTAGCCTTGATATTATTGAATACTATTTCTTGTTCATCTTTTAAAATTTTTATTACCATGATTATTCCGATATTATAATATTTCCATTAGTTAGTATGGACATATTTGTTGGTTTTACCAACGTATTACTTCCCTGTCCTGCTCCCCAAGTCCATAGATAGTCACCATTAATGGATATATAAATAAGTTGTGATTGTGATACCGCATTAACGCCTAAATCGTTAATTAATACAAAATAGCCAGTGTTATTAACGTCTGGTAACGCTTTAACACAATCACCTTGTGGGAAATACAAAGTAAAGCCATTAGTTCCCTTAATGATATTTAATTGTCCTTGTCCACCAGACGGGGCTGGTAACGCCATTAATATCGTATTAGCTGTATCATCAACCTGATAAACAGAACCACCATGACCTAAAATAAATGGCGCAACAGAACTAGATATTTGTGATGTCTGTGATAAAAATTGATTAAATAGCTGTACACTATATGGCGCACTGTTAGCAATATACCAACTACCATCTTGAAGCACTTGTATGCTAGTGGGTGCCATAATATTAGCCATAACGATATTACCAGAATCAACATTAACAGTACAAACTCCATTATTTGTCTGATACGCAAGTAAACTGTTTTCAATAAGAGATCCTGTTGTATTTGTAGGGAAGTAAACAGGGTCTGCCACAGGTGGGGTAATAATATTTAAGCCAGGTATATCATTGCCTGTGCCACCAGGATAAGAATTGACAAAAAATGGTGGGACGGACATTATTCTAACAGGTCCAATAGATTGTCCAGATGGACCACCACCACTTCCTCCACCACTTCCTCCACCACCAGTACCACCAGTACCACCAGTACCACCAGTACCACCAGTACCACCGCCAGATGTTCCACCAGAACTACCTGTTCCACCAGGACCAAAAACAACAGGTGCTACCCATTCTACCGATCCTTGATTGATATTTACCTGAATATTGCTGCTATTTGCTGTTCCAACACTACTTAAAAATGTATTAAATGTACTATCTAATATTTGAATCTGTATTGTACTAGAAACAGACTGTATTGGACTAAATAGAACCACTGGCAATGTGGCTGTACCACATTGATAATATTCATTATTTATAACAATTGAAATTAACGTGCTATTTTTAATTATAACATTTTGGCTGAACAATACATAAATGCAACCCAATATTGGATTATAAATAGCACTTAATACTGCCAAATCTCTAGCGGTTTGTGATAAACGAATATTACCCTGTAATGATTTTATTAAACTACCATCTGAATCTATTTGAATAATTCTATCATTCACTGTATCGGCAACCACAATACTTCCATCAACAGGATAGAAAACATCCATAGCACCTAAAAATCCAGAATTTAAACTTTGCCATTGTTGTCTAGGCGATAAATACAATGCACTAGGAGTGAAAATTTGTGTTTCTGTTTGAGTTCCAGCGTTGATTATTCCTTGTTTAAACGAATTAGATGCAGAATCAAAGAACAAATAGGCACCAAGGTTTTCAGTATCACTTAATTGTAATCCATATTGAGTATTTGAAATAGATCCAACACCTACACCACTATAAATATTGGGTGTTTGAGTTAATACATAACTTAATTTGTTAAGGAATGGAACATTAGTAGTACCCCAATCTTGCTGCGTTGCCCACGTATTAAAGTTAGCCATGCCAGGACCGGAATAAGTCAAAGCAACACTATCAATTCTAGGTGCTAATGAAGCATCTACAGGATCACGGAACAGGTAGAACGCAACATCTATTACAGATCCAGTATCTGGGGCTGGAATTGGAAATACTGTTTGTCCAGGTGTTGTATTGATTGTAACAAATTGTGATTCACTATTGAGATTACCAGCACTATTTGCAATGCGGGTTTTAATTAACAATCTAGGATCTCCACTAACAGCAAAAGGCGTAGAAGCACCTAACGAACTAGTCGTAAGTTGAATAAATACTTGTTGCCATTCTGTTGAAGGAAAATTGTTACCCAATCTGAAGATCATTACTGCGGATTCGGCACAATATACAGTGTTAAAACCAAAGAATGAAATAGGAGAAGGTGAGCCTGGTGGAATAATCAAACCATGTCCATTATCGGTACCAATTGATGGAAGATCAGCTTCTATACCTGATAAAACAGTATCTGAGAATGTACTAAAATCTGAATTACTAGCTACATAACTAGAACTAACAGGATATAACCTAATACTAACCGCTGTATCTAATTGGACTTCGTTAACTTCAGTTGATTCAGTTGGTTCAGATATTCCAGAGAAATTCTGATAGAAATATCCAAATCCTAAGACTCCACCAACTTGACTAGCAGTTAAAATAGTTGAAATATCTGTAACTACAATCTTTCCATTCATTTGCAATCCACCATCAAACTGATATTCTTCTAATGGAAGAGGGAAAGTGTCAACTGTATGGTCATATATTTTAAACGGTGTAGAAACCTGTAATTGAACCGCTCCATTTGCATTTGCACCTGATAATGTTAAGTTGGAACTAGATAAAATGAAGAACATATAAACATCATCTGGAAATGCTTCGCTTGTTCCTACTGAATTTAAATATTGAAGTGCGAATCCATGCACTAAGGTCGATAAATTAGTCCAATCAGTAGTTTCCGTACTATTAAACATACGATAATACAAACGTCTAAAGAATAACTTCATGTTTGTACCATTTCCTAAAGCTTGAGTGTCAATAGCGTCTACCCATGTTGTACTATTAAGTTCATTAATTGCGGTAAAGTTTAAAGGTGTATCAATTGTAAAGTACTGTTGAGTTGATTCTTCTGTTCCAAAGGTTATATTATTAATTGGTGGTGTAGAAATGTTATTCAATAAGGCTTCTGATACTTCATATTGCGCAATGGAATTCCAAACATATGTATTACTGCCAAAAAATTGAGATCCAGTACCTACAATCTGACGATTAACCCTATCTATCGTGGCATAATTTTGAGTACCAGGAAGGTTATTGGCTTCTAACTGATAAGACCATTTATGGGGCAAATAATAGATAGAATTGTATAGTCTATTATCAATATCATACATTATGTCAGTATCAGCACCAGAAAATAGTTGTCTTTTTAATGAAAGAATAAGGACTATAAGGTTTAATAAGCCAATATCAGACAATCTACTCATTGCACCTTGAGTTTGATTAAGAATAGATGCAATCAAAGACTCTAATTGAGGGTGAGGAACTAAACCAATGTCCGCTAAGGAATTATGACTGATCTGTGGTAATCTATCAGGATTTAAGGTGCCTTGAGTCACTTTGCTAATATCTAAATCTGACAAATTAGCCGCACTCAAAAATCCTCTAACGTGCTTACCTAAATCAATAGGTGAAGGATTTTGACCGCCAATATGAATGTGGTTTTTTACAGCCGCACTAATGGTTGAAAATAAATCAATTTCAACTCTACCATTAGTGGTTATCACATATTGTACTGGATTACTATATGTAACCTGTACTGTTCCTAAACATACAAACAAATTAGTATCAGCTTCTGTTTGTAAAGATGCCAAAAATACAGTATCTTCAGTATAAGAAGTGGTAGCATCAGTAGTTGCATAGATGATATACTCTATCATTTGTCCAGATGTAATTCCAGGTGGTTGAGTTAAAGTAAGTTGATATGTACTTGTTGTAGTACAAGCCATAAAGTTTATATTTCCATTACCAGCAGTAATATTTACATATTGTCCTGCGGTATCACCAGGAACAGGTTGTAATTGCCAAGAAATAGTACCATCTGCATTATTAATAATACCATTATTCATGATTTGGTACAAATTCAATAATTGTGTTTCAATTGCAGTAAAACGATTTTGATCATTAGACGCTAAGGAACCTACAGTATCCCCCGCTTGTAAATAAAACAAATTGTATATGCTGGTATATCCTGACATTAATTATTCCTGTATTTTAATTTATACACAATTACATCAAGTGACCGTTCTAAATTTCTCTGATTTATGTGTTAACAGTTGTGCCGCCACTTGGTGTGGCATTCATTCCTGATGAATCAGGAAAATCCTGGTCAATTATTGGTGTAATTCCCCAATATGAATTATTATCACAAGCCATTACACCTGTTACTGGCAGAAGTTCATTAGGAGCAAGGCTATCATCAGAAAACTGAATAGACATCGAACCCCTAGACTGTATTGATACCAAATCCACTAATTGTGAATCATTTATTTTTGAATCCACTAAATCTGCAAAAGTATTAAAACGCATTACATTTCACCACCACCAATAGCTTTCAACGGTTGAATGTACTCACCCTCTATATCGGCTATAATAATATTTTTATTTTTTTCATAAGTATAATTTACTTTTTTATAAAAATAAGGTTCTGTTTGTGGACTTCCATCCCCTATAAATGTCTGTAATGAGAATCTTCCCCAATGTAAAAGTGGGCGAGTAACGTATACTTCAAAATTAATAGTCTCATAAGGTTTTCCTGTATAACTATCCCTTAACGCATCTCCATATTTATATAAAGCATTTTTATCTTCAAAAACAGGAAGATTACCACCATCATCAAAAGTTATATGTTCATAACCTACATAACCCGTTGGTATATCTTGCATTTGAATATTTTTTAAATTATTTAGTTTATTCCAAACGTCTTGAGAAATAGCATTTGGAGCATAATAATTATAAGACATTAATTTACCAATACAATCCTTAGCCCAAATGGTAAGCTTATATATATAGTTTTGATATTGTACGTCTGACTTCCAAGATTTAACAAGCACACCGTGTTGCCAATCTCTATTTAAATTGTTTACAATATCGTCTGGAGTGTTTTGAGTGTTGGGTAATAATGCATTATTATTTCCACTATTATAACCGGCAAAATATAAAGTTTCCAAAAATTCAGGAGCTTGCCTCCATTCAGTACGGAAAAGTTGATCAACGCAGTCCCACCAAAATATAGGAGTTGCACCTTTTTCAATAATAAGCTGTAAAAAAGTTTTCATTACACTATAGGGCACCGTGTTAGAATCCACACGAATGGAACCTCCCTTAATTGAAGTAGGTAAACCAGAAGCATTAGCTCTTAATGTCATAGCCTGTGACCAAGCACTGTTTACGGAATTTGGTCTTTGTGAATAATATTTATCAAAACCAAGTATAGTTAAGATACTTTGTATAATACGGCAATATTTCATACCACTAAAAATATAAGGATCTTTAAATTTACAGTGTCTTAGTAAATAAGTACCAATATCTTCAAATGATATTGTTGTTATTGTTCCAGTTCCATCTCTTTCTGTGGAAACTTTAGTTATTACTCCTTGACCAAATATAACTGGATAATCAGTAGTATAACCAGCACCTAAAGAAATAGTCATCCTGTTACCATCAAGAGCAGTAAGTATTTTTCTACCAAGGATGTCTAATCCCATATCTTTAAATGTAGCAGACCCACTCATTGATAAATATGAACTATTTGCATTATCTTCACAAGCATAAGACATGTTCCACCTTGTAAGATAAGTGCTTATATCTCCCCATGAAAAATTATTTATTAATGAATTTGGATTATATTGATCTGTTCCATTGGTTGTGCTACCAATAACCCTATTACCAGCATTGATATTTAAAGGTATATAAGGCGGCAATGGCTGTATAGATGGGGTAATATTATTTGTTATTTCGTAAAACACAGGTCCCTCAAAAGTTGTATTATATTGAAGTGTTCCTTGAATATAATACAATGGGTCTACTTGATCAACCTGGCTTGCTCCAGTTGGGAGTAATGTAATTGGCGTTCTCCAAACAAAAGAAAATTGATTATTTGTCGCATTTCTCCAGTCTGGAGCATAACTCATATTTGTGTCTTTTGCATTCGTAGTATTTGTTAACCCAGTATATGCCAAACTATAAAAGTTTTTTTGTATTAACTTAGTGTCTAAATATTGTTGTTTGTCTCCAGGGGCTGTAAACGTAAAATCAAAATAATTTAAATATTCTTTATTGACAATAGATGTAGCGTTGGTAATATTTTGTTTATTATAATTCTTAAATGTCATTGGACCATATTGAAAAAGGGCAGTCATGTACCCTATACCAATAACTATAGTCGCCTGATCACTGATCATTAAATTAAGCTTTTGTCCTTTTTGTTGAGCATCATTGTCTACAGGACCTAGTGAGTACCATTGAACATCGCTAGAGTTTCCTAAATCACCAAATCCAACAAACATATAAGGTCCAGCATAATGAACATATACTGAAAAACTTACTGAATTAGGCAGTAAAGATTTACCATTTGGAAGTTTAATCTTTACCCATCTTGCGTCCACAGGAGTTGGTGTGCCTTCATTAGTCGCAACGTTATATATTTGTTTGGTAGGATTAAAATATCTTAATTCTGTACCTTGGCTACTTATTATAAGTTGGAATTGATTAATAGAAGTAGCTGATTGAACATTTTGATCTCCCCAGTTTATTGAGATACTTGGTGCAACTGATCCTGTTGATGCTGAATATGAAGAATCTATACCAGAACACTCAAAGTGTATTTGAAAGCCGCAATTCTGTGCGCCAGTCATGCTAACAGGTATCGCAGATGGCGCATCTAGTGTACCATCATCACAATTAACTAAACTGTAATATGATAACACTGGGTTTGTTTGAAAATTAGAATACAATAAATCATTACTAATAGGATATAATCTTTCAACGGTAACAAAATCTTTAGGTGTAGATACTGAAACTTTAGCGCCCCTCTCTGATATAAATTGATTTATTATCGGTCCATCATATGCTAATGCCGTAGCGGATGCAGTAGCCGTATTAATGATTGGACCAAAATCTTGAGAATATTCAATATAATTTTTAATATCAAAGGTTGATGTTCGAAATCTTGACGGATAATTTATCTGCCATATATTATAAGTCATTAAAGGTTTAGAAGCCGAATATAAATCGAATGCAGCACCATTAGAAGTTATTCCATTACTGTGCATTGTTGGAATAAGTGGATTATTATTAATGTAATATGCATTAAAGTTTACTAAACCGCTATCGTCCACAATGTCTTGCTCTGTAGATCCATATTGTTGTGGTTGATAACTAAAATTTATATAAGGTGAATCATAATAGGGAATAGAGCCATCAGAAAATGTACATTTTTGTGAAGATGGTGGTCCTTGAATAAGATTTAATACAGGATGATTCGCCTCCATGCTTGCTGGAGATATTCCACCAAATACAAAAGTGGACATTGGCGCACCACAAGCATTATTAACATATAAACCATATCCACCTTCTGGTCCCATTGTTGTAGTCTCTTTAGAGTTTTTGTGGCGATTTTGATTATCTATATAATAGTTCAAACTCATTTGTTGACCACTTGAATCGTCCTTTGCATCTGGTGTGAGTTTAGCAAAAGTTCCTCGAATGCCGCCTGTACTTTTTTGATTTAAACCACCTATAACACATAATCCTCGTGCAATTCGAGGTTCGCCTACGTATTGATTACCTAAGCCAGTATCATCTGATGAAGCACCAAAAATATCCATAATTGTTTTATACAGATTTTAATTAATTTGAATCGCGGCACCAACTGATATACCAAGCCTAACTTCTCTACAAAATACTTGATCTAAATTATTTTTATAAAATACAAATATTGAATTTTTCTTATCTTGTAAGTTTGGTGTAATTGTAATTCCAACTCGTTGAGAAAGAACATCACTAACATCTGGAGATGTTACATTATTAACAATATAAGAATTCTTATTGGCGACTGAAAAGAAAGCATTACCTGGATTAGTAGTCTTGGTAAAATCATTATTGCCAGCAACAAGTGTCAATTGATTTAAGGAAGTATCAATAAAATCAAAGAATCTAGTAATAAATATTTTACCACTGCACCAAAATGCACATATATAAGTCCCACTTAAATCATCATATACTACACTTGGGCATCTTATGGCTAAGCTGTCAGAATTGTTATTTATAATTTTAGGAAAAGATACAATTTCCCTAGAAGGCTTTACAGATTGCATACCTTGTAGCTCTTTGCAATATAAAATTCCATTATTTCCAAGTAAAGGATAAACCACCATGATATTTTGTGATGATCCTAAAGCACAACCTAAAGGTGTTTGAACTACGGGTATATTCATTGCTCCTTTTGTAAAAACCCAGTTAGGTGGAGTTGTTCCATTACCATCAATAATAAGCTGGATTCCTTGAGGAACAATTCCTTGTGGATTCGAAGTGTATGGACTTACAAATTTTGCAGCGGCAAACCCACTATCTAACCAACCGATTATACAGAAAAAACCATTATTCAAATCCACTACAGTTGGATATTGTAGATCAATGGCAACCCTGGCGATATCTCCAAATTGACCAGCAGCAATTGGGCTATTATTGTCCCAAGAATTGACATTCCCAAGATTTCTATTTCTAACAATGCTACTAGATGGTCCAGTAACTTCATCAACCTCAGTAACGATTTGAATATACTTATTACCATTATTTAGCACAATAGATGGATTATCACCTTGTAATTGATATGGAGAGTAACCCCCACCTGTAGCCAATCTATATCCAGATACAAATTGATTAGATAGTTTAGAGATAGCAGCCCCTGAGTTATTTACAGTAGAGGTAGCCTGTAAATTAGGATTATTCATATTTATAAGTTGAATAACTTTACCGGTTTGAACTAATGTGCTTGCTGTTATTGCAGATTGTTCAACGGAGTGTGCCACATGAATTTGTTGACTATCAGTGTTATAACCTGCTGTTACTGTGGTATCATTGGTGGATGAACTACCAATAGCGGTTCTAATTGCAACATCTCCAGTGTAAACTGAAGAATTGTATTCTATTTCGCAACCTTGAGGCAAATTAACTAACCAAGTTGGACTAAATAAGGTAGCAGATAGTAACATAGGTCCAATGGACGTGACAACTACTTGCTGATTCATGTCTGGATCTAAATCAACCCAAAAATTTTCACCACCAAATGTCACTGATGGCACCATTGGCAAACCTTCAAAAGAGGCTATACTCAATAACAAACTATCTGTTTGACTAACATCCATTGTGGTTAATGTGTGTGCTGAGACTGTGAATTTTGTAATTCTCAATCCAACTGGTTTACTTCCTAATTCTGTTTGTATTACTGATAAATCAATCGGTGTACCATTTGTGGAATATGGATAGCCTGAAACTCTAACTACCATTTGTACATTATTAGATTCAATTGCATAAGGTAATGTTAAGTCTACCGTATATGATGCTGAATCTTGAATAGGAGATTTCAAGATATAATTGATTAAAACGCCATCTGCTGTACACAAAAATGCTTCAAATTGATATTTATAACTAATAGATCCGGTATCAGCACCTTGATCTGCTGTGAAACTAAAAGTCCATGTTCCGTTAGTTATTTTACCATCAGTGAGAACAAGGTTATTTGTTACAAAATCTGCATACACCCTTGTATTAGAACTAAAGGTTAGAGGAACACTTTTGTACGGAATTGCAACTTGAATATTGTTATTTGTAGATGTCATTATCATTAAATTATTCAAAGCAGTGTCTGGGCTGTTAACAGTAGGAGTGGCAACTGAATTATTGTAAATGTACCAATTATTTGTAGCGTTTAAAGTCGCGCCAGCTAATGTAGTAGCATTTAGATATAAAGGTTCTGGTACGGACTCATAATTTGCGGTTCCAAATAAATTAGGTTGAGTTGGAAATAAGTTACCAGTAATAGTTTGACCAATAGTAGTTGTAACACTCATACGTGTGGGATCAACAGTAATATAAACTTTAGGAGATGAATCAGAAGAAGTTGCTGAATTCACTGAATTTAATGTCGTATCACCAGGATTTGGAACGGTAACAATATATAAACCTATTACTAATCTTCCTTGGTTATAAGTGTTACCAGGTTGAGAAAACGATGATGGGAAAGTCCACACATTATTAGAAACACCCGTTCCTTGAGCAGAAGTAATGTATTTGTTAATAGAGTAATTGGCATCATCCGTACCCAACGCTGGGGAAATCATTAATTGCGAAACATCAGCAGGGTTTTGTCTGCTAATAACCTGTTCTCCAGCACTATTTGTAATAAAAATCAACTCTGAAACACTTCTATATTGATGAGGATTTTGGGCATTAAAAGTAACGCCAACTGGGTGAAACCAAAATCTTGCAACTAAATAAGTTTCAGCAACATTATTGGCATCATCAGTATGAGCGGCAAAACTAAAATTAAATACACCAGAGGTAAATGTAGCACTACCAGCAGGAGGATTTGGATCATCAGCAATGAAAATAGCAACCGGTGAACTGTTCATAACTTGAGTAGGGTCACTCAAGACATAATCTTTAATTCTTCTTGCAATAACAGTAGTTGGCAAATTACCTACTTCGCTCCCAGGAGCCATTTGCATAGGACTACCCTCAGAATATCGTGAAGGCTGAAAAGCAGGGCTTAATCTTGATCCTGACGCAGAACCAAGGCTATATGTTTGATTGATGCGATACCACATTGGCGTTTTAGTTTGAAATGTATCATTGAGCGTTTTGCCATTAAAAGGTAACGTATCTAAATATAAATATCGACTAACCATTGGTCCATTAAACTGATAATTTGTATCACTTTCTGACACTGGATTATTAGGTTGCGGAAGTTCTGACCAAGTAGTAGGTGGAGTAGTTGTAGTACCAGTTCCGCGCTGAATATCAAAACTGATAATATCATTAACTAACTTATCCGCGTCTAAATTAACTGCATATCCATAAATTGGATTAATATTCGTGTTATCTAGTGTAGCGTTCATGCTATACGCCAATTGCTTTAATCCAGGCAATGGACCTGCATTAATTGCCATATATGCGGTTGCTCCAGCTTGAGATAACATAGGAAACCAAACTAATAAAAATCTAACATCTATTGCATGTGCGAATCCAATACTTGCATTTAAATCTTCTGGAGAGAAAATCTTAAAGTATATTAATGGTCTACCAGGTTCCAAGTTTGGATAAATACCACCAGAAGAACTACCATCTATATATACACTAGCTTCTAAATCCGCTTGATATCCAAATGCTTGAGCAGGATATTGTTTATCTGCCATATTAACTCTAGAATTATTAAATAATAAAATACGATTAATAGATAAAGTTAAATTTTGGTATTCTGGATTTCTTTGACGAATAATAATATAACGAATATTCGGAAAACTAGTAGGGGCACCTAAATTAAACGTAAAAGTACCACCTGGAGCATATAACTGTGTTCCATTTGCGGGGTTTTGCTGCATATTAGTTAGATTTTCAAATCCACTACCCTTAACACCAGTAATAGCTAAAGCTTGATATTTATTTTTAACTAACAAGGGATATTCTGTAGCTGTATTAGATCCATCTGGTATACCAACTATCTGCATAGGGTGATATTGTGTCCAATTTACCGCAGTAACATTTCCAGAGGCAAAGTTTTGTTGATCATTAGCGTTATTAGTATCATCTGCATCAGCAAGTAAGTCTTTCCAATATGGGAAATTAGGATCTACAACTAATGTATATTCCATTGTCATAGCTGATATGTTTTGATTAGATCCAAGATCAATTTTATACTCTAAGACACCATTATCATCAGCAGTCATAGTGAAATTAACTCCAACTGGTGGTGTTGCAACCTTCCAACTAGGTCTTCTTTTTCGTCTAAAAGCTGCCCAAAATGGGTAGTTTCTCGAAATATCATTCTTATCTGATACACCGTTAACTGTGCCTGAATATGAAGTAGTAATAGTGGCATAAGTTCTACTATCGTTTGGTGTATCTTTAGGAACATCATTTCTAAAAGTTCCTCTTACAATAGATAGAAAGTTAAATCCAGCAGTACTTCCAGCAGTAGCTAAGCCATTCGCGGGAACGGGTGGCACCCACTGATAGGCACCTTTAGGTAATGGATTATTTTGATTCATGTAGGGACTTAACATATTAACCGTTTAGTTTCTTCATTAACATTGCTTCACTTTCTTTAAGCAGTTGATCTCTTTCTTCTTTCATCATTTTAGGTAAAATAAATTCCAATTCAAATTTCATTTTCTTTTCAATGTCACGTTGTGCTTTTTGAATTTGCTTATCAATATCAACAGATTTAGATTCTATTTTTTTATCACTTCTTTCTTCTACAATTTTTACAATTTCATGTATTGTTTCGTTTTCATATATATTATGAATTGAATTCACACTTTTGTCCGTTGACGACTTAGACTTAGATTCTGTTTTAACCTCTTTTGTGGTTTTTTGAAGCAAATTTCTAAATCTATTTTCCACTAATCTTGCATTAACAAAATTAGTATTAGTACCCTCATTGGTGTAATTGGTTTTAAAGGAGTCTAACAGTTTGATTTGCTCAATAATATTTTTTATTAAGTTGACTGTAATTTCTTTTTCAACATCTACACCAATTAATGGATTTTTGTCAATTTCATTACCAATAATTTTTTCGACAATATGGTTCTCAACCACATTGGTTTGGACTCCTGTTTCCAAACTGTAAAGTTTCATCACCTTGTCTTTAATAGATGTTTTATATTTACTGACAATACTGGGTATATCTTGGTCAATAAATAAACTATCCTCTAGAGAAGATTTATAAGAAAAATCATTCACAACTGGCGCATTGGTGTGCTGATATACTAGTTCGTCTACAATTTCAGCAATGTATTCAGCTAAATTAATACCATTCTGGTTTTTAGACCTAATTTGCCATTCTGAATCAGTATTTTTAGTCGCATAAGCGCCTTTATGTATTAACTTCTGATTAACTAATTGAGCTAACTTAGATTCATCTATGTTTATATTTTTTAATGTAATGTGTTGTGTTTCAATAAATGGTAGCTCAACTTCATTTACCGAAATTGGGGTTTCAAAAACGACTTTATCACTTAAATTAGGTAAAGAAATAGGAAGTGAAATTGTGTTATCTCTAACCTCTGATAAAGCGATTTTCTTTTGAATATCTATAACATTTTTAGTTAAAGTTTGTTGAATCCAGTTATAAACACCCACCGGATCAATGGATTTATCAACAATAACCATTAATGTGTCTTCAATACACTTAATAACAAATTTTTCATTATTAAATTGCTTCAAAAGATCAGCAAATCTAGCGGCATGTTTGGTCTTAATGTAAAAAATATAGTTCTTAATAGCATCTTTCTTGTAATTTTGTAGAGTTCCAGATAATTTGCCAATCTTTAGAGAACCATTTTGAATATCTGCTAATTCTGCATCATAATAGTTTGATCCACTAACGCCTTCGTTTAGGAAATTAGATATATTATGACCAATTTCCATAATATTTTCACTGCTATTGATATAGTAAATATTTGTATCTAATTTTTCTTCCGTAGCAATTACACTATATTTTTTAACTGATTCGTCACCCACTTCTTTAGGCAATTCTATAGTAAAAACAGACTCCGAGAATGGTTCTAAATTAGGCTCAACTAGATTTAAATCATCAACAGAGGATCTTAAATAAATAGTTCCATGAGGTAAACTAGTAGTAATAAATTTAAGTTCACTCAATGGAATTACTGGTGTTTTCATAAGGTCTAATAAATCAACCCCTGGTAACACATTGCTTTCTGCTGCCGCTACCGCACCATCAAACATAGCCATTTCACTATTTTTTTTATTATCTAAATTAATGAAACTATTAAATGTCAATGCGTTTCGGTTAGAAGGTTCATCACTAACAAAACCTTTAAACTCATATGATTCTTGAGTTTGTTTGTAAAGTAAATTTAACTGAGTTTTAGATTCAATTTGTTCTTTTCTTTGACGATCTCTAAACTTCTTTAATATGTGTTTTTCTTCTAAAGATAAACCGCCTAAACGTTCTGCTCTTTCTAGTTGTCTAAAATCATATGCTCTTAAACTCTCATCTTCTTGAATTTTATTTTTAGTTGTTCCAATGTTTATAATCTTAGAGAAATCATCTAACGCTTTGGGCTTAAATTCTTCTTTAAATGACGCTATACTACCTCTAGATGGAAATGTTGGAGATTGAGGCAAATTCCTGTTTAGCTCATTAACGGTCATTGGCATAAACACCCTCATAAGTCTAGAAGGTAATGTGGCTTTTTCAGGTTTTACATATTCCCATTCGTTATTTTCACCTAAGTAACTAACGATAAAGTTTTCTGGTGGTAATGCATAAGCACGTCTTCCAAATATAGATGATACCGTTTCATAGGCATCATCTACATCTGCATTTAACTCTTCTGGTTTTAAGAATACATCATCTCTCAAGAAAACTGACATATTTTCTTTGTACAGTATTAGCTTTGATGATGACCTTCACCAATGTCTTCATAAAGTTTTCCATATCCAGGTAATAAGTCATCAAAATAATCATATATTTCGTCATCACTTTTATCTTTGACATGAGCTAAAAGTTCACTAAAATCATAACCAGCATCATCGTCTTCATCAGGCTTTTTATCTTCTTGAGCGATTTCAGCAAACTTCAAAACCTCATCAAAAGTTAATTTTCTAGTTTCAGCAAGTCTTTCTAACCGATCTATAGGGTTTACACTAGCTCCAAGACTCATTCCACCGAGATTGTATTGTTGTATCAATTTAGATGCTTCAGAAAGAGCTTCAGCGGCTTTAGCCTGACAACTAGAAACTAAACCAGTAATTTTATCACCACCTGATCCTGATAGATCAGAATACGCAGTCGCGGCTTGTTCATAAATATCTTTAATTTTCATATTTAAGTTAATCATTGTTTCTATATTAATTGCAGGAAGATTTAACCCGCTACCTTTGAATCCTAAATAAGATTCACTAGCAGCTTTTTCTTTCCGTAATTGATTCATTAATTGAACCAATGGTACTGCAAAACTATAAGAAACTTTCACAGATTCAAGCGCGAACTCATATGTTAATATTTTTAAAAGATCGGATTGATTTGGATATTTTCCAAGTTGTTGCACTTCATTATTAGTAGAATTTAATGTAGAATCAGACATGGAATTAGATCTCGTCAACGAGCTTAATACATTTAATATTATAGGTTTAATATCATTAACTATTTGTAGTTGGCTATTAACAAAATCCATAGTCTGAGATGGTTTCATTACTGACAAATCAGTTTTAATAGGATCTTGCATATTTGGAATAAGTGATTCATAAATATGATAATTTTTATCCAATATTTGCATAGTATTTACTACCTGTTCCATTAATAAAGACATTTTTGCTGGATCTGTACCTGACATAGATTTTGAACCCATACCAGAAGGTTTAGATATTGAGGGTGTTGTTAAATCAGTAGTAGAAGAACTAGGAATAGATGGAGGTATTGAGATAGGTGTAGTAGGTGTAGTAGGAGTAGTAGGAGTAGTAGGTGTAGTAGGAGTCTGTGCATATCTATAACCATGATTACCATAAGCTAATCTCATATTCAAATCTTCTACAAAAGCCAAAGTAGGAGCAGGACCGCCACCAATAGTTCCACCTAAACTTTTAACAAAAGAAATAATCATTAATGGTGTTCCTACTAATGATGCATAAGCCGTAGGTATACCTAAAGCTGTTAATGATTGAGCCATTCCTTTTTGAATTTCATCATAACCCTCTTGTAGAGACATTAACACTTTACCATGTTGAATATAGGCTTCTTGTTTAGCTTCTTGAGTCTGTTCGTGAATTTTCCAAAAATTTTGAACACCAAATTGATCGGTTCTTGTTGCGCCTAATTCTAAAATTTGATTAAAATTCTTAATTGCATTTCCAACCTCACCATATTCTTCACTGCCACCATGAGCATAGGCTAACATAAGCATTGAGTTTAAATCATCATTAATATTACCTCCACTTAATTTTTTAATTGCCAATTTAGATGGTTGATATCCTAAACTACTAAAAAATGGATATTGCTGTTCAAATTTGGCAATTTCTATAACCTTTTGAACAGCGACTTGAGGCTGTTCTATGTTTGCCCTTAACATTGTAATTAATATATTTGTGTAGTTAGTTAAAAACGTATTAATGTCACCACCAGCTAATCGCGCATCGAGTTGTTGAAATACAGCTTGACAAGCTGGATATGCCTTTGCTGGGCTTATTCCTGCCTGTTTAAGTAAATCAATTAGTTTTGCGGCTGTATCACCTTGGGTTTGTGTATCCTGACCTGTTAAGCGACCAATTGAACTTTCTAAATCCTTATTTTTTGTTTCTAAGCCGGTTAAAAAATCAATTGGGGCTTTTGCTGGGGCTGCAATATCACCATCTGCTGGTTGATTTAATGCATTATTAATTGCTGGCTGAGCCGCATCACCAAGTAATTTACTTGTAACTTCACCAACTAATGGTTCAGCGGCAGCACCAACAAGTCCCATTACTGCTGGACCAACTAAACTGCCTAAATTCGCCGCTGTTTTTTGAGGCTTTTTATTCATACTTATTTATTATAAATAAACAAATACGATCCTGCTTCACTGTATAAACAAATTGGAGAACAAAAATGCCATTATATGAATTTGAATATTATGATGACAATGGAGATAGATTTGTGTTTGAAGATTTATTTCCATCGACAGCAGATTTAAGTGCGATCAAAAGTCCTTGCGGAAAATATGACGCCAACAAAGTACCATCATCCTTCGCTATTCAAGAAGGTATGACTAGAAAAGAAAAAGTATCTGGTACCACAAAGAAACGTAGAGAATTTGCACAACATTGCAAAAGTGTACGTGAAACAAGAAAGAAAGACGCGGCTCCAGGCACTAGAGAACATGATTCAAATGAATTATGGATGGGTAATGAAAACCTTAAAGGCGTTCTTAATCCTAAGTCTTATATCAAGTCAAAACACACTATGGAAGCTCCAACACAAGCTTCTCAACCAAGACCAGTCATGACACCAGAAATTATAAATATTTAAAAAAGGATTTTTTATATAAATTCAGAATACAATATTTACCCCCGTAAAAACGGTAAAAACAAAAAAAGGAGAAAAATGGGAAAATTATCAAATCCACAACGTTCGTCAAAATTAGGCGCTAAAAACGCACAAGCAGAAGAAAGAAGCTTTAACACCGATGCAAATCCAACCGATTTCCTTGTTAGAAGCATTGTACCTACACCTTTATTTATTGGTGACATCAAGTTATCTATTCCCCCATTTGAGGCAGAAGATTTAACTCATGAAAACCCTATGTACGTTCGTGGTTCACGCGATTTAACTGCGGCACTAGACTGCGGTTTTCTACAACGTATTGACAGAAAAACATATACTATGCTTCGTAAGAGAAAGCAAGAAAAAGAACAAGAAGCTTGGGCACAAGAAGAAAGAGAATCCCATATTCGTGAGAAATACGGACGTAATGCTCCACAATTGATGGATATTAATTCCGCTACAGGTAAGCAAAAGAGTCGTGTCTCTACTGCTGGATATGCAAATGACTCTCGTTCATTCGTCACGGCTTTCCAAATTGCTTCTGATGAAGCTGCTGCCAAGGGTGAATACCTAGATCCAGCCGATTTCGCAGAACACTTAGCTAAGAATAAGAGTAACATCATTAGTCCTGCTATGTTAAATAGACCAGCTTACAATCCACAACAACAGCAAAGAGGTAATGCCTATGTTGCTGAAGCTGATGGACATGGTGGTATCGCAACTCGTAGATACGCAGCTAAAGGAGATATTGCACTTGACCTAGATCAACCAGATGTTGACTTGGACTTAGGTGGAATGGGTGAATCTATTGATCTTGAACTAGATTAATATATACATGTATTATGAAGAGAGAAGAAATTAAAGGTTTCTTCTCTCTTTTTTTGTAACATATATTTATGTCATGTTTCAGAGAAATGCTATATAATGATAGTCGCTCCATTTACATTGTTTGGGATTATACAATCAGAACAAATGTAGCTTACTATAAAATTCTAAAGTCATTAAACTTTAATGGCGATTATGAAGAAATAGATATTATACCATTTCCAGCTAATGATTATTACGATGCTAATGGTACTCCATTTGACTATTACAAAGTTGTAGAATTAGATGCCAATATGAATGTACTATCTACAATGGGTCCATTTGTGGGTGAAGAAGCTTTAATTAAACAAAGTTTATATTATCAAGTTAGAGATTTGCTTGAAGTAAACGTAAGTAATGAGTTAGCGATTTTTGATTACACACGTACCAAGGCTAAATTTCAACATGGTAATTGGAATTATTGGAATCCTTTAGAACTTAGAATTACTAGTGCTGAACCTGGTGGATTTTCCGGTTTAAGTGATCATGATCCTATTTTTCAAACAACTCTTAAAGGAGGGCAAAACTACCCTGATGGATTATTAATTAAACCTAATTATCAAGGTGTTGTACATACTGTAAATACTCAAGGTAATCCTCAAGCAGTACAACCATATGATGATGTCGTAGCTTCTTATCAAATCAGAATGTTTACTGTCAGAGAGATGAACGATGCTCTAAAAATGGCACTTTCAGGAATTACTGCTTTACCTGGTACTTATAAAATTGAAAATGTAGCTCAAGCACCATTTGAATGGGATGCAGCTTTGATTTCAGGGGCTGGTTATTTCCTTATGAGAAGCTTACAAACAAGAATTCTTAATCAACAAACACAAAGGTTGTTGGTTAACAGTAATATTACACCAGATTATGTTAAGGGATTGGCTGCGACATACAAAGAAGATTATGAAAAGTATAAGGAAACTTTACCTTATTCAAGGTACCCACATATCTTCTCTATCGTCTCTCCTACCAATACAATGCCTGGTGGAATGTCTAGAATGTATCGTCAAATTTGGCATAGTGGATTGGGATAAAAAAATTCTTCTTATATATACTATAGCTTATTTATTATATGCCTTATTATGTACGTCAAAAAAGAGAATGATATTGGAGTTAAAACAGATGAAATACGCAGAACAGTTTTTAAAATTTGCTAACAGAATAGATGCAAAGGGTTATGATTTGGAGGCAGATCAAATTACTGATTTATTCGCACAATACATCAAATTATCTCAAATGAATTACAATGTTGTCACTGCTCCAACGGGAGGTTCTAGTTTAACAGATGCAAACGGGAATCCAATCAAGCCATATAGTGGTGGTAAATTAGAAAGTAATCAAATCACTAGTTTCGCCTTAGATCCAGGTGAAATTGAAAAATTCCAAAGCAAAGTAGGTCCAGATAGTCCACCTTTCATTATTACATCCAAAGATGGTCAACGTAATTTATTTGTTCATTCCAGTAGCAATGAGAACGGCGAAAAAATATATACTGTGGAACCAGGACGACAAGTTAATCAAACACAATGGGAACAGTATAAAAATGAAAAAGGCTGGACTGGTATTAAAGAAATTACATGTTATGGTGGGGCATCCACTGACAGTAATACGATTACAGGCAATATAGGCAAAACTCAAGCTGCAATTGATCCAAATACAAATAGTCTTTTGATAAATCCAGAAAGCTAAAATGTATAATGATATTATGCACGTCTACGTATTTTCTACTCAAAAAGAAAAAACAAAAAACATATTGAACTATTTATTTTTAAGTAGCGACATAAAAGAAGTGACGGCAATTGTGGATAAAAACAATATTTATCTATATGTCTATTTGCAACAATTGAAGTTAGATTATCCAAATTTAAATATTCATACTGTTGACAAGTTTGATGCATATACGCCATTTTTACTATCTTTAACAAGTACTCATAAGAGGTTTTATTCAATCAAAGATACGGTTGAAGGCGATTCGTTAGCAGTGATTGATTCCGAATTTATTGTGATTCCAAATATTGTAAATTGTCCTTTTATCATTCCTTATCATCAAACTTGGGGTTCTATACCATTGGGTTTTGCTAACACTTGGGCAAATTCTAGTTTGAGTGCTATCAAAAATCCAGAAGATTATCAATATTTATGGAATGACTATAATAGCAACACTAGTGAATTCTATTCGATACCGTCTTTTTACGTTAGAGCAAAAGACTTTTACGTTCCTGCTGCAATTGGTTGGGATCGGAAGCTTAATGATTATTTGATGTCCGAAATGAAAAGTGGTTCGGTGAATTCTAATGTTAATCAAATGTTATTGTATTTATGCAAAAATCAAAGTGTGAAAGTCTCTGGAACAAATGTTTGTTTTGATACAGATGGAGTTATTAATGGTTAAAATAATGGTTGCTGGATTTATCAATTATATTGATCAAACACATAATTTGGTTAAAAAACTATGTAGCGTTGGTGTGCCAGCCAACGATATTTACGTAGTGGTTACTGGAAATACTCAGGAAAAAATTGAAGTCAATAATGACATTGTTTATCATTATGTGACGCATAATTCGTTTGAATACTCTATTCTTATTGAAGTGATTGAACAAAATATTGAAGAGGAATATGTTTTTCTAATTCATGATACGTGTGACGTTGGAGATAATTTTTATAGTAAACTAATTAGACGTATCCCTATGAAATACGATTATTATCCAGCGTGTGATGAACATTGGTTCAATATTGGTATTTACAAAACTCAGGCTTTGAAAAATATTGGTAATTATCTTGTCCGACTTAAAAACTGCAACAAACAAAAAGGGCTTATTGCTGAAAAAGTCATACCAACCCTATTTCAAACTCCCACCACACAAAAGACGGTTGATTTAGGTGTTAAGGATGAAATTCAGACATTCTATTTACCTGAATTTGAAATTTACAAAAAACAAAGACATTATCAGAACTCTACAGCTTTACTATCTGTTATTAATTCAAATCCGTCTATGTCTAAAGTCATTACGCCTAAACCAGAGTTCCAAAATGTGTTTGCCTGTTTAGTACACGAAAAGATTGACGTTGTACTAGACATGGTTAAAAATTTAACATATTTTGATCCTCATAGTAAGATAATTTTATATAATGGTGGTCATGATATGAAATTACTTAAAAATTTTGATCTAAAACAATACCCAAACGTATATATTCATCCAAAGTCACAACCTCAATCATATGGACGTTTACACGACTTCATGATTGATTGTATGTTGTTTGCTAATGATAATTTCAATTATGACACCATTACAAACTGTGATTCTGACCAACTTTTACTTCAAAAAGGCTATAGTAATTTAATGTCTAAAATCCAAAATCCTAAAGTTGGAATTTGGATTTCTCCAAACGGTTCGCATAAATTCCCTGCTTTTGTTAAGGATTCTAATGAATACATGGAACCATATCCTATTCGCACTTTTCATGATGAAATTGCTATATGGGAACCAATTGTAGAAAAATATAAAATACCTATAAAAACCCATCAGTTTTGGACTTTTAATCCTGGTACCGTCATTACCAAAAAGGGAGCAGACGCTATATTACAAGCTTGCAAAGATCCTTTGTATGCACAAGCCATCAATGATAGTAAGATATTTGCTACAGAAGAAATATTCTTTAACTTAATGTGTCTTGGTGCTAATTTAGAGTGTAAACGTAATCCTATTTCTTTTGATTATATTAAATTTCGAATGGAGTTTAATATAGAGAATATCAAAATTGGTCCTATGGATTACTGGGTGCATCCAGTCGAAAGAGACATGCAGAATCCTATTCGTCAATGGATTCGCACTAATAACAATAATTACATATAATAAGATATGTTTCTCAGTAGAACAACTCCTATAGAAAAGAAAACTGGATATGGAGAATTGGGGTTAAATGGCACTCTTGGTTTTGAAGATAAATTTATCGCTATCAAAGGTCAAAAATTCTTGAATTCGCTTAGTGTTCATTCTAACTCTGAATTAATTTACGATTTAGATGCTAAATACTCTTGGATGACTATTGGATGCGCAATTAACGATACAGGTTCAGATTATGTCTCTATTGATTTCCAAATATGGTCTGGTAAAGAATTATTAGGTATAGCTAATGGTATTAAACAAGAAAACGGTATTGTATACTTAGATATTAATTTAGAAGGTGTACGACAATTAAAACTAATCACACACAGTAACACTCACCAACATGCACATTCAGTATGGATAGAGCCTTTATTGTTTAAAACTAAACCAGTGTATACGAGTGGTCCTGTTGGGAAAATTAGAATTCCAATTAATGTCATGCCTAAAGCTAAATTTAAGACAGCTATTGCTATGTGTGTGGCTGAAGACAAGGTGGAAATGGCATTAAAGACACTCTCTTCGTTTTACGCTTTTAATGATGGTTCTAAAACGCCTTTAATACTTTATTATTTTAATCTTTCAGAAGATGTAATGAGGAAATTTAGTGCATTTAAACCATTTTGGGTTAAATGTGAAATGGTGGTTAAAAGCAACCCTGGCACTGAACAGACTGCTTTATACAAAACACATTATGTTGTCAATGCTGATTACTATATCAGTCTCACTCCTGGTGTGATATTTTTTGATAACGTTATGCCTTTAGTTGATATTTTCAATGTCACTCCTGTTTATAATGTCGTTGCACCATTATATAAACCTAATTTCATTACAACAATCGAATCATCAATGGTTGAACCCGGTTTAAATCTTTATGTGTCTAGTAGAGGCGACTTAGAAAAATTACGAATTAATGAGAATGAAAGACATTATAGTACCGTTGTTAACTCGGTTTTCTTTTTAGCTTCTAAAAAGGCAATGATGGCAATGGATAGTGCCATTAAGACTTTTTATCCGTATTTAGCTGAGTGGGAACAGTCAAAATATGGTGAAACATGGAATCGTCACGGCGCTTTGTTAAATCTATATGGATGTAGAAGCAAAAACATAACTACGCTAGACAGAGAGTATGGTGAATTACCACACAACGTTCAGAATCTGCAAATTTTCAACGTTCACGATAAGATCGTTGCAACTTCTGAGTATGGAGATATTAAAGTTCTACTCTTTACAGCAGATGACGGAATAAATCTTTTACAGCAGTATAATACTATTTTGAATTTCACTCCAAATGTGGAGTTTTTGTATAAGGAGCTTAAATAATGTATTTAGATGACTTGAAACCCATTAAAGCAGTGTCTGGATACCAGAATATAGGTTATTCAGGTGTGACTGGTTATGATAATGAGTGGATCAACGTCAAAGATCAATATTACACACGTAGTTTTTCTGCTCACCCACCTAGTGAATTAGTTTTCGACTTAAACGGCGAATGGGAATCTCTAATTATGGAGGTTGGCATAAATTCCACTTGTTTAGATGATAGATTTTCAGAATTTTTTGTATATGCGGATGATTTATTAGTTGCTCACATACCACAATTGATTAAAGGGGATGGAAAGAGAAGCATTGCTTGTAATTTACGTGGAGCTAAAATACTCACTTTAAAAACCACAGGTAATGCTCATAGCATCTGGATTGATCCCAAATTAAGTAAAGAGAAAATTAATAAATTCCAAGGATGCTTCTCTCATTTATGGGCTAATACAACTCCTAAAAACACTTCTAAGCCAATCTCAATAATGACAACCATTACACCCAACTTCCTAAAGTTGTTCAAATCCATGCTGGATTCATTAAGTGAAGTTTCAAACTTAAACGATCTGCAATTTATCGCTCTTTCTTTTGATAGTACGCCTGAAGTTGAAAAGTTTTGTTTAGACAATAATGTAATTGAAATTAAATGCGAAGACAAAAAGAATAAAACAGCTATTGGTAAGAAACTAATTTCTCACTCCATTCCTCATGTGTGTGATTCTGAATATTTCTTATTTTTAGACTGTGATATGTTGTTTAAAGAAGATGTTGTTGGTCAATTATTAGAAGCATTGAAGGTTTTAGATGATAGTGTCTTTATCACCACTAAAGAATTAGGGATGACACCTTATATTAGACTATATGAATCTGCATCATGGATTTATGATTCTAATCTTGAAGAATTAATAGATTTAGGGTTAACCGAAGATGAATGTAAGTCTAAAATAGTAATCAACACAGGTGTTTATGGTGGTTCACGACAGGCTTTCTATGCAATAGAAGATATCTTATTGAGAATGTTTCCAAAAGCAGAAATTTGGGAATCGCACAAGTTTAATTCCATTAGAGAACAAATATTAACTAACATTGCCACTATTAGACTAAAAAACACAGCTTTCATTAAGAATAGTTACAATTATCAGCTACATTCTCACTTGGATAAAATAAAAAGCATAGATGATGTTAATAAACTGCCAGCTAAAATTCTACATTTTAACGGTAATTCCAGGGCATTGTTAGATGGGTTTATTGCTAAGTCTAAAGTTGGATTCAATGTCGATATGGACCCAAATATGTTTATTAATACTACAGGCAGGACTTTTGCTAATGATTTGAGTCCCAACACAAATGCAATAAACACATTTAACTCTATTTTGGAAGGCAATGGTATTAAGAGTGTCTTAGAAGCTACACCTGGTAATGGTATATTTTGTCTACATGCTGCTTTACAGGGCAAAAAGGTCTATTCCGTTATTAATGGGATGAATAAGGATCTTCAGGATTTGTATGAACATGCACCATTTAAGATAACGCAAAATATTAAGCTTATTTATCAAGATCATCTTATGTTGGCAAAGCTTATAAGTCTTCACAAGCCATACATAGAAAATGACATTGAATACCAAGTTCAAAATAGTGATTTAATTTTGTTGGATACTTTGGCAGTATCAACCAATCCTTTATTTCTTCAAACTGCTGGTACACAATTGGATAATTTACTTAAAATACTAATACCGACTTTACAGCCTAAACAATTGATGGTTATTTATGGTACTGAGGATTTATTGTATTCCATTCAAAAAAATATTCAAGAAACATATCACTTTAACATAATTCCTGTTGATGTATCTACTAAACCAACATTTGGTATTTGCAAAATAAAAAATGTATAATACAAATATAAATGCTGGAGCTTCAAAAATATTTATTAGATGGTAAGACACTGCAAGATATAAAGCAGGATTTTAACATAGAAGTTACTGTGGACAGTGAATTACCATTGGTCTTATTCAATTATACGAATTTTAGTCCGTTGCATATACCAATGGTTCAAGAGAGTCGCGGGTTAATCTTAGAGAATGAAAGTTGGAATGTTGTATGTAAGTCATTAAATGCATTTTTCTATTATGGAGAACCTAATGCATTTTCCGTACAACGTAATTTTGATTGGAATCAAGCCAGAGCGTCTATTAAGTATGACGGCGCTTTATTGTTTGTGTATTACTATAAAAATAGTTGGCATATTGGTTGCAGAATACATCCCACGGCAAATATTTTAGCTGGATCAGTTAATTTTTCAAATCACTCACGTACATTTGCTGATGTTTTTAGAAGCATTTTGTTGGATGTTTATCATTTAACTTGGGAACAGTTTACATCAAAATTAATACCTGGTTACAGTTACAGTTTTGAAGTTTTTGATGAAGATTTACGAGTTGGTATTCTATATGACAAACCTTATATACAATTATTGTGTGTGGTGGACTCTAATCTTGAAGAAATATCAATAGACGATATTGATATTGGTGTTGATAAACCATTATACCTAATAGTTAATAGTATTGAAGAAGCATTTAATTATTTAAATACATTGGAAGAAATTCATGAGGGAATTGTCTTGTGTGATTCTAATTTTAAGCGATTAAAAATGCGAACTATGTCATATGACACCAGTGTAATACCTAAAGCACAACAGCGATCTATAACAGCACAATCAACAGCTTCTAATAAAGAAGCTATCGACTTTTTATCTCTTTATGCTCCAGAATTTTTTATGTTAGATGTTGGCTCTCCTAGCACTGGCACTGATGGAACTGGCGGTACGACGTTTACCAAAACAGTTATCACTATATCTTCGACAACAGCCATGTCTAGTATTGGTGAACCTCAAATCATGTCTATTCACAAACCCGTCATTAGTGTTATTAGTTTAATGAATGATTTAAATGAAATATACCAAGCTAATAAAGATTTAGATGATACTGCTTTTAATTACATTGCTGAATCAACTCCTTGGAAATCTGCCCTTCTAGCTATGAGGCAAGGCAAGAGTATGATTGAATATATTGACTCTGCTTCTGCAAATGAGGTTTATGAAGCTGTACAAAAATATCAACAAAGTGTTGTGGAAAAAGGAAATCAATTACCCACACAGAAAAAATAAATAGGTGAATTATGAGCAGCATTGGTTATCAACTAATAAGAATCGCAGAAAATTTGAGAGTTAATAGAAAAGAGGTAGCATTAGCCGATGAATTAACTAGATTTGCACAACAACTAGAAGGTGCTATGTTTGATCCTTCTATTGAATCAGGCGCAACTAACCCTATGCTTGCTGGTCAACAGCCAGGTCAACCACAAGTTCCTGGTGCTGCTCCTGCTGGTAACCCATTAGCTGTTAAGCAATTTGCTAGTGAAGCTCAACACGCTCCATTAGTTCATCATACGCTCACCATCGTTCTTGAAGCCGCACCAGATGTTACTAAAAATGACATGATGAATTACATTGGAGACATTGAAGGAAAACTTGATGTTAAACCAGTGAGTATGCAATGGGGCGTTAAAGAAGAATCCAGAAAGAACTAAATAAAATTGTATAAATAAAATACAACACTCAAAAACAAAAATAGGTGTAAAATGGAAGATATTAAAACAGGGATACCCGCTCGTCATAGCTTTAAACAAAGTAAAATTGCTCATACTGTTCAATCAGATAAATTTGGCAATAAAGTCATTCATGCTAAACCTACGAATGATCTTAACATCAAGCCTTCTATAGATCCAGAAACTGGAGAGCTAAAATATGATCTTAGCTACGAAGAAGGTTTAGAACGTACATTAGATACGCCACAAATGCGTCAATTTATGGCAAGTAAAGGTATTGAAAAAGTAGGAAATGAATTTAGAAAATACGATGGTCCTCCTGTTAAAGAAGTTGTTGTAGAATCAGTTGAACTTTCTAATGATTTAGAATCCCTAGTTGACCGTTTCGACAATTTTGATGACTTGGCTAATGGTTTAAGTAATGGATCAATTCAAGCTAGAGTTCAACGCTCAATAATTAGACAAGCTGTAAATCCTTCATATGACGCTTCTACTTATAAGGAACCCGCTATTTACAAAGTTGCCAGTAGAACAGATAGTGACATGGCAATGTTTTGCGCTCAATGCCGTTATGGATTTAAGGGTAGTGAAAAATTCTGCCCATCATGTGGCGAAGCAAGATTGGCTATTTAATCCTCAAGGGATTTAGCCAATCTTTCTTGTACTATATATATATGTGGTATCGTAAAGCCCTGCGCAAAAATCAATTAAGGATAGATTTAGGTATATATTGTACTAACCTAAATAATCTTAATGATTCTAATGCAATCTCCACAGCAGTTAGAAATATCCTTTTAACTGCTATTTTTCAGGGACTAGACATTGTAGGATTGGTTGATGTTAATGGTCCAAATATAGGATGGCTTGGAGTTCAAATTGCCACTCAAAACAATTTAGACATTTGGGTTTTGCCTGGTGAACAATATACATGTTTAGAAGGTGAACATGTAAATATTTATAAAATCCAAGAAAAAATCCAAGAAGGTTTACCTGTTGGTGAAGTTATTAAACTTGTCCACTCTAAGGGTGGTTTTGTTTTAGCTACCAATATCACAAAAAGACAAGCACAAAGATATAACCATATTAAGGATACTCCTGAAGCACCTGATGCTGTTGAAATTTATAACGCTGCTATTGGTGGATTTAATGATATTGAATTAGATTATCCTAAATTCGTATCTTCAGCTTCTCAAAGTGCTGATGACCTTACACACACCAATGTTTATACGCTCAAAAGACGAGAAGAAGTTGAAGCAATGAATCTACTACCACAAAATCAGGGCATTGATTATGTTCCTAATTATTTGGAAATTCAAAACAGACTTAATAATCAGATTACTCAAAATCCAGTTATTAAGGATGATACTTCTCAACCAGGAAAAGGAGTTAAAAATGTCTAAATATTGCGATGTAAATAGTGTAAGAAAGTTTTTGCCATCTAATTTGTTTGTCGAGGGCGATAATGATAACCCAACATTTGGTAGTCCACAATCAGATAATCTACCACTTGATACCATTGAATTTTATATTGAAATGGCGTCTGGATTAATTGATGCTGCAATTGGAACTATTTATGATGTTCCTTTGCGCGAAACTAACCGTGGTGGTATTATTGGCTATCCTCAACCCATTCCTTATATTGCAAGTCTATTGACTGCTAGATTCATTTATGAACAAGTCTTACAAGGTTCTGATAATCAAAAGACAGAAGAACAAAAAGAAGGTGAAAAAAGAGCCTTAAATGAATTGAAATTAGTGCAAAACGGAGAAAGAGTTCTAGATCATATTAGAGCCACTAAGAGTTCTAGATACGTTACTGGAACACTATATAATGCACCATTTAATCCAGTCAACAAAGATAATAAGTCTGAGGGAGTTTAATGTTAGAACAGGCATATGATACAATATTAGGCATTATTTTTAATGATTTACCAAAGAAAGAAGTTTCTGCTGGTAAGTTCTTACCTACTATTTATGATAAGCCTGTAGTCGGATGGTATTTTGGCGACAGAACTATTATTCCAAACACAGACACTCCTGCTATTTCTATTTTTGGAACAAATGTTACACCAACATTTAAAGCTTTTCGTGTTCGCCAACAAGAATATAAGTTTACTATTAGTTGTTATGCACAAAGCAATGATAAAGAAAATAGTGAAAGAAGTATTTTGGAATTTACTCGTCTAGTAAATGAAGTTATGAGAAAGCATAGATTTATTTGGGTTTGTAGCCTTTGCCCATTTACAGATGCGCAAATTCTATCCCCTGAATACTTCCTTAATCAACCTGACATAAATGCTGTTTTACAACCATACATTGCAGAAGCGTCTACAGGGTTACAAGACCTTTGGAGTGTTACAAACGGCAATTTACCACTCCCAATAACACCTTCTGCTGTGTTAGCATATCATGCGTATACTTTGTTTTGGCGAGATATTCAACGCGCAAACAAAGTTAACGGAAGCTGGAATAACGTTCCATCTAATGATATGGTAAAAATTGCACTTAACACTTTGCCTGATAATTACAGCCCAGAGCAAGTATTTAACAATATCGTGAATATGCAATTGTTTTTACGTAAACCAATTAGACTATTGTTTGATGTATTCGCTTCTGATATTAAGCCAACAGACAAAGGTGAGAATAAGGCGCTCTTATATGGTTCAACTTTTGAAATCCAAGCCAAAGAATTGTATAAAGAAATAGAATTTGGACCAAATAATGTTTCAATTTTAAGTGCAGCACCAAACTAATGTCAACACAAATTACCAGAACCACATATAAGAATTTATTTGATAGTATTTCTAAAATAAATTTAGCACTAAATGGTGCATTGGGGGATTTAGATAAAAATCCTGGTGTTCAACTATCATTGGAAGCATTGTTAGCAAAATTAAGAATTTCAACTTTCTATCACGACAATAATATTTCATTAAAAGATAACTTAACTTTTGGTGTGTCAGATACACCATTATTTGCAACTCAAGGTTATTTAGATTGTTTTGATAGTCGCTTTGCAGATTCATCTGCTGGCTTCACGTCACCAATTGGCTTTCCTCAACTTCCCGCCACAACACCAAGAACGTGGTTGTTAGATGGTCCTTGTTGTACTGAAGGATGGGAAGTTTGGGATTATAATTCTTGGTTTTATTACAATTTAGCTCAAACGCCTATTGCTAATACTAATAATGCGTATTTAAATAAAAACAATACTGCATCTACGGGTGAAACGGGTAGTGTTAATAGATTGGGATATAGTTACCCAGTAGCTTGGACTGGTTCAAGCTTTGCTAGGGTTCATCTTTGGGAAACGGCAAGAATTATCGCTATTAATAACTCTACAGGTTCAGCTTATACTAGTGGAAGTTACCAACTTGATTTAGATTCTAGCTATTTCCAAGGCTGTAGAACATTTCGTAATGTGATTAATTCAGATTTGATAGGGGCTGGGTCATACACGATATCACAAATGCCTGTTGACTTTACATTAACTACTTTTGGTAATTTATATTTTAATAAAAGCACCAATCAGTATGTCAGTCAACCCAACGCAGGTACGATACCAATTCAAATTAATAACTTTAGAATTTATTTTGATACAACTAAGAACTTGTATACATTAACTTTTTCATTAACATCCACACACATAACTGATTCATCATGGTCTAATGGAATAGAAAAATTATTTATCATGTATTTCGGGGATGCTGATACCCAAAGCTATACTAAAGCTGGTAGTACACCAACTCAACCTGCCGCTACTATTCTTAATAGTAGTGATGTCATTATTGGACCACGAAAAAGCTTCTTTTATAATAAAAATAATTCTCTATTTACTTGGTCTACAACTAGTCCATATAATGGAATAACTTATCTTATTGCTAACAACTACTCTAATGCAGTTATGGAAGATGGTTCGGCTGTTTTTATTGATCCACCTAGTCAATATATCATCAATCAAACATACAACTTAATACCAAGTAATTCTATACCAAATAGCTTGAATGGTATTGCATCTTTAACTAAAGATCAATATATGGGTGTTGTCTTAGTAGCCATTACACAGGGTGCGTCTCAATATATGCAATATGAATTCTTATTGGGTCCTCCAGTTGAAGCTAAATTTACACAAGCTGATTGGGAAAAATTCAAATACTTCCCAGAAATCCCTAATAACTACATTGCTTTAGCTAAATTCATTGTCAAAGGTTCTAACGATCAATATCGCAACAACGTATTATCTAATGTAGTTGGCAGAAATTTATTCACGAATAATAACCTTTCTAGTTGGAATGGTACGTTTAGTCCCACCTTACAAGATATCGACGTTGTATGGTCAAAACAAGTGCCTTATGACATAGCTGAAGAACCACTTGGAAGTTTAGATTTAGTTCAATATACTTTGCCAGCCTTATATTCTTTTGTTGTTAGTTTAAGGTCTGGATTATATGAATGGCTTAATAATTATGCTCAATTTTTGATCACAGTAGGTTTTGCTGATGTTAATCCAGTTTTAGCAGATACTACATCTAGTTTTGTTGACCCCAATTCAATTGGTTCGATTCTATTTAGAAATTACCTTAAAGCACCTGTTGATAATTCGGTTATTGCCAGATTGCCTAATGAACCATTAGCTATACAATTCAACAGTGATGAAAGAATATCTATTGCTGATTTTTGTGGAGTTGCACCATCTACAGAGTTAGTAAGATTTGATTCAAATAATCTTTATTTAACTAATCAATGGTTACCTGTTAATGCACCTTTAGAAATTTTCTTACAATCATCAGATCAATGTAATTATCAAGGAATTTACCCTGGTGGCACTGGCGTTACTTTAGACTATACTTTGCGTTTATATCTTCAGGCATATGATACTAGTGTCATAATTAAAGATTGGTATATTGATTCATCATTATATTATCTGAATCAAGATGCTTATAATAGAAGGTTATCTTTGGGTCAATCTGTAGCCGGTTATTATACGTCTTCGACGTTGAATACTATTAATGAATGGTCTGCATATGGATATGCAGGAGTTGTGCCAGATTTATTCATGGGAGAATCTCGACCTTTGTATATGAGAGAGGTTAACCCTCCAGGTACTTTAAATAGACCCCCTACTGAAGAAGAATATACCACTCAGTTACAGGATCAAGGTTATACCGCTAGTCAAATTGCGGATATGATTCAACAGTATTTAGATGAGGGTAATGTGTTTTATGTTATTGACACTAGGGAACACGAACAGAGCTTTATTGGTGTTCAGTCAGTGGCTATGAATATAACACAATACACCATAAGTAGCATTCCATATTGGAGTAATAATATTGAAAGTTCATATGGTAATGATAGTGGAGTTACTGTTGGTAACGAAAATCAGGTTAATGATTATACACAGGTTAGAGCAGACTCATTTACTATTGCACCATCTGGATTGAGTCCAGGTATTCTTGAAACACGTTATACGTATCAAGATCCCGCAGCAGCAATTAGCGATAGTGATCTAATACAAAATCCACGCTCTGGTATAGCTAAAATCATTGAATATGATACTGCTTTTGCTTTTAATACATCTGAAGTAAGCACTATTACTAGTATTGGTCTTCCATTGGCAATTGAACTTAATGATGCTGTAGCTGCCGTGGGTAATGTAGCTACTCAAGGTTTAATTTTAGAGGTTTACTTAGACAATAATGGTATACCAGGTTCAACTTTATTAAGTAGTAGTGATCTAATTCCATATAGTGCTATTCCAGTATTTAATTACACTCTACCAATACCTAAAATACAATTTACATTTGGTGCTGTGTTAAATCTAGATGCAAATGCATCATATTGGTCTGTTGTACGCTTTGGTGGTAGCATTGTTGGTGGTAGACTTATTAGTGACTCCAACTCAGTGGATAATAGCACTTCTGCTCCAACTCAAATACCATCAAATCCTATAACAACAGGTACTCCATTAAATGATATAGATTGGTCTAATAGATTTTTCAATGGAGGTACTTGGTTAATTGGAACAGGTGTACCATTATTAACTGTTTATAATAATAGTAATTTTACAGTATCTAACCTAGATTACACTTATGTAAACACTATTGATTTATTTACAGCGTGGGTTGGAGAGAGTTTTGCAATACCCATCAAATATACATCTGGTAGTAATTCAATTGCTTCTATATCCCTACAAATTCAATGTGATTTTACTACGTTGTTAAACTCAGATAACGATGTAATTGTTGCCGAAATTCATGCTGCCAGCGGAACTCAACCAAGTGATAGTATCATGTTAGTATCAGGTTCGAATTATGCTATTAGTTCACCTGTTCCCATTAACAGTTTATCTAGTACTCAAACTTTATTAGAATTTACATTCCCTAATAACAACATTTTTGCTCCTACACACAATGTTCTGTATTGGATTGTTCTCAAGAAATACAATACTGTATCTATGAATTCCGTAGAAGTGATTGGTGGAAATATTCTAATTGGTTTACGTAACACAACTATTAGTAAAATAGGTCATATTGCTCAATCTATTGATGGTGCATGGTTGCCAGATACTAATTTAACTCAATTGTTATTTAGATATCAAACACCATTAGCATTAGGAGCGTTCAATCGTTCTGATATCCCTCAACTGCCAGGACCTAATAATTTAAGAGAACAAGCTGGTGTATATACTGTGGATGGTTATTGGAGTTGGACAGCTAATGAATTACCTTACACTCAGGAAATTTCATTATACCCAAGAGCCGTTTATGATGGAACCGAATATCAATGGGTAGATCCAAATTCTAATATTTATTTTGTTGTACGTAAAAAATTAGATGGTGAAATACAAAATGTTTATGGTTCATTAAGTCGTTACCCAGCTTGGCAATGCTTCTGGGTGGCATCTACTGTTGATAGCGTACAAAACATGGACGGCAATTTCACAGGTGGATTTGATTTAAATAACTCAGTAATTAAATTTATTAATTCCAATAGCTTAAATACTGGTGTTTCTCAAGCCTATTATCAATATAACACCGTTCCTATCAGCCCAAATATTGATTATTATAGAGCTAGATTTGTTGGGTCTTTTGCTCCATTATTATCAGAACAAACTTATTACTATATTCAGGTGGTATGTAGAGACGGTGTTAGAGTTACATTTAATGATAGTTATATCATTAATAATTGGCAACCAACAAATGCAGTTATTGAAACAAATAATTCCTCTGCTATTCTATTGACTAATGGTGTATTCTATCCATTACAGGTTGATTACTTCCTTAGTAGAGCGCCAACTGAAGCAATAACTACTGATACACCTATCGAAGTTAAGTGGTTTAGTCATGGTTGGGAAGAAACTTGGACGGTTAATGCGCAAACCCAACTTAGAACAAATCAAGAGAAATATTACAATAGTGGATTTGCGTTGCCTAGCATTGTCACCACTAATGGTACTGCTTACACTTATGTTTTGAAGCACTATTTAGCACTTAACACTTCAAATACATATCAGTGGTCTATTAGTGTTCCTAAGAATTTTGTCTTAAAGATTAACGGTGTGGTTATTAATGCCGATACTGTTAGTTCATTAGGTTTTACAAAGATTAGCTTAACACCTAATGCTGGTGGTGGCGACACTCCAATCAGTAACAGCAACACACTTACTCAACCATACACTTTGGTATTCAATATTGTGCCTGTTCAAGAATTATATACTTTTGAAATAGACGGTGGTAATACATCAGCTAGTTTAAGCGCGGATAAGATTCTTATTAGTTCTTATGTTGTAACCAATTCTGGTAATGTACCAACTGCACAACAAACATTATTGTCAGCAAATGATTATGGATTTATTGATCCAAATACTTCGTATTCAGTTGGTCATGCTACACCAATTTCATTAGGTTATGCCGATAGTATTGTATATATAGGTGTAGGTAAGACAATGAATGATATTAGTGATGCAAATTACGGTGCCCCACCTGGTGATTTGCTAATAATTAGGAGTCAATAATGGAAGATAGTTTAGTACAACATTATTCAAATTTAGTAACTGCCATAAACACTGTTAATGGCAGTCAGGGTGTAATGTCTAATTTACAAGAATTTGCGTTAGGTGGGTATATAACAACACCGAATACGCAAAAGGTTCTTGCTTTCGGTTATGATATCTTAAATATTGGCACTGGGACTGTAATTAACATTGGACCTGGATTTATTAGAGAAGGAAATCAATTTAGCAATACAAGTGCTGCTACTAACTATACGTTGTTAGCTAATTTATATACATACAATTCTGGTGAATTAGCTAAATATTACCCCAATAATTCTAGTGAAACCGTGCAAGGCGTATATTTGATGGGATCTATTTATTTGGTTATGTCTGAACCAACCATAGGACCACCCGCAACACCTGTATCTGCGGAAATTATTATTACTTTTACTGAGCCTTTAGTTAATATTGCAAATTACAGTATAGATGTTTTAAATAGTAAATTATTAAATGGTTTAACTCCACCTGGTACATCGCCTAGTTTATCTAGTGGACAAACCGCTGTTGAATTGTATAGATTTTTGGTCGATTTAAATTCTTATACTCGTACTGGGGGTAATGATATTATTGTGGGTAATACTACAATTTATGATGTAAGACGAAATCAATGTTATCCTGGTTTTGCAGAAGAAAATATGGCAGTCAATTTATTGCCTGCCATCATTAAAGCTAAAGCCTTAACTGATGTTTCTCAAAATAATTTGAACTCACAATTGTTGTTAGCAATTCAACATTGGGCAAAATCTTATACGAATTTCCAATCTTATTGGACAGGGAATCCGCTTATGCCACCAGCTTTGAAGGCTTATATTTTGGCTAAGTTTGGTATCAGTCTGTGAAAAAATTTGTATAAAATAGTTATGCCAATAGTCATCAAAGAATATATTTATGATTTAGTGAGAAGCATAGGAAACGCCTATACTTTAATTAATTCTGGAATTGGGGATACCAATACACCTGGCACAGCTTTATTTGAACTTGAACAGATTAATTCTTTAGCCACTAATGGTTTACCTTATTTCGGTATTTTAGATGTTCCTAACGGTTTCTTAGTTACGCCCACACAAGCTAATCCTAATGGCATGTCACCAACAACAACTGATTTAATGAGTCGTCAAGTGCTTGTTAATAGAGGGCAAGTTGGATTTAAGGGGCAAATCGTTAATATCCCTACTCAGACAGTGCCTATTGCTACTAGTTTTGCAATGACTTACACAGAAAACTCAGTAGATCCTAATTATTATTACGGCGTTCTACTTGGTTTGAAATATTCAGAACTCACCAAAGCATCCACTGTATTAAATACCGTAACGACTAATGTCGCAACAACTAATCAAACTTATATTACCGTTCAAGACATTAAAAGTGTTTTTAATTTAGGATTTCCTATTAAAGCCGTTGTGAATAATACGGTTATTGAATTCTCTGATGGAGATTTAAATACTGGAGTTCTTTATGTCAGCCCATCTAGTCCTTCTATTGGTATTGGCAATAGTAGTATTAGTTATGGAATTGTAGGCAGTAGTTTTCCTGCTCAAACTAGAGTTACATTCATATATCAACCTAAAATTAATACTTTTTTTAATGCTCCTGTATTATGTTATCCTGATGTAAGTACATATTTTCCATATATACCAAATGACGTATTACCTATTGCTAAGCTACTGGTTTCTAATCCAAATAGCCCAACATTAGTTACTTCAAATAATTATCAAATTCAAGATATACAAAATCTTTATTCTTTAACAACTGGATTGAGTACAACAGAACAAACTGGATTAATTAATGATTATAACACTTTAAAAAAATCTATTGGTACAAGTCTTAATTACACTAGTGCTGCAAATCTTATTCAAAGTTTAGTGCAATATACAAACGCCATTGATGGTGGAGGACAAAGCTTCGTTCAATATTGGGCAGGGCAACCATTTGAAGCAGTAAATTCATACGCTCCTGGTATTAGTTTTAACAATTTACAACGATTTGAATTTCCAACATCTTTTTCTAAGGCTTATTTTAGTCTTAATAAACAGCAAGACACAATGCATACTTTGGGTATTTTTAGGGGAGATTTAATATCTAAACAACAAGCTAATTCCGCAGCCACGCCGCCAGTCAGTAGCGCAGTAACTGTAACCACTATTGACTTACCAAATGGTAGTTTAACCACAGGAACGATAATTTACAATATTACTGGTGTTGATATAAACGGCTTAGAAAGCGCACCGACACCCTTGGTGGTTACTGCATCAAATGGTAACAGTATTTATATTGCTAATCAATTAAACTGGACTACAAATGCAAATACTACCTACAATATATATCGAAATTCTAATGTAATCGGAAATATAGAAAGTTTATGTTTATCGCCAATTGGTGGATTTAAATATATTTCGCCACCAATTCCAGATAGTTGCACACCTAATGGATATTACATTATCAACAATAACTTTTTATTGATTCACGTTACCAGTACAGGATGCTTATTGGGTGGTGTCAATATTCCATTAATACCAGTAAGTAATGGAACATTAGCTACCTTATTGACTTTGTTAGATGGAATACAGGCTTTTTATTGGGGAACTTCTACTTCTGGAACAAGTGTACCAACTAGCCAATATGGATCATCTTCATTTGCTTTTGCGAATTTCAGTACTAATTCAACATTGACAACTAATTGCTTTATAACATTTAATAATTTTATTCAATTACCAGCAGGGGACCATTATATTGCTTTATATTTCCCAACGGATGCTTTAGGATTACTTCAAATAGCGATGCAATCTACTGGTTCAAATAGTACATACACTACTAATTCAACAAGCTATGGAACTTCAGATTATACCAATCCATTAACTGTTACTGGTTTCTCTGAAATTTCTGGAACATTACCTATTACTGTATATGGCTTTCTTGATTATGGTCAACCTGGTACTCAGATGTCCAGTAATGGCGTTTACATTACTGGTGAAGTGACAAATAAACCATCACGATTGGTGGCTAATGTACCATTATTAACCTTAACAAATGATTTATTAGGTACTCCTGTTGTTACAAATTCGAGTGCTACTCCACCTGCCGCAACTGCTTTAACTAATGATATACTGTTAACTGTTTATGCTAGAAATACTATTACTGGAGCTACAAACACCCTAACTACAACCTTGACACAAGGTACATTACGTGGAACTAAAACATTATTAGGTGCCACTACGGATTTATTTGATACTATTGATTATATGTACGTGCAGGTTGGAAATAATTTTAATGTCACTAGTGACAATAGAGTTTTGTGGACAATTAGTGATTTGGTAACTGTGGAAAATGCAATATGATAGAATATTTAGAAGAGTTTTTAGAGATTTTTGGTTATAATAAGGGTTACAATGATATTGTAGCTTTAGTGCCAGGTAACTATAAAGACATCTTGTTTAGCGCAGATATTAGTGATATTAAACATCATCATATCTTTCCTGTGTCGAATATGGAGGTTGGATTCAACACTCGTTTAGAGCCAACACCTATGATTGGTGCTGTAGATAAAATCAACATTGCTGGAAGTACATTGGATTTAGGCATATCATTTCAAGTTCCTATTTTTTCACCAGCGCAAGGCTTTGTACAGGCTAGTTTTGCTTCTTTATGGTCTTTGGCTGGATTAGCAGTTTATGGTACTCCATTAGCTATTAAAACAGAAATATTAAGCTATAATGATGAAACTAGACTAGTTTCAGTAGATAATGTGATTGAATTTGAGGAACTATTAAGTCAAAAATCGTCATTATTAGTTTCTATTTTAGATCAAAATCAAAAATTAATTTCCAATATTATGGTTTCTGGGGCTGATAAAATACATAGAACATTACAATTAGGAAGTTCTTTACCAGACGGCTCCAAATTTCTTGTATTCATAGACGACACCGATATTGTCACAACTAAAACCATTAAAAGTCCAACATTTTTATTATGGTCATTAGGTAATGGCTTGATTGGTCCATGTTTAATTGACACTATTACTATTACTGCAAATTCCAAAGAAGAGTTAACCGCATCAGTAACAATTAAAGCGTTAAAAATAGATAGAAGTTATCAAGTTGCACTTTACAATTGTCTTCAAAATATTACTCAGGATTATGATTTTGAACAGATTATCACTCCTATTTTGGGAAATACCATTAAGCTTTATTTGGCACCTGGTTTGGGTGGTACTTATAATTCTTATCAATATTTTGGTAAAGGGTTAACCACCGGTTTTCAAACACCACATATACAAAATGAAGTAATTTACAATACCACCTTTAGTATAAAAAACAATTTAACAGCAGAGTTTGCGGATGATTCATTAAGTGAATATCCAGAACGCACATATGAAAACTCTTTCCCTACTTTAATTTATTCTAGTGGTAGATTGATCGAAGGTATAGTAGAGGTTTATAGCCCTCTACAACCCTCTGCTGTCTTAGAAAAACTAGTAGGCAACGGATACATCAATTCATTAAATAATGCTCTACAATCGGGTCTTAAACTAGATTATAGTAATTTTGCCTTAACAATACCTGGTGTTGTTTGGTCCCCAGGTGAAAGAAAGGTACCAGTAAATGAAGAGTCTATTGCAACACTAAAATGGTATTCATATCATCAAACTTCATATAGTTATCCAGATTTAGAATATTCAACTTTAAATATTGTATAAAATTAATATGTCTATATTTATTGATGATTCTACGTTTCCATTGGAACAAAAATTTAGTGTAATTTATCATAATGTTACGCAACAACCTATTGGTGTTTGCTTGGAACCAGATGATGCAACAGGGGAGCATATTCTTACGATAGAATGTTTTGCTAAAGGTAGGGATTGGGAAAATTTCTCAACCATAACGGAAGCTAGTTGTGTTCTAGCTAGAGATAATGAAAGATTATTGAGATCCAAGATTCTTTACCCAGAAATAATTTTAAATTTCTTTGTTGCTTGGAATATTAAACAAGGCAAAGAAGAAAAAACAATACCGATTACTAGAGATAATATTAAAAAAATTCACCACAGTCTTATTAAAGCGATAGCTAAAAAGTGGATGAAAATGACAGGAGGTAAGCGTTATGCCCAAAGAGATTAATAGGCTTTTTCCTTCTGGTGCGGAACATACTATTTATGTTGCTTCAATCTCGGATTTTATACCATATGTTTGGTCTGATCCTAATCAATTAAGAATGTCAGCTAGAACACAAACTTCTATCACTAAAAATGTTTATGTGTGGAATATGTATTTATTAGCACAGACAATACAATCTAATTTAAGCACTAACCAATCATCTTTAGTTGAATGGGCATATTTAGATAATACGAGTATATTTAGTCCATTATGGTGCAAAGATCATGACTCAAATGCGGGGCAACCCATTTCAGCTTTACCCACGCATTTTTCTGTAAATGTTTTTAATACTTTTAATTCTGATGAAAATATTTTTAGAGCAGGTTTGACATTTCACCCTTTGGTAAATCAAAACCCAGTTACTACTTATACTTATTCTGATACTGAAAACACAACACTACAAAGCATATTATATGCAGATACTGTATCATATCCCGCCGAATTAATCGTGTGGCAAAGTATGATAGTTCCAGCCTTTCCTATGTGTATTACGAATAGTTTTCAAAATGTAGTGAATTTTGGACCATTATTTGCGGAACATATCCAGATAAGCACAGAAGGTATAGAAGGTCCTGTAACAATTAGTGCCAAATATGCTGGTAGTAAAGCTATTTTAATGCCTACAATTGGTGTAGATTATGGAGATTCAAGTCCTGATGGAATTAGTTATTTTAAGGCAGAATACCCTGATATAACTCAAAGAGATGTTACTTTAATTACGAATGATAGTAGTAATTCAGACAATATTACTACTGTTGATGAATATGAAGCTTATCGTTCTGCTAATATTCGAGACTGTATGATCTTATGGGAACAAGCTTCTAGTGATGGCACAACATCTTGGAATAATTTTGATGATCTTCAATCTGCTTATCAAGATTCTGATTGGTTTGATGACAATGGTTTATTAACTATTAAGATTAAAGGTATGTCTTTAACTGTTACTCAAGAATTAAAATTTACCGCAGTGGGCGACGAGGGTAGAAATGCCATGTTTGGTCCTAAATATGTAGCTATTAACACCAGAGCAGTAAGTGGAACAGTCAATCTATTTATGCCACAAGATATTTATAATAGAGTGTTAGGTATTAGATATCCAGGCTATGCCTTTGCGATGTATTTTGGTGGTCCATTTTTGTTCATTTTACCAAATGTTGATTTACAAGAGCCAAGTGCAAAATTCACCGCTGCTGGTGTAGACGTAACATTGAATTTCATCGCTCGTGCAGCACCAAATGCTCAAACTACAGTGCCATATCAATACTTTTTAGGAGATTTATCTGTTGGTAATTTTTCTGAGTTTTTAATTCCAACAGATGTTATAGAGGCAACAAATAATGGATAACGGAATGACACCCCAAGGTTTTGCTCAGCAAATTGCGCAATACATGAAGCAAAATCAGCGTAAAAACACTAATAGTTTTTCAGCACCACAAACTGCTGTGGAATTTTTAAAAAATCAACAACTAGATATTAGTGTAGATATAGATTTTCTTAATGAGAAAGTGGACGATGGTTGTTTTATGATTTTAGTTAATAAAACAATTTGTTGTGTGCGTGAATTAACTTGGCAGGAAAAGGCAGATATTCAAGCACAGGCATTTGCAACTCATGGTGAAGATACATTTTATAATGAAACATTTGAAATTCGCAATGTTATACCTAAATGTCTAAAGTGGGTGTATGATATTAATAATAACATATTACAAGAAGAAAATGTTAGCAGAAAACTTACAGAAGAATTTGCGGAAGAATTTTGGTATGTTTATCAAAATTATTACGAATTATCTACTGAAGATGCTGGTTTGTTATATAATAGTGCTTTTGAATATTTTAAAAATAAAAGCAATGGTACTACGCCAGTTCCAGCTATTATTTTAGAAGTAGATGATTTAACTCATTTTGTTTCATTACCATATGATGTTTACATGAATTTAGGTTGTATTAAATATCAAAAGTATAAACTCATTTTAATGGCTAGAACACATGCTTTATTTGCACAACAGAATGATATTCCAACAAGTGTTAGTGTGTCTACTACACCAGATAGCCAAGAAGAATTTGATAGATATGGAGGTTTACCTAAATGGATGTTTCCAGAGGAAATGTAATAGACTTAATGTATGTTATCAATAGCGTACCAACTTATTTTGATGTTGCAGGAGTAAGATGTCTTAACAGTTTATTGAGATATGGCATTCCTAAAGAAAATATACTGGTTATATTCGGTAATTGTAATATGGAAGGTTCTGAATACAGGGATGGTGTTTTATATATATATGCAACGCATAATTCATCAGATTACACTTCCTTTATTGAGGCTACCAAACTAACAGGTGTAAAAAATTGGTGTTTTATACATGATACTTGTGAGGTAACATCATTAAGTTTTTACAAGAAGACAATGCAAATGATTAACAGCAAAGAGTACAATGCGGTTGATAGTTGTACGTTTAGTCCAGTAGGATTTACTAATTTAGGACTATTTAAACATGAGTTTTTAATCTCAATTAAAGATTATTTAAATTCTCTTATTGACATCAATAAACATCGTGGAATGTACACTGAAACCGTTATTAATAGACTTGGAAAAAACATCGGTTTTCCTTGTGAAAGAAAATATTTACCAGAGAAAAACATTTATGGTAATAATGTTCCTCGTAAAACTGTTCAATACGATTTTGGATTAAACAAATATCAGGGTCCTAACACTCTTACAACCAACCTTGCTGCTTACAAGCCTTAAATTCCGCAGCAAACAAGTTAATATATTCATTAGAGGTAATTTCAAATCCAAACAAATTAGTGATATATGTTTTTTGTTTTTTAACTCCAGAATCATGTAATATATATCTGTTGTCGAAATATTCGTTATAGTATTTGGAATAATTGTCGATGGTTTTGTATTTAAATATTTTATCTAGTCCATCAAAGCAATAAAGAAGAACACTCTCTTTTGATTCATTATCTGCAATAAAGTCTGTATTCATTTCAGATAAATCAGGTTGTACTGAAGTGAAATCGTGTGGAATAATACCTAATGACCTTAATAAGTACACTCCATCTGAATTATTATATAGTAAGGGACTACGTTGTGAAAAGAAAGCACCATGCTTATTGATATGATTTATCACTTTTTCTACGGGGTTAGTCGTAAACATAAAAACACTATCATGGAATATAATTTTGTCTGGTGTAGACTTAAAATCATTATCAATTTTCAAATCTTTAACATCAGACAAAAATGTGTTAATCGCTAATTTTGTATATTCTTTATTGGTGCTTTTAAGGCATATTTCCATTGTTACATTCCTGTATATTGTGGATCATACTGTTTGAGGAATTGTGTAACTTGCATATACTTCTTATCATCACTTGGACTTAATTCTGATTTTCTCATTAATGTACCATACACTTTTCTAGCTTCAATAATTCTAGAGAAAATGATATCTTCTGGAGTTTGAACTCTTTCTTCAACCATTGTCCCGTTCTTTCTAGCTGCTCTATCGGCTTGCGCTGCAATACGCTCTTGCATTTCACGATAACCAGCACCTTTATCTATGGTTCGTTTGCCACCATCTTTACCTGCTCTAGCTTTCATAAATTCAGCATAAGGATCTGATCCAAAAGAAATACCATCTCTAACAATTGCAGCTTCAGAGGTTCTACCACCCTTTTCCATAAGACTTCTAGCAAAAGCATCAATACTATCTAATTCTTTAACTTCAACAGACCTACCACGACCATCAAAATCAAAGTCCAAATCTTCATCATCGTCAGCGTGAATAAACCTATCGTATTCTGCATCTTCATCTTCTTCGTCTTCTCTTTCGGAATAATTAAAATTGGTAGTATATTCGTCTCTATTAGAGTGCTGATCGTTTACGCTTTGAGCTTGTCTATTGGGTAGTCTGGGAACATATTCCTCTAATAATTCACTTGCCATTAATGTTAATGCATCTGCCCTGTTAACATCTAGCATATCATCTAATTTGTTTGCCACTTGCATTAAAACTTCTGAGATGACTTGTCTTTCTTTTGCTATTGCTTTAATATTCATTGATTTACTCCTGCAATTTGTTGGGAAAACAAATTTTGATATTGATTATCTTATTATATTTATTTTATAACGAAAATAACACATTTTCCTGCTTATATATTTATACAGTTAAATAGCGGAAGAGGATTTAGGTGGCAAATTTTATAACATATTACTATGGATATTCGTTTAAAGCTTTTGGAAATTTCTGAAGCATTAGAGGCACAGCAAAGATTCGCAGAGGCAGACGAATTGCATATGGTTGTAAGTCAATTATTGCCAACGAAAGGTATTTTTAGATCACCTAATTCAAAGGGTACATTAAGAAGTAAGATGTATTCTTTACACAGTGGTAAGGTTTACGATAAAAATGGCAATATTGTGGGTCACAATATTGATAAAGATGGTAATATTTATCATGAAAGTAGCACTGAACCAGTGGGTAGGCTCAAAGAAAAAAGTGTTCGAATCTACCGAAAGAAAAAAGAAGAAATTACAACAAAACCTACATTAGAGGACAATACGGTATTCAAAAAAGATCGTAAAAGTGTTTAATGTCTAGTAAATCAGGTATAATATGTCGTATGAGAATTACAATTAACATTCCCGATGGGATGATAGAGAAACTTAAAGATATAGCATTAGAAAAATCTAATTTAAACCGCATGAAAACCACTATTGGGGATATTTGTTTAGAATCGGTAATACAAAAATATAATTTAACTACTGATGGGTATTTTACTAATGATACATGTAAACATTATATTGTTTATTCTCAAACTGAAGTAGATAAAATTTTAGAAGATTTAGGTAATCCTCCAATTGTTAATGTTTATTTTGATGCAGATAAAATTGCTAAATTATTACAAACAAAAATAGACGATGTAATACATCATATAGAATATCGTTTATTCACCAAGCAAAATATTAAAACCAATACTACTTATATTAAAGATGTGGATGCCTGGTATCATATGCTAAAAGGGTTCGCTTTGGAAAATAAATTTGAGTTGTATCCTGTGAATTTACCAGCTAAACTAGAATATGGATTTTTAGTACTCCCATTAATGAAAATGTATGTAATAAAAATTACTGATTTGAAATCAGTAATGAGTAAATATAATGATATTATTACACTTAGAGAACCTTATATGAATGGTTTTAAATAGTCTGGTTTTTCATCTTCATCTAATAACCCAGTAAACAGTTGGTAGATATCTTCATAAAATTCTAACATTTTAGTACTACCATCAATAGTGGTGTGTGGGGAAGTCTCATTATTCCATTCTTCTGTAGTCCAACTTATAGCAGTATAGAAAATATGATTGGCTAAAGAATGAAAACAAAATGGTAATGAATTGTAGTAGTTTTCATTTTGTATTTTAGGTGTAGGATAAGCCGTATTAAAAAGTTCTTCAAATTTATTAAAACGATCTTTTCGATCCATATCATCTAAGGTGTATCCATTCCATTCTTTATTGGTGGTCTGAAAGCCTTTTAGTACTGCTTGTGATATGGCTATATACAGTAACTGATTAGATAAACCACGACGATATCCAACTTCGTGTTCTCTATGATAGGTGTAAGTCTTCATGACTAATTATAAATCATTTTTTCATATAATGATAAACAAGAAAACCCCGGACTTCTCCAGGGTTTTCTTTCCAAACCAGTACCATTTCTTAGGAAACAGTTACTTGAATACGAGCCAAAGAATAGTCGTTGATGACGCCAATACCGATATCTTCGTAGACTACCCAACCCAAGCGAAGCTTGCGAGGATCGTCAGCAGGGATAACTGTAACGTCTTGACGAATAGGCATTGCACCAACGAATTGGGCAGGAGCCATGATATACACACAGTTCTTAGGAACCATAGTACTTACGTGGATGTCCGCAGAGTAAATGTGTCCATAAAGTCCTGTCATTAAGATATCTCTTTGAGTTGCTTCATCAAAGAATTCCTTACCAAAGCCTCTAATATCTTTGTAACGTGAAGGAGGAAGGACTATCTTTGCTCCGACCAATTCATGTTCTTCAATAAGTGTTAAAGCGTGGTTAAGGTTCTCAGGTTGCAATTGTCCAACTACTGTAATTGACTGTTCTGTTGGAACAGCAGCGTTGATAACTTCAAATCCTAGAGTATCTTCTTGACGTTGTAGAGAGTCCTTAGCCTTAACTTGGGCACGATCTACTATGTAATATCTCCTGCTTTTCACCTCTTGGAGACGAATTGTAGGCAATGCTGCTAATTCGACTGTAGGGATAAATAAGTCTTCGCCTTCGATAACGCTAACAGGTACACCAGCACGATTACCGATGATCCAGCTTTTGACTGTAATATCTCTTTCGTAGCGAGGGTAAGCACCTTGAGGTAGTTCGTCTACCATAATTAATTTACGGATAACGCCTTGGTAGTTAAGAGCGTTCTTGATAGGGTCTACCATAGCTCCAGCAAGAGCGGAACGACCATCAGGTGTTTCCACTGCCATTGCAATGATGGCTTCTCTTTGTTCATTATATGCTTTATTATTTCTAATCATTGATGACATTTTTGTTTTCTCCTTATAGTGCAGATATGAAGGCTAATGTTGAGTTTTGAACTGTATTAGACTTGATAGATCCGAGTTGTAAATTCTCAATACGAGCTACTGCACGAGAAGTAGCCATATCACCGGAGGCAATTCTAACCAATAAACCGGTTGTTCCAGAGTAGGTTCCAGCGGACCAGGTAAGTAAATCACCGATGGCATACATGGTTCCAGAAGTGTTGTCGGCGTTAGTACCGTTGGTTTGAACTGCGTTACCGCTGCCGTCCCAAGCTAACATGTCAGTAATAAACTTACCGCCATTAGAGAATACAGAGCATCCTCTACGTGGACCGGAGTTACCTGCGGCTGTTAAGTCTGTAAAGTTAGTTGGGTTAGTGATTGTTTCACCAGCAACTGTTAACATGACGTTTCTCTTCAAAGCTACGAAATAACCGTTGTTATTAGCTAAGAATTGTCCACCGGAAATATAGTTAGATCCAGCAGGAGAAGGTTGAATTTCGGTAGCTACCTTAGCGGTATTATCAGCGGAAAAACCGACGAATAATCCATTTTGAGCGGCAGTACCTAGACGATTAGCTGTTAATACGTTACCTGTTGTAACGTCTAAAAGCATAACTGCTCCTTGTCTCCAGTTAGCATCTGCTGTAACTGGATAAGTTGTAGTTAATATGCTGAATAGTTCTTTCATTGCCATAATTATTTATCCTCCAAATTTCTGTTAGTCCATTGTTCAAATTCATCTTTGCTGGGAGTGGACCAAACCCCGCTCAATGCCTGTTTCAAATCTTCGACAGCAGGATTGCTTAGTGAACCGTAGCCCACAAAGGTTGGTACTGTTGATTTTGAAGCTGTTCTAGTAGAAGGAGCATCAGATGATGCCATTCTGTTATTGTTGATAGCGCCAGAAGAACGAAGCATAACACCGGTTTGCACCTTAATTTGTTTAGCTGTTGCGTTATTGTCTAGCCACATGTCTACGAATCCATCAGCTTCATCCACGTTAATGTGGTTAGCTGCAACTAATCTATAAGCACATGAATAAGCAGTCTTCATTCTTGCTCTTTCAGAAATAAATGCTTCATCTAAAGCTTTCTTAGCTTTCGCTTCAACTTCAATCTTTAGATTTTCTGCTTCCTTGTCGCCTTTCTTTTCTTTCTTACCGTCTTTAGCAGTAGCTAATACTTGACCTCTATGAGAATCAAATGCGCCACCTTCGGTTTGAGGAATCTTGGGTAATTTGCCACGTTCTGCATCAGTCATTTGGCTTGGAATGTCATAAACATCAAAGTCAATAACGTAATCAGAACGATCTTCTGGTGAACCTTCCATAGTAGAAGGTGTATATGCCTTGTTGAGTTCTAAACGTCCCTTGTTCAAAGTAGGAATTTCTTGTTTTGCAGGTTTCCACTTTGCTTCGTTAACGAGTTCACTGCCTTGACTATTGTCTAAGCTGTCACGTTCAAAATCAAATTCATCTGTGTGCAATTGAGCAGCCTTTGATTTATCAAATGTATTAGAAGCAGGGTCAGCAGCTAAGCCAACGCCCTTTGTTTCTTGCTCTCCATCTGATGCTGTTCTGACGCTCTTTGTCTTTGCTTGTGCTAGTAATGCCTCTCTAGCGGCTTTTCTTTTAGCTAAAACTTCTTTAGTCATTTTGTCTACCTCTAATTTTGATAAAACATGTTTATCATCGTCAAAATCACGAACATCATCTACTTCATCTTCACTACCGAAATCAGGTTCTTTAGGGAAACCACGTGATGCAGGTTTGCCATGAACTGGTTCGTCGTCCATAATTTCTATGTCATAATCGTCACCGAGTTCATCGTCGTCACCTGAATGCAAGTGTTCGTCTGAACCGCTTTCGTTAGCAAATTCACTAGTGTCGTCACCGTCAAATGGAGATGGAGATTCGGTATCACCAAAGTCATCCATACCTTGTTCGGCAAAAACATCTGCAATAGCTTGTTGAAGGGCAAGTAATTTTTCTTTAGGCACTTCTACTGTTAGTTCAGCAGTGTCATCATTACCGGTTGTATCAAATTCGTCATCTGTATCTTCGCTTGGGTCTGTTGTTGGAAATTCGTTTGTTTCAGTGTCATCTACTGCATCTTCATCTTCGTCTTCTCCACCTAGCATTGCTGGTTCGGAATCTTCATCTGTATCATCAGTTTCGTCTTTGTATTCAACTACTCCAGGTACTCCAGATTTAACTGGCTTTTGGAATGGTTGAGGCGTTTGAGTTGGGTCTGTTGCGAAGTCAGCATTAGCAGTGATAAGGTGTTGAATTTCTTCATCAGAGAAACCTTCCGCTCTTAATTCTTGAGGGTAAAGTCCCGCTCTGAGTGAAGAAGTTACGATCTTTGCTTCTTCAGGAGATAAACCTGCGAATGTTTGCATTTCATCAATGCATTGATTTACATCACGCTTATCTTCTAAGGCAAGTTCGGCTAACCTCATCGCTTTCGCTATTCTGTCATTGTTATTCTTCATATTTGACTCGCTCCTGCGATCTGTCTTGCACTCAATTGAGTGCTTACATATTACTCATACTAAAAAAAATGGAAAAATCCTTTTTATTTGAAAACGAAGGAATAAATATCGCGGTTTTTTTTACTGTTGGGGAAAAATAAAACAATGATGCCCACTATCGAAATAGTGGGCATCATTTAGGGCTTATTTAAGAACCCAAGTGACTCTAGCTATAACCTTTCCAGGGATTCTGGAAGCTATAATTTGACTCTTACTTATTGTCTTACAAGCGTAACAGAATGTTTGAGATCCAAGTTTATTAACTTCTCTGTTTGCACAACCAGGACAGATGAAACCAGGAGGTAGAACTTGTTCTGTAGCTTTGTTAAAGTCAGCTTGTGCTGTTCTAACAAAAGTACGACTATCAGCTAACCAAGAAGCTTGTGCTTGTAGTAGAGCTTGTCCACCAGCAGGAGCAGCACCGCCCATTCCTGGTGCGCCACCAGCAGGAGGGGTTGCACCATTTGCACCAGCTTCAGCACCTGGCAAGGTTCCTAAGCCTGGAATGTCCATAGACATTTCATCTGTAGGAGCTTCTTCATTCTTCTTGCTACCAGGAATAACTGTTGCTTTGAATTCATATGTGATTTCAGCTTTACAATCAGCACAGCTACCTTTACCGTCTACTAATGAAACACTAGCAGAACCACAGGCAGGACAGATTGAACCCCAAGGAAGTTGCTTACCAGGAGTAGGCATAGAATCCTTGTTTTCAGTAGCTTGATCACTTCCACCCATATCATCTAATCCACCATCAGGAGGATTGGTTAATGCACCAACACCAGGACCGTCACCAGCACCAGATAAATCAGGTGCGCCAGCAGCACCAGCAGCACCAGCACCACCTGGCATTCCACCGCCAGCACCTGGCATTCCACCACCACCGCCACCTGGCATTTGAGCTAATCTTAATAGATTTTCTCTCTTAGCTTTTCTAAGAGCAATTGCACCAGCAGTCATGATAGTTGGTTGTTCGTTTGGATCTGTCGGAGGTAGAGACATATCTGTAGGAACAAGAGGAACGCCTTCACCCTCTGTAGGTTGTGCTTCTGGTTCAAAAGGAGTAGGAGCGCCATCTACTGAGATTACATTTTCATCTTCACCAGATTCACTAGGATCAACTTTGAATGTCTTTGTTGAACGTGTACTAATAGTTGCTGTACATGCACCTTCAGCAGTAATCATAACATCAGTTAGATTAAAGTTGTTTGGATCAATAGGATATCCTCTTTGAACGAATAGTTCAGCAACTTTTTGCTTTAACATGTCGTCAAAGTTTTCATCTTTAGCGTCTAATCCTAATTCACCCAATGTACATTGAAGACGACGAGTGATGTTTGTGTCTTCTGTAATAGTAGCTTCAGCTTCTCTAATACTTGAGAAAGCTAAACGAGAAACATATTTCTCAGCATAACGAGGTTTGTCTACAACTCTACCAATAGCTTCTACGATAGAAGATGTATTGAACTTATCTTTGTTGGCATAGTCAGCTAAGTAACCTACGATAGTATTGTAGATGTCTACTTCACTAGCGATACGGATGTTTGCACCTTCAAAGAAGGCAACTCTTTCACGTAAATCATTTCTTGCTTTAACTTCTTTAGCATCTCTTGCAACTGTTAAGTCCTTGGATAATTGCTTAGCATCAACACTAGCTAATACTGTAAGAATTTCCTTTGGTGTAACTTTGATAGCAACAGTTGTTTTTGCCATAGCAGCCAAAGCTGTTTTAACTTGTTCAACACCTGAAATGTTATCATTTGCATCGCCTGATAAACTAGCTAACGCGACACGAATAGCGTCTGTTTTACTTGCTTCTCTTTGAGAATAATAAGCGTCGAATGAGAAGTCTTCTCCCATTTTACCTTTAGCATCAATATATGCTGCTTTAACAGCATGATCTTTATTTGCACTTGCTTCTCTAACAATTTGAGCAACATCAACAGCAGAAACTCCACTAACGATTACCTTACCTAATTCATTAAGAACAGCGGCAGAAGCAGATAGTGTAGGAAGTGGTTTGTTGTGGAAAGCATATCTAGAAGCAACTTTTGTTCTAGTTTGTGTTCCAGCAGCAGCAACTACCAATAATTCATTGAAGTTGTCTTTCTTAGCTAATTCAATAGCGGCAGTAACTACTTCATCTGGAGTATTCTTAGATGCTAGTACAGCATTACCAAAACCACTTAGAACTTTAGCAACAGCTTCATGTGTTTCAACACTGCTTTCTTGGGCACGGTGATGATTAAGCTTATTTTCTAATACTTCTTCATTAACTCCAACACGAGCATCTTCCAAAAGAACTTCTGCAATATCACGTTCTTCGTTACGACGTGCATATAAACCAGCTTCATCTGCTAGTAGATTTTCTCTAACATCTTCTTTAACGCCTGTACGATACTTTTCAAGTTTAACTTCTTGAGTTTCGTCTTCAACACCGGTTCTTAATGGTTTGATAGTGTTTTCTCTAACATCATCATCAGTACCAGTTCTTTCACCTTCTAAGCTAACTTCGAAAATGTTAGTAACAGTTTTTGGCTTTTCGTATGCAAGAATTTTACGTCCTTCTGTTTCTGCGGTTTTAACAAAACCAACAAATGTATCTAGAATTTCGTTACCTACAGGAGCAATGTCATTGTTTTGAAGACGTTCGATTTGAGTATCGTTCAATCTACAATCCCAAGCAACACGCTTGTTGTCTACAGACGCTTTGACAGTTCCATCTGTTGAGATGGCTACACTATATCTATTTGAGTGGTCTGTAAACACTGCATCAATAGAGAGTTTGGATGCGTTGCGCAAACGATGTCTTTGCGCCATTTCGTTGAAGATGTTGTTTTCCATATTGTTTCCTCCGGGTTGAGTCGATTTGCTTTGTTCTTGATTCTTTTTAATTTTAAAATTGAGTGCTTTTAGTGATGAATCGTCAGCAACACCAACTGCACTTGCTAGTTTGATAACTACTTCTCCAATGTGAGTTAAAGCTTCATCGAAAGATTTAACTTTCTTTACACTGGTACCTCTATTGCTAGAGGCAAAAACCTCACGAACATCATCGTCATCATGTGATGCCCATACTAATTTTCTATTACTTGATGTAGCTGTAACACCAGGTAAAGCGCCAAACATAGGACCTGTTACCTGACCAACTGCTGGTTGATAAGCCATTGGCATAACATTTGCTTGCTGTTGTACCTGTCCTGGTTGTCCTTGACCTGGTACTTGAGTTTGTTGTTGTTGTCCTTGTGGTTGCTGTCCTGGTACTGGTTGCTGTTGTGAAACTGGACCACCTTGTAATTGAACACCTTGTGGTTGTTGTGCAACATCAACACCGTCATTAATAACGTCTTCCATAACATCTTGTAAATCTGTCATAGCTTTAGTCACCTTGTTAACGTACTCAAGCTTAACTGAACTACTCTTAGAAAGTAATTCCATAACTGCAACTTCTAAGAAGTTAAGAGCTAAGTTCAACATGTCTAAGATATTTAATCCAGTAGTAGGATCAATACCTAGTAATTGCATTAGTGTATTAACTGTAGCGTTTTGTCCTATTTGTCCACCACCCATTTGTCCACCAACTAATGTTCCAGCTTCTTGAGCTATTCTAGTTGTGTGTCCTAATTTTTCAGCGAATCTAAAGATTTCAATATTACAATTATTGATAGCACGTAAGAATTCTTCACTCTTTCTTCTTTCAAGCATGTCTTCTGGAAGATTGTTTTCAGCTAATAGAATGTTTGCTTGTACACTTGCAGTCTTATGTCTTAATTGTGAAGCAGCATTTTCAATTTCTTCTTGTTCGTAAATTTCTTTAATCATACAAGAATCAAAAGCACCATCTGCAACAATAGAGATTTCAATAAACTTAATATCTTTATTCTTTTCGTAAGCAATTTCGCCAGTTCCAGGGAATTTCTTACCCTTGTAATTCTTCATGTGACTACAGTAATCATCTTCCTTAACTGCTTCTTTGCCACAAATTGAACAATTACCAGATTGAACCGCGCAATTATGAGTAGCAAAATTCTCAACCATATATGTATGGCTTTCTGTTTCAAAATTATATACTAATCCTTCATAGTGTCTTTTGATTATGTTTTTAATTGGATGAATTATCCAATTACCATAATGAAAATTATCTTGTCGTAAGTTGGGTTGAAAATCAAATCTAGTTTCATTTAACAATTGAGGACAATAAGCTTGAGGAATAGAAATTTCATAATATGTTTTCCTAAAATCACCTTTCTGCTTCCATGCTTCTTTAGATTTGGTATATTCAATATATTTCCCATTAATTCTTCCATTTTTCTTGTGATAAATTCCATTTCTAAATAATATCATTGAGATTTGTTCTACTAAATCCAAAGAACAAGAAGATGCGCTTAATCCAATAACACGATCTTTAGCACGATGAATACAACCGTCACCATTAAAATACCCTTTGATTAATTCTAATTGAATATTTTTAGGAAGGAACATTAATGATGAATCTAGTTTTTTACTATCAGAATATTCTCCGCAATATTTGTAAAATAAATTAGCTATTTCAGTGTCATATACTCTAATAACACAATTATTGTTAGGTATACGATCATATACTCTAATTGTAGAATTTGGAAATTCTTTTGAAAAAAGTGTAATAAATTCTTGAACTAATGTATATTTTTCGTGAAGACCAAAAGTAAGCTCTAATTCTTTAATAGAATCATTGTATTTAAGAAAATTTCCTTCAGCCAAAAAATAACCTAATAATCTAGCGAAATCAGGAGTTATATTATCAGGATTTAATTCAACCTGATTAATAGGTGTTACTAGCACGTCACCAACTTCTAAGTTTTCAGAAGTAATTTCAATTGGCTCTCCAATATCTTTATAAGACCATCGTTCTTTTCCTTTGCCTGGTTTATTTCTAGTTTTTCTAGATTTCCATACATCTTTTTTAAATACAAAATGAGGATGTTCTTTTGTTGCACTAATGGTTAAGCCGCCATTAAATTTAATGTCAAAAATATCTTCGTTTTTAATTTTAATTTGTCTATTAACTATAGTGGTAAAATTACCATCTTTATCTAAAAGTAAATCGTTTATATTTACATTTTCAATATTCTTATATCCTGAATTAGTTAATACTCTAGTACCTGGAATAAAACAACCCATACTAACGTCGTGCATAATTCCACCACGAATAGCATGAGCAATTTCGGGATAAGCTTCTTCGTCTATGTAAAATACACAATAAACCGCTTCTTCCTTTTCGTCCCACTCTGCATAAACTACAGTACCTTTTGCTTTTTCAATGTCATCATTTTCATGATTGGTATAAATTGGTACGCCTTCAAATGTTTTATAGGCTGGAACTTTTTTGCCATTGTGTATGGTTTCTTTCAATAACTCTTTAGTAGAGAAGTAATCACCATTAGCATTTACTACGTTAGCGTCAATAGCTCTACATCTAACCCATAGTAATTTCATGCCACGACGTTCAAGCATTTCGTTGGCGATGTCAAATTCGGTTCCTTTATATTTCTTTAGTGCATCTTCGGGGTCTGCATACAAACGTTGCAAACCGATACGGGCACTTTCACGCAAACTAGATGCCGTTAAGATTCTAGCCTTAATTGCGTTTGCTTCTTTTTTGTTCAAACAAATTAAATTGTTTAAACCTATTACACCGCCTGATATTCCTTTGCGTATCATGTTTTCTTTTGGCTCCCTTAAACGATGCTCAGAAATGATTTTTTGAAAAACCACATATATTTCACCTTTCTAAAATTCATAGGCAAAACCTTTATTTTTTCAAAAAATCTAAAAAGAATTATAAATTTCTTGAACATCCACTTTACGTTCTAAGGGGTTTGGAGATAAACCTGTTTGGATAACATCGAAAAGTGTTTTATTTAACCTGTTGCGGACAGGTTGGAGCGTGTTGTAATAGCATATAGAAGCTAATGGGGTTTTTAATATTGGTATAACACTTTCGTTTAAAACTTCGTAAATTAATAAACAGAGCATGTAAATGTCAGTTTGCTTATTTAAATTCCCACCATAAACCAATTCTGGTACTTTTAAAAACTGAGTACTAATTGTGTCATTAATGGACAGTGTTTCTAGATCAATCAAATGTATATCTTCATCAATTAAGATGTTTCTACGCTGTATATCTCCATGAATTAAATTTTCATCGTGCAATACTCTAATAACATCAACAATTTGTTTTATTTTTGTGTATTTATCATTATATTCCAATTTCATCAAATCGTATTTGTTTTGAATAAAAGGATACACAACATAATATTTATTGTTAGACTCTATGCAGTCAACAGCTTGAAGTAAATTAGTGTGAAACTTATTTTTTTGTAGTAATAAGTTTTCTGGCAAGGCATTATATTCAATAAAGTAATAATTTTCTTTGAAATAATGACCTAATTGCATTCCAGGCAATCTATCCAACTTATTAAAGTTGGATAGTATTGGAGTTACTGGATTGTCCCATGATTTTTGATGCAACTTCTTGGATAACACGAAGTACCTCTTTATCTTTTTGTTTAATGTCGTGATCTGTAAATCTCATAATTGTCCAACCTTGAGACATTAACTCTTGATCCCTTTGTCTATCTCTAGCAATTTGATCATCATGAGAGTGGAAAGATTCTGAGTCAGCTTCAAACCCTAATTTAATTGCTGGGAAAGCACCATCAATCTTGTATTTACCATCAGGTCCAGCCGCAAATTGTGCATAAAATGCATAAGGAATACCAGCTTCAAGTACGATATTGTAAAGTGCTTGTTCGATACTGGTAAAGTACTCTTTAGGCAAATTAACTTGTGGCTTTCTTTGAGCAGTTACAACTCTGACGCCATCAATTTCTTGTACTGAATCATCAAAGAAGTAATCTCTAATAGCGAGACGGTTCATTGGTACGCCAGTTCCTACAAAATTACCAAAATCAACAAAGTAAACTTCATTTTCAGGTAATAGTTGCTTATCGAAACCTCTACCAGTAATAGGGCGAACTGTTTCTAAGAACTTAGCATGAGCCGCACTCTTGATTCTAGATGCCTTACGCTTGTATCTAGGATTATCTAATGCTTCCATAAATACTTCTTTAGTAATAGCATGTGCTTTACGGTACATACCAATACTTTCTTCTGCGGTTCTAACCAAAGAATAACTACCTTTATCTCTACTAGTTTGATCAACTTGAGAGAAATTGTATTCGTTATAAATGTGACGTGTTAAATCTTGTGCGATTCTGTAAGCTTCAGGAACTTCTTGTGCAACTCTAGCCCAAGGTGAATGTATTGTAGCTACTGCTGGGATGTTTCCTTGACCTGGCAAAGCACCACCGCCACCAGCACCACCAGGATTTCCAGATGCACCAGCACCCATTCCACCCATTGGTAATGGTGGTAATCCAGCTTGTTGAGCCATTCCACCTGACATATCCGCACCCATTGGACCTCTAAATCCTGTTCCCATATCAGTACCAGTAACAGATGGGGTTTGCATAATATTGATAGATTGTTCAAAGCGTAATCTTTCAACTTGAGTATCCCAATCTAAGTCTAACATTTCAACAATAGTTTGTACTGGTAAGAATCCTTGAGCAACACATTGCATAACAATCTGTAGTGTTCCAGTGTTATCTTTAAGTTGTAAGTCATCAAACTTAATCTTAGGATAAATATATTTAGTAGTACCTGTATCATCTTCTTCTTCGAAACCGTTCCACATAGCAACAGGTTTGAATAATTTTTCTTGAATCCATTCTGCAACTATATTTCTAAATTCTTCTAAACGTCTTGCCATAACAAGTAAACCGATAGAAGCATTAGCGTATGAAGGACCTTCACCACTAAGAATAGCTTGGTTAAGCATCAAACCATTGATCATTTCTTTTTCAATAAGTCCAAATTCTTCTGTAATTTGAAGTACTTTACCTGTTGCACCGTAAAATTCAAAATCAAAGTCATGAGGTACGACTAAGGTCAAGAATGGATCGTTAGCAACTGCTGCTAATTCCTCTTGTACTGCCTGTAGATCGGCTTCACCAGCATAACGCTTATCAGAACCCAACTTAACGATTTTGATGGGTAGAATGTGCCTCTCTGCAATTAACCATTGTGCTTGGCGCAATCTATCTTTATACATAAGCAATGGAAATAGTGGCTTAATTAAAGAGTTGCCAAAAGGTGCATAAGCATTACCAAAATGTTTAAAGTGTGTAAGACAACTAGGATCTAAAGGAATAGGATTACCTTGTGCAATAGTCATCTTGAGTTTATTTGGAATTGCCTCATAATGTTCACGAGGATGCTTTTCCATAACAACTCTTTTCATTTCTTCTGTTGGTGTTAAGTAGTATTGTGGTGGCATACCAGGATAAGCATTACTTACTTCGATAGAAGATGGATCATGTACGTAAAGATTTTTCCAAACAGCACCTTCATGCTTACATGGTTGTCCTGATTCATCTTGCATACTTCCATGACAAAGTGGACAATTAATTTCAGCTTGTACAAAACAGTCTCCCATTGCATAGTATTCTTGTGCAATTAATGGTAGCCATTTAGCAAACTCTAGTTTAGCAATTAACTTTTCGAAATATTCTTTTACATAACTGGTGCAACCTTCTAATTTCCAACCAGAAAAGGGAAATCTAGAATAGAATAAAATAGCAGCAGCAATAATAGGTTCATTTCTTAACCACCAATCAACTTGGTTATATACTTCTTTTCTTTGTGTAACAGTGTTAAAAGCAATAGAGGTTAACTGTGGTCTATAAAATTGTGGTGGAGTGGAAATAGTTCCACCCATACCGCCACCCATACCACCGCCGCCCATTCCACCAAAAGCAATACGATTCATTCTATTGGCTGTTCTTGTTAAACCTTGATCTCTAGAAGCACCACGACCTTCAAAGGAAGTTGCATGAGGACGAGGAAATGGAACCATAACGTCCATTGCATTGTTAATGATTGCTTCATTAACAGATACTTTTTGCTTGTTACCATTTCTTGTCACATTTTGTGCAGTCTCGGACAGAACTTGCCTTAATGGAATATTTTTTTCACTCATGATGTTTTGTTATACAATTTATTTACACGGAACTTCCTATTGTGGTTCCTACAAATGTTTTATCTGTAGGTAGATTAGGATTTTCAATACGTGCGCCTACTGTTTGATATTGAGGCATACCTTGCCATATAATTTGCGGATTCATATCTTGTGGAACACCATGAGGATTAATATTAGTATTACCTTCATATTGTTGGTGTAAACCCATATCCAATTTAGATTCCGTGCTACTATTATCAGGATCAGGTGCATTTGTTGCTTGTTGTAATAACTTATTAACATCAGTAGGTGATGTACTAGCATCTAAATTTTTACTGATGAACTCTGCAATTTGTTGAGTGTTCATTTGAGCAAGTTGTGGAAAGGCTTGCATTAAGTCTTGAAGCGTTTGCACTGGTTCATTTTGTAATGCAATCCTAAAACCCGAAGATTGAGCTAAAGCCTTTTTATACCACATAATTACATCTTTATAAGGAATATACTGATTGATAAAGTTTACTTAGAAATTCTTTATCATAAGCTATGTGTTTATTAGTAATTTCTATTCCTTTAAGCTTCAGCCATTTTATTAGTAATTCACATTGTGAACGTTCATCAGGGAGATTATTTTGCATATCTAATTCATTTTCTTCTTCGCCGTCAAAAGGTTCTTTATGACTTTGGTCAACTTGATGCCAGTTTTCTTCATGACTAATATCATCATACATACCTGCTACCCTTCTCATAATAACAGTAATAGCATCAACTTCTTTTTTGAATTGATGACCATCTAATTCATTTGCCGCTATGCATAATTTCTGTAATACTAATTTCCTGTTCATTTATTTCCCCTTTTTATTGTCTTCTCTATGCTTGTTTAACCATGCATTAAGTGATCTATTAACATCTTCGTCAGTTAATGCTTTGTGATTTTTTTCGATTCCAGCAAAGAAGCTTTTATCATCTGAATCTTTATTGGTATTTCTAGCATCAACACCATGAAGATCGGATTCTTTAACCTTCTTTTCTGCCTTTTCTTTTTGATCTTGCAATCTTTCGCCATCTTTATGGAATTCATCTAATTGAACAGCTAAGGTCTTATCTGAAACTTTAGAATCGTTAAGCTTTGCTTTCTTCATTGATGCTTCGGTAGTAATTGTAGGATCATCATGTCCTCTTTCACCAGCCTTTAGAGACAATAAGCTATTCTTATTATCTGGGTGTCTGTGAACATCTAATCTTGCCATTGCTTTCTTATTAGAATCAGCAACATTATTAATCCAAGCTTTATAGCCACAAGTGATTGCACCTGATTCTCTATTTACTCTACTATCAATACAATTATCTCTACACTTGCTAATTTCCATAGCAATAGGATAACCTAACATATCCAAACCTTTAGGACACATTAGGAAGTCTTCACCAGGTTGAGTAGCTAATGTAGTGTAAGCTGTTCTAATATTAGGTGCTACAACATTGGAAGCGAAAACTTGGTGAGTTCTGTATTTAGCAGCATCTAAAAATTCTGGAGTGCCTTTCAAGACAGCATCAACTGCTTTGCTAAGTATAGCAATTTCTGTTGGATTATTGCTATACTTTTGTGCGGTTCTCAAACTGTTTAATGCCTTGTATTTAACTTCGACATTAGTTGGATCTTGAATAGTCTTGTTTAAGTAAGAATAAGCCATTCTCAAGTTAGAAAGTTTTTGTGCTTCCACTAGTTTAGATAAGTGTTTGACAAATTGATTATAGGTGTTTGCTAATTGCATTAAACCTTCTTTATTTTCATCGCCTTCTTCACTTATTTCATCCCAATCAAATAAAGGCTGTAGTTTAGTTGGTAAATCGCCACCTAAGCTTTTTTCTAATTGTTGAATAACTGGACAACCATGATCAAAATCATCATTTCCGAAAACATCTAAAGGATTGTCAATCTTCATTACCTTAACGCTACTAGAAGGACCATGTTTCACGTCTTCTTCAATAGTTTCGCCTTCTTCAGCGTGACCATCAAGTAATTTTTCAAAAACAGGAGTTACAGCATTTTCAAAGATGTTAAGTAATTTACTACCATCTATTTCAGCACCACCTTCACCTTCGCAACCTTGATTTTCCATAGAATGATCAAAAGATTCCTCACGACGATTTTCGCCTTCTAAGGTTTCGTAATCTTTAGCATCATCTCCGCATGGATCGTACTTATCTGTTGCACTGGGAAAAGTGTCACTGTGGATAATTTCTTCGTGTCCTGCTGTTTTTCTCATTCTTTAAACCTCTCAATACTATTTAGATTTCAGATTCGTCAAATCCTCTACTACGTAAAGCTTTTTTAATTTTAGTAATTTCCTCAGAAGCGCCTTCTTTACTAAAAGCTTCTCTACCTTCACCTATGGGAGAGTCTTTAGTCATTGATTCTAATGACTTTAACCAACCTAAACGTGCCATCAATTCATTAGTGCTTCTCTTGATGAAATCAGGTGGAACATCATAAATTGTTTCAGGCTCTTTTTCGGATGCAGCTAATGCGATACGATATTCATTAAGATTAAAAGCTTTCTTTGGTGTTTTAGATTTCTTTTTTTGTAAATCTTTATAGATTTTAAGACCTTTATCAATTATATCATCACCAAAAATACCATCTTTACGTAAGAATTTCTTAACTTCACTATCACTTGCGCCATGATCCTTTAATTTACCAATTTGACCAAGCAAAACCTTGAAAGGATTGCCTCTACTGTCATCCTTAGCTGGCTTATCATTCTTTCTAACTTTAGCCACTACTTGCTGTTGTTGCTGTGGCTGTGGTGACTGTTGTTGTTGCTGTTGTGGCTGTTGTTCTTCTGCTTTGATCATTGGTTTCAGATCCTCCATTAATTCTCTAGCCCTTGCAGGACCATCTTTGTGAAATTCTCCAGTGTCTAGGTTTTGTGTTTTTGGCTTGCCATGTCCTTCAAATTTTTCAGCATCAATAACGCTTTGAATTTGAGCTTTAATGTCTGGATTACTCGATTTTTCTAAAACTGCTTCTAATTCATCAAGAACTAATTCTGGATCAGTATTTTCAAGAACTTTTTTTAATGAATCATATAGTTCTCTAGGACTCAATACACCATTAGTAGCATTGCCAAGACCATCAACTCCTGGTTGCAATAGCAAATTTTCAGGAGTTGATGGATTGTAATATTGAGCAGTTTTCTTAGCCATTGTAATGTTTAATCTCTTTCGAAACCTTCTGAGTGACCGTATGGAATGAAGTCAACCCATCCTAAGTCAGCATCTTGATAAGATTGTCTTCCGTAGTTAATGTTATCTTCCCAATCTTTATTGTTATTATTGGTTAATTCTTCACCGGTATCTCTACGAATTCTTAATCTTTCTTGACGATTATTTTCTGCCATTCTGACTCTCTGTTCTTCTCTAGCCATAACGGAGTGCATATCCATCATACCAAAAGAGCTACCAATAGCTTCATCTTCACCATTACGGAAAATCGCTTTAGCACGGTTAGCCATTAAAGCATTACCATGAGCCAATACTTCTTGTCTTCCACGTAGAACTTTTTTGTATTGATTCTTACGTTCTTCTTCTAAAGCTTGATTGTATGCTTCGTTATGCTTGATTTGAGACTTGGCAACTCTCTTTCCCATTTCTCTATCCATACCTTCAGCAACAGCGGATTCAAGATCACCAAAAATACCGCCACCAGCATTAAAGAAGTTGACTGGATCGTTTAGGTTATTGGAAGGATTAGGACGGTAACCAGAATTATAATCATCAGTATCTTGTACGATTCTTGATGCTCCACGACTTTGGAACTTCTTCAAAAATTGTGCCATACTATCGTCATCACTAGGGCTATCATCTCTTTCCCAACTTTGACGTTTGGTGCTTGCAGAACGTTCTTGTTCCCATGCTTTTTGTTCTTTAGAAATAATTGATCTACGTCCAACGGAATTTTCCTTTAAGGACGCATAACGGTTACCACCGAAATCTGTTTCTTCTTCTTCGCCAAAGAAGGCAGCAGATACGTAACCTGGTATTTCATTTAATTGTGATACTTTTCTAATTTCAGCCATTCTAACTCCTTTAATGATTATTCTTTTCGCTAAGGTCAATCAAAGTACCTGCTTGAATGTAAGTATTTTCAGGACCGGAAGCGTTTTTTTGTCCCAAGAATAAATCCGCAAAAGGATTAGAAGTATTCTTATGTTCTTCTAAATACTTAATATAATGATCTAAATTACCTTGTTCTGCTCTTTGAATTGGGCTTCTCATGTTTTAAATTATCCCCCTTAGTTCTTAACTAAGGGGGATACCTCCTTATTACTCAGCTTTATAGTCCTCTACAAGAGCTTTGATCCATTCAGTATCTTGATAGTGAAGTTCATCTTTCCAATAGTGAATAACACGATTTTCAGATTCCTTATCTAACATAGAAGTTTTGATCATAGCTGTTACAGCGGCTTTCTTTGTTTCAGCATCCATCTTGGAAGCCATTACAGACTTGATAGCTTTGACGTGTGAACTATCTTCAGCTTCTGCAAATTTAACACCGAAACAAGCTTGAATGTAAGCTTCTGGTAAACCACTTTCTTTAGCAGTTAAAGCGAATAGATTCTTTTCAGCAGTAGACATCTTATCAACTGTCTTAAATCCATTACGTGATTTAGGAGTTGTGGTTGATGCAACTGTTTTAGGCTTAGTTGTTTGTGCGTCTTCTTTCTTTGCGGCAGCAGCAACTTGCTTAGTTGTCTTTGTGTTGATACGTGCTTCTTTTTGCATTTGAGTAGAAGTTGTTTCTACAATCTTTTTAGCAACAGCAACACGACGATCATTTCTAGCGGATAAGATTGCTCTAACTAGAACTTGGTCGTTAACAGCTTGTGCTTCATTCAATGCTCTAGCACTAATTTGTTCTGGGCTAGTGAAACGGATAACTCTCTTAGCATCAGAGAAAACGCCTTTGCGCTTTTTATTTTCTTCGCCAGATTTAGCTTCTGTATCCATGTCGGCATCAGCTTCAACTTCGTCATCGTCTTCGTCGTCTTTGCCTTCTTCATCATCATTGTCTTCGCTTTCGTCATCATTATCAGTATCAGCAAACTTACCTTTTTCTGGTTTATTGCATTCGTTGTCAGATGTTTTAGCAAATTTACCTTTACTTGGTGTTTCGTCTTCATCATGAACATGAGAATCTTCTAAACCAGTAAAATCATTTTCATCATCATCTTCATCTTTGGAAGCTAGACGTGAATTTTGACTTTTTTCGCTTAAAAGAACCTTTAAAAGATCATCTAATTGAGTTTCGTGCTTGCCACTTCTAATGTCAGCAATAGCACCAGGTAGGTTTTCATAATTAATAGTAGAAAGCACTTCTTTGGCTTCTAATGGTTTGTCTTGACGGGCTGTTGGGAAAATTCTCATTGTTGGTTTATCTCCAGTATCTATTCGTTCAATAAAAAGATAATAAACCCTTTTTTTTTGAAATCTAAAACAAAATAGTTTTTCAAAAAATTTAAGAAGAGTGGATTGTTAATTCGTCATCATTGTGATGAACCACGTCGCCTATTTTAATTTTATACTTATCAAATGCGCCTTTTGATGCTTCAATAACATATTTTACAAATTGAGTATCAGGATAAACTGTTTTTTCTTGTTCGGCTTTTAAATCCTTGAAATCTATGATTTTATGATTTTCATCTACAAAAGCTAACGTTAAATCGTAAGAAACATTTTTATTCCAAAATCCATAACAATCAGGTTTAGTGAAAGTAAAATAAGCAACTTCGTCAGAATGAAGGGGCTTGGTAAACATTAACCCCTTCTCTCTTTTTGCTTCGTTATTAGCTATCAAAACCACTTTAAATTTAGTCATTGGCATACCATTTGAAAATTAATCTATCTACCTTGTCAGCAAATTCATAATTTGAAATAGTATCGTAATATGCAGCTAAATCATTAAGTTCTTCTTTAGAAGCGCATCTTTTTAGTTTAACACGCACTGTGGCTTCTGGAGTTTTTCTTGTTTCTTTAGTCAAATCGTCCATGCCCATCATCCAACTATCACCTTTAGTACCAGGTGTGTTAAGCTTTTGAAGTTCTTGTTTAATAACGTGTGGCTGTAAGAAGCTTAATCCTTTAGCTGGTTCATAAGGATTCTTGCCCTTACTTCTAAGTGACATATCAACTTTACCATTCAAATAAACTTTCTGGAAAACTTCATTTGCGATTTCTTCAAGATCCTCTTGAGTTAATGCTGTACCACCGAAGTTACCACCCCATTCTAGTTTCTCTTGACGACGTTTTGCAATTTCGTCCTTAAAGAATTCGTAAGCAGCGGCTCTCATTGAAGGATCAATACTTGACAATAAACCTCTGAATACGTCATTAGCTTGAGTCATATTTTCAACTTGAGAATCATCTAATTCTTTCTTTCCACCAAGTCTTGCTTTTGCGGCTGAACGCAAATTAGTAATAAGAGTATCCTTGGCAGCTTGAATAGCTTGTGTTGCTTGAGGATTTTGAGCCAATTCGCCACTTTCTTCCGCAGCTTTAACGGCATAAGCATAATACTTATCGCCAAATTGAGCAATCAAATCAAATAAGAATTTACCGAAAATTGGTTTATACTGAGATGGTGAAGAAAGTTTAGACAACATAACTGCACGATATCTACTTTCGTAAAAACCAGCTTGTGTAATCAAATGAGAGATAATAGCTTCGTAATTTTGAGAAGACAATGAACGTGTTTCATCTAACAAGTCACTTAAATCTCCAATAGAATTAATACCTAAATGTAATAGTTTAGATAAGCCAATGTAATATTTCATTACAGGTTGACCTTCTGGACCTTGTTGACCAAGCATCTTAGAATATGGTTTGGTAGAACCATTTTCTACATACATACCTGGTTTACCACCAATACTCAATAATTTACGAGCTAAATCAGGAGCATGTTGTTCAATCCAAGCTAAATCATCTGTTTTTTCTTCAGTCTCTCCAACCTGTGGTGCAACTTCGGTTTCACCAGTTTGTGGATTAACAACTTCTTCAGCAACTGGTGCTTGAGGAATGAAATCTTCTAAAATGTCTGCTAATTCATCCGCAAAACCCTTTGAGGTATTTGGAAAAATTTCATGAGCCTTCATAAATGAAGTTTGGAAAATTTGTACTGCATTTTGAATTTGCTTTAGAGTTTCTGGGTTTTTATCTTGGAAATAGCCAATTTGCATTTGATCTATTTTTTTAGCTTGTGCTACAACTGTGTTCATAGCTTCGGTATAAGTACCAAATTTTTCCGCAAGAACTTCGTATTTTTCTGGATTCTTGTTTGCCAACTTCATAACTAAGTTTCTAACGCTGTTAAACATTTCTTTTGTCCAAGCAGACAAATTAACTGGTTTAACATCAACTAAAGCATGTGGATCTTGCTGTCTATTTTGATAAATATTTGCATTTTCAGTTGTCTTACCATCAGAACCTTCATATTCTAATGCTTCTTCGCTCTTGTTACCTTTATTCCAAACAGAAACAGCATTTTTACCCTTTTGTCTTAACAAAGGAGCAATATAACTTTCCCAGTTTTTAGTGCCACCACTAGCTTCTGGAGCATAACCAGCTAACCAGTCAACAATAGAACTAGACATCTTACCGCGATTAGCATTATCTGATAAAGCAGCGGTTTTATCTAAGTCCATTGTATTGCGAATCATATAGGCAACAGCATCTTCAGCACTAAAACCAGGAGGAATTTGTAAGTAATTAGGGCTATGTGCAATTTTATCTGATAATTCATAAATATGAGTAAACAAAGCATCTCTAAGTTCTGAATTAGATGTTAGTACTTCTTGAATTTTAAGAGCTAATTGGATTTTAACAAATCTTTCTTTTTCTTGAGGGGGAATATCTTGTCTAGCATCAGCTACTTTTCTAATTTGATTGCGCCAGGATTCAATACGACTAAAAAGATTTTCCAAAGCAGATGGAAGACCGGAAACGTCTTTAATTAAAGCAGCGTTTCTAATCTGCAACATCATACTAGAAGATGTTCTTAAATTATCACTTTCTGTGGTTGCAAAAGCTTCTACATAAATAGCCCAATCGCTAAGACGTTTTTTTTCTTCTTTAGTATATTCAAAACTATAACTATAATTGTCATTTTTGGCTATCTTAATCTTCATGCTTTTAAACACCATCCATTATTTCTAAATTCTCAAGAAAAGAATTTAACTTATCATCTAGTTCGTCAGCATTGGGAGCAAAACCTTTATAATCTAAAGTTTTTGCAATTTTTACTACTGAATTTATTTCTTGAGTTAGATTTTTTTGTGCAGTTCTTAGTTTTCCGTGTAAACCGTATAGTTCCCACTCTACAACTGTGATTTTTGCACCATATTCTTTATTTAGTTGATTTTGTTCACATTCCTGTTGAATCCATTTTAAAATAACTTCAGAGGTTGCATATCGAAGTGGTTTGTAAACATTACCGTCTTTAGCAATAAATGATTTTCTAGGTTTATTAAAATACATTTGCTCATAAACCCATTTAGCAGCATCATTAAGGTTATCAAATTGTCGCATGGCTTTTTCGACTAAAATTGCTCTAAACGCAAAATGTGCTTGTTGTAACCAATTATGTACAGTACGATATTGACTATCTTCTAAAATTGGTAAACCGCCATACTTATTATATAGTTGTGGCAAATTAATTAACTTCAAATGTCTGCCGTCTTCATATTCGGATAAAACACGAAACAAAGCTATTAAGTTTTTTTCACTAGTGATTTTGTCACTAGTGAAATTAGGAGGTAATTTAAATAAAGATTTGTCTTTCTTTACTCCAGTTTTGCGAACTAATTCTCCGCAAATATCTATTAACTCTGTGCTGTTTAACTTAACTTTAACCATTGCGTCTATTGCTTTGTACAGAAGATGCAAGACGATTTGCAACTAATGTTCGTGTAGCGATGTTAATATTAGGACAATTTTCTTCTAAACCGATTAAATGACGTAAATAAGCATGACTTTCATTAATGAATTCATCATTATATCCTTCTTTAATATCTGTTAAGATACTTTCAGCTAACACAACTTTCTGTTCATCATTCAAACTAGCAACAGCCTTAAACGCAGAGTTATCAACATAATTGGCGTTAGCTGCACTATATGAATATTTTGGCTCTTTCAAAATATCAAATTTAGGTTTGGTTCTCTTTTGTTTGATATTATTTTCGGAAGTAAGCCACTTATCTCTTAATAAATTAGTACCACTTTCAGTAAGTTTAACTAATCTACCTTGTCCCTGAACTAAACCATGAGTTTTTAAGCCAATTAATTCTACGTCATTGATTTCAGTTGGAACACGATAAATTTTAGTGTCATCATTGTAAGCAATCTTGGATGCAGCAGTTACTACGGTATCTTCTGATTTAGCGATTATTTCCAATAAAGAAGTAAAGTGTTCTTTCTTTTTGGATGCTTCTCTAGTTACAGATGCATTAGATAATAAAGTGCGTTGTAAATCGGATAAACCATCTACTTCATCGTTTTCGAAAGATCCATTGAAAATATCAAGATCATATTGTTGGCTTACAAGTCTAATTGGTGATCGGGGCATATTATCTCCTATATATTTATATTATTAAACGATTTCCAAATTCCTTTATGTTGGCATGGCGTTTTTCCAACTTCCGACGCCTTCAGTGCGATGTTGACTATTCCATTCGAATGGTCCAGTTTTACCACCGTTCATACCAATACTCTTGTAGTCATTAACTACATAAGCTGGACCGTTAACACCGCTACCACCGTCCATGTTAAATAAAGTAGTAGAAGTGTCGCTCACTTCTTTTGTATTTTGGGTTTGTGGTTTACATTTGTTTGGAGATTGAAAAACAAAATTCTTACCATTCCAATCTAATATACCGTTTTCGTGTCCTTCAGTATCAGGCATAAAATCCACAAACATATCAGTGGAGACAGGGAATTGCCTATCGCCTTGTGGTTTATTGGTAATCTTAACATCAAATACAGCACTTCCTTGAGCGCCACAACCTCTAAGGCTGATATTTAGAAAACATGGACGTGCAGATATGGTTTGTAAAATTTGTTTTGCAGATTCACTAACATTTACATTTTGTACTTTTTTAGGTTGAACTGAAAAATCTTCAGGAGCTTGAGTATAACCACTACCATAAGTTGGGATAGTAGATTGATGGAATTTTTGACGCTTAGAATCTGAATCTTTAAATTCTTGCGCGTGATCGCTCCAAGGTCTTAAAAACCAGTTAATTGATGGGTTTTGGTTAATATAACCTATTTGTGCAAGAACATGACGATCTAAGGCGTCAGCTTTTTCATAATCGCCGTCATCGCCTATGCCATCTAAGACGCTTGCCAATCTTAATGTTTGGATTAACCCCATATAATTTACTTTCTATTTTTTAATTCAATAACCTTTTTGAAAGTGTCATTGAAGCCGCAATTGCATGATCCATATCGTAATATTTATACGAACCAAGTCTGCCACCAAAAACCACATTATTGTCATGAGAACTTAACTCTTGGTAACTCTTAAATAAGTTATTGTTGGTATCATCATTAATGGGATAGTATGGAACGGAACCTGTAGTATAAGCTTTGGGATATTCTTTAGTTATAATTGTGTATTCCGAATCAGAATGTTCAAAATGTTTATGCTCTACAATACGAGTATAAGGAATATTTACATCTGCATAATTAACAACAGAACAACCTTGATAATCTCCTTTGTGTACTTCGTGATGAAAATCTAAAGAACGATATTCTAATCGACCTAAAGCATAATCGTAATATTCATCAATACAACCCGTAAAGATAATCTTATCTGCTATCTTGCTGAGTTCTTTTTTATTTTCCATGAAGTTAGTATTGTAATCTACAGGAATGTCTATTAACATATTCTCAAACATGCGCGTGTAACCACCAATTGGAATACCTTCATATTGACTATCATTATGGTAATAGTGATCATCTAGATTGAAACGTACAGGGATACGCTTTACAATCCAAGCAGGTAGTTCTTTAGGGGATCTTCCCCAGTGTTTAGTGGTATATCCTTTAATGAAAATTTCATATAATTCTTCACCAATCAAAGAAAGACAATACTCTTCCATATTTTTTGGATTATCATTATGAACTCTTACAGACTCTAACTTATCTTTTGCTTCATTTGGAGACATTACACCCCAAACCTGATGCATTGTCATTAAATTGATGGGAAAGGAATAAAGTTTATTATTATGACTTACTTTTAGTCTGTGTGAATAATGATGAAATTTAGTGAATTGATTAATGAACTCCCATATTTCCTCTTTATTTGTTCTAAAAATATGTGGTCCATGAGTATGAACATTTATGTTGTGTATTAATTCAGTACTGCTATTCCCACCAGGAATATTGCGTTGTTCGATCATTCTAACCTTATAGCCCTTGGCATGGGCTATGTTAGCAAAGGTAGCTCCATAAAAGCCAGTTCCTACAATTAGAAAATCGTAATGCATATTTTAATTTATACACGTATTTTATATTAAGGCATTGGGCTACTAGGCTGAGCAATTGAACCTGGGTTATTCTTCCAAGTGTTTGCGCCTTCAGCTTCTTGATAGAATTTATTATCCTTACTGTTACCTAATGCATCATATTGACTGTATCCAGCATCCATGTCCTTTGTTGGTGGACCCTGAAGAGAAGGATTTTGTACTTTGTTATGTAAGTTTAGTTTGGATTCAGTAGTAACTTCTGAATTATTCATAATACCATCTAATAACTCTTTCATTTGTGGATCTAATTCAGGTTCAGAGGTTTTAGCTTCTGTATCTGTCTTGTAATATTGATCTGGTTGAATATAGTTGGCAGCAGCACCTTCGTATAATGTAGAGAATTGACCGTTTTCTGGTAATTTATTACCATAACCACCTACACTAACATCTTTATCGTCATTTAACATATGTTCAATATCTGCTTGGCTACGTCCACCAATACCACCTTTTTCGTATTGCGCACTTGGGGAATTGTATCCACCACTAGCAGGGTCCATATGATATTTATCTTGACCTTCATTTTTCATGTTATTGATATTAGTATCTTCTTCAACACCCATAGAAGTTGGTGATCTTGCAATTTCCGCACCATCAGCGTTCATCCCGAAAACACCATTATCAAAATTTTCATCTAAATCTTCTTCGAATTTATTATCTGCGAAAATAAATCTTAAAGCATCATTATTGAGTTTTCTAGCAGACATATGAATTCTGTCTGGTTTAATATGTTCAACGACATTATCTTGGTTTAATCTAGCATCATCGTTTACCCTCTTATTGTTTAAAGCGGTTTCTGTAGGTACAAATTTAGGGTATCTTGGCTTTTCGTCACTAGCCAAAGGCTTATAACGATATTCATCTCTTCTTTGAAGATATTGACCATCTTTAATTTTTTGTCTTTGTTTTGGATCTAAATACGCGATTTGGTCAGCTTCCATATCGGTATGGAAGATTTCCAATTGATTTTCAATACTTCTTTCAATATCACAACCAATTTGATAAGGACTTAATAAACTATCAAATACAACATCAGGTTGTATTGCATTGGGTTTACCATTGTTTCCTGCGTTACCAAATTGAATTGGCGACCTTCCAGGGGCACCTTGATTGGACATACCTCCTATGCCACCAAACTGCGCGATACGTTTACTCATATTTTCTAATTCAATACGATAAATAAATTACCCTGCTTAGGTATAATAAAGCATGAATATAGATCAATGTTTTAAAATAGAAGGTGGTTATCAGGTTCCCAACATGGTAGACAAGAACAATAAGATCATGACACTTAAAGAATATAGCAAAGCCACTAACTTAAATAAGAAAATATATTGGATTGCTTCTCCTGACGAAATTAAAGCAAACAAGGGTGCTAAAAAACGTTTATTTGGTGCATATGCTGTTACTAACTATATTAAACGCAATGACTGGTATCATATTGTTCTTGGTCGTGTTAATGCACCAAAAATTAAAGAACTAAATCTAGATTTAGTGTTAGCATGGCATCCTAAAGAGGAACATTGGATCATTCAAGGTTGTTGGGAAATAATTGGTTTGATAGATAAAGAACGCACTTTATTATATACTTCAGATACAGAGGGGGCTTAGAAGCGTCCCCCTCTATATGGTAAATACACTGCTCTTGGTCTAAATGAAGTTTGGTATACTTGCTTTTGTAATGCCTGATAACAAGCACCAGCTAAGGCGTCAGGAATATCATCAAAAGCATTAGGTAATGTATAAATCTTTCTTTTATTAGCCTGGAATTTTTGTTGCAATAACTTGAATTGTTTTTTAGCTTCATCAATTTCATTTAATTCCATAATTGTGCCATTTGGCTGTGCTATAATAGTGTTCTTACCATAGAATTCAATTCTACCACTAACAAAGAGTTCATATAATTCTCCATATGCTAAACGTTTGTAGTCTGGATTAAACGTAGTACATACAGCATTGATATTGAAACCTTGTAATTTCTTAATTGAGTTTTCACTTTCCCATTGGTCATAAGAAACTTGTTTTAAAAATATTTTTTGAGATAAATTAATGATGTATTGATCTACTTCGTTACTGTCTATTTTGTGATCATTCAAAGGCTTCCATACGTGAATATGATCTACAATTATTTTATTAATAGGGCTACCATCTGGATTGTAATAACCAGTCATTTCAGGATGTACAATGGCTAATGCGTAATAGTCATTACTTCTAGCGGGATCTAAATGAGCATAATAAGATACTCCAGGCTCACCCATTTCTAAGCGACTTCTACAATATCCATTTTCAAAGGCTTTATCCACATGTTCTGCTTGTATCCAAGGTGAGCTACCTGCATCTCCAAACCTAGCTCCATAAAACATTTCGTAAGTAACTGGATTTCTAGTTTTTTGCGCTTCAAGGAAGTCTAATGGAATGAATGGGTTAGCTTCATGAGTTGACAATTGAAACATTAAACTGCTTTTAGAATCAAAACTATCTTTGTATAGATCATACAATTTACCATGAGGACCTAATGGGTTGGAAATACTAATCATTTTTCCATATTCCAAACCAAAGCTTGAGATAGCAGGAAGTAGTTTTTCGTACAATTCATAGTCAACACCAGCCCCACCTTCTTGAGCCATTTCAGCCATTTCGTCAATGATAACGACGATCATAGAACGTCCAACCAATGAAGACGAGTTACTATGTCCGCATATAATTTGAATAGTTCCAGTTAGAGGATCTAATCCTTTTTTCTTTCTAAGGACATTTTCTTGTTTATCATGTTCTGTTAATAAGTGAATTTCTTGACTATTTTGACCACCAATACACTGAGTAAAGAATGGACTAGAGTTCACATAACTTGACAAAGGAGTGAAAATAGCAGAGTCAGCCTGTTTTTGTGAAACAGCAACATTACAGATAGTAAAAACGGTTGAGTCAATAGCAGAAGGAATTCTACTTTGTGGATGTCCCATTTGTAATAGTTTAAAAGCTTCGTATAGAGCAATAATACAAACAATAAAACTCTTGCTACCTCTACGTCCCATAACTAAAACTAATTCAAAGAATCTTCTACGCATTTTAATTTTATCTAAAATTTGTTTTTTTACTTCTGGAAGCAAATCACCTTTAGTAATTAAATCCATTTCAGTAGCAAATTTATCTGAAACGTGACGTTCTTGAAGCTTTTGGAGTTCTAATTCTTCATTGGAGATTTCGCCACCTTCTGCTTCTAATTCATCATCATGATAGATTAAGTCAATTAGATAGTCATATCTAGCTTTTTTATAGTTCTCTGGGAAACGACTACAGGTTAAACAGGGTGAATTCGCAGCATTTAATTTAGGTTCAATAACTGGAATTGATTTTTTAATTAAGGATTCACAATGTCTTTTTTCGGATTCAAAATTGAAATTCCAAACACAACCAGAACAATCATCAGTCATATCTTGTGTCAATCTTAAATGGCGATTACCAACAGAATTACCATAAAATATCTTTAAGATAATTTTTTGCCAAGGTGTTAATGGTTGATTTAAGTAATATGGATGTTCACAAAAAGTAATAACATCTACAATACCATCTGGATTATATTTATCTTTAAGTTGTTTTGATGGTGCTTGAATGTTAATTCTTTCAGGAATGTCAGGTTGCTCTAACATGTCCGCAAAAATATTTGAACTAGTAATTTTCAAACCATCTAATAGTCCACCAATTTCATTTACTAATTCTTGTTCTTGATTATTGTTACCGTGAACTGCATTTTTACTTGCTCTTGCCATCTTTATTTACTCCCAACAGTAGTACTTCCAAGTAACATTTTTTGGAATTCCATAATAGATTCATACATGATCTTCTTTGATTCTTCATCTGTGAGTTTTTCTAATGCAATTTTAATATGGGCAATGAAATCACCAATTTTAAAAGTTTTAGTTTCATCATCTCTTTCTTTAGCAAGCTTATTCATCTCACTTTGTAGTTTAATAATTTGATTACTAATTCTCAAACGCATATCTTTATCGGAACCACATTGATCGGCAAGCATTTTCATGTAGTCAATTTCAGCTAAAACCATGATCATAGCTAATTGTTTTTCTCTAAAAAGCCACATTTCGACTTCTGGAGTTGTTAAGCCATAGGTCACAAGTCCCGGTTTTTGAATATTCTTAAAGTCGCAATGGATTTCCATGTGACGCTTAATGCTTTCATGAGTTAAGGTTACGCCATAATGACGTTCAAAAAACTTAACAACTCTCCAAGGACGTTTACCGTAATGTAGGTATGCGGTTTCAGCTAGTTTTTTGAAGGGACTTTTACAAACATCGCACTTACTTTCAGGTCTAGAATAATAGGATTCACCACTATGATCTTCTAATTCATAAGGTTCAATAGGTTGACTTTTGGCAGTTAACGTTCTGAAGTGAGGTAATCTTTGTTCTATACTTGTTAAAGTATTATCATTCTCAATCACAACTGCTAAAGCGGTGCTTTCTACAGTTTCAATATGGTTATAATCATTTTCTAGAGCCTCATCATCGTCTTCTAGATCGTCGTCAAAATCGTAATTGTCATCAGTCATATATACTCATTAAAAATGATGTATTAAATTTCCTGCTTTTAATATTTAAACCCTTAAATATCCAATGCTCTCTTGAGATGAAATTCAGGAGAAAGTTCTTCAACGGCGCAAATCATGTATTCATCAACCAATCCAAAGTCGCCAAAATTACCTTCTTGGTATCTACTTCCTGTGGATTCTGCGGTCTTAATATTAACAATAGCTTCGTTTTTGGAAGTGACTACTTTAAATTTGTCAGAATCAGTTTTGGACTTCAATACTTTGACGTTCATTTTTTCAGCTAATAAATAACTATTTAACATAGATTCTTCGAACCAAGGTTCTAGGGAATTATGTAATTCTCTCATAGCATTTGGATCATATAAAGCGTTTTCGGCTAAATTAGCTACTCTGGTTAAACTCTTTGAAGATAATTTAACAATTGGATTTTGTGCTTTACACAAACGCTTGATGAATTCATTGGAACCCAAAGCTCTCAATGTGTTTTCGACATCACCAGCAACATCTTTATAAGAGGAAGGTAGTAATGGTTTTTGAACAGAAGCTGTTCTAACATTTTCTTGTGTTTGTTGTATTCCGTAAATATCATCAATAGCGCCTTGTGAAGCGTCAATTGAGAAGTCATTGCTAATAAGCAAATCTAAAGCGGTGTCAGGTGAATAGCCAGCGGTTCTATATTTCTCAGCATATTTACGCGCAGCATAACGGCTACCGTTATCGGTGTCCTTAATCTTATTTAACCAATGTTCAATGGCGTTAGCGTTAGTCTCTTGTAAATTCATTTATGCTACTCCTAAAGCGTAATTTCTTTAAATCTATTAATTAGAATAACTTAATTAAAAGATATTATAACTAATCTGAAAAATTATTTGAAAATTTTACATACAATTCCTTTAAATCCTTCAAGGTTTTTTGTAATTTTTTACTAAATGCGGCTTGGCTTATGTTCATTATCTTTGCAGCTTCCGCTTGTGTAAGCTCTCTGTAAAAATATAATTCAATAACCATCTGCTGATCTGGGCTTAATTTACTTATACAAGATTCTATTTCTCTTTTGAATTCATTACGATTAAAAGGATCATGAGAAATTTGCAAAGCATCTTCATTGATAGGTAATTCAATGATCCCATTACCGGAAGTGTTAATTCCAAGATATGTTTTCTTACATTTAGACAATAAATAATAATCAAATCGAACAGTGAGGTAATAAGAAAAATACGATAGTTCAGAATTATAATCTTTAATTAAGTCTTGCATAACCAATAAGGATTCACCAAACATATCTTCACTGTATGAGCGTAGTTGAGGTTCCTTTTTGATACATCTATAAATTGAGGCTTTAATAAGTGGTTGATAAAAATTAAAAACATCATATAAAGCGGAATTATCACCTGATTGTATTTTCGTTACTAGCTCTTGGATATTTTCATAATTTTCATTCACACTGTAACTACTCATACACTATTTATACAAATTTTTCTTTTAGGAATCTTGCAAATAACTTCGGGTATAATAGAAACATGTAAGATGTTTGGTGAAAATTTTTGTATTAGATAACCCAAGGATTAATTGGGTTATATGTTAACTTGTCTCCAAGTGCTAATGTGTAATATGTCAAAACCACATTAGGATGTACACTTTGTCTCAAATCCTGTATTGCATAAATGGTAGCTAAATATTTTTTAGCTACCATTTCAATAGTTAAATCACTGTATTCTTGAGTCGCCTTTTGAACCCTGTAATAATTGGCTGGACTTGGTTGTTTTTCTTCAGGTTCAATCCAATCATCTAAATAACGTCCTATGTATGGATTTTCTTTCATGTACTCTAAAATATCGTTGACATTATGACTGTTAGCGCCTTTCATACTTAGTAAAAATTTAAGTTGTGATAATACCAAGAATAGTGTTGATTGCACATTAGACATATTATCCAACATGCTTAATGCCTTGGCTGTATCACCATTAATTGCATATTGTACGAAATCCCAAACGTTATCTACATTACCATACGAAGTGAAGCAGGAACTTAACCAGTCTTCATTTACCTCTTTATTGTCTAAAAAGTAAATATCTATTTTAGACAATTCATTTTCTAATGCCATTAAATCGTAAACAGCATTCTCATATTTCCCAGACTTTGTTTTAACTTGCGCCATACGAGTTGGGGCATTATTCACAATGTACTGAAGATTTTCTTGTTTCAATTTCACATGAGGATTTTCTTTACACCATTCTTTAATGTAAGCTTCAAGATTCTTAGTATCACCTTTCATCATATATGTGAACTCTTTTATTTTCCCTTCCTTGCTAAGCGCATTAAAAAATGACGACCTTAAATCGGGGTAACCGTCCATTAGCACAATATATACTGGAATGGTAAAACGATACTTTTCTAAGTATTTTTCTATCTTTTTGATTACCTTTGTGGTGGGATCTTTGACAACAACAATGTTATCCTTATCACTAAGTGATAAGCCATTAAAGGCTGAATGTAGCGCATCTAGATTAGATTGTTCACCTAATCGAATAATGTCATACTGATCTAGACCAATGTCTTGTAAAGTTAATTTACAAGACATTGGTTCACCGCATAAAACGGTGATTTGATCATAACTAGTCTTCTGTTTCTGTGGTTTCTTCATCTTCTTCTTGATCTTCGTTCATAACAACAGGAATCATAACACTAATATACTCATTATCAACGATCTGTAACAATGAGATACCTGGTTTAATTTCGCACATTTTAATGAAAATGTATGGGCTACATGTGCCTTCCACACCCTTATTAAGCAATTTCCAAGAATATAAAGCTTGATTTTCGCCTTCAGTTTCTTCGCATCGTAATGTTTCAGAACTAGCACCAATATCAGTGTCAGATGCGGAAATTGCCAATCCTTTATCATTGATGGCAATTCCAACACAAGAATCTTTAACAGTCAAACCAGCAAACTTCAAACCATCTAACAAATCTCCACGAGAAATTTTTACTGTGGCATCAGGTACCGCATTGATAAACTTAGTTAAATTAGGGAATGGCTTACCTGCTCCCTCAATAACGTTAGTTGTGAATATCGTTCCATCCCATTTCATTCGTAAATGCTTATCACCAGGTTCCAATGTAACTTCTGAAACGTCCCCTAATAAATCACTGAGAATACTGGCAATTTCTGCTGGAATTAAAAAGTTAAAATCACCCATATCATCATCAAATTGACATGCGGTACAATATTGATTGATTCGATTTTGGTTTGTTGCTTCCGCTGTAATACCTGAAGGTTTAATTCTTAAATTAACAGCCATCATTGCTCCAGATGTAGGGTCATCCGATACAGCAAAATATGTTGCCTTAAAAGAATTAGCCAAGATTTGACCATCGCAATCCAAACTACTTCCAAGTGGAATGTAATTTAAAGAAGCATAAGTTGAAGAATCAGGAATTGTGATAGGTCTAGCAAACTTTCTAGACTTATCTACAGACATGAAGTTAATAACATTTTTCTTCAACTTAACATCGCAAACAATATCTTGTGACTTAAAAGATCGTAAAAACTCAATAAGAACTTGTCCCGAAATAGCAAAAACACCATCTTCTTTATCTTGTTGGTCAATCACTAAATCAATTTCTTGTTCAGCAATACCATTGATAGTTTTGATTTTGGCTTTGCCGTTTTTAATGTCGAAAATTATATATGAATCTAATGATGCTTTATCTTTAGCATTACAAGTTTTAAAGGCTTGCTCACAGGTTGCCTTTGCTGCCATTCTGTTGATCTGAAATATCATACTTCATTATACTTCGACTTCAATCAGTAAGGCTTTCTTCTTGATTCTAGTGATTGAATTATCTACTGCTTTGGCGTTTCTTTGAATGTCTTTGGCTATTTTATTATAGGATTCAGATTCGGAATATAATGTTAATACATCGTTTTCTAATGGAGTACAAATGCTTCTTAATGCTTCAAATTTTGTGTCGAATTCTTCTTGTCTTATAATTTCATCTAAGATACTAGGTCTAGTATCTGGTAAAATTTCTGCTAGAGATTGTTCCCCTTCGTCGTCAATATGTGACGCTCTATCTAATGAATGAGCGCGAGTTAAAATGTCGTGTTTTCTGGATTTTGCATTAATAATTGCAGTAATCGCATTTCTCTTAAAACATAAATTTGCAAAACTTTTAAAGGTAGACTTATATTCTTCTTTAAAGTCCATACAGGCTTTCCACAAGGCACCCAATATGATTGCTTTTATGTCTTCGTCAAAAATTCCTTCTTTGGCACCTTGCAGATAAAATTCTCTTGCCATTCTATCTATTTCTTGTTTGAATGCATGTTCAACCTTTCTAAATGCATCGCCATCGCCTTTTTTCACACGTCTTACGTAAACTAAAACTTCTTCTTCGGATAAATTCAAATTAGACCACCCACTACAAAACATTTTATACAATAAAATATTAATGTAGTGGGCGTTAACTATTTCTCTTCTGTGGCTTTTAGTAATTTACTGAATTTATTGACAAGTTTTAATAAATTAGCTGTGATAATAACATCTACATCAGTGTTTTGTTTCAAGTTGCTCTTTGCTTCGATTAACATTGTACTCAACTCTAAAGCAATAGGTGGTTCTATGATTAATGCCAATTTCAAAATAATAGGATCAACTTGGTTCTTAGGGGTTTTAAGCAATCGCACCTTGACGTAATTCATTAACAACAATACAGTATCATCTAATAGTTTAGTTAAATCTCTACCTTCCAATTGACAAGCTTCAATGATTTTAATAATTTCTGCTCTATTAAGATTCTTGATATTATCAATTAAGTCTAGGCATAAAGTCTTTGGACCACGACCTAAAATGCCACGAATGATATCTTCTTTAACACCAATTAATGAAACTTGTTCTAATAGATTTAAAGCTGTTCGCATATTACCATTAGCATCTTGAGCAATTAGTTCTAGTGCATCCTGTTCGTATTCAACACCTTCTTTATCAGCTACGCCTGATAAAATACTAGTCATTTTAACTTGTGAAACTTTTTGTAAAACAAAGATTTGACAACGTGATTTAAAAGTTGCTAATAGCTTTTGTTCATCAGTAGTACAGAAAAAGAATCTAACATGTGGTGGTGTTTCTTCAACGATTTTAAGTAAACCATCTTGAGCGTTTTTAGTTAAGTTGTGAACTTCATCTAAAATGAAAATTCTATACTTACCCATTGAAGGTGAAATCATCATTTTGTTGGCAATTAAATCTCTAATATCATCAATGCCATTATGATCACCACAATTGATTTCCACAACATCTCTGTGATTGTCGCTAATAATGGCTTGACTGGAAACAGAATTAAGAACAGGTTCAGAATCTGATGCCTGTCTTAATTCACACATCATTGCCATTGCCATAATTCTAGCTAAGGTTGTCTTTCCAGTGCCTGAAGGTCCTAAAAACAAATAAGCATTTTGATGACGATTGTGTACAATGTGCGATTGTAAAATTTGAACCACATGAGATTGTGGAACGTCTTTGAATTGTTTGGCGCGATATTTTCTAGCCCAACTTAGTTCTTGATTCATACTCTATTATAGATAGATATCGCTTTCAGATTCTAAATCCATATAAGGTGGTGGTAAAGGTATAGGATCGTCATCTACTAGCATATCTGGTAAATCACCACGTTTGCGCCAGTAAGGTCCTAAATACTCCAACATGAATCCATATTCATCTGTAATCTCCGCTTTCCGCACTGATCCATTGCAATTTTCACCAATACTATACAACAAATAGAACATAAACCATTGTTGTTGTTCTTCCATGAGAGAATCCCAAGCATCATTCCAGACTCTGAGACAATATATCTTTTTACTACCAACGTCGTTTAGAATGTTTTTTACCCATCCACCAACACCACTTATTTCCCCTAAAGGTGCTTTTTGTGGTTTGTCGCCAGTTTGAACACAAAAATAAATCTTGTCAATATCCACATAGTGTAAATGTGTAGAATAACGACTAATTAACTTTTCAGCTAGTCTAAATAATTCTATGGATTCATAATATTCAGTTGGTTGTTTCTTGCCCATCACTTTCCTCTACTAGTGCTTCTTCATACTGCTTCCATCCTAAATGAATAATTGGACGTGGAATTAATTGCCCTACAATTACACCTGGTGTTAAATCTGGAACACTTGGATCAATTTTCATAACACAAAATGTGATTTCATTTGAATTTGTTTGGTTAATAACTATCGGACTATTCACTAACATATAACCCATATTTGTTAATTCAGGGGTTGGTACTAAATCAAAATACCATCCAAATGGAGTTGACACATGTAAACCGGTATTGCAACTATAAATATTTTCATTCCAATGTTTAATCCCTGTAATAGTTACAAAATATCCAGAATCTGATGCATTAATTTTAAAAGGTGCTACAGCATTCTCTTGAGATAAGCCATATTTAAAGTGTAAGTTTTCAGGAATTCCTTTTAAGATTGGAATGTAACTGTTTAAGTTAATTAATTCTTCTTTTTTGTGTGTTGGGATTAAAGATGCGTCTTTATATAACCACGAAGTAAAGTCTAATACATCTGCCCCAACCCAAACAATGTATTCACCAATCATTTTATAAGGAAAACCTAATTTAAATAGTTTCTTAATAAACTCACGACAGCGAGTATCTAATAATAATTGTGCTGTGGGTTGACCTTCGATACCTGAATTTTGAAGTGAAATAGAACCATTAACATCAAATACGCCTCTTAAAAACGCACGAAATAATTCATCATCAAACTTCGCTATGGCAAGTAATTCATTAAGTTTCTTTTCACGATTTTGTATGAATAGATTATCTACAAAAAAATCACACCAAACAAGATTTTCTGAATCGCCACCATAAGACGTAATACTCGCCATTGCCTGTGCGGAAAACAATGTTCTAACAACTTCTTGTAGCACAAATCTACTAGAACTCACCAATTGCAATGTGCCAAATTCAACTTCTTCTAAATACTTGAAGTTGAATAAATAACCTAACGCATAAGCATCTGTTGTGGTGAAATCGTCAACAGCTTTAGACCAGAATTTTGCTAATTGAAGATTAAACATTTACCTCACCAAAATTCTTAAATCCAAACTTGGCTTTAATAGCTTGCGTTTGTTGATTAGATAACTCTTCTTGTTGTTGAAGTAGTATTAAATCTTCTTCTGACATTTGAAGCATTTCGGCTGTAACTAGTTCATCTTCAGGAGACACAACTAGTGTCATAGGAGATTTTCTTAGTTTCAATTGATCTGCAAAGAAATTCATTTCTCTTGGACTTAAATCTGCTTCAAGATTAGCTAAATCTTTAACATCAGTTGGAGTTAAAATACAAACGTATAAATTACTAGTTTCTTTTTCTTTTAATAATAGATAAATTACATTATTGTAGGGGGAATCTTCCGCTAGGGTGATATCTTCACCTATATAATCAACATCTTGAATGTGAACAGTGACTGATTTTAATTTTGACATGTTAATTTATTATACAAAAACGCCTGGATTGTAAACAATCCAGGCGTTTTCAATTAACCGCAGACGCTATAATCACAAGAAGTACAGCGTTTACAACCTTCTTGGCGAATTAACGCTTCACCACAAGCTGGACATTCTTCAGATAAAGTAGTACCATCTGGAATGAATCTCTTTAAAGTTCTTGCAAGAACTTTAGCAAAGACAAACATATCTCCATTAGTTCTTTCTAGTTGTTCGACAACACGAGCTAAACTAGCTCCAGAGTGCAAAGATAAACTTACCATACGTGTCAATGCATCAACGTTAGCGTCAGAGTGTGTATTTAAGGGATAGCAGAAGGAATTTGCACATAAATCATACACTCCCTTGGATCTTTTCACAATAGAGGCATCATCCATCTTAATTGGAATAACATTTGTGGTGTTTAATCCAACGAAAACTTCAAAAGGTTTATCATTCAATAACCCAACTGCAACGTAGAATTTACCACCTTTAGCTGTTGGATGGAATACTTTCGCTTTTAATTCTTTAGGACGCTTAATGATAGGAGAAGTCTTAAATTCAATTTCTTCATCTTTCTCAGATTTTGCAGCCAAGACATTAGTCATTGTACCAGCACGATAAGTTGTAATTCCTTTAAGACAGCCTGTTTTGTAAGCATCTAGATAGACATTTTCGAAATCTTCAAATGGATAATCATTTGGAACATTAACAGTCTTGCTCATTGATGAATCTATCCACTTTCCAAAACCCTTCATGTCTGTAAGATGGTCATTAACAGTTAAACTATCTGTAGTACATGCCCAATCTGCTGATGCATCCCATTCACCCTTGAGTTTAAGGTGTCTAACAGCATAATCTTCACATAATACTTCTCTGGTTAAACCTCTATTTTTGTCAATCTTATAAACAACTCCACCAGTATCAACGCCTCTAAGAATTTGTTCTCCACCTTCTTTTGTAAATTTGAACAAAGATGTTTCGAAGAATTCGCCTTCCCAATATTTGGGTGTTACATTTTTAATATGATTTGGCACTGAGTTGACAATAACTGTTCTGATATACTCAGGCATAAACACAGGTTCTAGACCACCAGAAACGATGTTACATAGAACAGAAGTATTACCTGTAGGTTGAATAGAGAATAGAGCAGAGTTTCTAATTCCGTATTGTCTCATTTCGCTAAGAGTATCATCGTCAAGTTGGATCTGTTGCCAGAATGGATGATTTGCATGTTTTTCTGGATCACAACCAGCAAACATACCTCTTTCTTTAGCCAAATCAATAGATGCCTTAACAGCAGCATGTGTGAATGTACGCATTAATTTTTCTTTAATAGCTTCAGCCTTTTCAGAACCAAATCTAGTTTTAAGCATATATAATGCACTTCCCCAACCAAGAACACCCAATCCAATTCTTCTTCTCTTGCGAATTGATTCGATATATTCAGGTAATGGTGCGTTAGTATATGAATTAATATCATCCAAGAATCTAACAGCAATAGCAACATATCTTTGAAGCTTTTCTAGATCGAAGCAATTGTTTACTTCATCAATAAACTGAGTTAAGTTAAAGCTGAATAAGTTACAAACAGCACCGAAAGGTAAACATTGTTCACCACAATTATGAACTCTTATACCGTTTGCACAAAACTCATGAACAATATCAACAGTACAATCATAAACTTTTTCTTCTCCTATATATTCTATAGAAGTAACTTCACTATAAAATTTTTGTTTATTGAAATTCCTAGTATATGTATTCAATAAAATGTTTAAGTGATTTTGTTTTGATGGTTGCTTGAATCCAATAATATTTCTAAAAACCGAAATATTATCTTGGCTAATTATAAGTTCATATTGTGCTTTACACGTATAATATGAACTTCCACTTTTGCCATTTGGCAATAATTTTTCTTGTTCGCTTCTTCGTAATGAAATTTTTGAAATAATTCCTAATCTGCTTAACATACGTTGTGCAACTAAAAGGTTTTCTTGAATTGATGAAGATAATCTAACAGAAACACCTTTTTTGTGATTGCCTTGTACTGATCCATCAGCATCAAACCATCCAGATAAAAATCCACAATAAAAATCATATGATGTTTTTTCAATATCACTATTGTTTAACGATTTATCATTATCAATATTCAGTTCATGTGCATAATTCAATAAATTAGTGCAACTCAAAGAAGTAATATCTCTTTCTTGTGCCGTTTTACCTGATAAATTACCAGATCCCAAATCACTTCTAACGTCAAATTCTTTATGTATAAGCTGTGATGCATATTGAAGCATTATATCTTTTTCTTGACCCCAATATTCTAGTTTAGATGTTTTACTAAGCAAGTGACCGTCACCAATTAAAGAACCGATTAACCACCCTTTATTGAAATTTCCCTGCCCTACCCATGTGTGATTTCTATGATTTGATATCAAAATATTGTCTCCAATATTTATGTCTTTTAATTGCTTGTCACCTTTAGTGGTTTTGATAACATGATTATCGGTTACTTCAATATTAAATCCATGTTTTGTATTTAATTTGAAAACCTTTTTAGTTCCAGTTTCCCAAAAACTAGTTGCATTATATGGTAACCCATTTACTATAGCAATATATGGATCATTTAATAATTGTTTTACTTGTTTGGCACCATTAGAAGTATTTATCCAAGTATTCTCAGTAACGCATGGATTAGTAGCCTTAATGAGTGCTTCAATACCTCCATAATTCCAACAGTGTGTTGCATTTGCTCTATCTAAGAACAAAACACCTGGGTCATTACGTGTATATGTGGATTTGATGATTTGATTCCATAATTCTGTAACAGAAACTGTCTTTATGATATTAACAGGGTAGCCAAAAGACTTCCAATAATTGATATCACCATTCCAAATTTCTTTATATTTTTCATGTTTGGTATCTGGAAATTCCAAATGCCATTTATCATATTCTGCGATAAGGGCAGGATCTGCCTTACTTAGTCTAAGTTCCTTAACGAAGATAACCTTTTCCATGAATTCATCAGAACAGTTTACGGAAATATTAAACTTAGATAATCTACCAGGTGTTAATTTAGCTGAAATAAATTCTTCAATATCAGGATGCCAAACATCCATAACGCCCATCATAGCGCCTTTACGGATTTTACCTTTAGCTTTTTTATTTTTAGTATCTAAGCCTGAACCACTAGTGATTAAAGCTGAACTCTTATCAAAAAGTTCCATGTAAGTAACAGAACCAGGTGACTCAACACCAATTCCGTTAATGAAAGCGCCTCTTGGACGGATGAATGAAAAGTTCATTCCCCAACCACCTTCGGACTTTAAGGTTTTACATTGATTGTTAAGTACTTTTAAAATGCCATCTAAAGAGTCTTGATCGTAAGTTGCTTTTGGACCTACGAAACAATTCATTAAAGTGGTGCCACCCCATTCAGTTCCAGCATTTGATAAAATTCTACCACCAGCAGAACCTTTAAAATTTTGTAACAAATCAAAAAAAGAATCTCCCCAAGACTCTTTTAATTCTTTAGTTTCTTCAACTGAAGCGATAGCTGTTGCTACTCGCATAAACGTATCATCTACACTGTTATCTCTATAGTCTTTATATGTAGATGCCCAAACTTCTTCCGAAAATGAATCTTCAAATATGGTTTTCATCTTATTATTTTTCGTATCATGTTGCATTAATTTTTCTCCTTTTTTATGTCTTAGATGAATATATAATAAATGTTATCCTGTAACTTATAACTAAAAAAACTTATTTTTTATAAAAAATAGTGGTAAAATTGAACCTATTTTTATATATTTACTTAATTTTTTTCATAATTTTCATTACTTTTTGGTATTTGTGGACTCACATTTCTTACATTGTTCCCAATCTGGATAGTTTGTTGTTCCGCATTCATCACAGATTAATAGCCAATCATTTTCTAAATCTCGTAAGAAACTGATAGCTTGTGGACTTCTATATATTCCTTGACCACGCATGTTATCAATGAGTATATTTTTAGTAGCATTAACCGATTCATCCCCCCAGACAGCACATAATTTAGCTTTCTTTGTTAAGGCGTGATTAACGACTTCACTATTAGTTGTGCTATTATTATAGTTAAGCGGTTCAGTTTCTTGTGCGGCATATTGCGCTAATTCACGCCAAGTAAAACTAGAGTTACTGACGGGCAAATGACCAAAAGACTCCCGAAATGGTTCTGCAAAAAATTGACTAACACTTTGCCTAACCATATTTTTCTGGAGTCTTTGTTCTGTGATTATTTTGTTAAAAAAATTAAACGACATATTTTGTTTTAATTGGAAATACTCTAGTAATAGTTCTACGAGTTTTATCGTCTCCGATCATAGCTTGATCTTCTGTATGTGCGCAAACTAGCACGATACCAGAGTGCCTTTTTTTAATTTCAATGTTGGCTAATTTGTATGCAGATACTGCTATATCTAAAGACTTAGCCCCGACTGATAGTAATTCAACAAACCCATGTTCGTTAAGGACGTGTAACATACTTCTAGAAAGTCCTACTGGTGATGTTGGGTTTTCACTGCCACCTTTAACTTTCAATGCGGTAATTACAGCTTTTTCATTATTGTTTGTTTCGTTTTCCATGTTCTCCTTATCAATTATAAATACCACTGATCATTAATGCATCTTTCAAGCCATCTAAAGCATCATTAAATTCATCTTCACTACATTGGAGTTCTAAATAATATTTTTTAATGTTGGTTGAACCATTTAGTATTTTTTCCACAATTTTAACTTGTATGTCGCTTAGATTTTGCTGCAATAGGTAATCTAATTTATTGTTACTTTTCGGAGTGACATCATAAAGACAAATGTTATCATCGTCATTATCGGACTCAATAAAAATAGAGGTTATTCTTGGGGAAATAGTCACATGACCTGGATAATCTTCTTTGAATTTTTCGAATATTAAATTAGTGTGGAATTTTAATAAATGATGTCTTAATTGTTCATTGACGGTTAAATCTGCCTTTCTGGGTTTGAATGATTTACAACATGGGCAAGTCGTAATTACATTAATATCCATACCAAGTTCATGTAATTTACCCCATAAAATTTCATGATGTTTTTCAACTAAATGTGTAGATAATACATTAACATATTCACTACATAATGGGCAAATAGAGGGAATATTTCTTTTGGCTGCTGAATCTTTTTTTACAGCATTGGAAAAATAATTTGATAATGATCCCCAGAAATAATTTTTAAAATGTCCTTTGCCATTATATCGACTCTTTCCTCTTTGTTCTTTTGGCTTCCATTCTTTTAGGACTTTGCAAAAAACATCCAAATATTCTTGTGTAAAGTCATCCATGCTGTCGTAAAGCCAACCGTACTTTTTAAACCACGTTTGTAAATATAGTTGTGGTTTGTAAATCTCACAAATCTTCTTGTATGAATCATTCATACTTTGCTTATCTTTTTCTATAAGGGCATTTTGATATCTAATGATAGCTAATTCTAAGTCGTCTTGGCATATAACCATGTAAAAGTCCTCCGAGCAAAATTATTGTTTACACAATAATTATATATGTGAACTACCACAATTGCGGCTTCCTAATTCATCGTGGTTCCGTTGAACACACTCCAAAGGCGTTAATTTGGGCTATCCCAGCCCTATGTTATCGCCTTTCGGCAATAACAATATTATTATACGTCTTGAAATATTTTATTCACTGATATATTTATTATATTTGTGTTTTTTTGCAAACAGGACTTCTTAACCATTATTGTACAGGAATTTTAATATCTTCTAAAATTAATGACAAATTTTCAAACCCTTGGAAGTTTTCTTTAGATAGTACATAGGCTATATCAATAGTTTGCCCTTCTTTTAGTGTATCTTCCCATGAACCGTGTCTCCACCAAATAGCGTTAACATATGAATTATTACGCTGATTTGTTAAACGTAGCTTTAAATGTTGACCATCAGTACCAACTGTACTAATTTTAGCTACTTTTAAGCCTTTTGTATAAAAGACAGGAGTTTCATGTTGCGCACCAAAAGGGGCTAAACGTAATAGATCATCATATAAGCGATTATCAATATTGCTAAATTGAACTTCCGCATCTACATAAACCGTTTTACAGCTTTCGTGTTCTTCTCCTAACTTATCTTTGGCATAATCAATAATATTCAAACGCATCGCTTCAAGTTGTTTTACAGGAATTTCAAATCCAGCCGCAAAAGCGTGTCCTCCAAATTTCTTGAATAATGGAGCGACTTTTTCACTTTTCATTGCATTTAAAATATGGAAATCTCTAGTTGAACGACAAGAACCCTTTGCAATACCTTCAGCTAATATGGCGCAAACCATTGCGGGTCTACCATATTTTTCAGCGATCTTACCAGCAATTAAACCAATTAAACCAGGATGCCAATTTGCAGCAGATAAAACAATAATTTTATGTTGTTTTAAAATTTCTGGATCAGTTGGAACCATACTTATTGCTTCTTCTAATCCTTGTTGTAATTGTTTTTGTCGTTCTTTATTGGCAGAATCTAATAGATTAGCTAATCTTTTTGCTGTAGTCTCAGAACTAGTCAATAACAACTCTAATGCGTGTATAGGGTCATCTAAACGCCCAATAGCATTGATTCTAGGACCTAATTGAAATCCAATACTAGTTGTGTCAACTGACTTCACACCAGCAACCTTTAATAAGGCTTGAATACCAGGCTTATTGCTGTTAGTTAACTTTTTACATCCATAACTAACTAAAATTCTATTTTCATCTACCATTGGGGCAACGTCAGCAACAGTGCCCAATGCTACAAATTCACCAAGATCCTCAATCATTTCCTTTGGCGTAATTTGCTTGTACTTAGCAGCTAATACACACATAACTTTAAAAGCAATACCAACACCAGCCAAACCTGCAAATGGATATTTTGAATCTAATCTAGATGGATTAACAACCCCAATACAATCAGGAATACTACCATCATCTTTAGGAGTATGATGGTCTGTGATAATTAAATCAATTCCCTTTTCTTTAGCATGTTCAGCAGCGCCAAAAGCTAAAATTCCACAGTCTACAGAGATTAATAAACTAGCGCCAGCACGTATTGCACGGTCCACTGAGGGTTCTTTAATATCATACCCATCATCTATACGGTGAGGTACATGATAACTAAAATCAGCCCCTAATTTACGAAGCGTATAAATTACTACAGCAGTTGATGTTATACCATCAACATCATAATCTCCATGCACAAAAATCTTTTCCTTATTTTCTAAAGCCTGAATGATCCTATTTACGACTGGCTTAATATCAGGCAACAACATAGGGTTGTGCATTTTATTTAATGACAGATCAGTAAAATCATTAAATTCTTCTACGGAATCAATGCCTCTAACTAAACATAGTCTAGAGACTGCATCGGATAGACTTAAATCAAAAGCTAATTCTCTTGCTAGTTCTCTATCTACTTCTTTAATATTCCATTTTGTTTCAATCATTCTTTTACCTTTAATACTTTCTTTTCGTTGTTGTAAACCAAATTATCAATTGCTTTGCCAATCTTTTCACCACCATATTTCATAACAATAGTGTCAGGATCATAACCACTAGGTAATTGAACACTAAAAGCTTTTAAACCACGTTTTTCAATCTTCTTAATTGCTTCATCATTAGCTAATGAACCAGCAACGTCTGGATCGTACATAACAACAATATTGTCGCAAAAACGACTTAATAAACCTATGTGGTGATCAGTTAATGCGGTGCCACAAGTTGCAACAGTGTTTTCGATTTCGTAATTGCTAAAAATGAGAGTATCCAAATAACCTTCATTAACAATGGCGTAATTCTTTTTACGTATGCTTTCTTTTGCTCTATTGAGATTGAACAAATGATAACGCTTATCATAGACTTCGTTATACCATTTAGCCTTATCCCAAAATTTGATTGCCTTGTGTGCATCTTCTAATGCCATTTGTTTAACAAATTGATCATCTACAAATTCATGTAGCCAATCTGCTTGCCTACCAGCAAATGCTATAATTGTTCCATGTACATCTTGAATGGCGACTGTTAATCTACCTTGCATTAACGGATAACCGTATTGATAACTCGGAGGACACAAACCGACAATACCATCACAAACATTTTGTTTAGTGATTCCTCTTGTTTTACAATATTGAATACCATCTTTACTGCTAAGCAAATATTGTTTAAAAACTTCTTGTAGATTTGTTCTGTCGTTCATGGAGTGTCCTATTATAAAGTGAAAAGGGTGATCTAATCACCCTTTTCGTTACTTAGTCGATATCGACTTCGATATCAGTGTCAGCGTCATCATCGTCATAAAAAGGATTTGCTGTGACAAGAACTTCATCTACAACTACAGGTTCCTCAACACCTGTTTCTAATTCAATATCCAACAACTTCCTATCTCTTTCATTCATTTGTAAGACATAAGCTAGATAATCAAAAGCTGTTACAGAACTTGTATCACCTTTCTTTAGCTTAGTTGGAGCAGGTAGTTTTTGAAGTTGCTTAATGAATTCAACCTTATCTTTAGACTGAGCTAAAATTTCTTTGAATCCTTCTTCGCTAGGATCACTATATTGATAAACCTTACGGAATATTCTAACGTGACTTTCTAACTTCTTATTATTGGTAATGCGATTACAGAAATCGTTAACTGCACTAGAAGTTCCTTCAACGAATGGAATAGTTACAACAGCGGTAACACCACTCTTATGATAACGACTCTTACGAATTGTGACTTCACTTCTACCAGCAATAACTTCACCAGTTTCTTCATCCAATACTCTACCATCAGCACCACCAAGTGCTTTAACCCAAAGACGAATATGTGTAAAGTAATCAACACCAGCACCACCACCAGCTTTTTCTACCATTGTTCCAGGCATTGCACCAGCACCAACTCTCTTCTGATTAATGAAGAAGAATGAAGTTCCAGTCTTTTTGGCTTTAGGTAATGCTCTCTTGAGTAAGCGGTTAACAAACATAGCATGGGCACCAATCTTTTGACTATCGGATAAATCTTTAGTTAATTCAACTTCAGGGACCAATGCGGTAATAGAGTCGAGAATAACAGCACCATATTCACCTGATTCCAAAGCTTCAAGAATGTACATTCCATTTTGTTCAGCAGATGGGAAGTTAATATACTCCCATAAGTCTGGATTAGAAGTGTTAACACCTAATTGATTGAAACGAATATCATAGAATGTATTTTCAGCGTCAACGTACAATACACGTTCGCCCATTTCTTGGTATACTTTCATGATCTGAGTACACAACCAAGTCTTTCCAGACATGGAAGGACCCAAAATTTCAATAACTTTACCTCTTGGAATACCAACATTGTCTTCACAAGCGGCATCGGTTAAGATTAAATCTAATTCATAAATATGGGTTTTGATGAAAATGGTTTCTTCCTTTTCACCACCAACTAAAACGTATTCAGGGTTTCCACCACTCTTTTTGGCTCTTTCGGATGTTTTCTTACGACGTTCTTCAATTTTCTTTTGCAATTCTTTAGCGTTTATAGCCTCAAGTGCAGAGTTAATAATTTCTGTACCCTCTTTAATTGCTTTAGTCTTTATACCTTCAATAGCTTTATTTGTACGGTCTTCGTGCATATCAGCCATTTTTTTAAGGATTTCTGAATTTTCATTCTTTTTTGCCATATAATTCTCCACCAAAATTTAAGGGGTATCTATAGAGATACCCCTTAAATTACTAACGATTACTTGTCCCAGTCGGTTAAATCTGGGAAATCTTCACTACCTTCTTCTTCTTCACCATCTACTTCAGCAGCGGCTTTTGCAGCTTCTTCAGCAGCTTTTGCGGCAGCAACTGCTTTAGCTTTTCTAGCTTCTTTAGCTAATCTAGCTTTCTTTTCTTCTTCAGTTTCTTCATCACCTAATGAAAGTTCTTCAACAGACATTTCTGTATCAGAAGAAGCATCACCTTCAGTCTTTGGCTTTCTTGGACCAAAGATTCTAGGTAATGGCGCACCGAAGTAGTACCATTCTGGTTCATCATCAGAATCAACTAGTTTCTTTAGGTCTTCATCTTTTGGCGCACCAGCCTCTTTAAGCACAGCAATATCAGCGGCAGTTAAAGCAGGGGATTTCTTGATAGGCATGATAATAACACTCCAATCTCTTACGATCTTGTTGTTCTTATCTTTCTTACCTACTGCACTTACTTCAAGCCAACGAGAGTTAACAGAACCCAAAGCGACATCAACATCATCTTCTTTAAAGAGTGTCTTTTCAATGTCTTTTAGCTTGTCGATAATGGTGGATGATACGTTCCAAATTGCATGGGTGTTAGTTCCGTCAGGTTGCTTAACTAAGATGTTAAATGCGGCATGGACTTTAGGAACAAAGCCAGCTTTGCTATATTGGTCTTCAACGCCAACTAAACCATAACGAGTGATCTTAGGATCTTCAGCAACATCAGGGAAGGCAACAGGTGGGGTTCTCTTATCAAACTTGGAGTTATACTCTACAAAAATATGATAATCTCCTACGATACGGATTACGGCTGATTCACCAGCTTTAAGATCGAAGAAAGAAGATTGACGAGAATTAGTTGGAATTTCAACTTGACTTAATAATTGTACTCTTGACATTTTATGTTTTCCTTGAGCTATCGAATTTATCGCTTTAAAAGCATTATTCATTGCGCTCTCTTATATTATACAAAAAGCGTTGGATTAATTCCTTTTCTTTTTGTATATTTTATAAGAGTATTTTTTCTTGCTCACCTTACAGCTTATTATAGCTCTGGGTATTGGTTACGTGTTCGTCTTTCCAGTTAACATTCTGCTTTCTTTCGCTAATAATAGCGTATACAATTTGGTCAAGAGATTCAAGACGAGACTTCACAATCCACTTATATTGTTCTAGGGATTCCTTGATGGTTTCAATCTCAACAAGCGCCAAAGTATATTTAAAGACTAAATCATTAGCCTTACCAGTTTTTTCATCTGCTAATTTTCCAGGCATCAAAGTAAATGCCTGAGAAGCAAAGTCTTTTCTAGCCATGTCAAGATACTTATGCTTTGTATTGACCTTGTTAATGTATCTATAAATCATAGTTTGAGCATCGCTTATTCGATAGTAAGCTTCAAAGCATGAAGCTAATTCTAAGTCATCAACATTAGGAATAGACAAATCTAAATCTTCTAATACTTGAATGATATCGTCAGGAATGTCTTTGACTTTATCAAAATAGTGTTGCCACAATTCCATGTTTTCTTGTAGTGTAGCAAAAGTAACTTGTCTATCTTTATATTTTTCAATGTCCTTAGCATCAAGCTTCAAGTCTTTAAGTAAACCTGAAGCTTTTTGAACTTTCGGAGAAACCTCAACCACTTCTGGCTCTTTGGCTTTCTCTAAGTTTTCTAAAAATGCCGTATCTTCATTATCAAAAAAATTGTCAAAACTATCATCATTCATCATCATCATCTCCATCAAACCAACTGTTTTTACCACCAACACCTTTTAAGAATTTATCTTTTGGTTTAGCCACTGTGGGTTTTGCCTTCACAGGCTTATCTTGAAAAATATCTTCAGCCAATGAAGTGTATTTTTGCTTTTCCTTCTCTTTGTTGATTTTATCTAGAATCTTCTTGTCTTTATTGTGTGCTTCAAACATAGCCATAATTTCAGCAGGATGCTTTTTACAACAATCTTCAAAGCAATTCAAGGCAAGATTTTCAGCAAATGTTTCTACCATTCCTTTGTCTGGTCCAGCTTTAATTACGAAATCTCTAAACGATTCATAAGGTTGCATGTCTACAATGCTGGTAGCAGAACTACCAACACCATTCAAAATGGTTAACGGTAACAAAATGTGACCTTGCGCATTAACACCTGTAACCATGCCACTAGTATTGACATTAGGTTGAACAATTTTAATACCATCTTGACGACATTCTTCAAAATATTCACTAAGCTTAGCCTTGTTGTCCCTATCCATTTCGATAGAAGCCGCAAGCCATTCAGCAGGATAATAATGTCTCAAATATGCTGTTTGATAAGCTAATACAGAATAAGCGGCAGAGTGAGCCTTATTAAAAGCGTAACCTCCAAACTTTTCCATTAAATGTAATACTTCATCAACTAATTCTTCTTTACAACCATTATTAATTGCCTTCTTTCTAAACAATGCTCTGATTTTCTCAAATTCCTTGCTGTCTTTCTTGGCAATACCCTTTCTGAGTTTATCAACTTCAGTCCATGTTAACTTGCCCAATTCACGAGCAAGGAACATAGCTTGTTCCTGATAAATCATAATGCCGAATGTTGGTCCTAAATGCTTCTCTAAAATTGGATCACTATATTTGATCGCACTAGGATTCTTTTTACCTTTTGCATAATCTGGAATATAATCCATAGGTCCTGGTCGATACAAAGCGTTAATAGCAATTAAATCTTCAATACCATCAGGGCTAATAGATTGTATAGTGCTTTTCATACCAAAAGATGAAAATTGGAATATTGAACTCAATTTTCCTCTCTTGAAGATGTTGAATACATTTTGATCGTCAAACTTTAGTTTAGACAAATCTGGTCTTCTACCATGTCTTGCTTCAATAAAATCTAATGCTCTTTTAACTGTTGACAAGGTTGCGGAACCAAGTAAGTCATATTTAACTAAACCAATTTTCTCAACATACGCCATATCATATGCAGAACAAACAACATCTTTAGACACTTCTAAAGGCGTATGATCTGTTAATGGTTCACTAGATACCAAAATTCCAGCGGCATGAACACCCATGCTATTAATAGCTCCAACTACACCCCTGGCTTGCCTAATAATATCTGGATATTTAACAGCAAACGCTTTAAAGGGAGGCGATAATTCAATAGCATCATCAATAGTCATTGGTGGATTAGCACGGAAAGGTATTGTCTTACTAACTTCAATTGCATAAGCGGAAATTTGATCACCATATTTAGCAACCAATCCTTCATTAGCCTTAATAGCGTTTTGAATTGCACCCTTAGCTTGATAGGTATTATAAGTTCCGATGTTCGCAACTTTATCTTCACCATTTTCATCTTTAAGATATTGGAAAACCTCAATTCTACGTACATCTTCAATGTCAGTATCAATATCAGGTAATGAAGCTGCTTGAACAACTTCTAGATCACCAACTGGTTTTTTGTCAGTTAGTCCCATTAAATAAGCTGTCCATGATTGACTGTCATTATTCTCTAACTTAACACCTTGTTGTTTCATATCATAGAAATAACCAGCAAGGTCTTGGTTTTCAATAACCCAAACTTCTTGATCAACTTTATGTAAAATATCTTCAAGTGCAGGGTCTTTACTAGTTTTGTCTAGAATGTCATGCAAATATATATTGGCTTTCTCTTCTTGAGTTTGATCATATTGTTCAAGCCATTTTGATACAGGATATTCTGTAAAGTTGACGCCATATTGCTTACCTCTTCCTGGGTTTAAGAATCTTGGGAATAGTAAACCATGTTCAATGGGATCAACATTAGTAACGCCTAAGCAATAAAGCACTAAGCTACCAGATGCGCTACCACGAGCCAAAGAACTAATGTTCTTTGAACGCATGAAAGCAACTGTTTTGTATTGCATGATGATATAATCTTCAACACCCATATTGTTTATGGTTTTGATTTCTTCCATCAAGCGACTTCTATAAATTGGATCTTTAGCAAGTCCAAGACGATTAAGACCTTTAGCAGCTAAATAATATAAGAATGCTTGACTGGCAGTGTAATACTTACAATGTTTTGTCCAGAACGAATCAAATTCCGCATTATCATTTGGAATCTTCGATTGAGGCAATAGATTATACTGATTCAACTTCATGAAGTTATCAACTGTTTCAGCTAGAATAACTGTATTAGTCATAGCTGTACGAATATATTCTTCTGGCATAACTGGTTTAAAGGTTCTGAATATTTCTTCTTCAGATTTAAGCCAGAATTGCTTAGACTTATAAGCGTCTCTTTTTCCAACAGCATCTAGTTTATCTGCTTTAAGATCACGCATTCTAATTAATAGTTCATGTGGATCTGCATCTTCTTTATTGATGTAATGTACGTCATTACTAATAACGAGAGGAATCTCTAATTCCTTAGCGATTTTAACTTGATACTTCAAAAGATTTTTTGATTCTTCTGCATTGTGATAATGTAATTCAATGCGGTAATTATCACCATATAAGTCTTTATAGCGTTCTGCAACGGCTTTGGCACTGTCATAATCATCATTACGTAGATGTACGGACATTTCACTACCAAAACAACCAGATAAGGCAATAACGCCTTCTGCATGATTAGACATAACATTCCAGTCCATTCTAGGTTCGTAATACTTACCTTCTGTTGAAGCAATGGTAGAGGCTTTCATTAAATTACGATAGCCTGTTTGGTTTTGCGCCAAAAGAGTAATGTGAGGATGCTTTGGTTTACCAGGCTTACCGTCTGGTCTTTTGATTTGTTCTTTAACATTGATATCTTTGCAATAATATGCTTCAATACCAAAAATAGGTTTAATAATATCGTGTTCACTTTTCGATACACAACCTTCATATAGGTCAATACATCCACCCATATGTCCATGATCGGTTAGAGCAATCGCAGGGAATCCCATTTCCCTAGCTTTTTTAGCTAGTTTATTGGGTTGTCCCAAGGCGTCTTGCACTGAATAACAACTGTGGTTGTGTAAATGAACGAAGTTCTGCTTGCACATGCGTTATTATAATGAGTTTAGATCGTGGCAAACACTTGATTGTAAAGGTCTGTTAAAGAAGTTACTTCAAATTTCTCAGGTAATTGAGGTTGAAAATCATTATTGGATTGTTGCCAAATTTTAACTTTCTGTAACTTAGGGAAATTTAAATAATTACATGGCACTATACTAGTGGAAGTTTGTTTCTTATTAGACTTAATATCTCCATATTTAAAATCAATATTTACAGGTTGATTCACAAAATCAGATATTTTAGCATCTTTTGGACGTTTTTTGAATGGTAATCTTTCAAAAGACACAGAATATGAATTACCAATTTGAGACAACACCATAGGCTTGTCAGCTTGATAAACCCAAAAAACACGATTATTATTTAATGACAATTGGTTTTTAGCCGCAATAGCATCATACAATGTGTTACCTACATAATATTGTTGAAAATTATGTTGTTTGACAATATGAGGCATTGTTAACGCCCTCTGTGCGGTTCTGTGTGACACTCTAGCTTCTTTACTAATGCTTTCTACACTTTGTGGTCTAAAATCACTATGACGCGCAGCTACACACGAAATAAGCATTCTTTTAATGTACGTTCTATTTGTATGTTCAGTATTATTCTGAAAGTTTGTCAATGAAATACTAAAAGGTTTAGAACGCATCATACTTGGGTTTAAATAGTTCCAAACGGAATTAATATTTTTTAAGACTATTTTTTTATTTCGAGGATCTTTTCCTCCAGGTTGTTGCCAAAAAGTGCCAATTCCCTTTTCAATTCTTTTGTAAACTTGTGCAGTTTTAAGATCCATAATTTCCTGAAAAGCCTTAACGAGTACTTTGACTTCAATAAGACCTGTATTATTGTTATAATGAGCATCTAATGATTTTAAAATTGAATAAACAACTAGTAAATCATCTTCTTTATTGGCAATTGCTGGACCAATTAATTCAGGATAAATTGTTATGGGAATATTTTTAAAGTTCATTGTTGTCTAATTGCATCTCCCATAAAGGCAAATCGTTCTAATTCTCTTTCCGCGCCACCTTGGACTAAATATTCAGTAATTTCTTTATCTGATCTTTTAGTAAACGTTTTAATAATTTCTTTCATAAAATAGAATCTTGAAGCCGCGACACCAGTTAATGTAACGTCAATATGTAATTCTGCTGGAGCATTCATTAATGCTTCTTCTGCTGTAGCTTTCAATTCATTAATCGTTGCTGATGATTTCTGTAACATGTCCATTTTTTAATTCCTTTTTTCTGTCAGCGATATCTAAGCTTAATTCGTCCCACATTTTGGATACTAATTTATAATTCTTATTAAGCAATACACTGTCAAAGTGTTTATACATTTCATCCACCCATTCAACATCTAAATATTCCTGTTCATATTTTCTAAGGCGTTTTGATAATAAAAACATAAAATCAGTGTCACTCAATCCACCGGGTAAATCTGTTTGCAAGGATCTGTTTAAATATTCTTCGATACTCTTTTTAATGTTGCGGATATTTTTGTGAGTTTTTGTATATTGAGCCATTAAAGGTTCACCAGAAATTTCAGCAACTCGTAATACGGCTTGATAGAAGTTCACATTTTCTACTGTCTGAATAAACTTGATTAAATCTCCAGCACGAGAACACCCCCAACACTTATAAAAACCCTGTTCTGGATTTGCGTAAAAAGATGGAGTATTATCTAAGTGTCCAGGTAATGGACAACAAGCCTTAAAATATCCTTTAGATGCGGTTTCAAAAACAACGCCATATTCTGCTTCAAGAATTTCAACAATGTTTAGATCAGACAAAACCTCTTTAAGTAATGTCTGATCTATTTCATTTTTATATTTAGAACTGGTAGAAGCTTGTAGTAGCATTATGTATTATTCCAATCGTCAACATCGAATTTCAAGTCATCTTCAGAATAGGCTTGTTCGCCAGTACCCCAATCAACAACCTTTTCACCTTTGTCAGACTCTACTACATTATAATGATCACTACCTTTCGTCTTACCATTTTCATCTGTCTTTTTGAAGGAATCTGGGTCAAGAACACCACGATTGATACGCCATTCAATTTGTTCCGCATCTGATAATTCGAGAACCTTATTAAACTTCTGAAGTACCTTTGCCCCAAATGGTGGAAACCAAACGTCTCTCATTTTAACAGCATGGAATGTAACCATGTTTTCACCATTGTCTTTATGAGATTCTAGACCAATAATGTACCATGCCGCATTAATAAGTTCTTGGCTTCCAGCCGCAGCATCTTGTTGAAATTCAATAGTCTTACCAGCAGCTTTAGTCTTTCGTTGTTCTGTAATAGTTCCACGATTCATCTGTTGAGCAGTGTAAACTAAGACATTCATATTCTTGGCAAATCTATGAATTTCACGAATTGCGTCACCTTGCTTTTCATGCTGTTTTTGACTAGACTTAGCATTTCTTGTGGTCATGTTTCCTAGATAGTCAATAACGACTACATCAGGATGTCCCTTAGAAGCTGATAATTCTCTAATCTTAGATTCAACATATTCGGGTGTAGGATCTTCGGAATTTGTATCATAGTGGAAATACGCACCAGACATTGAATTCAAACGAATCATAATACCGTCTAACTGTTCATCAGTTAGATTAAGACCTTTAATTGCGTCATAATCAACATCTAGCATTAAGCTAATATGTCTTAACTTACAAGTCCAACTATCCATTTCAAACGAGAAGTATAAAACGTTTTTTTCTTGCATGTGAGCGTTAACAGCCACATTCAATAAGTGCGTAGACTTACCAGCACCAGATGCACCAATAAAGGCAACAATCTGTCCTGGGAAGAACCCTTGAGTTCTCTTATCAATTTCGCTATAACCACATTTAATACCACGATACTTATCAGGATTATTCTTACGCTTTTCGTATTCCTTGCGGAATCCTTTAAGATCAGCAATGTCAAACTCTTGAACAGGTGATTCATATAGTGTTCTTTCGCTGTACATTTTACTGACAGCAGCAGAAATATATTCAATACCCTTATCAATTCCTTCTTCTTCTAAGGTTTCTTGACCCTTAACTAAAGTGTCTTCCCAAATACGTAATACCTTTCTAACTTTGAGTTGTTCAAGTAAACCGAACAATTCGTCTTTAATACATTCTTGTTCTTGAATGTTGGACCAAATAAGTTCAAGAATAAGAATAGCCTTTTTCTTCATTTTAAAGTCTAAAATAGACTGATCTAAGGTTGTCTTAGTCACCAAACACCCATTACTCTTATTGAAATAACGATACGCTAGATCACATAAGAAACTGTCGTATGATTTCTCAAACCCTTCTGGAACAAATGTAAAATGCTCAGGTGTAATACGTAGATTTTGAGCCTTAATTATAGCTTCTGGATAGGTAAGAAAATGCTTTAAAATTTTATATTCTAATACTTCTGTGTCTAATCGCATTATTCTACTCCCTTTGGAAATTCAATTACAAAGCAATCTTCTTCAAATTCTTTGAAATATTTTCCTAATTTGATGTCTTTATAGTTGACATCACAAACTAATATAGTTGGTTTATTTGCTTTACGTCTTGCATTGAAAATCTGATCCATCTTTTCAGTTAAATAAGCACTAGTTTTCTTCGTGCCATTTTCTTCATCTGAGTCACCACCAACATTATCAACAATGATTAGATCATATGTTTCAAATTTACGGATGATATCGTAATGGATATCTTTTTGTTCAAAATCTTTCAATACTACTTTAAGGTCTAACCAATCATAGCAATGCACTCTTAAACCTTTGCGGATTACTTCTTGTGCTACAATAAAAGCCATTAACGATTTACCAGTGTTCTTACCACCAACAAATATGACATTAACGATTTCTCTAATTGTCATATTGTTTTTACTCAGTTTGAAAGGCATTGGTGTAATAGCGCATAATGCAGGAATTACATTAATGTATTTCAATGCAAAAGCTTTAATCATCGCCTTTTTCTTTTTAGATTTTTCATCTATATCTCTATGTTGAAAATCTTGGTGTGGATACCAAACATTATCATCTAAATTTTTGAAATGATATTTGGGTGGAATTCCACAGGATGAAAATATATTTGCGTATCGGGTTTGCTTTTCGCATTCACAAATAACGGCTTTACCATCTTTAACAATGAAACCAACACCATGACAATAACGACAGGATGTAAGTCTATTGCTAGGAGTTTCAGATGGCAAATTACGTAACTGTTCTATGATATCATTTGTATCATCTAAAGAAAATTCTTCTTCTCTCATAATTCTTGTTTCCTATCTAATGAATCTCCTGAAACTACTATTGGTGTTTCAATAATTTCTTCAGTGTTTAAGGTTTCTATTGAATCCATAAAAGTATCTGTTGCTTCAATTGTAATGGGATTTGTAATTTTATGTTTTGTCTTTGACGCACTTCTTGTTCTGTTTTGTGACCATTCTCTAGCGGCATTCAATTTTTCTTCCATAAGTTTAGAAAGAGGAATTGTGTTTTTTAAGGCAAGTACAATATCTTCATTCTTTAATGCACGTTTCCCGTCGTTATACGACTCATGTAGACCGTCACTTATAGCTGTGGCTATTTCTGCACCACTATAACCTTTTGCATATTTGGAAAGCAATTTAAGATCAAAATTTTCCGCATTTCGTTTTTTTTCTTTAATATGAATTTTAAAAATTTCCTCACGTTCTTCATCGTCAGGTAAATCAACCCAAAAAATTTCATCAAAACGTCCTTTTCTTAATAATTCTGGTGGAAGATTTGAAATTTCATTTGCTGTTGCAATCACATATACAGGAGAAGATTTCTCCTGCATCCATGTATAAAACGAACCAAATACTCTAGCAGCAGTTCCTCCGTCACTAAAATTACTTGATCCTAAACCGGAAAAACCTTTATCAATTTCATCAACCCACAATAAACATGGAGCAATAGACTCTGATATCTTAATAGCCTGTCTCATATTAGCTTCAGATGAACCTACTGAAGAACTAAAAATTTTACCAACATCGAATTTTAACAATGGTAGTTTCCATAAGTCAGCGACTGCTTTTGCGCATAAACTTTTTCCCGTACCTGGAATACCTAGTAATAAAATACCTTTAGGAAATTCTGGTAATCCATATTCGTGTGCATCTGTGGAAAATGAATCTTTACGTGCATTTAACCAATTTTTTAATCCTGCTAATCCACCTACTTGATCAATTTGTATATCATTTTCAACCCATTCAACAAATCCAGATTTCCTAATAATATCTCTTTTGCGAGACGCAATAATTGATACATCAAATTCTACAGATACAAGAAACATATATTTAATTAATAACTCAATCTCACTAATAGTTAAACCTTGAAAAGCATGAACAATTTCATCTAATTCATTTTCAGTATATGTTAATCTGAATTTATCTTTAATTTTACTATTTGATGCTTTAGTCATTGCCAATTGAAGTAATTCTTTAATATGAATATATTCAGGTAAAGACCAATCAATAACAAATGTGTTTTTTTCAATATCTTCTGGAATATACAAAGATGTTCCAATAATGATAATGGTTTTATTTTCAAAAGCAAATTGAGTACACATGTTACGAAGTTGTCTAACTATCATAGTTTCAATTTCTCCAGTACCATTTGCACCCATTAATCTTTGGTAATCTTTTAACACTAAGATATTTGTTTCTTTTTTATCTCCATCATCTTTATTAAGATCCAAGAACCATTTTAAAACCGATTCTTGATCTATTTCTTGTGGAGTGCTTTTTTTACTAATATCTTTAAAGATTTCTTTAACGCCAGAAGCTAAATCCCATGAATGAATTTTCCATTTGCGTTCTAAGTGTGGACGATTAGCCAACTCCAATAATACATTTATAATACGTTCTTCTTCGTGTGTACATATATAAATAATTGGGCGACGTGATCTAATTTGATAGTCTAATTCCTCTATGTTTTTTTGGTGATCTGTTTTCTTATTCATGTTTACCTAATATGTAATACTTATCCAATGGAACGCCTTTATAGTCATTATCTCTCCACCAGTCTTCAGATTGGTAGGCTTCAATTTGCGTTTCGAAAGTATCTCTCCAGTCCAATAATTCAAAATCACTTGGATATGGGCTACCTAAAATAGAAGATATTAAGATTTTAGAAAGCTGTTCTTTACCTGAAAATCCATTGCCAGCAAGTTTCGCAAAACGTTCTTCTAATGCTTTTAATACAGCTTCTGGTTTAACCTTCTTATGTCTAATGAAATATGTAGACGCTACTGGAATACCGAATCTAACAAAAATTTCACCAATCTTACCTTCCGTATGAGCCTCATTGATTTCATCTAACAAAGATGTATCATTTGTGTTACGGACAACCGCCTTAGACTCAACCATAGGCAAAATAATAGACTGGTAATATTCATTCGTGAATCCTGGCAAACTAGCTGGTGTCACAATAGACACTCTGTTTTTAATGCGTAAGAAGTTATCAAAGAACCAATCAATGTATTTCTTAGTAAATTCATTAGCATTTAAACCTTGTGACTTCATACGCTTCAAAACCACATGAATAGGTGGAATGTCTGTCTTGTAATTGACATGATAATTGCCATTGGTTTTTTCTTTAAACTTGTCAGTAAAATAAATAGCAAAATGCTTTGATTGCCATTCTGAAATATCATCAGGTAAATTCTTATTGCTCTTGAAATCCGACAGGCTAATTTGACGTGTTTTTGTGTTAGCCCTCAAAGGGTTAACAAGTTGACCCTTAGCGGGTACAGGTGTTGCCATTATTCGTTCAATTAATGTTTGGGATGCTGCCATTTTTTCCTTTCGTAAGACTCATAGCTTGAAGTAAATCCAATGCCTTGTCTTTATATGTTACATCAATCCCTAAAGCTAATGTATCTGAGTCAATATAAAAAATTTTATTGTCAATTTTTTGTTTAGAGAGATTCTTTTGAATTGTTCTAATAGCGTTACGTGAGTCTTCAATGGAACCCTTATATGCTAGATAATATGTTTGTTTGATGTTGGTAATTCTCATTATTAAACTCCCTCAATGGATGCTTGGTAAAATTCGCCAGTTTTCAAAGTAATAACTACGGATTTACCTTTTACTTTGTTGACTCTAAAAATCTTATCACCAATTTGTTCAAGTTCCCCTTTGTGAGTAGCAAAGATAACTTGTCTGCCTGTTTGTTGAGAAAACTTCTGTAAAAATGAAGCAACTAAATCAAGTTTGCCATCATTAGACATAAAATGAAAAGCTTCATCTAATATAATAGGACCTGTATAACCTAACCATTCCAAAGCAGCAAATAAAAGTGCAAAAGCTACTAATTCTTGTAGTCCACCACCAAGTGAACCAGACAAACCAGTTATCAACTCTTCACCATCATCCTCGTATGGACTAGCAACCTTCAAAGACATTTTGAAGTTTTTCTTTCCAGCTTGTCGTTTTTCTTCGTTGGTTTCAAAAAACAAACGATGCCCAGGACCAATAACCATTTCAAGAGAAGCGGTAACGATTTTCTCAATAGTTTCAATGCCTGTTTTACGCTTTTCGTTCAATACATTCATTAGAAAAATACCAGCTTTTTCAGATAGATTTTTATCTGTTTCTAGCTGTAATTGCCTGTCTATTTCAGACTGTAATGATTGTTGTAGCTGAGCCTTTTCTCCCTCTCTACGAGACAGATTAACATCATTAGCATGATACACTTTTCTAAGTTCTTTAACACTAGTCATTTTCTTCTGTAGTTTCGCTTTCGTCAATCATTTTAGTTTCAATTTTTGTAATCAATACTGACAATTCAGACTGTAATCTTTTTTGCAATTCAGGTAATTCCTTAATAGAACAATTAAGTTTCTCTTTAACTTCAGCTTCAATTTGTTTCTTTTTAGGAGTAATATCTGCAAGCTGTTCTTTACGAACAGTTTTTTGTGCTTTAGCTGTATTGATTTTAGATTCAATATTTTTTAATTTAGTTAGTAGTTCTTCCATATATTACTCATTATAAGAATTTTTTAGCGTTCTCAACCGCTTTCAGTGCTTCAATTGCTTTGTCCATGACTTTATCATCAATGCCTTTTTGTATCCCATCTAAACGCAAATTTTCAAATACATTTTGAGACATACCCAAATGTGTCATTTTTGCAATTTGAGTCATGTATTCTGTCATTTCTTTTTTATCAGATTTCACAGCTTTTAGTTCAATGTAATTGAATATATCTTTTCCTTCTTTAAAGTTTTTTAGTTCCTGATAAGAACATCTCATTTTAGAGCCATCTCTGTAATAATCTACAATAACAACTTTGGGTGTTTTATGGAAACTGTCAGCAGTAAAGTCATTTCTAGCAACACTTCCTGGGTTAATAAAAGTCACATTATTCTTTATGGATTCATATGCAGTATGAACGTGACCATTAATTAACAAACGACATTCTGGATTGAATTCCATATTCTTGAAAGTTACAAAATTATCAGAATCAAAACATTTGTCTTGCAAAATGATAGTAGCATGAGTTGCCCAAATAACAGCAGGATATTGCAGTAACAATCCATCTTTAATTTCCTGTTCTATTTCGTTGGTAAAATGCCCAAAACCAATACCGTATTTTTCATCATATTCAACTTTTTTAATAGCTCCAACTTTAATTAAAGTACCTAAAGCTGAATATTGAAGATCATATTTGCAATTATTGGTGTCATGATTACCAACAACAACAAACAAGTCAAATCCCCAAGGATTACCTTCTTTGTCGCCTTGAAAAGCGTCAAGCACTTGATTACGACAAATACCAAGTGGATCAGCACGATGAAAAATATCACCCAAATGAACAACATAATCACACTTAGTTTTCTTTGCCATATAGAGGATTTCATATAATTCGTCCATAGAGGAAGATAAATAATCATCTAAACGACTAGTTGGGGTACGATTATCTAAATGCGTATCGGGTATAAATAGACCTCTATATTTTTCAGGCAAAATGAACCTCCTGTTCACAAGTTGGGCAAATCAAACCGGATTGTTCAATTTCATCTTTAACTTGTTGTAATTCTGTTTCTAATAATTCAATTGTGTTATCGTATTGATTTATTTCTTGTGTAACTTTATCATAAATATCTTTCATGGATTTAAGTGATTGAATTGAATTTTGAGCTAATAAGAGTTTGTTTTTAATGTCTTCAATTGCTTCTGCATCATCGTCAGAGTAAGCAGAAATAATTACATCAAGCTTTTCGCATTCTTGTGTAATCAACCGTTCTTCTTTAGAAATTTTAATAATGTCCTCTTTGTATTTAGTTGCTAATTCATATTGTTTTTTGCAGTCAAGAATTATATTTAGTTCTTCTTCGTGCTTTAATACTTTATCTGCAACTTGAATGGCTGCAATTGCTTGTTGTCCTAAAGATAATATATTGGAATAGGAATCAATGTATTGATTAGTTAAGTCTAATTGATCAGATATTAATTCTGATTCTTCTAATAAACTAGCAATATAATTAAGTCGATATCGTTCTTCTTCTAAGTGTTCAAACTTCTTTAATTCTACTTGCAAACTACCAACTTTTTGAGTTGTAGTTTTTAATGCTTTAGTTAAATCTCTTTGTTCTGAAAATAAATTTTCAGCAGCTTCTCCAAATGAAGAAATACCAATTAACTGTGAAATGCATCTGGGTAAATCGGTTTCGCTCAAAGAAACAAAAAATAGGCTAGACATTTGATCCACATAAGCTAATGAACCATGAAAAGTGTCTTTAGGAGGAAACCCCATTGCCTTTTGTGCTTCTTCTGGCACCAAACTACCAACTTTGTTTTTGATAATAGGTTCTAACCAACCTGGAGCATTAATGATATATTGATTTAGGTCTTTGCGATCTTTCACGCGACTAACAACGACATCATCATTATAAGTGATTTTTACAGTAGCTTGGGTTTCGTTTTTACGAATGAATTCATCACCACTAGGATCGTTATATAAGACCCAATTAATAGCTCTTAAAGCTGCACTCTTACCGTGGTTAGTTGTACCAGTAACGAAATTAATACCAGGATGAAACTCAAATTTAGTATGAGCATGAGATTGAAAATTAATAATCTCTAATTCTTTTATATATCTATGTCTAGACTGATTCTTTGAATCCATTTATCTCCATCACTAAAAGAATAATCACCATGTATTTCTAAGAAGGAATATTCATCCTTAAAGAAGTCAATTAAGATATTATCTTTATTTGTACTGATACTAGTATAATTCAATTCGGATCGAAGTTCACAACCAACTAGTTGATAATCTTGCAATATTAAAATTGGAGCCTCAAATATGCAGTTACAAGGTTGATCTAAAGAAGTTAATATTCTTTCACATGTAATACATTGAACTGATTTCAGGAATAGAATAGGTACTAAGTCATCATTATCCTCAAAATCAAAAGCACTTGTATATGCATAAATGTGATTATTACGTTTTAAGTAATTAGTGTGTTTGACTTTGCCAATTACGATATTATCTTTATATATATCAGGTTGACGGTTGTTTGATAATGGAATATGCTGTGCCATAACTAATCCACCACCGAATTCAATACCGATATGCCCCAAATATGCAATATTGTATTCTGGATTTTTATATATTTCGCCTATTCGAGAACAAGGAAAGTCTTGCATAGCTATCTAAATTATACTTATGCAAATAGTAAAAATAGATAAAGAATACGTTGTAAGCCAATTATATGCGATTATTTATCAGCTTCAGCCAGAACAGGAAGACTTAAAAAAGAATCTCTTGGATTTAGTTTCCTTCTTTCAAACCGCTCCTGCTGGTGAATCTCAATTCCCACGTATTAATGGTAGGAGAATGGGTTAATGAGGCTGTTAAAATTAGCACACAGATTGGATCTTAATCATGCTCAAAGCATTGATGAATTTGATCAGGAGCTAATAAGAATTGCACAAGATGCAAGCGCCATACAACCTTCCGTAGATACGCAACCTCAACAACAGTCACCACAACCTCAAGATGGTGGTGGAGACGACAGTGGACCATCTTCCACTAATTTGATAGATCCTACAGATAATCAAATCTATACTCAACTAGCAAGACATGTCTTAAAAAACAATAATGAACACGCTGTAATACTTCAAAGATTAAAAGCTTTAGAAACTAAACTGTATAACTTACAACCAACGGACGGCAACCAATGACACTTGAAAGACTAGAACAAATTGCGGCATTAGCCAAAGAAAACAAACCTGTAAATGTTGAATTAGTTGAAATTTTAACTGATTTATTCTTATCATTACACAAGCATAGTACTGGTTTACTAGGTAAAATTAGTGATTTAGAAAACACCATTAAAGAGAATAATCGTAAAATCAACCTCTTAGATCAAAGATTTAATTTAATGGAAAAACAATCCATTAATCCTATTTACCAATTAATGGTTGATGAAAATCAAGAAGATAGAGATGAATTGTTTGATTATCTTAAATTCGTAATTTCTCAATCAGATGATCCTGTGGTCAATGAAGTAATACAAAAAGTGTTTAGATACTTCACTGACACACCAATTGAATTTGAAACAGAAGATTAATTAGTAGGTAAAGCTAATAAATGGTCTTTAGCTTTACCTGCTAGTATTTGTAATTGCTGATGAACGTATTCAACTGCTTTATCCAAATCATCACACATACGTTTTGCAGTGTAATATTCTAAATATTCGGCATCTGGAGTAAAATGACAAACTACATTCAATAATTCATGAGCATCCTTTTGTAAAAGATCGTCTCCAATTATTTTGTATTGATCTATATTAGCGTCTTCTATGATTTGTTTTTTTATTTGTTTTTCAAGTTCGCTCATATCAACCTTCCGTTTCACTAAAGAATTTATTTAACATGCCTTCGGCATCTTCTTCTGTACTATACAAATCACCAAGACCTAACTTACAGGTGAATTCTGTATCACAATCTAGACACATAAATTCATTAAAGGAAGTTGTAACATGAATTTTGGAGAAACACTTTGGACATAGAATTTGCCACTCTTCTGTATTATTTTCATGCTTAATAATACCTTCTGGTTTAGACTTATCTACCATACCATAATCAGGATTATCTCCTAAGAACTTACTAGCATTATCAATAAGGGTATTAAAATCTCTAGGGATATAACCAAGTGAGCGTAAACCTTCAGTATTAAGTTCTTCAGGTGGTGCTTCGCCTAACAAGTCTACCATTTCAAAAACAGTATCGTCTCCACCAACAATAACTTCAGCACTATTACTGTGAATTTCTTGATATAGTTTATCTTGCATCGCTTGATATTCAGGTGTTACTGTTCTATTAATAACAGGGGATTTTTTAAGTGAATGATAATTTGCCATAACCAAATCTGTAAAAGCAGTAAATTCAATGTTTAAATCATTAATTTCTGTAACAGTTTTTAAGGCAGCTTCACCTAATCGCTTACCAGCAAAAATAACTTCAGTTACAATTTCTGGTGATACTTCATTACCTTCAACATCTAGCACTGCATCTGTGGTTTCGAATTCAGGCATAACACCCACTTTAAGTTTAAATGCTTCTTGAAAAGCAGCAAGCAGGGCAAAACGTAATGGGGCTTCTTTGGAAAATTCTTCTAATGCTGGTTTGAGAACTCCAGAAAAATTCTTTAATCCCTTATCTTGATTATAAGGTAGTTTTTCTTCTACATTGTCTATACTCATAATTCTATTATACATATTATTTGTTAATTATTTTCTAAAGAAAAAGAAGGAGTCTTTAGAAAATATCATAACATAATTTATGTGTTAAAAGGTTTTAAATATAGAATATATCCAAACAAAGAACAAGAAGAAATGTTTAATAAACATTTTGGGGCTTGTAGATTTATTTACAACTGGGGATTAGAAAATAAAATTAAAGCATATCAACAAGAAAGTAAAACACTATCTTGTTTTGATTTAATAAATAATTTAAAGCAATTAAAGGAAGATAATGTTTGGTTAAAGGAAGTTAATGCACAATCACTACAAGCTTCATTAAGAAATTTAGATAATGCATATACTAGATTTTTTAGAGAAAAGAAAGGTTTTCCTAAATTTAAATCAAAACACAATTCTAAACAATCATTTCAATGTCCTCAGTCTTGTTCTATTAATTGGAATACACGAACATTGTTTTTACCTAAAATTAAACATATTAAAATAAAAATAGATAGAAAATTCGAAGGAATCATTAAATCCATAACTATTAGCAAAAATGCTATTGGTCATTATTATGCTTCTGTTCTTGTTGAAAATAATATTGACATTCCAAATAAAGCTGAACTTAAAATAGAAAATGCAATTGGAATTGATGTTGGATTATCTCGATTTTTAACAACTTCTGATGGAATGGTTATAGATAATCCTAGATTTTTTAAGAAATCTCAAAAAAAATTAGCTTATGAACAGTATAAGTTTAGTAAAATGAAAAAAGGATCTAACGGATCTAAACAAAAGAAAAGAATTGCTCATATTCATGAGCATATATCGAATCAAAGACGTGATTTTTTACATAAGGTTACAACAAAATTAGTAAGTGAGAGTCAAGCTACTACTTTTTGTATTGAAGACCTTTCAATTAAAAACATGTTAAAAAATCATTGCTTAGCTAAATCAATCTCGGACGTATCTTGGGGAATGTTTTTTGATTTTCTTAAATACAAATGCGATTGGAATGGTAAAAATCTGCTTGATATTGGAAGATTTGAACCAAGTTCTAAAATGTGTAATTCATGTGGAACGATCAATAAAGAACTTAAATTATCAGATCGTGAATGGAATTGTCCTTGCGGGATTAAACACGATAGAGATATCAATGCATCAATTAATATTAAAAAGATGGCATTTCAATATCAAAATTTAATAAGATGTATAGGATTGGAATAATCCGAATAAACGCTTGCGGAGACTGTAACAATAGTTGCGTCATTGAAACAAGAAACTCGTGAGAGTAATTCATTATAAAGGGTTTTGTTGACGTATTTATAATGTATAAAATAATTATGCCTGCTTTATCTTATAAATACGTTTCAAACTGGTTTCATCTAGAGGAATTTACCACTGGACGTAAATTCATTTTGAAGGAGTGGTCAGAAACACAAGATCAACCCGCTCAAGATTTAGAGCTAATGCAAGGTTCTATTGGACCCCACGTTAAAAACATTGGCGGTAGCGTTTGGTCACAGACAATTAATACACCGATTATTGTTTTCGAAAACTTTTCATCAAATAATGGAGACTTCACTTATCAACCTCCTTCTTATGGTTTTAAAGATGATAGTCCTGGTATTTATGACGGTAATACCGCCGCGCCATATGGAATTTTAGATTTATTTGTAGATTATTGGCAGTCATTTACTGATGGTAGTTTGCTTTACAATAATTTAAATACTGATTTCTTAAATCTGTATGTTATTCAGAATGCTAATCTAGTATTAAATGAACAGGGATCTACAATGTCAATGGAATTTAGATCCGATAGAAAAGGACCATTTTCTCCAGTGTTGGGATATCCATTGATTGCTCCAGATGACTTTATTGGTAGAACCGCGAAACCTTGGGATGTCACCATTCAACTTGGTTCTTTTACAGTACCAGGCATTATAGATATGACTGCTAATTTCCAATTAGTAATAGATGATCATTGGTTTATGTTCCCAGGAGTAATGTCAACCACTCCATTCTTTGCAGTTAAAGGGTATCATATTACTGGAAAACTCACCGCTTTGCTAGATGCAACACAACTGAATTATATTATTGGTACTAATCCTAATGCTGGTTTTGATCCTACAATTCTCAATCAAGTTGCTGGTACTTTTTATGCAGATAATGTTCCAATTGTTGTTAGCTATAACACTATGACAGATGTTAATACTGGAACTTATTCTTCTAGAAACTTGATTTTAGCTTCTCAAAGTGCTTCCACTAAGATTACTAAACAATTAAATGGTGGAGACGTTGGTAAAGTAACTATTGAATTCAGTTGTTTTGCTAGACCTAATGGTATAAATTAATATTGTATAAATACAATATGAGCTTAAAAGATTTACCAGATAATACATTAATTCTTGAGTTTATTATACCAGGACGCCCAGCTACTAAAAAAACATCTCAACAAATGATCCGCACAAAATATGGTAGAAATATATTATTACCTTCTCCATTGTATCTTAAATACGAAAAAAATTGTAAAACACCATGTTTAGATGCTTGGAAAAACAAAGGATTTGAGCCTATGAATTTCGGTGTTGGAATCAATATTAAAGTTTATTTAGATAGTTTTGTTATTGGTGATGAAGTGGGCTATGCACAAGCATTATTTGATATCATTGAACATTATGATATTATAGCTAACGATAAGTATTTACATTGGTTATCAGATGATACTCATATGATAAATATTGACAAAGACAATCCTAGAATGGAAATTAAATTGTATCGTTATCGTCATCCATGTGAAGAACACGCAGAAGCACAAGAAAAACTTGAGCAAGAAATTGCAGAAAAGAAGAAAAAGAGATTAGAAAGTCAAGAAGCTAAGCAAACTAAATTAGCCGAAAAACAAGCCGAAAGAGAAGCTAAGAAAGCTGAAAAGGAAGCTAAACCTAAAAAGCCAAGAAAGGTCACTCCTAAAAACGATCCAGAAGATGTTTTTACTAATTTGGAGTGGATGGAATAATCTCGTATACAACATAATGTTGTATAGTCATTAGGCAACAACAGTTACTTTATAACGACCATTTTCGTCAGGCTTGTCATCAATTGTGACATTACCAGATAGACCTAGAGGCTCTAGAACTTCATTGAATCGTGTGTTCAATCTGTTTGTAACTTCCACTAAGTTATCTTGAACTTCTTTAAGTTGTCGTTCGGCTTCTGTGGTTTGTGCCTTAATTGATTCTAAATATTCATAAAGGTTGTAACCCTTATCTTTCAAGTTGAGTTGTTGCGTTCTCAAGGTTGCTAATTCACGAAATTCTTCTTCCGAGATTGAATCTGTGTATTCAGGTGCGAGTTTCGCAGAAGTGTCAATTACGCCGTCTTTTTCGATATCTGTTTGTTTCATGTTTTAAATGCCTCTGTTTTTATTATACATTTTAAATAACATTTCGAAGTACCAACTTGTTTTTTTTATTCAACTTTTGTAAATTTCGAAATCTCTCCTAAATATTATAAGCAGTTTTTAATTTAATGTCACATTCTCTTATAATAAAATATGAATAATAATGTCGGGATTGGAGCAACACGAGACGACTTAATTCGTGCTTATGTAACAGAACAGCGTTCTTTAGAAGAAATTGGTTATGATTTAGGGTGTGACACTAAAACTGTAATTAAAATGCTTTCGGCTTTCAATATTGAAATTCGAACTAAAGAAAGTATGAAACGTCACAAAGAAAAATTAACTAAAGAGTTTCTACAGATTGAATATATCAACAATAAAAAAACAGCATTAGATATAGCCATTCAACTTGGTTGTTCATATAACGCAGTCAATAAAGCATTAAAAGAATCTGGTTTATCTATTAGAACACCTAATGTAGTTGATCATAAAAACCTTACTGGTAATACTTTTGGTAAATGGAAAGTATTATATCAAAAAGATATTAAAAAACAAAACGGTGCAATTACAGCTTATTTATGTAAATGTGTATGTGGCAGAACAAAGAGATTAACACCTAGTACATTAATATCTGGCGCTTCTACCCAATGTAGTTTTTGTGAAATAAGTTCATTATCAGCTTCTAGTATTCCGTCTACATACATTAATAGTTTAAAACACGCAGCGTTGTTAAGAGGTATTAAGTTTCTTGTAACCGTGGAATACCTTGAAGCTTTATATGAAAAGCAAAATCGACGTTGTGCTTTAACAGGGGCTAGATTGAACATGTGCGAAGCTAATCAAAATATAGCTGAAATGACTGCTTCTATTGACAGAATTGATTCTATGGGCATTTATGAAGAAGGCAATGTTCAATGGGTACATAAAATAGTCAATACTATGAAATGGGATTTATCTCAACAAGACTTTATTAATATATGCCACGAGGTAGCAGCAAGGAATCCAAAACAAGGTAATAACATATTAATTGAAGGCAATATTGAATCAGAAAATGATGAACATGTTTCTGCATGGGAATTGCCTTCAATGTTTTATAAATTTCAGACTACATCAATCTGAAGTATTCTTCAGGTGAAATCCAATCAAATCTAGAAACATAACCTTTTAATGCGATTTGATCTAACATCTGTTCGATACGAATTAAAAATAAGAGACTCTTAGTGTAAAAAACAAATTCTTTAGACAATGGATCTTCAAAAACCAAAACCTCTTTAGTAATATAACGATGAATCCACACATTGATAATTTTAAGAACTACTTTTCGTAAGTCTGTAATTGGACGCCTAGTAATATATTCATATTCCACCGGTACATCAAAAGAAGTCATTTCTGGAACCACTTCTTTTTTCTTTTTTGTTATTTTACTTTTTTTAATTTTTACTGTTTCTTGATCGTTTGGTTTATTCATGGTTATCCTTTAAAGTTGTTTGCCTTATATCTATCATACCACGAAGAATCATAAACCTCTACAGGATAATCATCATTATCTTCATCTTCTTGATTTTCTTCTTCTTTAAGCAACATTAGTGCTTTTTGTTCCTCAATAAATGGTTCAATTTCACCTGCAAAACCTTGTTCTCTAGCAATTTGCCAAGCTTCCTCAGTAGCATCAAGTTTAACGTGTAATGAAGGGTCAAGCTTTTCTACAAATCTCCAACCACCAAATTCGTCTACTAATTCATTTAAAACCAAAAACCAATTATCAGAATTAACCTTATCACCAAAAATCTCAGCTAAACCTGCAAATTCAGGGAATTGTTTAAGTAATTCTGGACGACACTCTTCAACAACTCTCATTAGTTGAAATTCATACACGTTTTCATCCACCATATAAGATAATAAACGAATAATACCATCTGCTTTATCTTTATACGGACTCAAAAGTACATTTGTAATAACTGTAATGATATCACCAATATGAAATTGATTTTCTTTTAATTCACTAAGAGTTGGCGCATCAACATTGTAAACATAATTTGTTTCTTCCATGCTTAAATTATACACAAAGAAGGAAAGGATTAGTTGAGTTGAGAATCAAAAGATATGGGTATGGGTTTAGTCAAAATAGCCGCATTATTAAAAAAAGCAATTGATCTTACAAATGATGTCAATGTTCCTAAAACTAAGTTTTCAGAGGAAGAACAAGTAGCATTAAAACAAAAGATTGATGTCCTTTTATACCCAAGATGGTTAGAAGCACCTGATGAACTTAAACCAGAAATTGCTCAACAAATTCAAGAACTTATTGCACCTTATTTCTTTCATTTAGCAATGAAATTATTCATGTATAATCCAGGCTTAAATGTCGCTTTAGACACAGGTAATAAAGACTTAATTGGTTCTGATGAAGCATATAAAAACACAAGTCACTATAATGCAGAAGAAGCGGCTTCAAAAGCCACAATGCAGACAGTATCTAAAATCCCTGATTATTTACAGGAATTTGATGGTAGAGGTAGTTTAACAGGCTTTTTAACTATGAAGTATAAAGGTCCTAAAGGTTCAATTCAAGGATTTCTAGGACCAGCTTTACAACAACAAAAAAATAGAGATTCTTTAGGTAATTTATCATTAGATGATCAAATGCCAGTTTCTAATAAATTTGAAGACTATACGAACATGCAAGTTGGTGCTGGCGAAGCATCAAGAGGTAACTCAGAAACTTTTGGCGAAAGAGATTTAAGTCAAGGTATGGATCATGTTCAACAGATCGTCAATGCTCCTACACAATATGTTTCTTATCTAGATAGCCTTATTGACCAACAAGCTAAATTTATTGCTAGAAAGCAAAATACATTAAGTTCACAAGAAAATCAAAATACTTTACTTAGTCGTATTGATCAATACGTTGCGGTTATTAAAGAACAATTACAACAACCAAACCCTATGCAAAATAAAGTATTGTTAAACTCAGTTGAAAAATTGAATTCAATAATCAATAATTACAATTTCATGACTCCAGTTAAATTCCCTGAAGTTGATTTAATTAATGAACTATATACAGATCCTTATAAGTTCACACAAGTATTAACACAAGTTGTTGGACAATTTAAAGCGGTTAGCGCAAGAGATGTTGATAAAATGCTATTAGTTACTAAGGCAGCTAAAGAAGCTATGCCACATTTATATGCATTAAGTCAACAATTAGATTTTGACAATCCTGGTGAAAAAGAACAGCAATTCATTCAAGGTGTGACTCATTTAGAAAAATTAGGTGAGTTCGGTGAGAAACATGCGGTTAAAGGACAATCTAGTGATTTACATAATGAATTATTACCTCATTTGTTTGCGGCTGGTGGTTACGGAAAAGCTGGATTGGGTGAAAATTTAGAATTATTACCAGAACAAATTAGAAGAAATATCTCACCAGAAGATTACCAAGCTATTATGAATCAAGATTATGCTAACGTTAGCGTAAATGGTAAATGGAGTCTCATGTTAGCTAAAACTTCTATGGATGCTTCATTGTCTAAATTCACTGCTGAAGACCCAAGTAAAGCTAGACAAAACTTTATTGCACAATTAGACTCTAATATTTCTTCTTCAGATTTCATTTTACCTGAAGAAAAATCACAATTAACAGCTAAAGCGCATGAATTATCCAGCTCAAATATTGACACCTTAAAATCATTTGGTTATTTTGCGCCAGCTATGGCTGCAACAAGAAAATTAAAGAATGAAAAGGGTGTTAATTATAGTGATTTATCTCCAGAGGAAGTACAACAATATCTTAAAGAACAACTCTATGCTACACCCGGTCATAGAGGTTTAGGTGCCATGAGTGGTATTGAATACAAACCTAATAACAAAGTTAAATCTGGTTGGCAATACGATCCTACTATGGTTGAACTCAACTCTGAAGATGTTGGTAATGTTGATACATGGACACATGATTTTGCACATAATCTATCACGTTCTCAAACTGGTGGGAACACTGGAATCAAGCCTTACACCATGTTTGACAATAGATATAAGCATAAGAAAAATCTCTCTGAAGACAGATTGCAAAAAATGTTAGCTAAATTCCAACAAGCACAAAATGCTGGAGCAGTTTCACCACACCACAAGAGACAAATGTTTGATACTGTTGGAACACCAGAACCACCTACAACTGCTAGTAGATTAGGAAGACAAATTATAGCATCTGTTAAAGAACTACAAATGAAAAGCACCATCTTTGATTTGTGTGGTTATGGACAAATTGCTTCTGCTATTGACGGTATTCTTGCAGAAATATATTAAAGTCCATGATGCTTAGATGATGACAACCAATAATATTTATCTACATTTTGTTCAATAAATTCTGCACTAAGTTTTTGGTGTTCCATAATGTAAAACCATTTCACTTTATTTTTAAATTCTTTTATAAAATCTTCACTCAATATAGAATTTTTAGAAACCTTACACCAGTCAACCTTGTCTTGAAATTCTCTAATAAAATCTTCGCTTAAAGGTTGATATAAATTACACCAAAAAATTCTATCTTGAAATTCTCTAATAAAATCCTCACTGAGTTTTTGACAAGACGTAATAAATGTCCAGTCAACCTTATTTTTAAATTCTCTAATAAAATCTTCACTAAGTTTTTGATATCGTGAAATATTATACCAATAAACTTTATCTTTAAACTCTCTTATAAAATCTTCGCTAAGATTTTGGTAACGTGAAATCCCTAATTCCCACGATACTTCATTTTGAAATTCTCTTATAAAACTTTCACTAAGTTTTTGATATTGTGAAATGTAATACCATTTCACTTTATTTTTAAATTCTTTTATAAAATCTTCACTTAATTTTTTATTAACTGAAATATCAATCCAATTTAATTCACCATAATAACAACTTGTAATAGAGTTGATTTCCTGTTCTAATTCTGTGGTCATATTTTATGATACATCAAAGAAATATTTTATGATACATCAAAGAAACACATATGGTGGGGAAACCATGACATATGAAATACTATGACGACTCAATAAACGTTGAATGTAGGCAAAACTAACGGGAAAGACTTCGCAACCTTCTTTATATAGACCTGATAGATACAAAAAGTCTTTTGCGTTTTCTTCAGACATAAACACATATAATGCTTTATGTTTCATTGTGGTGACAAAATCATACCAATTATTTTCTTTTTTACCAACCAGGTAGAAACAACAAGCTTTAAGATCAACTAGTTTTTCTTCTTCTACCGCATATTCGCAAGCAATAGTTAACACACTCACATTATACTATATTATGGATGAAATTAGATGCGATATTAGCGAAGAAGAATGCAATTCACGCTATAGAATGGCTTTTAAGATTGAAAAAGATGGGAAAAAGGGAGTTGCGGATTTTCATATTAGTCCGCAACTCCTACAACAATTCATTGTTAATCTCTGTAATGAAACAGATCAAGCGGTTTTACTAAAAGTAATGAATAAAACATTTAGTAAAAAGTGGCATCAATTTGTTAAGCCACAGAATCATTAACATGTTCATCAAAATGATCATGAATACGATGTTTTGCAATTTTACGAATATGATCTGGATTGGTAAGAGATTGTAAAGTCAATACGATGCTATTGCATAAAGGTTTTACATCAGATATGTGTACCACCTTAAACAATTCTTTGGTTTTTTTATCTAATAATTTCATTGTTTCACCTTTAGATTAACGCAAGAAACATAATAGTTTCTTGCGTTTTTATATTATGCCCTAAAATTCTGTGTTTTGTCAACTTACGCTAAAACAAAACAGCTAATTATTTTCGGGAGCGATGCATCCAAACCTACTACTTGAAGAATTTGTGGATCTTTAATATCTCCTACAGTATAAACATTAGCCATCATAGAACATACAATCAATTTGGCGTTTGCATTATATGTATTACGATATTCATTAAATAAGTCTTGAGTATGTCGTCCATTACCATATGTCTCATTGTCAGTGAAGACAACGAAGACATCAATATCTTTAATCTTTTTATCCAATGCATATTGCATAGGTAAGTTCAAATTAGTACCTCCACCATCACGAGCGAGTTTCTTAGCGTCATTTAAACTCATGTGCTTACTCAATTTTTCTTCTTCACGATATTTGGTATCGAAGAAGATAACCTGACAATTAGGTTCCGCAACGTAAGTAGTTAATGCCATAATAGCCGCAGCTTCTTTACAGTTTAATCCTGAAACAGCACTAGCCTGAGTCATAGACTGAGATTCATCAACACCTACTAGGAATTTCTTACCAGTTGGCACAATTGCTTGCATTGATGCATAGAACGAATCATTTAATGCATCGACTAATTTGGGGTTCACAGCCCAAGTGTTACTTCCCTTAAATCCTCCACCATGAGCATAAGTAATTTGTGCAATTACAGACTGCATAGGGTGACAATGATTCTTTCTAAGTTTTTCAACATTAGTTAAAGTATCAATTGCTAATTTGGTATTATCCCACTCACCAGCATCAAAGACACCGGCACTAGACATATTACCAAGATTACGCATCAAAGCAATTGGGGGAGTGTTGGATAGCAAAGCTTCCCATACACTCTTATCTTTAAGATACTGTGTTGGCACAGCTTCCCATGTAAGATCATATTGCTTAATTACCTTAACTAGTTCACTAGTAGAAGTAGCAGCTTGGGACTTTTCAAATCCTTCAATAATCTTTGGCTTAGCAACATCAAAGCCATTTGATAGTAATAGTACATGACCATCAACATTAATTTCAATCTTACCTGGCTTCCATTCTCCAGTAACAGCCCAACCATATAAAGCGGATGCTTCAACGTTTTCTGGTTTGATACGTATTGTTCTCAACACGTCACGGTGTGACCAACTGTTTCGTGAACGATATTTAACCATTTGATAAGCTTGTTGATCAATGGTTTTATTAGTGTACCAACGACGAATAGCACGATTAAAACCGTTACCACGTCCTCTAAATGCTTTAGAATCTTCCAAAAATTGGAATAAATGTGTTGCAATACGGCATACTCTTGGCAAGACTTCATAAGCTAGTTGTTTAGTTTGTTCATTACCATGTGCGGCAGCAACTGCAAGTGCAAAAACTGCAAAATCATTTTTAGGTGCCAATCCACCTTCAGACACACGCAAAATTTCATTTACAACTCTTACGCCATCTTCTTTGAGACAATCCAAGATGACATCATAATTTAGAACAGTTAGTTCACTTTCTTTGATGTAGTAAGTTCCTGAAATTGTTCCCAAAATGAGAAATCTTACTAATTGATCCCAATTACCGACTTTATATACGTATCCTCCATTGGAGTTCTTAACTTGTGTTTCGTCATAAGGTTGTCCCTGAGAGATATATGGTTTGACGATCTTGTTTTTGTTTTTATTACGATTTCCTACGTATTGTGCGATTTTACTCATTATTTTATTCTCCTAACTCGAAAAAAAAGCAAGTTCCTCACTATCCAGTGAAGCACTTGCCCTTTTAAAATAAACATGAACAAAAGTCTGAAAGGTTAAATCCCGAAGGATCGTTTTAGATAAGCGATAAACCTATTCAATCAGTCCATATTAAACTTTATCAGAGCAAATTGTTTGTCTTTGGAGTTTTTTTAGCCTAGATAATCCAATGACGACAGCCCTTAACAATCATATTATACCCATGTTCCTTAGTTTTTTCCAACTTTCGAAGATTTTTTCCAAAATAGTTATAAAACGGTTTTGTTTTCCTATTATTACATATTGGTTCCTATACAACGAAGGTTGCAGTAGCTAAATGACTCTGGTTAAACAGGGTCATTTTTGTTTTGGCTTACGAAAACCAAATTCACTTATTGGACGACCACTACTCCACATACCATAATAAACTTTATTATCGTAAGCACTACATTCCCAACCCGCTTGTTCATAAGATTTACAAACTGCATCAGTTACAATTCGATTGTATTTTTTATTTAAACTAAATCTCAACACTTCGCCATTTTTTAATTTTCCATAATTGGAAATTAATTTTTTATCCAATACACTGGTGATATATCCAATATCTTGAATTTGTTGTTCTGATAAAGCATTTTGTATTTCTTGTTCTGTAATAGCCATGTGAAGAATCATACCTAAATCATTTGTGTAAGTCAATACTTACTTCAAATAACTGTCTTCTTTTTCACATTCACGTTTCTTATTCCAAGGAAGCCCATTTGTGTAGTTGACGAAGAAGTTGAATCAATTGGCGTAGCCAATTAAATTATATTAAATACCAAATAATTCATGGTGAAAATTTAATTTATTTAATGTTAAAATACATAAATTTTCGAAATCGTGAATTACATCTAAACATCTCATAGCTACTTTAAAACCATCTTCATTTTTCACAATTAAACATAATTTAGAAGGATTAACCCATGAGCTTAGAGGTTGAGAAATTTTTGAAATAAACTCTTCACTACTATTACACATTATATCATAAGATTCAAGACTACTTTCTGTTTCAGAAGATTTTAGAATCTCTTTAATGTAAAACTGCCTATAATTATCACTATAATTATCACTTACGTATTTTTTAAAATTTTTATCCATAACAAGTAATTATAGTTATATATGCGTAAATAATCCAACAACAATGCAAAAAAATATACGCAAAATATCTAAACCATTTAACATTTATGAAGTTAACTAAAATATATTTAGAGATTCTGGTAAAACAGAGTCATTTTCATTTGTATGTATAATAGGATAGAATTTCATTAATCCCTGAATACCAGGACTACATGGACTAAATTTAATTTCTAAACCCAAGAAAAATGTTTCCAGTACTTGTTTTTCGTTATCTTTTTGAAGCAACTCTGCTAATGAAACTAAATAATCAACCGTAAGTTTCCATTCAATAGGATAATCAGAAAACATATGAACTAACTTATAAGTATGCCATAATGACTCAATACGATTATCTAAACGATAAAGTTTTACATCCATAATCAACATTACAATTAATCAATTTTCTATTCCTTTTTCAACTATTGATTAACTGATTAGCAGTAGCTTCATCGTATCTAGCACGAATCAAATCCAACCATTCTTTTGTTTTTGCCTTGTACATTTTCAAATGATGACCTTCGCCAGCCTTGCCAACAACACCTTCTAATGACATACCTTCAATTTCTTGATTGTATACTGCCTGAATAAAATCTTGATCCCATATATGTTTTCCTAAATATGGTGCATGATCTAAATGACCGAATAAATCCAAAAATTGTCTTGGTCCAATAATACACTTTTTGAATACATCAACATCAAACAAAGTGACGTTTTTAGGTTCGCTTTCAACGTGCTGCCCAGCAAAAGAACTCTGTCCCCAGAACTCACAAAATACTGTAGTTTCTTCGAAGTTTTGTTTTCTAAAAATCCTCTCTAAATCCTCACTATATTTGTTTAAGAACAAATCAATGGCACAACCAAATGTAGGGTCTGTACGGTCAAATAAACGGGTTCTAGTGCCAAATTTACCCCATCCACGCTTACGATGCCATTCAAAACGCAAGTTAGAACCATCCAACTTATCAAATACCCACATTTCTATAGGTTCGCTTTTATTTTTATTTAGTGTAACAATAGATGGGTACGTTTTCATGCACTCATTATAGCATAAACTTATATTTCTTGCCACACCTTATCTTTCAATATTTTCACTAAGTTTTGCGTCTTGGAAAAATCTTTAAGTGAATCCATTGTAAAGTCTAATTTCAATTCCAATAAAGATTCTACATCAGCGAATTTATCTGGCATTTTATAGTTCAATGTAGAAGTGTATTCTTCCATTTCCATTGTATAATTGACAATTTTGCTATTATTACTTAATTGTTTAAGTATTAATTCTAGGGTCCACTCTTGAGGATCACCTTCGAGAACTAATTCATTATTGCAATACATAACCGCATAATCATTTTGTAAATAGATAATTCTTAAATCCATTATTTATTATAATTCATTGTTTTGTTTAATACAAAAAATCTAAACCAACTGTGTTCGTTTTTTTATCAACACCTGATTTAATTCTCAAATAACAAATCACACCATATAATTCTTCGTCATATAGTTTAATACTGTAATGCCACTGTTCCCATTCTTCTAAATAAGGTAATGTTTCTTTTAATGGATCATTAAGCCATTTTAAATATCGTGTTTTAATTTCGTCTTCACTCATGATGTTAAATACTCGTGTATGTCATATTTAGAAATTTTATATGTTTCATATGTTTTTGTTTTATGAAATGTTTCAAATGGGAGTTTCACAACATACTGAAAAGTCCCCAATTTGGTGTTGTAATCACAAGTAATATCTCTTCTGACTGTTAAATATATTACTCCATTTTTGTCTAATAAATGAAATAAGTCCTGTAATATATCTAATCTAGTTTCAAAATTCACTACATTTAAAACGTAATTGCAAAGTATCACATTCATCTTACCTTGTCTACCTTCTGGTACGTAATAAGGATCGTAATTATATTTGATACCATTTTGAGTGTTTATGTTTTGGCATCTTCCACAGCCATAATCTAAAACACGACCTTTTAAAAGTCCACTAGATAACAGATAATTAGTAGGAGCGGGAAGTTTTTTTCTACTTATAGCAGTTAGCCAAGACTTATTCATGTCCTATTATAAACAAAGAATGGAATCAAAGGCATTACCCTCTAATTCCATTCTTTTTCATAGCACCGATATCGTCTTTAAGGCTTTACCAATATCATCACAGGCAGTTGCCCACCCTTCTTGATCATAGCAATACCATTGTCCAGCATGGTCCCTATCGACTAACCACTCAGAAAGTGCTTCTAAATTAAAAATTTCCCTATCTTTATCTTTGATTTGGTTTCTAATTCTGCATCCTTGTGCAGCAAGAGCATCATATTTATCACGTTCTGGATCATAAAATTCATCTGAATCAATTGTTTGTGGCGTCATATTTTTCGTCCTTTCCTGTTCTGTTAATACGATAGATTACCCCATCTTCGCGTTTAATTGTAAGATCATATCCACGCATATAATGATTAATAGTAATATAATCAGCACCTTTATCTACTAATTCCCTTAAATGTAGTTCTTCTCTAGTTGGTGATTTTCTATCACATTCCATTATAGCATGATAATTATCTAAATGACTTTGTAATTTTCTATTTTGTATTTGCAACTCTTTAATTTTTTGATCTTTTCGATTATTAGCTAATCGTTGCACCAAATATTCACAGTATTTTTTACTCATAAGTTATTGTACGTCGTTTTAGAATTTGTATAAAGATATTGTTGCAGCACTTGCAATCTTGAATTGAAGTGTGCAAAGGAGAAAAATATGCCCATAGGACCACAAGAAATCTCTCAAAAGAGAGTTGAAACAGCCGTCAATAAACTTATTGACATTATCGACAAAAAGCTTCAAACATATTCCGAAGAAGCTCCATTCACTTTTCGATTTAACGAAAACACAGACCCTAATGCAAAAAAACAAGTTTCTATTGTTTATCAAAGTGTTGGTTGGCAAACGAATTTAACTGATGACATTCTAACATTATCAGAATCTCACAAAGAATTAACATCAGACCAATTAATATCAGTATTTTATCGTGATAGCACAGCGCATATACTCACTACTGAAGAAGGTAGAATTTCTCTCGGAAACTCTATGGTTGATGCTATTAATGCATCTTTACTATATCAATCAGTTGCAAGGAAAATATTACTGGTAGACGAACTTCCTTCGGGTGTTGATCCTATTTATCAAATTAAAGAAGGAACAAAATCAATTTACTATTCAAATGGTGAAATAAAACCATATATTCCTAATGATGAAGAAATCATTAAAGATTTCACTTTTTTTAAAGACAACCCATTAGTCACGACAGAAGAATTTAATAAAAGAAGATATTATTTGTTTGATCAAATGCAATGCGAAGCTAAAGATTCAATCCAAAAACAAGAAAATCAAGCAATATTTTCACTTATTAAAGAAGCCGCCAATTTTGATCAAACCATATATACTTATGTGGAAACTGTAGATAGAGCTATACAAGATAGTATTAATGAAATTGAAAACAACGATTTACTTGCTGCAAAAATGATTATGACTCCTAAAACATTCAGGTTGTGCAAACAATACTTTAATGAAAAAGATTTTGAACAAGGTACACAGAGAGATATTATGATGATAGGACTTGTTGGACATTATGGATGGACCGATATGCATTATTCTGCGGATATAGAAGATGGAGAAATTTATGTTTTACCTCCCGCCCAATTTCTTGGTGCTTATGCTATTAAGGGAAAGATTACTTCAGTTCCTTGTGATAAACCGCCTACACATATGGGATATTTAGTATCAACAGAAACTATGCCTATTTTACTTAATCCGCAATATGTCAGGAAGATTAAAGTTAAATTTTAATAGGAAGGCAGTATTATTTACTGCCTTCTTTTTCTGGATAAAACAAAGAAAAGATATTCAAGATTTCCGCAAGACGTGCTATTGGCATTTTTTGATTAATAGCATCATCTGGTTCGATTGGCATTTCTCTACCCCAAGGTTGACCAGAAACCATTATTGATAAACTTGCATTATTAATTGGACGAACATAATGCCAACCATCTTTATTTTCCATTGAATATTCACTGCCAGTAGTCAAAATAATTTTACAAGCTTCTTCTGGTGGTTCAAAACCTTGACCATAACCAATTCCCATTTCATATCCACCATGAACAATACGAATAGCTGATGCCCAAGGATGCGGATGATATAAACAATCTACTTTGAGTGCTGGATGAATGACATGTAAACTAATACGGTAATTACCCCATTGTCGCCAAACTCTTTCAACTCTTGGCTCATGATAAGTAATATCTAGACCACTCCATGATGACCAGTCTTTAAGTAATTCTGGTAATTCTTCTTCTGCTTCATGCAGTTTGTGTAACATAAATGACATGCCTTATTATAGCATATTAAGTTGTGGGTTCGGAATATTTAGCCTTTAAAATACCCGCTTCACCTTTTTTTAATATGTCATCTGAAGTGTAATATACCTTCTTTAATTGAGGAATGGTATATTTTAAATCTTCTATAAGGTTATCTAAAGAATTTTCAAATTCCTTAGCTTTTAACCAATCTTTTTTAGCCTTACTCATATTATCAGGATACATACTCATTTCACCATAAGTCACAGGGCGACGATAATGCCATTCTGGATAATGATGGGTTTTAACCATAATTTGACCATTTTCGATTTTTAATGCTGTAACCATGTCTTATTATAACTCCTATAAAGCTTTTTGTTTTGCCCAATAACCACACGGTGGTTTATTAATTGAGTAATTTAAATCTATGTAGCAGGAGTCGAAATTGTATATTCGAAATATATAGTATGAATATACCATATGCTAATAATATACCTAATGAATATATATGTAATTTAAGAGGAAACGACTTAGTTTTATTAATTTGTCCTCAGTGTAATAATATTTTCAATAGAGCTAAGTCAAAAATTAATGAAAGTTATAAATTAAATAGACCAATGGTATGTAGTATGAAGTGTGTAGCAAATAAAAATAATTTAGATCGTGGTCATGGATCAATAAATACTTTTTGTAAAGAGTGTAATAAATACACAAAAAGAAATAACGGAGAATTAAATAAAAGTAAAACAAAAAATGTATTTTGCAGTAAATCATGTTCAGCAACTTATAACAATAAACATAAAACTCATGGAACTAGAAGATCCAAATTAGAAATATACTTAGAAGAACAAATTAAAATTTTATACCCTGATTTATTATTAATATGTAATGATAAATCTATTATTAATTCTGAATTAGACTTTTATTTTCCAGAGCTTAAATTTGCTATTGAACTAAATGGCATATTTCACTATGAACCAATTTATGGAAATAATAAATTTGAAAAAATTAAAAATAATGATAATAATAAAATAATAAATTGTTATCAACAAAATATTGAATTATGTATTATAGATTCATCGTCTTGCAAGTATTTAAACACTAACAGTAAGGAAAAATATAAAAAGATTGTTGTGGATTTAATTCAAACAATAATTCAAAGAAAAACAAATAATATTCTCGCGAGATGACAAGATTCGAACTTGCAGTGTATTTTTATAACTCTGGTTTCCAAAACCAGGCGGCAGCCAATTACCGTCATACATCTCGTGGCGCGTGAGGAAGTCGAATCCATATCAGCCTTTCGGCATCGGTTTTGTTAAATACCCATACTTAACAGACCGCGCAGCTAACCGTAAAACCGTAACTGCTATACGCGCCATATTTTATCTCGTAGTTGAGAGGACTCGAACCTCCAGCCTCACCGATCCAAACGGCGAAATCTACCAATTGATATACAACTAGATTTATCTCGTGGACGCAGTAAGACTCGAACTTACGAACCCGAAGGAGAAGGGTTACAGCCTTCCGCAATTGCCGCTATGCGATACGTCCATTTATTCTCGTCGGGATATGGTGAATCGAACACCAGAACTCGAAGCCCCTAACTTCGCGCCATACCACTTGGCTATATCCCGTTTTATTTTATCTCGGTGGCGCATATCGGATTCGAACCGATTCACCCGAAGGAACGATTTTACAGACCGTCATGCCTCTCCAACTGCATCGCTACGCCATTTTTTTCTCGTCTAGGACCGGGTAACGATCCCGTCATTGCGGGTCACAACCGCAATTCCCACCTTGGGCATCCTAGTATATATCTCGGTCACAACAGCAAGAATTGAACTTACATCTCTCCCACCACAGGAAGTATGTCAACATAACACCATATTGTGATATTTTATCTCGTGGGGTAGCCGATCCCCACACCCGTTTTCACAGAACGGGTTCATCACCGGATGTACTTTACCATTTTATTTGATTTTCAAAAACAGAAAAGGGTTCTCACTTTTTCTAGCGAGAACCCTTTTCGTTGAATCTGATTTTTAGTAAATCGTCTTAAACCAAAGTGTTTCGCCACTTAGGATGATAGGGGTATGGATGATATGGGTAAGCAGATGTAGTATTTACATTTGCGTTAACTTCATTCATTTCGCTATTCATATTAGTGTTGATTGCTTTCATATTTTTCGACCTTACTGTTCTATTATACCCATTTTTTGGGTTTTGTCAATGTCTTTTGAGACTTTTTTCGTTAATTAAATCGTATTCTGCTTTTAAAATGTTTTCATCCATATTATTAGTATAAAGGTAAATGACCAGTAATTACATCAATTCGAGAAGATTCATGTGGACCAATTGCAAGACAAGTATTAGTTTTCTCTCCATGAAATTCCGTAAGCCCTGAATCCTCAACAAGATGTACTTCTAATCCAGCTTCTTTAGCTTTATTATAAATATCTAATAATTCTTCTTCAGAATTAACATACACACAAATTTTCTTAAAAGAATTATCTAACCAATGTTCTTCTTCTGGAGTTAAACAAAAATTTGCATACAATGGTCCTTCAACAATATATGCAATTGGCTCACCATCAACATCTTTATATGAAACACTATTTAATCTAGCATTAATTCTTCGCGTCAAAAAAGACATTGAAGCATGAGCCGCTTGAGCTATGAGTTTTCCCGTTCTAAGCTTTTTAGTTCCACCTTTCCCATCTGGGTATTGTGTTCTTACTACTATGACTTGTTTAGTTTCCATTCCTCTATTATATCTTATATTGAGGTATAATAGCATAATGCGCGGAGCTATTTTAGGCGATATTATCGGTAGTGTATTCGAAGCACAACCAGAAGTCGATATTAATTTCGAAATGAATACACCCAATATTCACTTTACAGACGATACAGCACTTACTTGTGCTACAGCCGAAGTTCTTTTAGAATTTCCAAAACCCACTTCAGAAAATTTTGCTGAATACTATAAAGCATATTACGAAGTCTATCCGAAGCTAGGATATGGTAAAGCATTTAGAACATGGGCATCAACCCCATCACATGAAAAAATGACTAAATTAGATAGTTATGGCAATGGCTGTATTATGCGAATTAGTCCAATCGGACACACCGAAAAAACCATTGAACGAACTCTTCTTAATGTTACTAAATCAATTATGTATACACATAGACATGAAGAATCTTTAATGGCTAGTAATACAATTGCAGCAGCCATTTTTTATCTTCGCAATGGTGAAAGTAAAAAGTATATTAATGACTTCATTAAAAGAACTAGCGATTATAAATGGAAAACAGTTAACAAGAAGAAAATTAGTAAATTACACATGGCAAGCTGTGAAGCTTGTATGCCAGTCATTCTACATTCGTTTTTCAACGGCACTAGCATTGAAGAGGTAATTAGATTAGCAATTAGCTTTGGTGGAGACACAGACACAAATGCGGCTATTGCGGCTTCACTTTATGAAGCAAAGTATCCAGAATCAGTACAACCTCTCTGGGACGAACTCGACATTGATAGTAAACTCAATGTACATTTACTCAATGTAATATCAAGATTCAAAGAAAAGCTTCAAACTAATTAGTCTGAAGCTTTTCTTTCTCTACGTTTAATCTTTAGTTTTCTTACGACTGTGAATTTTGAACATCGAATCTTGTGATAGCTATCCACTTTAACAGCATCATCAAGGTGAATTCGAACTTCATAAAGATCACCACGACTATGATATCTTAATGCATTTTCTCTAGTCCAAGCACTTAATCCAAAACTAGCCTCATTATCGGCATTAAAATCACAATGTGCTTCATATTCCTTTCCAACTTCATATCTATGCTGGAAATTGAATACTGAATATCCATTTTTACGAGTAGTTTTATAGGCGATAATATAATCACCATCCAATTCATAATAATCCAAAAGGTGCTGACGTTTAGAATACACAGAGCGATAAAGCCAATTATTTTGTGGATTTAACATTCTCTTGAAAAGGAAATTACTAAATTCAAGTTTAAAGCTTTCTGATAAATTCTGATATTTTGATACATAATCCCATAGCATATTATCCTTAAACTCTCTCATGAAATCTACGGACATTTTTTGATGTTTACACGCATAGTGCCAGTGTATTTCATCTTGAAATTCCCTCATAAAATCTTCTGATAACTTCTGATACATTGAAATATAATACCAATCAACTTTTTCTTTAAATTCTCTAATAAAGTCTTCTGATAACTTCTGAGATTCAGATATATTATGCCAATTAACTTTATCCTGAAATCTTCGAATGAAGTCTTCAGACAAAGGCTGTTCTTCACTTAGGTAAAACCAATCTAAATCATCAGCGAAATCTACTATGAAGTCCTCAGAAAGAATTTTCATCTTTCTGAGTTTACTGAAATTTGTAAAATACCTTGACAAAACACATGGGTAATTTGGTTTATACAATCCTTTAATAAATCTTTTCATCATAGCTCCTGTGTCTTAGAAATTGCAGTCATACTTTTCCCAGCCATCGCATTCATGTTCTGTCTGAAAATTTGTTTATATGCTGGCGTTTCCTTGTTAATCATTAAGTTACTTAATTCTTCTTGGAAATCTGAAGCAATGACAACATAATATTCCGAGAACTCTTTCTTCTTTTCTCTAATCTTAATAGATTGATAGATATAAGAATCGGTATTAAGAATAATAGCCGCATTGTTTTGTTCATTGTTATACTCAAAATAATATGGTTCAGCATCTATGCCCAATGACATAGGTTGAATATTAATATTTTGAATCTTCTTGAGATTTTGCTTTAATGTATCTGGATTGCCCTTTGGATTTGTAACTTTCTTTTCACCAGTTTCAACACCTTCCACCATAGCTTCAATTTCGGTTGAGTCCTTAGACTTCTTAGATCCATTTCCACCACCGCTTCCACCATAAAACTGAACATTATTAGAAACGAACATAGTTAAGATGTTGACAATTTGATTATCCAATGCAGAAATCTTGTTTTCCTCTTCTTCCTTTTCGGCTTGCTGGAACAGCTTATATGCTTCATCAATGATGTCACTCATTTTACCTCTAAGGGTGCGATTAGAAATCAAAAGACGATCCTTATTAATGCTTGGTGTTACATTTTCAACATTCATAGTCTTTGGAACACTTAGAATACCTTTGAATTTGCCTTTTGCAAAATTGACCTTATAGATATTATCCAAATCGCCACCAAAGGATAGAACACGTTCACCTTCAATAACTGTCTCCATACCATTCCAAATGCCACTAGCAGTCTTATCTAAAATATAAAAATCGAATTTGAAAACATCATTATCAAAATTCAATGTTTTAGACATTAGGTGCTTACCAGCAATTGTCTTATTCAAATCTAAAGTAATATCATTAACAACAATAGTCATTTTGCCGTTAAGCGGATGATAAATATACTCCAAATCCTCTCTAATCATCTTAACTGTATTAGTGTTGAAGAAGTCTCTGCCAATATCCTGAACAGGTAAATGGTACTTGACAACTGTACCTTGCTTTGGTAGTTTGTCCAAGTTCACTGTCGTACCATTAAGTTTTCCATTAACGACGGTAGAAATGTGGACTTTACCAGTTACGACATCATAATTAGCAATATGAATTTCGTTTTCATAATTGGTGTAAATTTCCATTAATGTTGCACCTAGCAACATCGCAGTATCTTTCATTCCAAAACCATAACGTCCAATTTTATCATTTTGGGTTTTGATTTGCGCACCTTGTTTTTGTAAGGTTTTCTTTAAAATAGAGGGTGAAATACCATGTCCATTATCTGAAATTTCAACTAAAGATGATTTCAACTTAACATCAACTTTTGTGGCTCCAGCATCTCTACTGTTGTCAATTGGTTCTGCCAAGCGAATTGCTTTATCATAAGCAGTAGAAACACTTACGGAACTAGTTCTTTGACGACGATATCCTTCGTATTCAATTGTAGAGTTAAACGTGATGACGTTCTTATTGTCAGATTTGGGTGTAAATTTCTTTAAACCTGTCAGCTTCAAAGCTGATTCTTTGATCTTTATCATGCGTTTATTATACCCGCACACTGAGAAAAGATGTATAAGAAACCTATGATTAGCGCATATACACCAGTGAAAAACGAAGCTCATTTCATCAAATTGTATATTGAACACCTTAAAGACAAGGTAGATGAAATTTTCTTACTAGATACAGGATCTACTGATGGAACATTAGATGAAATAGAAAAATACAGAGTCATGTATCCAGATTTAATTAAATTAGATAGATATGATACTGGTGGTGTATCTTACACATGGGAAGAAGGCAAGGTTAGAAATTACGGATTGTCTAAATTAAAAAACAAATGGGTCATTAGTTTAGATGCTGATGAAATGTTTTCCGATAATTTCATGGATACACTTAACTTATCTCAGCCTAGAGTTTTTGGTTTTCCTTGGATCACTATGTGGAAAGACTTATCTACGGTTAGAGTATCAGTTCCAACTGATAATAGATGGTATGACAATACAGTAATTAAACTATTTCATAAGGATTATGCTCAATGGCAAGAAAAGGGTAATCATGCTCCCTTATGGTTTGATCATAGACTACTAAGTAATTATAAAAATGTGTATGCATATCATTTCCATTACGCTTTATTTGATCGTTGCAAAGCTAATGATAATAGATTATTTGATTTGGGTCAAATAGATTATTGGAGTAAAGATATTATTCCACCAGTAAAGGATGAAGATTTTGATTATCTATTAACCATCAATCATGAATACACTCTTAAAACAATTAAATGGAACGAACCACTTCCAAAGACTATTTATGATTTAGGTTTAGCATCACGCCAATCACCAACCACTTCATAATCTAAATCTTTGGCATATCTAAATCCTTGGAATCCTTTATATGGAATCGGCTTAACCCATTTCCATGTTGTTGCGTCCATTGAAACGTATTTTCCAGAAAATGCTTTTTGTGTAGCTTCACATTCAAAATCATTATCATCATTACTAGTATCTACAACTGTGGCAAAACCAGTAATGAATCCATTTTCTGTGTAAAAAACCTTATCCCCAACTTTAATTTTGGGGAGTGTTTTAAAAAATCTATAATAATAACCACTTCCCGTTATTTTAATAAATTCAGCCTCTGCTGCGGCAGATTCCATTTCTGTTTTAGGAGTTGTGACAATAATATCCACGAGTTATTATAATTCACTTACAAAAATAAAAATAGTTGGATATGCTTTAATATTAATTGAAATATTCAACACCTGGCTTTGTAGTATCGCCTTTTTTTAGCCATTCTTTAAATTCGTCAATAGTGCATTCTGAAATCTTTCCAACTTTAAAATCATCGGGATAGTTAGAAGAATATGTTTCTTTAGCATTTTTAAGAGAAAAACAACCTAACATTATTTTACATTCATCAAATTTACCTTCTTTATCTACTTGATCCACAATGAAAACTTTATTACTTTCTAGGTCTTCACCAACATAGATATCAATACACATACCGTCTGCGCCTTTTGTTTTAGAAATTCTGCCATATGCGGCAGTCATAACACGACTCCAGGTTTTACCTTCTTCATTGGTTTTAGTTCTGGTGTCGCCTTTTAGAAACTCAACAAAAATATCAATACCATGAAATTCTTGTCCACCAAGTTTTAGCTTTTCTTTTTCTTCTTTTGCTAATCTATACCACATAATTTAATATATACTATCTGAAAGATTACAGATCCTTTATTGTTTTGGTAATTGTAATTGAGCCAAAATAGGATAGTTATATTTGAATATAAAGTGTATTAATTCTTCTGCATTCACAATAAGTTGATCATCTTTAGATATACGATAAAATGCAAACAATTTCTGATTGTGCGGATGATTAAAAATATCATCTTTATTGTTTAAAACAAACTGCAAATCATCAAACCAAGCTATAGCATCATCAATAAATTCTTGATTAGGTTTTATGAATTCAGTTTCCATTTTGTACCGTTGTTTATTATTAAAAATCCAACTCCAATCAGGTGTTAATAAATCAACATTTCCATCATGAAAAATTAAACCATTAGAATAATCCATATACATAATTACTTTATCATATGCTTGCCATTCACCCATATCATACTTTTCTTCTTGAAAAGTCATTCGAAAGGTTTCAGTTTTTAAAGAATTTGCATCAAAATCCGAATTTTGATGCAAATTGATATCTAGAGATTGCAACATAACTTATTATAACCTCATGAGTTTCAATAATGGATGATTATATCTGAATAAATATTTAATAACTTCTTCAGTATCAGTAATAGAGGTTTTATCATAAATATGATATTCATCTGCAAATAACCCGCCTTTCACAGTGTCAAGTAGTTCAATAATATATTGAAGCTTCTTTTTGCACTCTGCTACATCTACATTAAAATAAGGTTTACTACACAGTAAACGGTATTCATGAAGTTTCCCTTGTCTTTCCAAAAGGGTTTTATTAACTACACTCTCTAAGATCGTATCTTTATTCCTTAAACAGTAATCTAATTGATTACACCATGTCACCGCATCTTTAATAAAATTTTCATTGTCTACACGGATACTATGTTCTTGAATATAATATTCGTGCATTTCTGGGAAAATCCATTTAAAATCTGGAGTAACCATATCGGCATCACCTAAATGGTTGCGAACTTTCATTCTATCCCAAGCATATCCTTTCCAACATTCAATCTTGTGAGAATTTTCAATGTAACGAACTACACTTTTAGCTTCATCAGTTTCATTCCAACCTGGGGTAATTAATTTAGATACATCTTGTCCATCTTTCCAAAAACCAACCGTTTTTGCATTTTTCTTAATTTCTTCTTTACTGGTATATCCTGCACTAGCAGTGAACGTCTTATCTAGATAATAATCTGAAGTCATGATTTATTATACTTCTCCATACTCTTCGTGTTCCATGATGTAATAGCGAGTATCTGGACCATCTTCGTGAACAATACAGAAATTAGATAGTCGATCAAATGTTGCTTCTGCAACTATATCCAGAATAAGAGATAGATCCTTGTCACTCAAACGTTCTAGATAATGCTTAATTAAACTTTCAGCATGATCCCTTGTGACATCCATTGTACTTTTATAACCCAATTTTATATTTCTCCCAGCTTTCTAAAAAGCGATATTTGTAATTCCTCTTCACCAAGATTATTCATTAGAGTAATTGTTCATTATACCTTTTCCACGACAAAAATTTTATCACATCTTAATTTATAATGATCATGAACTAAGGCTAATACATTATCGAGATGGATTTTGACTTTAAATAGATCGCCATTGGAA